CTCAAGCGAGGCGCCTCACGTCCCGCCTCGAAGTCACTGGAGGAGTTCGGGTGCTATCCAGCCACGACGGAAAAGCTCTTGCGCTACCGCGGCCTAGCTCTTGAGGTCGTTGAATAAATAGAATCGCAGGACGCCCAGGTGGGGTCTTGCGCTAGAAGTACCTGGCGGTTCGCCTATCGGGTTCCGACCAGTCATAACTGCCACACAGGAGTTATTCTCAGATGAAAACCTCTCTCTTTCCGCATCTCTCAGACACCGTCGCTGATCTCTTCAACGACCTCAACCGGCTAGGCTCGCTCCGCGGCTTCGACCTGCTTGACGGGCTCGACCGCGATCTGAGCTTGCTCTCGTTCAACGACACGTACCCGCCGTCAAACATCGTCAAAATCGACGACCAGACGTGGGCGATCGAGCTCGCGCTCGCTGGCTTCAAGCGTGACCAGATCACGGTCGAGCATCAGGGGCGAAAGCTGACGATCAAGGGGTCAACGAAGTCGAAGACCGAGGAGGACGGTCCTGTCTATGTCAAGCGAGGCATCGGAGCGCGGGACTTTACCTTGTCGTTCACGCTGCCAGACCACGCCGACGTAGATGAGGCGACGTTCCAGGACGGGATTTTGGCGGTCCAGATCAAGCGTGAGCTGCCGCCTGAGGCGAAGCCCAAGCTGATCGAGCTTAAGTAAATGCCGCACACGGCGGAGGAAGAGGCTCTAAAGGTGAGAGCCTGCCAAGAGGCCTACCTCCGCCACATCGACTCGATTCGGGAGATCAGCTGGGGGTGCGGGTACGCGATCGGGGTGCATGGCTCTCTCAAGCGCGACATCGACCTGATCGCGGTGCCCTGGATCAGGGCCGCGTCACCTGCTGACGTGCTAGCTCTAGCGATCAGAGATTCCCTTCCGGGATCGATGCTAGTGGAGAAGGATGACGTCTACGGCACCCTCAAGCCGCACGGCCGCCTGGCTTACACGATCATCTTGTGGGACGAGCCGCTGGTGAAGCGAGCGAACAAGGGCTGGCTCTGCCCGTTCATCGACCTTTCGGTCTTGCCGCGTCAAACTTCTTGACGAGGTAGTCATTGTCGACGTTCTTGGTCTTCAGCTTGCCGAAATCGAGAAAGCGGGCACGAATCGACGTCTTTCCCTGGCTCCACGCGACCGCCGCGCGGTGTGATCCGTCGAGAATCAAGTTCATTCCGTTGATCTTTCCGACGAGGATCGGATCCGTGTCAGGGTGACGGAGCTTGTAGTCAAGCTCTTGCGGATTGAGATAATACTGGATCGACGTCAGCGTCGAGAGCTTGACGTCGCGCTCCTTGCCGAAGCGACGGAGCAAGTCTTGGACGTGCAAGATCGCTGAAAAGTTACGACGGTCGGACAGCTCGTAAAAGACCGGGAAGGGCATCTCGAAGAACTGCGGCATCTCCGAGCTCCGCTTGAACTCACGATCCTCTAGAAGCAGAGATAACTTCACTCGTCTTGCCCGCGGGCGCGCACCATGTTGGCCTCTGACTTGAGACCGCGGAGAACCGAGGGAAGCTTGCGGTCGATGAACTGCTTGAGACGCGCGGCCCCCATGCCAGCGGCATGCTCGACGGCGACCTCTCGCACGGCCGACGTGGTAAAGACCTTCCAAGCGTCACCCTCAAGGTGGATCAGCACGCCGACCTGCCCGTCCTCTCTCTTGAAGGTGTTCGGGTCTTGTTCCTTGAAGCCGAGCTCCTTGACCGTCATCCTCAGCGCGGCTGCGCGGTCGTCATGAAGCTCGGTGCTCCACGCTTCTCGGAGGGTCAGCAGTTCTTCAAGCAGAGGGAGTTTCAATTTAGCAGCTCCTGCGGGACGCGAAGTCCCTTGTTGCGAATCCCCTCGCGCGCCGTATCAAGCATCTTGTCACGCAGGTCAGGGTACGGAAACTTGTCGTCTCGGATCGCGGCGAGAGTGCCCTTGAACGTCGAGCACTTCTCGGCGGTGCTACCGAAGAGAATGCGCGCGATCTTTTCGGGATCTTTCGTTAGCACGTGCTTGTCGGTCGTCGTCCAGGTCTTAGTGGTCCCGCGCTTCCCCTTGCGGGTAGCCTTTCCGGTCATCAGACCCTTGCTCAGGTCATAGAAGTAACGCTCAACCTCAACCGGCTCACCGTCCTTGTCGGTGTCAAGAACGTGGCGATTCGCGTGCTTCGCGACCGCAAAGAAGAGCTCGTTGCGGTGAGCGCCCTTGAGACCCATCTTGAGGTCATTGTTGTGCGCGAGGTAGGACCACTCGGCGTACTTGAGGTCGTCGACGGGAATCAGATCGACCTGGATCAGCTTATCAAGGTGCTTCGTGTTGAACGAGTAGACGTTGATCGCTGGCATCGCTCGATGATCGTCGTACGCGAGGTCAGCGAGAGCTTGCTCGACCTTGTTACGCGGAGCCTCGACGGCTAGGTCGATGTCTCCAGAGATGTCCTGGTCGTGTGGCTTCTTGCCCGCGGAGCCAGCGTTCTTGATCTTCGACGCCGGGATCTCGAGCTTAGCCGCGATCTTCTTGATCAAGTCAGGAATCAGGTGGCGCGCCTCGACCTGCGAGATCTTCGTGCATCCCTTGAGCGCCATGCCGCCCTCGAGGAGGAGGGTAGAGTAGTCATCTTCAAGAGCTTCATATCTCTTCTCGCCGGTGATCTCGATCAGCTTCATGCGAGCTTCCACACCCTGACGCGGAGCGTGCCGCTGTTGAGGTCGATCGCGCCACCGGTCTCATTTTGGAACCTGACCGTGACAGTGTCAGCTGCGGTGACGTTCGCGGTGACCGTGAGACCTTGCGTGTCGAGCGAAAAGGATGCGACAGCGAAGTCGCCCAGCGCTGCGCCGGTCGCGGTCACCGTCGTCGACTCACCCGCGCCGTCAACCAAATTGCCAGGGTTGAACGTTGCGCTGCCGTCGATGATCGTGTTCGCGGGGCCTGTCGGCCCGGTAGCTCCCTTGACGCCGGTCGGGCCCGTAACGCTCGGACCTGTCCATCCGGTCGGGCCGGTCGGACCACGAATTCCTGTAGGACCTGTCGGACCAGCTCCGCCGACGAGCCCGTTCGGCCCTGTCGGCCCACCTGTCCCCTGCGGCCCAGTTGCCCCAGTCGGTCCAGTAGCACCACCCGTTCCAGTTGGGCCTGTAACGCTCGGCCCTGTTGTTCCGGTCGGTCCAGTTGTTCCCTGCGGTCCGGTCGGTCCCGTGACGCTCGGACCCGTCCAGCCTGTCGGTCCAGTCGGTCCGCCCGAGGGGCCTGTCGCGCCTGTGGAGCCTGTCGGACCGAGGGGCCCGGTGACGCCGGTCGGACCCGTAACGCTCGGACCTGTCCATCCGGTCGGACCTGTCACTCCCTGCGATCCCGTCGGTCCAGTTGCTCCTGGCTGCCCTTGAGCTCCTGTCGGACCAGTGATGTTTGGACCTGTCGGACCTGTGGTGCCCGTCGCTCCGGTCGGACCGGTCTGTCCGCGAGCTCCTGCAGCTCCCGTGGGCCCTGTCAGAGAAGCTCCCGTGGGCCCTGTCAGCGAGAGCCCAGTAGGACCGGTCTCTCCGCGCTGTCCTGATTGACCTGTCGCCCCCGTCGGTCCCGCCGCTCCGTTAGACCCTGCTGGCCCTGTCCATCCCGTCGGCCCTGTCTCTCCGCGAGCTCCAGATTGCCCTGTCGGTCCAGTGAGAGACGTTCCTGTCGGTCCGGTCACCGAAGCTCCTGTCGGCCCGGTCGCTCCCTTCGCGCCGGTCGGACCGGTCATCGAGACGCCGGCCGCCCCCGTCGCTCCGGTCGGACCGGTAGGTCCTGTAGCTCCGTCAGACCCGTCATCTCCGCCAGCTCCTGTAGCTCCGGTCGGACCGGTAAGTGAAACTCCAGCCGCTCCTGTAGCTCCTGTCGGACCGGTCTCTCCGCGAGCTCCAGACTGTCCGGTCGGTCCTGTCAGCGACGCACCGGTCTCCCCCGATGGGCCTGTCCAACCCGTCGGCCCGGTCGCTCCCTTCGCGCCGGTCGGGCCAGTGACCGAGATGCCAGCTGCTCCTGTAGCTCCGGTCGGGCCGGTCGGTCCTGTAGCTCCGTCCGATCCGTCATCCCCACCAGCTCCTGTAGCTCCGGTCGGGCCTGTGAGGGAGATCCCAGCGGCACCGGTAGCTCCGGTCGGGCCTGTCTCTCCTCGAGCTCCAGATTGACCGGTAGGTCCCGTGATCGAGGGCCCTGTCGGTCCAGTCACCGATGCACCTGTCGCGCCGGTAGGTCCCTTGGCTCCAGTCGGACCGGTTACCGAGATACCAGAAGCTCCTGTAGCTCCTGTAGCTCCGCCGGCTCCTGTCGGGCCAGCTACCCCGCTCGCGCCGGTAGGCCCGGTCAGCGAGAGACCTGCAGCTCCGGTCGGACCAGTAGCTCCTAAAAGCCCCGTCGGGCCGGTCGCGCCCTTCGCACCAGTAGGTCCAGTTACAGAAAGCCCTGAGGCGCCAGTCGCTCCAGTCGGACCGGTCGGGCCTGTAGCTCCGTCAGCTCCGTCATCACCCCCTGCTCCGGTCGCCCCGGTCGGTCCCGTGAGGGAGACCCCATCGGCGCCGGTAGCTCCAGTCGGACCGGTTTGTCCGCGGGCTCCTGCGACGCCGCTTGCCCCGGTCGCTCCAGTCGGACCAATGACACCGGTCGGACCAGTGACACCCGGAAATCCTTGCGGCCCTGTGGCTCCGGTGGGTCCGCTAGCAGGACCGGTCGGACCAGTGAGCGAGGCTCCAGTCGCGCCTACAGGTCCGGTCCACCCGGTGGGTCCTGTGGGTCCAGGAAATCCTTGTGGCCCGGTAGGTCCTGTCAAGCTCATCGCTAGTCCTTAGAAAAATATCCGCGTGAATTGATGCAAGTTACTATTGAGCATATTTATGTTCACAGATGCCATTTAGTTCAGACTCCGGGAAGCAGTTGATTGATCGCGCGATCCTCCGCATCAATCACCAGATCTCTAAGCTCTTTTACAGCGAACACCGGGTCCTAGATTTCGGTGCTGGCTCAGGCACGTACTCTGACCGCTATGCGAAAAGCCACCTACCCCGGCCAAAGTTTCACTGGGAAGGCATCGAGATCTGGGAACCCTACGTCGCAGAGTTCGGGCTACTCGAGAAGTACGATAAGCTCCACGTCGCCCACGGTCAAATTTTGCTGACCGGTTGGAGAGCACCGAACTGGCTGTCGCCCTGTCCAGCTCCGATTTTCGACATCATCTTTCTCGGTGACGTGATCGAGCATCTCCCCAAGGACGGGCCAGAGGGAGCTGTGAAGCTGATCAAGAACGCGCTCGGACTCGGCCGGCTCGTGATCGTCAGCGTTCCCCTCGGGCACTATCCGCAGGACGAGTACAATGGCAACCCGTACGAGGCTCATCTCAAGGATGACTGGACTCACGAGGAGTTCATGGAGTGCGTCGGTGAGCACGTCGTCTCGTGGGGTCGCGAGGCCGAGATCGGCATCTATTTCCTCTCGTCAACGCCGTTCGTCAAGGAGCTTCTGCACGACGTGCTGAAGCCCCAGATCGCCGTCTACGGGATCTGCAAGAACGAGAGCAAGTTCATCAAGCGCTGCTACGAGTCGATCCAAGAGGCTGATTTCATCGTCTTCTGCGACACCGGATCATCGGACGAGACCTTCACGCAACTCGTACGATTCGTGGAGGAGCGCACCGAGAGCCACGGCCACGAGAGGGACCTTCAGTTTCACTACGATCACTCAGGTCACCTGCGCGGCGCGTCGACGAACACCATGAGGGTAGTCAAGCTCCACGTCGATCCCTGGCGATTTGACGACGCGCGAAACGCCGCTCTCTGTCTCGTTCCTGAGGACATCGACATGTGTGTTTCGATCGACGCCGACGAGCTGATGGATACGCCTAACTGGAGAGAGCTCCTCATCGAGGAGATCGAGAAGGACTTGCAAGAGATCGGTCGCCCGCGTGATCGCTATCACCACCGCTTCGAGTCGATCTGGGACTGGCACGGCGCCGGTACGCAGATCTCGAGCCACTGGCACGAGCGCATCCACAACCGTCACGGCTACCAGTGGAAGCTCCCGGTGCATGAGGTACTCGTCAAGATCAACAGACAAGCTGAGATCATCAAGTGGCTCGGCGGGATCAAGATGGTTCAGAAACCTGACCCCTTAAAGGATCGGTCAACGTACCTCCCGCTCCTCGAGCAAGCTCTCCGCGAGGACTCAACCCGCTGGAAGCTCTACTCGTTCTACGCGGCGGATTTGCTCAAGGTCGGGCGCTTCGATGACGCGTTGAGAGCGTACGAGAAGGCGCTAGAGTGCCCTAACGCGGACCGTGGATTCCTCCACGCCCAGGTGGCAGGCGCGTTCCAGACCGCCGGTGCCTTAAACGACGCGGCTCAACACATGGTGAGAGCGATCGCCGAGAGCCCGGCGTCGAGAGAGTACAAGACCTACGCGGCGCGCATCTACAAGCAAGCCGGGATGCTCGCTGAAGCTAGATCTTACGTCATGCAAGCAGAACAGATCACCCATCGCCCGTCAAGCTACCACTACGACCCGTCGTGCTGGGGTGAGGCGTTCGAGCAACTAAAGCAGGAAGTCAATGATTCCACGCAGAAGAGCTAGCACGAGGGAAAACAAGCAGCAAGCTAAGGAACGAAACATCGTCGAGGCGGCCGCGAAGGGGGACATCACCCTCAACGAGTACGCGAAGTTCGTCGACGCGGTGTGGCTCAACGAGGGAAAGCTGAAGCTGCGCGACCACTACATCATGACCGTCGGCCTGTCAGGTGAGACCGGCGAGGTGATGGAGCTCCTCAAGAAGTGGGTGCGTGACGGCAAGCTTGACAGGGATCAGCTCAAGAAGGAGCTCGGAGACATCCTTTACTATCTAGTGAGGATCGCGACGGCTCACGACCTAAATCCTCAAGAGGTGATGTCTTACAACGTCACCAAGCTCGCCGATAGATGGTCTCGAGGAGTGCTCAAGGGTAATGGAAATGACAGATGACGTAAGCTCGCTCCCGCTCATCGACGGGTTCGATCCGCTCGACGCGTATCGCCAGCGTCACGTCGACGAGCTCGTGGTGAGCGAGGGCGCCGACGCGTACTGGGAGGGCGCGATGTACGAGCAATGTCCGTACGTGGATCATCGCCGTGAGCTCTGGCAAGAGGGGTGGTTGCGTGAGGAAGCGAGAGACGCGGATGGCTGCTGAGATCAGAGGACGCACGGCTGACTTGTTCATGTTGGACGAGCTCCAAGTCACGAAGACAAACGCCGGCGGCCGGCTCTACGACGAGCGAGCGATGGCGGATGCTCTTCCAGCAGCGCTAGAGCAAGCGTTAGGCGACTTCTTCTTCCCATCCTATCCCATCTACGCGAGACGAGTTAGTGAGGTAGAGAGCGAGTCAGTGAAGAAGATGAATGAGATCTCCGTGAAGCTCACGACGCAGTCGCGTTTGCTAGAGGCTGGCATGTCGGAGATCGTCGACCGAGAGTTCTGGAAGTTGCTGGCATGAAGATCGTCGTCTACACCATCGCGCTCAACGAGGAGAAGTTCGTTGATCGCTTCATGAACTCGATTTGCAACGAGGCTGACGGCGTCTACGTTACCGACACCGGCTCTACCGACGGTACGGTCGAAGCCCTACGGCGCCGCGGCGCGCAGGTCGATGTCATCAAGCTCAAGCCGTGGCGGTTCGACGTCGCTCGAAACATCTCGATGCAGCTCGTACCCGCCGACGTCGACCTCTGCGTGTGCATCGACCTCGATGAGGTGCTCTCGCCCGGGTGGCGCAAGTGCCTCGAGGAGGCTTATCTCAAGGCAGAAAAGAAGCCAGATCGAGTCCGCTACCAGTACGTGTGGAACACTCTCCCTGACGGTCGAGAGGGGACGACATACTGGTACGACAAGATCCACACCCGAGGAGGCTTTCGTTGGGTCAAGCCTGTCCACGAGACCCTCGCCTTCTACAAGGGCGAAGAGACGCAGCTCTTCGTCGACGGGTTCAAGCTCTATCACTACCCCGACCCGACGAAGTCACGAGGCTCCTACCTCTCGCTCCTCGAGCTGTCGGTGCGTGAGGAGCCAGAGGATGACCGCAACTCTCACTATCTCGGTCGCGAGTACATGTACTACGGGATGTGGGACCACGCGATCGCCGAGCTGAAGCGTCACCTCACCCTCAAGCGAGCGACCTGGAACGCCGAGCGAGCTGCCTCGATGCGTTACATCGCGCGTTGCTTGCAAGCGCTCGGTCAGCTTGACGAGGCCGAGCGCTGGTTACTACGTGCTTGCGCCGAGGAGCCCCGTACCCGAGAGCCCTGGGTCGAGTACGGAAAGTTTCTCTATGAGACGCGGAAGGACCACGTCGGCTGCTACGCGGCGATGACTCGAGCGCTCGCGATCAAGGAGCGCCCAAACGTCTATCTCAACGAGCCGTCGGCATGGGGATATGAGCCGCACAACCTCGCGGGTGTCTCCGCTTACTGGATGGGGATGCGCGCTGAGGGCGTCGAGTTGATTCGTCAAGCTCTAGCGATCGAGCCAAACAACGAGTACCTCCGGGAAAATTTACGGCTAGCTGGCGGCAAGGTAGAATGACAAATGAACTCCGAAGACACTAAGCCGATAAACATCGCAGGAATTCCTGTCGATCCCACAAAGATCGACTTTACTCCCGTGCTTCACACAACCAGTCGCAAGCTCTTGCTTGAGGCTCGCGCCCGAGGAGACAAGCGCGGTTACTTTCCCCACCAGGGAGCTCGCGAGAGAGTACGTCGCAAGGGAAGAAGCGTTGCTCTCATTGAGGTAGATGTAGCTCCGAGTGACGTGAAAAAGTTCGTGGAGCAACTCGGAGTCGAGATCGACAAGGGTCGTCCGGTCAAGCCCCACCGCTCAGGCGGAGGGAAGCGAGCTTGATGCTAGTGCGCGACATCCGAGCTCAGCTCATCGAGCTCTACCGAAATCAAAAGTTCATGACGATCGGCAACAACAAGACGGGCGCGCAGACCGTTGAGATCATCAACGCGTGCTTTCTGGCTGACGAGCCGACAATCTTCGGCTCCCTCAACGAGGAGTGGGCGAAGCGCGAGCTCCAGTGGTACGAGAGCATGTCTCTCAACGTCGACGACATCCCGGGCGGCCCGCCGCAGATCTGGTCTCAGGTAGCTAGCTCTAAGCGCGAGATCAACTCCAACTACGGCTGGTGCATCTACGGGTTTCAGAACGGAATGCAATACCAGAACGTTCTGACCGAGCTTGACCGGGACTCGACGTCACGCCGCGCGGTCATGATCTACACTCGGCCATCGATGCACGTCGATTTCAACCGTGACGGGATGCAAGACTTCATCTGCACCAACACTGTGCAATACTTCATCCGCGAGGAAGCCCTCGTCACTAAGGTCGACATGCGGTCGAACGACGCGGTGTTTGGCTACAACAACGACTTTCACTGGCAGAAGCACGTCAGGGACCAGCTTCTCGGTGACCTTCGCTACACCTACCCGAACCTCCAGGAGGGACCCATCTTCTGGAACGCCGGCTCGTTACACGTCTACTCAAGACACTTCAAATACCTGGAGATCACATGAAGATCATCTGCATCAAGCTCACCACCGGCGAGGACATCATCGCTAAGGCCACCGAGTCGCCCCTCTCGTCCGTCGGCATCAACCTCGACGATCTGCTTCAGGAAGGTCAACCTCTCAAGAGCCTCGCGGTCGTTCTCACCGACACCCGGGTCGTCGGCTTCCACCCGCTCGGGAAGGGTCTCGCGATCATGCCCTGGACTCTGGGCAACCAGGACGTCAAGCTCAGTGTCGACCTGAAGGACATCGCGATCGCGGTCTACGCGCCAGATCCCGAGCTCGAGAAGATCTACATGCAACAGACGACGAGCATCGCTCTCGCTAGCCCAAGCCAGATGCCCGGCGGCGCCAATCTCAAGCTCGCCAAGTAAAGGGACATGACGATCATTCTTCACTGGTGGTACGTGCCGATCTTCTTGTGCGCTCTCGGAGGAACGTTCATGTTCTGGGGAGCGAACGCTAGCGGGGGCTCTGGCACATTCGCCGACGGCTTGGCCGGAGTATTTCCTACCCTCATCGGCCTCGGTTGCTTCGCCGCTGCGATCTTCTCGGTCATCACCGGTCTCATCGCGTTCTGATGTTCTCGTCGATCATCATCGAGGGCTGCGATCGTCTCGGCAAGGGCACGCTGATCGAGGGTCTTCTCCAGCGGCTCGGTTACTTTCAAGTCATTCACTACGAGAAGCCCAAGCTCCTCGATCGCTACCTGACAGGGCCGATTCTCCACCAGCAAGAGCGAAGCCGTGAGGCCTTGAAGCAATACCAGCTCGAGTCCTTCACCACCATGCTCAGGATGCTCTCCTCAGAGGCGAAGCTGATCCTAGATCGAGCTCACCTGGGAGAGTTTGTGTACGCCCCGAGGTACCGCAAGTACGACGGAACGTACGTCTTCGAGCTCGAGCGCCACTTCAAGAGCATCGGTTCCAAGTTCGATGAGCGAACGCTCCTCATTCTTCTCCACACCTCCGACTGGAACTTCATCTCCGATGACGGCAAGTCGTTTGACGTCACTCAGAGGGAGGAGGAGCAGAACGACTTTTACCGGGCCTTCGATCGCTCACTCATCACCCACAAGGTTCTCCTCGACGTCCATGACGGGTCTGGCGCCTTCGTTTCTCCGCAAAAGATCCTCGAGATCGCCGTAGAAGCTTTCAATCGCATCCAGCAGCACCAGATGCCCGTGCTAAACGTGCGGTGGAAGCATGAGAACGGCGAGATTCAGCGAATCGCGGAGCAACAACCAGACCCTAAGAAGTTCATCAAATAACCTAGGCTCTAGTTTACACCTAGGTCTGGTTGAGATAATATCTCCGTCATGAACGAGGTCACCTGCTTGAGATGTCAGATGGTGCACTTCGAGGTCAATCGGGCGGATCTTGAGAACACTCACATCTACGGAGCACACACCTCGACGTATCTCAAGTGCCGGGGCTGCGGCGGGAGCTACAAGAATTTTCGCGACTCAAGATCGAGCGACTCTCCCCTCGGGTGCACGCTCAGCCCGATCCTAGCGAGGGACGAGTGATCAACGCCAGAGAAGCTAAGGTGCTCGCTGAGCGAGCAAAAACTAACACTAGCGTTCAAACCGTGTACGTGATCTCCGAGGAGATCGCTAGGCGCGCGAAGAACGGCCTCTTCAAGTATACCGTCGCGACATCGGCTCTCAACGCCGGTACGGACGTCTCGATCGTGATGACGAAGCTTCAGGAGATGGGGTACGAAGTCCTCCTCAGCGGTACTAATCTTCACATCTCTTGGCTCAACGTAAGATTATAGGATAAGCACATGACCAAAAAGATGGATCTGCACGGCGCGGTCTTCGCGATCTTCGTTCTCCTCATGGCGATCTGCGGCTTCATGACCAGCGCACACGCTCGCGATCGGATCGGTGAGGTGACGACCGAGATCAACTTCATGGGCCCCAACAGCAAGATCGCGATCGACGCCTTCGCCGATCCAAAGGTCGAGGGAGCTTACTGCTACATCAGCTACACGGTCAGGGGCACGCTCAACCCCTTCGCCGAAGAGACCTCCGACGCCTCGATCGCGTGTCGCCAGATCGGCCCCTCGCTGATCCTCAGGATCGCGATCGAGCAGGGTGAGGAGGTCTTTCGAGAGAGTCGCTCACCCATCTTCAAGCACCTCAAGGTGAAGCGTTTCTACGACAAGGAGCGGCGCGTTCTCGTCTACGTCTCGTACTCGACCAGGCTCATCTCTGGCTCAGCCAAGCACTCCATCTCTGTCATCCCGGTTCCGTAAATACCGCGCGAACTGGGAGAGATGGGATGACGACAGAACAACGACCGCTCAAGGAGCTCCTGCTTGAGGAGCAACTCAAGCCAGCTACTCTCCACGTCTCGAGGCCGAGCGTCTACGGCGTCGACTATGAGATCAACCCATGGATGATCGACAAGATCGGCACCGTCGACCTGAGCCTCGCCAAGAAGCAGTGGTTGAACCTCGTCTATCACCTCGAGCACGCGGGCGCGTACGTGCACCAGGCCGATCCGAGCGTCATTCCCTTTCACCTCGACAACGCGCCAGACGCCGTCTTCATCGCGAACGCCGGCTCGTTTCTCCCCAAGAGCGACGGGTCAGGTGACTACATCTTCCTCCCCTCAAGGTTCGCCAAGCAGGAGAGAGTGATCGAGCAAAACTTTTTTGAGGATCACTTCTCGTGGCACCGCCACGAGATCATCAGAGAGCTCCATCCTGGCAAGGTTCTCCCCTCGTTTGAGGGTGACGGAGACCTCCTGCGCGCAGGTGACTATCTAGTCGTCGGCTACGGTCATCGTACCTCCGAGGAGTTCGTCAAGCAGCTCTGCGCCTATTACACGGAGGATGACGCGCAGCAGATCATCCCGGTACGTCTCGTTGATCCTCGCTTCTATCACCTAGACACGTGCTTCTTCTGGCACGGACAGGGTGACGCGTCGGTCGGGTGGTTCTATCCGGAGGCCTTCGACCGCGCCTCACGACTTCGTCTAGAGGACATGTTCAACGACCTCGGCACGGCGTGGACGTTTCTCGACGAGAGCGAGGCGATCGACTTCTCGGCAAACGCGGTCGGGATCCAGGAGTGCGTGATCGCTCACAAGCTGAGCGGCCGGCTTCAGAGATTTCTCGACGACGAAAATTTCATCCCCCTCGAGACCGACCTGTCGGAGTACCTGAAGGCCGGTGGATCGGCCAAGTGCTTGACGATCGTCGAGCGTCGCTCGGACTGGGAGTACAAGTGAGCAACGTTTACGTCGCGGTTCTCTACGGGGCCTTGTTGGGCCTCTCGCTCATCGCGGTAGTAGGTCTTGCGGTGGGGTCTCTATCTTGGCCGATCTTCTCTGAGTCTGCGCGCGAGAAGATGTGCTGGGGCGCGTGCGTGTGTAGCTACTTCTGCGGCGTCTGGATGCAGAAGATCTTTACCCTCTTAAACATAGTGAGTTGTCCATGACATTCTGGAACTGGGCGCACGAGCACACGAGCACCCCATCGTCCTTCTCATCATCATCTTTCTCATCTGTGGAGTAATCATCGAAATTTTTGGATCAAAGTGACGAAGTTGTTTGTACCTCTCGCGAAAACGTGATAGGATACAGACAAGTTGACGGAGCAAGGCTCCGCCGATGGAGCAACAGGTAGTTTGAAATAACCTCCACGGAGAAGAGACGATGGAAAGCACCGAAAAGCTCGACCAAACGATCGATCTCGACAAGACGATCAGCTTCAAGATCGGAGATCTCAAGGATCTCAATCTCGGCTACAAGTACCAGATCCAGTTTCTCGGCACTGGCGCGGCGTTCTACACCGACATCGAGGCTCTCAAGGCCGGCCGCACCAGCAACTGGCAGAGCAACCTCGTCTTGACCGCCACGCACCCGACCCTCGGCACGCGGCGCATGCTCTGGGACGCCGGAGGCGACGTCCGTTTCTCGCTCGGCGAGCAAGGCCTAACGGCGTGGGACATCAACGACGTCTACATCAGCCACCCGCACGCCGATCACGTCGGCGGCATGGAGTACATCGGCTTCATGACCCACTTTGCCGGAAAGCCGAAGCCCAACCTGATCATCGATCGCTCCCTCGCGTACGAGCTCTGGAGCAAGTCGCTGTCCGGCGGCATGGACTCCAAGCAGGGAGAGGCGGCTGACCTCGACACCTACTTCAATTTGCAGCGCGTCGGCAAGAAGGGACAGTTCAGCTGGTGCGGCCTGAACATGAAGCTGATCCAGGTCGTTCACATCATGTCGGACAATCGCATCATGCCGTCGTTCGGGCTCGAGTTCAAGGCGAACGGCAAGAACGTCTTCTGGACGTCGGACACCCAGTTCAATCCCGAGCAGATCGTCGACTTTTACAACGCGGCCGATCTGATTCTCCACGACTGCGAGACGACTCCCTTCAAGTCACGGGTTCACGCGCACTACGACCAGCTCAAGACGCTTCCCGCCGAGACGAAGGCGAAGATGTGGCTCTACCACTATCAGTTTGGACCGAAGGCCGACGCCGTTGCTGACGGCTTCAAGGGTTGGGCGCAGAAGGGGCAGGTGATCGAGCTTTGAGCGATGAGCTCTATGAGGTGTTCAAGCGAGCTGGACACATCGTAGCTCCCACTCCGCCTGACGACTTCGATTGGCCCCACATCAGAGAGATGCGCCCGGATCACCATTTCATGTTTTTGTCATTCGGTCCGGCGTTCACGAGGTCAGGCAAGAACGAAAACTTTATCATCGAGGTTGGACGGAGGGTGAGTCCCGGGAATGACTTCGCGTGGAGGATCCCGCTGAAGGGGAAGTACTCGGCGTCGATCATCTATGACCTGGCCGACAAGACGTTCATCAAGAATCGCTGGACGGACGACGATGCGCTTAGAAACTTCAAGCAGCTGATCGCTGAACCCTGCACCCAGGCTGAAAACTGGGAAGAGATCGAAAAGTTCCTCAAGATCAAGCTCATCTATCAATCTGGCCTATGAAGATCATCCTTGCTCTCGCTCTCTCGCTCACATGCATGTCGGCTCTTGCAGGGTCGGGGTCTGAGAATGACCATGATCGCCCTAGATCAGCTGGAGTTTGCATGTACGAGGCAGGCCACGGCGTGCTCGTCAACCTGAGCGCCGTCACCCACGTCGTCTTCGGCGACCAGATCGTTTGGCAAGCTAGCGGATTGCGAGGAGCATACGGGCCTGGGGTCAGGTACTACTTTAGTTATCGTCTCAACCAGGACATCAGCGTCTCGCGTGACCAGCTTGAGGACTACATGAGCCGCCTTCGTGTCCAGATCAACCGGTGCATGGGACTGAAATAGTTTACATCCTAGCATGACTGTGTTAGGATGTCCTTAAATAGCATCGTGACCCGATAGACGGGTCGCGCTCAACCACGATAGAAGGAGCTTCTTCGTGACAGGTAGCAAACGGGACCTCACGGTCCTCATCGGTAGGTTTTCGTTGTTCCACGTCGGGCACGCTGAGCTTCTCGAGCGAGCGCTCAACCTCAGCAACAAGGTCATCGTCGTCATCGGCTCGACCTGGCAGCCTCGCACCACCAAGAATCCCTTCACCGGCGGCGAACGTGCCGCTGTGATCATGAACTGGTACGAGAATTGGTTCAACGCTAACGCCCCTCGCCCAGGGTCGGATCTAGCGGACCTCGAGGTCGTCTTCGCCCGCGACTACAGGTATAACAATACCAAGTGGCTCGCCGAGGTCCAGGCCGAGGTCAGACGCGCGGCGCCCGATGCCAGGGAGGTTTACCTCACCGGTTCCGAGCGCGACGCTAGTACGTTCTACCTGCAGATGCTCCTCGCCCAGGCCAACTGGAAGCGGGACTTCGTTGAGGAGAACCGCAACGTCAGCAAGGTTCTCTCCGCGACCGCCCTCCGCAACCTCTTCTTCCGCAACGAGTTCGAGGGCAACCAGATCACCGACGGCAACCGCGAGATGCTGCTCCGCGCGTTCATCCCTCACGAGTCACGCGCTTTCCTCGAGCGCTTCAAGGAGACGCCGGCCTACTCACTCCTCCTCGAGGAGTTCGAGGTAGAGCGCAAGAAGAACGAGGCGAAGAAGGCCCTCTCAACGGTGCGCAAGTACCCGATCATCGAGTTCGCGGCCGACGCCGTCGTCTTTCAGACCGGCCACATCCTCCTCGTCCAACGCCGCGCTGCACCCGGCAAGGGCCTCTGGGCGCTCCCGGGCGGCCACGTCGACGAGTTCGAGTGGACCTTCGACACCGCCGTTCGTGAGCTCTACGAAGAGACTAAGCTCGACGTCCCCGAGCTCGCCCTCCGCAACTCGCTGAAGTTCAACCACTTCTTCGAGCACCCGGATCGCTCGCCCGGCCGCGGCCGCGTCGTCTCGATGGCCTACTGCTTCGAGCTGGCTGACATCGTCGTCGACGGCAAGATCAAGTTGCCCAAGGTGAAGGGCTCCGATGACGCCGTCAAGGCGAAGTGGTTTCCGGTCGGCGAAGCGATCAACATGTCGGACCAGCTCTTCGATGACCACTGGGACATCATCTCGGACTTCGCCGACCGCCTCGAGCGAGCGAACGTGGGCGGAAAGATCAAGTGAATTGCAGCACCAGGTGAGCGAAAGACGCAAGCCTGTAATTTAACCGTAAGGAGCTTACGATGAAAAATGCAGTTGAACTTGCACCCCTCCGGGAACCCGGAGACACACCTGACCAGAAGACCATCACCGCGTGGAGCGGCGGCCAGCCGCTGATGCCCCGCAACATTCCGCTCGAAGCGGATAGCTACAAGCTCGGCCACTGGGCGATCTACCCGGCCGCGACGAACGGAATGTTCTCCTATCTCGCGGCCCGTAAAAAGGGCGAAACGATCGTCCCCGTCGGCATGCAGATGTTCATCAAAAAGGTGCTGCTCTCTAAGCAGATCACCATGGAGATGATCGACGAGGCCGAGGCCTTTGCCAAGAAGCACTTGATCGCTGGTGAAGGCGCCGTCACCTTCAACCGTGCTGGCTGGGAAAAGGTCGTCAAGAAGTACAACGGCTTTCTGCCGTTGAAGATCCGCGGCGTTCGCGAAGGCACGCGAGTCCCGAGCGGCAACGCTCTCTGGACGATCGAGTGCACCGATCCCGACCTGTTCTGGCTCGCGTCGTACATCGAGACCGCGGTTCAGCGCGTCGTCTGGTATATGACGACGATCGCGTCGAACGACTACAAGAATTGGCGTGCGCTGCGTCTGTATGACGCGATGTCGAACGATCCGGCGCCGGTGCCCTGGACCGCGATCGCTCTCCACGATTTCGGCGGCCGCGGGGTCACTTGCGGAGAGCAAGCCGAAAACGGCGGCATGTCCCACCTGATCTATTTCGGCGGATCGGACACGATCGACGGCGTACGCGCGGCGAACTTCTACTACAACTGTGACATGGCGGCCTACAGCGTTTTTGCCACCGAGCACAGCGTGCAGACCGCGTATGGCGCGATGGGTCAGCGCGAGTACCTGGAGACGGTGATCAAGACTCAGGCCAAGCCGGGCGGCATCGTGTCGATCGTCATCGACGGTTACGACACCCTCCGTGAGACCGATGTCGTTTGCTCACTGAGGGACATGATCGTCGCTTCTGGCGCCAAGGTGGTTCTCCGCCCAGACTCGGGCGACCCTCTCGAGCTCCTCCCGGCGATTCTCCGCAAGCTCGCCGCGGCGTTCGGCACCACGAAGAACTCGAAAGGCTTTCTCGTGATCAACAACGTCGGAGTCATTTGGGGCGACGGGGTCGACTTCGACCTGATGAACGCGGTGCTCGACCAGGTCACCGAGATGGGCTTCGCGGCCTGCAACATCGTGTTCGGCTCTGGCGGCGCGCTCCTCCAGAAGGTCAACCGTGACACCTACTCTTTCGCGCAGAAGGCGTCGGCGATTCGCCGCGGAAACCGCTGGGAGCCGATCGCGAAGAACCCGATCACCGACGCTGGCAAGAAGTCGCAGGGCGGGCGCCTCTCGCTGTACCGGAGCGCTCTCACCGGCGAGTACGTGACGCTCGACATGGACTCGAAGATCGACGCCGAGTACCAGGACCAGATGGTCACGATCTACGAGAACGGCGTGCTGCTCATCGACGAGAAGCTCGACGACGTTCGCGCGAGAGCAATGGCTTAAACTAGTAATTGCGGTAAAATAAGCCAGATCATCGTCTTTTTGAGGTGATCTGGTTTACTTTTGCTCATTTTGAGTTTATAATCTCTCTATGAACACCCGCAAAATTGTCACCGACGCTGGGACGGCTCACGTCATCACCCTGAGCCCTACCCAGAAACGCATCATGGCGAACGGGCGTGACTTTGGCGTCATGACTAAGCTCCGCCGCGGTTGGTCCACTCCCGACGGCTCTGGACACGGCACAATTCGCGCGGTCGTCTGGCGCGTCCTCGACAAAGCTCGCTAACAAATTCTAGATTTCACGCGATTAGTGTGAAGTCTGGTTTACTTTTGGCGTCAAATTGAGTATAATTCACTATGCACATCCCGTCCTACGCCGAAGCCCGCCAGAATCTCGAAGCTCTCAGCGCGCGCGTCATGACGGGCGTTCTTTACGCCGAAGACCGGCACAACAACCACGCCAAGGAGACGGTCGAGCGCGACCTTCTCGGTCGCCAGATTCGCAAGTACTCGGCTCAGGCCGGCGAGTCCGTCCTCTACGTCGAGCACGTCGTCATCGTCGCCGAGCTGGTTCGGCTCGCGGGCGGAGACGAGGACCAGATCATCGCCGCTCTCCTCCACGACACCGTCGAGGACACGAAGACGACCCTCGCCGACGTCACCGCCAAGTTCGGCCAGGTGGTCGGCAAGTACGTCGACCAGTGCACCGACGAGTTCACCAAGGCGAAGTACCCGGACCTCAACCGCGCGAAGCGCCTCGCCCGGGAGCACAAGCGCGATCGTCTGCCGAAGGTGCAAACGATCAAGCTGGCTGACATCCTCCACAACCTGTCGGGGATGTCGCTCAAGGCGGTCGGCGGCTTCGCGGTCAAGTACTTCTGCGAGAAGCGTGACGCGCTGCCCGGCCTGACGAGGGGCGACAAGAAGCTCTATCGGGCCGTCGAATCGACGATCGATGATTTTCTAGCGAGGGTGAAGCGATGAGCGGCAAGCAGCCGAAGGAGTACCTGGTCGTCGGCGGCCCGTACGGGTGGATCAACGAGCTCAAGCAGACGATGGCGTGCTCGAAGCCGCTCCGTCTGCTTGAGCTCGTGAGCGACATCAACCTCACGGCCGATGAGCTCGATCAGGTCACCGAGCTTAACGTCGGCGATCGCCTCGCTCTCCGCTCTCCCGACGACTCGGAAGAGTCCCCTGTCACCCACGTGGAGCGCATCCAGTGACTACCCTCCTGCGTCCCAGCCAACCGATGGACCAACGCTTCTTTCACGTTCCGGTCAAGTACGTGACCGCCTTTGGCACTCAGCGCAACCGCGGTGCCGATCTCGTCATCATGGAGATCGGCAAGCGCGTCGTCGCTTACTCGTTTCGCTCGGGGCACGGCTGCAAGATCGGCATGATCCGGCGCGCGCCGCTCCTCTCGAGCAAGCGCGGCGAGTACTTCGAGGTGCGCGGGAAGAAGGTCTTCCTCAACAAGAACTCACCGTACGGCTGGGTGATGTGATGTACATCCAGTGGGACACCTTCGTGATCGGGTTGCTCTTCGGCTTGGTGCTTGGAGCGTCATTTTTATGACCCCAGAAGTCGCGAAGAGAGTCAAGCAGATCTTTGAGAGCTGCCCGACGCTCACCGGGTTTACGATCCAGACCGAGGATGTGCTCCCCGAGAGAATGCGCGGGCGGACCTCCAACTCTGACCTGATCGTCACCGACATCGGGATCTACCCATACGTAAACTCGAATCAGTGCGAGGAGATCTACCACACGATCGCCGCGTCGCTGATCAGCCTCCTCAACGAGTCGCCCGCCGTCAAGGACGAGCTCAAGGGGAAGACCTTCGCTAGGAGCCTCCATTGATCCTCAACAAGCTGATCAGAGACGTCCCCGACTTTCCGAAACCGGGCATCATGTTCAAGGACATCTGCCCGCTTCTCGCGTCGCCGGTCGACTTTCAAGACGTGATCAACCAACTCGCTCACCGCTACCAACCGAGCCGCGGCTACGAGTCGCCGACGGCGATCGCCGCGCTCGAGTCTCGCGGCTTTCTCTTCGGAGTACCCTTGGCTCTTGCGCTTGACCTCCCCTTCGTGCCGATCCGCAAGAGGGGCAAGCTTCCGGGCGCCACGCTTCAAATGGAGTACGCGCTCGAGTACGGCACCGATTGCGTCGAGATTCAGGCTGGCGTGATCAGGCGCGGAGACAATGTCCTCCTCGTCGACGACCTCCTGGCGACCGGAGGCACCGCGACCGCGGCGGCTTATCTCATCGAGAAGGCTGGGGGAATCGTCCTCGAGTGCGCCTTCATCATCGAGCTCCTAGAGCTCAACGGCGCGAAGAAGCTCTTCGACGCGGGTGAGTACAAGACCTTTTCGCTCTGCAAGTTCTGACCGGAGATCACGCGATGAAAAAGCTCTACGGCCCACGTCTTCTCACTCTCCGCGCGATGGTGCTGCTTCACGAGCTGATCGCTTACATGAGAAAACAAGCTCCCGAGACACACAAGCACTTCAACATGGGAGCCTTCTTGGATCACCGAGGCTGGCACGAGATCGCTCGCGAGGGCACCCGGATTACTCGAACGCACGTAATGGATTGCGGCACCTCGGCCTGCGCCCTCGGCTTCGCCGCGGTGAAGCCAAAGTTTCAAGAGCTGGGGCTAGAGATGAGATGGGAGGACTCAAGTTATCAATTCAGGGTGAAGGGGCGAGGCTACTCCCCCTTCGAGGCGGCGAAGAAGTTCTTCGACATCGGCTATGACGACGCGAAGACGCTCTTCGGCAACATCTCTTACATTCGCACTCCCAAGCAGTGGGCGGAGTACGCTCACCGCGAGATCGGTCCCCTCCCGCATGACGCGACGGCCGCGGCTAGAAAGCGAATTCTATCCGGGAGCTCCCGATGAGATGCGTCATCAGCAAGCTCTATCACTTCGATCATGACAACTCTGATCCGATCTCCCAACGGGAGATCGATGGGTGCGTCAACATCATCGGAAAGTGGGAAATCGGCGACGACCTGAACAACGAGAAGGCGCTCAAGGCAGTGCTCTCTAACGGTGGCTTCACCGCCGAGCAGTTCGACGTCTTCGTCGCTGCTGTTGAGGCTGCCGCGCAAGCGAAGATCGATCGCCACCAGCCGATCGTCGATCGGCCGTACGCTGGCCGCATTCTCCCGGATGGCCTGGTAGCAGATCCACGTTTTCACAAGGAGTTCTCCGCCGGCGTCATCGCCCAAACGAAGCAAACCCGCGAGAGATTTCGCGAGGCGATCACGGCGGTCAGAGAGGAGATGGCCAAGTGTAGGGTCATCGAGCACACCGGCGTCGTCAAGGACGAGAACGAGATCTTCCACGAGACGATCAAGAAGGTGGTCGAGACGAACACCGCGATGATCGAGGCTGCGCTCATGGGGAACACGAAGGCGGTGAGCGCGCTCGTCGGCATGACGATCAAGCTCCTCAAGAGCGACAAGGTCGAGCCGCACGTCGTCGAGAACGCGCTCTGGAAGCAGATCCGCTACAAGCACAAGAAGTGATCCTCGTCATTGCTTACTACAACTGCTCGAACCCGCTCAAGGTTCTCGACGAGCGACGCATTCGCGAGAGCAAGATTCACTCGGGCGTCAGCTTGAGCTACTGGAGAGAGCTGGGTTCTCACGGCCCGTTCAAGATCACGTTCCATCGCTCCCCGTGGTTCAACCAGCTGCGCGAGGTGGAGTACGGTCCCCAGCCGCAACTCAAGCATCCGATGTTTGAGGACGAGCGTGAGCTATTCTCGCCTGCGGAGATCAGCTTCAACGATGAGGACGTGCATTCGGTCACGTACATGCTCAACGCGCCGTCACCTCTCGGCCCGCGTAAGCTCAAGGCGACCGTGCACGAGCTCAAGGAGAAATTCCCGCACCTCTACCGCGAGAGAGTAGTCAACGACCCGTACCTGCGAATCGTGTACAACTCATGAGACGCCAACTCAATCTTGTCAATTCTAAGTGGCGGATGCAGATCTACCAGCCAAGATCCAACAAGGTGCTGATCGTCGAGGTGTTAGATCCTCATGCTTCATCGAGATGCGGCTTGATTCACACGGATGAGATGAAGCGCTATCAACGATTGAGGTATGTAAGCTGCTCATGAAGCGCCAACCCACGCTCGCGGACATGTTTCTGGCGACGAAGTACGAGTCGACCTGGAAGCACAGCAAGCGCACGTACAACGTCGTCCGGGACAAGCTCATCGAGGCGAAGCGGTTCGTCCTGGACGACGCGGCGTCACGCTACCTCGGCGAGATGCAACGCGATCTCCCGGAAGCGATCGCGTTTGGGCAAGAGTTTGCGCTCCCGCCGTTTCCGCTCACCTGGGTCGAGTTCAACTCTCGCATCCACTATGAAGCGCTGACAGGGCGAGTGCCTGACGCCGATTCTGACTTCCTCTTGGGCTTCTTGATCAACTGGCCGTCGGCCTACGTGATCGCGAACGCGACCGATGAGCACGGACGGTTCAAGGACGCGTTGCTCTCACCGATGAAGTACAAGCTCTTTCAGCCGTTTGACCACAAGAGCGAGCTCGAGTTCTGTGAGACGATCGGCATCTCGCGCTTTCAGCTTGACGCCTTCTTCTGGGGCGAGTCGCTCCACAAGATGATGGCGGACATAATCAGACGACAGACTGGTCTGACGGTCGGAAAGGTAGCCTTCGAGACCGACATGATCGAGCAATTGACGCCCACGCAGACTGAGTTTGCGAGATCGCTTCGAGCAAATCACTCCGTCGAGATCATCTACGACCAGCATCGAGATGAGGTTCGCCAGACCTTCATGCGGATGTTTCAAGGCTCGGCGGGTGAGCTTCGCATCCTCGTCGCGCTCCTCTTGCTTCTCAATCGTTCGAGCAAGGTCACATACTTGACCGAGCTCGGGCCGAAGCAGCAGATGATCCGCAACAAGCCGCGAACGCTGCTGAAGCATTCGGTGATCACCTTCAAGCTCAATCCGATCCCGAAGATCAAGCGCCTCGGCGGAAAGGGCGGCGGACTGTGGCGGCGACGTCATGACGTCCGCGCCCACTTCTGCCATGACAAGACGGCTCGGAACGCGAGCTGCATGCACGACTGGGAGGAGCAAGCGATCGAGCAATGGCGTTGCCTGCAGTGCGGTGGCTTGAAGTGGCGACGGAAGGCCCACAGCCGCGGACACCTGGAGAAGGGTGACGTGGTCGCTGGCTATCAGGTGACCGCATGATCAAAATCATCTGTGATGAGTGTGCTCGCGACCTGACGAGAGAGGATGAGCATCTGGTGTTTCGGTTACAGGATACGACGCAACCCAGATTCAGCTCGACGGGAATGGATCCTTACCGGTACTTTCCACCTGATCTCGATCATCACTTTTGCCAAAAGAAGTGCTTGATCACGTGGCTCGAAAAGCTTCCGTAGCGCTCAAGCCTGTTCTTTTTGAGAGTTTTGAGTTAAAATTCTCAAGTGAGCCCCTCCGAAGAATCCGCGCGCCGAGAAGTCAAGCTTCGCACCGATCTGCGCGAGCTGCTTCTCGATGATGTCCGCAAGCTGATGGACGCGTCGGCCAGGCTCGTCAACACTCCCGGCTTCTTCGACGAGGGATCCGCGATGGTGTCGGCGACCCTCAGGCTCTACGATCTGGTCAGCAAGGCTAGCCTCCCGAGCTCGATGGTCGAGGACTATCGTGACGCGGAGGTCTTGACGTTCTGGGACGACATGCTTCTCCGCAAGATGTACGAGCGCCTAGTGCCTGAGAGGGAGCGCAAGGAGTCTGCGAAGCGCTCTGGTCCGGCGTCCTTCCCGGTGTCGAGCGTCGATTACCGGTCGATCCACGATCGCAAGCGTGACCTCGAGACGGTCTTCAACCTCTTGAACCCGAGAGAGAGCGATGGCGGGACAGCCGTTAAGTCGTAAGGCCTACTCCAACTGGAAGATGTTGGACATGGACGGTCAGCCCATGTGCATGTGCGGCGAGGACCGTGCTGACTGGTACATCAAGCGCGGGCTCGCCAAGCTCGTCTCCAAGCACCCGCCGGTCTTCCAGCTGACGTTCATCCCGCACGGGCCGGGGCACCGTGATCACGGTGCGGAGTACTTCCTCTCGGAGAAGGAGAGCATCTGCGTAGTTTGCGGCTCGACCGAGGTGACGCGTCACCACGTCGTTCCATACCAGTATCGGCGCTACCTGCCGCTCGAGTACAAGTCACGGCGCTCTCACGACATCCTCCTGCTGTGCCTCGAGCACCACGAGGAGTACGAGCGCCACTCCCTCGAGCTCCAGCGCGTGATCGCGAAGCGCTACGGGATCGAGGCTGGGCCGCTCAAGAACGAGGGGCGCGAGATCGCGATCAAGGTCGGGATGATCTCGAGAACGCTGCTGTCGAGAAAGCTCAAGGACAAGATCCCCGCGGAGCGGAGAGCTGAGCTAACGAGGTGGGTTGCCCTGCACCTCGGTCATGACCCCGATGACGGCGACCTGATGGATCTATATCTGACGGCCCTCAGCTTGAAGCACCGCCGCACTCTCCCGGAGGAGACGCACGGGTATCGTGTCGCGCAGAAGCTGATCGAGGAGGGCACGATCGAGGACTTCGTCATCGAGTGGCGTCAACACTTCATCGACAAGATGAAGCCAGCCTACCTGCCGATCGGGTGGACGGTTGACCTGGTCGTCTCCCCCGCGCAGCTGAGAGCTTAAGGTGAAGCGCACCGCCGAAAAGCCGATCTGGCGATTTAGAACCGAGGAGGAGTGGGGGAGACGAATCGGTGATTTGCCGACGGGAGTGGGTCTCAAGGGCAGCTTCGTGCTGTTCTGGCAAACGAGAGGTTCACTCTTGGAGTTCATCTCGATCTCGCTGAACATGACGGCCATCTGGCTCCTCTTCTGGCTCGCCGGGAAGATGTACGAGGTTGGCCAGTGGCGAGAGAGCTTCCGAAAGAAGTCTAGACGACCTTGATCGTGTGAGCTGAGATCTCGTTCGCGTCAACGACGAGCTCGTGTTCCTCGGCCTTGCCCCGCATGATGATCGCTCCGACGGGAACGTCGACCTTGATCACGAGCATCTTCTTACCGCGGTTCCCCGCAAAGTTGCCCCAGCTCTCGGCGAACTTCTTGCTCGTCGTGAAGCCCATCGGGTCTAGATCGGCGCCGTTCTTCCAGTCCTCCAGCTTCTTGGGGGTGATGCTCCGGTAGAGCGTGAGCGTGTCGCCGTGCTTCTCGCGGAGCCGCTCCTCGAGCTCAGAGCGGTAGGCGAAGTAGCCGGGCATCGCTTGGACGTGATACGCGGCCTCAGGATCGCCGAAGTCACCGACGCCTCCCGCCCAGGCCTCCTCGGCGGCTTGGATCCCGTCGGTCACCTCGATCTCGTCGACGGTGTCTCTCGCGTCGGACTCGTACAGATCACTGAGCTTCATGAGAGATATTTAGCCAGTGTACTTTGGAGCTGAGAGATGATACAATTCTTCATCTATTCTCGGAGGCGAGATGGTCACCGAAGAAATCTTCAACGACGCTGATCGCAAGCAGATCGTCGACATCGCGAGCGGCGAGGCCGATCTTGACCTCGACACTCCCCTCTACGAGAAGCTCTTCGAGTACTTTCTGAGCACGAACGAGATGCCATACGGCGTCGCGAAGGCTCGCACGGGTGATCCTGACTTCTGGATCGCCGAGAAGCTCTCGATGCTTCAACTCAAGAACGACCTCGAGCGAGTGCTGCACGCCAAGCAGGTGAAGAGATAGACAGATAGACAGATGGAGAAGATCACCAAGCTGCGACAGTTGCTCGCGGCCCTAGAGACGGCAATTCGAGGCACGTTCGACGAGACGTATCGTGGAGTCGAGATAGATCCAGACGTCGAGGAGCTCAAGCTCAAGATCGAGCGTCTCTTCAAGGGAGATGAGGAAAAGAAGAAGCCGCCGGTTTACAAGCCCTTCGACCTCGAGTGCGAGCTGAGCCGGTATGACTTCTACCGCAATCGTGACGGCCGCGAGTCGGCTAGCGTCTCGATGCGAGCGATCAAGACGAACTACCTCGCCGTGCTCCGCAACATGTACACGAAGCCTGGCGGGCGAAAGCATCCCTACCGCTACGGCTACATCGAGACGTGCGCGTCGATTCGCTATCTCATGAGACGAGGGGTGATCGCATGATTGACTTTTCCAACAACGGAAGCTGACATTGATCGTTTCTACCCCTGTGGTGATCAAGCTCATCCAAGCCCTCGCGAAGGTGAAGCGTGACGGAGAGGGCGTGATCGTCTTGACACCTACCGAAGCGCAAGAGCTTCTCGACTCATTCAAGGACCAGCACAACGAAACGATCGACGAGCTGATCAGGCGCGCACAGGACAACGCGAAGCTCCACGCCGGGAGCCTCGGCGAGGCTCAGTGGACGCTGATCGAGCACTGGCTCGAGCCCCACAAGATCAAGAAGTGAACGTCGCCCTAGCCGTCGCCGTCATCGCGACGGTCGTTCTCTCGTACGTCCCCGGGTTGGGGGTTCTGACATATCCTCTGACGCTGTTCGACACGACGATCCACGAGATGTGTCACGCGGTCGCCTCCTGGCTGACCGGCGGTAGCGTGCACAGCATCAGCATCTTCCAAGACACGTCAGGAGTGACGATGGTCAGCGGAGGCTTTCACGTGGTGACCGCGTCGGCCGGGTATGTAGGTACCACCGTCACCGGCTTGTTGATGGTGCTCGCCACGGGAGGCCGCGGCACGCGGCTCATCGGCGGCTGCCTGATGGCGGTGGGTGCGGTCATGTTCTTCCTCGTCTCGTTCTTCTCCCCGATCGGTCTCGCGTGCGCGCTCGCGCTGGTCGGGATCGGCTTTCTCTTGCTAACGAAGCTTCCACAGCATGTCGCCGACCTGATCGTCGCGTTTCTCGGGATGCAACTCATCGTTAACTCCTTCTACGATCTCGGTGGCCTCTTTCGCATGAGCGTCTCCTCGCAAACTTTCACCGACGCGCTCATCATGCAGAGCATGACTGGAATTCCTGCGGTCATGTGGGCGTTGCTCTGGATGGGGCTCTCTGGCGCCGCCGTGATCTTTAGCGTGATCTACCTAAGCAAGCGTTGATGTTACATCTTCGCAGTTTACTCGCGAACGCGCCGGTGATACAATCTCCTGACATGATGCGTAACACGTCAAACGCGGCGGTTCAACACTTGATCTGGTTGCGTCAATCACAGCCAGATGCGCCGTGGTGCATCGTCGCGTCTGGAACTCCTGGCAGCGGCAAGTCGACCTTCCTCAAGCTTCTCCAGCAACGCTTCGCCGAGGAGCTCAAGGTCGACTTCATCGTCGCGTCGACGGACGAGCTCGTCGAGAAGTACGCGCGAGAGAACAATGTCTCTTACGACGCCGCGTACCGTCGCCTCAACTTCAAAGCGCTCGAGCTTCAGTTCAAGCGCGACATCGGCGACGCGTTCGCCGGCGGCTTCAACCTGATCGTTGACCGCACGAACCTGACGCCCAAGGCGCGTAACAAGACGCTCGCTCGTGCGCCGCGCAACTACTTCAAGCTCGGCCTGGCGTTCGAGCTCCCGGAGGACATCCGCCGCGCGCGTCTCGAGACGCGCAAGCTCCAGGACGGGAAGTCCGTGCCAGACGACGTCCTCGAGAACATGAACAAGAGCTATCTGGCTCCCTCGAAGAGCGAGGGCTTCGACCACGTCATGACGGTGATCACTGGATGAGCGATAGGTGGGTACGATTCGATACGTACGAGCGTGATGTTCTCACGACGACCAAGCGGGGATTTTACGCGTACAAGAAGGTGAGGGTCTTCGTGAAGGATCATGGAGAGATGCCAGGAATCGCAACTCTCTGGATTCCGAAAGGAACACGGGTGAAGTGCTACGCGGGGCTTCTCTATCGAACTCCGCGCGGATATGGCAAGTGCCGAGCCGAACAAGCGAAGGTCGTGGCGATTCACGTGTTCAAGAGCTGGGGGACTCACGGCGTGAAGCCGCAATTTGGACAGAGCGTGGCGACAGCGCGCTCACAGTGGGACGATGAGTTCAGGTACTACAAGGGAAAGATCGCCAGGCCGAGAGGTTACTTCGAAGAGACCTTCTCAACTTGCGGCAACGGCATTCACTTTTACCGCACGAAGAGAGAAGCGTTCAACCACTGACATGAAACTTCTGCCGCACGAGAAGAAGAGGCTTCACCCGCCGTGGGCGCGAACTAGCCCTGACGTGGATGTCTTGATGAGGCTCGACCGATCGCGGCGAGTCTACAAGACCGCTTACAGCATGGATGACTCTATGCGCGTCATCGTCACGCTGATCCTCCCGGCCGGTGCGATCGTCAAGGCTCCGTACGGGTGGTTCAAGCGTGATCCTAGAGCTGTCGAGTTCGGCAAGTGTCGCGCCTCGCGAGCTCAGGTCGTGGGAATTCGTGAGCTGAGCGGCCGAGGCAAGCGACGTCCAAAGTCATTCAAGAAGGCGCGCTCTCGTTACAATTCAAGGTTCATCTATCGGCTTGGCGCGACCGTGAAGCCGAGATTCAGGTTCGGCGTGTCGCTGCTCGAGTGCACGTCTGGCATCCACTTCTTTCACACTCGCAGCGAAGCCGAAGCTTACTGTTAAGGGAGAGAACATGTTCAAGTATTACAGCTACGACGAGCGCGACAACTTCCACCTGCACGTCGGAAAGATCTTTCTGCACGTGCTGATCGTCCTCTCGATCCTCATCTGGCTGAGCAAGTTCGGGTGGCACCGGATCGAGACCCCGCCGGGGCACGAGACGGTATTGATCGACAAGCCGTGGTTCGGCGGCCAGGGTGGCGCGCGCACCCAGACGCAGCAGCCTGGCACAGGTTGGTACTGGTTCTCAACCGTTGGCCTGAACGTCGAGACGACGCCGATTCGGTACGACGAGCCGTTAGACGATCTGGTGACCGCGGACAACAACTTCCTTGACTTCAATACCTACATCGTCCTCCAGTGGCATGATGCGGCGTACAACGTCCAAAAGTTCGGCTGGACGAAGTGGTACGACCACAACCTCAAGGAGCCATACCGGACGATCGTTCGCAACGAGGCGAAGAGGTACCAGATGACCCCCTTGATGACCGATAACAAGACCAGCGACGAGATGGAACGGAGCGTTCGCGAGACCTTCGCGAAGGTGATCGCTGAGTCGGGACTCAAGGTGACGATTCGCGACATGAGCATCGGCCGCGGACGTCCGAACCAGCCGGTCGTCGACGAGATGGATCGGACCGCCGCTCAACAGCAGCGCAAAAAGTCCGAGGACGAGCGCAAGAAGGCCGAGGACGCTCGGAGCGCCGCCGAGGCCTCGCGCGCCAAGGCCGACAACGCTTACCGCGAGGCGATGCGGATGGACACCACCCAGTTCATCGAGCTAGAGAAGGCGAAGATCTTCGCGGCCGCGTGCCGCGACAAGGCCTCATGCGTGATCGTTAACGGCGCCGCGACGCCGATCCAGATCTCGAAGTGACGATCGTCGAGCGCAAGGGAAAGTTTTGGCTACAAGGCGCTGACTGAACGTGAGCCTGCGGACTAGACGAAGGCGCCGTCGGCGCGCTAGAGCGGGGATTCTCTCGCCGCACCCTCCGCCCCCACCCTCTACGAATCTACCGCCTGAGCCTGTCTCGAGCGGGAGTAATCTCACCGACGAAGAGAAGCGCCTCTACAAGCTGCTGACCGGACGAGAGCCTGAGGAGCGCAAGACCATCGACGCGAGCATGCTCGACGACATCGACGGCATCTTACTCGACGCGAATGAGCGCTTCGACGAGTACCTCAACCTCAAGCGTGAGCGCAAGCCTGCGCTCCAGCGGCTTCTGGATTGGGAGCCGGTTCCTGAGCTCAAGCTTCGTGATAACTTCGGCTTCTATCTCATTTTGTTGCTTCCGATCTCCTTGCTTGCTTCTATCGTCTTCGCCATGTTTTTCACCATGGTGAAGAGCTTGATGAGCTGACTGTGGCCGCCTACGTCGACAAGGCGACCTGGCGAAAGCCCGGAGCGACGCCGCGCTCTCCCAACTACTGCCACCTGGTCGCTGACACCCTCGAGGAGCTCCACCAGATGGCCGAAACTGTCGGCCTCAGCCGAGGTAGCTTTCAAAATACGAGGTATCCGCACTACGACTTGACCGAAAAGCGTCGCGCCGTCGCGATCGAGAACGGAGCTCTAGAGGTATCATCTAGAGAGATCGTCGCTAAGGCAAAATTCCTAGCAGCCGAGCGCGAGGATAAGATAGCTCGGAATGACAAGAAAAAGAGCACTAGATGAGCGTCCGTCCAAGCAACTCCTTCGCGGAAAGTACCTCGCCAAGCGCAACGGGGGAGACGAGTCGCCCCTCGAGCATACCGTGGCGTCCCTCACCGAGAACAATCTTCTCTCGGGGCTCCTCAACTTCGTCGCAGCGTATCCCGGCTTCGCACGCCGCCTCTTCGACACCCACGGCCACGTCAAGGGTCTCGGTACCCGTCTCGGGCGCGGAGAGGTTCTCGTCTGGTTTATCTTCGACGACGTCGAGCTCGGAGGCTCCTCGTCCAATCATGATGTCGTTATCGGAGGGAAGCCTGTTCTGGAGATTAAATGCGCTCGGCGCTCTGGACAACGCTACCACTCGTTCATGCTTGGAATTGATGAGGTGCCTGCGTCTCTTAAGTACTTCTACAGGACTCTCAAGCTCTTCGAGAGAGCAGATCGAGCTGGTCGCGTTAGCCTCCCTCAACACTTTGCGAACATATCAAAGAAAAAGCTGGAGGAGCTTAGAGCGGCGTACCCTGCGGCCTACCGTCGGTCAGAGGAGCGATACCTTGACGATCTTCTCGAGCACGGACCGGTCGGGAAGAAGTCTTATCTCATCTTCGACTACGACACCGGCACGCCCATCTACCTCGGAAAGCTCAAGCGGGAGCAGCTCAAGATCGACCGGGTCTCTGGCGGGTTGACCCGGCTCTCCTTCAAGCCATGATCGACCTTCTCATCTATCTCGCCTTCGTCGTCGTTCCGGTGCTCGGGTTGGTCCTCATCGAGTGGTTTCGAGATTGGCTCTACCGCCGCCACGAGATCGACATCAGCCTCGGCCACGGCATCGGTCCGGGAGATCACTGATGCCGCCTCCTCACCGCTCACCGAGCTCTCCGCCCGGTGAGACGATCACCGGCACCCTCAATCTCATCCACCCTGAGGAGCTCTCTCCCGAGCAGCTCAAGATCTACTACGCGCTCGGCGGAAACCGATCCTCGAGCTTGATCCCAACTACAACCCTGGAGCTCGCGCCGAGGAGCACCGCGACTACGGAGATGTCACTCTCCTCGAGGCCCTTCCAGGTCTTGCGATTCTCGGGTTCATCTTCTTCAGCGTTCCATTCTGTCTCTTCATGCTGTATCTTTTTGTGACGAATTGAGTTAAAATGTCTCAACTTCTAGTGGAGGCGCTATGAAGGTCACCGAAAGGACGGAATTCAAGGACACGGAGCTCTACGTGCTAGCCGCAGGCGGCGGCAAGTACGGCCACGTGTCACGCCTGGGCTCCGAAGTGTACGTCTCGAAGAAAGCCGCTGAGACGGCTCTCGAGGCGGCGAAGAAGAAGGCCGCGGCGGCGAACTACTCGTTCGGCCTCAACTACGCACCGATGACCCTGGACGACTACATCGACGAGCGCGTCTCTGACGCGAACCGGGACGGTTACCACGACGGCGAGGCCTCGGCCGGTTGCTCGGAGTGCCGATGAGCACCCGTCGTCTCATGATCTTCGCCGATGGAAGCGTGGTGGACGGGGCACCGTCGTTCGACGGGTTTTGCGGCACTTCGGCGCGGTTCAATGACTTTGAGCCTGCCGTCTTTCTCGAGAACGCGAGAGCTTACGCGACGCTCTCCTCGAGCGACCATTTCCATCCGGTGATCGGTTCAATCAGCGGCGACGCCGACGTCAGGTTTGGATCGTTTCGGATCATCACCAAGAACATGAGCTTCTTTGGCAGGAACACCGGTCGTGGGTTGTACGTCTACATGATCTCGGAGCATGCCGCCAAGCGGAGCTACAAGACCGGCGTTTATTCAACGATCGCGGCTGGCATCGTTTACAAGATGGATCCAACTAGCAAAGACGAGAACACGGCTGACGAGCTCGTGAAACTCATCGCCGAGCATGCCTTCTTCGTCTCGCACACTCATGATAAAATCTTCTCTCGCATCTACGAGAGATTCTCCAAGACCTTCGCCAGCAGAGAGGTGACATGACGGCACTTCGCTTCTACACTTTCATTAACATGTACACCGGCGGCATGGGTGGCCCGATCCACGGTGGCATCCAGTCGGCGCACGTCGTACATCGCACGATCTACAAGTACCTCCGACCGATGACCGCGGAACATCGCTCTGGGGATCCTGAGGCCAAGCGCGGCAACGTTCTCCGCGAGTGGATGGCGAAGCACGAGACGATGATCGTGTGCAGCGCTGGCTACGCCGAGAACCTCGACAAGCTCACCGACGTCATCTCGCGCGCAGGCGAGCAGCTTTGCTTGCCGTGGGGCACCTTCAACGAGAGCGAAGCGGCGCTCAAGGGGCTCCAAACCGGGGTCGGTCTCGTGCTACCCGAGGAGCTCTTCGACGTCGTTGACTATCGCACGGCGAACAACGCCGTGACGAACGGCGCGGACTTTCAAGCGGCGTGGCCCTTCAAGAGCACGTCCAAGACGGCGCTCTTCTACCTCGGTGCGCCAGCTTTCGCTGGCGAAGTTCCAGGCGCCGAAGAGGGCGACATCGTCGTGCGCCGCGCCTATCTGCCGGGCTCGATCGAGCACGAGTTGATGACAGCCGTCAAGGCTTGCCCGCTAGCACGATGACCTACCGAGAAGTTTTTCCGGTAGCCAAGGGTGAAGACCCGCTCGAGTCCCGAGAGTTCTACGAGCGCTGTCAGGCTTATCGCACGGCTCACTACGGAGATCAAGAGAACGTCTGCCGGGCGTGGGACGGGATCAAGGACTTCGTCAAGCATCACTACCAGGTGAAGCCCACCCTCTGGCAGAGGATCACTTCAATTTTTCACAAGAGCTAGAGTGACCTGGGAATTCGCCACGTGCTGGGAGCGCCTCAACGAGAAGGGGCGCTGGGAGCACAACCACGTCGAGTACGACTGGGCCGAGGGTGACACTCCCAAGGCCGTCAACTCGCTTCAAGAGCGCTCGTGGACGAACGCGAAGTGGAGAAAGACGACAGGTTATCTCATTCCCTGGACGTTTCACCTCGTTGACACGTTCAACAAGAAGATGGACGTGCTGCAGGTACCTCGCTTCTTGAGCTTTAGAGACGCATTCAAGCATCTCTCCGGAGAAATCGTATGAGCTGGATGATCTCGTGGTACAACAAGCTGCGCTATCCTCACGGTGATCAGCTCCGTCCAGAGCTGTCACATGATCGCGTCATGCGCATCCTCGAGCAAGCCGCGAGAAAGAGCGGCGCTCAACGAACTACCTACCTCAGGTCAAAGATTCCCACCTGGTGAACGAGATCACCCTCGACTCAACGATCGCTCGCTGGCTCGTTCGTGAGCTCTCAACCCCGATTGACTTAGAGAGCATCTGGCTCTCTCCGCAAACTGCGATCAGGATCGACCAGATGGCTGAGAAGATCTTCTCGAGCCCAGAGGCGGCCCGCGGGCGCACGTTCGAGAAGGTGCGCGAGGATTGCATTCACGGGAAGCTCGGCGAGCTCGCGATCGTGCGTCGCCTTGAGCGAGCTGGAATGCACGTCGTTTGGAACGTCGAGAAGGAGAGCGGCCAGTACTTTTGGGACGTGAGCGCCGACGGTTACCTTCTCGAGCTCAAGGCTCAATCACGCTACGACGCGAACGGCAATCCTCGGCAATTCTTCTCATTCTCTGAGGAGGACATGCATCGCATGGTGACTCCGATGTCACGGTGGAGAGACTTTCACGCGATCATCGCGTGGGTGCTCGTCGCGAGCGAGGTGAGGCCATGGTTCTTGATCGACGCGTCGATGCTCAACCCCGAGCTCAAGTATTGGGTCCAGAGCAACTACAAGAGCGGCGGCAGATACTTGCAGATGGGAAAGGTCCGTTCGGCTGGTGGCCTGAGGTCCCTTTGCTCCATTTGAGGTGGTTACCTACCTACCTCGAGCGCTCGTTTGGTACCGGTTAGCGTGCCTCATGTCAGTCGCCTGAGCGCGGATTTTCCTTCCTCATCGGATACAAGCGTGGCCCGATTCCCGGCGGCTGGTAGCCAGCCTCGCCCGCGGCGAGGATCAGCTTCAAGCACTCGCTTCCGACGTAGACGAGCTGCGCGTCGCGGGTGTCGACGAGGGTCGGGTTCTTGCCTAGCTTCTTCCCGCAAGCGAAGCACCTCAGAGACACGGGAGTCCCCAGTATTGACGGTGATACATCTCGGGGAGCAGGCACCACGCCCGATGGGGATTGTGGAGACAGGTGAGCGTCACCCACGTCGTGTACGACATCAAGTGGGCGACTCTCTCGTATCTGCGAGAGGGTGCGATGCGTATCGCCATAATGAGTATTGTAACACAAAACGCCTAAAAAGTACACTCAGACTCTTGAGAAAAGCTCATAACTAGAACTAGAATATAACTTTTCTCTAAAAATGTGATATAATGCTCAAATGACAAGTCAACGTTCGATCGAGAAGAAGTACCAGAAGCTGACGGACGTCGAGCACGTCTTGCTTCGACCGAACCGCTACATCGGTGCCAAGGAGCCAGTCACCGCGAAGACGTGGGTGGTCGAGGGTGGCAAGATGGTCGAGAGGGAGCTCTCGTGGGCGCCCGGCTTTCTCAAGCTGTTCGACGAGATCATCTCAAACTCGGTCGACTTCTCGAAGACCCCCGAGGGTGCTCGCCTCGACGCTGTCAAGGTGGAGATCGATCGGAAGACCGGCATGATCTCGGTCGAGGACAACGGAGGCATCCCGGTCGTCATCCACGGTGAGTACGGCGAGCACATCCCGACGATGATCTTCGGGTACCTCCGGTCAGGCTCGAACTTCAACGACGACGACAAGGACGCCGCGGCCGACCTCACCGGCCAAAACGGGGAGGGTGCGTCGCTCACCAACATCTTCTCGACCGAGTTCACGGTCGAGACCTGTGACGGCAAGAAGGCCTTCAAGCAGACCTGGTCGAACAACATGCGTCAGGTCACCGAGCCCAAGATCAGGGACGGCGCGAAGGGCTTTACTCGGATCACCTACACTCCGGATTACGCTCACCTCAAGGTGACGCTCGACGACGGCAACTACGCCAAGCTCGTCAAGCGAGTCTACGACGTCGCGGCATGCAACCCGCGTCTCAAGGTCTTCCTCAACGGTGAGCGCATCCAGGTCAAGTCCTTCGAGGACTACATTCACCTCTACGGCAAGGACTTCATCTACGAGGCGAACTCGGACTGGCAGATCGGCGTCGCCCGGAGCGAGGACGGCCTGCAGCACGTCTCCTTCGTCAACAGCACCGAGACGACGATCGGCGGCACGCACGTCGACTACGTCGCATACCAGCTGGCCAACCAGCTGCGCGAGCTGATCAAGCGGAAGAACAAGATCGACCTCAAGCCGTCTGACATCTTCGCCCACTTCCACCTCTTCATCAATGCTCGCATTCACCGTCCGCGGTACAACTCGCAGACGAAGGAGAACTTGACGACGGCGGTCAAGGAGTTCGGCACGAGCTGGGCGCCGTCCGATCGGATGGTCAAGGAGATCCACAAGAGCGAGATCGTCCAGGCGATCATCCGCTGGCACGAGGCGAAGACCCTCGTCAAGGAGCGCGAGCAGCTGAAGGACCTCGACAAGGAGGCCGACAAGACGCCAGCTCGCCGCATCGTCAAGCTCCAGGACGCCAACTGGGCCGGCAAGCACCCCCAGAAGTGCATCCTCTTCCTGACCGAGGGTGACTCGGCTGCGAAGGTGGGCAAGAGCACTGGCGACCGTGACCGCATGGGCTTTCTCCCGCTGCGCGGCAAGCCGCTCAACGTCAGCTCGGCCAAGGTGAGCAAGATCACCGCAAACGAGGAGTTCTTCAACATCATGGTGGCGATGGGGCTGAAGATCGGGGAGCCGGTCAAGAGCATCCACCAGCTCCGCTACGCCAAGATCGGCTTGATGACCGACGCGGACCACGACGGCGCCCACATCCAGGGCCTGCTGATCAACAACTTCCACCGCTTCTGGCCTGAGCTCTTCAAGCTCGGTGTCATCCACCGCTTCATGACGCCCATCGTCAAGGTCTGGGTCGGCAACAGCAAGAAGCCGCTCTCCTTCTATGAGATCAAGGACTTCAAGGAGTGGGAGGAGAAGCACAAGGGCACGAAGTACCGCTCCAAGTACTACAAGGGGCTAGCGACCTCGCAAGACGAGGAGTTCACCGAGTACTTCCAGAGCATCAACGACCACCTGATTCGCATCGAGGCGCGGAGCCAAGACGACCACGACGTCATCGAGCTAGTCTTCTCGAAGGCGTACGGCTCATCCGACAAGCGGAAGGAGTGGCTGAAGCTGACCGACGACGACGTCGAGACGCTGGACATAGAAAGCGCGGAGGAGGTAGAATGAGCTTGCATCCCCAAGAATTTGACGAGGACGGCTACCCGGTTTGCTCCGAATGCGGAGCGTGCTACGAGAATCATGGGCTCGGTACCGCTTGCAACGAGTGTCGTCATCGAGACTTGATCGAGTGCGAAGCCGACTACATGGAGCACGAATTCACGCTTACGCCGTGAAAGCTCTAAGTTTTGTGACAAAATATGCACATTTTGTGATATAATGCACCTATGACGAGACCTACCCAGGCGCCGATTCCAGAGTTCAACCCGAATCGCGCCGAATCCGTCAAGGAGCTCTTCGACGGTCCGGTTCGCGAGTTCAGCATGTACAACAACCGCCGGATGATCCCGTCGATCGTCGACGGTTTCAAGATCAGCCAGCGCAAGGTGATCTACGGGACCCTCAAAAAGGCGCCCAGCATCACCCCGGGTAACGGCATCAAGGTCGCTCAGCTAGCCAACTTCATCGCTGAGATCACCCACTACGATCACGGCGAGGGCTCCCTCTCTGGCGCGATCGTCGGTCTCGCCCAGAATTTCCCGGGGACCAACAATATCAATTACCTGCAGCCGATCGGGCAGTTCGGTAACCGGCTCTCGCCGGCCGCTGGCGCCGACCGCTATATCTTTACCGACCTGAACCCGATCTTCCGGAAGATCTTCATCAAGGAAGATGACCTCATCCTGGAATACCTCGAGAACGACGGTGACCAGATCGAGCCGAAGTTCTACTACCCGATCCTCCCGAACGTCTTGATCAACGGGAACGACTCGATGGGCACCGGACATGCCTCCTCCTTCCTCCAGTACAACCCGGAGGACCTGAAGCGGTACATCCTGGCGGCCCTGAAGGGCGGCAAGCCCAAGCCCCTGGTCCCGTGGTTCCGCGGCTACACCGGTGAGGTCACCAAGGACCCGGCCACGAAGCAAGTGACCGTCAAGGGCAAGATCGAGAAGGTCAACTCGACGACGCTCCGCATCACGGAGCTGCCGCCGGGCACGTGGGAGGAGAACTACAAGCAGTACCTCTACACCCTCGAGGACGCCGGCTACATCAAGAGCTTCCAGGCGAACTCGACCTCGCAGGGTTGGGACTGGGTGATCACGGTGCCACGGACCACCGGCTACGCCGACGACGAGGAGCTCGTCAAGAAGTTCAAGCTGGTCTGGCGCGTCACGGAGAACTTCACCGTGTGGCTGCCGCACGGCAAGCTGAAGCGCTTCTCTGGCCCGGAGGAGCTGATCGACTACTTCATCGACTTTCGTCTCGACAAGTACGAGGAGCGCCGCCAAGCGGTGATCAAGCAGCTCGAGGCGGAGCTCGTCGAGCTCAACGAGCGGCTCCGCTGGGTCAAGCACTACACTCACGGCGATAACGCTTCCAAGTTCTCCAAGAAGACCAAGGTGGAGTGGCAGCAGCTGCTCGCCGACCTGAAGTTCACCCTGATCGACCAGCTGATGGCGATCCCGCTCTACCGCCTGACTAGGGACGAGATCGAGAAGCTCGAGAAGCAGATCACCGACACTCAAATCCAGCTGAAGTTCTACAGAGACTCGACGAACGTCACCCTATACGTCCGCGACCTCGAGGCGCTTGACCTCTCTAAGGAACTTCGCGCGTGAAGATAGCCATCACCGGCGGCATCGGAAGCGGAAAGACGACGCTCGTCAACAAGCTCAAGCTTCTCCTCACGGAGTTCAACTTCGTCAACATCGACGACCTGGTGCGTGAGCTCTACGAGGACACCGAGATCAAGGCGAAGCTCTTCGAGTACTTCGGGACCAGCGATCGCAAGGCGATCTCGGACATCGTCTTCCAAGCACCTGAGAAGCTGCGCTGGGTAGAGGGTCTCTTTGGCTCCTTCATGTCCCTCAAGCTCAATCTGCTTCTCAACGCGGGAAAGCGAGACATCATCGTCGAGTTTCCCCTCCTCTTCGAGATGGGGATGGATGACCAATTCGACAAGGTCATCGCGATTGTCGCAGACGAGGAGACTCGCATCGAACGCGTGATGAAGCGGAACGGCTTCACCCGTGAGAAGATCAAGGCGATCATCGCTAGCCAGGGAGACTGGCACGATCACGCACACAAGTGCGACTTGATCATCGACACGACCGACTCTGATCTCAACATGGCGGCGCTACGGGCGGTCGACGTCGCCAGGGGCATCACGCGAGGGATCGTCGCTGGCTCGTTCGATCCGATCACCGAGGGTCACATGTGGCTGATCGAAAAAGCTCTTGACCTCGTTGACGCCGTCGATGTCGTGGTTGCGTATAATCCGAACAAGAAGGGCCTGTTTGACTTCGAGGAGCGGAAAGCCCTCGTGGCCGAAGCGATCAGAGAGACGCCCCTGGCAGAAGGAGCGGTCAACATCACGGCGCTTCCCCAGAACAAGATGCTCGTCGCCTACGCTAGAGAGACAGGCTCCAAGTTTGTCTTCCGGGGCATCCGCAACGTCACTGACTTCGACTACGAGACACAGCTCAACCTGGTCAACAAGAAGATCGCGCCAGAGGTCGAGACGGTCTTCCTGATGCCGCCGTCGCACCTAACAGAGGTGAGCTCGTCGGTCGTCAAGAGCATGCTTCACCTCGAGGGGTGGGAGAGCGCGGTGCGTCAGTACGTGCCAGAGTGTGTCTTGAGGGCACTCAAGAAGCTGACGTGAGGATCGTTCTCTCGAACGGGCAAGAGCTTCACTACGGCGCCAGGATGCGAGTTCCTGCTCGCGTCATCTGGGACTTGCCGCAGCGACTCGTTGAGCGAGAACACATCACCCTAGATGACAGAGCCGCCTCCCCGGGATCAGAGGTGCTCTGCCGCCCCACCCGTCGAGAGTGGGAGATGCTCGCCTGCTTCTGTTAAATATCACATGAAGCTCACTCAAATCCTCGAGAATAAAACGGCCGCCTTCACGAACCTCTAGGTCGTCACGTGAAACCGCTCATCATCTGGATCCTCGTCACCTACAACGCTAACTTCTCAAGCATCGAGGAGATGAGAGACGCGGTCACTTGCAAGACCAAGATGGAGCGAATCGAAAAGTCCAACGCCGGGAAGCTCAGGGCCGACTGCTACGCGATCATGGTCGGCGCGAAGTGAAGTCGATCGTCATCTACGTCTTGATCGTCTACAACTCTCACACCTCGAACATCGGCGGTTACTACCCGACCTCCAAGCTCTGCTGGGACGAGGCGCAGGTCATCCGCAAGGACAAGAGACACCGCCAGGAGGGCCCGCCGTGGAAGGCGGACTGCATCATGCTGAAGGTTGAGCTTGAGAACTACCTGAGCGCGGCGAGGTAGCGGCGCTCGACATCCTTGCGGTGCACGCGAAACATCTCGCGCTTCACCACGAAGATCTTCTCCATTTTGTCCCACGCGGCCTTAGCCTCGTCTGATTGGAGGTTCGAGGCGTAGAGCTTGAGCCCACGCCTCTTCAGGTACTTGAACATCTGCTTGTAGAGCTCGAGGCCTAAACCCTGGCGACGATAGCTCCTATCTGCTCCGTCGATCTCGTCCATCACCCTGATGAACTCGACGAACGGCTTGTCAACGTGGTAGTGCTCGAAGTCTCGAAACGCTCGCTCCTGGCGCTTGCGGGTCTCAGGATCCTCGCTGGGCGGATGCCCTCCAGCGATGTGTCGGGTGTATTGCTCGAGGCTAGTGTAGAACTTCTTGAAGCGCTCGCTCGGGATGTAAGAGACCTGGATGTAGCCGATCACCTTCCCGTCACGCTTCGCTTCGATGCGATCCACGCGGAAGCCGCGGTTATTGTCACCCTCACGGTCTTCGCTCACGTGAAAGGTGACGTCTGAGATGGCGAGCTCGCTGAGCAGCATCACCTATTTAGAAAAATATCCCGGCGCGCTCTCCAAAGTTAAGATGGAGCATGCTCTCAAAAGTCTCCGTCAACTCCGTCAACCTCATCGGGATCCACGGTCCTCTCAACGGCGGCAAGGACACCGTTGCGAACTACCTGCAAGCGAAGTTTCCAGATCGCTTCAACCGCTATGCCTTCGCCAAGCCGATCAAGCAGGCGTGCGTCATCCTCTTCGGCTTCACGCCAGAGCAGATGGAGGACCGCGTGCTCAAGGAGCAGATCGACCCGTTCTGGGGTTTCTCGCCCAGGCGCGCGATGCAGCTCCTCGGCACCGAGTACGGTCGCAACATGCTTCGCAAGGACGTCTGGATCCAGCGTGCCGCGCTTGAGGTGATGAACAACATCAAGATCAAGCGCGGCACGATCATCACCGACGTCCGCTTCGAGAACGAGGCCGAGTGGCTCAGGGAGCAACCAGGCGCCGTGCTCATCTACTTGCAGGTCCCCGACCTCACCAAGGATGACCGGTACGCTCACGAGTCAGAGCAGGGGATCAGCTTCGTCAAGGGGTTCGATCACCTGATCGTCAACGACAAGAGCCTAGGGCTCTCGAACCTCTTCAAGCAGATCGACGAGATGATCGAGTGAATCTCCCACGATCTGGTGACACGATCGAGCTCGACTTCAAGTCGCTACCGATCTACCTGTATTCGGTGAAGCCAGGGGAGATGCTCGAGGTGCCAGAGCGAGACGGCCGGCACTTCGCATACGTCGAGGCCGAGCAAGACTCTCTCATCCTCAGAAGCGAGCTCTTCGCCGCGCTGATGGAGGTCAACTTTTCTACGGCCGAGGCCGACTACTGGTTCGCCCCGCAAGGCTCGACGCTCGTCGAGCCGAGGATCAGGGTGGGGCAGATGTCGACCTTTCAGTGCGACGTCCTCTATCACAACGGATATAACTGCATCCGGGGCTCGTGCATCTTCGGCAACAAGGCGATCGTCAACGGAAAGATCTGTGAGCCTCACCCGCGAGAGGGCGGAAAGTACTGGGTGGTGAGGTGAACTTCTACCACGTCGTGATGCTAGCGGTCGTGGTCGGTATCTTCGGCCTTCTCTCAGCTATCTTCGGACATCCCCTGACCGCGGCGATCTCGGCGACCGTGTTTCTCGTCATCATGGTCGGCCTCTTTCTCGGCTTGCTCTATCAGCTAGCCAAGGAGGAGGAAGACCGGAAGCTATGATCAACAAGCTCTACTGGATTCTCAGGCGGGTCCTTTGCTGGCACGACTTTCGCACCTTTCACTCTCGATATCACTCTCCGAAGACTCTCTGCGTCAAGGGGTGCGGGAAGTACCGCTCTAGTAAATAGGCCACACTAGCGGCATCATATCACTCGGAGAACCACATGAAACTCATCCTAGCTCTCGTCGTTGCGCTCTTCACTCTCTCCGCGGTCGCCAAGGACCCGGCCAAGCCTGAGCAAAAGACACACGCTCAGAAGGTAGCCGAGAAGAAGGAGAAGAGGGCAGCCAAGGTCGACGCTCGCAGGGAGATGGCGGCCAAGCGCTCGGGCGCATCCAAGAAGTAAGATCACCACGTCTCACAAGAGGGAGACTCAACGAGTCTCCCTCTTTTTCTGGTTTACTTCGCCTCTCAAGAGTGATACAATTCTCTATATTCCACAACTTCGGAGGCGAAGTTGAACTCAAACCTCGGCAAGTGCGCTGAAGTCATCAAGCTCTCAGACTTCAAGCCGCTGCGTGCGGCGCCGGCGATACAATCGGTGATCGAGTACTACTGCACAAAGTGCCAAGGTGACATGTTCACGCTGAAGTCCGACGGTCAAGTGGTCTGCGCGCACTGCCGGACCCGCATGACCAACCTCCGCATTCTCTTCTGCAGCTGAATGTACGTCGGACTCCATCGAGGCCTCATGTTCCCCAACCTCAGCAACGACATCTTGATGCGCCAAGCGGTCGCGGACAAGACCGAGATCCGCTTCATGGAGCAGTCGAACGGCACCGTCGTGTGCTCGTACGTCGTCGCGGCGGAGGGGACGTTCGACTGCCCGTTCTCGCGCGAGGCGCGCGGCGTCGTCTTCAAGGACGGTCGCATCATCTCGCGTCCGCTCCACAAGTTCTTCAACCTCAACGAGCGCCCGGAGTCGCGCGTCGACGCGCTACCGTGGGACGAGATGACTCGCGTGATGGTGAAGCGTGACGGCTCGATGATCCACACGGTCGACATGTTTGACATGTCGCGCAACCGCCTCTACAAGCTTAAGTCGAAGAAGTCGTTCGAGTCGGACGTCGTCAAGGCGACGTACAAGTGGCTCGACTCAGACCCAGACATCCGGCATCGCTACGACTCGCTCTGCGAGCACGTCGTGTCGCTCGGCATGACGGCGATCTTCGAGTGGACGTCGCCGACGTCGCGCATCGTTCTGGCTTACCAGGAGCCGTCGCTCGACCTGCTGCACGTTCGCGACAACGTGACCGGTCGCTACATGACGTACGAAGAGCTCTACGATCTGCACCGCACCTTCGAGGTGCCGCTGGTGCAAGAGGACGTCGAGGCCCGCGCGATCTTGTTCGGCGACGAGGCGGATCACGTCGTCGACGCCGAGGTGATCGACTTGCTGGCGTCGAAGACCGGCGTCGAGGGCTGGGTGATCCAGTTCAAGAGCGGCGAGATGGTCAAGCTCAAGACCAAGGACTACATCGAGCGCCACAAGTACATGACGTTCCTGCGTGTGCGCGACATCGCGGAGGCGGTGGTCGGTGAGCAGCTCGATGACCTCAAGGGCAAGTTGGTGGGCGAGGGCGTCGACATCTCGGAGATCCTCAAGATCGAGGCCGAGGTGGTGGCGCGCATCGACAAGATCATCGAGGATGTCGAGAAGACGTACGAGGCGAGCAAGGCCCTCGACAAGAAGTCGTTCGCGATCAAGCACAAGGACGGCTACCCGTACTTCGGCCTCCTGATGAAGCGCTACTCGGGCCAGGAGCCGGACTACAAGGGCTACTTCTTGAAGCACCACCTCGACGAGTACCCGCTCGAGCAGCTCAACCTGGTCCAGACGAACGCGGAGGCCGAGTGATTCACTTCCTCTTTCCTTGCGACCCGCTCGGCAGGAAGAAACCCGACGAGCTCGTCGCGGATCAGCATGCGCTCGCCCTCAGCATGGGCTTCTCAGCGTCGCTCTTCGACCTCGACGAGCTTCAGCGCTCGTACACCTTCAAGGGAATCGGCAAGATCCCCGAGGAGGCGACCGTCGTCTATCGGGGATGGATGCTTACGGTGCCGCAGTACGGACAGCTCGTTGACGCGATCCTCTCACGCGGCGCCACACCGCTCACTCAGGTCGACGAGTACGCCCGCACTCACTGGATCTACGGGTGGTACCACAACCCGGTGATCCAGCAGTACACCACCGAGTCGCGGTTTTACAACCTCAACGATGACCACGCCGCCGAGTTCGCCAAGCTCGGCTGGGGCGAGATCTTCATCAAGGACTACGTCAAGTCCCTCAAGACGGCTCCAGGCTCGATCGCCGACTCTCCAGAGAAGGTGACGGAGATCATCAGGGCGATGCGCCAGTACCGCGAGCTCGAGGGAGGAATTACCTTTCGACGCGCCGAAGAGTATGTTGCTGGTAGCGAGCGTCGCTACTTCATCTTGAACGGGACGCTGTTTTCGCTCGGTGACGTGCCTGTGCCGATGTTTGTCTACGACATCATTCCCGAGGTCCGCAGCAAGTTCTTCTCGCTCGACGTCGCTCAGCGCGTCGACGGCGGCTGGCGCCTCATCGAGCTCGGCGACGGACAGGTTTCGGACATCGTCAACGGGTGGACCGCCGACATCTTCATGAGGATCTGGGCATGAGCTCGAAGCTGATGGCTCAGGTGAGAGGATTCATCAAGCGTCCGGTGACGCACGACCAGCTCACCGGCTACGACGAGTTCAACCAGTTCATGATCGGCGTTCTCAGCGAGGACGGAGAGTTGGTGGCATGGCGCATGGGCGCCAATCTGGTCGGACAAAAGTGTCCGCTCTGCGGCCAGCGGTGGGTCAACTCGTCGGAGTCTCTCGACGACCAGGTCTATGATCGCGAGACCCGACAGCACGTGCACCGGGGATGCATGGGACGACTTCGCAACTTCACGGAGCGAGAGCGCGTCATCGATTGGCTGTCCCTCGCGTGGATGTTCTTCGAGGTGCCAAGCCGCGGTGACAGATCCTCCGAGGGCTACGTCGATTACGACCTGAGAGAGGTTCCGAATCGGTACTGGCCACCGCACGCTCGCTATGACGACGTGCGGGTGTCCTGGTTTGAGATCATCCCGATCACCGAGCCGATGAGTCCTCGCCTCAACTCTCGCGGCGAGCAGATCAAGCTTGAGATCCGGCGGCGCAAGCGAGTCTGGGAGCTCTGCTTCATCGGCCTCGAGAAGGAACAGGTGAAGAAGCTCTCCTCCGCGTTCAAGGATGTCCCTGACACCCAGCAAGAGGGAGCCTTCTACTACGTGATCCACGCTTGGACCCAAGCACAAGCCATCAGCTACCTGCGCACCTACCGAGAGGTCGTCTTCGGAGCAATCCCTCCGCGAGGCGCACAAGTTACTCTCGAGCGCATGAGGGAGAAGCACCTCGGATGAGCAAGATCTGCCCGGTCATCCACTTTCACGACGATCGTCACGCCCTCCAGGAGGCCGCCAAGATCGCGGCCGCTGGCTGCTACGGCACGTTTCTAATCTCCCACGCGAACCAGGACATCAAGCTTCTCAAGGCTGCCGTCAAGGTCAAGCGCGCTCACCCGAAGTTGAAGGTCGGCGTCAACCTGCTCTCGGTGCCAGAGAACATCGCCTACGTTCAGATGCTCAGCCACGAGCTCGACATGCTCTGGTTCGACCAGCAGCTCTCGTCGGCGGGACCGACCGCGGAGCAGCAAGAGCTCGCCAACTCGCGAGAGTACTTCGGTGGCTTCGTCTTCGCCGCGACCGCCTTCAAGTATCAAGCCCCAGAGAGCGATCCCGAGAAGGCGGCCGAGAACGCGGTCAAGCTCGGCTTCATCCCGACCACTAGCGGTCCGGGGACAGGAAAGCCGCCCACCTTCGAGAAGATCGCTCGGATGAGCTCGGCCGCCGGCGGGAGGCTCGCCGTCGCGAGCGGGATGACCGCCGAGAACGTCGGGACGTTCAAGCCGCTCCTCGAGTTCATCCTTGTCGCATCGAGCCTCTACCAACGACCTGACGTGATCGAGGAGAGCTTGCTCCAGGCCTTCGTTCAGGCGGCGACGTGAGAGCGCTCAAGGACGTCACGAAGGTGCGCTGGCAGGTGATCGACGGCTCGATCTACACCGAGGAGAAGTTTCACGTCTTGCTCGAGCACCGTAAGGACATCGAAGCGTACGGGGCCGTTGCCTTTAACGTCGGCTACAAGGTCGGCCGCAGGATCGTCGAGCTTCACAACGCGACGCTGGAGGGAGCGTGAGATTAATCAAGAGCGAGTTTCAAGCTTGGCTCGAGAACAAGGCGAAGCGCAATCCCTACGAGCTGTTCGCGAAGGCGAACAATTGCGCGATGTGTCCCATCGCGGTTTATCTCACGAGAAAGTTTCGCGTACAGCGAGTGAGAGTAGGAGGTAGTGGGGTAAACTGGGGCTTCGGATCTCGTCCTTACAAGACGACGATGGCGTTACCGCCGTGGGCGCGCGAGTTCATCAGGACCATCGATAAAAAGATGGGAAGCGAGATGATCACCGTGAAACATGCCCTCGAGATCGCCAGATTAATGCAATAAGCTCTCACTTTCGTGTTCTTTGCTCGAGTTTTGTGATAAAATTACCTTCATGATTCCGGAAAATGCGAAGCTCATCGAGTTCGAAGACGTCGAGCAAGATGAGGGGCGATTCGTCAAGCAAGCTTCCAACGGCGATCTGATGACGATCGAGGAGTTCGTTGAGGCCTGCCAAGCAGGCGGTTTCATCGATTATGACGGAATGGGCGACTGGGCAACAGCTACACATGTCGTCTACAGCGACATCACAAACTGGATCAAACCCTCCAAGATTCTCTCTGGAGAGCAATTTGCCCCCGAGTGGGCGACCCACGTCCTCTGGTACAACCGGTGAAGCCCTCCTTCCTCGTTACGATGCTCATGCTCCTCTGCGGCTGCCGTCGCTCGGAATCATGGCGGTGTGCACCGCTCTCTACCTGGCTCCGTTCCGCGGTGATGACGCCCTTTACATCGCGTTTGGACTCATGGGCGCGGCTTACCTGAGCTTCGCGGTGTTCTTCTACAAGTTCGGCTTCAGCGACGGAGAGCGCTCGGCTACACCGCCCTCTCCCCGCAAGCGCCGCCCCGAATTGAGATTGATCTCTTCCTATAAATAGATTGTGCACCTAGAACTTAGGGCATCCATCATAATCGCGATAAGAGGAAATCATGGTCGTCCAACTCGATAAAGAAGCCGCAAAAAAGCTCGCCGCACAATACGCACAGCTCGACACCGCAAAGTTCGTCTGCACTGACCCCGAGAACAACAATAACAAGGTCTGGGAGTTCGTCAAGGACCCCGCCGGCATCATCGTCAAGTACGGCCGCGTCGGCCGTGACACGCTGAACGTCGAGCCCCCGAAGCAACTCAACCTCGCCGGCAAGATCGCCGAGAAGCTCCTCAAGGGCTACGAGATCGTCAACGTCATCGCTGAGCGCCAACCGACCGGGCCCACCGGTCCGGTCAAGAGCCAGGTCGTCCTGGTCGAGGCGGCCAAGTCACAGCTCGTCAAGGCCGCTGACCCTGTTCTCCATGACCTCGTCGAGCGGCTCGTCAAGGCGAACAAGCATGAGCTGATCGCCTCGTCCGGTGGCATGATCGACATCGACCTGAAGACGGGCGTGATCTCGTCGGCCGTCGGCGTGATCGGCAAGGTTTCGATCATCGACGCTCGCACGATCCTCCAGGACCTCGCGGTCTACGTCCAGCGCGGTGACTTCGACAACCCTGCCTTCATGAACAAGCTGGGCGCCTATCTCCGCAAGGTGCCGCAAAAGGTCGGCCACTCGCGCGGCTGGCACCGCGCCTTCATCCCCGACATGAACGCCCTCCAGCGCCAGAACACGATGCTGGACCAGATGGAAGCTTCGGCCGACCTCGCCGAGTCTAGGGCGAAGAGCGCGATCGCGGCCGACAAGTCGATCGCCGACATGCCGAACGTCTTCGACTCCGAGATCAAGGTCCTCACGGACGGCAAGATGATCGATCGCATCATCAAGATGTTCCGCGAGAGCGCGAACAACATCCACGAGTCGCGTCACCTCAAGCCGGTGCGCTTCTTCGAGGTCGACCTGCCGGGCGCCTCCAAGGCGTTCGAGAATGACCCGGTCGCCCAGGCGGCGAAGAACAACTGGACCCTCTGGCACGGCACGCGCGTCTTCAACGTGCTGTCGATCCTGAAGTCGGGCCTGATCATTCCGCGCAGCGGCGGCTCGATCAACATCACCGGCCGCATGTTCGGCGACGGCCTCTACTTCAGCGACCAGTCGACCAAATCCCTCAACTACAGCTACGGCTACTGGGACGGCGGCCGCCGCGACTCCAACTGCTTCATGTTCCTCTTCGACGTCGCGATGGGCAACTACTACACGCCCAGCAACCCGACTGGCCGGCTGCCCAGCGGCTACGACTCGATGTACGCTCAAGCCAAAAAGTCGGGCGTGATGAATAACGAGATGATCGTCTACCGCCTGTCGCAAGCGCGGCCGCGCTACCTCATCGAGTTCGACTCGAAGTAATTCCACTTTTCTCACGGGAGATACCCATGAACCTCAGCACCCAGAAGTCCAAGAGAGCACGTCCCTTCATCGTTCGCGGCTTCGACGTCGCGACCTCGGCGTTCGGCCCGGAGGGTCAGATGGACAATCAGCCGGACTTCACCGAGCTTGTCGTCCCCAACGCGACCGACGCGATCGTCGCTCTGCTCACCGACAAGCGCTTGAAGCGCATGTCGGCCAACGTTCTCTTTGAGAACAAGGCGAACTATCGCTCGGTCGACGTTCCGAACATCCACTCGGCGGTGGCCGCTGTTCCGGAGCTGTCTGCGATCAAGCTCAAGGTGATCACGAACGCGTCCTCGGCTCACGATCTCGCCGATCTACGCGGCGAGATCGGCGACGTCATCAAGCGCTGGGCCGAGAAGTCGCGCGTCAAGGGCGTGCGCGGCTGGCGCTACAGCGCGGTCCAGGCGCCGAAGTACGCGAAGAACAAGGTGACGGGCAAGATCGAGATCCTCTTCGACGTCATCGTCGGCGCCGCGATCTTCTACAACACGGCGCGCGCCAAGATCGTCGCGCATGACCAGCCGACCCTGGCAGCCGACCTCGCCCACCTGCGCGATCACCTCGCCAAGACCCTCTCGACCGACTTCGAGTCGCTCGAGTACTCGCACGCCGAGCTCGGCAAGGGTTCGCTCCGCTAGTGATCGTCGAGCTTCTCGGGAGCCACCCGTGGCTGATGGTGACGATTCTCGTCGTCACCATCGGCTTCTTGACGGTCACGGCGCTGATCAGAGAAACTCGGCAGATCATGCTTGACGGCGTCACTCAATCGTTTGAGCTATTCATCTACTTCTTGCGAGACTGGAAGACCTGGGCGGTCGTTCTCCCTGTCACCGCGATCATGCTGCTCTTGAAGCATCTGGGAATCTTCTGACTCGGTAAAATTTCCTTTAGTTGACCGGGAGCTTAGAATGCTCTATCTTCGGAGCATTCAATGGTCAACTACTGTCAGGATGTACGCGACTTTCACGACAAGTTCGCGCTCGTAACCCCTCCTCACTTCACGAAGCTCGAGCAAGGTCTCTTCGAGTTTCGAGTCAAGTTCTTCCACGAGGAGCTTGAGGAGTACGTCGACGCGTACATGCGTCAAGATCTAGCGACAGCGATCGACTCGCTGATCGACCTGGTCTACATCACCTGCGGTTGTGCCCTCCTTCACGGAATCGACGTTCCCGAGTTCAACAAGCTCGTCGAGGCAGGGACGCCTGAGGAGATGCTCTTCTCGTCCCAAGAGGCCGACAAGTTTACCGGGCTCAAGCCCCACCTGCTCACCCCTGAGAATCACCAGATCTTTCACCGGGTGCTGCGGAAGAACATCGACGACTACATCCTAGCGTTCATCTCGAACCACGAGGTTGGGGTCAAGAACGCGCTCGTCTCCCTCTATCAAAATTGCCTGTACGGTGCTTACCGGATGGGTTTCACCCTCATCCAGTGGAATGAGCTGTGGACTGACGTGCAACGAGCTAACATGGCGAAGGAGCGAGTGCTTAACGCGGCGGACTCCAAGCGCGGCTCGACCTGGGACGTACGCAAGCCAGCTGGGTGGATTCCGCCGCGCACCGAGGAGCTCGTTCAGAAGTACCTGGGGGCGGCCTGATGGCGTCACTCTCGGAGCTCCTCGTCGAGATCGACGCGATGCGGCGAGACGTCTTTGGCGACCAGAGCCAGCCTCAAGCTGCGACTCCAGCCGAGGACAAGGCCGAGTTCGTTGCCACCGACGTGAATCCTGCCGTCACCATCGTGGGAAGCGCGACGCTGTCGCCGAGTCAGATCATCATCTACAACTACAGCGCAGCGGCCGGGGGCTCTGGCGGCTCGTCGGCCAACGGATCGATCATCACCGGGGCAGCGGGCGGAGGCTCATCTGGAGCTAGCGGTTCTACGAGCACGACCGCCAATCCAAGCTTGATCATCACTAGCACGAGCACCGGCGGACACTTGCAGGCTCAAGCAGCTCAATCAACGCAAAAATTAGATCGTCGCTACGGCAAGATCAGCTACGACCGAGGTGTGCTCGACCACAGTCCGGGGATGGTTCGACTTCTCTGGCAGCACGCGATTCCGATGAAGGTCGAGTATGACTACGCGAGCCTCAAGTTCGAAGCGACTGTTTACTCAGATCAGTTTGATCTCCTCAACGTCGGTGAAGACATCCCCGAGTATGAGGTCTTCTTTCACACCGGGGCGGTGACCCCATACCTTACCTTCAAGAGGCGTCCGTGAAACAATACGTAGACTTGCTCAACAAGATTCTCTCCGAGGGAGAGCGCCGCGAGGATCGTACCGGAGTCGGCACTCTCTCGATCTTCGGCGGCCAACTCTCCTTCGATCTTCGTCAGCGCTTTCCGCTCGTCACGATCAAGAAGACGCTGTGGAAGCATGCGTTCATCGAGATGCTCTGGTTTCTCCGCGGCGAGCCTAACATCAAGTACCTGCATGACCACGGCGTTCATATCTGGGATCAATGGGCGAAGCCAGACGGAAGTTTGGGTCCGGTTTACGGCGTGCAGTGGCGTCGTTGGCCGGGTGCAGCTTACGAGGCGTTCGGCGAGGACCGGTTCAAGCACCACTCGATCCTGACGCGTGAGCCTGGTCGCACGGTCGTCTTCGAGCCGCCGATCGACCAGATCAAGAACTTGATCGAGCGCATCAAGACGAGACCTCGTGATCGTCGCTTGATCGTGTCCGCGTGGAACCCGGCCTACGTCGAGAAGATGGGGCTGCCGCCCTGTCATCGTGACTTCCAGTGCTACGTCTCGAACGACGGTCACCTCGACCTGATGATGGCGATCCGGTCGTGGGACACTTGCCTGGGCGGCCCGTTCAACATCGCGCAGTACGCATTGCTCACTCATCTCCTCGCTCGAGCGACCAGCTTGAAGCCGCGGCATCTCAAGATCAACTACGGCGACGCCCACATCTATCTCAACCACGTCGAGAAGATGAGGGAGATCTTAAGCTCTCCTGACAGAGCACCGATCGACTGTCCGACCGGTCTAGACATCTTGACCGACAACACTGACATCGACGGCTACAAGCCCGAGGACTTCGACATCGTCGGATACAGATCTCATCCGTTCGTGAAGCTTGAGGTGGCGGTCTAAGCTAAAATTTGTGCCATGTGAGTTTACTTGTTCTTGGAAAGATGATATAACTTCCTAGAACTTGAGGAAAGCTCGCTGCCTTCACCAAAGTGCGAGCGCGAAAGGAGAAACAAGCTCACATGGCCGATGACAACTCTGGCTTCTTCGGTGGTTTGAAGTCACTCGGACGGGCCGCGGCCGGCGTGCTCGTCGAGCTTCCCGATGACAAGCAAGCGCCCAAGCCGGCGCCGACGAAGCCAGTCGCAACCGCCCCCGGAGGTACCGCTCCCGCCCGCGTCGCGGTCGGTTACGACCCGGAGATGTATGAAGCGCTTCAAAAGATGATCGCGAAGCGCGCCTCGGCTTACACCGATCTCCAGGAAAAGTCCAACCTCCTGGTCAACGTCATCCCCGACAAGTCAACGCGCATCAAGGCGGCCTTCGCCACGAGCCAACGCTCGTCGTCGGACATCGTCAAGGCGATCGACATCCACCTGATGGACCTCGTCGCAGAGGCGCGCAGGTTCACCGCCAAGACCGAGAGCGAGATCGCGGCCAAGTCGGGGACCTCTCGCACCGAAGCGACGAGGCTCAAGGCCGCCAACGAGACATCCCTGAAGCGCATCGAGCAGCTGCGCGGCGAGATCATGTCGCTCGAGAACCAGATCAGTGAGAGCGCGGCCAAGATCAACGAGCTCAGCGCCGAGGCCGACGCCGCCGAAGCCGAGATCCGCGCTGTCGCGGCTCGCTTCGAGCTGACCGTCGAGCACGTCAAGAGCGAGCTCGAGGGCGAGAAGGCGAGCCTCTCGGCTCTCCTCACCTAATCACCAACCCGGAGGCAAACCGATGCTACCCACGTCCGTCCCCAGCGACTTCAAGCCGAAGTCCTTCTGGAGCAAGCCAGAAGGCACCACCGGCATGATCGTCATCGCCCTCATCGCACTCGGCGTCGCGATGGGCTTCAACGTCATCTCGCCGATCTTCATCACGATGTTCAACAACCTCGCGGCGCTCTTCAACGCGGCGATCGCCGCGACGATCTCGGCCGTCGGCCTCGCGCTCCTGGCGCTCTTCGTCACCAACCGGAAGGTGTGGTTGCTGGTCAACTACGGCTTCAAGAGCGTGATGCGGTGGATCACCCAGTGGTTCGTCGAGATCGACCCGATCGGGATCATGAAGGGGTACATCTCGACCCTCAACGAGAAGCTCACCGAGCTCCGGGAGAGCAAGTCGGCCCTCAAGGGGCAGATCTCGATCGCCGAACAGAAGATCCAGAAAAACCAGGACGAGGCCGCAAAGGCTCTCAAGATGGTCGCGGCGGCTCGAGAGATGGGGCTCAAGGCCGAGGCGCGCGGCGACCAGGAGGCCGTCCTCTCCGCCAAGTCGCAGATGGGCATCAACAGCAACCAGCACGGCCGGCTGACCGCCCTCAACAAGCGGCTCGAGGGTGCGCTGTCGAAGATGCAGATGCTCTACAAGGCGCTGATCAAGTATGAGATCGCGTCGGCCAACGCGATCACCGAGATCAAGAACGAGGTGAGCGTCAGGGAGCAAGAGCGCGACATGATCAGGGCGTCGCACAAGGCGATGTCGAAGGCGATGGCGATTCTCCGCGGCTCAGGCGACGAGTACGAGCTGTTCGAGCAGGCGATGGAGTACACCGCCGCCGAGTACGGCAAGAAGCTCGGCGAGATCGAAGACTTCATGGACTCGACGCGCGGCGTCCTCGAGGGCATCGACCTGCAAAACGGCGTGTGGCAAGCCGAAGCGCTCGAGAAGCTGGCGAAGTTCGAGAACCAGACCGACTCGCTGCTGCTTGGCGGCGAGAAGCGTCTCCTCATCGAGCACCACGTCACCGAATCCCTGCCGACCCGGATCGCCGCCGACGAGGCGGTCTCCGTGAGCGGCGGAGACTACCAGGACCAGTTCTTCGGCTCTGGTAGAGCAAAGAAGTAACTCTTTCAAACCACCAACGGGAGCTTTAACCATGCAATTGAAAGCTGGAGGCAAAGCCCTGGTCGTGGCCGTCGTGGCAATCGCAGCCTACTTCGGCTACAACTATGCGGACCAACGCGGTTATTTCAACACCAAACCCACCGTCGCGTCGAGCGTGCCGACTCGCGTCGACCTGCCGTCAGGCAACCTCGGCGCCCCGGCCCCGAGCGCAGGAGCGCAGGTCACCCAGGTGGCGCTCGCGCCGGCCGGGAACAGCGACATCCGGGTGAAGTTCCTGACGATTCCCTGGAACGGGACGCTGGGCCTGATGTACGCGAACGGCGGCCCGTCAACGGCTCCGAACAGCCTGATGGCCAAGGCCGGGGTCAAGCTCGACGTGCAGCGCGAGGACGACTACGGCAAGATCACCGCCGAGCTGGTCGCCTTCGCCGAGGACGTCTCCAAGGGCGTCGCGGTGCCGAACCGAGGAGCGGCGTTCGCCGTCATCATGGGTGACGCCCTGCCCGGCTTCGCGTACGGCGCCCAGCAGGTGCTGAACAAGCTCGGCCAGGAGATCCAGGTGGTCGGCGCGATCGGCTTCTCCCGCGGCGAGGACAAGTGCATGCTGCCGGCGGCCGTCAAGGCCGACCCGCAAAAGGCGCGCGGCTCGCTGATCGGCGGCGTTCTCCGCGACGGCGACGTTCACATCTGCATGAAGTGGGCGGGTGACAACGGCATCCCGGTCAACCCGGACGAGAAGACGTATGACCCGAACGCGATGAACTTCGTCTCGGTCAGCGCCTTCACCGAGGCCGACGAGAAGTTGATCAACGGCTACTGCGAGAACCGACCCGAGGTGAACAACGGAAAGAAGACCGGCAAGACGGTCAAGGCCTGCCAGAACGGGACCGCGACCTGGACGCCGGGCGACGTCAACGTCGTCACCAAGTGCAACGAGAAGCGCCTCGCCTGCGCCGGCATCGCCTCCGTCGCGTCGACGAGGGAGTACGCGATGATGATGCCGTCGATCGTGATCGGGAACAAGCAGTGGATGGCGCAGAACTCCCGCTTCGTCGAGGGCATGCTCTCGGCAGCCTGGGAGGGCGGCGAGCTGGTCCGCTCGAACGACGTCGCGCTGACCCAGGCCGCCGAGACCGCCGCCAAGGTCTTCAAGGAGGAGGACGGCGCCTACTGGAAGACGTACTTCAAGGGCAAGGAGATGTACGGCGTTCAGCTGGGCGGATCGACCACGATCGGCCTCGCGGACAACGTCCACCTCTTCGGCGTCGGCGGCAAGGACGACATCTACAAGCGCGTCTACACCGTCTTCGGCGAGATGGACAACCGCTTCTACCCGTCCGAGCTGCCGCGCCTGGTGCCCTACAACCAGGTGGTGACCTCGAAGTACATCGAGAGCGTCGCCAGCAAGGTGACCCGAATGGCGAAGGCCGATCTGCCGGTCTACCGTGACGCGGCCCGCGGTGACGTCGTCGCCAAACGCGCCTGGACGATCGAATTCGACAGCGGCAAGGCGACCTTCAACGAGAGGGCAGCGACGGTGCTGGACGAGCTCCTCAACCAGGTAGCGGTCTCGGGGATGTCGGTCCAGATCAACGGACATACCGACAGCACCGGTGACCCGACCCGCAACCAATCGCTCTCGAAGGAGCGCGCGGACGCGGTGAAGAACTTCCTGATGACGAACTCGCGCGAGGCCTTCCCGGAGAGCCGGATCGCCACCCGCGGCTACGGCCAGGACATGCCGGTGGAGAGCAACGCGAGCGCCGCCGGGCGCTCGAGGAACCGTCGCGTCGAGGTTATCCTCCGCGCGAACTAAGACGTAAGCGAGCACGAGGGAGTTGGCTCGTAAGATCTTGGTTCGAACCCAAGGTGCTCGCCCAAACTAACGACGGAGGCGTCGAGTGGGATCGTTGAAGAGCTACGTAGTTCCGTTTGAGCCGGTCGGGTCACTCAAGATCCTAGCGATCGGGCAAGCGATCATCTTGCTCGTTCTCTGGTTCATCTCGCCGTACAAGCTCATCCCAAACCCGCTAGAGATCTTGCAAGCCTGGGAGATGCTAGCGACGACCCAGGGGATGCTCGTCGAGCTCTGGAAGAGCTCCGTCACGATCGCGTCGGCGATCTTCTACGCGTCGGCGATCACGCTCGGCCTGGGTGTGCTCTACACCGCGCCCGCCTTCAAGCCGATCATCAGGTGGATGACCTCGCTGAGATTTCTCGGCTTCGCGGGCATCACCTTCTTCTTCACCCTGTGGACGTCCGACGGCGCCGCGCTCAAGATCTGGCTCTTGACCTTCGGGATGACCGCCTTCTTGCTGACTAACATGCTCGCGATCATCGACAGCGTGACGCAGGAGGAGATCGACTACGCGAAGACCCTCGGGCTCTCGGGGTGGCGCGCCACCTTCGAGGTGGTCGTGCGTGGCCGCATGGATGAAGCGTTCGACCTGATCAGGCAAAACGCCGCGATCGGGTGGACTCTCCTCTCGATGGTGGAGGGGCTCGTCAGGTATGAGGGCGGGATCGGAGCGTTGCTGATGAACATGAGCAAGCACCTAAATCTCGACGCGATCTTTGCGATACAATTAACCATCTTGGTCTACGGAATTCTCCAGGACTACGCGCTGAGGTGGATTCGCAACATCATCTGCCCCTACGTCGCGTTGACGAGCGCTCGATGAAAGCCCGCCCTCGCGACAAGTTTGAGGTCATGGTGATCTTGGGGGTGGTCGTCGCGATCATCGTCGCGGCCGTGATTCTCGGGACCTTCAAGCATCATCCCTGGTTCATCGCCGCGCCAGACGACCACTTCGCCCCCATCTGCTATTACATCTTTGGGGCTGGACTTCTCAGCTGGGCGGCTCTGGCGACGGTCGACAAGAAGTATCACCCCGGTGAGCTTTTCGTTTGCGTGCTGTTTGGCTGGATCTACTGGCCGCTCGCGATCTGGTACACCGTTCGCATGTTTAACCTCAGGAGGCCGTGATGGATCTAAAGCAGCGTGACATCTTCACCGAGGTGCTCTCGTACCTCACGATCGAGCAGCTCTACTCTCTGCTCTCTTGCTTCGACCTCGAGAAGGGGTACGAGAAGAAGCCTGGTCAGATGACCGCGCAGGTCTTCAAGGCGACGATGATCAGCCGCGTCGCCTCCCACGTGATGGAGCTAGAGAAGGATCGAGCCGATCTTGAGGAGCTTCGGCGAGCGATCGCGAAGGTGATTCCGCATTCTGGCTTAACTGGACAACGTGCGGTGATCTGCAAGGGCAGCTCGAGGGCGTCGTGAGTCGCGACTTCTCTCTCGGCAGCCGCTTGCTTACCGTCGAGGGGCTAGGCCTCTCGTACGGACCCAAGGTGATCCTCCGAGACGTCAACCTCAAGGTCGACAACATCAAGCGGCCCGGGCTGACGCAGGGACAGGTCGTTGCGCTGCTCGGACCGTCGGGCGTCGGCAAGACTCAGCTCTTCAAGTGTCTGGCCGGGCTTCAGCGCTCGACGTCTGGCAAGATCAGCTACCGCGTGAACCCCGGCAGCGACAAGGCTGCGGCTACCTACAAGGAGCCCCAGGCCGGAGACGTCGGCGTCGTCTTTCAGAGCTACCCGCTTCTCAAGCACCGAACGATCTGGAGCAACCTAAAGCTAGCGGCTGGTCGCCACCAGAAGTCCGATGAGGACGTCGTCGAACTGATGGAGAAGTTCGGCCTGACCCACACCAAGAATCTCTACCCGTCTCAGATCTCAGGCGGGATGCGCCAGCGGGTCGCGATCATCCAGCAGGTGCTGTGCAGCAGCTTCTACATCTTGATGGACGAGCCCTTCTCGGGGCTCGACCCGATCAACAAGGAGATCGCGGCTAAGCTCGTGCTCCAGGTCTCCCAGCAGAACGAGTACAACACGATCATCGTCACCACCCACGACATCGAGCAAGCGGTCGCGATCGCCGACACGATCTGGGTCCTGGGGCGTGATCGTGACGACAAGGGCGACTTCGTTCCTGGCGCGTACCTCGTCAAGGAGTATGACCTGATCGCTCGAGGTCTCGCTTGGACGAGCGACGTTACCGCTCACCCCAACTTCTGGCCCACGGTCCGCGAGATCAAGGGTCTCTTCGGGAGCATCTGATGAGCTTATCTTTGCACGTGATGGGATTTGTGCCGCCTGACGAAAAGTGGAGAGAGATGAAGGAGGTCTGGGACGCTTGCAAGAAGGCAAATGTCGAAGTGCCTGAGAGCGTCTCAGAGTTCTTCGGTGGGCAAGATCCAGATCCGTCGGGCCTGGAGGTCGAGGTCCCTACACGTGACTACCACGGAGACTGGGAGTCGGGGTTCGAGGTCGACCTAGACAAGATTCCGGCCAACGTGAAAACCCTCAGGTTCATCGTCTCTTCATAGATGCAAAGTTACATCTACATTAATTGTTACAATCCACGGAGATCGCACTTGAACTTCACAGAACATTTCGGAGACAAGCGGCTGAAGAAGCTCATCGAGCACATGGAGAAGCTGCCGCCCGAGCGAGGCAAGCACTTCAACATGGCCTACTGGGCCACGATTCCTGGCCGAACCGTCACCTCGCGGCAGGCGAAGGCCGAGAAGATGGGTCTCGTCCCGGGCGACACGCTGTCGGAGTGCCACATCGGGCGCTGCGGAACGACCGCCTGCGCGGCTGGCCACGCCGCTGTGCTCCCTTACTTTCGGAAGCTCGGTCTCGAGCTGAAGCTGGAGGGTGACGGCAACGTCAGCCTGGAGTTCGACGAGCAGCTCAACCCCAGCCTCCAATGCTTTGTGGAGGACGATCCCTTCCGCAACCTCGGCATCATCTTCGGTGTCCCCAAGGACAACGCGCTGATCCTCTTCGGCGACGCCAACTTCGACATGACGCCGAGGGAGTGGGCGAGGCGAGCCCGCAAGTGTCTCAACCTCTGGAACAGGCAAGACAAGAGCGAAGACAGCTAATGAGAATCCTCGTCACCGGCGGTCCGGTCCACGCTCACCTCGACCCGGTCAAGATCATCACGAACCGGTTCAGAGGCGGATTGATGGCCGAACTCGCTGAGGAGCTGAGCTACCACGCCGAGGTCACCTATCTCACGGCGAAGGGAGCTGAGCTTCCGACCGGATCGGTCGACCTGCGGATCATCACCCACCGCGGCATCCACGACTATCTAGACCTGGTGACGAAGATGGCCAAGGACTTCGACGCCGTCGTGCTCGGCGCCGCCGTCGCTAACCTGATTCCGGCTGTCGAGATGACGACGAAGTTTCCGAGCCACAACTACAAGCCCGGAGACGTCATCCCGATCAACTTCACGATCGCTCCTCGGATCGTCGACGAGGTCAAGAAGGCGGCTCCGTGGACAAAGCTCTTCGCGTTCAAGCTGTTGACGAACGTTCAAGAGGAGGAGCTCATCTCTGCCGCGTACGGGATCGTCCTCGAGGCTAAGGCGACGGCCGTCTTTGCGAACGACACGAACGATCTCTCTCGGAAGCTGATCGTCACCCGCGAGCGCGGGGTGCTAGATCGCAAGGCCGGTGACCTCAAGAAGTTCATCCTCGAGTGCGCCGCCGACAAGTACTACACGACGACGGTCGATCAAGAGGCACCCCGCTCAACGGCAAATCCGATCTGGGCGTTGATGTTCAAGCGATTCGAGAGCGAGGTGCGCTCTCACGAGAAGATGTTCGAGACGACTCCTGAGGGCTACGTCTTCGGCACGATCGCGGTGCGTGGAATCAACGGCAGCTTTCTGACCACCGGGCGCGGCAAGAATGAGCTCGATGACCGGGTCTACGTGAAGGTCGTCGATCACACGTTTCGTGAGGTGATCACCGAGGGGCGGAAAGCGACCCTCAACGCCCCGCTCCTCGACATGATCTTCAAGAAAACGACCTGTCAATCGATCATCCACTGGCACCGTCAAGTGCCTGGAGCACCCACTCTTCCCTACGCCCCAGCGGGCACCGTGCGCGATGCCGAGCGAGTGATTCCTCAAGAAGACATCTTCAACATCGAGGGCCACGGCGCCTTCCTGATCAAGTACTGATGCGTTACCCCATCCACGAGGTCTACGAGCAGCTCTACCAGCGCTTCTTCAAGCGGACGCCGGCCGAGCTGCTAGAGGGCGTTGTGCTAGAAGGTAAGCACGTGCTTGACCTCTGCGGCGGAGGCGGGCGCCTCTCCCTGCACGCGATCAACGCGGGAGCCGCGCGGGTGTCCTACGTCGACGACGAGCCCGACATGCTCACCGCCGAGGCACGGACCGCGCTCTGGGCATGCAACCGCGCCAACCGCATCTTCCACGACCAGGTAGAGCACGTCTTGCGTCGGTGGTGGGTGCACGACGTGCCGTACGACGTCGTCGCGTGCCAACAGGGGATCAACTATTGGCTGACTCCCGAGACCGCGCGGGACGTGTACGCGGTGCTCGCGCCCGGGGGCGTCTTCGCCTTCAACACGTTCAACGTCGCGCCGCCGCGTGCTCCGAAGGTGCGTGAATACACGCTCGACGGTCACAACTTCGTGGAGGTATCCTACCTCGTCGGCGACACGGTATACCACGTGCAAGCTCGTGACGGCCTGCCGCCGCACGTCACCCATTTTAAGTGGATCAGTCCAGAGAATCTCTACGCCCTCTTACTAGAGGCAGGCTTCAAGACGGCGCTTTGCGGCGGTTCGGTGGGTACCGGGCTTTGGCAGGCGTTCAAGTGAGCATTTACGGCACGCGAAATCCGATCAAGCTGTTGTGGCGAATGTTCCTGACCCGTCTCTGGCGGCGAAGCTTGCGCCAGGCCGCAAAAAGAGATCAAGAGTGAGTTTACTCTCTCGTTGAGGTATGTTCTAATCATTCCATGATAAGTGAGGCCACATGAAACTAAAACCCTTGCCGAAGTTCTTGCTCATCCTCGCGGTGGCGGGCGGCGCCGGATACGCTCTCAAGGAGCTTCACGAGCGCGGCGCGTTCAAGTCGACCACCGCCGTCGTGCAAGAAGCTGCCCAGCAACCAGCGGTCGTGCAAACGATCGAGGCGCCGAAGCCGCAGCCGGCGCCTGTCGCTCAGCCGGCCGCACCTGCGCCGGTCCAAGCTCCCCCTGCCGCGGACCCTCAACCCGTCAACCGTCCCAGCTCGGCTGGGATGAGCAAGCTCCTGGAGGCCAAGAAATGAAACGCATCCTCGTCATCTGCTCCTCGATGGCCCTCGCGACCGCCGCGCTGGCCCAACAGTCCACCATCGGCATCGCCTCGGGCCCGCCGACCGGCACCAACTACCCGATGGTCCAAGACATCGTTCGCGCCTGTAGCGGTCCGACCCTCTCGATCAAGAACGTCCAGACCGCCGGCGGCGAGGAGAACATCTACGCCGTGAAGAGCCGGCCTGACGTTCAGTTCGGCGTCGTTCCGATCGACACCGCGGTCTTCATGTCTGGCCAGGACAAGGCGACGATGGACAAGATCAAGATGGTCTTTCCCTTCTTCTCGACCGAGATCCACGTCGCTGTTCCCGAGAAGTCGCCGGCCAAGTCCGTCGCCGACCTCGCCGGAAAGCGCGTCGTCGAGGGCCCGCAAGGCTCGGCGACGTACGTCACCACCCAGGTGTTCAAGGAGCTGACCGGCGCGAAGTGGCAAGAGCTGACCGCGAGCCAGGTCGACGGCCTGAACGGGCTCAAGACCGGCAAGGCCGACGCGATGTTCGTCGTCGCCGGCGCACCGATCACGATGTTCAAGGATCCGACGCTCTCCGCGGGCATCCGACTCCTCCCGGTCCAGCACTCAGCGCTCGACAGCGTGAAGTACTACGTCCGCACGATGATTCCCGGCGGCACCTACCCGCAGATCAAGCAAGCGCTGCCCACCTACCGGGTCGACAACATGCTCGTCACCTTCGACTACCGGAGCTCTTACCACCGGGAGATCGCGGCGCTGACCAGCTGCATCACGCAGCGAATGGACTGGCTCCTGCAGTACGCCGGAAAGTCAGCCGGCGAGGGCGGCACCCATCCCAAGTGGAAGGACGTCGATCCGCTCAACATCGATCGCCTCAACTGGCCGGCTCACCCGATCGCCGTCGCGACGATCAAGCGTGAGCTGAACCGCGCCAAGAAGTAATCTCACCTCTAAACAACAAGGAAACTGTTCATGCTGCTCTTTCTAGGGGAAATGCTGTTCCTGATCTTGGCCCTCGTGCTGTTCGTTCCGGCCACGATCCTCTCGGACCGCAAGTACTTCGGTTGGTCATTCTGCCTCACCGTCGCCGCCGGCGCTGCGCTCGCCTGGAACTACTGGCCTGGCTTCGTCACCTGGTTCCAGACCAAGGGGCTGGTCTGGGGGATCGCTGAGGCGATGATCTGGTACATCTTCCTCGGGGTCATCACCGCCGCGGTCTACCTCATCTCCTACACGTGGAAGGTGCGCGACAACTACGACGCGCGGCTCGCCAAGGTGAACCGAGCGACCGCCGAGAAGAACCTCGCCGAGATGGTCTGCACCAAGACCGGCGAGGGCGAGACCGAGGACCTTCGCTACGGCCTCAAGAAGGGGGAAGCTCTCGACTCGGAGCTGCTCAAGGCCTTCATCAAGTTCACGGCGGTCTTCGGGCAGCGAGCCGAGGAGGGAGCATTTAGGCCAGGGCGCCGCCACGCCGCGACAGCAACCACCTACACCGACGTCGGCCTGCGCGAGCTTCTCAGCGACTACTGCAACGACTTGAACCTCCCGGAGTCGTTCGACTTCAAGGACCTCAAGGTCACGAACGACGCTGACGGCGTCGCGATCCTCACGGAGAAGATCAACTCGATCATCCCGCCGAAGTTCAAGATGTGCAAGTACTTCGTGGTTTGGGCCGCGATCGAGTGGCCGGCGACCCTCGCCTGGCTCCTCTTCTCCCGGATCATCCGCCAGGTCATCGACCGCGTGGTCTCGATGTTCGGCGGCACGTTCGACCGCTTGTCGGCCTACGCCTTCGGCAAGATTGAGTAACCCGACCCGCCTCCTCGGGTTACTCAGCGGGGACCGAGAGCGATCTCGGTCCCCGTTTCTTTTGGATTTACTTTCGCGTAACTTCGTGATAAAATCTCTCAATAGTTCACGGAGGCGTGAATGTCTCGGCAGTTCCAGCTGCTCTCGTTTCGCACCGATCATGCCCAGTGTGCTTGCGGCTCGCGCCGCGAGACCTCGACGCTAGTCTGGTTCGGAAAGATCGTCCCTACCCTCGCCGAGGCGTGGGAGCACATGACGACAGACGCAGAGGGGCGGCGCTTCATCTTCGGTTACCGCGTCGAGTTTCGCGTCTCGCGCGACGGCGGCCAGACCTGGAGCGGCAACCTCTTCCAACAGCAAAACATCCCGGTCTACGACTCGCCGTGAAAACTAGCACCCTCAAGGTCGAGACGACCTTCAAGAAGATCGGCTCGGATCAAACCGTCGTCGGCAAGCCGGGCGATCAGGTGCAATACGAGCGCTCCCCGGTCGACATGTCGATCGTCATCTGGCTCGGAAAATTCTCACGGCGCGGCGCGTGGTACACGAAGGTAGAGCCCACCAAGATCCATGAGGTGATCGCTTGAAGCCACGTTACAAGCTGCTCTACAGCTATCGATGGGGCCGCGGTGAGTGGTGGACCCCGAGGCTGAAGCTGGTGGTTCGGTGACTCCGACCGTCGCGATGTGGGTGGTCCTGGTGCCGACCGAGATCCGACGCCCGGTGGGCAAGCGTCAGCACTACTCCGTGCGGTATCATCGCACGTGGGACGCGAAGGTGCGTGAGATCACCGGGGGCTTGACGATCATGTCACCCGCGAGGGGGCAGTGGGTCGCTCCGAACGGTGAGCTCTTCAAGGAGCGGATGATTCCGGTGCAGGTCATGGCGACGCGAGAGCAGATCGATCAGATCGTCGACCTCACCCTCAAGCACTACGACCAGCTCGCCGTTCTCTGCTACAAGCTGAGCAGCGAGGTCATCATGCGCTACGCGTCGGAGGCCAAATGATCGTTTGGGTTGAAGACAGGAAATTTTCGGGGGTCTACAACGCGGAAAACCTTCCGCAGTGGAATCTTCACGGCCAACTCAAGATCAACTGGAACCTCTGGATCGAGACTCGCCCAGTCTATTGTGACCGTGGACGTTATCTCGCCAAGACAGACGCCCCGCTCGACGCGCAAGAGGGATTTCCGCGCTATTACTTCGACCTGGAGATCGCCAAGCGTGAGCTTCAAGCGTGGATTGACGCTCGAAAGGAGTTAAGGTGAGAGAGTGGCCCTGGAAGAAGAAAGGTTTTATCGGCTTCAAGTACATCCCTCATGACCGCGGAGACGTCTTCAACAAGCTTCACGAGATCATGCTCAAGGGTTGCTATCAAGACTCGATGAATGGCTACTCTCAAGAGTTCGCGAGCTTGGCCGACCTGACGAACCAGTATCAACAGCTCAAGCTGCTCGGGATTCTGGACGAGGGCGACATGGAGGAGCGGGCGGCCTACGTTGTCTGGTACGCCAACGGGCCGGGACGGGTCTACGTGCGCGACTTCGACTGGGGAAAGCGCGGATGAGCTGGCCGATCGATGAGGGGCGCTCGGAGGAAGATTGATCGACCACGACCTCGTCAAGCGAGTGCGCACGGCGTTCGGAGATGAGTGTACCGTCGCTCTGTTCGGGTCGCGCGTCTACGGCACCGACGATCGCTTCTCGGATCATGACTTCATGATCCTCTACAAGGGCTCTCGTAACTTCGGCAAGAGCTTGAACAAGCGAGCCGCGCAGCTCAACCAGCGCACGATCAACCTCCATGTCTACGCCGCGGCTCAGTTTCAAGCTGCTCTCTACTCGCATGAGCCGATCGCGGTCGAGCTCTGGATGCTCCCGAGCGAGTTCGTTCTCCAGGGACCGCACCCGGACAAGATCTGCTGGTGGCAGATCGACCACGGAGGGGCAGGAAATTTTCACAAGTTTCATCACGCGTTCACGAAGAACGTCCAGAGCACGTGGAAGAAGGCTGAGAAGCGATTCTGGATCGATCGCCGTAGCTCGTTGAAGTGCGTCTTTCACGCGCTACGCACTCTCGAGTTTGGGGTTCAGATCGCAAAGCAAGGACGGATCACCAACTGGCGGCGCATGAATCACGTGCTAGCCGCTGTTCACCAACCCCCGTGCGTGGAGTGGAGTCAAGTCGGCGCACGCTTTCATGGCCAACTGCAAGAGCTCACTCAGGAGTTTAACCAATCATGCCGTTCTCTGTCCTCAAGCCGCCGTTAGTCCTCTCGGAGGACGACAAGAACGCTCTCGCGCGCTCGACGAACCAGGAGCTCAGCGCGAAGTTTCAGAGGGATCTCAGCATCGATCGCCAGATCAACGTGATCCTGCGCAAGCTCGTCGACAAGGTCGAAGCAAAGGTGCTAGAGCGCCAACGAGACAAAGAGAAGAGCCCCGAGACTCCAAAGGCTCCCTGATTTACTTCACGACGATTAGATGATATAGTGCACGATATGAAGACTCTCGCCGAGGAAAAGATTCTCACCGTCTTCGACTGGAGAGATCCGTCGACTCTCCCAAGCGCGGCCGGGCTCTACGAGCGCCGAACGAAGCTGGGAGTCACCGTCGATTATTGGGACGGTGAGGCGTGGTATCGCGCTGGCAAGACGAGCGAGCCCCTCATCAAGTGCGCCAACCAACACATCTTTCCTTGGCGCCGATATCTCGTAGCTAAGAACGCGCTGTATCGTCCGCTCGAGGGGATCATCATCCGGCGGTGAGATACGGGCGCGAGTACCTCGTCGGGTTTCTCCTGAGATGCGTCGTCTGGGTGTTGATGCACGTCGTCTATCGTCTTACCAAGGTTGGAGTTGAGAACATCCCGAAGCGTGGCCCGGGGGTCATCGTTTGCAACCACGTCTCGTTTCTCGATGCTCTCGTGATCACGGCCGCTTGTCCGCGTCCGATCCGCTGGGTGATGGACCATCGCATCTACCGCACCCCAGTGATGAGCTGGCTCTTCAAGCTGTTGCGTGCGATCCCGATCGCGCCTGAGCGCGAGGACCGAGAGACCCTAGAGAGAGCTTACGACCGCATCGCTAGAGCCTTGGACAAGGGAGAGCTAGTCGGGATCTTCCCAGAGGGGCGCTTGACCAACACCGGTGACATCCTCGAGTTTCGTGGCGGGGTGATGAGAATTCTCGAGCGCTACCCGGTCTACGTCGTGCCGATGGCGCTCTCGGGTCTGTGGCGCAGCCTGTTCGCGCGCAATCCCGAGAAGTACCGGTGGTGGACGCGAATCTGGCCGCGCGTGCGCGTAGTTGTCGGCGAGCCTGTCCCGCCTCTCGGAGTGACGCCTCAGATGTTACACACGATCGTCGCTGGATTGAGAGGGGCTTGGAGATGAGTGGTGAGAACGCTCTCCGTAGCGCGTTAGGAATTCCGAACTAGCTCTTCAAAAAGTAGTTTACCTTTGAAAAGAGCTGTGATATATTCTTCCTCGCGGTGGCTATTGGTCGGGTTACTCCCACACATGCCAGCGGCGACGCCCCTCGGGGCTAGCCGCTACCAATCACTTGGTCAGATCTCCATCGCTTTAGCGTCGCCCGGTGATCGAGGGTTCGACTCCCTCGCGGCGCTCCTGCAACGGCTATAGGTCGGGTTACTCCCATCCTTCATGCGAACACTTGGCCTAATCTTCCGTTGCAAACAATTCTCCACGGAGGCACCGTGACACAGCTCTCGAAGAACATCGTCGCCCTGTCCAAGGGCCTGGTCGTGATCCCGCGGGGATCTGGCCTCAAGATGCAGTTGCGCGAGGACGTATACGCGGCCTCCCTCCAAGCGTCGCTGATGCAGCTCGGCTACATGCTGAGCCGCGAGGCGTACGCCCTCGCCCTCTCGGCGCCGGCCGAGTGGGTCAAGGAGTTCTACGACGAGGCGATCCCGTACCTCAAGGAGGCGGTCGGGGCGAAGCGCGACTACCGTGCGATGTATCGCAACTTCCCCCAGCAGGTCATGGACCTGTCACACGTCGATCTGTTCATCAACGCGATCACTCACTATTGGTCAAACGGCCAGTGGGAGCCGCCGCACGAGCTAGCTGAGCGCGGCGTCAAGTTCGAGAGCACCGAGTTCAAGCTGCTGAAGCCGATCGACGAGGCCGGTTTTCTCAACCTCTTCACCCAGATGGTGGCGATCGGCCAAGCGCTCACTCCTCAAGACCGCAAGATCGTCGAGTGGTTCATCGACTCGGGGCTGAAGCTCACCCTGCCAGAGACGATCCCGTTCAAGGAGACCCTGTGCCTGCTCGCTGCGAAGGGTCTCAACGTTCCGGTGAAGACTCCGACCGACGTGCTCCGCATCGCGGTTCACCTGTCTGGCGGTGACATCTCGCTGCCGGGCATCCCGTCGGCGAAGGTGAAGGCGCCGACCGGTGGCCGCTACTCCTCCGCTCGCTATTGGGAGACCTACTATCGAGAGAGCGCCGAGAGAGCCGCGGCCGCCGCGCGCGAAGCGTTCAAGTTCAGGAAGTTCAAGCGACCGCAGCGACGCCTGCTGCTCGAGATGCTTGACCGCGTCGCCGACGTCGCCGAGATGCAACGCTACCTCGGCCGCTGGCTCCGTCTGGGTGAGATCCTCCACCCGGGCGAGTTTGCCGGAAAGTTCCCACGCGCCCACGCGGCGTTCAAGACCCTTCGTAACCAGGAGGGACCAGACACTCGAGTCCGCACGTTCGACGCGCAGGTCAACCTCGCTTTCGCCGCGAGCGCGAGGGCTGGTTTGAAGGTTTTGACGACCCGGCCGGGCGAGTTCGCTCGCCGCCTGGATTGGCTGCTCCGCACCCATGACGCCGAAGCGGTCATGGACGTTTTCACCGAGATCGCGCCGCGAATCAGCTCGAAGGTGCTGTTCGAGCTGTGGACTCACCTGGTCAATCGTGAGACTCCGGGCGCGGCGCGGACGGTCATGCTCAAGGGTCGCGGCGCGAAGTTTAAGACCCTTCCGACCCTCCCGGCGCTCCCGACCGACGTCGTGCAGCTCGCGACGCGGACGATCGCTAAGGCCCTCAAGGGCAAGATCAAGGACGCGAAGCTGCCGAGCCTGGGTAACGTTTGGATCGACCCGCAGCTGGCGACCCTGCCGCTGCCAGCGTCGATGCGTGACATGAACACCGGTCTCAAGACGTACGTTCGCGGCACCCGTCTGCCGTTCCGCGGGGACGCGAAGGTGGTTCGCGCGTTCGTGCACTGGTACGACGAGGACGGGACTCAAGACATCGACCTGAGCTTCTCGTTCCACGGCCACAGCCTGGAGGCGATGGGGCACGTCAGCTTCACGAACCTGCGCGAGGGGGCGTGGGCGGTGCACTCGGGCGACATCCGTCACCGGGTCGGCTCGTGCGCGGAGTACATCGATGTCAACATCGAGAAGGCTCGCCAGCGCGGCGTCCGCTACGTGATGGTGCACTGCTACAACTTCAACGGTCGTCCGATGCACACGGTGCCAGAGTGCCGCTTCGGGATGATGGAGCGCGAGCACCAGCGCTCGAACGAGATCTTCGAGGCGCGCACCGTGACCAACGCGATGCCCCTGATCAACCAGGGCACCACGGTCCTGGCGTGCATTCTCGATCTCCAGGAGCGCTGCATGATCTGGGCGGACATGGAGGCGGATCGCTACCTGGCGGTCGTTGAGAACACCGCGAGCAAGGCCGCGGAGGCGATCCGCAAGCTGGTGGGTCGTCCTGCGATCTCGGTCGCCGACCTGCTGCGCATGCACGCCGAGGTGCGCGGCGAGGTGGTGCAAGACGAGGCTCGCGCAGACACGAAGTTCAAGGCCGAGGACCTGACGACGGATTACGTCACGATCGCGGGGCTGATGTCCCTCGACGCGCCGGCCAAGAAGGCGCCGGCGTCTAAGCGAGTGAAGATCGCCGCGTAAGTAGTTTACTTTTCGCGCGATCTGTGATTAAATATCTTCTACCGTAGTGCGAATCCTGGGGTCCCGGGTGGGATCGCCAGCCATCGAGACGATTTTTCAACGAACCAAGTGGAGAACGTTATGAAGTCCTAGGTTTCCGAACAAAAGCACTGGACGTACTGCTTCCTCCGCGGTGATCTCCCGATCGCCCAGCAGGCGCTCCAAGCCGGACATGCTCTCCTCGAGCTCGGCATCAAGCACGGCCCGTCGCCCGACGGTCATCCCAGCATCATCTTCCTGGACACAAAGGACAAGCAAGAGCTCGAAGCTGCTCTCGACTTGACGCGCTCTCACGGGCTCAAGACGTACGAGTTCCACGAGCCGTACAAGAACTGGGGCCTCACGTCGTTCGCGACGCAACCGATTCCGGAAGATCAGCGTCACCTCTTCAAGCAGTTCAACCTCTGGAGGAAGTCATGAACCAGCAGCTCAAGGATAAGCTCGTCGAGTTTCTCGAGTACGCAGCTCAGCGAGAGGAGGACTCGGACCAAACCAGTGATCACTACGTCAAGTGGGCGCGAGAGCTCGCCGACGAGGTCAAGAGGGAGAAGCTCGATGCGTAAGGAGATGACCGAGCTGGAGCTCAAGTTCGGCTTTGAGCTCGCATGCGAGCTCAAGGAGATCGTGAAGGCGTACGCGAGAGAGCACAAGCCGGCTGACGTCTGGCATCGCCCCTTCGAGGGCGAGCCCTCACAGGTCGACTTTGACGGAGGGCTAGTCAACGTTAAGTTCAGCCGCTACATCATGGGCTGCAACGAGTACGAGCACCAGGAGTGCTCGTACGGCGTCGATGACATCATCGAGTGGTACTTCTGGGGGAGCCATGGGTGACTTCTCGCGTTGTCCTCACGACGACTTTCTAGGTTACTGCAAGCAGTGCAACCCTAACCTTTGCCAGGAGTGCTACATGCAACCGTGTGAGTGTGAAGTTCCGCCGTAGGTTTCCCTCGATCAGCTGATCGAGCAGATGAAGACGTGCGAGCAGGCCCGCGGCCTCTCGATCTACCAGCACGGCCTCGACGTGGCCAACCGCTATCGTGACCTCTACGAGTACCTCGAGACAGGAAAGACCGTCTACAAGTGGGACATTCCCGAGGAGTCACTTCTCGAGACTCCCGTTCTCTACCGGGTGGCCCTCCCGCCCAAGGACGTGCGCACGTACCACATCTTCCATGATTGCGGCAAGCCCTACTGTCTAACGATCGACGCTGATGGGAAGAAGCACTTTCCGAACCACGCCGCCGAATCGGCTCGGGTGTTCCGAGAGCTGTTTATCGAGAATCGGGAGTTCGACGCGACTAAGGACTCTGGATTGCTGCTCATGACCGAGCAGCTCATCAAGCTCGACATGTGGGCGCACACTTGTCGCGGCGAGGAGATCACCGAGTTTTGCAAGCATCCGCTGGCGCCGACGCTCCTCCTGACGGCTTGGGCCGAGATCCACGCGAACGCCGAGATGTTCGGTGGCTTCGAGTCCACCTCGTTCAAGATCAAGAGGAAACACCTGGCCAAGGTCACCAGGCGATTGCACGCTTACCTGTGCGAGCAATTAGAGCTACCGAAATAGGTAACCACCTACCTCAGAACGGAATGTCCTCAAGTTCAGGCTCCTCACGCCGAGGAGCCTGACGTTGCTTTCTCTTGTAGCTGGGACCAGAGGTAAACTCAGGAAAGTCATCAAGATCAAGCTCCGCGCGCATGAAGCGGTCATGTACTTGCTGCGGAGTTTCGCCGACCCAGACCGGGTCGATGATCACGATCGTGCCGTCATCTCGCATCATGAAGTTATCCTCCTTGATGTCAGGCGACCAATCGACGTGGAGGCTGATCTCCATGTACGCCTTGCAGAGCGACTTAAACCAAGGTACCCGGTCGAACAGCTCTCGCTGCTGGATCTTCATGACAGATCCGTCAGGCATGCGGTACTCGATCTTCGGAGCTTCACGATCTAGCTCATCTTTGCCGTGCTCCATGCGGTTGAGCAAGCTAGACGCGTTCTCGAGATAGTCCGCGATGAAGCGAGCGATCTCGGCGTGAAGCTCTTTGAGCTTCTCGACCTTGATTACCCATAGAAAGTCCTTGCCTGAGTCCTCGCGAGTGTGAAACTTGTGAAGCTTCAACGGCCGCTTGACAATTTTCGGGTAGTGCTTGCTAGGATGCTTGATGACGAAATCAATAAAGTCAAGATAGGCCGGATCGTTCTCGATGATCTTGATCACGTAAGGCCACCTGTCGTGAGTGAAGACCTGTCCATACTCTCCGCTCCCGACGAACTTGATCCCGAAGCGTCTCGCCATCTTGATGAGATCGCCCGTGCTCTTTCCGTGGAAGCGCTTGACGCCGATGAGCTCATTGAGAAGCATGACAATATTTAAGCGTGTCAGATCTTGTGTTATGATCACGAGGTGAAACTTTTCATAGACACGGAGTTCTCAGATTTTCTAGATCCCCATCTCATCTCGCTCGGAGCGGTGACCGAGGACCTCATGAACGAGTACTACGTTGAGATCAGCGACTACGATCGCCGGCTCTCATCGAGCTTCGTCAGAGAGGTCGTCGAGCCCCTCCTCGATCTCCCAAAGCACGGCAAGACGTACATGCAAGCCTCGCTCGAGTTCGGCCTCTGGCTGGGTGAGCTCGCTCAAGGATTGCCTGGGGACGAGAAGCTCTACGTCACGGTTGACTATGCGACCGACTGGGAGCTGATGCTCGACCTGCTTCAAACTGACCTGAGCCTCCTGCCCAAGGTTAACAAGGCGTTCACTCTGATCAACAATGATCTGCTCCATCGCGTCGTGATCCGGTGCAGTCAGCTCGCGGTGCCGAACATGAATCAGAAGTGCGAGGGTGCGGCCGAGGCCTTCGGCCAGGGCCTAATGAGCTACTTCGTCGAGAACAAGCTTCCGATCCACCACGCTCTCAACGATGCTAAGGCGAACGCTCACGGGTGGCGGAACGCGATGACGTGGATTGAGAAGAACGTGCACCCGATCTAGCGTAGTACGTCGACATTCATAAGAAGGATAAGATCGACCTCGTCACTAACATGATCAAGCATTGCAAGGTGCCACACGAGCTAGCGATCAAGATGCTAGAATACATGAACGCCCGACTCGGCTAGGTAAATAGCCTCATGAAGATTCTTGAAACCCTGCTTAGCGTCGTTGAAGCTAAGACCTCATCTGACGACTCAGACCTCGCCAAGAAGGTCAAGGCCGCGCTAGTCGGGAAGACCGTCAAGGCCTTCGGTGGCAAGCCAGGTCTCTACGCCAAGCACGACGGGCCAGTTAAGTTTGTGATCACGAACACGCGAACGATCACGTACGACCACGACAGCCTGGCTCACTTCGCCTCGCTGAACGTCTACCTCGCGCTTGAGGCTAAGAATCACATCTACAGGCTAGATTTCATCGGTGACCTGTACACCGACGAAGGCCTCGAGAACGAGATCCGCAAGCTCCTCAAGCCGATCAAGCTGATCACCAAGATCAGCTACTCCGAGTCGGGCATGCAAGGTAAGGACTTCGTTAACTTCGACCTGCGGCTCGTCGACTAGTTCTTCTGGACTACACGTCCGCAAAAGGTGTTTACTTTCTGACTGGACCGTGTTATGATGCTTCCATTGCGGCTTATAAATAGCCTCAAGCGATAGCGGAGTGGAGCAGCCCGGTAGCTCGTTGGCCTCATAAGCCAAAGGTCGTTGGTTCGAATCCAACCTCACGCAACCAGCTCAGCACCTTCCCCGAGGTGCAAAGCTAACTAGCGGTGGATCGCTAGCACAATCTGAAAAATCAGTCGTTTCTCCACCTAAGCACAAACGACCGTCGGACGCTGTAACCGACATTTTGCGGGTGTGGTACAATGGTAGCATGCAACCTTGCCAAGGTTGAGACGAGGGTTCGATTCCCTTCACCCGCTCCAGTAGGTAGTTGTAAAAGGTCGACCGCCCACATGGGGCGGCGGATTTGAAGGTACCTACGCAGTGCGGGTGTAGCTCAATGGTAGAGCAACTGCCTTCCAAGCAGAAGACGGGGGTCCGATTCCCCTCACCCGCTCCGAGGTTGTCGTCTAAGTGAAGACGCTGGGGCCCCAAAATCTCCAGAAACGGTGGTTCAAACCCATCCGACCTCGCCGATGCTGGAGTTCAAACGCGAAGCCGGTTTCCGGAGCTAGCTCAACCTGAACTCGCAGCAGAAGCATCACAGGGTTGGGGGTTTCGCGGACCTCTGTGTTTCAAGAGCTTTGCTGATGCGTCTGGGGAAGTAGCTCAGCTGGGAGAGCGCAACGTTCGCAACGTTGAGGTCGAGGGTTCGATCCCCTTCTTCTCCACCACGTTAGTCCCGTAACTAGTACTCGGGACAGTGATCGGTGAGACTCCGATCAAGTTGGGGCCTTAGCTCAGCTGGGAGAGCGTATGCATGGCATGCATAAGGTCAAGGGTTCGATCCCCTTAGGCTCCACCAATCGCGCACTGAGCGGAGACGCTTGGGGCGAAAGAGGGTTCAAAGCTGGTGCTGAGAAGTCGGGGTAAGAGCTAACGCCCAACCCGAGAACCTCAGGATGATGCTCGCTTTGATTGCGTTAGCACCAAGCGGAATTAGTTCAGTGGCTAGAACGAGAGCTTCCCAAGCTCAAGACGCGGGTCCGATTCCCGCATTCCGCTCCAGCGGGGTCGAGAAGTGGAGAACTAGGAAGAAATTCTGAGGTTCGCATCTCACTGGCCTCATAAGCCAGACAAGGCAGCGTTCAAATCCTGCCCCCGCAACCAGTAGAAGCCCGCAACGGGTCTACGCCAACCGGCTTTAAGAAGAAAGGCTGTTAGCCGGTCAGCCTCAAGGAGCAGTATGATGTACAACAACAAGCTCGCCGTGGCGATCCTCAATAACGGCCAGGTGTTGCGCGAACGCGGCGACACCGTCTACCTCCCCTTTGGTTCAGAGTACGCCATCCGCGTCAAGAACCTCAACACGACCAAGGCATCGGTCAAGGTTGAGATCGACGGCAAGGAGGCGACCGAGGGAGTAGCGCTCATCATCGACCCTAACGAGAGCTTCGACCTCGAGCGCTTCATCAAGAACGGCAACCTCAACCAGGGAAACCGCTTCAAGTTCATCCAGCGCACCGCGGCAGTCGCGAGGCATCGCGGCGTCAGCATCGACGACGGGCTGATCCGCGTCACGTTCCAGTTCGAGCGTCCCTACGTGCGCCCGAGCACGTGGCCATGGGTTGAACGTCGACGCAGCAGCTGGACTCTCGGCGGCACTCCCTACGGCAGGCGCTCCACCGACAACGGGAGAAGCTCTTGGACCGCAGGAGGTCTCGGATCAAGCGGGAGCTCTTACAGCGCTAGCGCCTCTAACTCCGTGCTTCGGTCGAAGTCATCAACTGTCTACGACGGTGACGCGCAGTGCTCGCTAGAACCAGATCCGGTCGGAGTCACAGCGGCTGGAAGCGTCTCTGACCAGCAGTTTCAAGTCGTCAGCTCTCTCAATCTCGATCCTCAAGAGCACGTCATGGTGCTCCGCTTGCTCGGAGAGTCCGCCGAGACGAAGATCAAGGTGACGAAGCCGCTGACGGTCAAGTCGAAGCCCAAGTGCTCCTCGTGCGGCTTGAAGTGCAAGTCGTCCTGGAGATCTTGTCCGCGATGCAGCACTAGCCTCGAGATCGTCTAGTGGGAAGCCGAAGCCAGCGGCGACGCGATCGCCTCGGAATCCGGGCGACCGGACACACTCCTGAGGGAAAGCAGGTCATGGGCGGGATGTTCAAGCTCGTCAACGAGCACGGCGTGCCGCTCTCGATCCTGCTCTTCAAGCTTGACGAGAGCGGTTGCGTTCTAGACTGGCAAGACTTCGTGCAAGACGCTCTAGAAGCAGGTTGGACGATCAAGGGTCTCACCTCACGGGTTGAGGAAGCTCTGATCGACAGCTCGTACAACAAGATCTCGCGTGACGAGATCTTGAGCAGGTTGAAGTTACTCGTCGTAAAGCTCTACGCCGAGACACAAGAAAGTGAAAAATTCCATGCCAAAGCGCATAAACATCAAGCCGGTCAAGAAGACCAAAACTCCTAAGCTCACTCGCATCCTCTTCGTTCTCGACGAGTCGACCTCGATGGGATCGGTTCGCAACGAGACGATCGCAGGTTTCAACACCTTCCTCGAGGAGCAAAAGAAGATCAAGGGGAAGGCGACGATGACCCTAGTCAAGTTCAGCTCGGCCCCAAAGATGGTCTTCTCGAACGTTCCGATCGAGCACGTCCAACCGCTCGATCACACGACGTTCACCCCAAACGGATGGACGGCGCTCTACGACGCGGTCGGCGATGCGATCACGAGCTGCGGTGACCTCAAGCCGAAGGGCGTCAAGACGATCCTCGCGATCCTGACCGACGGCGAGGAGAACAAGAGCTATCGCTTCTCGTTCGAGCGCATCACGGCGATGCTCAAGGAGTGCCAGGGCAACCCGAGCGAGCCCTGCGCAGATGACTGGGAGGTGCTCTACCTCGGGTCACAGATGGGTGCGCGCCAAACCGCGATCGACATGGGCATCAAGCTCCAGAACGTCGCCGCGTTCGACGTCGGCGCCAAGGGCATGTCCGACGCGATCAAGACGATGTCGGCGACGGCCTCGTCCTACCGCGGAATCGACCAGAACATCGGTGGAGTCTTCTACGCCGCCGGCGCGGTAGACACCCAAGCGATGTACGAGACGATCAAGAAGGAGATCACGACCACAACCGTAACGACGAAGAAGGCCGACAAGTAACGAAAGCTTTCGGGGAGGCTCGCGAGCCTCCCCGAAGCCCGCGGTTTACCTCTCGCGTCTCTCATGATATAATTTCTCATGAGCAATTCCTACAACCTTCAATTTCAGAAGGATCGGACCTTTCTCAAGGCCTACATGTTGGGGAGAGGATACTCCCTCGGGCTCAAGGCTCTCGGCTTCTCAGAGCGACACCACACCGGACTCAGGAAGGACAAGCAGACCCCGGAGTTTCATCACCAGGTTCAGATCGCTCTCTCGGTTCTCGATCTCAAGGGGCTCATCAACGAGGAGCTCGCGATCGTCATCGCTCTCCTCCATGACGTTCAGGAGGATCACCGCGTTCCGACCGAGGCGATCCGCCGCGAGTTTGGCGACGATGTCGCCTCCGTCAACTGGAAGATGACCAAGAAGTTTGTCGAGACCGACGGCACGCTCACGGTCAAGGACAGAGAAGCTTACATCATCGATCTCTCACTTGACGCGACTGGTTCGATCGTCAAGGGGCTTGACCGAGTCAACAATCTTCAGACGATGATCGGCGTCTTCACCGTCGAGAAGATGCAGAGCTACGCCGACGAGGCGGAGACGATCTTCCTCCCGATGCTGAAGAAGGCGTCGAAGCACTTCCCCGAACAACATCACGCGTATCAGGCCGTGCAGCAAACGATGAAGCGCCAGCTCAAGTGGATTCGCGCTTACATCGACTTGCACCAGCGCCTCGAAGCTCACATCGATCATGTCGAGATGGAGCACGAGGCAACGATCGTAGAGCGAAACGCGGCGCTAAAGACGAACGCTGATTTGCGTCACTTCACAGAAACTCTTCAAGAGAAAAATCGAGGACTCGCAGAGATTGCCGCCAAAGGGGTGACGGAAATAAACCGCGCGCTGATTCGTGCCGTTGCTAAAGCGCTTCTCGAGAACCGCGTGACAGGTGACAAGCATGACAGCGTCTTACAGCGTCTTGCATGGCGTCATGCGCGAGCTGGGCATCTCCGAGCTCGAGATGATCCAATTTCGCGACGATAAGGTGAGCGGAGACATCAACCAGACCTAACTTTCCTATCTCCCAGCGGCGGCCAGGTTAAATAAGAGGGCCAACTAAAGCTCGGAGATGTGAATTGAAGCTAAACGAACTTAAGGCCGCGATGATCCAGCGGTTCTTTAAGAGCACCAACGGTCTAGGTGACGATCGTCTCGACGAGATCCTAGGGTCTCTAGGGACCGCGATCACAGAGGAGATCGACAGCTTCTTGACCGTTGGAAGCTCCGAGTCGCATGAGGCTAGCAAAGCCTTCAGTCGATTCATCTCGGGTGACCGGGCCTTCCTCACCGTCTGCGAGGAGGAGGGCCACAAGAACAAGATCTTCTTCGCGGCGCTCAGGTCAGGAAAGAAGATCTCCTACGTCGACCTGTCGGACGGTGAGATCAAGGTTGAGCTAGGTACCTTCGCGCAGATCAAGGAAGCTCTCAAGCAAGCTCAAGCGCTCAACGACGACATCTTCTTTGAGATCGCGGTCGAGGGATGAGGATCACCGAGGTTTACCGGCGCAAGACTACCCCCGAGGGGTGGATCGAGATCGGCGAGATCGGCCGGACGATCTTTGGTCAACAAAATCAGTACTTCGCTCGATACTTCGAGATGCCCGAGATCGTCAAGGACCTGCGGGTGAACGGCGACCCCGCCGACTATCACAGCTGGTCGATCCACCCCGACGACAAGGACAAGTTCGTTGAGCGCGTGAGAGAGCATTCAAAGAGCAAGGGACTAGCTGAAGCCGACACCCCACCTTCACCCAAGCCGGAAGATCCAGTCAAGCAGGAGATCAAAGCTGAGGTTACTAAGCGAACGGGGTCGGCGCGCACCAACTTTGCTCAAGAGTACCAGCGACGCTCCGCTCGCCAGGCAGAGATCAACGAGCTGAGCAAGCAAGGCACCTCCGAGCTCAACATCAAGGAGGCGATCATCAAGATCGCCGAGGACGATAACAAGGCCTACCCCCAGTTTCACGGCAAGTGGAAGGGCAAGGACTGGCGCGTGATGCGGTGCAACCACCGCGTCAAGACGAAGGGTTACCCAGCCGCCGAGAGGGGGGACCTCGTGCTAGCCAAGAAGGAGCCTGCGCAGGAGCACGAAAAGCACAAGGGCGACGAGCGTGTCACCTTCTACTCGATCCGGAACGCCGTTGACACGATCAGCATGAAGGCTAAGTCATTCGTGCCGCTCTCTACCGTGACAGAGAGTAAGACTGAGATCAAGAAGCTCTTTAAGAAGGGTGGCTTCTTAAAGTGGAACAACATCACGAACAAAGAAGCTCGCGAAGCAGGAATCGCACCTAACGACCTAGTACCTGCGACTTTGAATCAAACTTACGACAAGAAGATCTTGGGGCTTCGCATCGACGGACGGCCTTATCTTCTCAACGAGGGTCATCCCGGCTTCGACAGCTACTACACGGTGCGACGTGCAGGAGGCTATGAGGAGTACGAGGTCGCGAAGTTCTCGGACCGCAAGGAGCCTGAGTACGTCGAGTGGGTCAAGAAGAAGGACGACAAGAACTTTGAGTCATCCTCTCACAGCTTCCGCAAGATGGGGCAGCTTGACAAGTCGATCGTCATCGTCAAGCAGTTCATCGCGGACGGTGAGCCTGACCTCGTCTACTACACCGTCGAGGAGAAGCCAAAGCGTCACGCGGTGAAGCACAAGATGGGCGGCGAGGGCCCGCAGCCAGACATGTTCTCAGAGGGAAGGTTGGGAGATCTTCAGGCAGAGCTCACTAGACTGAAGGTACCTAGCTTTCACATGAACGCCGTCATGAACGCGGCGACGCAAGCCTCCTCCTACACCGATTTCGTCAGCATGCTCAGAAAACGCGAGCTTCTCCTGAAGCACGGCAACGAGGGGATGGAGGAGATCTACCGCACCGTACGCTCGATGATGAAGAGGACCTCATGAAGCTTAAGACTGTCTTGACCGAAGCCCCGAAGTGGACAAAGCACCCGACTCGCAAGGGGGTACTGACTCGCACGATCTCACCTGAAGAGCGGAAGCGTGAGGAGGAAAAGGAATCTGCTCCCAAGAAGAGCGCGAGCAACGAGCAGAAGTGGCTCCAACCGATTCCTGAGCTGGACGTCTCGGAGATCAAGAAGGCGTGCAAGAACGGAGGTAATGACATCGGCGCCGAGATCGAGGAGGCCACGCGAGGGCAATCCTTCGTCAAGGAGGTCACGTACGATCCTGAGCACATCGGGGTCCCTGAAGCGAAGCGGAAGTATAAGTTCAAGAGTGACAGCGACATGCCGAAGCGCAAGGTCGCAGCCGTCAAGTATGACCTCTTCGTCTACTACGACGCGAAGGAAGCTGGGATCGAGACCGACGCCGATCACGTCGAAGAGATGGTGAAGATCATCATCTATCGTGATCCGATTAACCCGAAGCGCTTGATCGGAACGTACTAAGTTGAAGTTCAAAGCTTTTCTCGCTGAGTCGGTCACCTTCGGCGCGACGATCCATCGCGTAGAGAAGGACGGGCAGCGCTCGCATGACTTCACTCCGTTCGAGAAGGAGAAGGAGATCGACTGTCGTGAGTGCCACTACCACGGCAAGTCCGAGCACTGCTGGATGTGCAAGGGAACGGGAAAGGAGAAGGTTTGGGTGACCGACTACGACAAGATTCAGCTCTCAAACTCGGGCGCGCTCGCCTTCTTGAGCGCGATCGGTGAGAAGGTCAACGGCGACGAGAGCTTAGTCGGCGGGTGGGATAACTCGGAGCTCCCTGAGCTCCGACGGAGGCTCATTCGGATGAAGAACGGCGACCTAAAGCACCATGAGACGCCACCGAGCGATGAGCAGCGCGTCCGCGGGGTCAAGCATGACGGAAACGTAGCGACGATCGAGCGCGGCCCTCGCATGATCAGTTACGGACGAACCGCCGCACAGTACGGCGAGCTGATCGACGACTTGCTCAAGCTCATCGACTTCGCTCAGAAGCACGACGCAGGAGTGAGCTGGGCATGAAGATCATCGAGCTCGTCGAGGGCGAGGTCATCAACATCGAGGACAAGCTTACCAAGAAGGTCAGGTCAGAATTTCGTGACAAGCTCAGCAAGATTGCCGACGACTTGCCTCGCGCTTTCAAGCAGCAAAAGGACCAGGAGAACTGGCTCTCAGACGAGCTCAAGCGAATCAAGGAGATTCCGAACAAGGAGTTCGGAAAGGCCGAGCTCATGAAGGTGCGTCCGCTCTTCAAAGATCGCGTCGGTGGCTTCCAGATCACCGACGCGATCGTCAGCAACATGCATCGCCTCGAGTGGATCAGAGACGGCGAGGAGTACGATAACTCGGCGACCGGCGAGACCAAGGAAGAGTTTGAGCTCGCCAAGAGGTACTTCAGTGAGAACCACGAGAAGCTCATTCAAGTTCTTCAGAAGCAGATCGACGAGCTGCGAAAGCTCGCCGAGGAAGCTCGCAAGCTGAAGTGGTACGCGCCGTGGGAGCGCTACTCGATGTACGGGTACGACCTTCATCAGTACAAGCGTGACCTGGAGTCCCTCAAGCAGTTCAAGAAAGCGTTAAAGCTCTAAATTTCATTTACTTTTGAGTGATTTTGAGTTAAAATGCCTCTATTGCTACTTCGGAGGCGAACGTGGCGCAAGTCTTTGACCTGAATGAGCTTCTTCACGAGGACGCGCTGCCTTGTAGCTTCGCGTATCTCGACATCGACGAGCTTCAGATGACGGTCGGGGACTTCTTCTCACGCAACTACGCTCGCGACCTGGTCAACTTCACCCCGATCGACTACCCGGGCTCGCAGCACAAGCGCGTGCTTCAAGCGTTTCTCCTGCGTCAGCCGATTCCCCGTTTCATCCTCGCCAACAATGACTCTAGCGGCGCCCTGAAGATTCTCAAGGGCCACGCGATCATCGAGGCGATGGAGTACGTCTATCGCAATTACAAGAGCACCGACAGAGCGCTCGCCCGCCGTGTCCTGACCTCGATGATCACCTTCACGATCGTTCGTCGACACAGCGAAGCTCACAAACCCTTCGGTCGATTCGGTATCGACAACGAGACGCTCTACCTGAACTTCCTCAAGTTTCTCGACGCGTGCAACGAGTCGCGCTGAGTCTCGTCGCTCTCTGCCTCACAGGATGCGCCTCGGTCTGCCCTGAAGACACCCAGCGCCACGTCATCGCGAAGACGGTCGGCGGGCTCACCCAGTACTCGGTACCTTATGTCAGCCGAATGCCGGTACCGGTCTACGCGGAAATTCCAGTCACCGTCAGCGTCTGCCGCCCGGTCGAGTAGTTCACAAGAACTAACGGCAGTGTTTACAAGCTACTAGATTCCGATTACAATTACTCCAAGTTGCACGGAGGTCCGCAAGGCTCAAGTCGGACTAGGCAGGCCCCACAAGGGTCGAACAGCAGTTCGAGCCTCCCACGCAACCCAGTTACGAAGGTTCTCCGGGTGGACTCCGGGGAAGAGATCGCAGTATAACGCCAGACCCTGTCGGTTAAGAGCCAGGGACCAACCGGTGAGACCGTGGACGCCGAGAGGCAGAGGTCAAGTCCGGGAACCCCGCAGGGCGGACTGGGTATAGCGGCCGATCGTAACGCTCTGTGGAATTCGTTTTGGATCCGCGGCTGGTGCAGTACGCAGTTCGCCACTACGCGCTGAGGTACCGAGGTGAAGAGGCTCCAGATAGACGGCCGTCTAGCTGGAGCGGATAGGGTCCAAAACAAATTGCACAAAGTTGTTTACAAGCGAGGGAGACTGTGATACCATCGCTCTTCGAGTTGCACATGATTAACCTTTTCGGAAAATTGAGCACCGGTATAAATACCAGCACAATGAGAACCTCCTTTACAAAACCAGCGCAAATTAGGACCGCCGCCGGCGAGCATCGAGAGACGATGCAGCCGTGCGTCAATCCTGATACGCGCTCCTCGATCGGAGGCGGAAGCTCAAACTAACGAGATCTTCCGCTAAGGCAGCACCCGGTCGAGGGGTCCAGAGATGGACCCCTCATTCGTTTTGGAGTCAAGCGGTTGAAGTTGTAGCACGATGCGCCTGTAGCTCAGTGGAGAGAGTGCCGCGCTACGAACGCGGAGGTCGGGGGTTCGATCCCCTCCAGGCGTGCCAGAGGTTAAGTCGATGACCTCGATGTAACACCTAGAAGTCGACAACGCCGGTGAATCAGGGCGTGGGGAACCAAGTACTGGTTGGATGCTGAAATGAAGCCGCGGTTTTACCCTTAAGCGCGGTGGATGACTGAGAAAGGGCGCTGTAGCCGGTCTAGCATGGGTGTCGAAGTCGACTCCCCCTCGATCGGAGCGGTGACAAGATACGCCCGCCGATGGATTTTCGGCGCCAGGTCTTCTAAACCAGGATAGGAGGGTTCGATTCCTTCCGGGCGTGCCTTCCCACATAGCTCAATGGTAGAGCCGCTGGTTGTGAACCAGATTGCCCGGGTCCGATTCCCGGTGTGGGACCCAGTAGTTGCAGTTCAATTCCTCGGTACTCTAACGGTAAGAGACCTGGCTGTTAACCAGACGTATCCCGCCACCGAGCGGTATGGAGGTTCGAGTCCTCCCTGAGGAGCCAAATGGGTGCGTAGCTCAGTGGTAGAGCGGGAACCTGTTAAGTTCCGGGTCGAAGGTTTGATTCCTTCCGTGCCCTCCACAATTCAGTAACCGGGAAGTCCTAGTGACGTATTGCCGCGGCTGCCATCGTTGGCACGTAGGCTAGGACTTCCCGGTAGAAGTACAACATTGGCTCATTGATGAATGGGTTATCATACTACCCTGTCACGGTAGGTTAGCGGGTTCGAGTCCCGCATGGGTCGCCAAAATGCGCTTCGGGAGGTTGAATCTCAACAGGTCGGGTCGCTCCCGTCTGTAAAACATGGGTTAAATTCCTGTGGAAGCGCGCCAAAATTAGAGGCTGACGATTCTGGGCGGCAATCTAGAGTCGGCGGTTTGTCGTTGAGGGTGGCTCCTCAGGACCCCGAGTAGGACGGTGAGATCTTGCCGGATCGAGCCGTTTGAAACGGGTCCTGTCGGTGGTTCGATTCCACCACGACTTCACTCTAACCCTCTTCATGAAGCTGTGGGTAGATCACCCTGCCACAAATCGGGTGATGAGGTCCGATCGCCTTCGTCCGTGGCATGCATGGCGCCAGGGCGATACCCCAGCAGTAACTGCGGCCGTCACCGAACTTTATGCGAGAAAGTTCAGCGGTGACGAGGAGGAGGCGAACTGCTCGTTCAGTTGTCCCATTCGTCTAGTGGCTAGGACACAACCCTTTCAAGGTTGAGAACGGGGATCGAAACCCCGATGGGACACCACTATCTGGGTGTAGGTCAGCGGCGAGACTGCCTGGTCCGGAGCCAGGAGGCCGTGGGTTCGAGTCCCACCACCCAGACCAAAGCGGCCCCCAGCGCCGCTCTAAGCCGAGGCTGGGGCATCGGAGAGTCGCCTAGCGGCTATGGCGCCTGCTTTGGGAGCAGGATACCGTGGGTTCGAGTCCCACCTTTCCGACCAACACATCAATCGCTTCTTGGCGGCAAGCTGCCGTGCTCCCACTAGAAGGGAGAGCGAGGAGGTTCACGCCCTCCAGGAGCGACCACGGGTCCGTAGTTCAATGGTAGAATGTTACCTCGACACGGTAGAGACGAAGGTTCGATTCCTTCTGGACCCACCAAAATTTGGGCTACAAGCTTTAAGGTGAAGCATCTGGCTCTTACCCAGAAGAACGGGGATCATTACCCCGGTAGCCCACCAGCATTCGGTAGTGACCTAACGTTCAGGACGAAAGGAATCGTGCGGTCGCCCTAGTACCAGCTCTGGGTGACTAAACGGAGTCGAGTAGGCCTGCTCGCAAAAGGGATCGGTCAGGGACTGGTACTCCAGAGGTTCGACTCCTCCTACCGGACTAAACTAGGGTTCTTTAGCTCAGATGCGTAGAGCGCCGAGCTTACACCTCGGATGTCGGGGGTTCAAGTCCCTCAGGAACCACCAATGGCGATGTGGTGAACTGGCTATCACGCGGCTCTCATAAGGCTGAGTAGACGGGATCGAAACCCTCCATCGCTACCATTCTAGGAAGTTGGGACTGCTCAAGCGGACGGAGTCCGGTAGCCCTCGCGGGGAGACCAATGAGTTGTGGTTCGATTCAACGCCTAGCTTTTATTGCGCTTCCCTCATTCGTCTAATGGTCAGGGCCCGTGCTTGATAGGCGCGTGACGGTGGTTCGATTCCATCATGAGGGACCAACAGCAGCCGAGAAGCAGGCCCGTCGGTCGGTTAGAGAGCCTTCCGCACGTGCGCTCCGTGAAGCCACGGCAAACGGACTGCTGCATTATCAGGGTGTAGCTCAGTGGGAGAGTGCTACGTCGGGAACGTAGAGGCCGCAGGTTCAATCCCTGCCACCCTGACCAATAGCTGGCTTGCAAGTGACGAGAGGTCATCATGCTTCGGAGCGCACGCTGGGGATAAGCTCCCAGCGCAGCGACCTAGACGGCAAGCTGGCGGGCCTTATTTCAGAGCGTAGCGTAGTGGTAGCGTACCTGGCCTGGAACCAGGAGGTGTTGGTTCGATTCCAGCCGCTCTGACCGGGGGAAGATGTAGGTTCGAATCCTATCCAATGGCCATAAGCCCGTGAGGGTGGCTGGCAGGTAGCTCAACCGGCAGAGCAGCTCCCCTTTCTGGTACATTAGCTCATGGGGTTAGAGCGCGCGCCCGATAAGCGCGGGGTGGAAGGTTCGAGTCCTTCATGTACCACCAGACAACACCGTTGCTTCTCACCGAGAGAAGCCAGCTAGCAAGCGAAGCAGACATTCGTCTAGATCACTGCGACTGGACCCGGAATCCCTCGCGTGGTGGCCGATTGTCGGCTAGGACGGATTCGTTGTCTACTGGGGGATGTAGCCGGGGCACAGGAACGCCTTGCAAGCGATCCGCGATGGGTTCAACTCCCATATCCTCCACCAGATCTTTAGCTCAAACGGGTAAGAGCGGCGGGACAGATAACCCGCGTCAAGGTGAGCTACGGCGAGCCGAGTGCGGCGACCCCATGCCGTAAGATCTACCAAACTGGGCTGTTAGTTTAGCGGGAAAACACTGCGCTTGCACCGCGGAATCCGGGGTTCGACTCCCCGACGGTCCACCCACAGATAGGAGATGATCATGTTACCGATCGACGAAGCTGTCAAGCTCACCGACATGGATGAGCTGGGTCGTGAGGAGTGGGAGCGTCTCTTCATCTCGACGAACCCGATGTGGAACGTCAGCCCGACCGAGGTCATGAGCGAGGTCAGAAGGTTGGGTGAACGTCGTAAGGAGCTCCTCAAGGGAGTTCGCTGGTTCTAAGCTGTTGGGGATTGGTGAAATGGTATCATGTGAGATTCTGACTCTCAAGTCGTAGGTTCGATTCCTACATCCCCTGCCACACAACGTCCCTCCACGCCTCTCAACGATGCGCACCCAGGAGGGCCTCTGTGCCTCAGACCAATCTGGTGATGGACCGAGCCTGAAAGCCTCGGAAGCTCGGTTCGATTCCGAGGGGGCACACCGGTAGGTGGCGCTGGCGCGCGGCTGGGCCTTATAGACCCGGGAGACTGGCCGGACTGGCTGGAACGGCGAGGGTTCGAATCCCCGACCTACCACCTGTAAGAATCTCCCGAGGTTTGACCCGAGGAGTCGTTAGAGAAGATGATATCTCGCTGGCGACGGCCAGAGAACCCCGGGGATGACAGACTCCCGGGACGATTGGCCCTTAAGCTAATCAGGTGAAAGCGCCGGTCTGAAAAGCCGGAGAGTCTGGTTCGATACCAGAAGGGGCCACCAATACAGGAGGATCGCCAAATGTTCAAAGCTTGGTGGGACAATGGGGCAACGAGAGGCTTTGGGATGCGCTTATTCCGGAGCTGGCTTTGTGGTGATTGCTGCTAGAGCGATTCCGGACAGACAGATGACATGGAGCTGGTACTTCTTTCTCGGATTTCGCGTACGTGGAAAGCACTTAATTGATTTTCGCTGGACGAAGTAGATCTGTTGGGGTGAGGATTGGCATCTACGGATGGCTTTGAACCATCTCGGACACGGTTCGATTCCGTGCGCCCCTGCCAAGGTTGATGGAATGATCATCGACGCCTAGAAGAGCGTGCACGCTTCCTCCAGAGCGGCTAGACGTGAGGAGGATTTTGGATGAAGGGCTATCCTCGTTCGATTCGAGGCGTCCTGAACGAAACGGCGCCGAGTCGGTGGAAGCCCGGCGCCTGCATGTCCCGTTGGATTTCCGGGTAGATCGCTGGGACTTCACCCCAGAGAGACGGGTTCAACTCCCGTACGGGACGCCCCCACGGGGCGCGACGCTGAAGACACCGCCGCGGGCTCAACGCTAGGCCACCGCGGTAAGACTTCGGGGCGGACGGTTTCCGCGCGCTCCACCAAATGATACAATAGCTAGATGCTCTACGTAGGAACCAGCGGCTTCCAGTACAAGCACTGGAACGACGGCGTGTTCTACCCGTCTGGCGTCAAGGATCGCTTGGCGTTTCTCAGCCAACGGATGAACGCTCTCGAGATCAACGCGTCGTTCTACAGCATTCCAAAACCGGGGAGCGTGCGGCGCTGGAGCGAGAAGCTTCCGCAGAACTTCAAGCTAACGCTCAAGGCTCCTCGGTCGGTCACGCACCGACGTCGCCTCAAGCTGCGGAGCGACCCGACGATCAAGCAAGGCTGGGACCTCCTCCGCTACTTCTCGGAGGGCGTTCTTCAGATCGCTCCGCAGCAGCGAGGACCTGTTCTCGTGCAGTTGGAGCACAGATTTAAGATCGATCTCGACCGCTTAGAGGCCGTGCTGGAGTTCTTCAGAGTTCTCCAGCTGACCGTTGCGCTCGAGGTAAGGTGTACCTCCTGGCTTCGGATGGAGACGCTCAGGCTGCTTCGAGAGTATCGAGGCGCGTTGGTCTCCGCGGATTGGAGGGAGTGCACGGTGCCGATCTACGACACGGGAAGCTTCGTGTACGTGCGCCGCCACGGGTCGCTCGGACGATACTTCGGGTCATACTCGAGGGCCAAGCTCCAGGCTGATCTCGACGCGGTAGCGCCGTACCTAGAGCAAGGGCGCGACGTCTACGTCTTCTTCAACAATGACGGCGGCGGCGCGGCCCCGAGGAACGCAGTAAGCATGCTTAAGTTAGCAGATGTCCGATTCGTCTAGTGGTAAGGACGCTAGCCCCTCAAGCTGGAAACCCGGGTTCGATTCCCGGCTCGGACGCCACGCGGATTTGGTCTAATGGTATGACGTGAGATCGCCAGTCTCAAAGCGCGGGTTCGATTCCCGCAATCCGCTCCAACGTTGGTCGCGCGCTTGACCGTTCCGCGAGATAAGAGAGGAGGTCTCTAAAATGAGATCCGCCAACGTTTCAATGGTACCCATGGTGTAATGGAAGCACTTCTCCCTGTGAAGGAGGTAGCACCGGATCGATACCGGTTGGGTACCCCATAACTCGCTGTGGTGAAACGGACATCACGATCCTCTCCTAAAGGGTAAGTCCAGGTTCAATTCCTGGCAGCGAGGCCATCTCCGGTCCAGTGGCATTCTGGCACAGCGGCTACGAACCGCAGTTGCGGGAGTTCGATTCTCTCACCGGGGTCCAAACACATGTCGGTGTGGTCCAATGGCAGGGCGATTGGCTGCAACCCAATAGACGGGGGTTCGATTCCCTTCACCGACTCCAAAGAAAAAGCGGCGCCCGATGAGTTGGGCGCCGCTGGAGGACCGGCCCTTCGCAGGGAGGGGAGGAGGGGCCGGTTGGACGAATTTCAATGTATCACTCTCTCCCGAGAAAGTAAACAGATTCTTGCAAGAAGAAAGCACTTCGACCTCAGCCTGGCCGGGCGGTCGAAAAGTTGGGGTAAGAGCCCTCATGGCTAGGCGCAGGCCCGGTTCGTACAGTGGTAGTACGCCTGTTTCGTAAACAGGATGCGGGGGTCCGATTCCCTCACTGGGCACCATCTCGCTGTAGTGAAGTGGACATCACGGTCTCCTCCGAAGGGACAAGCCCAGGTTCGATTCCTGGCAGCGGGGCCAAGCTACATAAATAGCCTCATGAAGCTCTCAGACCTCTTCGAGACCAAGTCCAACTTTTACGTGAAGCTGTGGGGGAAGGTGAACGACGTCCAGATCGACGGCGTCTCCGACCTCGAGGACCTCCACGAGAAGATCGGCACAGGCGCTTCGAATCCGATCAAGAAGAAGATTGAGGCGGCGTTCGCCGAGCTGGTCAACGCTAAAGGCGACCACTACGCCGCCGAGATTCAAGAGGTGATCTGGGAGCACAATGACGAGTTCTTCGGCGTTGACCTCTACGTCAGCACTCCAGACCTTGACGGTGAAGCTCCCCGCACGGTGCGCGGCGAAGTTCACCAGTCGTGAGACTCAACGAGATCTTCTCCTACGAGGACGACGAGGAGCGTCGCATTCAAGCTCGTCGCAAGCGCGACACGTACGGTGCTCCACTACATCCCAGCAAGGCCAACACCTTCGTCGCCAAGTTGCTCGACAAGCATGACGGCAACCCGAAGGCGGCACTCGCTGAGCTCGTCGACGAGATCGACGACTACCAGCGGAGCCGCGGCAAGAACGGCCCGATGATGACGCTCTACACCGCGATGCACCAGATGCTCTTGGACTACGTCAAGAACCCAAGCGCCTTTCAGCGGTTCATGCAAAAGGTTGTCAAGACTCCGCCCGATAAACTTTGACGGTGAAGCCTTCTCTTGTAAAGAAGCGGAAGTCGGTTCGAATCCGGCATCGGGCACCAAACTCAACAACGCTCTTGTAGTCCATTGGTAAGATGCATCCTTGGTAAGGATGAGAACAGGGTTCGATTCCCTGCTGGAGCACCACGTAGAAAGTCATCAAATGAATCTCAAGGACATGGTCTCAGGCAACAAGCTCGTGCGGTTCTCCTTTTACCGTGAGGGCCAGCTCTGGTACAAGACGGAGTGCGGCTTCGAGTTTCCCGTGCCCACCGATCCCAACGAGATCGGCACCGCCGTCTTCCTCGCGGAGGACAAGGCGCTGCTCTTCATGCGGTACATCAGGAAGCACCTCGACTATCTCAACAAGGCCAAGCAAGAACAAGCTGGAGATGCCGGTTAAGACCCGGCCGGGCGCGCGTGAGTTACCGCGGCACGTAGTTTAAACCTAGAACGCCAGCTACTCACTTAGGAGTCAAACATGACGCACCTCCGAAAACATCCCGCTACACCTCGACGGGAGAGTGGTGTTAACGGTTGAGCACAGCGGACTTATTCATGAGCTTGATGCGCTATGTAAAATAGACGTCATGCTCATGTGTCAGCACTGCAATAGATCCACATCGCAACGTCAAGCGCTCATCATGCATGAGCGGTCGTGTAAGCAGAATCCTAATAGAGTGCCCGGGAAGAATTCCTGGTCCAATCCAACCTACAAAATGTCGGAAGAGACTAGGCAGAAGCTTCGTGAGAGCACGATCCGAAGAAATCGAAGCATGTCTCTAGAGTGCGCAGGAAGATCTCTGAGGGGCGGATCAGGTATCTGCGTGACCATCCTGAGATGGTGCCATACAAACTCAATCATAAATCTAAGGGTAGATCTTTCCCGGAGAGATACTGGGGAGAGCTCCTGAAGAAATACGGTCTAGAGTTCGTCGAGCAGTTTCAGGAATCTACCTACACGCTTGACTTCGCATTCCTTGATCGCAAGATCGACCTCGAGATTGACGGAGAACAACACTACGTCGATCCTAGGATTGTTTCCTCTGATCAGCGCCGAAATGCTTTTCTTGAGGGACGAGGATGGAAGATTGTTCGAGTGCGCTGGTCTAAGTACCAGCAGCTTTCTGGAGATGATCGCGAAAAGTTCGTCACGAATCTCGTTGAAAGCCTGACGACAGGTTAATCCGACAGGTCTCGGTTCGAATCCGAGTTCTCCTACCACGTAATTGTGTGTGTTCTTTTGAGTGATTTTGAGATATAATGTCTCATATTCAACGGTCCTGGAGGCGGGAAACGTGGAAAAGATCACCAAGTTCGACAAACACAATCTTCAACTCCTTCGCCAAGAGATGAACGCCGCGCTAGCCACAGTCGGGGCGAAGTACGGCATCAAGGCAAACATCGGTAACATCAAGTACAGCGAGTCGGCATTCTCTTGCCCGCTAGCGGTGATCGTTGAATCCGCGGTCGCAGATCCCCGGCTCGAGAGCGTGGCGCCAGAATCGATCATCCACCTCAAAAAGAAGTGCGGTGACAAGGCCCTCCTCAAGCAGATCACCTACAACGGCCGCAAGATGGTGGTCGTCGGACTACGCGGCAGCAATTTTCTGGTGCGTGTTGACGGTGTCGACGGCGTCCGGAAGTTCAAGGGCCGTTGCTTCAGCGAAATATACGACGCGATCCTGAACCAATAGAATCGCATAAATCGAATGATGCCTCCCGGGTAACCGGGAGCGCAAGCGGAGCTAGATGACCTGATCTAGCTTCGGCCGTCTCTGGAATTAGCGTCGAGCGTCACGTTGACGCGCGCAAGCTAAGGAGTTACTCCTGAAGCCTCGCGTGATGCCGCACGCCGGACCCAGTTGGGGCGTATCAGGTAGCTTGCATTTTTCTAGGGAGCAGATCGTGCTGTACACGTTTGTCGGAGATGTCCACGGAAAGTGGGAGGCCGTCGAAGCGGCCCTGGCCAACGACGGCCAGGTGATCTTCGTGGGTGACATCGTCGACTCGTACGGAGATCGAGGAGTAGAAGATTATCGCCGCTGTTACGATCTCATCCTCGCCGCGATCGAGAAGGGTAAGGCTCGCGCGATCTTCGGTAACCACGAGCTCTCGTACTACATGCCGTATACACATGCGGCGTCAGGGAAGACAGACGCGTCGATCGACATGATGAAGGAGTACGAGGCCAAGCTCATGCAGAAGTTCGAGCCGTTTATTCTGCTTAACTCGCGATTTCTGGTGTCACACGCCGGGCTCAGCAATGAGATCTGGGAAGCTGGATATCTCGATCAAGCCGATGACTTGCAAGCTCGCCTCACGATGTGGTGGCATGATCTTAAGTCACCTATGCACTGGATCGGTGTCGTGCGTGGCGGAAAACAATTCGTCGGCGGGATGTTCTGGTGCGACTTTCGCCGGGAATTTCAACCAGTATCTGGGTTGACTCAAGTGTTCGGTCACACCCGCGGGCGTGACATCCGCTTCGCGGAAGATCCAGTCAAGGGTGGGTCTTATTGCATCGACTGTCTAGACTTCACGGAGAACAAGTTCCTCCAGCTAGACGTCTAAGAAGTAACCGCCTCTGTACGTCAATGGCAGACCACCGCTCCCACACAGCGGGAACTCTGGTTCGATTCCAGACAGAGGCACCAGTCTCACCTGCCACGTGTAGGAGGAGCATCGGAGGGCCTTAGGCAGAGATGCCTAGGGCCCTTTGTCATTTCTGGAGTCTCGTTCTGAGAGTCCAAAGTAAATACTCGCATGAAACTCACCGAAATTCTCCTTGAGCGTCGCGGCTACTACGCACCGCACTACAATGACGAGGACAAGCGCCAGGTCGGTTACACGAAGGACTGGCTTGACCAGCTCGGCGTGACCCAAGCTGACATCGATCAAGCGATCGTAAAGGCCAAGCAGACCAAGGCCTTCAAGGATCTCATAGAAGCTGGCTTCAAGTATGACGGCACCAAGCGCACCGAAAAGAACGGCACGCTTCGCTTCGCGCTTCCAATTTTCCTCGACGTGCCTGCTGGGCACCGCAAGCGTACTGGAGAACGTTGGTATCAGATCATGGCGAACGGCCTGATCAGGCAAGAGGATGAGACCAAGGGCGTTCTCAAGGGTCGCGGCCCGATGAAGTCGCCGAAGACTCGCGTCGTGCCGGGCAACGCGGTTAAGTCGCTCGTGCGCACGTACGAGACCGCGATGGAGGAGCTAGCGAAGAAGAAGGTGCGCAACAAGGCGGTGAGAGAAGCGCTGAATCCGCGCGGCAACCTCAAGGAAGATGACACTTGTCCGAGCTGCAAGAAGGGCGTTCTAGAGGCAGGTCGAGTACGAGACTCGAGCATGCCAGACGCCGATTGGCTCCAGTGCTCTGATTGCGACTTTCAAACGGATCCAGAGTGAAACCCTCCCTCAAGAGCTATCTCAACGAGACCCCGAGCGTGGCGACCGATAGCCAGATCCAGCACGGCTTTGACAAGCTAGACGGAAAGATCGAAGCGCTCGCGAGGGAGCTCGCGAAGCTCACCAAGGACAACGGCGGCGATCCAGCCGAGGTGGCGAAGTACTTCGTCAAGAAGTACATGCTCTTCGTATGAGGTTCAAGGCCATGCTCACAGAAGCTGCTACAAAGTACGTGACGGTAACCGTAAACGTTGAGACACACAAGATCTTGAGCGTCGACGGGGTCTTTAGCAGCGTGGCGGAGGCGCAAGCCCACGTTGACAAGATGAACGAGTTTCACGGCAGGGACGTCAAATACAAGACCACCGTAGAACCAGTCACCAAGCCGCGATAATCGCTAAATTTACGAGAAGGCTCTCTTTATTGAGAGCCTTCTTCATTTATGCAACATGCTTGTTTACTTTTTGTCAGCATTTTGATACAATTCTCCTATCATAAACGTTCCGGAGCTCTAGGAATATGACGGTAGCCCAGGCGGTTCAGCAAGCTTTCGAAGATTCCGAACAACAAGCTGCGTTCTTCGCCTGGGTCAGAGACGGCTTCGGCTCCTGCATCCTCGAAGCGGTCGCCGGCGCCGGCAAGACCTCCACCCTCCTCAAGGCGCTCGCGATGATGGTCGGTACCATCTTCTTCGGCGCTTACAACAAGGGCATCGCGGTCGAGATCAAGGCCAAGGCCGCCTCGATCATGCGCCCTGGCCTCTTCATCAGCACCATGCACGCCGCCGGCCTGAAGGGCTGCCGCAGCAAGTGGAATAAGACCGAGGTCGACAACTCCAAGTGCACCAAGATCTTCCGCCGCATCCCCGAGGGCGACCCGCGACGCCAGTTCGAGGGTCAAGTTCTCTCCCTCGTGTCCTACGCCAAGCAAGCCGCCTTCGGTGTCACCGGGCAGCCAGCGATCGAGAACACCTCCGCGTGGGTTCGTCTCGCCGAGCACTTCGACGTCGAGTGCGGCGAGAGCAACGAGCACCTCGACACGATCATCAAGCTCGCTCAGCGCCTCCTGGTCGCCTCGAACGCCGCCTGCGCCGAGTCGCTCGACTACGACGACATGGTGTACGCGCCGCTGGTGCACCGCGTCAAGATGTGGAAGCACGACTGGGTGCTCATCGACGAGGCGCAAGACACCAACGCGGCTCGTCGTCTCCTCGCGCTCGCCATGCTCAAGCCGAACGGCCGCCTCGTCGCCGTCGGTGATCGTCACCAGGCGATCTACGGCTTCACCGGCGCTGACCACGACGCGCTCGACCTGATCGGCGCCGCCGTCAACGCCCAGCGCATGCCCCTCACCGTGACCTTCCGCTGCCCGCAAGAGGTCGTCAAGGTTGCCCAGCGGTACGTGTCGCACATCCAAGCCGCTCCGACCGCTCCGATGGGTGTGGTTCGTGAGCTCAAGACCGACCTCATCACCGAGGCCAAACCGGGCGACGTCGTCCTCTGCCGCTTCAACAAGCCGCTCATCGAGAACGTCTACGCCTTCATCGCCGCCGGCGTCCCGGCCAAGGTGGAGGGCCGTGAGATCGGCAACGGCCTCAAGCAACTGGCCGGGCGCTGGAAGGTCAAGTCGTACGACGCGCTCCTCTCCCGCCTCGACGCCTTCGTCGAGCGCGAGACCAAGAAGCTGACCGAGCGCGACCAGCTGACCAAGCTCGAGGGTGTCCTCGACCGCGTCGAGTGCCTGAAGGTGATCATCGGTCGGGCCATGGCCAAGAAGCCGAGCACGTCCACCCCGGTCGAGGACGTCAACGCCGAGATCGACGCGATCTTCGCCGATAACGTCCACGGCGGGAAGGTCGTGACGTTCTCGACGATCCACAAGGCCAAGGGCCGTGAGTGGAACAAGGTGTGCTGGCTCCAGATGCCGCCCTCCCCGTTCGCCAAGCAGGACTGGGAGATGCAGCAAGAGACCAACCTGATGTACGTCGCAGCGACCCGCGCTAAAAAGGAGCTCGTTCTGTGCTAGACTACGAAAGACTTGAAATCATGCGAAAGTTCAACCGCGAGGCGATGGGAACGAACGCTGTGCTGCTCGCCCTGGGATCGATGACTTTAGTGTTCACAGGCCAAATGGACGGGTTTCTGGCGGCTCTCGCGATCGCCTTTCTGTCCGCCTCGTGGGTCGCTTACAACGCCGACGTCGCCGTGGTTTTAGGGATGACCGACAATGAGACCTAACTTCAAGCGCTTCATGCGCACCGGCAACCCACTGGATCTCTACCGCGAGGACCCGAAGCCAGCCCTCGTCGTCAAGGAGGGGGTCGAGGGCTACTACCGCTATCACCTCGCGGAGCAGAGCAAGTACCTCTCGCTCTGTGGCAAGCGCGTGATGAACACCAGCGTGCCAGTTCGTGCGTGGGGCACCCGTACTCACCTCGGTGAGAAGTGGTGCGACCGATGCAAGCAGCTAGAGAACCAGCGATGAGATTCTGGGCAAGCTGGTGGTCTGGTAATTACGCTGACGAGGGATGCACGAAGCCACCCTTCGAGACCTGGGTCACCGGGCAGCGCTTCCGCCAGGGCGACGGGCTTAACAAGGCTCAGCTCGAGGAAGCGAGCAAGATCACGAATCAGCGTAAGTACGACGCGTACCTGAACAAGCACTCGCGAGACGACTGCTCGATGTGCGCGGTGATCGACGCCGAGAGCGAGGATGATGTCGAAAAGCTCGTGCGCCAGCACTTTCCAGACGCCGAGATGCGATTTTGCGAGGTCCGCCCAGCAGATTACGATCCTCGCAAAACTTCAGGTGGGAGGTTCAAGTGAGAGAGGTTTATCTCGAGCACCACCTCTGGACCGAATCACTCGGCTGGATAAAGGTGGGTGAGTACGCGCTCACCGAGGACCAGGCTGAAGCGAAGAAGCTCGAGATCAAGAAGCGCAACCCCGAGGATGACGTCAAGTTCGTGGAGCGCAAGTGAGCCACAGAGGCGACACCAAGATCTTCAACCGTCCGATCTGTGTTGATGATTACGGTACAGAGGTCTACGTGTGTCACTGGACCAAAAAGCTCGTTTGGGCGGATGAGGCGATCCTCTTGGGATCGTTTTACCCAGGAATTCACGGGGTCTATGTCTCGGCCCCAGATTCGCATGAAGCTCGGCGCAACTCTCACCGGGCCTTCAACGAGATGGACCGGAACTGCAACACTTGCAAGCATCTCAAGCGAATCAAGTTTGATCCTGTCGGAATCGTGCGCGTTCCGCTGGTGAAGGACGGCAAGCCAGCAGGTTTCAGGGATGTCAGGGTCACCTCTGGATTCATCCCAGCGCTGTGCACGAGCACGCCGCTTGCTCACCCTTACCCGGTGACCTTTGACGGGCAGGGGCCCTTCAGCATTAAGTTTCACCCGGATGACGCGATGAACATGCCTTGCTACGAGCCGAGGGACCCGTGGAGACCCTGAGCGAAAAGTCGATGGTCACTTGGGAGTTCTTCCAGCAGCTGAAAGGCCAGACCGTGCAGGACGTCACGCTCAGGCGCGAAGGCGATACCATTACCGACGTGACGCTGAAGTTCACTAACAAGCGTGCCGTCACCTTTAACATCTCCCAACGAAAAACTTGATGAATTCGCGAGAATTCACACAAAAAGAAGAAATTTTGAGAGAATTTGTGATATAATTCTCTTGTACCACTCACGGAGGCGTGGATGGCCAAGGCGATTCAAGCAGGAGAGCTGAAGTGCGGCGACGTCATGCTAGTCGGCGACCCCGAGCTTCAAGCCGACGCGACACGCACCGTCCTCACCGCGGAGCAAGTCGAGATGGACGTCACTCACGTCGTCTTCACAGACGGCACAGACCAGTGGCTCCCCCGCACCACCGTCGTCGCGATCGAAGCATGACCGATACCGCCAACTGGGATCCATACGAGGGCAGGAGCAACCCCGCCGCAGGCGCCCGCTTCGTTCCGCTCGTTTTCGCCGAGGTGCGCAAGCTTCTCGAGGACGAGATGGGGTTCGAGCGCGTCCAGGTCGCTAAGACTCGCGAGCTCGTCTGGCAACGCCGCGTCACCGTCAAGGACGTACCGACTCACTACGCCGTTCGTGTCTACTCTACCTTGGAGCCGGACGGAATTTGCCGCAACAACGGAGCAGACGCTATCCGCGTTTGCCTCGTTGACCTCGAGCAGGGAGAGTGGATCCTCTCCGTCGAGAAGAAGGTTCTCCGCACCAAGAGCGCGCTCGAGAACCTTCGGCAACGAGCTCGTGACGTGTACGGCTACGTCCTCAACAAGAACCACCGCTGCCCGAAGTGCAACAGGTTGATGGTGGTCAAGAAGGCGAAGAAGGCCGGCACCACCGCGAGCTACTTCTTCGGTTGTCTCGGTTACTTCCGCGACCCGAAGTGCACCCACTCAACCAGCCTCATCCCGGAGACCGCCAAGTGAAAGCCGCTATCCATGTTCCGCTGAACACCCAACACGGGCGCTATCCGCGCCTCCAGGTCAACAAGCACGGCGAGGTCGTTCTGGTTATCGAAAACCGTGGCTTGCTGTCGACTGAAATTTTGGTCGGCAAGCTGCCCGGATCGAAGTCGACAGTGCCGCTCGGGAAGCGCTTCGACGACTGGGAAGTCGCTGGTGAGCTAACCGATTACGATGGCGAGGTTACCATCTCGCTCAAGAACGAGCAATGATTTCGATCCTCAAGTTGCTCTTCGTGCTCAGTTGTCTCTACCTCGCGTTCAAGTGGGTGCTAAACCGGGGCATTCGAGCGATCATGCGCGAGACACAGCTCTTCATGCTCGTCAATGAGAACGGCGAGATCGACGATCCCCAAAGCCGGTACATCCAGCGCAAGTACGTCAACGACTACGGCTGGCATGGCAAGTTCTACATCACCGAGTGGGCTCGCGTAGTGCTTCTCCGCGACGGCACGTTCAAGATGGCGAGCGACTGGTTTCGCGCTGGCCCAGAGTTCAAGGGATTCAAGTTTCAACCGATCGCTCGCAACTAAATTTTCTCTAGAGCCGTTGAAGTGATAAGATAGTCACGATGGCTAGAGAGCAAGTTGAAAATCCCGTAACCTGTGCGCTCGCGGTGATCGTTCCCGGGCGCCGGGTTCTCCTCGCTCACCCGACAGGCGCCAACTACGTCAACGGCTGGACCCTTCCGAAGGGAATCAAGGAGCCGAGCGAGACCGAAGCTGAGGCCGCCGCTCGAGAGTGCTTCGAAGAAACTGGTCTAGACTTAAGAGAGCGTGCAGGCAAGCTGCGAGATCACGGTCGCTTCAAGTACCAGCCCCACAAGGACTATCATCTCTTTTCGGTTCACCTCGCTGACGAGGTCCCTCTCGCGCGCTTGAAGTGTGAGTCGATGTTCATCTCGAACATGATCTTCTACCCCGAGGTAGATGCCTTCACCTACATTCGCCTCGATCAAGCTCACATGCTCTTGTCGAGGAGACAGGGAAAGATCTGGGAAGCGGTTTGGAACCAGCTCTAGGTATACAAGTACACCTTCTCATGTTACAATGCACTAGCTTCGGTCTCGATCCGTCGCGCCCGCAAGGGTGAGGAAAGTCGGGACTGCACAGAGTGGGTGTCCAAGCTCTAGGGCAGGCGAAAGCCGTAAACCGGCCTCACGGTCGGCAACCGTAACTTGGCCCGCAGCAACCTAAACAGGAGATGATGACTCTACTCGACGAGTCTCCGGGTTGGGGCACGATCGCGAGAGCGTCGGGCGGCCGTAACCGCCAGTCGAATGACGGAATAAAACAGAATCCCGCTTACGGGGACCGAAGCTGTTTTGTGGGGGAACGATGACCGAAGAAAAAGTTAGCATCAAGATCTTAGGGGCTGGACGAGTTGGAATCGCAGTCTCGCTGATGCTCGAGGAGCTTAACGCGCGGCGAGATCTAGGATGGCGGATCTCACTCGTTGACAACAACCCCGACTTAGGTCTCGTGCGTGATCTAAGAGACGTCAAAGTCATCACTGACGAGATCAAGAGCGCAACAACCGTCATCTGTTGTCTCCCGGTGTCAGTGATGAGGGCGGTGAAGCCTGGCATGATCTGTGCGAACCACGGAGTCAATTACATCGACATCACCGAGGATGTCGATCTGAGCTTGATGCATCGGACGTACGGCGCGGTCGCCGAGAGCAACGGCTCCGTTCTCATGCCCCAGTGCGGATTAGCGCCAGGGATCATCAACATCGCGGCTGGCTCGATCTATCGTCGCTTCGCCGACGGTGAGGAAAACGGGTGTCTTGACCTCTTTCTCAGGGTAGGTGCCCTGCCTCTCTTTCCGACCAATTCGCTCAAGTACGGGCTCACTTGGAGCTTGGAGGGACTGATCAACGAGTACATCAATCCCTGTGACGCGATCGAGGGGTGGAAGCGAGTACGCGTTCCAGCGCTCGAGGATCTAGAAGAGCTGATGATCGCTGGAGTTCACCTCGAGGCGTTCTCAACCTCAGGTGGACTGGGATCACTCGCCCAATCTCTGAAGGGTAAGGTTCGCAACCTCAATTACAAGTCGGTCAGGTATCCCGGTCATCACCACTTGATCAAGTTCATGCTCCAAGAGCTCGCTCTATCTAGAAAGAAGATCGAGGGCCTGCTGAGGAACACCCTCCCTCAGGTGAGCGATGACGTCGTTTACATCTCCGTCATCGGGAAGGGCGTCGTCAACGGCCAAGCTAAGCACGAGGTGTGGAGCACCGCCGTGACTGGAAAGCGGGGGTTGACGGCTCTCCAGTTGACCACGGCGCTCGGCGCCTCGGCGATGGTCGAAAACATTCACGTTAACGGCTTCTCTAGGAAGGGGTTGGTTCTCCAAGAGGACCTTGACTTGACCGCTGTCATCTTCGGATCAGACATCAACAACCAATGGAACGTCTTTTAACTCGTGAAGAGTTCAAGGTGCTCGTCTTCAAGCGAGACAAGCACACCTGCGTCGTGCCTAAGTGCGGGCGTCCTGCGGTTGACGCTCACCACATCCTCGACCGCAAGCTCTTTAAGGACGGCGGATACTACCTTGCTAACGGAGCCTCGCTCTGTGGAGCGTGCCACTGGGACGCTGAGACGGGAGTGATCACTGTCGAGCAAGTTCGTGAGTACTCGAAGATCGAGATCGTCATCCTTCCGCCCGGCTTCAATCCTAGATTCACCTACGATAAGTGGGGCAACAGCTACCACGCGGTCGACCACGGCACGAAAGCCATGAAGGGGCCGCTCTTTCATGACGCTGGAGTTCAAAAGATCTTGAAGCAAACGGGACGAATTCGGTACTTCTTTTAGTGTACATCGCTAAATTTACATGATATGATCGGCACCGTGAGTCAACAACGTCAGAGGGAGATCTCATGAGCTTCGCGACAGCTGCAAACGTTTTCGCTCAAAACCGCGTCTTACGCAACACGTTCTTTCTGCTCGCTCTCAGCTTCATCACCACGATCGCTGGGACGATCGGCGGCATCATGGCAGGGTTGCCAGCCTGGGGTAGCGAGAACCCCGTCACCTTCGCGGTGATCAGCCTGGTCGGCGCCATCGGCTTGATCTTCCTGACCCACGCGTTTCGAGACGACGCGTTGGGAGTTCCTCTCTTCCTCGCCTTCTCTCTCTTTGAGGGTGGCGCGATCTGCGGGTTGATCAATCAGGTCTGGACCAACCCAGGCGGCCCGATGATCATCGCGAACGCGTTCGCTGGCACCGCGCTCGTCACCGTCGGCTGTTCGATCTACGCGATGGTCACCAAGCGCGACTTCAGCGTCTTCGGCGGCTTTCTCTTCGGAAGCTTGTTAGCGCTTCTCGGCCTGATGGTCCTCGCGCTAGTCTTTGGCTTCTATGGCACGTGGATCTCTTACCTCGCGATTCCGCTCTTCTCGTTCTACCTGATCTGGGACGTGCAACGAGTCGTCGACGGTGGCGAAGACAACTACATCTCAGCCGCGATCGGCATCTACCTAGACGTCCTGAACATCTTCTTGCACATGCTCAACATCGGCAAGGATGATTGACACCTCTCCTAAGATCGGTGAGCTCGCCTTCGGTTGCTTTTCAATCGGAGTCGGGCTCGGCTTCGGCACGCCGTTGGGGTGGTGGCGATTCCGATCGCGATCGGGCTCTTTTTCATCCTTCCTGCGAGGTAACCAATAGACAAGAGACACCGCATCAATCGAGAGATCACCGCACCGCAAGTTAGAGTCGTCTCCGCCTCTGGCGACCAGATGGGCGTCATGACGGTCTTCGAAGCTCTCACTCTAGCTGAAGAGAAAAATCTTGACCTAGTCGAGTTCGCCCCCACCGCGGTGCCGCCCGTTTGCAAGATGATCGACTACGGGAAGTTCCTTTACCAGCTCCAAAAGAGCACCCAACGTCAGAAGACGCCTGAGCTGAAGGAGATTCAGCTACGTCCGTCGGTCGACGAGGGAGATTACAAGATCAAGGTGCGAAAGATCATCGAGTTTCTCACTGACGGTCACAAGGTAAAGGTCGCTCTCAGGTTCAAGGGGCGCGAGATCACTCATCGAGAGATCGGCGACGCTTTGCTCACGCGGCTTCAAGATGACACCAAGGCCCACGGCAACGTCGAGAGCTATCCCAAGCTCGAGGGCAAGCAGATGATCATGGTCCTCTCACCCCAGAAAAAACACTGATGTACTGGCTCGTCACGTACGAGCACCAGGGACAGCTCGGGGAGGAAGTGTGGAGAGGGTCTCTAGGAAAGTGGCGTCTTGATGCTCTCAGACTCGAGGAACGTGCGCAGTCAGGGCCGTACTTCCTCGTGAACGCCGTCACGATCTCCGAGGATGAGTATTACCAGCTGGAGCACAAGATCGGATAAATAGCAGTCTACCTCTACGGAGACTGCTATGACCGGGCTTTCGGACTACTTCTCGTCGTTCACGATGACGCCTGACTACAAGGCGCCGTCGCTCTCGTTCTCAAAGGTCTGGGATCAGGCCGACACCTACTACTTCACGTATCCGACCGCTGGCGTTTGGGCCGCGGACGTGATCACGTTCACCGCTAAAAACCACAACCTGATTTCAACCGACTCGGTCATCGTCGAGAGCAACGTCGACGCGTGGAACATCGGTGCCGTCACCGCAACTGTCACGAACGCGAACACCTTCACCGTCCCCCGCGTCGGTGATCCGGTGATCGCCTTCCCAAACCGCGCGTCGGTGACTCCGAACGGGTCGGTCAGTCCAACCCCGCCGTGGACGCGACAGACTGGACCCACCGGTGGCACCGCGAACGGCACGCTGACGAAGGTAGTTGCGAATCGCGCGAGCGCGATCGCTGAAACATGGACGCTAACCTCTACCAACGCCACTACGTTCACCGTGGTTGGCTCGCTGTCGGGCTCAAAGGCAAACGCCACCGTCGGTGTCGACTATGACAATGGGATCATCGCCTTCCTCTTGACCGCTGGAACGACCGCGTTCCACACAGGTGGAGCTACGGTCTTCACGATCACCGTGATGGGCGGCAATCTGCTCTGGACTAGGGTGTCTTGCAAGAAGTACTCGCGCTTGATGTTCAAGCCGACGGCCATCCAGATCGCCGCTGCTACTGGCGGCGGAACGTTGAAGGTGATGGGAAAGTTGCATCCTGACGCGGGGTGGCACGAGATCGTTGCGGCCTCTGGGGCGGCAGCGCTTCACACCTATCCGACATTTCAGTACAACCTGGTGCGACTTGAGCGAGTAGGCGGAAGCGATTCCGACATGCCGATCTGCTACACCCAGAGCTAAGATGCGCGCGGTTGTGTTCGTAGGGCTCTGGCTGCTCGGATTCATCACCGTCGTCACGGCCATCGAACCTCCGCCGCCGCCCTTCGAAATGTGTGTCGGAAAGCACGTCTATCTCGTGAAAAACAACGAGATGACAAGATCCGCAAAGGCTTGCACCGGCAAGACGTGGTTTACTTAAGAGATTGGCGGTGATACAATCTCCGGGTGAGGCGCGATTGGGAATTCGATCCGAGTGAGCTTCCAGCTGACCTAGCTCTCCCAGAGGGGGCATCCTGGAAGCCTGAGGTCTTCAAGCGAAAGGTCAGCCGACGCACGATCGTTCCGAAGATCTCGTGCTACGAGCTCAACGGGGTGCGTCTCAAGGATCTCCACGCCTTCTTATCGAAGCTCATCCGTGACAACAATCCCAAGGCGGATTCTCCTCTCTTCATCGACGACGTCATCATGGGTCACGACTCCGACTATGATGAGTCTTGGCTGACGATCTGCGTCGACACCCCCGAGACCGACGAGGAGTACTTGACTCGACTCCGTCAGCATCGAAAGCGGCTGATCAGCTCGCTCAAGGGGCGTCAAGCTGCCGCGGCCAAGCGAGCTCAAAGGTGAGCTTCATCCCGAAGGTCCACGCCTCTCTCGCTCGCGGCGCGACACGCACGGTGCTTCGTGAGGGGCGGAGGGACATGGAGGAGCGGATCAGCAAGATCCCTGAGTGGGTGCCTGTCCGCGACGAGCGAACCGCTCGCCGAAGCTATCCGGTGCTCCGACGGTTCTTCGACAAGACAACGATCATCGGGAGGGTCGAGTACGCCAAGAAGCACTCCTCGATCAAGATCGTCTCTCTCGAGCCGCGGCGCAGAGGTGAGTTCGACGAGCTCTACGCGAGCTCGACGGTCGCAGGTAACGGGATCTTTCAAAGCAAGTGGATGAAGTTCAGAATTACTCACCACGCGATCGATCGATTTCAACAACGTCACTCCGGGGTCCTTCAAGATCTCGAGACGCTGATCGACGAGTTTGCTCCCACGGTCATCGCCGGTACTACCGTCGAGGAAGAGAAACCTCAGAACGTCTTGCTTCCAGCGGTACACGGAGCATGCATCATGAGCTTCGAGGAGGGGTCAGGCGAGCGCTACGTCTCGACCTACCTCTCAGACAATGAGCTTCGCCCCGAGCAGCTCGCGGAGCGAGAGAGACTGATGGAGAGGGTGATCAGCCTCGCGTGCGGAAGCGCGCTTCCGCTAGCTCGCCGAGGTACCTTCGCAGGACGAAACGACACCGTCGAGTGCTACCTGCGCTCGTCGTTGCAGCCACGCGTCGCGGCGCGAGCTCTATCTCACCAGAAGGCCAAGAACAAATCTTGAAGTTGATGTGCATCGACGGAATTCCGTCGAGGGGTCTCTTCAGCGGAAGCGTATACGAGCAGCTAGCCTACCACGCGTGCTGCGGGATCAGTCCCTTTCCGCTGATCAGCGTCGATCGCTCGACGGGGCGGACCTTGCCCTGCGTTTGCAAGAGATGCCAGACTAGGGCTCCAGATGCCCCCAACGGGTGGTACAACGCGCGCCGCTTCATTCCCTTCAATCCAGACGTAGAGAAGCTGGGCGATCTCGTCGATGAGATCATCCCGGAGCCTCTAGTCGAGGAAATTCTGAGTAAATAATCGCACCCAGCTGTGGCGTGGCCTCTCTCGGCTGCTCCGATAACTAACTTAGAAAAGAGGATCTGCTTGAGATGCAAGAAATTTCTGGAGGTGTCGGGCTTCACCTGCTGTTAGACCTACACGGCGTCAAGCCTGAGCTTCTGATCGACCTCGAGTCGATCAAGAAGATCTTGGTAGAAGCTTCGAGAGCTACTGGAGCTACAGTTCTGAGCTGCGAGGGAAGATCCTTCGGCGAGGGACTGGGAGTCACGGCGATGACGATTCTCTCAGAGAGCCATTGCTCGATTCACACGTGGCCAGAGCTAGGTAAGGCTATGCTCGACATGTTCACGTGCGGAGCATGCAATCCTCGACGCAGCATTCCTGTCTTTGATCGTTACTTCAAGCCAGAGTACATGAACGTCGATCTCCTTCACCGCGGCTCAACCATAGGCCTCGTTCCAAATTATGACTTCTAATCCTCGTCTAGCGTTCACCTCCGCCACGCTCGAGCGCATCAAACAGCTCGAAGAACGCTTGCATCAGCTTGGAGTGAGGAGCGTGAGCATGACCGTCAACTCTCTCATGGGGGCCGGCTCTTGCACCTCTGATGAGCTAGCAAACAGTTTTCTAGATCTCATCGAGGCAGGGTTAGACGGGAAGACGAAATCGATGAAGATCGAAGATACGATGAGGATCGAAGATCCACCAGAGGTCCAGCTAAATGTACCAAGGCCCATAGGTAGGTTACCATTTACCTCTCAACAGGTGTTCCAGCCTGTCATTGCACCAACGCCTACCTTAAGGGAGAACGATGAAGTTGGAAAAAGGTTTTAAGTGCCCGGGCGCGCTGAAGACGATGATCATCACGATGAACATGAGCCCCGCGGCCAAGAAGACGATGATGCTCGCCGAGCAGACGCGCGCCAACAAGCACCGCGAGATGCTCAAGCGCAAGTGGGTTGACGTCGTGAGCGACTCAACGACGCCGAAGCAGCGCCGCAGCACGACGAACGTCGCAAACGTCGTGATCGGTGATCCCGAGTGAAGAGGTCCCCAAAGCCTGGCGACATCCAGGTCGGTGACACCGTCAAGTGGAACTTCGGCAGAGTCGAGGTGATCGACGAGGCGACCGACCTCGCCGCGATCGGGCCTGGGCGGTGGTTCATGATCAACGAGGACGGTGGAGTTTGGGTGAGTGAGGAAGCTGTTCTACGACGGTATGCTTCTGCTCACCGCAAGAAGAACTGGTGATGGGAGCTCGAACCTTTTCAACTAGCCCCAGAATTTACTCGGACATGGACGGGGTCGTCGCTGACTATGAGAGGTCGGCGGATGAGAAGGGCTTGAGCTATCGCGAGGCTCGCTTCGTGCCTGGCTTTTACCTTGAGCTTCCAGTGATGCTTGGCGCTCAAGACGCGATCACAGCTCTTGACCAGGCGGGGTTTGAGATCTTCTTTCTCACGAAGCCGCCCTCGAAGAATCCCTACGCAGCCTCGGAAAAGCTCATGTGGATGATGCGGCACTTTCCCAAGTACTACGACCGCGTCATCATCACCCCTGACAAGGGATGCGTCGGTTACTCGACCGACTTCCTGGTCGATGATCATCCAGAGTGGGCGAACGCTCACACGTTTCGCGGGAAGGTGATTCACTTCGGCCAGCAACCCCACGAGAACTGGGACGCGATCGTCACCTGGTTTCTCGAGATGAACTACATCGAGCAACTCGTAAAAGCGCTGTGAAGTTCATCGTTTGGCTCTTGATCTCGTTTCCGCTAGCTAACCCTAACGCGATTGACTATGTCGGTTATGCTGATGAGACAAGTTGCAAGATCTGGGCCGCGATCACTAACATGATCAAAAATCCACGGTATTACTCGTACTGCCAGCCACTTACGGTTCACGAGACACCTATCAAGGATATCGAAGATATCTTAAAGGATGATCTGAAGTAGGCGTGAAAAAGGCCGCATAATGCGGCCTTTTTCAATCTGCACCTCAACTATCAGTCGAGGAAGTCCTTGATCGCCTGAAGGATCGCGCCCTTAGCAGCGGTCGCTTCGGCCGTGTTGGTCAGCTTACGCACGTCACGCCCATTGATCGTCAGGACGTCAATGACGCCGTGCTCACCGTCGACCGAGGTCGCGATCGCGTGGGTCTTGCCTGCCGCGGTCAGAGCTGCAAGCAAGCCGCCGCCCGTGCCCGTCGTTCCGTCCGAGATCGAGATCGTCGAGTCCAAACCTGTGGTCTTGGCCACGGTGCCGCTAGTGATCTTGAGGTCGCCGCTGACGACCGCGCAGGTCGTGCCGCCGACAGCTGCATTCAAATCAGTTTGGAGCTCGGACGCGAGAGCGGTGAACGTCTGAACATCGGATCCAGTCACCGTGCAGACAGTATCGGCAGCTCCGTCGATCGATACCTTGAGCGTGTAAGTGGTCGCGTCGTTCGCGAGACCCGTCGCACCGCCGCCGGTGATGTTCGGGGTGAAGTTGATCGTTTGGTGACCGCTTGCGTTAGCAGCGCCGCCGTCAGAGGCAACGTTGAAGAGACGTGCGCTGATCAGAACTTCTTGCGTCTTAGTCTTAGCCATTCAAATTCTCCTGGGGTAAAGGTAAACTCCTCTGCTCAGCGCAGAAGTTTGTCGGTCTATTTATGAGGAAGCTATCCTGCTTCACTCAAGACCTGATATAATGAACTATTATGAACATTAGAATCGAAGACGACGGCGTCACTCACGTCAACGTTTACTCTCGAGGTCGAACCGAGCTCGGGAGGCTTCTCAGTAACTTTTCTAACCTTCCGTTCATCTTCGAGGAGCAGATCTACGCTAGCGTCGAGGCGTGGTGGTACGTCAACAGCCTCGTGCTCTGGGGTTGCGTCTTTGACGAGGAGACGCGAGAGGCCGTCAGCTCTCTCAAGTTTATGCACGGAGCCTCGGCAAAGACCCTAGGCAGAGGATTGCACTCCCTCTTGCTAGGAACAGAGCGTACACAGCCTCCCTCTCGCGAGGTTCTCAAGGCGGTATACCACGCCAAGATCGACGCTTATCCGCGACTGAAGAGTGACCTTCTGGGATGCAAGCTTCCGTTTGACCACTACTATGTCATGAGTGAGAGAATCGTCCACACCCCGAAGCATCGGTGGACGGGACAGCTGTGGAACGAGGTGCGAGCAGACCTGCTCGCTGAGAGCGGGATCTTTACTTCTTCCGCTTAATCAGCTCATCGAACATGGCGTGAGCCTCGGTACGCTTCTTAGGCTCAGGCTTAGGCTCTGGCTTCTTTGGCTCAAGCGTTGACTCTGTTCTAATCGGCTCTGGGGTCGGAGGAGGAGGCGCCGAGGGTGCTGTCTGGATCGGAGGAGGTGTCGGCGCGCCCATCGTTACCTTGAACGCGGGAGCTTGCGAACCCGAGGGCTTCACGGAGATTCCAGAGACCGTCGGCTTAGGTGCGAGCTTAAGCTCGCACGTGTCGCTCGCCGGGACATAATAGTGGTCACCGATGACGACGCTGATGTTGCAGGAGTAACTGCCAGGAGCTAGGAACTTGTCAAGCACCGGCACCTTCACCTCGTAGACTCCAGAGCTCTTCTCCACCGCCGGGAAGGACAAGGTCATGTCACCGGCGTTGATGTTGAAGCAGGTCTGGAGGGATCCCTGGAGATCTCCAGTGATCAGCATCTCAAACTCGAAGGTAGCAGCTTCGCCGCACTTGAACTCGATCATAGCAGCTATTTATCTCCAGAAGAGCTTGATGAAGTTCCTGACTGGAGTTACGACAAATTTATCAACCGCGATCGACACTCTCTCGTTAGCCGACTTGAGAGAGGTAAGCTTCATCTGAACGACGTGAGCTGTCTTAGGGGTGACCTCAAAGGTATTTCTGAACGACTTTTTACCTACCCTCATGTGAAAGTGAAGATAAGCGGTCTGGCGTTCTTCTTCAGGTCTTCGATGCGGAAACCCGCCAGGACTGACTGGGGGTTGTTCAATTACTACCTCTACCTCAACTCCGAAGATCAGCTTCATGCGAAACATCTTGGAGTTGAAGAGCTTAGCTCCGAACAGCTTCATGAGTCATCAAACGTCGGGTTAACCCTGTTTCCGTTGACGTCGTACTGCATCTGGATCCGGTCCTTGGTGCCGTCCATCGACTTGAAGGTCTCGGTAGACGTACCGACCCCAGACGTCCGGCCGAACAGCGCGGCGACCATGCGCTTGACGTAGGTGATGACAGGGAGTCCCTCAGAGACGTAGTTCCAGACTTGAGCGACGAGAGATGGGGTGGCAGACGGAGTAGAAACCGTACCGTCGATTCCGAGCCGGTGACGAATCTGAGCGCGCTCATCTGACGACCAGTCCGTTGATCCCTCAGCGGCGTTAGTGATCGTCGAGTTGACTGAGCCTAGCGTGAAAACATTGACGTAGCTAGTCGGAAGCACGGCGTCCATAGTTTCGTTGGACGCGTTGACGGCGACAAGATTTCCACCCTTGATCTTGGCGGTAACGAAGGTTGGGCCTGGCCTAGCTTGAAAGGATAGCTTGGCGTTGAGGAGAGTCGCCGTGATCCCGAGAGTGACCCCGTCGCCCAGGTCGTCCTTTCCAGACGCGCTGACGATGTGGGGGTACTGAATGTTGCTCAGCTTTTCCTCGTTGAACCGGCAAGTATCAACGAGGTCTTGGATCAAGATGTCAAGCGAGGGTGAGAGAACGGTGATGATCCGCGGGCTCACGTTCCAGTCGATGACGACATCATTTCTTACCGACATCTCGGATGGCCTCTAGCTCGTATAATATGCGCGTCTCTCGCTCGATCGCGACCCTCTCGTCGATGATCGCGGACTCAAAGACGCCTATGTTCTGCTTGCGGCGATCAATCTGCCGCTTGAGCGCCTCGATGTCGTATCCTAGCTCCTCCTTGGTCAGAGCCATGGGAGTTAGGTTACGATGGTGTCGGGCGTGCGGATGATGTTGTTCGACAGACCTGTGTTTACCACCGTAGCCTCGGTCGAGTACGGGAGCATGCTGCCCTTTTGGCGTGCGCGCACCAGGACAGGGATGTCAGCCAGATAAGTCAAGCCCGCCGACTCGGTGCCAGGCGTTCCGTCTGACCCAGTAGTCTCGTAAGAGTTGAGGAGCGGAACGTAATAAGTGTCGGACGTCGTGGTAGCCACGGGGAGAGTGTTGATCGTGTAAGAATCACCTGTAGTTTGCCCTGCGATCGCCGGAAAGATCTCGACCTGGTTGTCGCTGACGACGGTGGTGATGTAAGAGATCGCGGAACGAGTAGAGTTTCTGATCAGGTCACCGACCTTGGCGCCAGCAAAAGCTCCGGCATCCACGATCGTGTCAGTGTCGGTGCCAGCGTCGGCGGTCAGCGCGCCAGAGGATGCGAGAACGAACGTGGTGGTCGCCCACGACGAAAATCGCAGGCGGTACTCGACGTTCGCCGACACGTCGACCAAGATGATCGTGCCACCGGTAGAGCGACCGACGGTGTCAGCCGGGATAGTTCCGCCGGTGACGACCGACGTCGCACCCAGCGACTGAGCGGTTCCGGTAAACATGTCCTTCTTGATCGAACCGCCGGCGCCGGTCAGCTTGAAGACCGACACCTTGTCGCCCGCGCGGGTGTTAGTTACCGAGACGGTGATCTTGGTCGGAGCCGAAACGACGGTACCCAAGTCATCTAGAGCCTGGAAGTTGTTAGCGTCGGCTGCCAGGTAGTTCTTCAAGATGACGCCAGGTGCTAGGAACCACTTGCCACCGGCGAAGGTGCCGAAGGGAGCGGCCTTGATCGGAGTGATCGAGGTGCAGACGGGGGTTGAGACGTAGTTCGAGCCGTCAACCCTGATGTCGTCGGTGTTGTTGAAGGTGCCGCGCGTGTTGCGTAGCACGAGGATCTTGTCAGGCAGAGTGCCGCCGGCGAGGTGATGAGCGACGACCACACCGGTCGCGTTTGAGTTAAGCTGAGTGACCGTAGCCCCCTCAGCGATCGTGCCGGTGAGCGTACCGTAGGTGATGCGATACTCGGTGCCGATGTACCGTTCGCCCTGAATGCCGTCGGTGTCAGTCGTGTCGGTGTTGCCACGGCGGAAGAGGTACTTCGTCCGCTCATAACCCTGCTTCACCGTGTAAGTGCTCGCCAGGTCGATCGCGATCGAGTAGTTCTCGTTGGTTCCGTCCTCGTTCAGGTCGACCGATTCGTCTTGAGCGTGGGTGATCGTGACCGTCGAGTAAGTGGCGGGACCCGCGTTGGCCGGCGTTCCTGCGGTGCAGGTCGCGTCGCCGTCTGCGATGCCTGTGTACTCCTTGATCGCGTCACCGTTCGAAAAGTCAGTGATGACTCCCCCGGTGCCGCCGATCAGGTAATACGTGATCGTCGGGGTGGCGCCTGTCGTCGCCGCGGTGATGCGGGCTCGCTTACCGCTCGTGGTCGCCGCTGCCCAGTTCGCTCCGACGTAGAGGTAATTACCGACCGTGAAGGTGCCCGTGCCCGCGGATCCGGTGAAGGTGCGATAGCCGGTGTCATTGTTTAGATCCCCTCCGGTCGACAGCGGGATCGGGTTGCGGCCACCCGCAGATAGATCGACGATGTAGTTGTCTTGCGTGTTGCCGTACTCGCGGGCAAACACCGTGACGTAACCCTGGTCGACCAGCGTGCCGGTCTCCTTGACGTTGACCAAGATGTCGATGTGGCCATCGCTCCACCAATCTTCGGTCGTGCTCTTGTACTTCCTGAGAACCGCCGCGGGCGACCCCTGGTAGACGTAGAGGTGAGTGAAGTCGACCAGCGAGCCGATCGAGTAGATGTTCGCCCAGAGCGACTCGCCTGAGACAGCGGCCGACGCTTGGGTGACGCTTCCAGTGCCGCCCGTGACCGAGACGGTACCAGAGGTCGAGTCCCAGTCGTTTGCGGCCGCGTTAGACGCCGGGCGGATCCACGCGTACTTCGTGGCGCCGACGTTGTTGAAGTCGAGGAGAGTGCCAGAGTCACCGCCGGTCGCGTTCGTGACGGTCTTGCCGATGTCAGACGCGACGAAGTCGGTGCCCGTCGTGTAGGTGATGCGAACGATGCCGGTGTTCGTGCCAGTGGAGCGAGCCCACGAAGCGGTCTTGAGCGAGCCACCCTTGAGGTACTCGACCGAGGTGCGGTCGATGAACCACGGATCCTTGTCGCCTGACTCGATGATGCCGATCGTGTACTCGGTCGGCGTTTGAGCCGACATCGGAATGCCGTCGTCCATCTGAGTGAGCTCGTCGAACAGGTCTTGAAGAGCCGAGTAAACCTGGTTGGCGGTGTCGATCGTCGTCGGAGAGACAGAAGTATCCCGAACGAGCCGCTTCTGACGATTCTCAGCTTCGTAGTAAACTATCCAACGGCCACCTAGGATCGTGTCGCTCATTCAATGATCTCCAAAGATGGTCTATTTACTCCTACGCGGTAAGCGGGCTCTTAAGCGATCGAATCTGGGATCTGGACAACGAATACCGAAGTTCCTGGAGAGATCTGGATGAATCCAGTTGGCGTCACCGACGCCACCGTCGTGAACGGTTGATATTTTTGTGACGAGCTACCCTTGCGCAGCTTGACCAAAACGGTGTTGTCACCGATCGGGCCAAACCATGATACTTGAATAGTTTGAGGGTCGGACGATATGGTACCGCTAGCAAGCACCTCGTTGTTAGACTGCCGCAGTATCGCGTATCTGGATCCGATCTGCGCATTTTGCAATACAAAGCCCACCGTAAGCCAAGCTGCGGCTGGATCTCTTGGTCTAGAAATTACCGCGTTATTATGTGGATACGCCCCCTTGAATCCCGAATCTACGGTGTTAGTGGCCGGTAAGAACGGAGAGTGACTTATCAGTGAAGCCATTATGTCAGATCTAATTCCGGATTGATGAAGATATACTTACCGTTGGTCGAAGCTGGACAGACGCCGTGATAACTCAAAGTGGCTGTTATCTCCGTATTCTGTTTGATAGCAAATTCAGTTGTCAACGTCAATTTTTTCGAGAAATAGTTATTGTAAGGTGACGACTGCGTCCAAGCGGGGCCAGCTGCATACTGCGTGGTGGACCCATACTTGGTCTGTTGCTTTCTGATGTTACCAGAGCTGTCGATATAGCAGATCGACAGCCGAAGATTGCAGGGATTGATATCTGCTTGGGCGATGTCGTCAGAGCATAGGATGTAGACGTTCACCGTTTTTGTAGCTGCGGTCGCGGTGTAAAACATGTTTAGTCTAGCTGCGGTATATGTGCAGTGAAGACCTAGATATTGACCGAACCACAATGACCTCAAGGACCATAGAGTTCCGTCATCTAGCATCGCGTTGTAGTATGGCCACGGGGACTCGGCGCCGATCCACTCGGTATACCCGACCGGATTTTCATATCGATATATCTTCCGATCTTTAGTGGTTAACAACCCGTAGCTGAGCAACTCAGGACTTGGATTAGTACCGGTGTACTTGCCTAGGATACCGAAAGAGATATCAGCTGGAGCTGTCTTTAGTGAGCCACCGCAGTTCTCGAACACAATTTGATTCAGAGCGGTCGCCGCCTGGGTGCCTTGAAAGCCTCCGTCAAATAATTTGAATGTCTTAGTAGCATCGTCTTCATCGTAGAAGACGCAATCTTTTATTCTCAATATAGTTCCATTAGGCGTAGTATTGCCATTAGGCTTTACTATGCCAGCGGTGGGCTGTGACAACAACCCCTTCCATGTAAACTCGCAGCCTTCCAGAACATCTCCCATTCTCGGGGATGCATGCTGCCCGTAGGGTTGGATAGTATTTCCAACAAAGTTATTAGACTTTAGGTTTCTAAGCTTGCAATAACGGTATTGATGGAAAGTAGTGGAAGAGCTATGAGCGGGAAGTTGAATACACGCAAACGCTCCTGAAGTTGAGCTATTGTTAATACGTAGTTCTAAACCTTCCATTATATTGTACCAAGTGTTACCACCAGTACCATGACTTCCTAACGAAAACATCTTTGTACTAGTGCTTTGTACATTAACATCAATAACGAATCTACCATTGCCGACAAACTTTAGATTCCTACCAGCAAAGTGGGTTCCGTGAGCGAAAGAGGAGTTCGTTATGTAGATGGTAAATGTCCCAGCTTCTGACCACTTTAAACCATCATCGATGATGATAGTGACTTCTCGATTTGAAGTTGGGCCTAGCGTAGACGATGAATAAGTGTGAGAGAAGCACTTTGAACCTACCGCGGTGTGAGTGCCTGACTGAGAACCTGAAGTGTTTACCGCTGATCCACCCACCGTCGTTGAAATCTGAAAAGCATCCGCGGTGAGACCTGAAGAGATGACAAAATAGGTCGTACCAGCGGTTATCCCAGTGGGTAAAGCACCTGTTGTGCTGAATACAACTGGGGCTCCTGAGGTTAATCTATGGTTAGTCCAAGAAATAACCCCAGGAGAAGCAATTGTTATCGTTACAGTGGATGACGTAGCAGATCTGACGTGAATCTTATCACCCGCCCCCGTTCCGTTCCCCCACACCGTCGAAATCCATGCTCCATAAGTAGCGACCGTCACCGCGCCGCCGTTGATGGTTTGAGGCAAGGAGGCTTCATTGTAAAAATAGCGCCATGGGCCAGAGACCCCGCCTGTAAATTGGTTCGTCGTGATAGTTCCAGAGTGCCCAGCGAAGTTTGGGATGATGCTTGTATTGGCTCCTGAATCATTTAACTTCGTGGTGGCTACCCTGGCCATGATCTCGCACACGGCGCCTGTCGCTCTCGCCCATACCGTGGTGTTGACCCGCGGCGCGCTATAAGTGCCGTCAAACCAAGCCGAGGTGATCACGGCCGTGGACGAGTTGATGGCGCTAGCCATGTTGGTTGCCATGGTCGCAGGAGTAGCATTGTACGTGGGCGTGATCACAGTTGATCCAAAGATCGAAACTCCGCCGCTAGTCGGAGCAGAACCCTGAGACGCAAAGTCGACAGAGGCCGTAGCTACGGTGCCGCCCGTGGCGGCCTTGCCGTCTCCGTCCTCCGGGGTGTTCCACGTTGGGGACGAGGCAGGGTATCCACCAGAGTGGTACTGAGCCGCGTTATGATCACAGTAAAAGTCAGGCATGCGCTATTAACCGTCTACGATTAGGTGGCTTGGAACAAGATGCTTAGCAGAGGGAGGAATTGAAGACGCAGGAATGACGCTTTCTTGGCCAACAGCGTTGCTCAAGCAGCAAGCCACCGACTTGTCTTCGAGAGCGTAAATTTCATGCTCGGTCTCCTTGGCGATGTATAAGATCTTTGGAGCCTTGAAGATATTTTCCTTGCCGTCTACCTTGACCATAAATGAACCAGCAACCAGCATCAAGGCGTGTTCATACGGGTGCCTGTGCTCAGGATAGAACGTTCCCTTCTTGGGGAAGTGCATCAAGAACACTCCAACCTCTCCTATGACCGCCGTAGAGAGCGATATCACGTTGGCCGGAATTCCATCATCCAAATTGGGGTCTGGCTCATAAACGTGGTCATGGTCATGAAAATCAAAACCTATCCATTCTGTCTTTTCGCCGTTGTACATGTGAATGAGGCGATTTTCATCCCGAACATGATGTGTTAAGTTACGACACGTGTCCTTGCAATAGACCTTATACATAGAGAATTTGATTTGCTCTTTCTTGCGTTAGGATCCCAACAGAAACTAGATGGGCCATGCTCTGGAGAGTCTCACTGCTAGTGTTTGTCACCTTCCTCCCAGAGGCGGCTGCGATATCCAGAAGGTGGATGATGTCCTCCGCGACGGGATCAGTTTTTGCCCTCGTTCTGATGGTTACTCGCTCTTGGACGGTAAACCTATTCAAGAAGACGAAAGGATCCCATTCTCGATATTCTTGCGCTACAACTACTTCCGGTTCAATAACTTCAGTGTGTCCATGAGTATCAAATTCTTGGCTTTGCCACTCTACTGGAGCATCAGTGTCTGAGTTATAGACGTGCAAAATTCGATTAGCTAGCCGCACCGACTCATGTGCAGGGTCGGTACAATTTGCTAGACATCTAACCTCGAATGTTTTCATTTACGATCGATTATTTGAATACAAGCTCATTGTTTCAAACATTTTTCTAGTGAAATTTCTTCAACATTTGCCCTAGAAGAGCATCTACCTCTTGCTTCTTCTTCTCTTCAACCGGACGTACAGCTCTCTTAGCACCTACATAAGCAGCGAAAGACCCAGGCTTTTTCTCCTCAAGTCGCTTCTCTTCTAGCTTCTTCCTCTCAGCTAACTTAGCTTCTAACTTTCTCTTTTCCTCGAGCAACTTAGCTTCTAGCTTTCGCTTTTCCTCAAGCTTACGTGTTTCGTGCTGCTTTTCTTCTGGTAAACCAAAGATTCTTCTAAGCTTCTCTTCGGGTGTCTCTCGAGGTGGCTCCTCAGTCTTCAAGGGAGCTTCTGGAATGGATTTTTCTTCTGACTTCGCCCCCACGGACGTCTCAATTAACGGTTCAAACTTCACTGGCTCTGGTTGCACCTCGATGACCTTAGGCTTCTCCTCAGGGAGGTTGATCGGGGCTTTAATTGTGGGAGCCTTTTCTTCGGCCCTCATCTCGTCCTTCTTCTCCTGAGGCTTCTCGGTTCCAGGCTCCATCACCTGAACGGTCACCGACGGAGCCGCGAGATCGTCGAAGTCAGAGGTAATCTTAGCCCCTGAAACGACTGGTTTGTCGTTCTCTCGCACCTCACACGTGTTGACGATCGGAACGAAGTGATGACCGCCGATGACGATCGCGATCTCACAAGGGTAAGTACCGACGTCGAGGTAACGATCTAGCGGAGGAACCGTGACCTCCCAGACCCCTGCGCTCTTCTGGTTCGCAGGGATCGAGATCGCGACGCTCTCCGGGTTTTTGATCGTGAAGTGCCCCACGGGAACCCCGCTCACGGTTCCCGTGACCTGCATCTCAAATTCAAACGTGGTTGGCTCGCCGAGTTTGAAGATCATCACTGACTATTTAGCCTTAACTTAATAGCCACATTAATCTCTTCGTCTGGCGTCTTGCTCGCAGATCTCCGCTTGACGTAGACCCTTGGATTGCCTGGCTCGATCTCGATCCTCTTGAGGTAGGTCTCTCCGTCAAAGAGGATCTCGAAGGTGAGATAGTCCCTTTCGGTTGTCCTGTCATCATCACCTCTAAAGCTAGCTGGTGACGCGCGGGTGTTAGAGTCAACCCGCGCGACGGCTACGAGGCTAGCTGATCCGAGGAGCGTCGACTTGCCGCTGACGATCTTGGACGCGGAGGCTGAGACGGCGCTCTCGCCAGCCAACTCGCCTTGGGCTCTGTTCTCCGTCGTCGCTGAGGGAGTGACGGCGCTAGAGCTTGAGAGAGTCGTGCTCCCTCGGCTCTCGTTTGAAGCTTCTGGCGTGACCGTGCTGTTGCTCGAGAGCGACGCGGTCGCCCTGATCTCCTTTACCGCAGCTGCTGATAGCGCGCCGATGCCTGGCAGAGCCGCGGCCGCGCGCTTCTCGAGCTTACCTGCCCCCGACAGCGCGCTTGAGCTCTCGAGCGTCGAGACAGCTCGACTCTCGTTGCTAGCGACCCCAGACAGAGCGCCGATGCCTGGCAGAGTGACGGCGGCTCGAGCTTCGTTCTGAGCCGTCGCGATGATCGCCGCGGACCCAGAGAGAGAAGCCGCGCCGCGGCTATCGATCGTCGCCGCTGGGGTGAGCGCGCTGTTGCTAGACAGCGCCGCCGCACCCCGGCTCTCGCTTGCAGCGGCGCTTTCTAGGGAGCTCTGACCAGCTAGCAGCGCCGCAACGTTTCTGATTCGCGAAGCTGTAGCGGTTAACGCGCCGGTGCCAGAGAGGGACGCGCCGGCGCGGCTCTCGCTCGAAGCTGTCGGCGTAACCGTACCGTCACCGGTCAGGGACGCGCTCGCCCGATTTTCATTGGTGGCGGTCCCCGACAGAGCGCCAGCCCCCTCAAGCCCAGCAGCTGCCCGGCTTTCACTTTGAGCAGTTGCGGCCAGGATGGCCGCCCCGTTAAGCGATGAAGCTCCGCGATTTTCATTTCTGGCGGAGGCGATGATCGAGCTGCTGCTCGCAAGCTGAGCGGTCGCGTTAGCTTCGCTTCGCGCCGCGGCCTCTAGCGTGCTTGCAGCCGCGAGAGCAGCAGCCGCACGCTTTTCAATCTTGCCTGTCGCAGCTAGAGCGCTCGCGCCCTCGAGAGTAGAAGCTCCTCGATTTTCGTTGCTAGCGTGGGCGTTGATCGAGCTAGCTCCTGCTAGCGACGACGCTGACCTAGCTTCGTTCTGAGCCGCGCCCACGACGGCGCTCGCAGACTCGAGAACCGCCGCAGCTTGATTTTCGTTCTGAGCCGCGGCTGCCAGAGCGCTTGATCCTGCTAACGTCGCCTCGCCGCGAGTCTCGATCTTGCCTGTCGCAGATAGGGTGCTTGCTCCGTCAAGAGCTGCAGCTCCCCGAGCCTCGCTTCGCGCGACAGGCACGACCGCTCCCTCGCCCGTTAACGAAGCCGCGGCTCTAACCTCCTTCCGGGCTGAAGCTGCTAACGTCGAGCTAGAAGCTAACGTCGCGGCGGCGCGGCTCTCGCTCTGGGCGACCGCGACGAGCGCGCCGACACCGTTTAGAGAAGCCGCTGCGCGGCTCTCGTTGGTCGCCGAGCTGCTTAGAGAGCCCTGCCCGCTTAGCGACGCGGCGGAGGCTAGAACCAGAACGGAAGCCGCGGACAGGGTTCCTGCGCCAGCGAGCGTAGTAGAGCCGCGGCTCTCGTTCGTCGCTGCGGCCGAGAGAGCGCTTGCTCCGCTCAGAGTCGCAGCTGCTCGGCTCTCGCTCCGAGCTGCGGCGGTGACGGTGCTTGCCCCTGCTAACGTAGCTTCGGCGCGGGTCTCGATGCTTCCTGACGCGCTAAGAGCGCTAGAACTTGATAGCGAAGCCGCAGCTCGACTCTCGACTGTGCCTGCTAGAGCGATCGAGCCTGCTCCAGCTAACGTCGTAGCGGCTCGATTTTCGTTTTGAGCTGATGGAGATAGCGTTGAGCTGCCGGCGAGAGAGGTTGACCCGCGGCTCTCGTTTGTAGCGACAGCCGCAACGGTGCCGGTACCTGTCAGCGTCGCCGAGGATCGAGCTTCACTCTGCGCCGAAGCTGAGAGAGTTCCAGCTCCAGCTAGCGCGCTAGCTGCGTCGTGTGTCCGAACGACGGAAGCGACCGCCGAGACGCTGCCTGCGCCGGCTAGACTTGAAGTTGCTCGGTTTTCGTTCTTAGCCGCGGCGGCGACGGTGCTAGATCCGCTGAGAGCGGTCGCTGCGCGGTTTTCATTGACAGCCGTCGGTGTGACCGTCCCTGCGCCAGCCAACGTGGCGACAGCTCGGCTCTCGTTGCTAGCTGCTGGAGCGACCGTTCCTGCGCCAGCTAACGTGGCAGCGGCGCGGCTCTCGTTTCTTGCGACAGCCGAAACGGTACCTGCGCCAGCAAGAACTGCGGCTGACCGGTTTTCGTTGTTAGCTACCGCGGAGAGAGAACCGGAGCTGCTTAGGGTAGCAGCTCCGTCATGTACAACTCCACCCCCACCCTGGTTCGCAAGGAGCAGGGACATGGATTAATCCTCTATAGTGTCGCTACCTGTTATGCTACGGTGATGTCTAGGTCACCAGCCAAGAAGCGGAAAGTGTCACCGGTGTTGACCGTCTTCGCTTGGGTGAGCGCGCCGTACATCAAGACGTTGACGTTCGTGCCCCAGGTCGTGTTCGTTAGGTGGTCGACCACCGCGACGTGAGTTACCGTGCCCCAGTCACCTGTAGCGGTGGTCCAGTCAACGTTGCTTGAGTTTTGAGTCGCTCCGCCAGACGCCGCGTCTAGGGTAACCGCCATTCTGGCGTAAGAGCCGCCGCTGACCTCGGCCGACGGGTTGTTCGCCTCGAGGCCGGTGACAGCCGTAAAGAGCGCCAGATAGACCGTCGACGGCGGAGTGAACGCCTGGTTCCGCAGCATGTGGTTGATGATCTGATTTTCAAAGTAATCACTAAATGCGGACATTTGATTTCCCTAAGAGGATCGTGAAACTATTTATAGCTCGGTGAGAGTGTACTTTTCCATCTCGATAGTTTAAGATAAACCGGTGAGCGGAAATCTTCGAGTCGGGTTAGTCGGACGAAAGCCAGCCAAGGTCACAGATGACATCACCGACCTCGAGCGCTTGATGCGCGAGGTCGCGAGGGTGATCGCTCACCATGGAAAGCTCATCGTTGAGGAGAGCACGTACAACTACCTCTTCACTCGCGACAACATCACGAAGATCGGCCTGATCGGTGAGTGGTCATCGCTCAGGGGAGCAAATCTCGATCTAGCGGTTGTGGTCGGAGGTGACGGCACGATGCTAGAGGCGGCGCGAAATCTCTACAACATTCCGTTGATCGGCGTCAACATGGGGCGACTAGGCTTCATCACCGACCTCCCCAGAGTCGGAGCCGCGCAGGTCATTGATCTCATCCTACGCGATTGGGCCGCGTGGGATCGAGAGCGATCGAGCGACGGTCCTGTTCCAGCATACCCGAAGAACGTCACCCTCGAGAGACGCGCGCTCATCCACGCCGAGAGAGACAACGTCTCTTGGGGAGACGCCCTCAACGACATCGTCATCTCAAAGACGGGCGGACGCATCCTCGAGTTCAAGGTCTTCGTGGATGAGAAGTTCGCTTACAAGGTTCGAGCCGACGGGTTGATCATCTCCACCCCGACCGGCTCTACGGCTTACGCCTACTCCGCGGGTGGGTCAATCTTGAGCCCCGGGTCACACACCCTACAACTCATTCCGATGATGCCCCAAACACGATCCTACAGTCCGCTGATCATCAGCGACAGGGAGTGCGTCAGGGTTGAGATGGTGGCTGGTGAGGCTCGGATCTGGGCCGACGGCATCGATTCGGGAACGATCGTGCAACCAGATCTGGTCAAGCCAGCGATCTCCCGCAACAGCTCCTGGGTGAACGTGTGTCGCTCTTTTCATGACGCGGTTTTTGTTCACCCCCACTTCTCGGATCTGGATTACGAGTACTTCCAGACCCTCCGAGAAAAACTCAACTGGCATCTCGAGCCAGGAACACGATGAACAACCAAAAAGAGCAACAGAGTCAGGTAGCAAACGTCGTCGGTGACGTGATCACCACGGCAGCAGAAGTCGCGATAATCGTCGGATCAAACGCCGCTCAGGCTGGAGAGAAGGCTGCTGAGCTAGCGGCTGAGCTCGCGAGCGGCGTAGTTGAGGTCGCAAGTGACGTGGCTGGAAATGTCGGTGAAGCTGTGGGCGAAGTGCTCGGCGGCTTGACCGACATCCTCTAGTGCCTGTCAACCTGAAGGTCGCAGCAGCCAAAACTCGCGACCTTCTCAAGCAAGCTCAGTACCAGCTCGGTCCGATCTATTCTGGCGACCCCTCCCTCTCTCTGGAGCACTTGATCGAGATGCTTGACAAGCTCGAGTCTGGAGAAATTGACGGCGAGAAGGGACACCGCTGGCTTGGTTGGGCACAATGCCTCATGTGTGCGCGCGACGTCGCCTCTCTAGAAGACTTGAAGATCATCAACAAATCTTCAAAGATCTCGCAAGAAGCCGGATAATCTAGCAGTACTGGTATACTTTTCCACAGGATGTGGTTATAATTCTCCTGTGGACCCCAAGATCTATCTGGTAGGCGGCGCTGTACGAGACCACGTGCTGGGAGTTCTCAGCAAGGATCGTGACTACGTCGTCGTCGGGGCCACTCCCGAGTGGATGATTGAGCGCGGCTTCAAGCGGGTGGGAGCCGACTTCCCGGTTTTCTTGCACCCTGAGACCAGGTACGAGTACGCCCTGGCGCGGCAAGAGCGCAAGACCGGCCCAGGCTATCACGGCTTCGACACTCGGTTCGACCCCAGCATCACGCTGGAGGACGATCTGCGTCGTCGTGACTTGACGATCAACGCGATGGCGATGACCGACGAGGGTGAGATCATCGACCCGTTCGGCGGCTTGACCGACCTGAAAGCTGGCGTGTTGCGTCACACCAGCGAGGCCTTCGCCGAGGATCCGTTGCGCGTCTTGCGCGTCGCTCGCTTCGCCGCTCGCTATGATTTCACGATCGACCAGACCACCGTCGAGCTGGCGCGGAAGATCGTCGCTTCAGGCGAGCTGAACTCCCTGCCGCGCGAGCGCTTCTGGACCGAGCTGTGGAAGGGTTTCAACGAGAAGCATCCCTCCAAGATGATCTCCGCTCTGGAGAACATGAACGCGATTGCGACGGCACCGCTGAACCAGTACTTCGGCAGAAATTTCTCTCTGGACGTCACCGTCGAGAAGATGAAAGCCGCCGAAAAGAAGTCACTCCCGGCGATCGCCGTTGCAGCTCTGACCCTGGGGCCGATAGACGCCGACAAAGCGAACGAGCTGCGGGTGCCCTCAGACGTGTACCGCGTTCATGTCTGGGCCAATAAGCTGGCGATGCTGCACACCCATGACACGGCTGAGAAGATGATCAAGTTCATGGGAAGCATCAAGTATGACATCACCAACCCCGACTACTATGCGGCGCTGAGAACTAGCGAGCTGATCGCGTCGCTGATGCTGGACGATCGCAACTTTTCTCGGTGGCACGAGATGAGCGGCCGAATGGTCATGGTCGACGCCGAGCTGAAGAAGACCAACTTCAAGGAGGTCGCCGAGAACGGGCCGAAGGCGACCATCAGGGAGCGGATTAACGCCGCTCGCTTAGCCGCGGCCCGGAGAGCTTTCAGCTAACGGAGACGCCACATGGATGAGGAGATGTACAAAGAGGTGAGGCAGATGTTTTGGCTCAAGACCTTCGACTCGGCGGTGCGCTCGGCGGATTGCGCGAACGCGCCCCACGCGACTGCGAGGCTCGCTGGCGAGATCGCTGATGCCGCGTGCAACGAGCTGGACAAGCGGATGAAGCCGAAGCCGAAGACCGAGCCGCGCGGCACGAAGGCAACCTGATGCGCCGCCTCGAGCGAGTCATTCCGGACGCGCCGCGTCCCTTCCGCATCTACAACTCAAAGGCGCGTCGCTTCTTCCGCTGGTACCTCTTCAAGTACAAGGACCGCGCGATGAAGCAAGCCTTCTGGATCGCGCACTGGGTACCTGGCGTCGCGGTCGAGCTGATCGATATTCGCAACGGCAATTGCCACGGCGTCTACGTCGGGCGACGCGTCGGCGAGAAGATCGTCGTTGAGGCGGTCCGTGAAACCATCAAAACGCACAAGGAGTTCAAATGAAAGGTGACCGCAAGCGGCTAGCCGCTCTCAAGAAGGCCCAGCAAGCCGCACAAACTCCCTCCGCTCAGGCCAAGCGCACTGCCGGCATCCGCGCCTACCACGCTCGGCGCCGAGCTCAGCAAGCTGCCCAGCAACAGCAGGGCGAGCGCCTCGGTAGGGCGCAAGACAAGCGCCTCGCCGCGGCGCAAGCCGAGCAAGTTCGCTACCCCGTCGCCGAGTTCATTCCCGGCGGCAGGCAGCCCAACCTCGAGCTCGAGGGCGACCGTCCGCGTCCGGCGACCTCGTCCAAGCTGATCCAGAGCGCCGAGCAGCGCTTGGACCTGGCGAGGGCCCTAGTCGCGACGGTGCACGAGCTCATCAACCCCAAGAAGCGATCATGAAGTCGAAGAAGTCATCCCTCTCGCGAGCGAAGCAGCTCGCGCTAGCCCGCAAGAGCGCCGCGAAGAAGAGCTCTCGCTCTCGTAAAGCTACGAGAGCTCTTCGAGGCAAGCCTGCGGCGTCCGTCAGGACGGTGAAGATGACGGACGTCTTCAAGGACCTTCGTCCGAAGATCAACGACCTCCCGGAGACCGTGCCGGTGCGCATCAACCCGGACGAGATTTACACCGGCTTCTGGCAGACCAACCTCATCCGGCTGACCCGGATGGAGGGAGGAGGCAACCTACCGTGAGGATGCGCTGGGCGGTTCCTGTTAGACACGAGTACAACCACCCCCGCAAGCACGAAGAGCTTCTGTGCTACTGGGTACGGTACCCAGATCACAAGAAGCTCGAGGTGACGAGCGGGAAGTCGCCCTCAAGGTGGACCGAGGTGCCGCTCGTCAACGTCTTTGAGCCCTTGACTCAAGCCTGCGGCTGCTGCCTCCTGAAGAAGGGTGAAGTGCCAGCAGATCTCCCCGAGAACAAAATCTTAACTCGGACCAAGTTTTAGTTGCTCAAGCTAGCAACTGTAAATAGAGGAACCACTTACCGAGGTTCCCTATGAAGGCTTTTGAGATCGGACTTACCGAAGAGCGCCAGAGCGGGCACAGCTTCGTCTACACCTTCATCTCTCCGATGGGATTCTGCATCGACGAGGGCATCGCGGAGCAAATCCTCGGAAATCTCGACTCCGACACGATCACTGACTCCGAGTGGAAGAAGGCTCGCGACGCGATCTGTGACTGGAACACCTTCTTCTCCTTCGACGCGCACGAGGTCCGCGGCATCATCGAGGAAGCGCTCTCAAACAGCAAGCATCAAATGAATGACAAGGATGAGGACGATCCCGAGACCGAGGTCGAGGAGAATCGTCCCAGCCGACATGATCGCTTCAAGCAAGATCCGGTCGAGGACGCGATCGCTGACGCGGAGGCTTTCGAGAAGGACATCAATGATGCGGTCGAGGACGCGATCGTCGAGCTAGCCAAGGACGGCAACGAGGCTGAGCTTCATCAGTACGTCCACCATGAGACCCTCAAGGAAGCTGTCAAGCTCATCCGCTTCCGCGTCCGCAAGAACGCGACGATGGGCTCTCACTACGCGCTCTTCTCTGACGTAGTTTGCTCACGACGCCTCGAGAAGGAGGAGGTCAAGGAGCTGAAGGAGGAGCTCTCGGGCCAGTTCTCCGACGGCTGGGGTGAGGGAGTCGAGCAACGCTCCTTCGGCGATCGTCACGGCACCGGGCGCGGCGGACCAGGACTCTTCTACATCAAGCTCTGGTGGTCTAGCCACGGCGAGCACGAGAGAAACTTGCCGAAGTGGAGCATCCAAGAGATCTAATTTTCCATCTCTTGATTCGGTGATAAAATTGACTCTCTCATCACACGGAGAGTCGATGACGAAGCCACTCAGGGTTGTGAACTTTTTTGCAGGGCCTGGCACCGGAAAGAGCACCACCGCGACCGCGCTCTTCGCTGAGCTCAAGTACCAGGGCTACAACACCGAATACGTCTCAGAGTACGCGAAGGACGCGACCTGGGAGCGCCGCGGCGAGAAGGTCTTCAAGTCTCAAGAGTACATCTTCGGCAAGCAACACTTTCGCCTCTCGCGCGTCGCGGAGGAGGTCGACTTCGTCATCACCGACAGCCCGGTCCTCCTCGCGATCGCGTACACTCCCTCAGACTACTACATGCCCTCTCTCATCAAGACGATCAAGGAGGCGCACGACAACTACGAGAGCATCAACATCCTGCTCGAGCGCTCAGATCAAAAGGCCTACAATCCTGCCGGTCGCAACCAGACCGAGGCCGAGGCCAGGGAGAAGGACGTCGTGATGAGGGGTGTCGTCGAGAAGAACTGTCCCTTCTACTACACGATGCCGTTCGGGCGCGTCAACCCGTGGCAAGTGATCGACCTGATGTTCGATCACGGTTGGATCGAGGACGTCAGCAAGGCGCTCCAAGCTACACAGAGCGCGATCTCAGCCGCGCAAGAAGCCGCCAAATTTTACGAGAGAAGACTCGCCAGGCTCGCCGAGTGCTCCTGAGGCTACGTTGGAATTGTGTCACTTCGTTTTTCAGTGCTTTCAAGACATCGATGTAGAGGCGATCCTTTACTTAGTGTTAGCTGGGATATTTGGAAGCGTGCTTACTATGACTTTAAACCGAGAGAAAAGATGAGAATTGAGTAGAAAAGCGGCGAGATCTGTGATATAATCTCTCTACTTTAACTGCTCCCTTAGCTCAGCGGCAGAGTACGGGACTCTAAATCCTAGGGTCGTGGGTTCGAATCCCACAGGGAGCACCACTTAGGAGACCAGGTTGACCTGGCTCAAGACGACCGGTAAGCTGTCGTACGTTGACGAGCGGGCGCTCACGGACGGCAAGGCCTTCAAGAAGACCTGGAAGTCGCGGACCCTCATCGCGAACCTTCCGCGCCACTGTCACCTCGACCAGTACTACATCTGGCTGCTCACTCGCCGCTTCGGTCCGTGGGCTGAGCTGACGCGCCCCCTCTTCGGTCTCCACGTCACGATCATTCGCGGTGACGAGCGCTTCGACCAGAGGTACGAGGAGCTCTGGGGCCGCTGGGCTGGCACGAAGATCGACATCGAGTACAACCCGATCCCGCAGCTCAACTGGCGATTCTGGTCGCTAGAGGCGCGCTCGAACGAGTTCGGTGAGCTGCGCGAGCGCTTCGGTCTCAACCCGGTCATCAACTTCCACATCACGGTCGCGCGCGCCAACACGAGCATCATGATGAGCAAGAACGCGCGAAAGCGTGACCCGGAGATGGTGATCCGTGAGTTGCTCAAGCAAATTCCCGGCGGTCGGGGCGGTCGTTACGACTTTCGCAAGGACCTCGAGCGCACCGCTAGCGAGATCAAGCTCGGATTTCTTCGCGGCACCCAAGCGTGGGATCGCATCATCGAGATCGTGTTCGCGCACCTTCCCAAGCCCCAGGCGGATTGGGAGGCTCAAGTCGTCGCGTACATTAACATGGTACCTGTCCACCAAGTCATGGAGAAGGCCGCATGAGAGAACGCTACAAGCTAGTTCGCAGCTCGCTCTCCGCTCACTGCTGCTTCGTCGGGACGGTCATCGACACCGATCGCCCGCACTTTCAAGATAACGCGAAGACGGTGCAGATGGTCGTGAACGGCGAGCTGCTCTACGAGAGCATCTGCGAGGTTTTCGACGAGAGGGACGGCGAGAAGATCGTCCAAGCTCTCAACCTCCTCGAGAAGCTCAGGTCGTGAGCGACGTCCTGATCCTCGCCGGGATGTGCTTTCTCGCGATGGTAGCCTACGGCTACTACCGCAAGGTCAAGTATGGTCCGGTGATCTTAAAGGTTAGAGTGCTCGACTACGTCGACGCCCTCGAGATCCCCTCTCGAGAGGCTCGCAAGCCTGGAAAGCCCCACTACGCCTCTAAGTCCGAGATAAAGCGTTGGTGCGACTCGAGCGTCGTCATGATCAACGGGCGGCCTCGCGGGTGGCGAGAGCAGGTGAAATTTCCTGTCAACAGCCTGGTCTTCTTCCCGAAGGGGAAGCGGATCACGATCTTCTAATGCGCCCCGAGCCCAAGTTTGGCTTCGATTGGCTTGTCGAGGACACGACAGGCAAGCGCTACGTTGTGGTTGATCGCAACTGGAGCGAGCAAGACGAGACCTGGTGGTACAGGCTCGTCCCGCAATGGTCTCTGCCGCCGGGGAGGTTTCACCGGCTGTACGGGCTCCCCGAAGATTCACTAAAGGAGGTAACATGATCGAGCAACGAAACGGCGACGTCCTCAACGTCCCCGAGGGCATCATCGTTCACGGATGCAATTGCCTCGGGGTGATGGGCGCCGGCGTCGCTCTCCAGGTAAAGAGCCGCTTTCCTGAGGCCTTCAAAGCTTACCGCAAGCAATTCGAGTCCTCCTACGTGTTCGGCGTCGACCCGTTCATGAAGAAGTACCACGAGTACAACGGTCTCAACCTCGGCGACATCATCGCGGTTCAAGTAGGCGAGAAAAAGTGGATCATCAACGCGATGACGCAGGAGAAGTTCGGCACGGACAAGCGGCACGTCAACTACGAAGCCGTAGCTACCTGCTTCGAGAAGGTCAGTGAGTTCGCGCGATCGGTGCTCGCTGAATTTTATGGACGCGGAGATGGAACGCTCGACCTCCAGAGAGCGATCGATCACCCTCTCCAGATCTGCTTTCCAGCGATCGGAGCAGGTCTCGCTGGAGGAAACTGGAAGATCATCGCAAACATCATCGACAACACCGTTCCAGACACCTTCAAGAAGGTCCTCTATGTCTACACGTGAACGTTGCGCTGGTTGTCCGTACTTCGTCGTGCACTACCCGGAGTACCGCGGGCACGGTGATCGCCCAGCAAAGCTGAAGCAGCCGCCTCGATAGAAGGCGGCTATTTAGGCGGGCGACTCTGGAAAACACCGCCTCTTGAGCGTGATAAATACCTGCAACGTCGGTGAGACGTTGCCAATCACCTCAGAGGAATACCAGATGACGCCAGAAGAAGTCAGAGCCAAGCTTCGCGACACGATCAACGCGCTCATTAAAGATGAGCCGGAGCAAGCCACCAAGTCCCTCCACGACGTGCTCGCCGCAAAGATGCGCGATCGCGTTAACCCACCCGAGCCGGTTGATCCCGCGGCTACCCCCGAGCCGGTTGATACAGACACGACTCCAGAGCCCAAGCCAGAGGCTGAGGTCGAGTAATGCTGGTAGTGCCCGTTCCCGGAGACAAGGTGAGGACGGTTGACGACAGCTCACCGCGCGTCGTCAGCTCCTTCACCAGTCTCAAGGATCAGCCTGCGGTTTACCTTGACCAGGAGACCTCCAAGGAGCGGTTCATCTACTTCTCTGACATCGTCGAGATCAACGGGGTCACCGTCGAGTACCAGTCTGACAGCAAGGTGTTCAGCGCGCTCGGGCCCCTCAAGCGCAAGTACAACATCCCGCAGCCGAAGGATGTCATCGTTGTACGGCTGCTCGAGAAGCCACACAACGACGAGAAGGAAGAAGTTGAGGTCACCAAGATTCGCCTCCACAGCAAGAAGGAGGGCATCTCTCGCGGGTTGCTCGCTTGCGGGAAGGAGTCTTGCTTCACTCTAGCGGAGGTCCTTGACCTCCGCCGCAGCTCATGGTCCGAAAAGTTTGACGCTAGCCAGTTCCATCGCTACTACCGAGACTACCTACCGTTCGGCCTGAAGACCAAGGGTTAACCCTCCTCGGGATAAATAGCTCGTCAATCCCATGAGGAGTAGCATGCCAGGCAATCTCAGGTTTTTCCTCCTCCGCGAAGCGCTCCGCCAGGATCATGCCAAGCACTTCATTCGCTACTCAGAGCAATACCACAGCGAGGTCTTCGCTGACCTCAAGAAGACGATGTATGAGGATTGGAGCCGTCAGCTTAGCGCGATCGCCAAGCGTTACCCGCCGCGCGAGGAGCTGATCAAGTCGTCCAAGCTGCGGGATGACAGCTCACCGATCTCGTACGAGGTGACCGACGTGATCGAAAAGATCGCGACGACGCGCCATCCGCAACCCATTTCGGTCTCTCCCTCGTTCAAGATCCCATTTGTGGTCGATCAGGACGAGCGCAGCGCGATCATCAAGGAGCTGATGGAGATCGCAGCTACCAACTTCGAGGCGATGGCCAAGGGGTGGCGGGAGATCTTTCACTACGAGCACAAGGGGAGATTGACACCTAACTTCAGGGTGCTCTCGGAAAACCATGAAGTACGCTTTCAGCTAGCCATCGAGGAGGGTGGCCACAACTCTTATCGAACCCTCTACGCCGTGCGCGTCGAGTACGGAAAGAAGGGTGGAAAGAAGGCCTTCGACAGAGTTTACCTCGTCTCTCTGATCTGATGACTACCATCGTCGCCGACCAGAAGAGGAAGATCTTAGCGGCGGACTCACTGGTTACCACCTACGGAGAGGTACCCCACTACTCGACCATGAAGCTCTACCGGGCGAACGGGTCGATCTTCGGCGAGAGCGGCGACGTTGCGGCTGGGCTCCTCTTCAGGAGGTGGCAGGTCGAGGGTGGGTTGAAGCGCGAGCGCCCGAAGTTTGACTGCTCGGACGACTTCTGCATCCTCGAGATGTCGACCAAGGGCCTCTTCATCTGGGATTGGACGCTGTCGCGCGAGACCGTCGAGGACGAGATCTTCGCCGTCGGATCTGGGTCTAAGATCGCGATGTACTGCGCGAAGGTTCTCAACTACTCCGCCGAGCGGTGCATCGCTGAAGTCGCCAAGGTCGAGCTTCACACCGCTCCGCCCATCAAGTTGATAGAGCTAGAAGGTAGCGACGCTCCTCGCATCGTCGTGCCGACGTGGTAGAAATCATCCTGGTTTGTCTCGCGATCGGCTTGTTCTGGCTCGTCAAGGAAGTTGAGTTTCGCAAGATCTACACGAAGGTAGATCCAGCGATCGTTCCGACGGAGGTGATCTTTGAGCGGTCTGACGAGGTCATCGGATCATACCGGGGGTTGAAGATCCATGAGCTTGTCTGGCTCTCAGATGACCGCCCGTTTGTGTTCGAGTCGGTTGCGATCGAGGCTGATGAGGGATTTTTCGTCGAGCACCCTGAGCTGCAGTACATCCTCGTGGATGGTTGCCTGCTCTATCGAGAGCTGGAGCCTACCGAGTAACTCTCACCTAGCAGGACACATGGCCAAGAGGCAACGTTACCAAAAGCAAGAAAACGGCATCAACCTCCGCTCCTTCCACCCCAAGAACGCGGACCAGGACTTCTACCTCAAGATGCTTCGTGAGGAGACGATCACCTTCTGCACCGGTCCTGCTGGTACGGGTAAGACGTTCATCACCGTCTACGCCGCCCTCGAAGCCCTCTTCACTCACCAGGTAAGCAAGATCATCTTGACGCGGCCGATCGTCGCGACCGAGGACATCGGTTACCTTCCCGGGGACATGCACGAGAAGATCCATCCCTACATCATGCCTCTCTTTGACGCGGTCGAGATGCACGTCGGTCCGACGAAGGCAAAGGATCTCTACGCCTACGGGGCGATCGAGGTGATTCCGCTCGCGTACATGCGCGGGCGCTCTCTACCGCACGCGTTCTTGATCCTCGATGAGGCGCAGAACACCACCCGGGAGCAGATGAAGATGTTTCTGACTCGCATGGGTGAGGGATCGCGAGTCGCGGTGAACGGTGACTCGTCACAGTCAGATCTTCCCAAGGGATCTGACAATGGCTTGTGCTGGGCCGTCGATCGTCTTCGCGGAGCTGAGTCAGGAATTAGCATCAATAATTTTACTTCGCGAAATATCGTGAGACACCCGTTGATCGAGAAGATTATCGGGCTTCTAGGTGACTAAAGCTTTTAGAGCTCTCTCACTCTCCAGCTTTGACCGTTGTTTTTGAGTTTAAGAAGGAGCTCTAGAAGTTTACTTTGATTCTCTTATTTGTTAAGATCCTCTCGTGTAAGACGACGTTAGATCGTCTACACCGGTCGTCGAAGTTTTGTTCAACCAGCACCGGGATCTAAAAAGCAATGGAAATCAAGGCAACGTCACGAAACGGCACGTCCTTCAACCAGGAAAACATCAAGGAGCTCAGCGAAAAGTTCAGTCGCTTGATCAAGCAATTAGGCTCGAACAACAAGAAAGACTGGAAGAAGGGCACAGAATCCACGCGGTATCGGTTCGAGGTCGAGTTCGCCTACGCGATCAACGAGATCGCGATCTGCCCTGAGTACCTGCAAGGCAAGATGTTTGACGCCGCGTCTGGCGTCGTCAACAACCTGATCAACCACCTGAAGTCCCTCAAGGAGAAAGCGCCGGCGGCAGAAGCCGTTGCGGCCTAACATCGCATGAAAACCGCTACTCGCAACCACGGAAAGGCCTGGACCTCTGACGAGGTCAAGGTGCTGACCAAGAAGTTCAAGCAGGGTACCGCCCCGAGCACGATCGCCGTCTCGCTAGGCCGTACGACCGTCGCGATCGTCGCGAAGCTGAAGGCGCTCGGTTACGTCATCTACAACAAGGGAATTCTCTACAAGCCCTACTTCAACATGTTCTCGGGACGGGCGGTCGGCCGCGAGCGCGGCTACTGAGATGTCGTACCTCGTCCACCCACCTAAGTTCGGTCTCGCGATCGACTGGGAGACGTCTGGCTATACTCCGCCTCCTGGCGGGTACGCTGACCAACACCAGGGCTTGTCGTTCGCGGCCGTCATCTTTGACTTCCAAACCTTCGAACCTGTCGAGGAGCTGTACCGGGAGTTGAAGTTTGACGCGTCGAAGTATAAGTGGGAGGCCGGGGCGGCCAAGGTCCACGGGCTCACGCAAGAGCACCTCGCTCAGAAGGGCGTCGAACCCGTGGACGCTGCCGTTGATCTAGGCAGCTTAGTTTACAAATACATGCTGCAAGAGCCAACCATTCTCCTCGGGCACCGAGTTCACTTTGACGTCGCGTTCACCAAGCAGCTGATGGACACGATCGGCGTCGAGCTCAACCTCTACCCGACGCCAGTCGACTCATCGATCTTCGGGATGGTGCTGATGGAGACGCCGCGGTCGATCGTCATCTTCGAGACGATGGGCCTTCCGCCGCGGGGCACCCACAACGCGCTCGAGGACATCAAGCAAAACCTCGTCGCGTTCAAGCGAATGAAGGAGCTCTTCCTCAAGGGCGTCGCTGCGGAGCTCGCCGAATGACCGTTCTCGCCACCATCTTCGGCGTTAGCTTGTTCCTTCTGCTGCTCGCGGTCGGAGGAACGCTCCTCTACAGGCCCTCACCATCCTCACCGTACGAGGGTGGCCTGATCGAGATCCTCGCGTCTGTCTTCGGGTTCTTCTTTCTGATGGTCATCGGCCTCTGGGGTGCGGTGATCAGCGGAGTAGGCATGCTCTCTTGGTGGCTGTTCTCATGATCTACTGGCGCGGCGTTCTCGAGCTCTTCAAGTTTCTCATCCGCGGGTGCTGGGAGGAGATTATCAAGCCCAAGATCATCCTCTGGACCGTCATCGCCTTCGTCACGGCTAGCGTTCTGGCGCTCAGCGTCGGCTTCGCTCTAGGGGCTCTGTTCTTCTGATGGAGTCCTCTGGAGTCATCGAGATCGCGATCAAGGTAATCCTCGCCCTCGCCGCGACTGGATTGTTAGCGATCATCTACGTCATCGGAAAGCTCATCCTTTGAAGATCATTCCTGCAGGCACGATCAAGCGAATCCACGTCGATCGACGGATCATGGCTCAAAACCGCAAGCATGGCACAGACCTACCGGCCTACACGATCCAGACCTCAAGGGGTCCGATCAAGGCTCACCTGGTTGAGGTGGTCGGTCAGCTAGTCTTCGACCAGTCAAAGAAGCAGCTCTCGTGCGGCGCGCGCATGTACGGCGAGACGACGAGCGAGGTTCGCTATCGCTGACAAGCTCTACGACCTCTTCGTTGAGCACGGCCTGATCAGGCCTCCAGAGGAAGACCGACGTGATTCGAATCATAGCAGCAGCTTTATAGCTAAACACGACGATTTAGATTCTCTCTGGGGCGTGCTACGGTCGATCGACCTAGGAAGTCGCACCACCTACGACATCTCATGGGGAACAACTAGACTCTCATGCGCAGGTAAGCTCGAGTCGACAAAGCTCAACGTCACCTTTCCTCTAAGCAGTCTAGAGCTTCTCGAGAAGTACTCCACGTGCAATGGATCCTTTATCGTGACCATATCGTGTTCAACGATCAAGCTGATGTTGGGAGGTTGTCAGATTCTCAAGTATGAAATTGATCACGACATGATTGACGCCGAGATCGAAGCGATCACCGCTCACAAGATCTGATATGCCATTTTCTCCCAAGGATCGCTTCTTCTGGAGGATGATCATCCTCTCGCTCATTACTTTCTCCGTCGGTGCTACCTGTGTTATTATGCTCATCGTATGGATCTTAAAGCTCTTCTTCTCGTAGGACTTCTCGCACTCACTCCCGCGGCTCTCGCGAGATCAACCGCCGCGGCCGCCGTCGGGGCGGGAGCCGCGATCGCGCTGTCAGATTCTCGCGGCTCCACGAAGTTCGACAACGCGACCTGCTCGGTCACCTTCTCGCCGAAGCGGGGCGCGACGAAGGTCGTGATCGACACGATCAGTCAGGCCAAGAGGTCGATCCACGTGCTGGCCTATAACTACACCTCGCTCCCGATCGGCGAGGCGATCCGCGCCAAGCTCAAGGACGGCGTCAAGGTTCGCATCATCGTTGACAAGGTCTCACCCTACCAGAAGAACGCGCAGATCTGGAGGGACAAGGCCGCTGGCGCAGAGACGTACGTGGACAAGTCTCACCGAATCATGCACAACAAGGTGATCATCATCGACGAGTTCACCTTCATCACGGGGAGCTTCAACTTCACCGCGAACGCCGAAACGGTCAACGCCGAGAACGTGATGATCTGTAACTCGACGGTCGGCGCCCAAGCGTACCTCAAGGAGTGGGCGCACCTCAAGACGAAGGCGCAACCCTTGCCAGATCGCGCCGCTAAGTGAGGGTTGAGATTCCCGGCGTCGATGAGCTAGACAAGGAGCTCAACTTGAGCTGGATGCTTCGTTGCTTTGCGCTAGTGGTGGCCAACAACTGGGGCGCCGGCGGGTCACGTCGTCTCGAGGCCGCGAGAATCATCCGTGAGATGATTCAAGGACAATCCGGAGAGGCGAGAGCGAGACTCTTGAAAGATCTCGAGGGCAGCTTGAGGGAGCTCGAGAGATGACCGAGGTACGAGCTCGACGAATTTGGATCGAAGCGGAGATCGCTCGGTTAAACAGCGAGCTGAAAGAGCTCCAGGTAGCTTGCACGCATCCACCTAAGCGGATGTACACCAAGGCGATCCATGAGCGAGACTCAAGCGCCCCGTCGAGCCTGGTCTGCGGCGACTGCCTCGTCAGCGTGCGACTCGTTTACGACGACGAGCTCTGCAGGGATTGCTTCAATCCTCCGGAAGCCTGCAGTTGCTAACCGATCTACTCTTCATCCTTATCGTGGTTTTAGCATGCAGTGCTCCAGCGATGATCATCGTCGTCATCTTAGACCATCTCGAGCGTCGCAAGAGGGCTCGTGAAGAGCGAGAGAGAAATTGGTTCTGGGAGGTCGACGGCGGCCCAGCCATGCTTTGGGATGAGTTTCGTAGCCGAGGTCTTCACAAGTGAACTACGTCGTCACGGGGTACCAGATCACCGCTTTCACGTTCTCCGTCGCGGCCTTCGTCGCGGTGGTCACGATCGCCGCTAACTTCGCGATCGACTTTCTCCACCTCCCTGAGGTCCACGTCAACGCCAAGAACGAGTGCGTCAAGGTGGTGAACTACAAGAACGGAGACGGCTACACGTGCCAAGACAAGGACGTTGTGCTCCGTCGTTATCGTGTCGTGAGAAGCAGCCATGCGTGAGTGGCTAGTGATCGAAGACAGCCGGAAGAACAGCGTCTTTGCGCCAGAGGGCGCAAAGGTTCCAAGGGGTTACATCCCTCGTGACGTCGCCGAGCGAGCGCTCGGTCGTGACCTGGGCGGCACGCAGTGGTTTACCGCGGAGGAGGGAGATCTGATGCGCGCTCAGCCAGAGTGGGAGAGCAGCGAGCTATCATTGCCTCTCGCTCGCGAGCCGCGTCCTGAATTGACAGCGATCGCGACTCGAACCTCCTTCTGGGAGATCTTCGGAACGGTTCTGATGTACCCCGGGGCGCTCTTGCTAGCGCTTAACGACCCGCTCATGTCGAAGTACGCCTACCCGCTGTTCTTCTTCGGCACCGGGATCAGCGCCATCGTCGTTTACAAGCTCAAGCGCCCCTGGCTTCTCAGCCAATACGTCGTCTTCACGCTGATCAACGTTCTCGGTCTCTACAATTGGCTCTTGCGGTAAATAGCATGGATGAGCGCCTCGGGCTATGTTCTCTTTCGTTGCGACACCTGTTCTCGTGAGACAGAGATCACCCACGATCCTCGCCGCCCCGATCCGGTGAGGTGCAACATCACCGCGGCATGCCGCGGAAAGCTTCAGCGGCGGGGCGGAGTCAGGAGCACAAAGAGGTTTCTCGTCACCCCGCCAGTGGTCGGGCTTGAGGACTTCGTGCCCCGCGGTACGATCTTTCCGACAGGAGCACAAACAGCGGTCACTCCGACGGTCAATCTCTTCACGTCGTCGACGGGGATCATGGTCCTCGCGATGCTCAAGCGCGAGGTGTCAGGCCCGAGCGCTAACTTCTTCGTCACCGACACTAACAGCTTGAAGTTCATCCTTGAGACGCAATCATCGTCGGTCCCGCTCCCTCTGACTAGCAAGATCAAGGTTACCCTCTTCGAGCTGACTCCAGAGATCCTGATCTATCGCAAGTACACCTATCAACGCGTCGGAGCGGTTCAGATCGTCCAGGGCAGCGATGACACCCCCGAGGGCAAGAATCTTCGCTTCACGTCAACGAACAACGTCAAGGTCCTCGTCAACGGGATCGAGCTCGACGGCTCAGACTATGATCGATCGATCAATGACCAGATCACCTTCTCTCAGACGATTCTGACCACGAACAACGTCATCGAAATCTTCGTCTACGATGACATCGACACGGTCATCGACGGCGCTACGAAGGTCGAGCTAACCTTTGGCCCGCTTGAGGCTGACGACAACGACGACAAGCAAGTGCTCGCAGAGACATGCTGGGGTGATCACGGACGGGTCGAGATCAACAACACGGTCTATAACCTGCTCTACTCGACAGACATCTCGTCTCTCGTGCCGAACAAGAGCTATGGGGTCTCGAAGGTGGAGGGGATCTCGAGCACCGACACCCGTGAGCTGCTGTCGACGGACATGTATCTGCTTCTAGGCCAGTCGCCCTTCTCGTTCGCCGACAAGGATCTCTACGCGTACATCACCGGAACGTCGCTCATCACCGATGACGCGATCTTGACCTACGAGACAGGCACCGCTTCTGGCGAGCTTGAGCTCCTCGTGCCCAAGACGTCGATCACCGAGATCTTTAACCCGCTCGAGCCAAGTCAAAAGCTTGACGTCACGTCGTCAGCACCCTCGGTCGCGACCGTCTCTGAGACGGTCGAGCGCCGCTACATCATCGGACCTACATGAGCCGAAACTACTACTACGTTCTCACCTACAACATCTCGAACAAGGTCGTTCGAGCGATGCTCGACCGCTGCCACCTGTTAGAGTCACAGGTGACGATGGTCGACTTCAAGATTCGTTCACGATTCTTTCCGTCGTTCGCCGAGGCGACTAGCATCGCCAATGATGACTTCCTCAAGAAGCTTCGGCTGATCTATCCCGACCAGGCCTCCAAGGGAGCTCCAGAGGATCTCATCCGCAACGTCAAGTCGTTCTCGATCTACAACCCGAAGTTTCACGCGGGCGACGAGTCGGTGCAGCAGCTCCTCGAGCAGTTCAACGGGGACTTTGGCCCGTGGGATGACGCGTGCGTCGGCTCTCTCTTCTTCTGTGAGATGCCCTCCGAGAACCAGCTGCCTGACACGTGGATGTTCAAGTACGAGATCTACGCCGTCGACCTCGCGATCGAGAGCGCGATCAACGGGGAGCAGATCTTCCGCCCGACCGCGTCGTACGAGTTTCACTAAAATTCTCGATTAGCTACACCGAGGATACAATGTCCTCCTATCGCCGCCAAGCAAGGCAGCGTCTCAAGGACATCCATGAACGATCAGAAGAAGCCGTCGAAGGTCGAGTTTTCTCTCGAGACGATTCGTAACAACTCCGTCACCCGGAAGCAGCTTGAGGGATTCGTCGACGAGGTCGTGCTCTGCATGCAGAAGATCAAGTCGGAGCAGGAAGCCATCAAGGACATTCGCACCGAGGCGAAGGAGCAGCTCGGGATCCCAGGCAAGGTTCTCGGCCGTCTCGTCCGAGAGCGGATGCAAGCAGGCTCGATCGAGGCCGAGATCGCCGAGCTCGAGGAAGCCCAAGCCCTCGCCGACGTGATTGAGGGCAGCAGCAATCAACCGTAACTCCTCAGGACAAAACTAAACTACATGAGATCAGACATCGCAGTCACCATCCCCCGCAATCACCGGAAGGGCTGGACAAACTACCAAGACCGCCGCCTTCTCGAGCTCTTCGAGAACGGAGAGCCAGCTAGCCGCATCGCCGATCGGCTGGGGCGCACCAAGATCGCCGTGCTCTCCCGCCTCTGCCGTCCGTTCGGCATGTTGTGGCGCGACCAGTACACCGGCGTCTACTACAACGGACGTACCGCGTACTACGACCCCAACGTCGGCCGGATGGTGCGGTAAGTTTGCTTCCGCAAGTTCCCCTCGAGTCGGTCAGGGTCATCGACGACGTTCAAGAGTCGCTTTTATACTGGAGAAGCCAAGAGCGCGCTAATTGCGTGCTTCGAGACTTCACCGCGGGTTACACGCGGTACTTCGGTTGCGGGCATCACCTGTACGTCTTCGTCGCTGGGTCTCATCGTTCTGACCAGATAATCGACATTCTGCGGCTTGATTGTTACCTTGAGGTGATGCACGGTCTTATCCAGCAACTCACCGAGGATGTAGCGGTCATGCTCGTTGACGCCGAGTTCGGCAGAATCAGCATCTGGCAATGACCTTCATCGCGTCACACCATGACCGCCGGAACGATCGTGTTCTGGTCTGGGAGAAGACGGAATCAGGGAAACGCATCGTGCGAGAGTACGACGCGCCCTATTACTTTTTTGCTCCAGACAAGGACGGCACCTACGAGGCGATCACCGGGGAGAGGCTGAAGCGGGTCGATTGTCGCAACAAGCGCGACTTCGAGGAGGAGGTCCTTCGCTATCCTCGCCGCTTTGAGAGCGACCTTCATCCGCTCGAGAAGGTGATGATGGATAACTACTGCGGCAAGAAGGTGCCGCAGCTGACGATCGGCTTCGTCGACATCGAGGTAAACTATGACCCGAAGATCGGGTTCGCTAGCCCCGAGAACCCGTACGCTCCGATCAACGCTCTCACGCTCTACCGCAGCGACATCAATGACTACTTCACTCTAGCGGTCGCTCCGCCCGGCTTCACCGGTCGCCTCCCTGAGGAGATGGAGGCGACGCAATACTTCCTCCTCGACAGCGAGGCGACTCTGCTCAGCTACTTCCTGGACCTCCTCGAGGAGGTTGACGTCGTCTCGGGGTGGAACTCAGAGTTCTACGATCTCCCGTACATCGGGAAGCGGGTCGAGATGATCTTTGGGCCGAACGGCTTAAAGCGGATGGCCTTCGAGCGCGGGCAAACGCCGCGCTGGGGTGAGCGTGAACGTTTCAAGAACTCGTCGGCGAAGGACATCGTCCTCATCCTAGACAGCCGAGTCCACCTGGACTACATGCTTCTGTTTAAGAAGTTCAACCTGGAGGGGAGACCCTCCTTCGCTCTCGCGGCGATCGCCGAGGCCGAGCTCGAGATCGACAAGTTGAAATATGAGGGTACCCTCAGAGAGCTGTACCACGACAACTTCGTCAAGTTTCTCGAGTACAACCGCCGAGACACCGAGATCCTCGTCAAGCTCAACGAGAAGTTCAAGTACATCGAGTTAGCCAACGCGATGGTCCACGAGGCGACGGTCAACTTCAACGCGATCTTCGGCTCGGTGCAGCTGATCGACACGGCGATCATGAACTACGCCCACTCGAAGAAGAACAAGATCCTCTTCGATCGAAAGGGCGGTGAAAAGAAGCAGGTCGAGGGCGCGCTCGTGATGACGCCCAAGCCCGGGCTCAAGCGGTGGATCGGGATCTGTGACATCAACTCGCTCTACCCGAGTACCTACCGGTCACTCAACCTCTCGCCCGAGAAGATCGTCGCACAGCTGCTCGGCCAGGAGGAGGACTGGAAGCGCGTTCACCTCGCGCGCAAGTTTCCGAACAACGACATGTATAAGCTCCACCAAGTCAACATGCTCCTCGAGGGTGAGTCGGATCCGGTCAACGTGACGGTCGGAGAGCTGATCGAGATGCTCGAGCGCGAGAAGCTGGCGATCTCGGCGCACGGCACGATCCTCGACCAGGGTCACGGCGAGGGCCTCCTCCCCGAGGTTCTCTCCTACTGGTTCCTGGGACGGAAGGAGATGCAGGCCAAGAAGAAGGAGTATCTCCGCCTAGCCGACGAGCTCGCTGAGAAGCACGGGGACAAGAACCATTCTGAGGTGATCGAGGCCAAGAAGCAGGCAGATTACTATGACATGCTCCAGGGCGTGCGCAAGGTGCTGCTCAACTCGGCCTACGGCGCGACCCTCAACCCGTACTGCCGATTTTATGACCAGCGGCTCGGATCATCAACGACCGACACCGGGCGTTACATCACCACCCACATGATCGAGACGATCGCTGAGATTCTCCTCGGAGCCAATCACCCGAGAGTCAAGAAGATCGTTGAGATCAACAAGAAGACGGGTGAGGCCGAAAACAAGTACACGATCGAGTCCCCGGACGGCCTTGGTCCGTTCTACTCCGACACCGACTCGTGTCACTTCACCGTCGCCGACCTGGTCAATAATCTAGAGGAAGCGATCCCCGCGATCGACGCGATCGTCGACCAGGTCAACGCCAGCTTTCAACCGTTCATGATCGAAGCCTTCATGTGTCAGCCAGAGTTTTCTGACAAGATCAGAGCGGTGCGAGAGATGGTGAACGAGACCGGAATCTTTCGCGCCAAGAAGAAGTACCTCTACTTCGTCAAGGACAAGGAGGGGAGACTCATCGATCCGGATGACGAGAAGGCGCTCTACACCAAGGGCAGCGACATCGCCTTGTCGTCGACCCCAGCCGTCGTCAAAGAGTTTCTCAAGACCACGACGATGATGGTGTTGAAGTCTGAGCCAAAGACCAAGATCGACGAGCTGATCCTCGAGTTTCGCAAGAAGATCAAGAGCGACCCGAACTTCAACGTCCTTGACTTCGCGACGATCACGTCGGTCAAGTCCCTCGATGAATACGTGCTCAAGTGGGAGCGGATCGAAAAGCCCGGGCTAGGACGCGTCAACATGCCAGCCGCTCCGAGGGGCGTCATCAATCACAACACTTGCCTCGAGCTCTTCGACGACAAGCTGACCCTTCCGATCATGTCTGGGCAAAAGATCAAGATGGTTTGGCTCAAGGAGAACGCTTACGGGTACACCAACATGGCGTTCTCGTCAGATCTCGATCAGCTCCCCGAGTGGTTCTTCAAGAACTTCGAGATCGACGTCGAGGCGACCGAGACCAAGATGATCGACAACACCATCAAGAAGATCTTCGACCCGCTCGGGTGGCAGGTACCGACGCCGCAGTCGGTCGCGGTTCAGCGATTGCTGAGCTTCGATTGATGGCTAATCTCATGAGATCAGAAAAATCAAGCCAAGAGCTCTCCGAGGAGCTCTCCGAGATAACCCAGCGCGAGATCAGCAAGGAGCAGGCCTTCGAGATCATCTCTCGTGCCTTCTATCCTCGAATCATCGATCTGGTGAGAATCTTCTACCCTAACTTGATCGCTCAGCAGATCGTCGGGTGCAGCCGATGGAGCTCATCCACCTGAAAATTCCGATTCTAGAAAAGATCAACTATGACTTGCCAGAGAAAAAAGTTGAAGAGACTCATCGAGAAGCTAGTAAGCCTAGCTCACCTCTCTTGGGTGACCGATTGCCGGGCTTTCTACGGCCGACAGAAACCTATTCCACCACGCTACGCCCCGGGAGGGATGATCTCTCGCCTCTCTCAGGAAGAGCGAGACTTGCTGATGACGGCGACGCCTGAGGACTTCTCTGGCTTGCGCCACGACTTCGTTCGTCCAGATCTAAGGAGAGCACGATGAAAAAGAAGGTGACATTCAAGTGCACGCCCGAGTTTCTCAGAGACGTGCTCGGGCTGACGGGCTTTGAGTTTCTACCAGAGATCAGCGTAGACCCCCAGACTCACATGTTTCAGTTCACGCTCGCTACCGACGTCAACCTTGACTGTGAAGCGATCAAGCTCCAGTATGAGGGACCCTTCTGGCGAGATCGCCCTCTACCCAAGGTCATCCCGATCAAGTGACCTTCAAGTACCGCCCGGAGTTCTTCGACCCGCGAGACATCGACGACGCCAAGAACATCATCCTCGGCTTCGACGACCTGGACCTGGCCAAGCGTTGGGAGCTTGAGACAGAGTGGCTCCGCGGGCTCTTCAAGGAGCTCAACACCTTTAGCCCTGACTCGAGAGTGCTCGACTTCGGCTGTGGGATCGGCCGGGTGACAAAGGTGCTGATCGAGGTCTTCGGTTGCAAGGTCTATGGGTATGACATCAGCCCACGGATGCTCGAGCACGCGGTGCCCTACGTCAACGACGCTCGCTTTCACCCGTCGTACGTCTCCCCCTTCTACCGCAAGAACGCGTTCACTCACGCGATCTCGATCTGGGCGCTCCAGCATAGCGTAAACAGCACGGCCGACATCATCATGATCTCGGAGTGCCTCAAGCCCGGCGGAGACCTGTTCGTCCTCGAGATGAACCGCAAGTGCGTGCCGATGCAGCCTCTTCCTAGCGGGCAGGCGTACTTTGATAACGGCGAGGACAACCGACGCGAGCTCTTCAAGAGGTTCAACGTCGTACGCGAGGGAAAGCTTCCGCTCGGGGTTGCTCGTCAGGACATCGTTGACGCTAGCTGGTGGGCCCTCTTGAGAAAGAAGACATGAAAAAGTTAGATCGCGATGACCTCTACGCGTCAGGTTACGTTCTCGGGTTCTACTTCTCTCCCAACGACGCCCGGCTAGTGATGATCAAGAAGAAGCGACCCAAGCAACAGGCCAACAAGCTCAACGGTGTCGGAGGGAGAATCAAGGCTGGCGAGAGCCACCTCTCGGCCATGATCCGAGAGTTCGAGGAGGAGACCGGCGTCCGCGAGGAGACTTGGCGATACCACGGCGTCTACTCGCCTCTCCGCTCTAGGGACGTTTACATCCACGTCTTTTACGGCGTCGGAGACGTCACGAGATGCCGAACGATGACCGACGAGGAGGTCGTGATCATCGACCTCCAGAGAGAGCTAGGTGACGTCGTGCTAGTTTCCGGCGCTCCTGAGTGGATCTTCGAGTGCCGCTGTGAACTGGGAAAATATCCTCTCCGAAAGCCAGAAGTTAGAATCATCACCTAACCGTAGACTCACAGGGAACATCTTGAAGCTCAATACGAATTCGATTTATCTGTTAGATCAGCTAGTGCAAACCGCGATGGTGGCAGGTCTCACTAAGCTGATCATCGAGAAGGACAAGATCCGTGGGATCGACGCCAAGCAAACCGTCGCGTTAGTCTCGACGACGAACGTGCCAGATCTCGACGGAAAGCAAGCTGGCGTCACTCGTCTGAGCGAGCTCGCGGCGCGCATCTCCCTCGTCAAGTCTCAAGGTGACCTCTCGGTCGACGTCGTCGCCTCGACGGGAAATCCCAACGATGTCGCCGTCCTCGAGTTGAGCGCGGGCAAGACTCGAGCTCAGTACCGCTGCGCCGCGCTCGACGTAGTCAAGGCCGTGCCGAAGAACATCGCTGACACCCTCGTCTGGGAGATCAAGGTTGATTCCAAGCTGATCCAGGTGCTTGGTCAAGGAGTCTCGGCGATGGGAGCTGACTACGTCACGATCGCGTCCCCAGACGGCAACGTCGTCAAGGCGGAGTGCGTCGACGCTACCAAGGACGTCTTCTCGACTAACTTCGAAGATGCTCCAGTCTGGATCGGGGCAGGAGCGAAGGCATCCTCCTTCGTGCAGACCTATCCAGCGAAGACGTTGCTCGCTCTCCTCAAGGAGACGAACAAGACCTCCAACCCGGTCTCGATGAAGTTGGGAGAGGGCGGCATCCTGTCGTTCAAGGTCAACGGATTCGATCTCTTCGTCATCCCCAAGCAAGGGTAACCATGAAAAATCTCCAGAAGGGCGAAACCTCTAGCGGTGGCATCGGCGTTCTCGGACTCCTCGGAGTAGCTTTCGTCATTCTCAAGATCGTTGACGTCAAGCCGATCGGCGACTGGTCATGGTGGTGGGTAACCTCACCCTTCTGGGGCGGCTTTCTTCTCGCCGCGGTCATCATCGGGATCCTCCTGGTAGCTTCTGCGATGACCGGGAGACGCTAGTGGGCCTTCTCTCCAACCTCTGGCACAAATATCTCTGGGGCAAGGCTAAGCCCTGGGCCGACTTTCAGTATGACGCTCAGACCTCTAAGCTAGTCATCAAGAATTACAATGAAGCTTTCGTGCAAAAGCTCCGCAACGACCTAGGCACGGTCGCCGAGGGGAAGCCGGACGAGAAGGTAGTTCAGCTCTACGGCGACCGTGAGACGCTCGAGCACGAGGAGCCCAAGCTCGAGGTTCTTCACATGGGCGTCGACGAGAACGGCCACGTCAAGATGAAGCTCGACTGGAACAAGGCCTTCATCGATCACATCGCCAAGCATGGCTTTGCGTCTGAGAGCGAGGAGGAGTCAGTTCAAGCCTATCTCGCTAGCTTGACCATCGACGTCGCGGAAGAACAGGGTCTTCAAGCCCGCGCCCCGACGCTCGATGGTCTTCGTGAGGCCTTCCAGGAGATCGAGAAGACCGCCGCCGAGGAGCTGAGAGAGGCCGCGGACCAGGTCAAGAAGAGGCCGCGGCGGCGCGTTCAGAGGTCAGGGTGAGAGAGCCAAAGCGAGTCCTGATCTACGATGTCGCGAACGTCCTCTTCAGGGTAGCGGCGGTCCAGAAGTACTCTCCCTACGCGCGCGACGCGTCAGAGGAGGACATGGTCGGGCTGTGCATGCACATGGCTCTCTACTCGATCTACAAGTGGTTCGAGAAGTACCGCCCGGAGTTCGTCGTCTTCGCCTTCGAGGGCTCGAACAACTGGCGAAAGAAGTACACGGCCGAGACCTACGCTCGCAAGGCCTTTCAGTACAAGGGCAACCGGGTCATTGACCCGGCGATGAAGCACTACTACCAGCTGATTGACTCGTTCCGTGAGACGATCAAGGCTCACACGTCGATCTGCTGTTTACACATCGACACGATGGAGTGCGACGACGCGATCGCTGGCTATTGCCAGCTCAACGCTCAAGACGGCAAGGAGATCTTCATCGTCTCTGGAGATCGCGACTTCGTTCAGCTCCTCAAGCTCCCTGGAGTCAAGCTCGTCAACCCTGACGACGGCAAGCTTAGAAATCAGCCGGGTGACAAGCACTATCAACCCGACATCGACTACTGGCTCTTCGAGAAGTGCGTCCGCGGTGACATGGGTGACTATGTCCCCTCCGCCTATCCGCGCGTCAGGGCGACCAAGATCAGGGAAGCCTACCAGAGCGAGTATGCTCGGATCAACTTCATGAACACGATCTGGACGGAGACCCTCGATGACGGCAAGACCGTCGCGCACCGGGTCGGTGACCTCTTCGAGCACAACGTGCTTCTCCTTGATCTCTACAAGCAACCAACTGAGGTACGGACAGCTCTGCTCCAAGCTGTGCAAGAGCAGTCCCAGACGCTAGGTCACTACTCTCACTTTCACTTTCTCCGCTTCCTCGACAAGCACCGCCTCGAGAAGGTGCGCGAGAACGCAGTCAGGTTCGTCGACATGTTTACCAACAACCAGCGCTTCCTCAAGGGCGAACAGATCCTCCAAACCACAAAGCCTCCAGTAAGAGAGGCGGAGGACTCGAAGCCCGCCCCGAGGGCCGGACTCTTGGAGTTTTGATGCTTCACCAACGTTACGCTCAAGCGATCTGTGACGCGCACGAGATCGACTCGTTGATGAGCGACTCAGAGGAGCGCGAGCTCCTCATCGCTAACAACCAGGATCTCTACTACGCGTACATCGCTCTTCTTCAAGTCGCGTACCCCGAAGATGAGAGATGGTACATTTGAAAAAGCTCTTATTTATTCATCGTCTTCCTCTTGAGGTCAATCTATCTCCTCAATAAATACTCGCACAACAGCGGACCCCCGCTCAACATACGAGATCCAGAGGAACTATGCCGAGAGGAGTTAAGAACCAACCTGCTGCCGAACAGCCGCAGCAACTAGCCGCTCCAGCTGCTCCACGTCGCTCGCCCGCCGACCTTGGTCGTCGCCTGCGTCCGACCAAGCTTCACCACGTCTTTCACTTCGACATCGCTGGAGACAACAAGTTCCGCGAGGTTGCGGTGGTCAAGATGGCCAAGACCGCTGACGGCACGATCCAATCGGTGTACTACATCGACGTCGGGCTGTGCGACCAGGTCGACAAGGGACGCATGAAGACGATCGTCACGAGCGTACACGCCGACAAGTATGAGCTCTGGGACCTGCTCTCGCAGACCACGCTCAACAACGGCAAGAACGCTCTCGACTACTTTCACCAGCTCGTCAAGGTAGTGCACGGACCCGGCGCGGTGACCTCAAGCCCGGCTAGTAGCCTCAGCCTGGTGCGCGCTGAGAGCGGCAACATGGTAGGATCTGAGTTCACGGATCCAGCCAGCGGCGCGGTCGACCCGACGCACAATTAAGAAACATCATAAGCAGAGCGAGAGGCTCACTTCGGTGAGCCTCTCGCCTATTTGTCTTCCCTCTCCGTGATAAGATACAATCACAGCATGTCTGACGCGCTCTACAAGGTCTTCAAGGAAGCTGGTCTCATCAGGGATCCTGAGAAGACAGCGGTCTCTCTAGATGAAGCGACCGACGAGATGATTCGTCGCGCGATCGCTGAGGACCGAGTCAAAGATCTAGGCCACGACGCGCACGAGCTCATCAAAGACAGAATCAGAAAGAAGATCGACGAGGAACTCGCCAGGATCAAATATGAGAAGAAGATCTACGGCAACATCAAGAAAGCTAACGAAATCGATGATGAGGATGCCGGTGACTTCATCGACGAGGAAGAGTGGGAACTGGAGGACGAGAGACTAGACTAGAGTACTAGCCCCGCTAGGGCAGATCATCATGACGATGATCTCACAAGCCATGGCTCAATCTACCGAGCCGCAACTCAAGGAGAAATCTTACATGAAACTGATCAGCAGCATGTGCTTCATCATCTCGATCATCATCACCGCCAGCGCCTTCACCTACTTGAAGGCTTATCTAGTCCCAGAGAACGGCACGGCGGTCATCTACGTTCCAGGATCATCACACGGCGGACAACCAGTCACCGTGAAGCTCCCCGAGAACATGACCGCGAAGCAGCACGAGGTCTTGACCTTCGCGCTCAAGGTAGCTCAAGATGACGGGTACAAGAATCCTCGCTATCTCCAGGGAATCTTGATGCAAGAGTCTCACGCTTGCGCCGTCAAGGACTTTCGAGTGGCCGGCTTGACAAACAAGGTCGGAGACCGCTACTTCGGCTGCGGACAGATCAAGCTCGCCGCGGCGAGGGACGTGATGAGAGCGTACCCGACGATGTGGAGCTATCTCGACACGAGAACCGACGAGGAGCTCCAAGCTCGCCTGATCTTGGACAACGAGTTCAACATTCGGGTCGCGAGTAAATATGCTCTCCTGATGGGCATCAACCATGACCCCGCTCGAGCGATCACTCGCTACAACCTGGGTGAGGGCGGCGCGCAGAGCGTCAACCCACAGGATCATCACTACACCTCTGGAGTGAAGAGACACGTCGATAGGCTTAATGTACCGGCCGAGCGGCGAAAGTTACAATCACATAATGCTTCTACTCCCGAAGTTTCTCTCCAGCTCGCACGAGCTGAGCGTCAATGATCCTCGTCAGGTCTTCTCTTGATCCAGAGAGAAGACCTGGAACACCTCATCCGACGACATGTCGTTCTAGGAAAGAGGTCAGCTAAGGGGTACGAGAGCGTCAAGTGCGCCTCGTGCAACGATTACAAGTACAGAGGCGGATTCAAGTTTGAGGGCGGATCCGTCATCTACAAGTGCTTCAACTGCGGAGTCAAGGGCGTCTACGACGGCGGCGAAGAGCTGTCTGCGAGGATGCGAGACATCCTCCTCGCCTTCGGCGTCCCTCGCGACGAGTTCGAAGCTAGCGTCAACGCTAAGTTCTACCAGGAGAAGCTGAGCGGCCTCTCTACCCCGATCAAGAAGAAGACCGGGATGCCGATCGTTGAGGTGCCGCTCCCGGAGCGCTCATTCGTCTGCACCGACATCAAGTCGCCTTGGTGCGACGTCGGGAGAGAGTATCTCCACCTGAGGGGGCTCTCATACATCGCAGATCACATGTTCGTCTCCGAGGACCCGAAGTACCTCGGAAGAATTATCATCCCGTGCTTCTTCCGGGATAGAATCATCTACTGGCAAGCTCGCGCCATGGACGACTCGGTGGGAGAGCGATACAAGAACCCGCTCGTCTCGACCGACAACGTCTTCTTCAACATGGACGAGCTCTATAGATATACAGATGAGCCCTTGTTTGTGACGGAGGGCTTCTTCGACGCCGCATCGATCGGAAGGTTAGCTGTCGCCCTCGCGGGAAGCAACCTCACCGAGTTTAAGCTCGACGAGCTGAAGAAAGCGGCCTCTCGACGGAAGGTGATCTTCGTCATCGACAAGGACTTGAACGGCTTCAATCTGGGGATGAGGGTCCTCGCGGCCGGGGTAAGCAACTTCTACGTGGCTTGCTTCCCCGACAACATCGACGACGCCAACACCGCCCTCCAGAGGCTGGGCAAGCTTTGGATGCTCAACCACCTCGGCTCGACCGCGGTGAAGGGCTTCGAGGCAGAACTCTTGCTGCGCTTCAAGTATCAGCGAGAGCCTTCCTCGAAGCAGAGATCTTAGCTTTAGTTTCAGCAGACAATTTTCTCCCCTTAAGGTAGGAGTAGTCACGGCTTTTAGCTTTCATAGATATTTTAAGCTTGGCTTCTTCCGAATGTTTTGTGCCAAATCGTGGATTCGCTTCTCCGCGTTTACCAAACATAGGGTGGTTTTCACCAGACATCTGAAGCTTTTGAGCTTTGGAGAGCTTTTTTCCGGTACGTGCTCCAGGCTTTCCAAAGAAAGGGTGATTTTCTCCAGACATCTTACGTCGATGCTCTTCGGACCATTTTCGCCCATGATGTAATTCTGAGAGAGCTTTGCTGAATTTTTGTCTTAAATTTTGATAGGTTCTAGAATTGATTTTCACTTCTCGTTGATGGATTCGATTTCGCCGCCTAGTCATACCAAAGGCCGCAAAGACCATCTTATTTTTGAACTTTCCTTCTACCATTTTTGTTAGCAAAATATGGCAGATGAAATGTTCTCTAGCAGTCAACTTGACAAGATTAGAAGAAGCATTTATTCCTCCAAGAGATTTTGGAAGGATGTGATGCTTTTCGGAATACCCGCTTGGAGAAAATTTCAATCGGTGATCAATGATCCGATAATACCACTTAGTATACTTGTTAAATAGAAACATGGAAACCTCGGTAGAAAAACAAAAACTTCTTCTTTCGTATTTAGTATCGTCACAAGACCTCTTCATCAAGACGTCACCCATCCTCAAGGCGGGGTACTTTGACCCGTCCTTGAAGAAGGCCGTGCAGTTCGTCCTCGGGTACTTTAACGAGTACAAGGCTCCGCCGTCGCTCGAGCAGATCAAGGCGGAGACCGGGCTCACCCTCTCAGGCAAGGAGCTGTCGAAGGCCGAGATCTCCTACGCTGAGAACCAGTTCGAGACGTTCTGTCGGAACTCGGCTTGCAAGGAAGCTGCCTTCATGCTCCCCTCCCTCCTCAAGGAGGCGAAGTACGGAGACATGCTGAAGGTTATGCAAGAGGCGATCCAGATCAGCCTCTCCAGAGACATCGGCATCAACTACTTCGATGACCCCGAGGCTCGCCTCAAGATCCTCACGCTGAACAACAACACCATCCCGACCCTCATCCACAAGCTAGATGAGAACCTGGGCGGAGGCATCACGCGAAAGGAGATGATCATCTTCGCCGCGCCGTCTGGGGTCGGTAAGTCGATCACGATGTCGAACGTCGCCAAGAATCTGGCCAAGCAAGGACTTCACGGCGTCTACTTCACCCTCGAGCTGTCCGAGGAGATCGTCGCCAAGCGCTTCGACTCGATGTTCTCCGGAATAGCTCAACACGCGATCCTCTACAACATCACTCAAACCGCGATCGAGGTACGCAAGCAGTCAGAGAGCTCTGGGCGCTTGTTCATCAAGCGAATGCCTGAGTCCTCCACGAACGCGAACCACCTCAGAGCTTACTTGAAGGAGTTCGAGATCGTCAACGGGTTCGTCCCGGACTTCATCGTCGTTGATTACCTCGACCTGATGGCTTCGGTGCAATCGGTGTCCGTCGAGAACCAGTTCGTCAAGGATAAGTACGTTTCGGAGGAGTTGCGAGCGATCGCAAACGACTACAACGCCTTCATGATCACGGCGTCCCAGCTCAATCGCGGAGCTCAACAGCTCGAGAGCCTAGATGACTTGAGCCAAGCACACATCGCGGGCGGCATCTCGAAGGTCAACACCACCGACGTGCTCTGCGCGATCATCCAAACCGCTCAGATGAAAGCTCGTCAAGAGATGATGTTCAAGCTCCTCAAGACTAGAAACTCGAGCGGTGTAGGCAACTACTTCATGGTCAAGTTCAACCCGGCCAGCCTGCTTCTGGAGAACCTCGAGGAGGGGGAAACGCGCCCCGATCGCACCCTGTCCTCCGTGCTGCGCGGAAAGCTGGCGCGGGACCGCAAGCCTGACGATCCAGCAGCTCCAACCGTCGTCGAACCTAACAAGCCGAGACCGACCGGTCCCGGCGGCATGGGCATCAATAACATCCCCTTTCAAGTGTGAGGAAACATGAGCGTCGTCTCTATCGGCAACAAGATGTACCCGTTCGACAAGCTTCCCCAGCACGCGCAAAACCTCGTCAAGGTCTACCAGGGTTGGGAGGAAGAGCTGATCAAGGCCCAGATCGAGTGCCTCAAGCTTGAGGCGGCGATGCGTGCGGTCTCGCGAGAGGTGGAGGAGATCATCACTGGTCTCCCGCCGATTCAAGCCGTTCCAGACGAACCGAAAACTGAGTAAGGTGGTTACCTACCTCATCACATGGATGAGATAGCACCGGATAGCTCACCTTCATGATCGCGGCTAGGCTACTTTCTTGTCTCTTACTGGCGGGATGCGCTGCTTCTGACTCGATGCAAATTCCGGAGTCATGCTTTCTCGCCCCGAGGGAGCAAGTGCTGACATCAGATCGCATCTTGTTCATGCACGTGATCATCTGTGACGAACCTCACGTTAAACCTGACTTCGGCTGGTCGATTCCCTTGGATCTCAGGTGAATCCCTTCACCGTTCTCGAGCTCCCCGACGGAGCCTCTAAGCGAGATGTCAAGCAAGCCTACCGCCGTCTCGCCGGAAAATACCATCCTGACAAGAACCCGAACCCCGGGGCGACCGAGAGGTTCAAGCTAGTCAAGGAGGCTTACGAGTTCTTGACGACCGGGCGATCGGCGTCAAAGATCTTCGGCCAGTCCCAGGTCAACCCAGTTAAGCCACCTCACTACCAGCCGCCGATGTACCGGCCGCCTGTCGAGCCTGAGGGCTTCGCGCCACCGATCGAGGTGAAGCTCTCGTTCGCTGACGTCTTCAGCGCCGGACGACAACGAGTGCCGTGGACAAATTACTACTTCAACCTCCCGGCCTACGTCAGAGACGGTCAGCTCTATAGAGCCAAAGCGTGGGATGACTCGATGGACTTCAGGTACTACAACCTTAAGTTCAAGCTCTTTGACCCGACTGACTTCTACAAGATCGAGAAGGGGAAGGTAGTTTGTAATGTTGACGTGACGATCGGCCAGGTTCTCGCTGGGGCTGACATCTTCATCAAGAACCTCAACCCCGACCTCCCTGACGTCTCGATCGGTCGAGAGGTGACTGACAAAGCGGTGACCCTCTTATGTGCTAACCACAAGAGGATCATGAGCGATGCAGATCGCCTCGCTCAAGTAGACGAGGCCGGGCTCTACGGGCCGCGGAAGCGTGACCCGATCTGGGTGCGAGTCAACCTCGTCTACAAGTCGCTAGAGGGAGAGGATTATCACACGCTTCTCGAGCTGAAGAAGACGATCGACGGCATCTTAAGCAACTACGAACACATCCGCTAGGTCAGGAATCATAAATACCTGGCCGTGAAGACCTCATTCAAAACTCTCCTAGAGGGAGCTCCAGATTACCACGTCAAGCACGTCGAGGATCTCGACGTCGAGACGTTCATCCGCGTCATCGAGCGCGTCCACGAGCTTGACGCCGTTCAAAAGCTAGACGGCGCGAACCTCCGGGGCGGCATCGATGAGGACGCTAAGCTGTACACCTCGCGAGAACAGAAGGGCGGCAAACGGTTCTACTCGCTCAAGGACTTTCCGAAGCGCTCTGCCTTCGACGGGTTCAGAGCTGCTCACGCCGTGCTCGAGCAGGTCGAGCACGTCATCAAGGACATCGTCGCGCCAGGTGAGGCCTTCAACATGGAGGTGATCTACGGCGAGCAGCCGAACACCGTGCTCTACGGCAAGGATCGCTTGAACTACCTCGCCATCCTCGAGATGGTACCGGGAGATGATCCGACGATCGATCCCGACCAGCGCAAGACCAAGCAACTGATCGAAGCTCTCAATGACCACGTCATCACGGTCGACACGCTGGCCCACGAGACGCATGACGGCTCGGTCATCGTGTCGGCTCCGAAGATCACCGACTGGAAGATCGTCGGCTCTGACAAGATCTCGAAGCACGACCTCGAGGAGCTTGACTTTAGCGAGGAGCTAGGCAACCTCAAAAAGTTCCTCGAGACCGACAACGAGGTAGCGAGGAAGGAGGGAAAGATCCTCACCAACTTCGAGGTGCTCAAGGACAAGTCACCCAAGCTCAGCGAGGAGCGCAAGAAGGTCGACGAGAAGATCCGGAACGACTTCAAGCTTCCGATCAAGGAGAAGCTGATGCGGATCGTCAAGAAGCAGAAGCCGTCCCTGCGCGGTGAGACGACCGACTCGGGGCAGAACGCGGGAACCTACACCGGCATCGAGGGGATCATCTTCACCGACAAGAAGACGCGCGAGCGATTCAAGGTCGTCGATCGAGACGTCTTCACCAAGATCAATCAGTTCAACTACGAGGTCCGCAAGTCGATCAACTCGACGCTGAAGACCTCGAACACCGACCTACCCGTCGAGGAGCGCGGCGGCCTGGTCGGCGAGGCGCACATCCGCTCGGTGAGGCTGCTCGGTCTGCCCGGTGCCGAGATGCCAGCCCAGGTGAAGCGGGTCATCGAGAAGCTCAAGGGCGAATCTCGTGACGCGACGGTCAAGAACATCATCGACTCGCTCCACCAGCTTAACTTTCAAGCGATCCGTCGAAAGATCCAAGCCGTTTACATCTCGACGATCGACGACGTCGACGACGCGCGCGACTCCTTCAAGCAAAACGCTGACACTTACTCGCTCAAGCTGAGCGACGACCAGGAGATCAAGTATACTCCGGAGATCAAGCGTCGGACGCTGATGGTCTTCGCCGAGGCGCGCAAGACGCTCGAGGAGATCCTGGTCAAGGTCAAAAAGACGCAAGACATGGAGGACTTGATCGAGCTCCTCTTCAAGAAGTACATCGACGAGCTACACGGAGGGGATGATGACGAGTTCTAACTTTCTGCTCGGGCTAGACGAGTCAGCTCACCTGAACCGGCTCCAGGGAAAGAGCATGGATGACGTCAAGAACGCGTTCATGGCTAACCTCCTCGCGACGTTGCTCATCCTCCGCACGCAAGATCTTGACGGGCTCGTGCTGGTCAATGACCGGTCTGACCACAAGATCAAGAGCTTCTCGCCACAGATGCGTGACCTGAAGTTCTGGGGACGCGCCCTCTTCCACCCAGAGGACAAGGAGGTGAAGAAGCGGATCCTTCCCGGCCACGCCGACCTGCTTCACCGCGAGTCAGGGCGGATCTTCAACTCTAGGATCGAGTGGCTGATGAAGTTGCCGAGCACCTCTCCAGAGAACATCAACTGGCATGAGGTTACCTCATGCCTCTTGCTCCTCCGTCACCGCTACACGATGCGGAGCTCGTACATGGATCGCATCATCAGCGCGATCTACCTCTGGGACCGCATCAAGGACACTCAGAAGCGCAAGGCGATCAACGACGCGTTCATGTACCTCCTGCAGAGCGACCAGAAGTCAGCTCTCTTGACCAGGATGCGGGCGCTGTCGACACGATCGCTCCTCAGCGCAACCGTCGCCGCGATGGCTCAACGCGTGATCGGCTTCAAGCGCCTCCACGAGAACGAGAGCATCTCGGTCGGAGGGATCGCCTCAGGCGGCAACGCGATCGTGGGCGCCAACTCGGGGGCCTCCGCGATCACTCAGCCCGAGATGGACCAAACCGTTTCTAACCTCTACGGCTTGTCGAAGCTCTCGCAGATCCAAGTGCAAAAGCGAGGTAAATACATGTTCCGGGACAACAAGATCGTCAAGAAGAAGCCGAAGAAGTTCAAGGCGATCAAGTTCAAGGCCCCGAAACACATGAAGTTGGATCGAACTCCCAACAAGGGAAAGAAGAACAAGCTGGGCTACGGCGCGGCTGAACTAGACGGAGCAGACGGAGGTAGCGAGTGAGTGACGTCAGACTGAAGAAGTCGTTTCGCGACATGGCGCAAGAGTTTGGTGTCCTCGTTCAAGAGTTCACCGCGCCGACCACGACGCCTGCGCCGAACCCCGCGATCCAGGCTACCCAAGCCAAGCAGCAGTCCGGTAACTTGCAAGACATCGAGAAGCAGGTGCAGGGCAAGCTCGACCGTTCAGAGAAGCTTGACGAGATCGACACGGTGACGTTCGGCCTCGAGACCGACGACAACAAGATCGTCAAGGTCTACGTCAAGGCCGAGCAGGCCGATGACTTCGAGAAAGAGCTAGCGGAGCAGCTGGGAGAGTCCGACAACATCGAGGACGTGCTCAATGAGCTCTCCAAGAAGTACGAGATCGTCGACGTCGAGTGGCCTGACGATGAGGATGACGAGACGACGAAGCCAGACGAGGAGGACGAGGACGCTGAGTCCGACGGCTCAGAAGCGCTAAACGACAAGGTCTACAACAAGGATGACCAGATGGCAAAGGAAGATCTCAATTTCGGAGAGCGCGCAACTCTAACTCTCCTCGAGGGCAACGACTCTGGACCGATCGAGCAACGTCTCAACACTCCGGCGCAGCTCATGGTCTACAACGCGATCATCGAGCTGGGAATTCCTGAGGTCGTCCTGAACAAGAGCCCGTACAAGCCCGCGATCATCCAGGGCATCCGCGCGAAGGGCCTTGAGCTGATGAGAAACTCCTCGCTCAAGCAAGCGCTCAAGCTCTTCATCACCCGGTCGAACGACTATGAGAACCTCAACCATGACTCGTACGCTCGCAAGGATAAGAAAGACGCGAAGGCAGATCCGAAGGCGAAGGACGCGAAGCCTGGAGCAGCTAGGCCGACCGCCAAGCAATCGGTCAAGGAGAGCGTCGAGAGCGCTAAGACCGATTGGAAGTTCGAGCGAGAGGGAGAGACCTTCAACATCTCTTGTGACTCGTTCGAGATTCACCTCGACGACGAGCAGACCGAGAAGCTTCTCAAGAGCGTCTCGAACAAGGACGCCGTCGCGGTCAAGGACGCCGAGGACAACTCGAGCTTCATCTTCTCACCCCGGGGGGTCAACCTCCTAGTGAAGAAGAAGGGCGAGCAGCTGACGAAGCTCATGACAGCCGCGCAGCTCGACCAGATGTTCACGTCGCTCGGTGACATGGCTGCCGAAGGGTTGACTGAGGCGCTTGACCCGCAGTGCCCGGTCGTCAAGACCTTCCTGGCGACGACGGTTGACCCGAAGGCCCCAGAGTCGAAGGAGGACGCCGAGTTTCGCAAGATGCACCCGACCAAGTGTGCGCGCTGCAAGATGTACTCCCGGCGCAAGCTGACCGCTTGACCTTCAACTATCAAGACTACGAGGCGCTCAACGTAGAGGGAAAGCGGATCTACCAGATCTCCGCTGAAAAGTACTATCCCTCGATCACGACGATCTTAGGGCAGACCCAAGAGCCTGAGAAGCGTAACGCGCTCGACGCGTGGCGCGCGCGGGTCGGGGTGCAGAAAGCGAACAAGATCACGAGCGACGCGGCGACTCGCGGGACAAACACCCACTTGATGCTCGAGCGCTTCCTCAACGGCGAGGATCCTCGTCTCGAGGAGTTTCCAGAGGCTCACTCTCGGATCTTCAAGAGCCTCAGGCTCCAGCTCCAGCGCATAAATAAGGTCTACGGGCAAGAGGTGGTCTTGTTCTCCGACATCCTCGGAGTTGCCGGTCGATGTGACCTCGTGGCTGAGTACGACGGCACGCTCTCGATCGTCGACTACAAGACCTCCTCGAGGGTAAAGTCAGCCGACGAGATCGGTGACTACTGGTTGCAGGCCGCGTTCTACGCGATCGCGCACAACGAGATGTTTGGAACCGAGATCAGCAAGCTAGTCATCATGATGGGCGTTGAAAATCACCTTCCCCTGATCTTCCGCAAGCAGATCGATGACGAGCTGCTGCTCAAGCTGGCGACTCGCGTCAGCGAGTTCTACGCGAGGATCTGAGATGAAGCTAGATTCTCTCGTTCTCGTTGAGCGCGAACAGCTTCCGCAATACAAGAAGGAGCTGACAGAGCACCGCTTCGTCGACTTGCTTAACTCGCACTGCAAGAACTCGCACAACGTCGCCAAGCGAATCCCGCTGTACGTGCGCATGACCGGGGCTGACTTCATCCAGATCGACCCGCTCCAACGCGAGGAGCGCTCCCCGTTTTGGATCGATCGCCTGATCAAGGAGATGACGGCCTGGAAGATGTTCCCGAGCCGCAGCCGCTGCTTGAAGGTCTTCACCGACAAGGACGGCATCGGCGACGGTGACCTCTACGTCGTCTTCCCGTATGACAAGGCCAGGATCGGCGTTTGCTCGGGCAGTACGTTCTACAAGAGCTTCACCCACCTCAAGAAAGCCGTCGACGTCTCTCGAGTCGACAACACGGCGCTCCACAACTGGATCAAGAAGCTCATCTCGGCGCTGAACAAGGTCGAGTCCAAGATCAGGATTAACGTCGAGGACGACCACGGCACCTTCAGCGAGTTCAAGAAGCTGCTCGACAAGGTCACCAAGGAGGTCACCGAGCACGGCTTCCAGAAGCTTCACAAAGCGCTCGTCAAGAGCGACTCCCCGACCGACGAGGAGATGAAGATCGCCAAGAACTTCCTCGATCGTCACCTATCGGCTGACCGGTACCTCGAGGTGATGCTAGATCCGGGAACTAATGATTTTGTCACGATGAGGATCGAGAGCTTGCAGAAGCCCTACTCTGGTCGTGAGATGTGGGTGAGCGCTCCGTGCTTACTCATCAAGCGAGACAAGTACGTCGAGATGCACGAGAGAGGGGACATCAAGTGAAGCTAAGCGACATCTACGAGAAGTCAGCATACATCGCCACGGGGAACTCTGAGGATCTGGACGATAACCTCACGACCTTTGAGGTGATCGGCGAAAACGAAGAGGAAGCATACAGCGTCGTCATCACCAAGGACGGCAAGGTCGACAGCGTCAATCCTGAGCCAAATGCCGATCGCGAGGCGATCATCAAGCCTGCGCTCGATCTGTTCAAAAAGCGCGGACGCGGGTCATACACCGATCTGCCTGCTAGCCAAAACGTCGGCAACATCAAGCCAGCCAAGTGAAGCTCCTCATCTTCACCGCCGAACCGAAGAACTTCGTCCCTGTCAAGATCGCAGAGGCGGCGGAGAAGGCTGGGTTCGAGTCGGCGGAGATCATCGACGTCACCCGTCTCATCCTCCTCGACTGGGAGAACGCTGAGATCTTCCGCGTCGTTCACGCCGAGCAGAGAGAGGGCGAGGAACCTGTCGAGCCCCAGATCGAGACTCTCCAGATCGACGAGAGCACCGTCATCATCCCGAGGCTCAACGAGCACCACCTCGACGTCAAGCTGTCAATCCTCAAGCGCGCCCAGCTCAAGGGCGCGAAGATGGTCAACTCGCCCGAGAGCATGGAGCTCTGCAACGACAAGCTGATGTCACAGGTGCTGCTGTCGAGCAATGGGGTCATGACGCCAATCACTTACACGATTCCAGGCTGCGAGAAGTCGCTCGAGCCAGCGGTGATGCACATCGAGAAGTCAGGCATGAAGTTCCCGATGATCCTGAAGACCCTCCGAGGCACCCACGGAATCGGAGTCATGCGCGTCGACTCAAAGGCGTCGCTGACCTCGGTCGCACAGACGCTCTGCAAGGAAGGACTAGACGTTCTCATCCAGCAATACATCGAGCACGAGCACTCGTTCCGTATGATCATGGTCGGTCAAGAGCTGCTCGCCGCAAACAAGCGGGGTCAACCCAAGGACAAGGGCGAGTTTAGAACGAACGCGCATCTCGGCTCTCAGACGGAGGCCTACGAGCCTACCCAAGCCGAGATCGACCTCGGCAAGAAGATTGTCGCTCTCTTCGGCTGTAACTTCTGCGCGATCGACTACATCATGCTAGACGACAAGATCATCGTTCTTGAGGTCAACGGCTCACCAGGGCTCGAGAACATCCAGTCGAACTACCCCGACCGTGATCTCCCGGCAAAGGTCGCAGAGTACGCGTTGACCTTCGTGAACGGGATCGCCGATCTAAAGACTGATGCCAACAGCGCTCCACCGACCGAGGACGAGATGGCGGTGGACAATCAAGCTCTGGCCGAACCTCCTGCTCTAGCAACTGATCTGGCGCCAGTCGAGCCAGCCACTGAGCCTACCGCGCCGACGACGGAGCCGACCAACGACCGCTCTCCCGGCCAGATCAGCGAGGTTGAGCAGGTGATCATTCACCAGATCATCGAGGAACCTGTTGAGGCTAGGGTTGACACTGGAGCTAAGACGTCGTCACTTCACGTCGACAAGCTCGAGTTTGATGATGACTGGGCGAAGTTCACTCGTAAGGATTCTACCTTCAAGGTTCCTGTCGCACGCATCATCAAGGTCAAGAACGTCCACGGCGGTGACAACAGCCGCCGACCGGTGGTCAAGCTCGACGTCACGATCAACGACAAGCGTTATAACCGAGTTGAGTTCTCGCTCAACAACCGTGAGCAGATGAAGTATCAGGTGATCGTCGGTCGCAACCTGATTGAACTAGTCGGACTTCCTGTGACCGTCAAGACCAACTCTGAACAGGCCCAAGACGCTCCTGAGGCGAAGGTCGAGATCGAAGAAGAGTAGCAAGAGTAAATAGAACAATAACATAGACGGATATGCAACCAAAATCTCCCTTCCTAGTGTTTCAAGACCTGCTTGACGGCCCGACCTGCGATCGCATCGCTGAGACCGTGCGTGTCGAGCCCTCCAAGGACGATGAAAATCGACCCTTAGCGATGGAGCGCTACCACGTTCCCTCTGAGGAGGTCGTCTTTGACGCGTTCAAGCAGCACATCCCAACCTTAGCGAAGCACTACGAGGGATTCGTTTACCGAGGCACCGAGCATCTGGTCTTTCAGCAGTTTCCCGTCAACGGCAAGATCGCAGAGAAGCCGCACTGTGAGAACGCGGTCTTCAAGCGAAAGAAGTGGATCAAGATCAAGGACCGCGACCTGACAGGAGTGCTCTGGTTGAAAGACTTTCAGGACGTTCCGCCGTTCAACATCAAGACGCAGGTGCTCGGCGGCAAGCTCGAGTTTCCGGCCTACAACTTTGGCTTCCAGCCTCAGAAGGGGACGCTCGTAGTCTATCCAGCTTGCCCTCGCTTCATCAGCCTAGTCTCTCAGATCATGGTGGGAGAGCTCCAGCAGATCCGATTTCACATCTGTGGAGAGGGGATATGGACCTATAACCCGGAGAGATACCCGGGAGATTTCCGCGACTGGTTCAAGGAAATAGTGTAGTCTTACCTGTTTACTTCCGCTTCGTCCGTGTTATAATGACTCCAGTGTCATTTTGCACGGGAACTGGATGTCTCACGAGATTGAGGTAAATTACTCGATTCTGAACGGAAGCATCCGAGGGAAGCGGTCATTTCCGCTCATCTCGAAGAAGTCTGGCAAAGCTCTCAGGGCGGTCGCTGAAGCCAAGGCTCGTCTCATCGTTCAGAAGATGATCAAGTGCGATCCGCAGCAGATCATCATCAATCACCTGTCGATCGGTTAAATAGGGACATGAAGATCCTCATCGAGATCCGCCCCGGCGAGGGCGGGGACGACGCCAAGCTGCTCGTCCAAGACCAAGGCAAGATCTACCTCCGCTACGCGGAGCGCAACGGCCTGAGTGCGGACGTCGATCTCGACAAGGGTTGACTGACGATCGAGCTGTCTGGAGAGGATAAGCTCGTCAAACCTCTCCTCCTCGAGGCCGGGGGACACCGTTGGCAGAGAATTCCACCGACGGAGAAGCGAGGCCGAGTCCACACCAGCACCGTTACCGTCGCGGTCTTACAGCTCGGTGACGAGAGAACCTATCGTCTTCGTGATCAAGACATCCAGGTCTTCACGAAGCGCGGAAGCGGCCCGGGTGGGCAGCATCGTAACAAGACCGAATCGGACGTCGTCATGCGCCACCTTCCGACAGGTCTAGAGGCGATCGCGACTAGCAAGTCACAGCACAACAACCGGAAGACCGCTCGAGCGATCCTAGAGGCTCGGGTTGCCGCGCTCTACGCCGAACGAGCTGCTGGAGCTAGAGACGCAGAGCGAGCGAAGCAAGTAGGAAGCGGAATGCGCGGCGACAAGATCAGAACCTACCGGGAGAGAGACGACGTCGTCACTGATCACCGAACAGAGCGAAAGTGCCGACTTAGTGACGTGCAACGAGGGCTGCTTGAGCGACTTAGGTGATCTTCCAGAACTCTGCGTGCACGATCGACGCAGCTTCTGAGATCACTTGAATGTTCGTCTTGCCGTAACAGTTGAAGAACCGCGTTGTGCCAGCTGGAATCGGGATCGCACCAGTGCCATCTGTTGTGTCAGCCGAGACCGACGGAGCCGTATTGAACTTAAAGAAGACGTGATCCTTGAGAGCGGTCAGGGCGACGACATGTCCGTCCGTCGGAATCACGATCGTTTCCGCCGAAGCCGCACCTAACACTCGTACGTTGACCGTGTCGCTCGCGGTCAGGGCATAGTGGCCCTGATTCAGATCGCTGATAGATTCGAACTTGTTCACTTGCTCTCGTACCTCTTGGTCTCTTCGGCCATCTTCTTCTGAGCATCCTCGTGCATCTTCTTGACCTGCTCATTCTTGACGGCGTTTTGAGACTTGTAGACCTGCAGGAGATTCTCAAGCTGGTCGGCGTAGGAGGTGAGTTGCTCAAGCGCAAGAGCGTTGAGACGTACGGTGATCTGTGAGATGACCTCATCCTTACGATCGGCCTCGGTGATCACGACGAAGGCGGGACGCTGAGGAAGATCGGGGTTTGGGCACTCGATCGCGACCGGCTCTTTGACGAAGACCGGGATCTCCTTCTTCGGGAGGAAGCTGCAACCCCCCAAGAGGGCCAGTGCTGCTACCGCTACTATAACTGTTCTCATCTTCTTCTCCCCTTGTCGTTCCAGCGGGTGACGGTCTTGTTATACTCGTCGGCTAGCCATCGCATCGCGCCAGGGCAGTCTTGCGGCACCTTCGCTTGAACGATATGCTGCTGACGAACCATCGAGGCGGTCGCGATGGTTTGGTTGGTCATGACCGCCTTGTCGAGCAAGCTCTGGAGAGCGACGCCCTGGTTCTTCCAAGTGTCGATCGCCTCATTTTGATGCTGGATCGAGGTCTTGAGCTGGGCTTTCTCGACTTGAAGCTGTCCGATCTCCTCATTCTTCTTCTTGACGTCGCTCTCGAGGGAGGAGACTTGCACCTTCAGCAAGAGCACGAACGCGAGGAGCACGACGACCGCGACGGCCGCGATCACCGTCGTTACCTTGCCTGCGAGGGGTAGAGCTGCGAAAAATGGCAACATGAGTTACTCCGGCTTCTCTGGTTTGTCTTTCTTGTCTTCCTTCTTCGTCGGCTCTGGCGTCGGAAGAGTTTGCCCGCCCGTAAACTTCTTGTCAAGGAAGCCACGGAACCACTTTCCGAAGCCCTCGACGCCTGCGATGAAGAGGAGCCAGAGACCGAAGAGCTCCCAGCCCAGACTCAACATGTAAGCGTACCAGCCGATGAAGAGCGTCGAGAAGACGATGCCGACACAGATCCCGAGCTTGTTCGCGTCACCGTATTGCTTTCCGTCAGCTCCGCGACTTGAGAAGAAGTGCCACCACTCGATCGGGTTTTCGGGGTCGTTGATGACTCGCACGAGCCCCCAGACAAAGACGAGGAGCAAGACTACTCCCATGATCGCTTCTAGTTCTAACGTCAGTTCCATTATGCGTATCTGATCCAGATGTCGCCGTCGACTCCGCCTGAGGGGCCGCTGGTGGAGACCGTCTTAGCCGAGTTGCCCCAGAGGGTCGCGTTGTTCGCGTTCGTCGCTGTCGTTGCGTTGTTCGCGTTCGTCGCCGTGGTAGCCGTCGTCGCCGTGTCAGCGTTGCCTTGTAGCGCTCCGATGAAGGTGGTCGCAGTAACGTTACGGGCCGCAAAGTCGCCGTTGTTGTCACGGAGCACGATCTTATTAGCGGTGTTGGTGGAGACCGCCTCGATCGTCGCACTGTTTTGCTGGCCGGTGATGCTGCTTGCGGTGGTGGCCGTCGTCGCGGACGTAGCCGTCGTCGCGGACGTAGCCGTCGTCGCGTTGCCTTGCAACGCCCCGATGAAAGTCGTCGCTGTGACGATGCGAGCGGCGAAGTCGCCGTTGCTGTCACGGAGCACGATCTTGTTAGCGGTATTGGTAGAAACCGCCTCGATCGTCGCGCTGTTTTGCTGATTCGTGATCGTCGACGCGGTGGTCGCCGTCGTCGCGTTGCCCGTAACGTTGCCCGTGACGTTGCCGGTCAAGTTGCCGACGACGTTGCCCGTGACGTTGCCAGTGAGAGGCCCGAGGAACACGGTCGCGGTGATCTCACGAGCTGCGAAGTCTCCGTCGGCGTCACGAAGGACGATGCGATCGCCGATGTTATTTGCGGTCGCGGTGATCGTCGCGCTGTTGGCTTGGCCGACGATGCTCACCGCTGACATCGTCTGATCTGCCCAACCCACGCGAATCGCGGCGCCGTGTGAGGATGTAAAGTTCCAACGCGACCCGTCCCACGCGATCGAGTTGGTGTAGGTGGACCCGTGCGACGTCGTGTACAAGTTGGTCGCGTTCGTCGCGGTAGTCGCGGTAGTCGCCGTGGTAGCAGTGGTCGCGGTGGTCGCGGTGGTCGCGGTGGTAGCTGTAGTCGCGGTAGTCGCCGTGGTAGCTGAGGTGGCGTTCCCCGTGAGCGCTCCGACGAACGTGGTCGCTGTAACCACGTTCGCTGAAAAGTCACCGTTGCTGTCTCGCAGAACGATGCGGTTTGCGGTGTTGGTCGACGTCGCGACTATCGTCGCGCTGTTCGCTTGATTGGTGATGGTACCAGCCGTAGTTGCGGTGGTCGCGGAAGTCGCCGTGGTAGCCGTCGTCGCGGTCGTTGCGGTGGTAGCGTTAGTCGCGTTAGTGGCATTAGTTGCGTTAGTCGCATTGGTAGCATTCGTCGCAAAGTTGACCCGGGTCGGGCCGATGGGACGCCACCTCAGAGTCGTGCCGTCGTATCGTACGGTGAACGACTCGGCGGCGGCGATCGCAAAGTCCTCAGAGCCGTTGAGAGCGAAGCGGTTAGCCGCGGTCGAGTTGGTGCTCTCGTTCTTGAGCACGATCGGGAACGAGCCGATGTTGTGGATGATCAAGACCCGCTCAGGCGTCGTCGGCACGATGCCCGTGATGTCACGGCTGGCGTCAGTCGAGACGCGCAAGATGTTAGCTGTATCGAGGCCTGTAGGGTTGTAATTGTTTTGATTACCCGTGATCTGGGCCGGCGAGATGACCTCAGGGAGCGTGAAGAGGGCGACCTGAGACTCGACGGCTACCCAGTTTCCACCGTTGTCATAGACCTTGAGAACGTCATTGACCGTGTCATACCAGAGGTCGCCAGAGTAGTGGGTTCCAGTCGGCTCGGCTCCAGCGTCGATCCTGCGATACGCGAGGTCGTTCCACGCAGCTGTGTGGTAGACGTAGAGGCGCTTGTCGCTCGACTTGAACCAGAGCTGTCCGGTGGTCGGGGCGGCTGGAGCGTTCGCCGAGGCCGAGTGCTCGAGCATCCGGATCAAATTTTCCTGGAGCTTCTCGCCCCAGTTTGCTACGCCCTTTCCTGTGAGGGTCAGTGACGTCGACGTAGTGTCGACGGTGCGGGCGGAGAGCACAAACGGGGGCTTGAGCCCGTCGTCTGACCAATTCAGGGTATAGTTGTTGGTGACCACACGGTATTTATCTCCGTGAGGACTCACCTACTCGATGTAGTATTTCCTCGTGAAAAAGTTAGGAGACGACTCAAGACCAGCTCTTAGGCACCTAGCGTATCCCTCTCTCAAGATCTTGGTCCACCTAGTGATCACCTCTTCGTGTTGCTTTTTCGTGACCCAGCGATCCCAGTCTTGGAGATAACTAGTCCCCGTGAACTTTTCACATAACCCTCCGCGCACCGTCCACCCAGGATACAGCCACTCATCTAAGGAGCTGAACGAGACAGACGCGCCGTACTTTGAGCGAACGACCCACTTCGAGCTAGTGATAGACGGATCCACGAACCCAGAGTGAAATCGATCAAGATTTTCCCTTACGACGCTGCACTGCTTGATCAAGATCGGCGCCGCCTCGGGGTCCCAGTAAAACAAGACCTGATCGAAGGGGAGAGTTAGCTCGTTCCTCTTCGTGTAGAGATGGTTGTCTGAGAGGGCAAAGAAGTATCTCTTGTTAGAGGATTGAAGGATCGTCTTATCATGCCCCCAGATCACCGCAACTCTCCTGCCAGAGTCAGCGAGCTTTCGATATCTCTCGTCACAATAGAGCCAGTGGCCGCGCCTGAGCGGATGACTAAACGTTGAGGGTGATGAGAAATAACCCTCTAGAGGATGCTTGACGTTTCGATAATAGTCGATCAGCACTTGCCGGCTATCGATCAAGGTATAGATCGTCGCTGGATGTTTAGCTTGATAAGCTTCTACGTCATGAGCAGCTGTTTCAAAGATCTCTCGGCTCAGCAGCGAGGAGCGATCATCGGTGAACCCGACGTCATGATAGCTGACGATCTCATCGATCGGGAGATTCGCTTTGTCAAACGATCGTAAGACGTTCCAGCTGTCAGCGCCGCCAGAATAGCAGAGGATCAGATAGTCATACTTCTCTCTTAGCTGGCGTACGCGATCTTCATAGAGCGAAGTCAGAGGGAGAGGAGACGGCAGCTGCCAATTTTGGCTGAGCCAGAAGCTGTCGTTCCAGTGAAACGTAACTTGGTCTCTAAATTGCACTCGCTCAAGCGCTTCTAGCTTGTTAGAGTAGAACTTCTCGCCAGCTCGATAGAGACCGTAAGCGTCGTTCATTCGATGAAATAGGGTCGTGAGGAGAAGATCGGAGATGAGACGCCAGCCTTCTTGTAATAATTGGCGGCCATCTTGACCACGGTTGCCCACTTTTGTACCAGAGGATCGCTGAGGTGATCAAGAACCCAGAAATCTTGCTCAGAGAGAAAGGGAGAACCTCCGAACCGCCCCTCTGAAAAGGTTGCTGGATTCCACCCGTAGAGCAGAGCGTTGATCGTCGTGAACGAAACCCGATGCCCTGTCTTAGACCGCTGAAAAGCTACCTTCTTCGCTTTAAGATTGATCGGATAAGGGTCTATGAATTTACCCGGCAAGCGATCTAAGAAGCTCTTGACCTGGTGACAACTCTTGATCAAGAGAGCAGGAAGGTCCGTAGAAAAGTAAAAGAACTCATCGGTGACGGGAAGGTGGCTCTTGGCGTAAGCTTGTGAGATGTAGTCGATGAACTGAAAGCAATAGCGTCCGTCAGTGATCTTGAGATGTACCTTGTCAAAGCCCCAGAGCAAGCATACCCTCTTTCCAGACTCTAGCAGCTTCTGGTACCTATCTACGCCGTGCATGAAACACCCGCCCCTGATCGGTGACAAGGGACTGACGGGAGAGACGTAGTATCCAGAAAGTAACTCTTCAGCGCTCGTTCGAGCCCAAACGTCTAGCAAGAGCGGCTTGGCGTCGATCAACGTAAAGCGGCTGTTGGGAACCCGCTTCACGTAATCTAGAGCTACCGGTTCGGCTACCGTGAAGATCTCTGAGCTAGCTTTTGAGAGACGATCACCTGTAAAGCCGTAGTCATGGTAGCTGACGATCTCATCAAGAAAGATGCCTGCGTCGTCAAAAGTTTTTAAGACGTTCCAGCTGTCAGCGCCGCCAGAGTAAGCTAAAATGATGTAGTCGTACTTGCTTCGAAGCTGTTCAGCTCTAGCGCGATAGAGCTCCCTGAGAGGAACGTCTGGGGGTGCTAGCCAATCTTGCTTGGCCCAGATCTCGTCTTGAAAGTAAAACTTCGGTGCAGTCCCCCTTGCGGCGTCGATCGCTTCAAACTTGTTTCGAAAGAGCTTCTCGCCGACGAGATAACCGCTGATCACTCAGGTTGAATGCCAGCGGCGGTGATCTGCTTTTGCCAAGTCGCTCTCTCCTCACTGAGGACCCGACGCGCGTGAGAGAGATCTCCGCCGCGATCAACGATTCCTAGAGCATCTAACCGGTTTGACACCGTAGCCATCATGTTGACGATCTGAGCGTCTCGATTCAACTTTCTAAGCTGATCTTCGGTCATCACCGCTGGAGCGGTGATGACCATCCAACCTGCTCCGTGAAAGCCTGGAATGACCTCTGATAAAGCTTGCGTCGAGGGGTACTTTTCGATCCTCTTTCTAGTAGCAGCCGCGACTACCTTCATCTTTCCTGCTTCTACGTGAGCTCTCACGAACGCTTCTCCGTCGATGAACCCATCGATTCGACCAGCAACGACGTCTAGAATTCCGTTCGACGTGCTCTGCCCGGTGTAAGGGATGAAGTAGATCTCACCTCCCACGGTGCGCGCAAACGCGTTCAGCGCGATGTGTGGCAAGTTGTTCATGTTGCTGACGCCGATCGAGAGCTTGTTCGGTTTCATTTTGATATAGCTGATCAGCTCTCTCAGGTCGTTGACAGGCACGTTCTGCCCGACCGCTACTACGTTCGTAAACCAGCCGACGCTGAACACCGGCGTAAGCTCCGTGTCGGGGTCATAGGGAAGTTTCTTGTAAACTAACTTGTTGAGAACTAGCGAGGTCGATGACCCCAACAAGATCGTGTCGTCATCAGCTCTCGCCGCCGCAAGAGCTCCGGGAATTCCCGCCGCGCCTGGGCGATTGATGACGGCCACAGGTTTCTTGTAGAGATCACCCAGCCCTGCTGCATATACCCTCGCGATGACGTCGGTGACCGTGCCTGGAGCGCCCGGCACGATGATCTTTAGAGCTTGCGCGCTTGCAGCTTGCGTGATCACTAGGAGCAGAATTAAGAGAAGCTTGTTCATTTCAACAACCCTTCGAGGGGATCAGCCATGGGTTCGGCTTGAGGCTGCATTACTTCGACCTTAAATGACTTTCCGACCGTCTCGGCGTAATCGCTCGGGATCGTCATCTCTCTTCGAAGCTCTTCACGAGCAAGCGCTTCAACGGGACAACTAACGTTGAGGAGTTCCTTCATCTTCTCCATGGAGACGAGCTTCCCCTCATAGTCGAGCGGGATGTCATACGACCACGGCCCCACCCACCACGTCGGCTGACCGGTTTCGTCGACCGCATCGGCGTAAAAATAGCGGGCTTCTAAGCGAAGCCTGGCGACATCAACATGAGTGATCTGGTACTTGATTTCTCTGGACACGATCTTGAATCCACTTAGAGAGAGGAATCGAAAATTTTCGCTGGAACAGCTTATTTTGAGGCAATCTTATCATGGACCTGTTCCAATAGATCTTTTCACGTGGGGACAAACCAAACCGTTCTTGATAAACGTGCTTCTTGGCCTCACCGAAATTTTTATATCTAAGCCAGATCGGGTCTAAGACCCACGAGTTAAAGAGCTCCGTAGACCAAAAGAAGAAGTGCGGTGTCCCCTCGATTCCGTAGTGCATCCTGAGCTTATACTCGCTGTAGAAGATCTCATACTCAACGAGGTACCACGCACGGTCGTATTCGAACTCTGGAATTCCACCCATGATCAAAACTTTATCTCGATTCTCTAAGATAGATTTAAAGATAGGTAAAACTGACGCCGCTCCGCACTGAAACTGATCCATGAGCTTCAACGCCGTCGTGCTTCTTGACCAATCTTCAAAGTCATACGACTCGATCTTGTAATCTAGAGAATTCTGATCAATGAACCGTCTGGCGTAACGAAGCTCCTCCCAGTTCACGCCCTTGGTGTCATGCAGAACGACAACCTTGAACGGAACATTAAGCTGTTGAAACGCCCACACTACGGCTTCAGAGTCAAGACCCCCGCTGTAGTAGACGTAGAGCTGCTCACCGTGGTAGCGCTCAGCGAGCTCACGAGCAGCATTTAGAGTTTCGGTCTTAAGGTCTAAGAGCTTGCGACGTACCGGCAGAGCGTCGAAGGTAAAGCGATCGTCGATCTTGGTGCTGTAGGTCCAGGGGCGATCGTTGTAACCGAAGACGACAGAGCCGTCACAAAATCTTACCACGAGAGGATGACACGTCCGTTTCCGCCTGGTCCGCCAGATCCGCCATTCGAGGATCCTCCTGCACCCCCGCCACCTCCGCCGCCCGATCCGTCAGCGCCAGAGCTGCCAGGATTTCCCGGGTTTCCGCCGCCGGAGCCTCCCCCGCCGCCTCCTGCATAAAAGTTGCCGCCGCCGTCGCCGCCCTCGAACGCGCCGTCGGTGTTTCCAGCTTCACCGGCGTTGCCGTTGGGGGATCCGCCTGCTCCCCCAGCTCCAGGTAATACCGATTCCCCGCTAGGCCCAGGCGCGCCGCCTCCTGCACCTCCGGTAAACGTCAATCCTCCCAAAACGGTATTTCCACCTGCGTTGCCAGCGGTGCCTTGAGTAGTATTACCAGTGCCTGGGCCTCCAGAACCCCCTGTCCCGATCGTGATCGAGATCTGCTGCCCGGGAGTTACCGAGATGTTTCCTGAGCCAAAGCCACCCGAGCCCCCGCCGCCCGCGCCGACTCCGACCGACGGCGCAGCTGCTCCGCCGCCCCCTCCGCCCGCGCCAGACGCTGAGTACGCGATGCTATAGATTCCCGGGGGAACGGTGAAGGTATAGCCGCCTGGAGACTGATAGTTAGCGCTACCGGTGTCTGGAAATGACTGTTGCCAGGTCCCGCTCACCTTGTTCCACACCCCGGTGACCGCGCGCCACGTGCCTGAGACCTTGATGAAGACCTCTTGGACTTGACGCCAGGTGCCGCTGACCTTGACGTAGAGCTCTCTAGGCATTACGCGTACCTAAACCAGACGTCATTGTCAGAGCCGCCGGACGGACCGCCCGTCGACACGAGACGTGCTCCGCCGGCCCACCTGGTCGAGTCAGCCGCGGAGCCAGTGATGTTGATGCCGTAGGTTCCGCCGTTATTGTAGACGCCGTTCGTCACCGTTCCAGCGTTTCCGGTGACGCTGATGCTCCAGGTGCCACTGTTGATGACGACAGACGTGCCCTGGACGTTCGGCGTCGCGCCGAAGGTGGCGACGTTGTTCTCGAGGTTGATCGCGAGCGGCCAGTAGCCACCCAGCGACTGTTCCGTGATCGAGTCAGCCCCGTTGGCTCGAAGCACGTAGAACGTACCTCCGTCAACGCGAAGCATGCCAGATCTATGCTCGGTGTCGCGCAAGAAGACCGTCGGAGCGGCGTTTCTGATGTAGAGGTTATCAACCGCGTCGGTGGCGTTTTTCATGAGGCCGCTAGCATGAATTCCGTCGACCGTGTCAGCGTCTAGCCCGGATCCAGGGCCGTCATTTCCAGCTGACCAGATCGTGCCGCCGTTCGCTGTCCAGGTGCCGTTCTCGAGGAAGCCGCCTGTGTTGTTGCCTGAGTTCGCGCGCACGACCCAGTTGCCTAGGTTGTTCTGGAGACCGAACTCCTGGCTAGTGTTACCGAAGAGAGCCCCCGCGATCGTGCCTGATCCGCCCGCCGTGACGCGCACCCTGACGCCAGCGTTGCCCGCGTAGGCGACGTTCCAGTATCCCCCGTCAGAGAACCACGTGTTCGTGGTCGCGTCGTTCTTCAATCCCTCGCCGCTCGTGGTGTTCCTGAACCAGTTGGTTGCGATCACCTCGTCGAACGTCGGCGAGGACGTCGTCTTGACCGCCTGGTTGAGGTAATCGGTGAACTGCGCGCCGTCCCAGAGGTCAGCGTCGAGACCCGAGCTAGCTCCGTCGTTACCGTCATGCCAGAGCTGGCGCCAGGACTTGAGATCGGTCCCCCAGCCTGACCTGAAGTAGGGCCCGCTCTGGTTGACGTCTCCGCTTGACGCGTGGTGTGAGACGTAGAGCTGGAAGCGTGAGTCAGTCGACGAGAGGTTGATTAAGCCGCCCCAAGCGTAGCCGACCGGGCCGTTGTTGTCACGCTGTGAGACGCCGTTGTAGGTGCCCGGCGTTTGAATCATCGTGTCGACCGCGGTTGCGTCGGCGCCCCGATTCTTCCGCATGAACACCGTCTCATTGAGACCGTCGAGCAAGTCAGCGTCGAGACCAGAGCCAGATCCGTCGTTCGAGGAGGTCCAGATGCCAGCGGCGCTCAACACGTGCGCGAGTGAGGCCTTGCGCACCTTGTTGTCAGTGCCGTTCGTCACCATGACCTGAGAGACGGTCGGGTTCTCGTTGTTCGCCGTTTCGGCGAACACCGCGTTGACGAAGATGTCCTTGTTCGCGTCGCGCAACACGATGCGGTTAGCGGTTGCGGTCGTCGTTGCTTCGATCGTCGCGCTGTTCTGTTGGCCAGAGATCGCGTTAGCTAGGGTCGCGTTGGTGGCGTTTGTAGCCGTCGTCGCGTTACCCGCGTTCGTCGCAAACGCGGCCGTCGTCGCGTTGGTGGCGTTCGTCGCGTTGGTGGCGTTCGTCGCGTTGGTGGCGTTCGTCGCGTTGGTGGCGTCGGTCGCGAAGTTGACGCGGTTCGGGCCCCAGAGACGCCACCTTGACGAGGCTCCGTCATAGCGCAGGGTGAGGGTCTCGCTCTGAGAGATCGTCACGTCGGCGTTCAGCGCGAACCGGTTAGCCGCCGTCGAGCTCGCGTTCTCGTTCTTGAGCACGATCGGGTTCGTGCCCACGTTGTGAATCATCACGACGCGTCCCTGCACTCCTGACGCTAGACCCGTGATGTCGCGCGACGCGTTCGTAGACAAGCGAAGAACGTTGCTAGTGCTGAAGTTCGCCGGGTTGTAGTTGTTTTGATTCGCGGTGATCTGCGGAGGGGTAAGCTCCTCAGCGATCAAGAAGAGGTCAACGGCCTTCTCGAGAGGTACCCAGGTCGTCGCGTTCGTGTAAACCTTGAGGACGTCTGAAGCGGTGTCGTACCAGAGATCGCCCGGGTAGTTCGGCCCAGTCGGCGTCGTGCCAGAGTCGATGCGGCGATTCGCTAGCTCGTTCCAGGTATCGGTGTGATAGACGTAGAGCTTCTTGTCGGTCGACTTGAACCAGAGCTGGCCGAGGGTCGCGTGAGTCGGAGAGACGTCAGACGCGAAGTGCTCCAAGAGGCGAATCAGGTTTTCCTGGTGCTTCTCTCCCCAGTTAGACACTCCCCGCCCGGTCAGCGTCAACGACGTTGACGTCGAGTCAACGGTGTTTGGTGCTAGGGTAAACGGCGCCTTGAGGACGTCGTTCTGCCAGTTCAGGGTATAGGTGGTCACGCTTTACCTCCTCGCTGCGGTGGTCAACGCCTTGATCTCGTGGTTCAGAGCTCTAGGCTCAACTAGCGCTTGACCGAGGTCATACTCGTCGATCACGCCACCGGTGACGCCGCTGAAGACGAACGTGCCCTTGTTGCCGTTCTTCACGATCTCCACCAGGCGGAAGCTCTTCACCTTCAGGTACGCGGCTAACACGATGTCGGTCGTTTCGAAGTTTTTCATGAAGCTATTTAGCTCTTATTTCAGCTCGCCGAGATCGTTAGAGTGTAGGTGATGAGGAACGCTCGGTTTGCGGTCTTCTCGATCGGCGAGAAGATCAAGTGGGAGAGGAGAAGATCGTCCTCGGTCTTAAGCCCGATCTCGTCAAAGACGAAGATGCCCTCAGGATCCGTAGTGATGTTGTCAGCGACCTCCTGGCCTGGCGGCTCGTTCGAGTTGAGCTGCGCGATCACGGTAACGATCGTCGAGATCGAGGGGCTGGGCGCAGCGACGGAGACGACGGAGTTGGTGGCTGGGGTCGACGGATCCTGATCATCGACCTGTACCTCCCAGGTCTCGTTGTAAAGCGTCGCCGAGCCGATCGTGTTCGGGGACCTGAAGATCAAGGTCTGGCTAGAGTTGAAAAAGGTCCCCCCGTTACCGAAGGCCATCTTGAAGACAGGGCCGTTCGAGTCACGAGCCAGAGAGCGTCCGATCGCACGCCCCAAGTTTTGCGGGTGCACGGCGTTGCGCTTCTCCATGATCAGCTCACCGGTAACTCGGTCAGTGATCCTGCAGTGACCGATGAACTTGAACCTTCCGTTGTCTCTCATGGCTTGAACTCTCCCGGATCCATCTCAGTGACGACTCCGTTGTCTACGATGCGAATCTTTTCCGGCGTCTGCGTCTCAACCGCTCGGATCTGCGCTTGCCCTTGCCGTTGGATCTTGGTGACCAGCTCAAACACCTCACCGAACGGACGGAACGACAGCGCGTGAATCAGGTAGTTGACTTCCTTCTCTTCCAGGTCTAGTTTGATCTTCATCTCAGCTCTCTATGGTTATGGTCCAGCATCTCTCCACGAGCCGCCGCTGTAGAAATACAGCTTGTGGTTCGTCGAGTCGATCACGATCGGAAGGGTGCCGGTGTAGGCCGTCGGAGTGCCCGAGGGAGTGCCGGCGCAAGTCGGGACGTACGTGAAGCCTGTCGTCGCGTTGGTGGCTAGCGCGCTCCCTGAAGCGTTGAGGACGACGCTGCCGTTGCTCTTGATCGAGAAGCGATCGGTCAGGTTGCCTGCCGGGACACGAAGCGAGAAGACGAGCGATCCGCCCAAGCCGTTCAGCGCGTTCGTGATGGTGTCGGCCTTGACCGACATCGTGAAGTTGTTGACGTATCCACCGGTCGCCCCGACGTAGCCGAGAGCGTTGATCTGGAGAACGTTGTCGTCGTCGGTAATCGCCGTGTCGTCAAGGAGACCGCCGCGGGCCTTGAAGAAGTTGATGAGCGCCGCGTCTGCGTCCGTCGAGTACCTGATGAAGTTCATCCCGCGGTTCGCAGACGCGCTGATGAAGTTCATCTGGCGCGCCGAGAAGCCGATCTTGTTCGGAAGCGAGTCGTTTCCGACGTTCACCTGTTGAGTCGTCGTCAGGGTAACTCCGTCCCAATCAAACGCCTCAAAGACGAGGCTATCGACGTCGTTGAGCCAATCCTTGGTGGCGACGGTACCAGACTTAAAGTCGATCGTAGGCATGAACTATTTACTCTGTGGTGACTAGCGCGGGATCAACGTTGTCGACGATCGCGTAATCGGCTTGCATGTAATCGGCCTGCATCAGAGAGCCGGTTTGTACGAACTTCTCGCTCTCGTAGGCCCACTCACCGACGCGCTCCTGGATGATCTCAGCGGCCGGGCTTCCGCTCGTGTTGACCGTCCAAGTGGTTCCTGTCTTCTGAGAGACTCCAGAAGCAGCTCCCGGCCGCAGGTCAAGCGCGTTGAAGTTCGCTCCCCACCCGTCGCTCGGCGACGTCGACGCGTTAGTGAGAGAGCCGGTGATGAAAAAATCGCCCTCGCGGCCGTGGTTGAGACGATAGTTGGCTGGCGCCTCGCCCTCATCGAGGTGGAGGTGAATCACTGGGGTGCTAAGGTCGGCGATGAGACCCTTCAGCTTGAACGGGCTGACCGGCTTACCGTCCTCGGTGATCACCTTTCGACGATTAGCCTCAATTCCCCAGTCGTAGTAGACGTTCGGCCAGAAGAGAAGCTCGCCGATCGCGCCGTTGAAGGTGTTTTGTCCGTCTGAGCGAGCTCCGATCACCCAGTCATTGACGGTGTAGTCGATCGTGTCGTCGGTATAGGTCGTGATGAGCGAGAGCTCAGAGTCATCGCCAACGTAGAGCTTGCGCTTAGCGGTGTCGGAGAGGTCAAATGATCCCATGATGCACAGCCAGGCCGCGCCAGAGTTGTACGTCGCTGGCGTTGATACGTTGAGGATCACGGTGCCCGCGGTGTTAAAGGCTCGCACGGTCCATCTGCTTGACGCGTAAGACAACTGGAGTCCCTTCGGGGTTGAGCTACCCGGGGTGTCAGCCGCTGAGAAGACGTTCTGTTGAGTGCCAGGCCCGATGAGCGAACCGTCAAGTCTCACCCAAGCCACGAAGGTACCGAGCTTAGAGTCGACCGATCCCGGGATCGGGTCGTTCGACTTCATGTACACGGTTCCGTCAAAGTCAGCACCATCCATCAGGTAGATCTCGTCCTCGTCGCTGATCGACCCTCTGACATCTACCTGGTAGACCTTCCCGGCAAGCTTGTCGGTGTTCACGTGAGAGACCCCGATCGCGACTCGAGCCGTGCTCTTGTAGATGCTAGAGTTAATCGCGCCGAGCGTTGGGCTTCCGATCAGGTCCCAGAGTGACCCGTCCTCTGACTTGTAGAACTTGAGAGTTCCGCCCACTCCGCTCGCGTCGTTCTCTAGCGATACCCGCACCCAGTGAGTCGAGTTGTTGGCGAAGCTCAACAGATCGCTCGTGAACGAGTGCTCCGCGACGTTGTCTGGCGACCACTTAAAGCCGATCCTGCCGGTAGTGGTGATGTACATCTTGTACGAGAGCTGGCCCGTCTCATACTTGCTGATGATCGTTTGATCGGTTCCAGGAGTCCAGTCATCTAGCTTCAAGTGAGCTGAGATTTGGATGTCACCCGTGACGTCGTGGCGACGACCAGTCGGTGACGTGACGTGGTTGCCGTCCGTGCCAGGAAGGAGCAGGTGGTGGAAGTTCTTGGTCGGGGAGTAGAGACCTTGAACTTCGATCTCCTCCTCAGCTTGCAAGATCTGCACGATGCTGAGAAAGTCGGTCGCCGTCACGCTGACGTGGGGATTGTACTGAGCGTTCTGCTCGATCCTCAGCTCGACGTACGTGTTCTTCTTCGGGATGTTGTCTAGGACGAAGGTGTAGTACTCTCCGTGCTCGTTGACCGCCTTCTTGATCTTCCCGAACTGGATCAGCTGCATCGGAGCGTGGTTGCTGGGCACCGGATCCGTCAAGACGCCGTGTTGGGTCTTCAGGTCGAGATTGACGAGAAAGTCAGAGACGTCGTGGGCCTGGCCGAGAAGACCAGCGTACGAGCCCGGGTCAGTCAGGAGGTAGTAAGGCGTCCAATCACCGTCGATCGTGAACGCGATCTTGCCGTTGTCGAACGGAATCTTGAAGCTCGCGTAGTAGAGCGGGCCGAGAGCCGGCACGGTCTGCTGAACTTGAAACTTCCAGGGACCGATCGCGGTCACCTCCCAGACGTCGCCGTCGGCCGAGGTGTTGTAGATGTTCCTGACCGTCAAGCTTCCCTTCCGCAGAGACGCGTCGGCGATCGAGTTGTAGAACGTCACCGTGCTCGTCTCGTCCGACGCGTCAACCACGGTGATCGTGAACCTGTCCGCGTCATCGGTGTCCGGGTTCTCGTCCTCGTTGTCGTACGAGAGATCGTCGTAGCCTCCCTCGTCGAAGTTTCTCGTGACGCCGAAGTCGAACGGTGAGAGAAAGCGCAAGAAGAGCCGATCGGCCTTGAAGAGATTGACGTCGATCTTCTTCGCGTCGTAGCCAGAGTTTCCGAGGATGCTGTTCGGGAGAAACTGGATGAACGAGCGCGAGCGATCGACCACGAAGTCGGTCTGAAACACCGCGGCCACGCCGTCGACGCGTACGCGGCACCCCTGGTGGTGAGGAACGCGATAGCGGCGTGTGTCTTGCCAATAGACCGAGACAGGCTGGAGCTGACGATAAGCGGCGAAGAGCGAGTAGAACGACGAGTCTAAGCCGCCCGGGACCATCGCGACCTCGTTGTTTGGGATCGTGTAAGTGCCCGTCAAGCCGTCAACGCTGAAGTTGCTGCCGAGCCTGGTGAACGTCAGGTACTCGGTCTCCCCGACGAAGACCTTGACCGCCGAGTCTTGAAAGCCGAACGCGATCGCCTCGGCCGCGTCGATCGTGAAGTGAATCGAGTACTCGTACTCGTAGACCGTGCCGTTCAAGAAGGACTGGGTGATCTCGACGCGCAGGTCCGAGACTCTGGCGGCGACCGCGATCTCGTCATCACCGTTGAAGTGAGAGGAGCTCTGGTCACCTGTCCACGTCTGCTCGCTGTCAGGGATGCCGTTCGTGTTCAAGTCAGTCAGGTCAGAGGTAGCCGGATCGTGGCCGTGCGGAGTCTGTCCGAAGTTGAGAGAGTCGTTGAGCGAGAAGCGAGGGAAGATCGCCCACGGGATGTTGAAGGTCAGGTCGCTCGCGTCGCCGGTCATGATCCGAACTAGGCTCTCGCCCCCTCGGTCAGCCGCGTCCCAGATTCCCTGCATCATCACCTCGGTGAACTGCTTCTCCTGCACGTTGACGTGGATGAGCTCCTCGTTGAAGAAGAGCTCTGAGGTCAGGTCGTTCAGCTTCGAGTGGTAGGGCTTGACGTCGTTGAAGTACCCGACCAGCGACTGGAGCAGCTTAGTGTTGTCGGTCACGAGACGATCCTGACGTCGTTGAGCGAGACGTACGACGTCTTGAAGAAGTCCTTGAGCTCGGGAGTCTTAGCGAGCGAGTCCTCGAGGACCTCAAAGAAGATCTCGCTCAGCTGCTTCGGGTTGGCGAAGCGCCAGAGGTCGGCCATGAGCTTCTTGATCTCCGCCGTCGTCGACAGATAAGTGTCGAGCTTGTTGATGTCGAACCCCTCGTATGAGATGTAGTGTGGAACCTTGGCTCCGTCGACGAGCCGGGTCACCTGTGTATTTAAGATCGTGTACTTGACGGTCTCCCTCGCGATCTTCGGGTCAACCATGATCTGCTCTCCGGACAAGCCGTAGCGGATCGATGACTCGTTGCGCTGGTCATAGATCTCGCGCACGCTGAACGGGAGCGGATCACCGACCTGCGACTCGCCGCAGAGGGAGTCAGTCAAGGTGTCCCAGAGCTTCTTTGGAATTCGAGTCGGTTGAAACTTCCGTAGCAAGATCCACTCGGTGTGGACGTTCTTGAGCTCAGCCGTCGGGTCGCTCCGCAGAGTTTGGTCAAGCGTCAAGCGGAGCTTGTACGAGTCGTTCTCCTTGACGTGCCGACGCAGTCCTTGAACCGACAGGATCGCGTATCGGTTCGGGCGGCCGTCAAGCTGGTTGTACCACTTGAGCCCCTGAGGCACCGCGTAGAGCCCATCGTGGTTGGTCAGCAGCGCCGCGATCTGATTTACCGCGAGCGCCTTGCCGCGCGCCGGGCTGCGCTTCTCCTTGACCCAGAAGTAGTAGACGTTGACGCTCAATCCGCTCACCTCATCGCGGCGCAGCTCGCGCACGTGCGGGAAGTCATGCTTGTACTGCACTAGCTTGTACGGATCCGTGTCGGCGACGTCAGGGTCAAACTCGAGGTCCTCGGTCGTAACCTCAGCCGGAACTAGCTTGAAGGTGATCACGTCACCCTCTGAGGCGATCGCCTCATCGGTAACTTGTACAAAGGCGTCTACACCGTTCTGGGAAACCGTCCAGTCCGCGTGCCTGATCATCGTACCGTTTAGATATAGGTAACCCCGTTCCTTTACATCCGCCGCAAGCATGGAAGCGTACGTAAACTTGTCCTCGAGGAAATCGTTCAGCGTGTCGCTGCCGGTGACGAAGTACTTGGCCTCTCTGAAGTCGTCAACCACCTTCGTCCAGGTCGTCCAGGTGGAGCGATACGGGGTGTAATCGGCGCCTCCAAACCAGGTCCAAGGGTCGGCCATGTGGCTAGAGATGTCGCTCGCGAGGTCGATCAAGAAGTCGTCGACCTCCACCCACTCTCCCGCGACGGGAGAGTACGGGTTCAAGTTCTTGTTCGTAACCAGGTTCGGGTTTTCGATCGGATCATTCCAAGCGATCCACCCGTTAGTGGTCAAGTCGGCGGTGGCGTCCAGGGTAGTGTAGGTTGTCACTCCGTCGACGAACGCGATCGGCGAGAAGACCGTGACCGTGCTGCGGAGGTAGATGTCGTGGGCCGCGTTGCCGATCGCGGTCGCCATCGTTGACTTCCGCTGCGCCTCGGACGGTACTCCGCCGATCGGGGCTGGCCACGTGTCGGCGTGGCCGTACGTGACCGTGTAGAAGATCTTGATCCCGAGCTGGTCGAAGAAGTAAGAGTCCTTGGTGCCGGCCTGGACAGGCGTGTCATGCACCTCGATGATCTGGTTCTTTCCCGACGGAGCCTGGAGCTTGATGTAGTCGACCCCGCCGTCCGTGAAGTTAGACAGGTTGTAGTCACCTAGCTCGCCGTTGAACGCGTAGGTCTGGTCATCGATCTCGAGCGTGAACGTGGTGACGAAGTTAGAGGACGCGAACGTGGGGCCACCCGTGTAGGCCGCGGCGGTTCCAACCGAGATCGTTGACGACTCCGAGGTGACCTCTGCCATCCCGAAGATGCGGGCGAGGTTCGCGTCGGTCTTCGTCGTCGAAGTGTAGATCGCGCCTGCGATCTTCGTCCCCCTCACGACGCCGTAATCCTCAAACTTGCCAGCGTTGACGACGAGGGTGCCGTGGCCGTTCGTCAAGAAGGTCTTAAGCTTGGCTGGCTGATACGCGAGAAACTTGATCACTCCGTCCGTCGGGTTCTTGACCTTCCAAGCGACGACGCGCTGCCACCAGACCCGATCTCTCGTGACCAGGTAGCTCTGCGCGACCTCACCCTCGGTCTCGCTCCCGTACTCCGCCGGCGGCACCTCAGACCTCACCCACTCGTAGACGTTTACCTTCGAGAAGTCAGCGAGAGCGCCCCAGTGACGAAGACGATCATTGACGTCCTCGAAGATCTTCGAGTCATGGTACGGCTTCCAGTCTAGGTCGGCGGTGTCCCACCACAGCTTGCCGACCTGCTTCTCTCCCCAGGTCCTGAGCGGATCGCTGTTTCGGCCCAAGCTCGTTTGGTTGTACTTCGCGGGATCCGCCGCCTGCTCGTAGCTGATCAGCGAGTGCGCCTCCGGGTGGTGGTGCCCGCGCGCGGGGTCCCACCAGATGATGTCGCTGCGCACGAGATCACCGGTCTTGTAGTTGTAGAGAGCGACGGGTGAGTATTGCTCGAAGTTCGGCCCGTAAGCAACGACCTTGATGATTCGATTGAGGAGAGCGACGTCGTTGATCTTGATCGTTGAGGCGTTGACGCGCTCGAACTTCGCGGTCGAGTACTCAGCTGGATCTGTGGCGGCGACGTAGTCCCCGCGCTCTCGATAGACGCCGCTGCTCTCGGTCTCGTCAGCGAGCTCGACGTTGATCAGCTCGAAGCAATCAGCTCTCACCGGATTTCCGCTCTTGTCGGTGATCGAGTAGAGCTTGTCGAGAGAGTCGGGAACGATCGTCATCTCAGCGAGGACCTTGAGCTGAAACGACGTGAGCGCCTTGAGGTCGTCGTACTTGTGCCACCGTGTCTCGTCGTCAGGGAAGACGATGATCATGTTGGTCGCGTCAAAGAGCTCGATCCCCTCGGCCGACGTCAGGTCATAGATCGTGCTGAAGTCGAACAGCGACTCGTCGTACTCCCCCTCGTCGAACCTCTTCATCGCGAACAGCGACTCATCCTCCTCGAGGAAGAGGTAGCTCGTGCGCTCACCGGTGCAATCATCCGCCTCGACCCGCAGCTCAGGGAAGAGCCGCTTGCGGGCGTCGCCGTACTCAGCGTAGCGGTACGCCCAGTACTCGTCGAGGTTCGCTGTCTCGAACTTGGAGGAGTTGATGAAGGCGTTGAGGGAGAGGTTCGTGCCCTTGTTAGCGATCAACCCTTGCCAGAACTTGAACTCGGAGATCTCAGACGTCTCACGATCCTCAAAGTACCTCTTGCGATCGAAGCCGAGGATCGAGCGAGCGCGATCGATCTCGGGGCTCGCTGCGACGTTAGGGTCGTAGAGCTTGCTCAACCCGTTGACCGAGCTCTCGATGTTCTTCTTGACCTCATCCCCGACGATGAAGTGACCGCCGAAGTCGAGCTTTCCGGTGAACGCGGCTTGCCGGCGACCGGAGAAGAGGACCTTCTTGGCCTGCTGCCCGAGGAACGGATCGTAGATCAGCGCCTTGCCGACCGTGTAGTTCTCGAGGAGGATGACGTGCTCGTACTCGCTCGTGAGCGCGTGGAGAGTGAAGACTGGCTCGTCGAAGACCAATTGCGTGACGTCATCCTGGCGGAAGACGCGCACCTGGTCGGGCCGGAGCTTCTTCTTGTGCTGAGTGAGGATCGAGCAAACGGTTTCTTGCTCGAGGCCGAGCGCCTCAAAGACGTTCGAGAGCATCCCGCGCGGCGTCATGAACCACGCCTTGCGGTAGAACGGGTTGAAGAGGAACGATGACCCGGCGTCGACGCCAGAGAACTGCTGCACGATGAACTTCTCTGCCAGGAACTGGTAATCGATCGTGCGGTGCCACTGCGGGTCGATGATCGGGTTCTCGACGTCGGTGAATCTCCACCCCTCGTCGTGCATCTTGTCGGCGTACCCGAAGATGAAGTTTAGGAAGTTCTGGATGCCGGTGACCAGAAACGGAGTGCGATAATTGACGACCGCTGAGGGGGTCTTGTAGCGCTTCCACGACATCGAGGCTTGGAGCCCGTCAAGCGCCGTGAAGGTGGTGTGCTCGCCGTTGAGATCGAACTGATACCAAGCGAGACCCGGGCGCTCGCTGTTGTACGCGTCAACTCGGAAGATCCAGTCCTCTCCGTAAGATCCGGTCGGCCCGATCGCCGGAACAGAGACGTTGTTCGAGAAGACCGTCGCGCCGCGATGCACCAGCTGAACGCGTAGCGCGTTGATCCACGAGCTAGTGTGAAACTTGTTCTCCTTCAGCCGCACCGCGTAGGCCGGCGTCTCGATCACCTCAGAGCCGACGCGCATCTTGAGCGAGTCGGTGTTGATCAAGCCGGCGCAACGATAGCTAAGCTTCGGGGTCCAGCTCTTGAGAAGGGTCGAGTTGAGCGAGATCGCGACGTCCTCACCGAAGTTGCGCGAGTACTGCACGTAGATCTGGTTGAGGCCCTCGGCCCTGAAGTACGTCTGTGGGACGACCTCCACGGTCAGCTCGGGCACTTCAGCGTCGATCTTGACCTTAAACGTGTCACCCCAGAAGAAGCCGCGCTTCTTCTCCGTCAGCGTTACGTTGATGAACGCGTTAGAATACGTGAAGTTGGTGATGAATTGAGGAGTGATGATCCCCGTGCCTGTCACCTTGAAGATCCCGTCCTGTCGACTGACGCACGTGAGCACGTACTCCTGGTCGAAGCCCGGGAGCGAAGTCATCGTCGCCGTGATCCAGGTCGCGTCGATCAGTTCGGTGAGCGGCTCACCGTGGAGAGAGATGTCGACCGGCGCCTTCTTCTTGCCGACGTCGGCGTAGAACGTGTACTCGCCGAGCGTCTTTTGCTTCGTGCCCCACGTGTGGTAGACGTAGCTGAGAGGATCAAGCTTGAAGAAAACCTTCTGCTCGGAGTACAGGAAGTCGAGCGTCTTTCGCCAGAAGATCTCGATCGGCCCCATGTCGCCGAAGAAGTACTTGTCAGCGACGCCTGTCGGCGGAACGCTGAGGAGCGACTCTGGGTCCGTCGAGTAGGGCGGGAGGAGCTCCGCGGTTGCGGTCTTGACGCTGAACTTTTGCGGCCGTCCCAGCAAGACCAAGCGAGCTCGCAAGAAGGTAAGCACCTCAAAGTCGGTCCAGAAGATCGGGAGCCACTCGGTAGTTCCGCCCGGGAGAGCACCTGCGCCGACCAGCGCAGCCATCAGCGTCGCCTCGTCGGCGTATCCCGCGAGGATCCAAGGCTCGAGGTCGGGGCGCGACGTCCCGTAGACGTCGAGGTAGACCTCTTGCCACGCGGCGTGCTGTGACGTCGTGCCGGGGATCGTTGCAGAGATGTAATTCCAGGTGAACGCGTTTGCCTGGTCGAAGATCGTGCTGTAGACGTCAGGAACGTTGTACTTTGCTCCGAACCTCTCAAACTCGAGCTTCATGAAGTCAAAGTAGTTTACCGAGGCCCTGAGCGGAGCCGGATCAAACGCTTGAGTCAACGTTGGGCAGTGATCGAAGAGCTCTTGCTCGATGACTAGCGTCAAGTTTTGCGCGAGGAGGTCGAGCTTGACGAGCGTCCACGGAGCCCCGACTTGAACGACGGAGGAGCCGATCTCGACCCAAGCGCCGTTGAACTGCCAGAGGACGTTGTTGAGACGATCGTAGGAGTAGTCGCCGTTCTCGGCGTCATCGGGGCGCTCTCCCTGGTCCGAGATGACCCGGTAGATGAAGAGCTCCTTCGTCGACGTCTTGTACCAAAACTGCCCGCGGTAGGGACGAGCTGGAAACTCGGTGCCGATCACTCCGGGAGTCTCGTTACCGAAGGTGCGCTTGAAGCGCTTCGTCACGATCTTCTTGAGCACGTCGTCCGAGGTCGGCAACAGCTTCGACCGGTGGCCGTCGTGGTGGATGAGCATCTCGAGGTTGAGCTCAGGGTCGAGCACCTTTTGCGGAGCGACCTTAGGGACGAGTCCGAGGTACGGGAGCGTCGCGATCAGGTTGTAGATGCTCGAGGTCGAGTCGTAGAAGAGAGTGACGATGAACTCATCGAGGATCGACGGGCTCGCGGCGGTGACTGGAGAGCGAGACGCGAAAAACTCCTTGAACTCGACGACGAGATCAGGGTCGATCGAGTCACCCGAGGAGGGCGGAGTGACGCGACCCTCGACCAGGAGATCAGGCACCTTGCTCTCGATGAACTCTCTGATCATGCTGAAGAGATGCTCGTAGCTCTGGCGCGCGAACTCGAGGAGAACGGGGATCGTGATCCCCTCCTGAATCATCACCGAGATGAACTTCGCGACCTCCTTGTCGTACTGCTTGATCGTGCCGCCGGCCCCCATCGCCTTGGAGACGAGGGATCTCCAGTTGTTCTTTCCAGACGCCGATCCGGTCAGCCCGTCCTGCGCCTCGATGATCGAGATGAAGTGAGTGTAGAGGTCACCCTGCTTGATGACGGTTCGCGTCTCGTTTTGCACGTTCCACTTGAGCTGCGGTGGGATCTCCCAGGTGCCGTCTCGGTCGGCTGGCGTCGCCTCGATGAGCAGGTCGGTGTCGGCCTCAGACAGGATCGCGGAGGGGGTCTCGAGGGTCCGATAGGTTCCGTCAACCTTGACGTAGAGCTTTCGGCTCTCGTAGACGTAGCTGCGGATCTCGAGGATGAACTTGTCACCTGCGACGAACGGCGTCGAGCCAGCGATCGGCGTGAAGGTCAAGCCTGACACCGTCGCGGGAGCACCGACCGGGACGTTAGCATGAGCTCCGCTGACCGTTCCAGTGACCGTGAACGAGTTGGTCGGTTGGAAATACTCGAGGGTGAGAAGCTCAGGAAGACACGTCACCGCGGTCTTCATGCTCGAGATCGTGCCGTTGCCCATGGCGTCCACCTCTACGATCCGCGCCGAATATCCGTACACCGCGCCGTCTCGTTCAGGCATGTAACGGCCTGTGGACAGACCCTGGATGTAGGCTTCCCCGTTGATCGTGACGCACTGGTTCAAGAGCTGAGGTGTCGTCTCGATCGCGGTTTTAGCGATCGGAAGATCCGCGACGCGCGCAAAGAGCTTGCGTTGGAGGTACGCGTCATTGAGGTTCGGGTCGGTGGCCTCTGGGAGAATCTTGAAAGTGTCGTCAGCGTTGTCGAGCAAGTAGTGCTTGAAGCGCGGTAGCTCACCGAGCTCGACCTTCGCGGCGATCAGCTCGCTCTCGAGCTTGACGTTGAACTCGATGATCGGACGCGTCGCTTGAGAGTACAGCTGAAGCGAGTCACGGTTGAGGTTTGAGACGTGGGTCCAGTAGTTGTAGACCGACCACGCAGACGTGCCGCCGGTCTCGATCACGTAGTACTCCGGGTCACCGGTGACGTTGAACGCGGGAAGCTCGTTCGCCGGGCGGTCGATCCCGGTCCAGTAGTAGTTCCGGAAGTTCGTGATCTTGTCCTGGTTGATCAGGGTACCTGAGGTGTCGTACTTGACGTACCTCGGCCCTGCGTCAGCCCCTGCTCTCCAGATCGTGCGGAGCGTGCCGTTGACGTCGCTCGAGTTGTTATAATGCTTGTAGAAACGCACGCGACCAGAGTCATCGGCGAGCGCGTGCTCGAAGATGTAGTCGTTGCTGGCGTCGGTGACGATGCGGCGCTCGATGACCGAGTCAACCGGATACGTCGGGTCCTCCTGGTAGTAAAAGATCGCGGAGGCGACGCCGAGGTGAGTCGAGTCAACGTCATAGAGATCGAACAGCGGGAGCTGGTTCTTTCGTTTCTTTGACTGTCCGAAGGTCGTGCCCGTCTCGCTCGGAGCCAAGCTTACGTCCTGAACGGTGCTCAAGCGAATCCCGCGCGAGTACTCGATGATCGGGCGTGTCGCCTGGATGAGGTCCTCAAACCCGATCAAGCCGCCGTGAGCGTCGATGAACTCCGAGACCTCCTCCCGGTGGATCCACATGTTGGTCATCGCCCAGTCGGACCAGGACGCGAGGTTGGGGGCCGGCGAGACCGGCGTCGTGCCGCTCAGCGCGCCGCGCTCGATGACGTAGTACTCCGGCTTCTCGCCTGTCTCACCGTAGGTGTTGAAGACGGCCGCGGCCGTCGCGGCGGGCGGAAGGCCGAGCGTCTCAAACGGTAGCGACGGCGCCGACGTGACCCACTTGCCTACCCAGAAGTACTGGTTATGGTTGCAAAACTTGTCGAGATCGATCGGTGGAACAAAGTTATAGCTCTTGCTCGAGAACCAGTCGCCGATCTTCTCATAGTTGCAGCCGAGGAGCACGAGCTTCTGAACGATGTCAGGCCACGAGTAGATGCGCTTCTCGGTCGCATGCTCGGCGTAGATGAGCGGCGACAGCTGGTTGAGCTGCCGCTCGAGAGTCAGCTCCTTGAGGTGAACGTCACCAGCGTCAGGATCACCCAGATACCCGTAGACCCCAACCGAGTCCTCCTTCGAGAGGTGACGATTGAAGAGGTTCCTGAAGAGGGTGTCAACCGTCTTGTCACGGTACCTCTGAGGAAGAAGCTTTAGGAGATCGAGCGACGGCATGGGTCAGGTATTTACAACACCTACCCAAGTGAGCCAGACCGTCTCTACGCCTTTTGCTTGAGCGTCGACTTGTCAATGCCCTCGATGATCTCGATGTTCTCGAGACTAGCAGCCGAGACGAAGATCTCGTCGGCGGCGCTGCGGAGGTAGAAGAGGTCACCGAAGTAGTTCGTCGGGTAGGACGGCACAAGCACCGCCGACGAGATCTCGTTGCCGAGGTCCTTGTGGATCTGAGAGCAGAGATCAGTCGCGTAGAAGCTCTGCCCGAAGTTCCACTTCTCGATCGAGAAGTAGTCCTCGATGACGTCGAGAGCGCGCGCTCTGATCTGGTTGCCCGTCATCTTGGCCGCCGGACTGATGACGATCCTAAACCGTCCGCGAAGCTCTGGGCGCGCCGCGTCACCGAAGAGATACTTGATCTTTCCCGAGTGCATGATCACCGTGTCGGACATCATCTTGCTCAAGATCGTGTCCCGGTACGTGCTGCGCAGCTCGAGACTAGACGGCGGGAGCGGCTCGACGGCCTCGATCCCCTTGACGAAGTTTCTCACCCGGGAGTAGTACCCTCGCGTGAGGATGTACATGTCGATGATGTTTGTTGAGGTCGGGTCGAGAAGATGATCATGGCGCGCGAAGTGCTGCCACATGAAGTAGAGCCCGTCACGCCCGCGTCTGCGAACGTACTTTCCTGACACGTCATCGGTGTAGGTCAGGGTCTCGATGAAGAGGGTGCGCTTGACTGGGGTTAGCTTTCCCGCGTCATCCTTGGTGAAGTAAACGTAGTCGCTCGAGCTGAACAGCTTGAGAAATTCAGGGTTTTGGATCGCTCCGTCACCCGAGAAGGTGAGCTGGGTCGGGTCAGCTGGAGTGACCGAGATCGCGTTGATGTTCGTGTCACCGTTAGTGTAGTTGACGTCACTGATCACCGAGTAGAGGTGGTCCTCACCGAGCGGCGCCGCGCGCGCCGCGTCAAGGTTCGACTTGAGCAAGCGAACCGTGTCGAAGACGCGAGTCTTGGTCTCAGGATCGATGACCGGCTCGCTCCTCTCGAAGAAGAACTTGGTAGTCGGGCTCTCGGCGATCAGCTTGAAGTTGCGCTTCGTGATCGTCCAGTACAGGAGGTTGCCGTTGCTGTCGTCGGTTCGCTCAACGAGCATGACCCAGGAGGCCGGGAGAGAGTCGAGCGAGTAAGCCTCGGTCTCGGGCGTCGAGGAGAGCGCCGAGTCGTCGATCATCTTGAAGCGACCCTGGAGGTTGCGCTTGTGGAGAGTCGGGGTTAGGGTGCTGCCCACCGTCACTACGACGATGATGAAAGCGTCGCCGATCTGAATCTCACGATCAACGTCAGCCGTCGGGAAGTCGATGAGGAACGAGAGGATGCCGTTGTCATAGTTCTCGCCGATCTGTCCGTTGCCGGTGTCACCGGTGACCGAGCCGTAGACCGCGAAGTTGCCGTCAGCGTCGAGGATCTCGATCGTCCACGTCTCCTCCTTGCCCGCGCTCTGATCGATGCGCGCCGAGGTGAAGGCGTCGACCGTGATCGTCGTGGTGTCCTCTGGCACGATCTTGAGCGTCGACCCGAACGTGCGGATCGGGTCGAACGCGATCCCGAAGCGCTTCTGAGAACCAGTGATCTGGAGACCTGACACTGAACCAGGGTTCGAGACGAGGGTATACACTCCGGTCAGCGTGTTCTTCGTCACCATCTTTAAGTTGGCGTCGTAGATGCGCTTGTCGGTGTCACCGTTGACGACGCCGTACGCCGTCTTGGAGTTGCTCGAGGACTCTGAGAGGTTTGAGTCGAGAAGAACGGTTGAGTCAGGTTCACCGTACCAGTGACGGTCTAGCAACCCTTGGATCTCGGTCTTCTCCATCACCTGGAATCCGTCAGAGAGCACCAACCCCGAGTCCTCAACGAACCTCGTTCGCGGCCGCACGAGGGCCAGGTTAAAGGGCGACGCGCTGATCGAGAAGGCGTAGGTGATCAGGTTGTAGATGCCGGGCTCCGAGAGAATCGGCTCGATCACCTCGTCGATCAAGCTCCGCGGAGAGATCTGGGAGACGGTCGTCTCAGCCGAGATCTCGTAGTACATCCGCAAGTCATTACCGAAGATCTTGACGTTGCGGTACTTGCCGGAGGCGTCGTTGACTAAAATCCCCTTCGACTCGCCGGCGTACGTGCGGTTGATCGACTTGAGACGGAGGATCGACGGGTCGCTGAGCGGAAAGCTGTTGTAGTCCTCACCGTTCACCATCCGGTTCTGAGTGAAGTAGACGCCCGGGGCGACCTTGCGGATGTGCTCGATGTCCTCGCTCGGCGCCGAGTTTTGGAGCGGGGCAGTTAGCGAGTAGGTGAGAGTGCAACTCTCTTGCCGCCCGAGCTTGGAGGTGTAGAGAAACGTCGCGTTCTCGTTCGCGATCTCGTTCTTGGCGACCGTCGCGCTTCCGCTCTCAGATTGGCGAACCCAGATGTGAAAGACGCCGGTCGGGATGTCAGCGAAGTCACCGTCGCCGAAGATGAGCCTGATCTGATCGTTCTCGAGGGTCTCGACAGAGTACTTGGTGCGGGTGGCGACGTTGTTGAAGGCGAGGTTGCGACCGACGACGCTCGGTACGTTCTCCCAGTGCTCGAGGATCTCCCCCCGTGAGTCCACCTTCTGCACCCAGACGTCGACGTCGTTGATGTTGTTCAAGCCGATCTCGAGGACGCGGTCGAGGAGCTTGGTGTCGAAGACGTGGACGAGCTTCTGGAGAGTACCTTGCTTCGTGTACATCATGAAGCCGGTCGTGTCCGACGAGTAGCCGTAGCCGTCGTCGAGGTAGAGGATCGAGAAGAAGTCATTCGGGTTTGGCGCCCGCTCAAAAGCCCCGCTCTCGTCAACGTCGGCAGGAACAAGCTCGAAGCTGAGGTCCTGGCCGTTGACAGGGGCCTTCAGCTTGAGGACGCCGTTGCGAAACGAGCTGCGATTGTTGTCGCTCTCGAGGATGTTCTTGAGTTGGTATTGCTGAAAGATCGTGTTGTCGACCTGAAACGACTTGAGCGGATGCCCGAACTGCTGGGTGAGCACCCGGTTCAAGACGATGAAGAACTGCTCATGCCACAGCGGATTGTTCGCGTCGTTCCAGCGAATGACTCGGTTCGCGAGCGAGTTACCCTGTGAGTCCCGAATGTCCTCAGAGATCGAGATCGACGTGATCTTGACCAGTCCCCGGAGCGGAATGTTTCTAGTCGCCGAGTACGAGATCATCTTCGCCATGCGGAGGATGCTCTGCTTTCGCTGGGCGTCCGTGATCGCGTTCTCGTGACCGATCAGATCGGTCCGGTACGCCATCAGCTCCGCGACGTAGGCGAACGTCGAGATGAGAGCCATCGTCTGGCTCGTCTCGATGTAGTCGTTGAAGTTCTCTGGGTAGTAGAACTTGAGGTAGTCGATCAACGATTGCTTGACCGCGTCATAGTCGTACGCGGTGAAGTTGATCTCCTCAAAAGCCTTATAGACTTTTTCCCAGGACTCGGCCGCGGTGGAGAGATGCATGGGGTATTTACATCATGTAGATCTTGCTAGCAGCGTCAAGAATCTACATCACGTAGATCTTTCCCTTAGCTAAATGGAAGGCATTTTTCACTTCCTCCTCCGCGATTCTAGGTAATCTCGCCCAGAGTTGTAGCGCCTTCTTCCACTTTCGCTCATCCCTAGTGCGTGGATGATCGTCATGAAACTTCTCTGGAAGGGGATTCAGCTCGATTTGCCCCTTGAGAATGTACTGAGCGAACAACTCATAGATAAACTCAAAGTAAGTCACGAGGTTTTTCTTCCTCGCAGAGCGCATCGTCCCGAGATGATGCGCCAGGTGCTTGATGAGAGCGTTCATCGCGTCCTCCCAGACATGGTAATTGTTTAAGTGACTAGGATGGCCCGGATCTGCTTCCTCAACGTCATATCCAGTCTTGATGATTTCTAATAAGGACTTTTCTAATCTCGTGATGAAGCCTGTGAGTGGACTGTGGCTCTTTGGCCCTCCAGTTAGAGCATGGGCAAACCGGTGAGCTAGCATCCAGGGTGTCAGGCTAACCAGCTTTTCGTCAGACAGATTGTTCGTGATGATGACAGAGATGTTGCTCGAGTTGCTAGTTTTGCTCGCCCACTCAGCCGCGTTCTTTCCTAAATGCTCCTTGATCCATGACACTGGCTTGCTTCCTACCTGAACGGGAGCAGATTCAATTCCATAATACATGATGGTACCCTTAGACGGTTTGCTACCGTCCGCTTTCCTTGAATCCGGGTCCCAAAAGTAAAAATTGACGTCTACGGGTACCTTCTTAAAGAATTCACGATACTTTTCTTGATGTTCAGAGCTAGGAATTCTCTTAGAATCAGAGCTAGCGTAACCCTTTCCTGAAAACCCATCAGCGACCTTAAGATCTGCGATGGGCGCTTCGACGAGAAGGTCCGTGAGTTTCATCAGCTCGGGATCGTGATCTGGAGGTTCTTCGTCACGTTGAACTCGTGATAATTGAGCTTCGCTACGGCGATGATCGCGTGATCGTTGGGTGACGAAAAGACCTCCAAGCCGAGCACCGTAACGCGAGGATCTCGATCAAAGACTTGCTGCAGGTCTTCTCGAATCACTGCTAGAGTCTGAGCGTCGATCGGCTCAAACATGCTGCTTGGAATTCGTGTGCCGAAGCTGTCAACCATGCGAAGCCTCTCACCGCGCATCGTGAGGATCTCGTTGAGCAGATCCTCCTCGACGCACTTGACGTTGTAGATCTCGAAGGTACCTCCCTGCTCCTCGTAGTTGCGAGTTGTATGGCCCTTGTAGAACTTCGTGAAGGTACCGATGTTTCGAGGTGCCGGAAGGACGGGCTGATTGATGACGGCCACGAGAGGATCCGTGGTCGTCCCGATCGGAGCAAATTGAGGAGTAGCTCCACCGCGAATGATCGAGCCGATGATGATTGGGGTGCATGCGACCGTGCCGCTTGAGGCCGCGAGAGCGTTCGAGACGCCGAGCACGCTCGAGGGATTCTCGACGAGCGAGAAGCCAGCCGTCGTCGCCGTCGCGGTGAGCTGACCGTTGACGATCGCCATGCTTGTGATCGTCGCTGGAGCACCCATGCGAGCGATCGCTTCGGCGACGCCAGCAGCTGAAACGGTGACCTCGGCGAGCGCGTTCGACGAGCTAGCGACCGTCGCCGCCGCTGAGGCAGCAGCTATGGCTCCAGCGAGAGCGGTCGACGTTGCGCCAGCGGAGGTAGCAGCTATGGCTCCAGCGAGAGCGGTCGACGTTGCGCCAGCGGTCGCCGTCGCGGTCATTCCTGCCAAGCCAGTTACGGATGCGACGGCGGTCGAGCTGCCTGTGAGGTGAGCCGTCGCGTTGAGAACACCGTTAACTGAGGCGGCACCTGTAGACGTCGCCGTCGCGGCCATGAGAGCGTTGACTTGCGCTTGTCCGGCGGCGGTCGCTTGCGCTCCAGAGAGCGACCCGGCGGTCGCAACTCCTGCGGCGGTGAACGTGGATCCTGCTAGAGCGCTGACGGTCGCAGAGGCCGAGGTAGAGGCCGTCATTCCTGCGAGAGCCGACGCGACAGCAGATCCCGCGGCGAGGAACGTAGCGCCAGCTAGCGCTGAGGTTGTAGCTACACCGTTGCCGTTCGTGAGGAGAGCCCCAGCGAGGGCTTGGACGATCGCTGACCCGGTAGAGATCGAGAGAGATCCGGCGAGAGCCGCGGCTGTCGCGACCGCGGTGATCGTGCCGGTAGATCTAAACTCGGAAGCACCTACCGCTGAAACGGCCGCGAGGCCGTTAGAGGTACCGACGCTGTCTAGGGAAGCTGTCGCGACGCCGTACGGTACGGCACCGTACGGAATGCCGGTGTAGGCCATCTATGCTCTCCCTGAGGGAGCCTCCAGTGCAAAGATGTATTTATGACCTAGGGCTTACTAGACGGGCCCTTCTTTTCTTACAAGGTTTGCACGTAGTCCTGGAGAACCGTGAGAACCTCGGCCTCGACGCCGGCGAAGTAGTTGTTTAGAGTCGCGATCTCGAGCTTGTAATCTAGGTCCTTCTTCTGGATCTCCTCAGGATTCCAGTAGAAGAGCCGATCTGGATCGATCAGCTGCCCCTCAGCGTTGAACGCTGACGCGGGCGGCGCGCCGTTGACTTGATAGAGCTTTCCGTCATGCACGTAGAGGACGTAAGAGTACCTCTGATCTGGCTTGTGGCACGCCACGACGACGTCGCCCTCTAGGGGAGCTCCCAAAAAGGCCTCTAGATCAGCTCTAGAGGACCATGCACCAAAGTATGAGTCCATCACTTCTCCTTAAAGTTTTCGCTCATCCAGTCAGAGCCTCGTCCTGGCTTATGAACCTTGACGAAGACCTGGATCTCCTCGCTGATGTTGTTCAGCGTGTTGAGCTTCATGATGAGCTCTTGCTGTCCTAACATTCCCTGCTTCACCTGCTCTAGCCAGTGCGGCATGATCAACGGCTCAACTCCGTCTTGAGGGACCTCGAGATCAATCCCATGGATGAGACCCAACGGTGTCGTCGGTAGCCCACGATCGTGGTCCGAGATGTTTTGCCTCTGGTCGAAGAGCGTGAACGTGCGATGGGTCAGCAGCCTCTTGTGCGTCGGGTCCGAGACCGCGTTGTCGCAGTTCCAGTGAGGAAGCATGATCACCCACTCGGCGCCAGGAGCGCTGGCGCGGTACATCTCCTTGATGACCTCGATGAAGTGATTCGACGAGTCACCTAGATGCTCGAGGATGTGGAACGCTCGGATCTTCCTGAAGCGACTCGTCTCCCACGGCCACGGCGTCTTCTCGAGATCGACGACCTCGTCAGGCCTGAATCGCGGCTCGATGTCGACGTTCAAGTAACCTGGCTGCTTGTTGAAGCCACAGCCGAGGTTGAGCTTGTCGTAAGCTTCTACCTCCCTGATCACGTCATCGTGCTCCAGAAGATCTGTCGGCTGTACTGGTCGGTCAAGTCAAGGCCGATCACCGCGACGGTGTTGATCTCGGCCTTCCGGATCGCGGGTTGATAGTCATGCTCCTCAAGGCCGATGAAGCTTCCGATGCGGTTAAGCTGCGTCTTCGGCGTGCCGCAGAGCTTCTGGTAATCGACGAAGAGCATGTTTGGCTTAAAGCCCTGAATCGTCGCGTCGAGGAGCATCGCGTGAGCTGCTCCCATGCGCCCCTCCGGCTTCGCGTAGTGGTAGCATCGAGCGGCGATGCTGCCTCCTTCTCCGACCGCTCGGTCAGCTTCCTGGATCTTGAACGGATTGTCTCTGCGCTCGAGCTCTAGAGCCGAGAGAATCTCGGCCGGGTTGCGCACGGGGCAGATCACCTTGAAGTCATCTCCGAGCACTCGCTTGAGGACGTGGAGCTTCGACAGCCATCCCACGCTCTTCGTGACCACGACCGGGTGGTCAAAGCCGACGTAGTAGCTGTCGAGCAAGCCACGCAGAACCGACGCGCGTTGCTCGTAGCTCATCCTGACCTCAGATTCGGGCATGCCGTAGAGGAGGCTCGTGAAGAGCTGCTCGAGGCAAGAGAGGTCGTCGATGAGAACGTCTGGATGATCCATCAATCCACGCATGATCAGGTTGGCGCCGCTCTTGGGGAGACCCGCGACGAAGACAAATTTTCGGCTTGGCTTCTTCGAGTTGCTCCTGTAGTCATCCCTCTCGAGATCGTTTTGCATCGTCAAGGCTCCGTCATTTGATTGCAAGGGCACGGCCGCCATCCGACCGCGCTCAGGCCTAACCTCTGCGGGGGCTTGGATGAAGGCGCCGTAGTGCCGCTCCTCCGCGTTATAGTCCACGTGCGTGCCTGCTAGCTGATATTTGGCTATCAGCTCGTCGTGAAGCTGGTTGAAGGTGTCCCCCCACCTAGCGAACTCTTGTTGCCTGAAGACGCGCGCCGTCTTGTACCAGGGACTAGTCTGGCTTCCGTACGCCCAAGTGTGGTAGGGCAAGATCGGAACGATCACCCACGTCTCCTTGCCCAGAGACGCTGAGACGTGCGCGATGCTCGTGCACGAGGTGATCACGAGGTCGAGGTTCATGATCGCCGCGGCGGTGTCCTCCCAGCTTAGCATGAGGTGCTGGAGATCGTTGATTCCCTCGGGGAGCTCACGCAGGTCATTGTCACGCTGCAAGCTGTAGACCTGAAGCTCAGGGTAGTTGACGAGGTCGATCAGCGGCTCAGCGGGGAACTTTCGAAACTGCTGGTGCTCAAACTTTGGGTTGCCACTCCATCGGATGCCGACCTTGATCTTGTCTGAGGTGATGAGGCTCTTCCAGATCTCCATCGACTCTGGCTTCGCGGTGAGGAAGGGCTCGTTCGGAAGGTTCTCGAAGGTGTGTCCGCAGACCCAACATGCTGAGAACCCGGGCAGCCAAAAGTCATGCCTCGTCTCGCCTGTCTCCTCATGGCTGATCAGCTCGTCGATGAACGGAACTCGCTTGAGCAAACAATGGATCGACGGATCTGCTGCGACGATCACCGTCGCGCCCATCTTCTTCAGCGACTCGGCGAAGCGCACCTGGATGATCTCGTCGCCGATCCCGCCCTCCAGGTTGAGAAGGATGCGTTTTCCCTCGATCGGTTGAGACGGATGCCAGATCGACTTGGTCGTTCTGATCATCCCAGAACCGTAGACGTTGACGAATCGCCCTGATTCTAGAGCTTGAAAGCCCTCTTGAAAGCGTCCCTGGTTGAGGAGGAACCAACCGCGGTTAAAGGTGTGACGTACGTGGGTCGGGTCACTCTGGTCGAGCATGCGCTCGAGCTCTTCCGAGATCTCCCAAGCCTTGTCAAACTCACCGCGGATCATCAGGTTTAGCTGTTGATCTATCGGATGCATCTTGAGACTATAACCTCACGGAGCTATCAGGTAAATTTTAGCGGAAGATACGGTGGCCTAAACGAGGTAGAGTGGTAACGCGCTGCTCCCTTCGTGACGCGCACGCCGGCGAACGCGCCGTTGTGATGCGCGGAGGTGCCGTTGGCGGAGCCGCCGATGGTAAACACGGGGGTACTTGCGATGTTAGAAGTGTCGATTCCTTGGCCTCGTAGAACTCCGTCGATCCAAACGCGTACTAGCCCGAGGTGACGTTGACATACGATGTGATACCACTTGTTAAGTGTCGGAGTGAAATCGTTGAAGATGATGACGCTGTTCGTTTGGTGCCAGAGGATCCAACCACCCGCTGGATCGTATCTCGTGAAGGCCCACCCGTTATTTGCGTTCCAATTATAGTTGCAAGCGCCGAAGATGTGCACGTCAGCGGTGGACGAGTAAGAGGCCCAGGACACGAAAGCTTCTGCCGTGTAAGAGCCGGTGCCGAAGTCAAAGTCCGCCGAGGTAGAAGCGACCTCTAAGCGACTTGTCCCGTTTAGAACTACGCTCCTCGCCGCCCCCTCCGGCGGGCTAGCGTCGGACCACACGACGGTTCCAGTCGTCGACAGAGCGCGCGCGTGCCTCGACTGGTCGATGAACGTTGATCCGGTGCCGTTCTCGTTCGCCATGATCAAGACGGTGCTGTCATATTGCGGGTCGAGCACAAAGGACTCACCTGGAATTCCAGTGATGCCGTATCCCGACAAGACCGTGCCGCCGATCTTCCCAAACTTGACGGTCGTGATCGCGGTCGGCGTTGATCTGGTCGTGACAGACCCGTCTCCCAATTGCCCCGACGAGTTGGACCCCCAACCGAAGAGCGCTCCGTCGGCTCTCAGCGCGTGAGTCCAGTTCACTCCGGTCACGACGTCAACGAACTTCATGTTCTCGAGGCCGAGCGGCTGGACAGGGATGGGGTTGAACGACAGCGAGGATCCGTTACCGATCTGCGCGCTAGCGTTGTCACCCCACGCGAAGAGCTTTCCGTCTGAGCGCTTCGCGTACGTCGTCGAGTGGAGAGTCGCGATCGCGACCCAAGATGAAGTTCCGATCTGGATCGGTGATGAGCGATTGGTGAGGGTAGCGTCGCCTAGTTGATACAGAGAGTTCAATCCCCAGGCGAAGAGCGCTCCGTCAGAGCGGATCGCTACCGTATGTGACGTCGCGGCCGAAACTGCTGTCCACGACGATGAACCGATCAACACCGGAGAGGAGCGCGAGGTCGTTGACCCGTCACCGAGCTGCCCGGATCCGTTAACCCCCCACGCGAAGAGAGCGCCGTCGATGCGAATCGCCATGGAGGTGGTTGAGCCAGCACATACAGCCGTCCACGACGAAGTACCGATCTGGATCGGAGACGACTTAGGAGTGGTAGTGTTGTCACCGAGCTGCCCGCTTCCGTTACCGCCCCACGTGAAGAGCGCGCCGTCAGAGCGGATCGCTAGAACGTGCGACGTGCCGCCGCTGACGGCGGTCCACGACGAGGTGCCGACCTGCACAGGAGACGAGAAAGATGTAGTGCTTCCAAGGCCCAACCGTCCATCGTTTCCGATTCCCCACGAGAATAATCCGCCATCGGTGCGGATCGCGTACGACGAGCCGCCGAAGCCAGACTCACCACCGTTTGAGATCGCGGTCCACGACGACGCACCGATCTGTACGGGAGAGGATCTAGCTCCAAGAGTTCCCTGGCCAAGTTGCCCCCAAGTGTCGATCCCCCACGCGAAGAGCAGACCGTCGTCGCGGATCGCTGTCATGTGATCATATCCAGCCGCGATCGCGATCCAAGAGCGCTCATCTAGCTTCGTTGGGAAGACGTACGATAAGCCGACCGTGGCACCCACAGACTTGTGGTCGCCGATGTGTCCAGAGGTGTTGTACCCCCAGAGGAAGAGCTTTCTGTCACCGCGAATCGCGGCGGCGTGGCTGATCGATTTCGTAGCGGATGGGAGGGCGTGCCAGCTCTCCGTACCAACCTGGATCGGTGAGCTAACGCGATGTGTCAAGACGCCGAGCTGGAAGCTCGCGTTACTCCCCCACACGAAGAGTGCGCCGTCAGAGCGGACCGCGGCGGTGTGGGAGCCGGTCGAGACCGCTGCCCAAGAGTTAACTCCCACTTGCACTGGGGATGACTCGTGTGAGTACTCGCTTGACTTACCGAGCTGCCCGAAGGAGTTGTCACCCCAAGTGAAGAGCGCGCCGTCAGAGCGGATCGCCGCCATGTTAGAGGCGTAGCTCCCAGAGATCATGACCCAGCTGCTCTTCGTCACTGGATCCCCGCTCGGCACCAGGACCGGGGAAGACATGGTTGCGCTAGAGAGGGTGCCGAGCATGCCGCTAAGGTCGACGCCCCACGTGAAGAGCGCGCCGTCAGAGCGAATCGCTGACGGCGTCGAGGTAGACGAACCAGTACCGATGAACGTCCAAGAGCTTGTGCCGATCTGCACCGGTGATGACTTGATAAAGCCAGTGATGGTAGCACCATGCCCCAGCTGTCCGTTTTGTCCGTCGCCCCAGGTAAAGACCGCTCCGTCGGTGCGAATCGCGAGAGAGGTGTGCTTAGCAGCTCCGACCATCGTCCAACTTGAGGTACCGATCTGCACCGGCGATGACTTAGTTACGGTAGATAGGTCACCGAGTTGCCCGGTGCCGTTGTAACCCCACGCGAAGAGAGCCCCGTCGGAGCGGATCGCGAGAGAGTGGTCGCTCCCCCCAGCGATCGCCGTCCAGGATGACGATCCGATAGGCACCGGTGAGGAGCGGTTCGTCGTCGACCCGTCACCTAATTGTCCAGTTAAGTTGAGTCCCCACGTGAAGAGCGCGCCGTCAGAGCGGATCGCGATCGTGTGAGAACCTCCGCCAGAGATCGCTGTCCACGACGACGAACCGATCTGTACCGGTGACGAGGTGTTGCTAGGAGACTCGTTTCCAAGTTGTCCCGCGTTATTCAACCCCCACGCGAAGAGCGCTCCGTCGGTTCGAATCGCGAGAGAGTGAGTACCCCCAGCAGAAACCGCGGTCCAGCTTGAAGATCCCAGTTGAATCGGAGAGTTGATGTTTCCTGCCGAACCGTTCCCGATCTGGCCGTTCGACCCAGCTCCCCATGCAAAGAGGCCGCCATCGGTGCGGAGAGCGATCGCGTGGTTGGCGCCCTTCGAAACGGCCGTCCAAGAGCTAGATCCGCCGATTAACACCGGAGACGACTTAGCGACCGAGGTGCCGTCACCCAGCTGGTTGATCGAGTTATTGCCCCAACCCCAGAGTGACCCGTCGCTCTTGATTCCTGTGGATGAATCCGCTCCAGTTGAGACCTTTGACCAGCTTCTAAATTGTCCGAGAACCGTTGGGAATGACTTGTTCACGCGGATCCACTGTCCGTGCACGCCCTGAGTGCTGTTACCCCAGGTCATGAGAGCACCGTCGCTCCTGATCGCGCCGATGACCCGATCTCCCGCGGACACCGCGACGAAGCTCGAGGGGGTACGCTGGTGATTGTTGCCGAGCTGCCCCTTGCCCTCCGCCCCCATCGCGAAGAGACGTCCGTCGGTGCGGATCATGTAGCGAACTGACTGGTTCGTGTCGGCGTCAAGGTTGCTAGATCCGACCGCCGTCCAGCTAGATGACCCGATCTGTGTCGGGACGCTGTAGTTGACTCCAGAGCTGTCGATGTTTTCGACGGTGGAGTTGAAACCCCAAGCGAACAGCGCCCCATCGGCTCTCCGCGCGATCGTACCCGGAGCGTACGTCGCGACCGCTGTCCAAGAGTGAGAGCCGCTCACTAGCACCGGGGACGAGACAGCGGCGTTTGAGTTATTGCCGAGCTGGCCGTTAGTTCCAAACCCCCACGCGAACATCGCGCCGTCCGTGCGGATCGCGTGACCGTGGTCACCTGAGGTCGCCACGGCGGTCCAGCTTGAGGTTCCACCGATGAGGACCGGCGAGGACCTCGACGTGCTGCTGCTGTCTCCGAGCTGGCTGGAAAAGTTTGAGCCCCAGCCGTAGAGAGCGCCGTCTGAGCGGATCGCGTACGTCATTCCCTGGTTCGAGATCGTTGACGCTGCGACCGCGGTCCATGATGACGTGCCCACCTGGGTCAAGAGCTTAGAATAGATGTTCGGAAAGTCAGAGAGACCTAGAGATGAGGGGCCGCCTCCCCACACGAAGATCGCGCCGTCGGTGCGGATCGCGGCCGTAGAGATGTCGAGCGCGGCGACGGCTGTCCAGGAGGAGGAGCCGATCTGCACGGGTGACGACTTGCTCACCGTCGTGCCGTCACCGAGGCGGCCGGTAGACCCGACGCCCCACGTGAAGAGCGCCCCGTCGGATCGGAGCGCGGCGGTGTGAAAGTTTCCGGTCGTGACGGCCGTCCAGCTCGAGGTGCCGATGCTCACGGGGCTCTGTTGAGTGACGATCGTGCCGTCACCTAGCTGACCGCTTCCGTTGTTCCCCCACGCGAAGAGCCGTCCGTCTGAGCGGATGCCCATCGCGTGCGACGGACCAGCCGCGAGAGCCGTCCACGACGAGGTGCCGACTTGCATCGGTGATAAAACGGTGCCAGGAGTGCCAGCTCCGAGCTGTCCTGAGTCGTTTGATCCCCAGCCGAAGAGAGCTCCCCCGAACCGGATTCCGTGACCCGTGGTGTATCCGATGCCGAGCGCCGTCCACGACGACGAGCCGATCTGCACGGGGGAAGACTTGTTAACTTGGGTGCCGTCGCCGAGCTGTCCGACTGAGTTATTCCCCCAGCCGAACAACGCTCCGTCGGAGCGAATTCCGATCGCGAACGGTGTAGAGGCGTGGAGACAGGTTGTTCTGATCGCGGTCCACGACGACGAGCCGATCGATACTGGCGAGGACCGGTTCGTCGTCGTACCGTCACCGACGGCGCCGCTTCCGTTGTAACCCCAGCAAAAGAGGGCGCCGTCGGTACGGATCGCGCCGACGGTGCCCATGTTGCCGCCGAAGCCAGAAGAGACAAATGTCCAAGACGACGTACCGACTTGAACTGGTGATGACCTCGCCCCGTTGGAGTCACCTAACTCCCCGCCGTCACCTGTCCCCCAGGTGAAGAGCCCGCCGTCTGTTCGGATCGCGAGAGTGTAGTATCCTCCGCACGCGACCATCGTCCACGAGGAGGTGCCGATCTGTACTGGCGAGAGCACGTTTCCAGAAGACGATCCGTTCCCCAAGCGACCTCGGTTAGCTGTCCCCCAAGTAAAGAGCGCTCCGTCGGAGCGGATCGCGGCGCTGTGAGCGTCACCGTTTGCGGTGTTTCCTCCGCCAGAGATCGCCGTCCACGAGGAGGTGCCGATCTGGACGGGTGATGACCTGTTGGTTTGTGAACCGTCGCCAAGCTGTCCAGTGCTGTTCCACCCCCACGTGAAGAGGGCACCGTCGGAGCGAATCGCGACCATGTGCGAGCTACCTGCAGAGACCGCCGTCCACGATGACGTGCCGATCTGCACGGGTGACTGCTTGAAAGCGCTCGTCCCGTCACCTAACTGACCAACGTCATTGGTACCCCAGGTGAAGAGCGCGCCGTCAGACCTGATCGCACAGGTAAAGTTTCGTCCGCCGGCGATCGCCGTCCAGCTGCTTGCACCTACAGCGAGAGGCGACGTATGATAATTCGCGTTACCGATCTGCCCAAAGTCGTTATTTCCCCAACCGTAGAGGGCGCCGTCCGAGCGAATCGCGAGCGAGAACGAGGTGCCAGCTCTGACCGCGGTCCACGAGGAGACGCCGATCTGTACGGGGGAAGACTTGTTAACTTGCGTGCCGTCGCCGAGCTGACCGACGTTGTTCATTCCCCACGTGAAGAGCTTGCCGTCATTGCGGATCGCGAGGGTGTGGGCTAGTCCGAGTGAAACCGCGGTCCAGCTCGTGTCCCAACCTACCAGGGTTGGGGATGATTGATTCGTCGTCGCGTTGATTCCCAGCTGACCGTTTGCGTTGGCGCCCCACACGAAGAGCTTTCCGTTGGAGATCGCGGCCAGGTGGGACCCTCGCCCTTGAGTGACCGCCGTCCATGACGAGGTACCGAGCTGGTGCGGCATGAATATCTCGTTAGACGTGCCGTCACCTAGCTCGCCGATGGATGAGGTCCCCCACGTGAAGAGCTTTCCGTCTGAGCGGATCGCTGATCTTGTCGTAGCACCTCCGCCGAGCGCGGTCCACGAGGAAGATCCCACCTGCATCGGCGACGAGATTCCAGCCGTGGGGTGATAGTTTAACCCGAGCTCGCCGATCGAGTCAACTCCCCAGGTAAAGAGCTTTCCGTCTGAGCGGATCGCGACGCCGTGGCTCGCCCCCGCCGCGACCGCTGTCCATGAGGAAGAGCTGATCAAGACAGGAGATGAGTAGTTTAGACCTCCTGACGTGGTGTGCTGTAGCGTCACCGGGATCCCGAGCTGTCCCACCGTGTTGTTGCCCCAGCCGAAGAGCTTGCCGTCGAAACGAATCCCGATCGTCGAGCTGAGCCCGTGCGCGATCGCGACCCATGACTCGTTGCCAATCTGTGTCGGCGCCGACTCGCGCTTCAGAGAGTTGTTGCCGAGCTGACCCGCGCCGCCGTCACCCCACATGAAGAGCTTGTCGTCGCCGCTGATCGCCGAGAAGTGCGACATTCCGCCGACTCCCAGCTTCTTGAAGCTGAGATCAGACGCCACCTGGGTCGGTGAGGCCTTGACCTGAGAGAACGACATGTTGATGAAGCCCCAGGTGAAGAGCTTCTTGTCCGAGCGAATACCTGCCCCCTCGGTCAACCCAGCGGAGATCTCACGCCACGTCAAGGTGGGTACTAGCACTGGAGACGACCTGGAGCTTGGAGCTCGACCGTCACCGATCGAGCCAGCCAGATTGGATCCCCAATTGAAGAGCCTGCCGTTCAGGTCGAGGCCTGACGAGTTGTCAGAGCTCGCGTGGCCGATCACGGACCAGCGCGAGAGGCCGACCTGGACGGGGCTTGAGTAACTAACGATGTCATCAAGACCAAGGCGTCCGCTCGCGCCGTTGCCCCACGCGAAGAGCAGACCGTCGCTCCTGATCGCCTTCGTCTGCGCGTTCCCTCTCGAGATCGCCGTCCACGACGACGTGCCGACCTGTACCGGGGAGGAGCGGCTCGTCGTCGTTCCGTCACCGAGCTGGCCCAAGGAGTTGAGCCCCCAGGTAAAGAGGGCTCCGTCCTCTCTCAGGGCGCCGCTGTAGGAAGCTCCGCCCGCGACGGCGATCCATGAGGAGGTACCGACTTGCACGGGGCTAGAGCGGTTCGCCCCAGCGTCACCGAGCTGCCCAGACGAGTTCGATCCCCAGGTAAAGAGACCGCCGTCTGACCGAATTCCCAAGACGTGGTTGTTACCGCCGTCAACCACGATCCAAGAGGAGGTGCCGACCTGAACGGGTGACGAGCGCTCACCGGTCGTACCGTCGCCGAACTGTCCGTTGGCTCCGTCGCCCCAGCTGAAGAGCCCACCGTCCGCGCGAATCGCGACGGAGTAGTTAGCTCCGCACCCAGCGGTGATCGCGACCCAAGATGAGGTGCCGATCTGTACGGGTGAGGAGCTGTTTGAGATCGAGCTATTTCCTAGCTCGCCAGACGCGCCGCGCCCCCACGCGAAGAGCCTACCGTCGGAGCGAATCGCGAGCACGTGCTGTGACGCTGAGATCGCTGACCAGGTAGAAGTGCCGATCTGCACGGGAGATGAGCGGTCGATCGTCGTGCCATCTCCGACCGCCCCGTTTGCGTTGTGGCCCCAGCCGAAGAGAGATCCGTCGGAACGGATCGCGACGGTGAAGCTGTGACCTGACGCGACCTGGCTCCAACTCTTATAGCCGATCTGGACCGGCGACGAAGCTAACGAGGTCGCGATGCCGAACAAGTTGAAGGCGGATCCGTCTGACGCTGACCCCCACATGTACAGCTTGCCGTCCTTGATACCGCCAGTTGACTGATTTCCTGAGCTGACGGTCGCCCAAGACGAGAGTCCGATCTGGATCGGTGATGATCGCGAGCTGATCTCACCGTCACCCAACCGGCCGTTCGTGTTGATCCCCCACGCGAAGAGCTTGCCGTCGACGTCGATCGCGTGCGAGGTGAGGGATCCAGCGTGAACCACCGCCCATGAGCTAGCTCCGATCGAGACTGGAGATGACCGAGCGGTGGTAGAGTCGTCACCGAGCTGCCCGCTTCCATTATTGCCCCACGCGAAGAGCTTGCCGTCGAGGCGAATCGCGAGGGTGTGATCGTCGGTTCCAGCGCTGACCCCGACCCAGCTAGAGGTGCCGATCTGTACCGGGGAAGACAGGTCAGGAGCAGCGGTACCGTTACCCAAGCGTCCGTTAGCTGCTGCACCCCAGGTAAACAGTCCGCCGTCAGAACGAATCGCGACGCCGTGAGATCCAGCCAACGAGATCGCGGTCCACGACGACGTGCCGATCTGTACTGGCGATGATCGATTGGTGACGGATCCGTCACCAAGCTTTCCTGCGGTGTTCTCGCCCCAAGTAAAGAGGGAGCCGTCGGAGCGGATCGCGGCAGTCTGAAAGTTTCTAGCTGCGATCGCGATCCAGCTCGAAGTTCCGACCTGCGTTGGGCTAGAGATCGAGGTGGTGTTGCCAAGGCCGAGTTGCCCCTCGGTCCCTCGCCCCCACACGAAGAGAGCGCCGTCCTTTCGCAGAGCGGCCGAGTGCAAGCCACCGCAGGCGATCGCGGTCCAGCTTGACGCGCCGATCTGGAGGGGGCTCGAGAGCGACGCGGTGTCGTTGGAGCCCAAGCGCCCTTGCCCGCCGTTGCCCCACGCGAAGAGTCCCCCGTCGGAGCGCAGAGCGAGGGTGTGCGCCGAACCGAACGCTAGCGCGACCCAGCTTAGAGGATCATGTTGGCCGATCTGAACGGGTGACGAGCGATCATTGAGCAGGCCGTCACCGAGCTGCCCTGAGGAATTTCCTCCCCAAGCGTACAGGGATCCCTCTGAGTCGATGACGACCGCATAGCTGCCGACCGAGCTCACTTACTCCACCGTTTCAGATACTTGAGGGCTCTGTCTAACACCGCGGCCGTGAGATCCGTAAACGACCATCCGCTGTTGTTGCCACCGTTGACCGAGTGCGCTCCTGCGTACCAGGTCCCAGGTTGCACCGTCGACCTGCTGATCGACAGCCAATCGGTCACTACTCTCCCAACCGTCCTCTTGACGAGAGTGTGACTTGCCGCGGTGAGACTTCCGATAGTTACCAACTTTCCTGGCTCGCCCCTTACGTTCCAAGTATTTACCGTTGTGGTAGAACCGGCAGTGAAGCGGAGAGTCTGCGGGGGAGTTGTAACGGAGATCGAGTCAAACGTGTTATTTCCGACGAAATCAAGTCCGCTGTTGGGCGTGTCGCAAGAAAAAGCTATGGCTGGCCAAGTCTTGCCTCCACCCCTAAACTGTCGCGGGTTCGTCGTGTTTCCGGCGACCTCTAGAGTCCAAGAGTGAGGCTTGACCGTCAAGTTCGTCGCCGTGTCAAAGTCGAGAACGTTCTCGGCGTCCGTTGACATGGTCGTGAGCTTTCCGCCAGACGCCGATGACCTTATCTCTCGTAAGTTCGCGTTGTTCGACAAAAACTTTCCGACCGTGAGCTTCTTTCCGTTCAAGTCAACGATTCCTTGAGTGAGCGTAAACGCCCACAGGTCAGGGCTCATCGTGATGTTGTCTCCGAGCGTCAACGTGCTTCCCGACGAGTTATACGTGATGGGTCGCCTGAAGGCTACTCCATTAGAGGTGATCGTGCTAGACGGTCCAGCGAACCCAACAGCCGTAGAATCTGACGTGACGGTCATGGTCGGTGAGAGAGTCAAGTTACCGATGATGGTCAGCGCGAACGTGGGGACGCCCATCGTCCCTGAGAAACCAGTAAAGTTGAGGTTGCTGCAATTGCCCACTTGCGGGATTACCGTGTCTGATCCTGCGGTAACGTTCATGAAGAGGTTCGCGTGACCCCCGCCGTGGATCGTCCGAGTACCAGTAGACCCGCTGTAGGTGAAGTTGACATTGACGACGTCGTTTGCGGTGACCGGGCTGTTAGCGTTGAAGACGTTGGTATTGTTGCCAGTGATGTTGATCTGCCCGCCAGCCGCGGTGACCGAATGTCCAAATGACCCGTTGCTGTACCAACCAGTGATCGTCAGCGTCTTTCCGTTGAGGTCGAGAGTGCCGCTCGTGACCGTGGTCGAGAGGTTAATGTTCCCGGTGAGCGTCGCGTTATCGCTCAACTTCAACGTCGTTCCCATCGTGAACTGCCAGTTGGCTGGCCAAGTTTTACCCGCGGAGGTGATGTTCTGGGTCGTCCGCCCCTGAAAGAGAACGTCGGTGCCAGTAAGCGAAGCGTTAGAGTCAAGCGTGACGTCGCCGAGGAAGACTGGCTGCTGGCTAAAGTTAAGCGTAAATGTCTGGTCGGTGCCAGAACAGAGAAGATTGCCGATCCCGACGTTTGAGATGTTGATCGTGACCGTTTGCCCGTTCGCTGAGAAGCTGCTCGCGTCAAAGACAACCGTGTCTTGAGGCAGCGGAAAGTTGTTCGCGTCGGTCGCTCCGTTGCTAGATGTCGCCCAACGGTTCGACGCGTTCCAGTTTCCGGTTCCACCCACCCAAAACTTGTCAACTCCCGTAGTGAAGGTGATCCCCGAGTTTCCCTTGAGATCACCGACCCGCGTACCTGACCAGGTCGCCGCCCCAGCTCCAGTGACGTCTCGGAAATCAACGTCGGTCAGCGACACCGCTGCGGCGGTAAGCGTTCGAGCGGTGCCGATCGTGTTGGAGCGCACGAGCCACCTCTCGGTCGCGGCGAAGGGCTGCGGAAACGACAATGTACCGTTGATCGTTTGATTTGCCTCAAGCGAGAGCTCAGCGCCCCACACTCCGACCCGCTCAAAGGTGAGGTTGTTGAACGTGTTTGTCCCGCTGATCGACCTAACGTTGGGGGTAGCCGTGTTCGTGAAGCTCACGTTGTGAAAGGTGCGTCCGTTGCCGCGAAAGAGAGCCGACGATGATGACATGTTGATCGTCGATGTTCCGGCGTTTAGAGTGGGAGCTGATCCGTTGGTGAAGTCGAGGTTGCTCGTAACCGTGACCGTGGACGCCCCTAACGTCAACGTGCCAGATCCCCCGGAGTTGTTGAGGGTAGCTACGGTGAGCGTTTGTCCGTTGGTGTCAAAGGTGCCAGTTCCGATCGTCAGGGCAGCTCCGATCACTCCTGCGTCTTGCATGGTCCACGTCCCAGCACCTAGCGTAGTGACTGTACCGGCGATCGTTTTGCCGTTGAAGGTGATCGTGTGGGATCCTGTTCCTCTGAGAGCTTTAGTCGCGCTGTGAGTGAATGTCATCCCGGATCCGAGCGTCAGGTTTCCGTAGATGTCAACGCCGTCAGAGCCTTGGAACGTTCCCGTGAAACCCGTGAAATTGAGGTTAGCGCAAGTGAGCGGTCCGTTTTCGGTGCCCACGGTGACCGAGCCGCTGTTTCCGTCAAAGAACACGTTGTCGGTCGAGGTGGGTCTTGAGGCCCCACCGGTGCCGCCGGTGGAGGTCGCCCACAGCGACCCGTCAGAGGTGCCGCTCCAGTTAGCTGATCCGCCTACCCAGTATCTGTCGGCCATCTTATCCGACTCTCCGGACGATCTTCGCTAGGTTGGGATCATAGCCGGTACCCATCAGCCCTGACGTGTCCGAGCCAAACGCGAAGAGCTTCCCCTGAGAGTCGATCGACATGTTGATCGCGGAGCCGTAAGCCGTTTTCGCCCAGTCGGTCTTCGCGCCGATCTGAACTGGTGACGACTTGGAGGAGAGAGATCCGTCCCCGAGGGCGCCTTGGGATGCGCTGCCCCACGTAAAGAGCGCGCCGTCGGTGCGGATCGCTGCAACTCCGCTGATGTGGGCGCTCACCGCGGTCCATGACGAGGATCCCACCTGGATCGGTTCGCTCCAAAAGGTTGAGTGATTCACTCCGAGCTGTCCGCTTCCGTTACCGCCCCATGTGAAGAGCGCACCGTCGGAGCGAATCGCCGCGACGATGCTTGAGCTAACTCCCACAGATGTCCAGCTAGAGGTACCTACCTGCACCGGCGACCGCGGACCCGTTGACGTGAAGTTGCCGTACTTTGACCCCGAGAGAGAGTTGTTGTTGTCGCCCCAGATGAAGAGCTTCCCCGACCTGATCGCTAGGCTAGTTGACCTCGCTCCACAGATCGCTGTCCAGTCGGTCGCTGCGCTGATCGCGATCGGGCTGTTGACGTTGTTGGTGTTGCCGTCTCCCACCTGTCCCATTCCCCCTTGCCCCCACCCGAAGAGCACGCCGTCATAACGGATTCCTAGAGCGTGGTTCGTCCCGGGGCCAACCGTTCTCCACCCGAGGGTGCCGACCTGAGTCGGCGAGCTCCTGGTAGAGGTGTCCCCCACCCCGAGCTCTCCGCTCGTGTTCATCCCCCAACCAAAGAGATTGTTTGACACGACGAACGCGGTAGCTGACGGAGTGAAGTTCGCGGTGTAGAGCGCCCTCTTGACGATCCGCACCTCATCGATGTAGCCGTTGATCGTATACCCTGACGCCTCATCTAACCCACCGATCTTGAAGGGCTTCGACGAGTTATTGATCGTGTCGTTGATAGTTCCAGTAGTGCCTAGCTGGGTGCCGTCGACGAAGAGATAGAGGTTAGATCCTGAGCGGCACACCGCGACGTGATACCAAGTGTCGGTTGACCAGGTGAAATCGCGCGCGTATACGTTGACGTTAGTTCCATCCGTTGACCACAGAAACGCGAGACCGTTTCCTGTGGTGTCTGCCTCGTTGAGAAATTGGAAGTTCCAAGCTCGGTTAAGTCCGCTCACGCTCCCTAGCTGGTCGACGATCAACGCGTTCTTTCCAGGTGCTCCGATGTGCCTCACCCACGCTTCGACCGTGAAGTCACCGCTGCCCAGGGAAAAGTCAGGGTGATCTGGCGTCGAGAAGTAGCTCGAGCTCCCGTTGAACTTCGCGGACGTCTCGCCGAATTTTGCGTGTTCGGTCGAGATCGTCGCGCTGCTCCCAGCGGTGAAGACCTTTCCCTTGATCGAGTCAATCGAGTTGGTGGATCCTCCGGCTTCATCGAAGTGCATGAGGAGAACCTCGGCGTTATCTCTGATCGCGTAGAACGAGCTTCCTCCTGGAGAGCTTCCGACGAACGACCACGAGCTCGTTCCGATCTGCACCGGGCTAGATCGAGATGCTCCAGCGTCGCCGAGAGCTCCGTTGGTGCTAGATCCCCACGTAAAGAGCGCACCGTCGGAGCGAATCGCCGCAGAGTTTAAGTCGCCGCACGCTACCGCAATCCACGAGGAAGTTCCGATCTGAACGGGTGACGACCTGGAGGTGGTGGTGCCGTCCCCGAGACGGCCGACTCCTGCTCCGTTTTGCCCCCACGCAAACAATCCCCCGTCAGAGCGGATCGCTAACGTGTGATTTGTTCCTGTCGAGATCGCGGTCCAGCTAGAGGTGCCAACCTGCACCGGAGAAGATCGTGGGGTAGTGTTTCCGTTCCCCAGCTCGCCGTTAGAGTTTCCGCCCCACGTGAAGAGTCCGCCGTCTTGCCTGATCGCGACGCAATATGAGGAGCCGTTGGCTACCGCCGTCCATGACGAGGACCCGATCTGGATCGGGCTGAAAGCGTCTAGGATCGCGGAGTTTCCGATCTGCCCGCTAGTTCCGAGTCCCCACGCGAAGAGGGCACCGTCGGAGCGAATCGCCACGATCGTTGAGCCTCCGTGGACCGCTGTCCACGACGACGCTCCGAGCTGCGGGCCGGGCCTCCTTCTCAAGTGAATTTCAGCGGGAACAACGTAGCCTGGAACGTCTGATCCCCAGATGAAGAAGCCTCCGTCCGACCGGATCGCCCCCATGCAAGAGGACTCAAATGAAGATGAGACCGCGGTCCAGGATGACGTTCCGACCTGAACCGGAGATGACCTCGCGGTGTTATCGTTCAGCCCGAGAATGTCACCTGACCCCCACGTAAAGAGACCGCCGTCCGAGCGGATCGCCGCGGTGGCTGAGGGCCCGCACACGACCGCCGTCCACGACGACGTGCCGATCTGGACGGGTGATGACCTGTTGGTTTGTGAGCCGTCCCCTAGCTGTCCGAGGCCGTTCGCTCCCCACGCGAAGAGGGCGCCGTCGGAGCGAATCGCCGCGGTGTGAGCCCCACCCACGGAGACCGCCGTCCACGACGAAGATCCCACCTGAGTCGGGAGATAGACCTGAGCGACCATGCCCAGCGGAGAGATCTGTGACAGGTAACCAAGTTGGCCAGAGGTGTTGAACCCCCACGTGAAGAGAGCGCCGTCGGAGCGGATCGCGGCATGATGGCCGCCGATCGACGAGGGCGCCACGCTCAACCACTGGGTGCCAGGCATGAGCTCGAAGGGCTCCTTGCGGGCCGTGGAGGAGGCGCCGTCTGGCAAGAACCCCGCGTTGTTGTTCAGTCCGCCCCACGCGTAGAGCTGTCCGGCATCCTTGCCGGTAGATGCCGGGGGATTGTTGAAGATCGGCATTAGTAGTTCTGGCCGACGATCGAGCCCATCCAGATCGCTCCGCCGTCTAGAGTTTGGAAGCAGTACTGATCGATCTTCCCGTTCGTCGAGGTCGGGGTGGGAGCGACTCCGCCGGCCCAACGCACCGACGCCGGCCAGGTCCACGCTTGCTGAGTGCCGTTGCCGACGAGAAAGAGCACGACGGTCAAGATTTCGTTGGCGATGTTCGGCACGTTCGTGAACGACAGAGTCGTCACCGAGCCGGTGTTTGAAACGTAGAAAACGTAGCCGTTCGCGAGGTTGAGAGTGAGCGTGCCGCCGGAGATCGTCGGTGAGCTGTAGATGTAGTTATTTTCTCGCGCCGAGACGTCGGTGACGAAGATGTCCTTCGTGCCCGCGGTGAAGTTGACCGCCGCCCCCGCGTTCGAGCTGGCGATGATGACGGTGCGAGCGAGGTTGTTACCCGCCGTCCAGGTGCCGATCCCCGTCTCCCACTCGCCAGTGGTGCCGTTAACCGCGAAGTAGGGGACGGTGTCGTTGTTGGCCACGATCGCTGAGTAAGCGCGATAGCCCGTCTTGGCTCCCGCGAGAGCGAAGGTGCCGGTACCTGTGGTGGTGCTAGTTTCCCAAACGCGATCGCCAGTCTTGCGTGCCATGATCTTCTAACAGTGGAGGGTGATCCACTATTTATGATCCAAGCTTACCTAACTGGAATCTCGATCTGGAGGTTCTTGGTGACGTTCAGCTCGATGTAGTTGAGCTTGGCGATCGCGAGGAGCGCGTGACGATCATCGGCGGGAATGACCTGGAGATCGACTAGGGAAACTCGCGGGTCCCGATTGAAGACCTGCTCGAGGTCGCTGCGGATGACCTGGTGAGTCGTAGGATCTGAGATCTCGAAGGTCGTGATCGGAATCCGGGTACCGAAGCTGTCGACCATGCGAAGACGATCGCCGCGAGCGGTGAAGATTTCGTTGAGCAGATCCTCCTCGACGCAGTCGATGTTGTAGATCGAAAAGGCCCCGCCGTCCTCGTAGTTGCGGGTGGTGAAGCCCTTGTAGAACTTCGTGAAGACCGGGGTTGAGCCTGGGAGCTGAACAGGTTGGGCTTGGCTCGCGAGGGGATCTCTCGGCTGAACCAGGTTGAACGGGGTCAAGATCGGGGTGAAGTCCTCACGACGTCCGACCGCCGCCGCGGTGCCAGCAGCGAGCGCCGCTCCGAGCGACTCGGCGAGCGCGTTCGAGAAGCCAACGACGGTGGTGAGGCCGTCACCAGAGAAGTCGACCTCGAGGCCCAGCTGACCGATCGCGCTCATCGCGGCGAGGCCTTGAGACTGACCAGTGAAGCCGGCGAGCGAGGTCGCCTGCGCGGACGACGTGATCGAGGCTATGGAGCCAGCCTCACCTGCGACCGTTGCGATCGCGACCATGGTCGCGGCAGAGCCAGCGAGAGCGGTCGCTGACGCGATGACGACTGATTGCGCGATCGCGCCAGAGAGAGCCTGCGAGGTTGATGCGGCTTGCGCCGCCGCAAGCGCGCCTGACAGAGCCTCCGCCGAGCTAGACGCGGTTACATATCCGGTCGGGTCCCCGGTGAAGAGGAGAAGCATCTACCTAGCTTATCTAAAGATCGGCGTTGACCACATCTCGCCGTTCGAAGTATACGAGCCGACGTGCAAGATTGGGATTTTAGTTGCCCCGTCAACGAAGTAGCGAATGAAGATCTTGTGCCCGTAGTAGTGAGAGTATACCTTTGGCAACTTTACGAAACCTTCTACCTGCCTCGTGAGCATGTCAAACCTATTGATCGCCATCTCACCCGTGTTTTCATAACAGATGAAGTACGCGTATCTTCCGCCGTTCGCCGCTACATCTTGCGTCGCGCTGTTCCCGTAGAGGGTGATCTGGGACGTCGTCCTGGGCATCCACGGAATGTTATCGATCCAAGCTCCGTTAGTTCCACCTGCTAAGTCAAAGACGTCAATCTGCGGGCCGCCACCCCTGAAGCTATAACAATACGAGTGGCGAACCGCCTTATCGGCGTCTGGAACGATCGAGAACGATCCAAAGAAGTTGTGCCCTGAAGTTCTTGCCACCGATCTAGCGGCAAACCTCGTAGAGCTCCAAGTGTCAGCCGCCATCGACCCGATGGCGTACGCCGCGTAGACGTACGTGGTAGTGGTGTTTGAGTTTCCTTGGTAGATCAGAAAGTTTGGATACTCGATCACGTACTTGGCGGTCGAGGACGGAGTGACAGCCCAGGCGGTTTCCATCGTGTAAACTGGAGATGCCCCAGCGGTGTGACTAGCGATGATGCCGCGCTGACCCACGGCGGTTGGAGTAGCCGTGTCCTCAACGATCCTGATCTGAAAGTTTCGATACTCGTTTCCGAGCACGCTAGCGTCACCGCTAGCAGCTTGACCTGTCAGAGAGCTAGCTCCAGACGCGGTGGCCGTGAGAGTCCCGAAGAAGCCGTCACTTGGGTTTCGGTTGTGCGGGACATACAGCTCATCCATCATGAACATGACCGGCTCAGATTGCGACGTGTAGTTGGTCGTTGACATCGTGCTAACGGCGCCGGTAACGATGTCATAGATGCGAAGGTTGCTCGTCGTGTACTGCGAGTAAATCTTGCCGCTCAAGATCTCGTACGTGTCGCCGCTCGCTGGGGTAAAGGTGAGCGCGGAATCTAGAGTTACGGTGATCGTCCCGCCGACAAAACCTTGATCCATAACCGGATTCGTCGTATAGGTAGTGGTGACCCTCGCTCTCACGTAGAACGCGCTGACGTTGCTGAGCGTGTTCGCAAACCAATCCGTGGGCATCGTCCATGTAACCTCGCGGCCGTTTGCTACCGACGCGGTGAAGCTAGAGGTGGCATCCGAGACGCCAGACAAGGCGGTCCAAGCCGTTCCGTTCCAATACTCCCAAGCTACGACTCCGCCCACGCCAGCGGTTCCTGACGCGTAGTTGAAGACGAGCTTGCTAAACTTGGTGGGGAATCCAAACGCGGCGTAGTCTCCGACTACCTCTGATCCGGGAAAGAGAGCCCAATCAGCGGTGGAAGAGTTGTTAGCCGCAGTGGTGGTGTTGGTAAACGAGCTCGGAGCTACCACTTGCCAAGTTTGGGTAAACTGAGTGTTGCCAGCGCTTCCCTCGGTGCTCGCGGTGATGATGCGCTCTTCTACCTTACCCGACCCTCCAGCCGAGCTTCCGATGACCCTGATCTTGTATCCACGCCCGTCTCCACGGTTCGCCAGAGCGTTGGCGCTTAGGATCGGGGGTACCGTCGGTGTAGGGGACCCAATCGGAGTCCACGTGATTCCTGTCGAGAGCACCACCTTGCTTGTCGTGTTGCCAGTAGTGATAGATCCACGAGGTCCGTGTGAGGGGGCGAAGACCGCCGTGCCGTCTGAGGATGCGCTAAACGACATCGTGGTAGACGACGTAGATTGAATTTGGCGCTTCCATCCGTCGTTCTCTGGATTATACGCGTAGATGATCGAGCTTGAGCTCTGCCCGTAGAGATACATCAACGGGTGTTGATCAGCGTTGTTACGCATGTCATGAACATACCAGATCGCGTTCGTCTCCCAGTCATGGCGCGCTAGCTGCCGCCAGACCGGGATGTCGAGAAGGTTCTTAAATCCTAGCGTAGTAGCCATTAAAAGATCCTAGAGCGCATCAAGGCTCCGAAGGCCGCGTTTCTGATCGGAGGATAGAGCATCGTGTTGGGGTCAGAGGAGGCACCGAGGTTCGTGACCGTCGAGATCGTTCCGCTGCTGATCGTGGTAGACAATGTCGTCGCGGCTTCTACGTTAACACGCATGCGTGCGTTCTGGTCGACCCACCCGGGTTTAGCAAGGGCGTAGAAGATCTGACGCAACGAGTGCGCGATGTCAGCCAACGTAAAGCGCTGGCGTTTTACCGTTTGGCCAGACTCGTCAACTCCCGCCTTCTCGGTATCAATGATCGGGCCAGTACCCTCTGGCCCGATCTGTACTCCCTGATTGACTGGCATTAGCTAAGCCCCTCTAACCTATTGATCTCAGTGATGATCGACGCTTCTAACAGAGAACTGATCGCGTCAGCTTGCTCCGGGAGGAGGCGAAGATCTCTCGCCGATTTCCCGACGGCCAGACCGGTCTCGTCACGCAACACGTAGATGACGTGTAGCATCCAGTTGCGAGGACCCTGCTGATTAGCAATGATCGTCTCGACGTTCGCGAGCGTGACGTCAGCGATCTGGACCGACTTAGGCATCTACTTTTCCGTTAAAGTTCATGCTCGTATTTATGTAGATGTGCTAGAGTCCTGATTTGCCCATCTTCCCCGCCAACCCGACTCACGCTTCAGCCGAAGAGTCTCCTTGATCCGCGCGATCGTCTCAGGACTCCTGGGTCGACCCGTTAGCTTCTCGATCACGCTCACTCTCTGCTCTTCAGTCCAGGGAGTGCCCGGTTTGCCCCTCTTCACGAGACCCAGCTTGCGCTTGTGCTCATCGGTGCGCGTGGGCATCTTCTTTCCGAGATGGGACTCTGACATCTTTCGCTTCGTCTCGTCAGAGTGGAGGGGGCGAGGTTTGCCCTTTTGAGACAAGCTGAGGTTTAGGAGGTGCTCCGCGGTCCGGGGTGGCTTCTTTTGACCGCGGTTCTTGACGGAGATCTTCTCACCTACGGTCTTCAGCGAGGAGTTAACTCCGTGCCAGTGACCTGTACTAATCTTGAGATTATAGTACCGCTTTCCAATTTCAACGTCTTTGATCATACCGAGCCATCTAAATTCTTCCTTTAGAAGCTCAGCTCTATCTTGGATGTTCGAAACGAGAATTCGACGCTTGAAGTCTTGAGGGCGTCGTTTTCGCGAGATATACATCCACTTAGAGCTACAGACATAGCCATCATTTTGGTCGCCCCAGTGTGACCCGATGTAGTAGCGGTTGTGCTTCTTGTCACGCCAGATGTATATGAAACCAGAGGTAGATTGCTTTTTAGAAGTAGAAATGAAAATAGCTCCAAGGGTTGCTTAGAGCTATTTATCAGACGACTAAAAAGTGTTACTCAGTCTTCCGTGATCGTCGACGACGAGGTCAGGATCGGGGTCACTCCGTTCGCCACCGAGATGTTCGGTGTCACGGTCCCCTTATAGAGCACCTTGCCTGCGCCTGAGGACAACGTGCCGACCGCCCAGTGAGTGATCGTCGCGGCGCCGCCCGTGCACTGCGGAAAGTTGATGTTCGCGACAGGGGAGACGCTGTTCGAGGTTACCACCCATCCGCCCGTGGTGCGTGCGACCGCGACCCGAGCGTACGAGGTGTACGACGTCTCGTTGGTCGTCTGTGAGCCACCCTCACCGACATCCGCGGTGTGCAGACTGACGTGGAGGTTGGTGAGCGGCGATGACGCCGCGTTGTCCGCAATGTTCGCGATCGCGGTAGCGTTGAAGATGAGCCTCAACAGATCGTTTTCGAAGGTATCGCCCTTAGAAATGATACACCTCCACATAAATAATTGATCAAGTTACATTGCTTGATCAACTTGGATTCAACCTCTATTTATGTCATGTCAATACTTCGGATTTGTTTACCTATGGCGGGACCGAAAGCGTAAACGTTATTACATTGGCTCTCATAGAGGCCGAATCGATGACGGCTATATCTCTTCATCGATTTGGATGCGTAGAACTTATCATCGACGTCCAGAAGATTTCAAGCGTCGAATTTTGGTTTATTGCTTTGAAGAGAGCAAGAAAGCTCTTCATGCTCTAGAACAAGTCTGGCTTGATAAGATCAAGAACGATGAGCTTGGAAAACGCTATTTCAACCTCAAGAAAGCTGCAAGAGGTGGGCAAACTGACTCTTCAGAAAATATCTCGCGTAAGCAAAAGCTCTCTTGGACTCCAGAAAGAAAAGCCAAGTGGGTCGCTAAGATGGCAGAGTGGCGTGATCGTGACCCTACCGCTAAGGCAAAGCTCGCGACCATGGTCGGGCGTACCCACTCAATATCAGTGTTAGAAAAGATCGGAGCTGGCAATAAAGGTAAGATCATGTCGAACGAAGTGAAGGCCATCATGTCAGAAAAGGCTCAAGCTAGAGCTCACTTAACCGCAGAACGAAATAAACAGCTACATGCTGCTGGCAAGATCGGAATGAGAGGACGTCAACACTCGGCTGAGACCAAGGCCAAGATGTCTGAAGCAAACCGACTCAGGTGGGCAGCGAAGCGAACTCAAAAAGGCGCCAGGAAGATTAAACCGATAACTCTAGACAGCTTGAAAGGCATGATCTCGGCGATCGCCGAAGCTAGAGCTACTGCTCAGCCCTGATACTTCGCATTCCGTGGCGGTTGGCAACTCGCGTCCTCTGAGCGGTCCCAGGACTCGTGCTTCGGCACGACCATCTTCGGCTTGACCTGGTCAGCGCCGATGCCTGCCGCGGCCGTCGCCGCCGTCGCGCCGCCTGCTCCTCCAGTCGTCTCGATCGGTACGTTGGCCGACGATCCGATCGGCCCAACCTTCAGGCCAGTGCTGCTCAAGCTCGTCGTCATCGAGCCGCCCGACAAGTTAATCAATCCACCAGAGCCGTCAAGCTTCAGGGTGCCGCCGACCGCCTTGACGTCGACGTCGTTCTTTCCAGAGATCGTGACGCTACGAGCGTCGGCGCGGATGTCGACCCCGTGCGCCGCGTTGACGTGGATCTGACTGGTGGATGATCCGGCCTCCTCGGCGTGGTCGCGCAAGAGCCCGATCGGCTGGCCAGAGTGCGGCGGCATCGAGCAGACCTCACGCTCCGGGATCGCGCTGCCGGTCGGCCCGTTCGTCGTCTTCAAGTGGATGTCTCGCGAGGCGGTCACCTTGATGTTGGCCTGCTCGGAGAGGAGCTGAATTCCTAGCTTCCCCTGGATCTTGATCCCGCGCTGCTCTGACACCAGGTTGATCCGCTTCTTGGCGACCAGGTTGATGTTCGAGTCCGAGTAGAAGTTGATGTCGTTCTCGCTGTGAACGTTGTACTTTCCAGCCCCGTACTGGTTGACCGTACCGGATCCCTCGTCGAGCTCGAGGTAGCTTCGGCCGCGAGCCGTCGAGATGTAGATCCGCTCGTTCGTGTCATCGATCAAGATCTGACTGCCCGCGGTCGTCCGGATCCGCACGCGGCAGCGCTCGTCGATGTCAGACATCATCCAGTAATGGCCACCCGGTGTCTTGAAGACGTACATCTGCGAGTCCGCCTTCTCGGGCTCATGCGGCTTGGGCGCGTAACCGTTATCGGTCGGCTTGTTCTTGTTCTTGTTCGAGGGGTGCGCGATCGAGCGCTCGTACCCACCGATCGTGCGATAGTTGGGATCCTCGGGGCCGTGCCCCGCCTCGCGCATGTTCTCAACTGTCGGGAGCTCGTTGAGGGACTTGTAAATCCCAGACTCGTCGATGTCGGTCTTGGTCCCCTCGACCGCTTGTGGGAGGGTGCGGTTGAGCTCTGGCTGGTAGAGACAACCCATCCAAAAGCGGGTGCTCGGGTCACTCTCGAGCGTGCCGACTAGCACCTGCGCTCCGTTCTTTGGGATCGCCCAGAAACCGTACGCGGTGATTCCGCTCACCTGGTCGTGCTCACGGCCGACCTTTGGGTCAGCTGTCACCCCGCCGAACGGAGAAACGTAACGCGCCCACGGCAGGTCCTCCACCTTGAAGTTATACGTGTCAGACGCTGGGATCCAGACCTGGAGGCGTCCCTCTTGCATGGGGTCTGCGTTGTTCTTGACGACGCCGATCGAGAGAGTGAGTCCGCTCATGTGTTGAAGACGTGCGTCCCGGTGGCGTACTCGAAGACGTCACCGTCGGGAGTGGTGGTGTTGGTCGACGAGATCGCGCCGGGTGACTCAGGCCGAACGACGCCGGTTGACGGCTGCGTGCCTCGGACGTTTGAGAGCAGAAACTTGTCATTTTCTTGCAAGGTCAGCGTCATCAGCTGCAAGAACTGGCCGCCGCTGAAGATGTTCTCGACGCGGGTCACCAGGTACCAGCCGGTGTAGTAGACAGGCGTCGGCGGCTCATAGCCCCGACGAGAGTTGATGTTGACCTTGACGAACATCTGCTCGACGTTGCCAAACCCGCTGGGAGCCTTTCCCGGGTCGATCATCCTCGCGATCGGCGTCGCGCAGTCGTCGAGAATCTTGTAGTGCCCCCTGATCTTGAACATGAACTGGTTGGTCGTCGCAGACGCGGCAGCCGCGAGAGTGTTCAAGGCTAGACGCGTCGTTCTCGCCGAGTCGTGCCGCTGGTCGATCATCCCTGAGTTCTCGTAAGCGGTCGAGATCGGGAGGGTGAAGACGTCGCCGCTACCGAGAATCGGCGGGTCGTTCGGCTGCTGATAGCCTAGCATGCGCGAAACGGTGCGATCAGGGTGGCAGATCTGGTTGCTCCAGTAGAGCTGGTCGCTCGTTTGCACCGTGCTCGAGAAGTTGATCGACTTGTCCGCGCTGATCTCTGACGAGTTCAGCCACGCGATGAGGCTCGAGAACTTGACGTCAAACTCTAGCACGTCGACGTTCTTCCCCGCGTCGGAGAAGTAGAAGTCGAAGATGTAGTTCTTGTCGCGGCCGCCCTCGAGGAGCAAGATGTCGTACATCTGCTTGGCCTCTGTGCTGTCGATCATCCAGCGCGCTCTCACCACCGGGAGCTTCAACCCGATCTGTCTGTCAGCCAAGATCTTAGATCGGTTCTCGGCGATCTGGTCACTGACGGTCTTACTCGACAGCAAGATCTTCCAGATCATCTCCATCACGGGCATCTTGCTAGCCTGGAAGGTGATCCAGCTATCTGAGCCGTGAGATCGATCGGTCGTGTTAGCTAGGGTGATCGCGCCGTCGATCTTAGCGGTGTTCTCGATGACGTATCTCATCCGCTTCCGACGGCCCCCGTTTGCCTCATACTCGATCTCGTAGTTCTCGTTGAGCTTCTCCTCTAGCTCCTTGAGCGCATCTGACACCGTGGACGCCTTGATCGTGATGTTGTTGTTGACCAGCCCTAGCACGGCGGCTTTGTTCCGCCCGTTACGAGTCATCACTGAAGCGATCGACACGAACTTCATCCCGTACTTCCCGCCCTGGTGATTGAAGGAGGCCTCCATGTCGTTGAAGATGATCGGGATCGCGATGGGCTCAAGCGGTACCGACCCGATCTCGCCCACGAAGAAGATCTTTAAGAGGAAGTGCATCGACGACGTCACGCTGAGCGACAATCCCCTCCACATGAGCGCTTGAAACTTCTGGGCGAACAACATGCCGCCCGGCTCGAGAACGTCGAAGGTGATCTCGCTGACGACGGCTGCTGACGACGGCTCGTAGGTGAAGCGCACGTTGTCGATCGACTGGTGAGCGTCGCGTCGAGTGTTGATGAGCAACGTGCCGTTGGGCTTCTCAGGGTCAGTTCTGAGGTTGTGGTCCTTCTCGATCACCGCCTCGATGTCATGCCAGTCGTGAGCTCCGTGAAGCTCGAAGTGATACGTGTAAGTCTTAAACCGGTCGAGCGGGTTCTGGGGGTTCGCCATCAGGCCTCTCGCTTGCTAGGTGCTCCGCCCGTCGCCTTGCCCAGGAACAGCTCTCGCTGCATGCGGTCCTTCAAGGGGATCAAGAGAACCTTCCCCTCGACGATCTCCTCGATCGGATCGATGATCCCGTTGTACTGTGCGATCACCCACCAGAGACCCTCGTCACCGTACCACACGTAACCCAACAGCTGGGGCTTGCCCTCGTACTTCTTCTCGACGACGTAAACGATGTCCGACGGGTGGCTTGAGATCTTCGCCCTGCTCCACCACTCGAGACCGAACGTCGACATCTCGGTCGTGCCGCCGAGCACGTACCGACCGTTCTTCAGGTTGTAGGTCGAGTTCTTAACCGACATCAGGGCTCAGACGGACCAGGGTTGGGCAGAACGTTTCGTCCGAACGTGTCGGCGGCGGCGACGGTCGGATTGGCTCCTGTCGTCGTCACCGTGGTGATGCGGTTAGCCAGGTTGGAGGGATTGATGCCGCTGATGAACTCGTTGACGTTGACCGACGAGATCTGGCTAGTCAGCTCCTTGACCTGTGGGCTGTTAAAGATGACCGCTGGGTTGTGGATGACATCCAAGATCGGGCCGACGGTCTTGTTCAAGACCTCCCCGACGCTGGGCAGGCCAAAGGGACGGGAAGCTAAGCCCGGGAACTTCTTCGAGCGCTCACCGTCACCGAAGGAGATATTGTCAGGAACACGGAACTGCTCTTCACCGCCAAAGTCGGTGATATTCGCCGCATCAAGAAAGAGCTGCTTCATCTTCCACTTTTGCTGCGTCTCGCCGTCGCCAGTGATCTCGTCGGGAGTGTAGATCTCGATCAGGTCGATCGAGATCAGGCCGATCACTGGCATCGGCTCGGTGTACTCCATGTTGTTCTTGTCGAAGATGTAGTCGGTGTCGTCGGTGTAGGTCCAGGCGTAGTTCTTGATGACCACCGGCACGTTGTCGACGTTGCTGTGGTTGTATGCCGACAGATAAACGACCGGCGGAGTCGAGCCAGAGTTACCGAAGTCGGGAAGGATCCACGACCTGATCAGGTTAAGGTAGCGGAGGTTTTGGACCGCCTCCTCGACGTTGCGAGACACGAACTTGCCCGTGATCGAAAACTGGCGGCTGCTCGTGTTGCGATAGGCCAGGATGTCGGTCGGGAGGTGGATGATCGGGTAAGGTTCGTAGTGAGCGTTACGCGTCTCCGCCAGCGGCGAGGACGCCTCGAAGATCACGACGTTCGCGTCGGTTCCAAGAGAATCCTTGATCTGGATCTTAAATTCCTTCACGCGTTAACCTTTTGAGAGTAGGGAGCTTTGACCGGTCGATTGAAAGCGTCCAACGCGATCGGTAGAATATTTAGCCTCACCACTAGACAATTATTTGTTTGGATTCCAACGGCTTGGTGACCGAACTTGTCGAAGAGGAGGCCGGTGAAGAGAGCGACGCCTCCAGACGTCTTTCGCTTGATGTTATTCAAGGGAGCTGGGAGATCAACGTCGCGCGTGATGATGTCCGAGGCGAGATGCGGCGCGCGTGTCGGGTCATTGACGTCGAGACCGTAGAAGTCATAGACCCGAACGCGCGAGTCGGTGGTCGTGCTGGCATCTCCCTCATTGACGACGGGCGTCTGGAAGAGGATCTTCGGGTTCTTGAACTTCGAGTCGACGTTGTTGACTAACACCGGCTGCCCGTCGATCCGATAGGCGAGCGCGAGAGGCTTTCCGGTCGCGTCATACGTCTGGTCAAAGCGAATCTCGAGGGGCAGCCGATCGGCAGGAAGCGTGGTCGGCGGCTCATAGTTGACCCACTCCGTCTTCGCCGACGAGAGCTGGTTCAACGCGTTCTTCGAGATGTCAAAGAGAGCCCGCGTCGTCGTGTAAGCGTCCGGAGCCGTCGCGGCGAAGATCGCGTTGAGCTCCGCTAGCGAGAGCAACTTGAACGAGGGAAGCAACCTGAAGACGCGATGGGTCTGGTTGTACGGAGCTCCGCGCCCCTCGTCGAGAAAGATCCCGATCGTCACCCACTTGCCACCCATCGTCCAACTCTTCGCGCCGCGCTCTGGCGCCGCCGAGATGACCGCGGTACAGAAGAAGTCATCTCGGTTGTCTGGCTCGTACCAGTTGAAGTGTGACGGCACGACCAGGTCCTCTCCGTCGATCGAGTAGAGGTCATAGAACGCGTTTGTCGGGTCGTTGAACGGGACGCTCACTCTTCCTCACCCTTCTTTGACGGCTTCTTCTTGACATCTTGCTCGTCCTCAACCGGCTCCTCGGGCTCATCGGACTCCTCTTCCTTCGGCTCCTCCTTCTTGGGTTTGGCGACGACCTCCTTGAGCTTCGCCTGGACCATCTCGGCGATGACGTCGTCGTACTCCCCGAAAACCTGCTTGAAGACCTTCTTGAGCTCGGTCTTCGTCTCCGCTTGCAAGATGCGGTTGCGCACCTCTGTGCCAGACAGTCCGCTCTCACCCATCGGCACGATCGTATAGTAGCCTCCCTCCTTCGCGAGGGAGAGATCCTCGAGCTTGAAGTCCTTCGGAAGCTTGGAGAAGAAGTCCGACTTCTCGTAGCGCTCGGCGTCCTTTTTGCCGACGGCCGAGAGGTAGACGAGGTCATACCCCTTGTATTGCTGGAAGATCTCCTTCGGACTGAAGGCCGGGTTCTTGCACTCGACGACGCGCCGCGGGCGAACGCCGTAGAGGGTGACGATCAGCTCTTGCTTCTCGATGAAGCTGAACGGCGAGACCTTGCCCTCCTCGGCCTTGAAGTTGGTCTTGTTCGAGGTGGCGATCCACACGTTCTGCTTGCCGAACTTCCGGCAGAGCCAGCGATAGGCGTGGTAGTGGCCGAGGTGAAAGGGTTGGAAGCGTCCGCCGTAAACGACCACCAGCTTGCGGGTGTTCTTCTCGTCAGCCTCTGGAATCTCAGGCTCCTCGTCATCGATCGGCTTGGCGGTGATGTCCTTGAGTTCAGTGAGCTTCATTCGTTTCCCGGGGTTAAATATGCTTGCTTCTATTTACAGGCAAACAAAATGGCCGCCATAGACATATATGAGCCCTGTGAGCACTGCGGGTATGACACCGTGCATCCAGACTCTTGCCCAAACTCAGAGGTTTCGCTCGCAAAATCGCGTGCTGAATCGCGAAAATGTTCATCTTTCGCGAAGAATGATAGGATCCAATCCTCTTCCACTCTAGAAAGAGGCTTTATAGAAGGCAGATTCTCACAAAATGGCGAACCATTACCCTCGCGGTAAAAGAGCAAAAAACGACACAAAACCCGAGACGACGGCGAAGTACTACCTCACCAACGCCAAGCTTCTCCCAGCGGTGATTCGCGCCAAGACGATCGGGAAGATGACCGACGAGCTAGCCGAGATGCTCCTCATGCTGACGCGCAAATACGCGCAGCGCCCCTGCTTCAACGGTTACACCTACAAGGACGACATGATCTCAGAGGCGATCACGAACCTCTGTCTGAACGCCTTGAAGTTCAACTCTGACAAGTACGACAATCCGTTCGCTTACTACACCACCTGCATCAACAGCTCCTTCCTTCAGTTCTTGAACGTAGAGAAGAAGCACCGGCGCATCCGCGACATGCTCCTGATCGACGTCGGCGAGAACCCGAGCTTTAACTTCACCGTCGACAGCCACAAGCAAGAGGGCGGAGAGTTCACTGGCGAGCTCCGTGAACTGAAGCAACAGATCGAGGAGGCGAAGGTTCGGACCGTCGAAGAGGCTGCGCTAGCCGTCAAGATCGCCGAGGAGAAGCGCGTCCAAGCGATCAAGGATCGAGAAGAGGCTCTCAAGATGAGCGAGTCAGAAACGGTCCGTGATCTCGAGTACGTTGAGCCGGAGCTGCAAGAAGCCGCGCTTCTTACGTACGACGAATGAGAAAATATCCTCCGCCCTAGGTGGAGGATCTAATATCGGGATGGCAGTAGTCCCGCAGCGCTTCAAGAAGATCGGCATCTTCACCGACATACATTTCGGGCGTCGGTCAAACTCTCGCGTTCACAATCAAGACTGTCTAGACTTCATCGATTGGTTTTGCGCTCAGCTCGACGACAGCTACTCCCACATCGCATTTCTAGGAGACTGGTTTGAGAGCCGCTCGGCGATCAACATCGAGACGCTCCACTTCTCCTACCAGGGGCTCCAGAAGCTCAACTCGGTCGGTAAACCTGTCTACTTCTGCGTCGGCAACCATGACCTGCATCGCCGAACTACTCGCGAGATCCACTCTGTTCAGATGTTTCAAGAGCTCGACAACTTTCACGTGATCGACAAGCCAGTAGTCGAGGACGGCTTGCTCTTCTCGCCCTACCTCTTTCCTGAGGAGTACCCGACCATGGTCGAGCACAACAAGCTCTGGGCCTGGCTAGGGCACTTCGAGTTCAAGGGCTTCGTCGTCACCGGCCAGGGACATGCGCTAGAGCACGGACCCGTCCACACCAACTTTGTCGGGCCGAAGCGCATCTTGACTGGCCACTTTCACAAGCGCCAGAGCCAGGACAACGTTCACTACGTCGGCAACGCATTTCCGATGGACTTCGGTGACGCGGGTGACTACGAGCGCGGGATGGCGACCTACTACGTCCCTGAGGACAAGCTTACCTTCACCAACTGGTCGAGTTGTCCCAAATACCTAAAGACGTCGCTGTCCAAGATCATGGGGCAAGACACGATCAAGGCCTTCCTTCCCCGGATGAAGGTCAAGTGCGTCATCGACGAGGAGCTAGGATACCAGGACGCTCAAGACCTGCGCGTCGCGATGATCGAGCAGTATCACCTACGTGACTTCATCCTCGAGGAGGATCGAGAGGCGAAGCAAGGGTTGCTAGAGGGTGACAACGCCAAGGTGGTCGACGGGTTGGGTGACTTCGGCAGCATGGATGACCTCGTCATCCAGCAGCTAGAGATGGCCAAGGATGACAAGAAGGCGAAGATCGACGTGAACCTGTTGATCGAGATCTACAAGAGCGCGGTCGCTGAGGTAGAAGACAAGGAGGAAGAGTGAAGCTGTTCGAGCGCAAGGACCACTACGAGGGTCAAGGATTCGCCAAGGCCGTCTTCGGCTTCGGCAAGATGTACCAAATGGCGGAGATCTGGAAGAACCACCAGCGCGCCGCCGACGAGCCGGAGTGCTGGGCGTTTACCAATGAGTGGCGTGCGAATGGCTGGTACGTGATCATCAACGTGCCTTTTATCTTCAAGCGACCGTACATCGACCCGAACTCATACTTTGAGAGGGAAGGTCCTTGCCGTCTAGTTTATCTCATCACGCGGCGCACGCCTGTGCAACTCCCGCGCTTCATCGGCGACGTTCACACGACGAAGATGACTCCGACCACGAGATTCCACAAGGATTGGATGATCGTTGATCAAGGTTAAGGTCACGGTGACAGGTCTGGGCGGCTGCATCTTCTACGAGGCCGACGTCATTCGGCGGGCCTTCGAGGGGTTAGGCTACGATGTTTCCGTGACGTCAAAGTTTGACTCGCACGACATCCCTTTCCCCGAGAAGCCAGATGAGTTCTATTCTCGGCGCACCGAGCAACTCCTCGAGCGAGTCAAGGCGGGTGAACATCCCCAGCTTGAGCTCACGATCATACATCAACCCTGGGGCGGCTGATGAGATACGGACTCTGGGAGCTCAGATATCTCTCAAGCAAGGAGGGTCGTCACGGGGAATGGTTCAAGTGGTGGCTTAAAGATCCTTCTAGAGACGTCTATCGTGACGGCGGAAGCGTCGAGTGGCGCGTCGGGCCGTTCGTGCTCACGAGGTGGATCTCATGAGCGAGATCAATCTCGACCTTGTCCGCTTCAGAAACTTCATGTCGTTCGGCAACTCGTGGACCGAGGTCAACTTGCGCTCGCGCGGCACGACGTTCATCGTCGGCGAAAATCTTGACGAGGGCGGCTCCTCTGGCGCAGGCAAGACGACGACGATCAACGCGATCGCCTACGCCCTTTACGATCGGGTGCTCGACAAGCATCTGAACAAGGACCAGCTGATCAACACCACCAACGCCAAGCAGAACACGCTGATGGAGGTGGAGCTGTACATGCGGCGAGGCGATCAGCGTTACGTCATCAAGCGCTGGCGCGGCGCGGAGTCGGGTGTCAAGCTTCTCGAAGAGGGACATCCTCTCGACCCCAAGCATGAGCCGGTCATGATCGGCGACGTCGTCTTCAGGGACGTCACCCCGGCCGCCGTCAATCGCGGAGAGGACAACTTCAACAAGAAGGTGATCGAGCTCTTCGGCTTCTCCTACGAGCTCTTCTCGAGGATCATCCTCTTCGAGGGAAATTCGGTACCCTTCCTCAGCCAGACCGCTGGCATCCAGCGCTACATCATCGAGGAGCTGCTCAGGATCCGGATGTTGACCCAGAAGGCCAACTACATCAAGAAGCAGATCCAGCTGACGGAGAAGGACATCGACGTTCAGAAGATGCTGATCAAGCAGCAAGAGCTCCAGAACGAGAGCCAGCTGAAGCGCATCGCTGACGCCGAGGAGCGAGTCAAGCGCTGGGAAAAGGGCCGCGAGGAAGACTTCACGATGATCCAGGCCGAGATCCAGAAGCTGTCCGATGTCGACTTCGAGACCGAGGAGCAGCTTCACGCTGAGATCCAAGCCCTCCAACAAGAGTTCGACGCCTTCAAACCCAAGTTCGACGCTCTGACGACTCGGCTGGCCGCGAAGCAACGAGAAGTTTCTCCCGCCCAGGCCGAGCTTAGCATCCTGATCTCGGGCATCGGGAAGAAGCGCAAGGACCACGAGCGTCATCACGCGAACTTCACTCACCTCCGCGACGCCAAGTGTCCGTTCTGCATGCAGGCGTTTACCGATCCGCACAAGATGCAAACCGAGGGGAACGCTTGGGCCGTCCTGGAGCAGGAGATCAAGCTCGACGAGCAACTGATCGATCAGCACGAGCGGCGCGTCGCGGAGGACAAGGCTAAGATCGCTGTCGAGATGCGCGAGATCCAGGCCGAGATCCAAGGGTTGACCGAGGAGCGGATGCAGATCAACGCCGCGATCCAGGAGGTCAAGTCGGCCGTCAAGTACCCGACGCTAACCGCGGCTCTCAAGGCTAAGAACAGCGTCACCGCGCTCAACGAGAAGTTCATGAAGCGGGCGCAGGAGACGAATCCTCACCTAGAGACCGTCGCGGCTCTCAAGAGTGAGGGACTAGTAACGATCAACAGAGATGCCCTCGACCAATTGATCAAGTTTCATGAGCACCAGAAATTTTTGGTCAAGCTGCTGACTGACAAAAACTCCTACATTCGCAAGAACATCATCGCCAAGACGATCCCCTTCCTCAACAAGCGGATCGGCTTCTACACCGAGAAACTCAATCTGCCGCACATCATCCTCTTCCAGCCCGACATGAGCTGTCACATCTCACAGTATGGCCGCGAGCTTGGGCATGGAAACTTGTCGAACGGAGAGAAAAAGAGGCTAAATTTAGCGCTCTGCCTCGCGTTCCGTGATACATTGACCTATCTTCACTCGAAGGTCAACGTGCTGTTCACCGACGAGGTCGACGGCGGATCGCTGGGTCAGCATGAGGTTGACCTGCTGATCAGCCTGCTCAAGCGAAAGGCTTGGGATGACGAGATCTCGATCTTCATCATCTCGCACCGTCCAGAGTTCGACGGTCGTTGCGATCGCAACCTGGTCGTCCGCAAGGAGGCTGGCTTCTCTCAACTCATTCCTCAGCCAGACTGACGATGTTTCGCATTTACCGATCTTGCCGCCTCGACGGGACTACCTCTGAGCCGATCTACGCTAGAGACGGGGTGACGGTGATCGGCTATACCATCCACGAGCAACTCAACCCTCTAGAGACCCGCGAGGATTGGCAACGCTACTGGGACAACTACTTCAAGAAGCCAGAGGAAAAGTGAGAATCGTCATCATCGGAAAGAACGTCGGATGCGCCTGGTGCGAGCGCGCCAAGAAGTTCCTCGACGAGAAGCAGCTCGAGTACACCTACTTCGCGGTCGAAGATCACCCGGTGATGAGGGATCTTCTCGTCGCGATGGGGATCCGCACCGTGCCAGCGGTCTTCGTCGAGGGGTTGGGCGGCGGCATCTTTCACCTCGGCGGCTACAATGAGCTCCAGGAGCACGTGCGGTGACGACTTGGGACGCTCCGTGGGTACAGCCGGGTGAGGCGCCGACGCAGATCGAGGGCAACCTCTGGATCGGCGCCTTCCCTCAACCGTGGGTGCGCCGCCAGTTTGACTACATCGTGTCGGTCGTCGACGCGAAGTTCTTCCCCGAGAAGCCCGGACAGATTCACGTCTGCATGCCCTTCGAGGACTCACCTGACGTCAAGCCTGTCTACTTTCACGCGATCGCTGACCTCGCTCACCGCTTCGTTCAGGACAGACCGACGCTCGTCCACTGTCAGCACGGGTACAACAGGTCAGGGGTGATCGTCGCCCTGACGCTGTTGCGGATGGGTTGGGAGCCCGAGAGGGCGGTCAATCACATCCGTGAAAAGCGTGGTGCTTCGGCCCTGTCGAACTACCACTTTCGCAACTGGATCTTAAGTAGTGCTCTACGAGCTCTGGCAGACTCCTAAAGGTCAACTTCTCATCCCCACGGACAACGTCTCCTCGATTGAGGCGGAGTCTAAGAAGCTACACACCATCTTCGCGAGAAACATCGCGGAGGCGGAGCATCTTCGCGCCGAGTACACGCGCAAGATGATCAAGCAGCGAGGCACCACTGACTGCTCCGTCGCGACCGTCGCCATGGCCGCAGACGTGCCCTACGAGACCGTTCTAGAGAAAACGCCCGCGGATGTCGTCGAGATCTTGCTCAGCAAGGGTTGCCTCGACAAGCACATGAGCGCGATGCTCAACGCGCTCGGCTACGAGAACTTCGTCGACTACGAGAGACGAATCTTCTCGTGCCACTACGCGACGACATCCTTCACGCGAAACATGCTGTGGGGTCGTCGCGCGATCCTTACCGTGATGTCGAAGAACGTGCGTGACGGACAGCACAACATCTACTGGGACGGTCGGCAGCTCTTTGACCCGTCACCCTTGCAAGTTTACTATTGGCACGAGGTTGAGCCGATCGAGATCATCTTCTTTGACGAATCTCGGCTTCGCAATAGAAAAAATTAAGGATCTATTTCACTCTATAAATAGAGAGTGGGTGGAATCTATAAGATATGCAACATCAAAGACGGCACCGTTTATATCGGTAGCGCGAAGGATTTTGTAGATCGTGAGGGAAGGCATTTCTACAATCTCACGCATAATTGTCATGTCAATCCCCACTTGCAGAGAGCGTACACTAGAGACGGCCGAGAATCATTCAAATTTTTGATCGTTGAGGTGATCGAGCCTTACGATAAGCTCACTTACTTCGCCAGGGAAAATCATTTCATTGAGCTACACAAAACTAATGGTAAAGTTTATAACATAGCAAAAGCTGAGGGCGGGTGGACGCATCATACCTATCTTCGAAAGCGCGAGATAGGTAAGAAGATAAGCGTAGCTAGGCGAAAAACATTGTGCGCCATGTCAGCCGAAGATCGTAGGAAGAAATACGGGCATAGGCGAGGTACAAAATTAACTGAAGAAGAGAAGATAAATGTAAGCAAGAAGCTCAAAGGGGTCGTGAGATCTCCAGAAACTCGAGAAAAGATGCGCCTTGCAAAATTGGGTAAACCTTCTAAATTGAAGGGAGTCCCCAAGAGTGAAGAGACGAAGCGAAAAATGAGTATAGCCCAGTTGGGCCACCCAGTCTCCGATGAGGCCAAGGCTAAAATGAGAGCCGCCAAATTACGGCGAAGGACCCTTTAATGACAGAGCCGTTATTGCAAGAAGTAAAACCCAAGAAGAAAAAGATTAATTCTCGTAAGAAGGGGAATAATTTCGAGGGACACATCGGTCACACCCTCGCCGCGGCGCTCCCGCCCCTCCAATTTCGTCGATCCCAGCAGTCAGGCGCCATCCTCGGCGGTGTCAACGCTAAGTTCTTAGAGAACTTCTCGACAGACGCCAAGGTCCTCTTCGTCGGTGACGTCGTCCCGACCAACGAGGCGGACGTCTTTCGCGACCACGGTTGGAAGTTTCGGTTCACCCTCGAGTGCAAGTTCTACAAGACACCCGAGAACATCGAGCACCTGATCGAAGCCAAGCGAATTCGCGACTGGTTCTCGAAGGCGGTCACCGACGCGGGGAAGGTCGGGAAGGAGCCGCTCCTCATCTTCAAGTTCAACCACACGGCTACTTTTTGCGCTGCGCGGTTAGGAACTGCCCCCTCAACGATCAAGAACAAGCTTGTTCTGGTCGATGAGAACGCCAAGAACGTGATCGAGGTTTTCCTCTTTGACGAGGTGCTCGCGATCACCGATTGGTGGCGAACCAGTTCGTGATACAATAGTCAAGTGAGAGATCAAGCTCCCGGCATCTTGTTCGTGATCGGCTTCGGCAACCTATTGCTAGAGCCGATGTACTTCTCTCACCTACAGCAGACGCCCGTTTACTACTGGCTTCTCTTCCAAACTCTGATGGTCTTCCTGTGGGCGTATCACGAGAAAGATCGGTAGTCGCCCTCTTCGGGACCTACGACAGCAGCTCGTGGCGTGACCGCTTCATCGCGCGCTACGACGAGCTCGGCATCACGTACTACAATCCGATCGGTGAGAAGAGAGACATCGCCGCCGAGGTGGTTCAGCTCTCGACGGCGCCGATCGTGCTTCTCCCGATCACGAGTGACTCCACCGGCTTCGAGTCCCTCGTCGAGGTCGGGTTCGCCGCTGGCTCCCTGCACCTCAACCCGACTCGCACGCTAGTCACCTACATCGCGCCGACGGTCAGCCAATCCGTGAGGCTCAGGGATCTAGAGCTAGCCGACGCTTCGAACCGAGCGCGCAAGCTCGCGATCGCGCACCTCGCTTACCTGAAGTCACCCCAGATCATCCTGGTCAACGACCTAACCGAGATGCTGATGAAGAGCATCGAGCTGTGCGGAGTCAAGAACTCATGACTGGATCTTATCATGGGATGTGAATACTGCAAGGTACCAGACAGATGTGAGGGTTATCATCGAACAGGACGTCCTTGTTCAGCGCCCATCGACGCCCCCTTGTCAGCCAGAGAGGGACGGAAGTGTAACTGCGGTGGCGACGTCGAGGGTCACTGCATCGATGACGTCTACGATGACTGGCGTTACTATTGCGTCACCGGGTGCGGCAAGACCTGGGTCGAGGAGGGCGGCGACGCTTGAATAATTTCTAGCCTCAAGCTTTGATGTTACCTTGTCCTCTTACCCGAGAGGACATCATGAACCAACAAGTCGCGAAAGCGATCCGCAAGCACCTCCGTCAGATCGAAGCCGACGCCCGCAAGCGCGAGGGCGTCGAGGAACCCAAGGGACCACGCTCTCTCCGTCGCCGCGGAACCCGAGCCTACTACGAGCTCGAAAAACGTCGCCCCTTCCGCGTCCAGGTCACCGAGACCAAGAACGAGGACGGTACGGACGGCGAGCCGAAGCTCGAGAAGGTCGACATCGGCGCCGGACAGCTGGTCAACGCTCCGAGCACCACCCGCGGGCGCTACCTCGTGCTCAAGAAGTCGATCACCCGCACGATCCAGCGCCGCACCCTCGAGAGACACCTCGGCGGCAAGAAGGCCCTCAAGAAGCATGACGACAAGCTCGCGGCCGAAAAGCGCGAGGACGCGAGGCGGGCCAAGCGTCTCGAGCGCCGCCGCAAGGCCGCTAAGATCGGTTGGGAGGCGTTCAAGGTGCGTGAGGCGAAGCGACGTGAGGCGAGGGCCGCGGCGGTCGCGTGATCGAGATCACCAAGATCATCCCGGGAGAGATGCCAGCGCTCGCTCGTTGGCTCGAGGCGGAGGTCAAGCCTCAGCTGACGGGAGACGTCAGCAACTACTCCAAGGGGCGTCCGCGCTGCTGGCTGCGGATCGAGCCGGGGCTGATCAGCAAGATCAAGGACCAGCCAGGCGTTCACACACCTAACGAATACTGGGAATTTCTCGAGTGGATCACCGGGTGGCGGTTTGACTATTGCCTGGTGACCTACTCGGGCGACGAGACGCCCGTGGGCATCACCCCTCACCGCGACTCGGGCTTCGCTGACTACGAGGCCTACGGGCTCAACATCACCAGCACCTCCGAGTTTCGCTACTGGAACGCTCGCAACTCCTTCGGGTTCTCCCACCCGGTGAGAGAGCTGACGGCGTACGACCCGCCGACCCACGTCGTCGAGCAAACTCCGGGGATGGTAACTCGCTTCAATTGCAAGAACATCCACGCCGCGATACCCCAGCCGAAGCGGTGGGCGATGAACTTCTGGCGGAAGAAGAAAAGGTAGTGGCCCGCGGGGTCAAGGCGGGATCCGTTCGGGGTCCCTATCGCAAGACGACGCAGAAGATCGAGCGGTTTCGGGTCGAGCTCAATCGGGCGCTGATCCTGGCGATCGACAATGACCGATCTCTGCCCGCGGAGAAGTTTTACACCGGTAGAGAGATCCGCCAGCGATTCGGCCTGTCAGCTCTCGTCGAGTTCCGAGAGTGGTTTAGCTCTGAGCAGAGCTTCGACAATGACAGGGCTGATCAGATCCTCCAAGCGTTTCGCTCGGGTAAGATCAACCAACGGACCTACACCTCTAGAATCAATCGCTGCTTCAAGTGGCGCTGGCGTCTCAAGCTCGGGCGAGTGATCGACGCGAGGTCGATCGTCAGGCCGGCGGTGCTCGAGTTTTAAGTCAGGCTAAACCTGTACTAAATTGTAACATCATATAGTATAGATAGTAAGAAGAAGCAACTGAGGTGTCAAATTAAATGCACACCTCTAGACGACGGGCGCTAGCCCGTCCGCCGCGCCAGCGGCGAAAGATAGGAAAGTTACCGATTAGAAGCTGCGCCGGGAGAGACCCGGCGGACGGGCTAGCGCCCGTCGTTCACACGAAGGGGTGTCCGCCCTTCTTCATCAAGTCTCCCGCTTCCTTCATCCGCTTGTTCAAGAAGTCGACCGCTCGATCACGCTCAGCTGGAGTGAGCGCCCACACGTCATCCCTCGTCATCGCCCCTCGAAACCAGTAGAGGATCTGGTTGAGTTGTTCGATGAGAGCTTCATTGTCACGGGTGAACGAGTTGATCACGGTCTGGATCAGCTCTCCGTTGTTGGTACCGATCACCCGGAGAAAAAATTTATCGGATTCAAGTCGAGATCATAGTCAAAGATCGCGTTGCAATCTTTACAGGTCAATTTCTGCTTGAAGTCGATCCCCCAGTCAGACGCTTCGTTCGCACGTTTGACGATCATGTCGATGCTGGTCTTTTGAAGCGCCGCGAGCCACTCGTAGATGAAACCAGACTCGGTCACTCTCTGGCCGTCATCCTCTACCGCTGCGATCACCGTTAGCAAGTCATTTAAGACCATCTTCTCTAGCATCTGGCGCGGGACGATCTCTCCGCGCATCTCGATCTTCAGAATGTCCTGTCTAAAATTGATCTGAGCGATTGTCTCAGAGAACTTAACAGGACGTAGAGTGACGATCTGGCCGTTCTCGAGCGGACACGTGAAGAGGAGATCACGCTTGTCGAGCAGCTCAGTTCGCATGTTCGAGATCATCTGTGCGAGGCTGACGTTGTAAGTGTGCTCCTTAGCGTTAGCACAGTTGTGCTTAGCAGCGACGGTCTTCACGTCGCCGTAGGTAGAGGACATGAGAAAGCAGAAGATCGCGTCGACATCCTTGGAGAGGAGATCGTCTGGCTTGAGGATCTCGGGGATGCACTCTTGGCAAACCTCCTCTAGAACCTTCGCGCTGATCAACAAGTCGGCTGACTTGAGCTTCATCTCGGCGAGCGCTGACATGGGCTTGACCTGGATCTCACCCTGCTTGGCGCTGGGAGCTAGCACACCAGGGTCGTAAAAGAGAGCCTTCGACGGAAGCTGGAAGACCTTCCCAGGGAGCTTGACCTTCGCGAGAAGGGGATTGTTTGACATGCGAGTTACCTCTGGTATGTTATGGCTTCTTATTTATCAAGCCTGGAGTGGGTTTCTGGCGAACATTTTTTACCTCTGGCTTGTTAAACATCCCGGTCTTAGTGAGCTGCATGTTGCGAAAGGGCGGAGGCACGACCGCCCAGAGCGGGCACTTAGCAACGAGCGACGGGGTGACGATCGGGTCAAGCCCTTGCTCGATCCGCTGCAGGTTGACCTGGATGAGCCACTTGATGAAGATCTCCTTTAGATTGTGCGGAGTCGTCGGGAGGGCGTTGAGATCAAGAAACAAGCCAGAGGTGTTGAGGAGAATTCCCTTGAGCTTGGTGTAATGCTCCTCGATCTCCTTGACGTCTACCGACTCGGTCATCTTTTTAAGGAGATCAGGCATGTAAATAGTATTTATGTCCAGAGAAAACACCGCTCAGTCGATCTTAGACCGCAACCGCATGCTTGACTCAGCGGCGAAGGAGATGCGCCACGCGTCCAAGATGTTCACGAAGATCGGTGAGCATCTCTCTAACGCAAATCTTGATAAGCTAGCTGTCAACGTGAAGGAGCAGCTCAAGCGTCTCGACCTCGTCGACGAGAAGATGCTCAAGGAGATCGGCAACTCTGCGAAAGATCTTGCGATTCTCCTCGACAAGCTTGAGGATCAAGCCTCATCGGCAGCTCAGCGCCAGAAGGACATCGCGCATGAGATGGCCGATCTCTGGAAGAAGTCTAGACAAGGGGCTACCTGGAGGAAAGATCATCCTCTCCAGCAATCCGCCGAAATTCGAGATGAGAAGGCCCGCTACTTGAAGCTAGGCCGTGAGGCTGAGTTGCTCAAGGCCCACAAGGCGAAGATGGATCAGCTTCGCGAGGAGGTTTTAGCTGGTAAGGAGTTCGGAGGGGTACTGAACACGGCTACTAAGGGGCTAAGCGATCTCACTAAGTCAGTCAAGGGCACGATCGTGGCGTTTGCGTCGATTCACATGGCCTTGAATCTCTTGAAGAGAGCCGCGACGACGATCTACACTGAACTCACTGATCTGTCTCAGAAGGGCCTGTTAGGAGCTTCTGGCACCTTTCAAAAGCATGGCTTTGGGCTGTCGTTGAGCGCCAAGGAGCAAGGTCAGATCATCGATCAAAATCGTAACCTGATCTTGATGCTGGGTGGTGGTGTAAACGCGATCGACCTTTTTCTTGATGACATTCGTGACTCTCGGAAGGAGCTCGAGTTCTTAGGCACTGCGTCGGCCGCGGCGACGGCCAGGTTCTCGAAGCTCACTCAAGAGTTCGGCTTCGAGCGACGCGACGACTCACCCCAGGAGACCATCGAGCGCAACAAGAAGATGCGCAAGGGGTTCATGGAACAGTACAAGGTGTTCGCCGGGGCGTTCGGTGACTCAGCTGACCAATTCGCTACGATGTACGAGACGCTGCTTAACGAGGAGAGCATCCGTACTCGTTTGAATGTTCTTGGGCGAAGAGAGGCAGAGCTCTACACCCAAGAGCTGATGACTCGCACGCAAAACTTGCGGATGATGGGCTTATCGAATCAGCAGATCAGCGAGTTCAACAAGAAGCTCAGCGACATGTTCGATCCGAAGAAGAACACCCTCGTCGAGAGAACGAAGGCTGGCGCGGACATGCTCTCGGTGGTGAACATCATCAGACCGATGCTAGAGCAATTTGGATTGGCCGATCTCGCGCTAGAGCTGGAAGAAACTCTCCCGGCGCTGAACGAGTACATTCGCACGGCGATGGATCCGGGGGCGACGGAAGAGGACATTCAGAAGCTAGAGGCGACGGACAGAGTGGCTTACGCTCAAGCTGCGTTCCAAAAGGCCGTCAGCGCGCTTCAACGAGAATCATCTGGCAGGGCAAGAATTCCGATTCAGGGGATCACCCAGAACGGAGCTAGTCCGCTCTTCTCTCACACGATGGAGCGAGGCCAGGTGCTCAGCACAAAGATAGCTACTGGTGAGTACATCCCAGAAGCCGATCGTGCCAGACGGGCCGCTGAAGCCAAAGCTCTAGCCGAGGGCAAGAAGCTTCCCGGCAGTGGAACCTTTAAGCTGAGTGACTTCGTACCTCCAGAGTTCAAGCAAGGACTACTCGACGCCGGGAAGTCTATTGAAGCGTGGGCAAACACGTGGACGAAGAAGTTCGGTGTAGACTTGACTGGATCGACGGAGACTGTCATCAGCTGGTTTGGTCAGCTGGGCGATAGCTTGCTAGAGACGATCGGAGTCACTAACGATCTGGGTAAGAACTACGGTGACCTCTCTGACATCGTCGGCAAGGTCAGGTCGATTCTAAGCGAAAATTGGCTTACCTTATTTGTCGGTGCGGTCGTGGCAGGCACGGCGGCGCTAGGACTGTTTGCCTTCCAAGTAGCTCGTGCAACCGCAGCTCTACAAAACCTCGGAGGACCGAGCCTTCCCGGAGGAACGCCTAGCGGTGGTACTCCGGACAAGCCGACTGGTAAGGGATCCGGGCATCGGTCCAACCGGCCGGGCGGGGGAGGTCCTCGAGCACCTGGACGAGTGCCCATGCCGACGGGAGCGGGTGCTGCGAGTGCAGCAGGTGTGGCTGCCCGGGGATTCCTTGGAGTCGCAACGGGGCCGGTAGGTTTGGCTCTAACCGCATTGAGTGCAGCCGACGTAGCCACGGGCGGAGCTATCACCGGAGCAGCTGCTACTGGAGTCACTAATGCTATGATGTATGGCCGTGATCGAGAGGTCGCTGACATGCTCGCTGGAAAACCCGGACGAGGCGCGGCGCCGCAGTCATTTCAAGCTGCTCCAAACGCTGACGTTAGCGGATTGCACCCGAGCGTCCAGTCTAGATTTCGAGCGATGGCTGACGAGTACTACCAGATGACTGGCAACCAAATCAAAGTCACCAGCGCGAGGAGAACTACCCAACAGCAGATCAAGCTCTACCAGGACTACATCGACGGAAGGAGCAAGCTCCCCGCGGCAAAGCCTGGAACATCCCTCCACGAGCGCGGCTTAGCGCTCGACATCGACGCGAAGCAAGCGCAAGATCTACATCTATCAGGCTTGCTCCAGAAGCACGGATTTACCTGGCCGATGCCCCAGAGAGATCCGGTTCACATCCAGACGCAGGGCGCCCAAGGCATGGGTGATCCAGTTGAGCAAAACATCGTCGCACCAGATAAAAAGGTGCTCGAGGAGCTGAAGCGCCAGACCTTCATCATCGATCGTGACACCTATGGCGCTCGGGCCGTCGAAGAGCTCAAGCGGATCTCGGCGACGATCGTCGACAAGAGCGGAGCTCAAGATTACTTCCTCGAGAAGCTCAACAGCACCAGCTTCATTCCGCCTCAGTCGATGAAGCGCCACGGGACGATGCTGAGCGGCGCGTCGCCATCATCAGATCACCACGGCGAGTTCCCGCCTCAAGTAAAGTCAGACGGCGGCGGCGCTCCGCCCGCGCTGAGCGGCCTCAAGCCCCTCATGGGCACGCTCGAGAAGGTCGGCTCGTCGGACGCGTTCCGCAACATGATGGGTGGCATCGCCGAGAAGTTCATGCCACACCTCCAAGGCGCGGTTCCTGCCGTCGATGAGTTGAAGGCGAGCGCGTCGCACCTCGCGAAGCGGTTTACCCCGGTCGACGCCGCGAGCGCGTCCTCCTCACCTCCGCCGTCAACCGCCAACATCGAGAAGGCGCTGCGCAACTTGACATCGGGACGTGACCCGCTGAAGCTGTCGTTGCCTGACGGCTCTCCCGACGCGGCCGCCTCTAGCTCAGACCCTCACCTAGATGCTGAGAAGGCGAGCCTCCAGGAGCTCCGCCAGCAGACCAAGCTTCTGTCAGGCGTGATCAATGCGCTGAGCAAGAGCGACACGGCGCCCTCAAGTGACCCGTTCAAGCCCTCGACCATAAAGCTCCTCGGGGTGGAATAACCGTCTCGGGGTGGAATAACCGTCTGGAGAGGTGATAAATACCTCCCTAGACCAGAGGACATAGATGCCAGGCATTTTCACGGACTACTGGCGGATCGTAAAACCCGCCCCCGCTAAGACCCAGTACACGGCTTCCAGCCCGGAAGTTGCCAAGCTCTACAGCAACTTCTCGTGGTACACGAAGATCATGAAGGGGGCGGCGTCCAGGTTCGCCAAGTACGCCCAGTACAAGAACATGGACAACGACGTGTTCGTCTCCCGGGCGCTTGACACGATCGCCGAGGAGATGACGCAGCCGAGCGCCAGAACCAAGCTTCCATTCGAGATCGCCTACCAGAACGAGAGCGACGGGGACGTGCCTGACGCGGTCTCGACTACGATTCGCGCCGCGCTCCGCCACTGGGTCGACGTCCAGGACTTGAACACTCTCCTCTTTGACATCGCCCGCACGGCGATCAAGTACGGTGATTGCTTCTTCCGGAAGGCCTCTGACCTAAAGAAGTGGCAGTACGTCGATCCGAACGACGTGATCGGCATCTCGGTCGACAAGGACGGCAAGCCGGAGCACTACCACGTTCGTCACCAGGACGTCTCTCGCCCGATGGGCGGCACGACGGTCGGTGAGGTCGCGATCATCCCGGCCGCTGGCATCGTCCACTTCACCCGCGCGAGCTCGATGGACGACAACGGGCCGTTCGGCGAATCGGTCCTCCAGCCGTGCGTCCGCGCCTTCCGCCACCTCTCGCTCCTCGAGGACTCGGTCATCATCTACCGCATCGTCCGCGCGCCTGAGCGCCGTGTTTTCTTCCTCGACGTCGGTCACATGCCGCCGCAGCGGGTCAAGGCCTTCCTCGAGGCGGTCAAGACCGAGATGAAGCAGAAACGCATCCCGAACGAGACCGGCGGCACGGACAAGATCGACTCGGTGTTCAACCCGATGTCGATGACCGAAGATTACTTCTTTGCTCAGACGGCCGACGGCCGCGGCTCAAAGGTCGAGACGCTCTCTGGCGGCGAGAACCTAGGCGAGATCGCTGACCTGAACTACTTCCAGAACAAGTTTCTTCAGGGCCTTAGGATCCCGTCAAGCTACATGAGGGGCGGCAACGACGGCGGGATCGCGATCGCCGACGGCAAGGTCGGCATCGCCTACATCGAGGAGGTTCGCTTCGCCAATTACGTGGGGCGGTTGCAGTCGAAGATAAACGATACCTTCGACCAACACTTCAAAGCGTACCTCAAGTCAGCTGGCATCAACATTGATCACCACCTGTTCAAGTTGAGACTCGTCGATCCGCAGAACTTCTTGAACTACCGAGACGCTGAGGTAGCCGACAAGATGATCTCGAACTACAACGCGATCAAGGACATCAAGGTCCTCTCCGAGCAGTTCAAGCTCGAGCGCTACCTCAGCCTGACTGAGGACGAGATCCAGGAGAACGAGATTCTGCTCAAGAAGGAGCGCTGCATCCCCGAGGAGGGTCTAGGTCCGCGCCTGACCGCTCACCGCATGATGTATGACCCGCAGTGGCAAGAGAACCTTCCGGACATCAAGGTCCCGGAGAGCTTTGAGGACCACACCAAGACCGAGGAGGGTGGGGGTGGGGAGGAGGGCGAGGAGCTCAACACCGACGAGATGAGCGCTCCTGGTGAGGAGGGCGAAGAGGGGAAGGACGCGCCTGAGGGTGAGGAGGGTGGCGGTGAGGAAGAGACGGGCGGCGACGAGCCGGCCACAGAGACCGAGGAAGACACCGGTGGCGAGGCTCCCCCTAAGGAGAAGTGATCGCGACTTTTCTCACCGTTTCTTTGGAATCATCGCCATCGCGTCCATCTGCGCTAGCCAGGACTTGACCTCAGGATCGTTGATCAGCTGTTCTAGCGCGAAGCGATCAAAGACGTGACCGTTGCTGGAGATCAGCTCGTCCGCATGGACGAGAACGCTTCCGAGCTTACACAGTAACGCTGGGCTCGGCTTCAAGGGGTTCGCGCTCGACGTCATGAGATGCGGGTGAACCAGCGGTAGACTTCCTTCCGCTTCCCGCCGTCGTAGGTGAGGGTGACGGGTACACCGCAAGCCCAACCCAGTACCAGAAGGATCAGAATGCCCATGAAGAAGGCGAAGATCCAAGCGAAAAACACGACGCCGACGCAGACTGCGGCGATGATCGCTAGTACGAGGAGCGCGTTGTAGAAGCCATCGGTGAGCCAATTCCAAAGACGTACCGGCCACCAGACACCGATCACGACACGACGTTCGAAGTGGTTCACAGAGCGCCTCCACTCAGGTTGGTATGAGAAATTATATCAAAAAGCGCTCAAAAAGTACACCTCAGATTCCGGCCTCATGAATCATGAGGCCGGAATCTTCACTTAGAGCCGCGCGGCGCAGGCCGTGCAGTGGGGAACGTCGGCCGTCCGAACCACCGCGCCGCCGATCGTCTGAAGCCGGCGCCGCGTGTCGTAGCTGGAGAACTGGTTGGCTGCCCGGGTAAAGGCATTGGTCACGCCCCACATCGTCTCCATCGGCTCGATCGCGTAGGCCGCCATCACCCGATCGATCTCGTCAGGAGTGAGCCGGTTCTCCCGAGCGATTCGGCGGATCGCTTGCATCGGGTCGAGCTTCATCTCGGCCGCCGCCTTCATCTTCGGCGCCACGACGTTCTCGAAGATCTTGGTCGCTGTCTCGACGCCGCGGAGGATGTTGTCCATCATCTCGGTGTAGAGCTTGGCGTTGACCGCGATCTTGAAGAGGAAGTCCGGGTGGATCATCCCGTTGGTGCAAACGAGGCGGTAGGACGCCGTCTCGACCTCGGGGTTGATGATCCCGTAGTCCGAGAAGCGAAGGCTCACGCCGGCCTTGACGATGTCATCGACCTTCGGCCGCGTTTCGATCTTGCCGCTGACGAAGGTGACGTTGAGCTGCTCGACCTTCTCGTTCAGGTCGATCTGGTCGAAGTGGTCGAACTTGTCGAGCACCGTGCTGACGAGCTTCACCGGGTCGGTGTAGGGGAGGCGCTTGGTGAAGGCACGGAGGGCCTTGGCGTCCTCGGTGAGAAGCACGACGTCCTTGACCTTCGGTGCGAGATGCTTGACGACCTTCTCGGCGAGGTCTGGATCGGTCTTTCGGAGGAAGGTCGACGGCACCTTCATGTGGTGGCAGAGCTGGTTGAAGATCTGCGGGTCAGCGATGGAGAACTCGTCGTTTACCACCATCACCCGGTTTTTGTCGTCGAAGGCCGTTCTGACCTTCTTGACCTCGACCTGCTTGATGCGGTTCTGCCGTTCCTTCAGGATGTCGAGAACCTCGGTTTTATCCACGAACGCCTCTCTTTGAGGATGGTAGAAGGGAAAGTCCATTATAACACCGCGTTTCTGAAAGTAAACTGAGATGAGGATGTGATTTTGTGGCACTCTGGCGGGATCGAGCGGTTTCTAAGACGATCTCTTTAAATAGGTGATCAAGCCTTAGGAGCCGCTATGACCAAACTCGCAGTCCTGATCGAAAACCTCTCGCCGACCACGGCGAACCTGATCGTTGAGGAACATGGCCCGACGAAGGCTTCTTACCTCAGCGGCATCTTCATGCAGTCCGAGATCCAAAACGGCAACGGCCGGATCTACCCTCTCGCCGAGATCAAGTCGGCGATCGAGAACGTCAACAAGAAGATCAAGGAAGGTCACACGATCTACGGTGAGCTCAACCACCCGGACAATCTCCAGATCGACCTGAACAACGTCTCCCACATCATCACGGAGATGAAGCTGGCGGGCAACGACGCGGTCGGCAAGGCCAAGATCCTCAACACCCCGAAGGGTCAGATCGTCAAGGCGATCATCGAGGGCGGAGGCAAGCTTGGGGTCTCTTCGCGCGGCTCTGGCAACGTCATCGAGGGCAAGGTCAACAGCTTCAACCTGGTGACGGTCGACATCGTCGCTCAGCCGTCGGCTCCTGACGCTTATCCGTCGCACGTGATGGAAGCTCTCCAGGGCGACAAGAAGGTCATGACTCTGGCTGAACAGGTGTGCCACGACAAGGCCGCCCAGAAGCACTTCATCAAGGCGATCAATGAGTTCTTCGAGTCGCTCAAGGGAAAGAAGTAGACCGTGACAACTAAGAAAACGCTTCGTGAGCACCTCAACTTCCTCCGTCGGCATGCAGGTCTCCCGCAAGACTACACCCCAGAAGCCGTCAAGGACGAGCCGAAGGTAGAAGCTAAGCCCCAGGAGGAGGTTCTCCAGGAGGGCGAGAAGGGCTTGGATGTTCTCATTCAAGATTATCTCGACTTCAAGAAGATTCATCGCTTCGAGGGGCCGAGCGCGATTCGCAACCTCGAGATTCTCTTCAAAGCTCTCGACGAGAACTACCGTGACACCGACGCTTTCTTGTCTGACAACCCCGGAGCATGCGAAGCGATCATCGAGTGGCTCGGCACCGTACGCAGCAAGGAGTGGAAGGAGCGCCTCAAGGCGCTAACCCCGCCGCAAAAGGAAGATGACGATGACGGCAACTAAGGTGAGCTTCAAGGATCTTCTCGAGGGAGAGGCCGCGGCGCCGGACGCTGAGATGTGTGAGGACTGTGGCAAGCCTTCCGCTGATTGCGAGTGCGAGGGTAAGGATTGCTCAGAGTGCGGTGCTAAGGATTGCAAGGATCATCCGAAGAAGAACCATAAGATCAAGAAGGAGACTCGCGAGTATCTCGAGAAGATGCTCGCAGAGGCTGGCTCGTCGTTCTCCAAGGAAGTTGAGCTTCACTACTCTGGAAAAATGGTAGGTCAGCTTGACGACATCATCGTTCTGCAAGGAGCTGGAATCGAAAAGATCGCTAAGCTCCTCGGGCTTGACGACGATTGGAAGCTCAAAGAAGGCAAAGTCTACGCGGCATACGATGGCATGCGTTTGACCTTTTTCGCCAACAAGGGTGACTTTCAACCTGAAGAGGAAGACGCTGGTACTGATGGACGCAAGCTTCCGATGGCCAGTCCACGAGGCAAGCGCTGAGCCGTGGAGCTTCTCCTAGAGCTCCTGGCTCTTCGAGAAGCTAAGGGCCTCACCCTCAGTACCGATAATCCTGGCGGCAAGTGGCTCGAGAAAGAGCAAGAGTACTGCCGTAGCCAGGGAATGAGCAAGGAGTTCGGCTCACCTAATCGGTTTGGACCCGTCACCGCCACCTGGTCACGCCAACCGCTGATTCTCGTCGATGTTGTCGCCAAGATCAAGGGCTTACGCGCCGAACAGCGTTCCGTTCGTGAGCAATCTCTCAGCTTCCTCTTAAAGCACATGGAGGAGAACGATCGTCTTCCACCTAGTCTCAACGCCACTGACGCGATGTCTGAGCCAAACCAGCTCCAGTCAAAGAACTACAAGCAATACGCGCCATTCATCACGGTCTGGTACGACGGGACTCCCTGGATCAGCGAGGGGAATCACCGCATCATGGCTGCCAAGAAGCTAGGTTGGAAGTACATTCCGATCGAGCTTCGATATTTCACCGGAGGCGAAGAAGCTGACGGTCCTCTATCGCCAGCCAAGGTAAAAGCTATGGATTCTGAGGCGATCGCCGCTGGTTTTAAGCCAGAAAATGAGTTTCGTGCTCATCCAGAAAGAAGGCGGCTTAGCTCTAGAAAGCTAAGAAAAGTAAGCACTAGAAGCACATAGAAATTAGTTTTAGCAGTTTCCTCCCATAAAGCGTCGAGATCTTAGCGAGAAAAGGTGCTCGATTCTAAATACTAGTCATTGATTCTGGTGAGTTGTTTTCACCAGCCACATAACACCGGAGAAGCAAGCGATGGATGAAATCCTGAAGAAACTGCTTGAATCCGATCTCCTTAGTGAAGAAACTAAGGCTGAGATCAAGGGTCAGTGGGAAGCCGCTACCCAGAAGTATCTCGCCGAAGAACGCGCTAAGATCGAGGTCGAGGTTCGCTCCACCTTGACGGAAGAGTTCGTCAAGGCACGGGAAGAGCTTGCTGCCAAGGTTGACGTCAAGATCGAAGAACAGCTCAAGGCTGAATTCGATGAGCTCAAGGCCGACATCGAGAAGTTTCGTGATCTCGAGGTCGAGTACGCCGAGAAGCTGGTTGACGTCAAGGAAGAGCTGGCGCAGCAACTCGGTGAGCAACTGAACCAACTGGTCGACAAGCTCGACGCCTTCCTCGAGGTTCGCCTCGATGAAGAGATGGGCGAACTGAAGGGCGACATTGACGAAGTCAAGAAGCTCGAGTTCGGTCGTCGCATCTTCGAAGCTGTTGAATCCGAGTTCAAGAAGTTCCGCGCGGTCGATCTCAACGAGGTCGAGCAGAAGCTGGGCGAGACGCAAGACGCTCTGGCCGACGCGCAGAACAAGATCGCTGCGATGGAGAAGGCACGCCTCTCCGAAGCTCGCAACGCCAAACTCGAAGAACTTCTGTCACCGCTGAGCGGAACCGCTCGCGAGCAGATGAAGATCATTCTCTCCAACGTCGCCACGGAGAAGCTTGACGAGGCCTTCAAGTCGTACATCGGTAAGGTCCTCAAGGAATCCGTGGTTGAACCGAAGAAGAATGAAACTCAAGCGGCACCTGCCACCGCGCCTCTGAAGGAAGACAAGCAGCCTACGGGCAAGCTCGTCACCGGAAACGAGAACGCGGAGCCGGCACCGGTTGAAGACAACAAGACGAACGATCAGCTTGCTCGCATTAAGAAGTTGGCGGGTCTGTCTCGATAACGACACCTTTTACAAGGAGCCTCACATGAAGGAACTGTTCGAAAACTGGGAAGCGACCAAGAAGACTCTGGTCGAGGGCCTGGACGCGCGTCGCGCGGCGATCGTTTCCACGGTGCTGGACAACCAACGCCAATACCTGACGGAAACTGCAGCTGCTGATGCCACTAGCGTTGGAAACATCGCTAGCTTCCAGAAGATCATGCTCCCGATGATCCGCCGTATCATCCCAGGCACCATCGCGACCGAGCTTGTCGGCGTTCAGCCGATGACTGGTCCGGTTGGCCTGGTCTTCTCGCTGCGCTTCGTCTTCAAGAACACAGCGACCACGTCGGAAACCCCTGGCGGCGACATCGCTGTCAATGACGAAGTCTTCGGTAACACGTCGGCAACCCCGCCGTACTCGTCGAAGATGCGTCGGTTCTACTCCGGCGGTATCGATCCGGCTGCCTCTGGCGGTCTCTACGATGCCACCTTCGGAGTGAACCAGGGCGGTGCATACACTCCTGGCAGCTCGTTCTCGCTGTCTTCGACGCCTCTGAGCGGCGAAGCCGGTGACACGGTTGACATGGAATCGTTCCCTGGCCGCAACATGGGTCTGCAGGTTGTTCGCCAGCCGGTGAACGCCAAGACCCGCAGGCTGCAGGCCAAGTGGACCATCGAAGCGATGCAGGACCTCTCGGCCATGCACGGGCTAGATCTCGAGTCGGAGATCACCCAGGCGCTGTCGGCTGAGATCGTGCACGAGATCGACAATGAGATCGTGACGGACCTGATCCGCCTCGCTGGCACCACCGAGACCTTCGACATGTCGGGCACCTTCACGGGCGTTCCGCACTACGTCGGTGATCGTCACGCCGTCCTCGGCGTCCTGATCAACAAGGTCGCGAACGAGATCGCAGCCAAGACGCGTCGCGGCGCTGGCAACTTCATCGTTGTCTCCCCGCAGATCGTCTCGCTCCTCCAGTCGGCGTCCAAGTCGGTGTTCGCACCGGCCGTTGCCGGATCCTTCTCGGGTCCGAACAACACCCAGCTGGTCGGCACGCTGAACGGCACCATCAAGGTCTACAGCTTCCTGTTCAACGCGTCGTTCGCGACCGTTGCGACGGCGACCGCTGTGCCGGGTGGAGCTGGCGCGTCCTCGGAAGTCATCCTCGTCGGCTACAAAGGCGGCGGCGGTGAGACCGACACGGGCTACTTCTACTGCCCATACATCCCGCTCATGACCACGAACACGGTCACTGACCCGGCGACGTACGGCAGCCAGCTGATGGTGATGACCCGGTACGGAAAGGTGACGTTCACCAACTCCGCTACCTCGCTCGCCAACAGCGCGGACTACTACGGCAAGATCATCGTCAACAACATCACCTTCCTCTAAACCGGGAAGGTAGTTGCTGGCACGTAGTAGAAGCATCAGCCAAAGCATCAGAGGAGAGGGTCACTTCGGTGACCCTTTCCTTTTGGTTCAGCTGTTGAGTGAACCTCTCGAAGGGCGAGAGAACGGATGATCTTAGCTCGGAGATTCCACTTACGCCGCGATTGAAGCCTGCTTTAGGATTCCAATCCGCGCTTAGAATTGTCAACTCGCAAATCACGTCTGCGACCGTACGGTAGTGCTCGTTTGCCGCGACTTGATCACCGACTGTTCTGCTACTTTCGCATGATGCTGTTCCGTGCTTCCAAGCACACTCGAGCACGTAGCCAGTCTTCACCCACTTCGTGGTGATCGTGTAGGACGAGATAACTCTACCAGCTCCGTCAAGAAGCTGCACGGTGTTGCGAAGGAACCAATCTCGCTCGTGCACAGGTAATTGATGTTGCGAGTAGTTCGAGTGCATCTTGTTCGAGATGCTAGGACCCGTCCAACCGTGCGGCTTCGAAAAGTAAGTGGTGCCGGTGAAGTCGCTCATCGCCCCTGAAGGAATCTGTCTGTCATGTTACCGACCGCGGCCTTGTAGTACTCGAGATACTCACGAGCTTCCTGCACCGTCATGTCGTGAATCTTCTTGATGATGTCTACGTTGTGAAAGTTGTAGGTCTCGAAGTGTGATCCCTCAGGCAACCCGACGATGTGAATCTCGTAGGCTGGTCCGCTGGGAGTGCTCGTGTCATACGTTACCACCGCCCACGGTCCGACCTTGTCGTGATAGATGATCGGTGGCTCAGTCATGCTCTAGACCAGAGGTGCACATGAGGAAACTGCGGAACGGTCCCGCGCACTAGCCGCGTGGTGACGTTGAGGGGGCGCTCGAAGAGGATGATCTCGTTTACGTCTAGCTTGAGGTGCATGACGCATCTCGCGATGAACTTCATCACTGATGAGCGATCAACGAGGGGGCTCGCGCACCAAACTATTCGCTGCTTTGTGTCCGTTGGGAGATCATAGGGGTACGCGTTGTCTGCTAGGAGAATCAGACTTCGCTGAAAATAGGCATCTACCTCGGCTGCGAGCTGTTCTTTGGTGAAGGTGTGATAGTAAGCGTACATCGTGTCGCTCTTGAGCGGCACGAGCTGAAGATTTTTGATCGACCTGCGACGCGCTAAGAGGTCATCGAAGCTAGGGTAGTTCGGAACGAGAATGGGCTCAGGGCTCTCGGTCACTAGCTCTCCAGCGACGACCTTGAGAGGCGTCATCAATCGCTTGATCTGGTTGAGCAACCGTGGCTCGGGAACGTGCTCACGCACGTCTCTCAGCCGAATCATCTCCACAGGCCGCTCTCGACCCAGTGCTCTGGACAGAACCACTTCTGGTTCTTTCCGTAAGTTGACGGTTGTGGGCACTTCGAGCACGGAAACGGCACTGGGACCTCCTTCGGTCCGTCTGGCGTCATGATCGTTGCCCGGTAAGCTTCATTCTTCGGCATCTCCTCGGTCTGGAGAAGGCCTTCAATGTCAAGATCCACTAGAGACTTTAACATATTCGTAGCAATGAGTAAACATGAAGCATTCTTGGCTCAAGCGTTGCTCTGGAGATAAATACCTCCGACATCTTGAATCAGGAGACAATTCGATGCCCACTCTAGTTTCCGCCGGTGTAAGCGTTACGATCGAAGATGAGAGCTTCTACATCCCAGCCTCAGCTTCGACGGTGCCGCTCTTCATTCTTGCGACTCGTGCTGACAAGTTGCAGCCTGACGGCGTGACCGCGGCAGCTGGAGCGCTCGAGAACAACGTCGTTCGCACGATCACCTCGTTGAACCAGTCGGTGACAACGTACGGCGTCCCTCACTTCCGAACCACTGGCAGCGCTCAGCATCACGGCGACGCTCGCAACGAGTACGGCCTCTTCGCACTGAACCAGTATCTCTCGCTCGGCAACCTGGCTTACACGGTTCGTGCTAACGTTGACCTAGCTGACGCTCCTGTCATCACCTGGTCAGCTTCGGCTCCAGCAGCTGGCGGCGGCAACGTCGGTAACGGCACGGTCGGTAGCTTGACCGTTGACCAGAACACTGCTGTCGCTGAGACTTGGACCCTGACCGCTACTAACGCGACGACCTTTACGGTTGACGGTTCGGTATCGGCCCCGGTCCCGAACGCGACCGTCGGCACTCCGTACAGCAACGGCATCGTGTCATTCACGATCACGGCAGGCGGCACCGCGTTCCAGGCGGGTGACACGTTCACCTTTACGGTGTCTTCTTCGACCCAGAACAACCCTCTCGGCGCGACCGACGCGCTCCGTCGCACCACGATCGTCAGCGCTCTCGCGTCGGTGATCAACAGCAACATGGATATTCGCTCTGACCTCTACGAGTACAACATCCTCTGCTGCCCTGGCTACCATGAGGTCGTTGATGAGCTCCTCGCGCTGAACGACGCGATCGGCAAGGAAGCTTTCATCGTTGCGGATACGCCGTTCAACAAGACCCCAGAAGAGACCGCAACCTGGTCCCTGACGGTTGACCGTCGTCGCAGCGAGAACGTTTCCTACTACTACCCGCACTGCCTGGCCTCAAACCTGGACGGTGTGGAGGTCTTCGGAGCTGCCTCTGGTGTCGCCCTCAAGGCGATCACCTACAGCGACAACGTCTCTGAGGTCTGGATGCCGCCTGCTGGCTTCCGCCGTGGCAACGTGACGGGCGTGGCGAACATCGGTTACGTCACCGGCACTCTCGGTGCGGCGACTACCTTTGTGGCAGCTCCGCTCAACCAGGGTCAGCGTGACGCGCTCTACGACTTCAACAAGAACGTCAACCCGATCTCGTTCTTCCCTGGCCGCGGCATCACCGTGTTCGGTCAGAAGACGTCTTACAACGTCGCGTCGGCGCTCGACCGCATCAACGTGGTTCGCCTGCTGAACAAGATGAAGCGGGACATCCGCAAGGCGTCTATGTCGTTCTTGTTCGAGCTGAACGACCGGATCACGCGCGAGACGATCAAGGCGATGATCGACGATTACCTCAGCGACATCCTGCAGCGCCGTGGCTTGTACGATTACGTTGTGCAGTGCGACGAGCAGAACAACACCGCTGTACGTATCGATCGCAACGAGCTGTGGGTCGACATCGCGGTCAAGCCGGCGAAGGCTGTGGAGTTCATCTACATCCCGATTCGCGTCGTGACCACTGGAGCAGATCTCTAAGCTCTCACTTAGAGAAGTAAAGAAGCCGCCTTCGGGCGGCTTCTGTCTTTCTGGAGCTAAATAGAAGATGCGACTTTCTGAGATCATCGCCGCTCGAGGCGAACCCCGCAAAGCTACGAAATTTCGGCTACAGTCGGCCGTTCCAGGCACGAAAAATTGGGAAGACTTGAGCAAGGAGCCAGTAACTCGTGAGGAGGCGACCGAGTTTCTAGAGCAAAACCCAGACGAACACTTGATGAAGTATAGGGCGCTCGGCGTCGACACCAATGAGACCCTCTACCGTGCAGATAAGCCCGACCTGAAGAGCACGTTAGCACGCCACGCGCCTCCTGAGGTTCACAAGCGTAACGAGGACTTCTTCAAGAAATATCTATGAAACTCACCGAGCTCGTCGAGGACATCTATCTGTCACCAGACTCGAAGCGAGTCGTGGTGGCGACCTCGAACAGCAAGGTTCAGCGAGCCTCTGGGGATGACTTCATCAGCACCGCCAAGCCGAAGCTTCCTCACCGCTCATCATCGACCACCCGCACGGGAGGCGTCGTTGTCTACAGCGCTTACCTCTACCACCCGAGCAAGATCGTCACCGAGATTCTCTCGTCGATCAAGGGTAAGGGGCCGTACGAGGTGATCGACAACTCTGTCAATCACTTTATCGACGAGACAGCAGCTTGGATGGGGCCCATCCTGCAGAGCCGCATCAACCCGACGCTCGTCGTTTTCCCGCGATCTTCATCCGGGTTGACTAAGCGATTCGCCGCGAGCCTCACCAAGCACTTCAAGAACGCTGAGATGATCGAGGACGCGTTCGTCAAGAACGTGATCAACATCACCGGTGACGAGCAGAAGGATCGAGCGATGGTCGGGTCACTGATCGACATCGACCATCCAAAGTTCGAGACGTTGAGCAAGGAGACCGTTGACGAGCTCGAGAAGCGGTTGCTGTCTCTCCTCAAGCGCGAGGGATCTGGAATCGTTCCGATCAAGAAGATCTATAAGCCGCTCGCGCAGTTCATCAAGGGCTTCATCAAGGCCGAGAACATCAAGGAGAACTTGAAAGGGGCTCGCGTCTTGGTCGTGGATGACATTCAGTCCTCTGGGACCACGATGCGTGAGATGGTTCAGATCGCTGAGGCCCGCGGCGCAGAAACTATCAACGGAGCGACGATCTTTCGCCAAACTTCGAAGGCATCGGAGAAAAAGTAGGTTTACGGAGTTGTGCTTGTGTTATAATCGCCTCATAGTGACGACGGAGGCGACCGTTGTATATCCCCAAGGAAGAGCACAGCTTCTCTGACGAAGAACTTCAACTCGCAGCACAGCGGGTCGCGAACGTTTACTCCAGAGCACTGAACCGCAGATTTCGTTGTCACCTTCCGGTACCGGCGCGTCTCTCATTCACCCTTCACCAGGACAAGAAGCATCACAAGTCTGCTGGAGTCGCTTATGGGCAGTCGATGTCGGTCAATCTTAACATGCCGATGCTTCGTGAGTACCCGCTAGAGATGCTCAACGAGACGATTCCGCATGAGCTCGTCCATCTGGTCGAGACCGAAAAGTTCGGCAACTTGACGCATCGATTGACAGGCTCACACGGTCCAGAGTTTTGCATGATCATGAGGGTGCTCGGAAAAGAGCCCGAGAGAAAGCATCGAATGGACCCAACGTCAGCGGTCCTTGCGTATCGGGAATACAGGAAGGTGCAAAAACAGCTCGAAAAGCTGGAGCAAGAAGCAGAGCAGGGTGGGTGAAGTCTTCGTCATGGTGAACGGCAAGACCGGCGTTCACCGCGGCGCGCTCTTGGAACAGCTGAAGGTCAGAGAAGTTCATCACTTGCTCTGCGGCCAGCTGATCGGGTGGACTACGGCGAAGGTTCTTCCCACCTTCAACCACTTCAGCTGGACTTGCTGCATGTGTCGGGAGAGGCTTCGCGACGGTTACGTTAGCTTTTGGCCGATCCCGAAGCACCTGCGAAAGTTCGACAACATCACCGACATGATCAACTCTCGAGCAGATCTCGCGCTAGCTGAGATTCATCAGTTGGCTAATCGGGCTAAATTTGAGGTCGACAAGAACTTCTGGACCGAAGCAGAGAGACGAGCTAGACGTACGGAGTAAAGTTTTCTTCCCGAGAAAACTGAGTTACAATTCGGCATCCCTAAGAGGTTACATGAAGAGACATCTCTCGTTCCCAGACATCGGTCAATTTCGCAACGCGGTCAAGAAGGTGCGTGACCGTGCGACGTATCACGCTGTGCCGACCCCCAAGCTCAAGTTCACCGGGACCGTCAAGCTTCACGGTACGAACGCGGGAGTCGTGCAGCACGTGAAGAGCGGCGAGTTTTGGGCGCAGTCACGCGAGCACGTGATCACGATCACGCAAGACAACGCTAGCTTCGCGCGGTTCGTCGAGGACAACAGCACGATCTTTACCGACCTGCTGAACGTTGTCCGTGGCTTTGCTGCCGACATCTACGGAGCAACGAAACTCCATGATGAGAACGTCTACGTGTGCGTGTACGGCGAGTGGTGCGGCGCTGGGATCATGAAGAACAAGGCTGCGATCTCGCAGGTTAGCCCAAAGATGTTCGTGATCTTCGGCATCGGAATCTCGAACGTCCTGATTGCCGAGGACGGCAACGACGATCAGGATCGGGTATGGTTTACGCCTGCTCAGATCGCCGCGGTTTATCGCGCGCTCTTCGGCGCGATGAAGCCAGAGGTGCCGATCTACTCGATCTACAGCTTCCCGACCTGGGAGCTCGAGATCGACTTTGCTCGCCCCGAGGAGTTCCAGAACAAGCTGGTGGCTCTGACCGACGAGGTTGAGAGGGAGTGTCCGGTTGCTAAGCACTTCGGCTCGATCGGCATCGGTGAGGGCATCGTCTGGCGCTGCTATGACACGTGGCTGATTCCAGGACACCTTTCGCGAGAAGAGGGTGAAGTCAAAACCGTCGGGTTGTACAGCGTCCAAACCTCTGACATCGCGTTCAAGGTTAAGGGAGAGAAGCACTCCGAGTCCAAGACTAAGAACCTGGCTCCCGTCGACGTCGAAAAGGTCAACTCGATCAGGGGATTGGTAGACAAGGTCGTCACTCAGAACCGGCTCGAGAGCTCGGTTGAGAAGATGCGCGCTCAGAACATCGAGATCAGCGTCGAGAACACTAGCGTCTTCTTGAAGACGATCGGCAACGACGTTCTCAAGGAGGAGGGTGACACGATCGACACGAGCGGGTTGAACCGCAAGGACGTCATGCCCGAGGTAAATCGCACGGCGCGTCAGTGGTGGATGAGCTACCTCAACGATCTGGCGTTCAAGCAGTGATCAACATCTGCATCATAGCTGCCGTCGCTCGTAACGGAGTGATCGGGCGCGACGGCAAGCTACCCTGGTCGCTCCCTGAGGATCTCAAGCGCTTCAAGGAGCTGACGATGGGTTACCCTGTCATCATGGGGCGCTTGACGTGGGAGTCACTCGGAAAGTGGAGGCCGCTCCCCGGGAGGCAGAACATCGTGGTGACGCGTAACGCGAGCTACGAGGCTCCTGGAGCACAGATCGCTTCATCTCTAGATGAAGCGATCAAGCTCTGTAAGGCCGTTGAAGCTCCGATCGCTTGGGTGATCGGTGGACAGCAGCTCTTCAAGGAAGCTCTCGACGTCGCGTCACTGATGAAGATCACCGTGATTCACCAAGACTTTGAGGGTGACGCGTGGTTTCCGGAGTTCAAGCCTTGGATCTGGGAGGAGACGATGCGTGAGTCTTACGGCGGCCCGCTTCAGTTCGACTTCGTGACGTACGAGCTGCGTTAGATCCCGCGGTCAGCTTCTTTCTTGCAGTGGTCAGGCTCAAGGATCACGTTGAGAATCGAGCAAATCACCTTGCAGAAGAGACAATCGCTGCGCCCGCACTCCCACGAGATGGTCTTGTTACCGTTCCAACCGAAGAGAGCGGCGCCGGTGCGATCTAGGGTCTTGGCGATGTTGCTCGCGTAGGTGAAGAGAACATCGGCAGCTGGATTTCCGAGCAAGTAGAGCAACAATCCGAACGCGACGGCTAGCAACGCGATCGGGCCAGAGATCAACGCTAGCACCGAAAAGATCAGCATCAACGCGATGACCGTCACGTACTTCACGTGTGCACCGGGCCCTTCATGCAGTGCATGAGCTCATGACCGAGCGTCTCGACGCGACGGTGGTCATCGAAGCCCTTCGGCTCGAGGATGTAGATTCGGCAGACGTTTGAGGCTGGAGTTTGGAGCGCGCCGCCCTTGGAGCAACCGCGAAGCCCTTGCGCCTGGTGGAGAACGTCGGTCGGACAGTGCTTGCGCAGCTCCTCTTCTGTCTTCACCATCGTCGTGATGACGTACATGCCGCCGCTCTCGCCCTGGGGCGGAGCCTGATCACAGCTCATGAGGAGAGCCAGGGTCGGAAGGAGGAGAAGCTTTCTCATAGCCAACCGTACGTCTCGTAGTTGCCCTCGATGCGCTCGGGGACGATTGCTCCGCCCTTCATGGTAAGGTGGACCACGAGAGCGGTCGGCGGAAAATCGGTAGTCATCTTGGCATGGAGAAACTTGCCCTTCTCGCCCCCGGTGAGACCCTTCTTCGTAGCTTCGGCCTCATACTCGTCATACTTGAGAGAAGCCTTCTTTCGCAGCTCCTTATAAGCTGCGGAGGCGCGATCGGCGTTGTACTCGATCTTCGGCACTTCCCACGTGCGGTCGTTCTTGCCAGCGACCTTCTTCTTGAGCTCGTCGACGAAGATGCGAGCGTTGCCGATGTTGTAGACCATCTCGCCTAGACGAATCTTGTCGAGATAACCTTCTGACATGATCAGCTTGAGGAGCTCCTCGGGGCTATCCCCGCCAGGAGCCTTCGAGGACTTGAACTTGTCGAGGCGGGTCTTGATGTCTTGCGAAAGCTTGTCAGACCACGCTCTCTGGAGAGATTCAAAGTCTTGATACTTGCCTCCACCGACGCTGATCCTGTTACCCTTGAGGTTAGAGGTCTTCTTGTTCGACATGTCGGCGCCCTTGCGCCCCTCAGCGCGCTCGTCACGCTTTTGAGCGCGCTTTTTGTCAGCCATGACCGTCATGGAGCGAACATCTGCGTTCTCCTTGCGGGCAACCGTCAAGATCGCCTTGAAGAGCTTGCGGATCATCGCGACCGCGGTGATCGAGCTGACACCGTCTAGGAGGCGCTTCATCGTGAAGCCCTGATCCTCGTAGTCACGTCCGAGCTGGCCCGTGAGCTCACGGTACTCTTCCTCGGTAAAGACTCCCTTACCCTTCTCGCCCTTCTTGAAGAGCTCCGGCTCGGCGATCAGAGAGTAGACCTCAGCGTCACGTTGCTTACCGAACCCCCTGCGACCCTCCTTGATGACGGCGAGCACCTGGTCCTTGTTGTACTTGACAACGAGAGCGACCGCGCTCGGATTTTCCGTCAGGTTACGAAGCATCTCGTTAGGGTTGCCCTCAACGTTGATGACGACCTCTGAGTCTTGACCTAGCTCGTCACGAACGGAGGCGACTCGCTTTTCGCTCGAGTACGGAGTCCGCTTGCGGAGCATGCGGAGAAACGTTTTGTTCAGGACGTTGAGCTTGCCGAGCCCCTCGTAGAGCTCATAGTCGAGATCCTCTAGGGCGTCAAGGTTGCCGTTGATTTGGAGAAGCTCTACGAGAAGTTGGGTCATGAAAATCCTCTGCTTGTGGATGACCATATTTATGTTTCACTTCAACAAGCTATTGCTAAAGACCGCTAAATAATCTACCAGAGGAACTACATGTGACATCTAGCGCCGACCTGATCAACGCACTACAGACCGAGGGAGCCCAGGTCTCGTTGAGCTTCACGAGATTGACGCCGACCACCGGAAAGCTGACCTGGACGCTTCCAGAGACGCTGAAAGCTTATGACGGAATCTTGATCGTCAGCCACGTCGCTGAGATCAACCCCTCAAACTATCCGACCAACGGAGTCAAGTACACCGCGTCAGCCAACTTGCTGACGCCAGCCGACTCGATCGGAAACGCACGCGTGGTCGCCGCGATCTACGGTGACAAGTCAACGAGCTCGGTCGACTTGACGGGGCTAGACTCCGGATCGGTCTATTACTTCGCTGGCTTCGCGGTCTCCAACGTTCGGTCATATCACCTCCCGGGGATCCGGTCTTACGGAGAGTCGCTCTCGGACGAGATCTACGCAGGTGACATGCACAAGAGCTACGGCCCGCCTGCTAACCCGGTGGTCGGCGCGGTCTACTTTGATCGCGATCAGAAGCTCGTCTTCGTTTGGGACGGCTCAGCCTGGTTGCCGACCTCCGCCCACACCGTGATCACCGGGCAGTTTGACCCGGTGAGTCCGTTCACGGGGCTCCCTGAGGACTACCCGGCGCTGGGGGATTTTTACTTCAACACTACCCAGCAGATGCTCAAGGTTTGGAACGGCTCGGCGTGGCTTTCTGCTGAGTCGACCCAGGGCTCACCGAACTATGAGAAGCAAGGGGTAGGGACGACTGGCCGCGGATCAGCTCGAGTCAACATGATCGACATCCTCAAGCACCAGCTGGGTTACCCGAAGGTCTGCGTCGAGCTCACCGACAGGCACTTCCAGATCGCGATCGACAACGCCCTCCAAGAGATTCGTCGGCGAACCGACTCGGCGTACAACAAGCAGTACTTCTTCATGAAGATGCACAAGAACCAGGGCATCTATTACTTGAACGACCCCTCGATCGGTACTGACAAGATCGTTGACGTTCTCAGGATTCACCGGCTCAACATGCTAGGCCTGGTCAACTTCGCGCCAGACAACATCTACGCGCAGCAGTTTCTCAACCAGTTCTTCGCGCCTGGCGTGCAATATGACCTCGTGTCGATTCACCTGATTCACTCGATGTCGGAGCTGTTCGGCCAGCTCTTCGCGGGTGAGGTCGCGTACAACTGGCGAGAAGCCTCCCGGCAGCTGTTCGTCCATCGCAACTTCGCGACCGACGAGAAGGTGATCGTTGAGACCTCCTGCGAGAAGCTCGAGGAGGAGATCCTGGTGGATCGCTGGATGCAGCAGTGGGTGCAGCAGTGGGCCGAGGCCGAGCTCATGATGATGCTCTCTCACATCCGAGGCAAGTACGCGACGTTGCCAGGACCGGGAGGTGGCTTGTCGCTGAACGCGGCGGATCTTCGCTCCGAGGGACAGCGTTTGCAAGAGGATTGCGTGCAGCAGATCGCTGACATGCTAGTGGGTCAGCAGGGCCCTGACGGTTGGTACATTCCCATGGCGATCGGATAACATGAAGCTACAAGACATCCTAGAAGCGGCAGATGGCCGCATGCGTTTTAAGTATCGTGGCTTCGAGGTCTCGTTCTCCGAGGACGAGGATAACTTTTGGTGGATCAACTACGAGCCGAACCTCCCATCGGAGTTTGACAAAAACAAGGTCTCCCACTGGCAAGACGGTGAGGAGAAGGCCAAGAAGGCGATCGACGCGTTTCTCGACTCGGGCGGTGACATCTCCAAGCTCAAGAAGACGAAGGTCGTCAAGCTGGGAGAGGGAGAGGACAAGTCAAGACACGAGCTCGAGTTGACCGCTGAAGAAGTGAAGCGCACGGTTCAGGGAGTCGCCAAGCTAACGATCAACGCGTGCCGGGAGGCTGTCGTCAATGACTACGAGGACGGTGATGAGTACTTCGAGACGGTGCCGTCGATCAAGCTCTCGTACGACTTTCACTACAAGAAGGGCGGCAAGGAGTATCACGAGGGTGAGATGACGGTCCACGTCTTCAGGCACCCGACCACTGGCTGGTACATCATCCGCGACGTCTACAGCGGCACGAGAGACATCGAGGTGGAGACCAAGGCCGAAGCTCTCCGAGAGCTCAAGAAGTACGTGTCGTCCTCTAAGCCGCGAGACCTCTGATGAAGCTAGACGAGCTATTGCTTGAGGGTGCTGGAGACCAGCCCAAGCTAAACTGGGGGAAGCTCCTTGATCTCATCAAGGACTGGGTGATCGATTGGATCAAGAAGCACAACGCGAACATTCCGATCACTCTCGGGCCAGACGGTCGGAAGCTCAAGCTCCATGACCTTCTCAAGGACACCGATGAAGTTCACCCGTCATTTAGCGATCACGACGTCAATCGCGCTTGGGAGCGAGTCAGTGAGCATGGCCCCGGCCCCTTCTACGACGCGATCGAAAATTGCGTCGGAGAGCTGGGAGGAAATGTATATGACCACTACGTGAACCTCACGGCTGACGCTGCACGGCGGCTAAGGGTGCCGTATGACGAGATCAGCGAGCACACAGTTAAGATCAAGTATCCGAAGCACTACGACATTAAAGAGACAGAGATCAAGCAGATGATCTGGAAGCTCTCGCCAGACATCCACCACTTCTTGAGAAGGATGGAGGAGGAGATCAAAGTCGAGACCAAGAAGAAGGCGAAGGAGTACGATGCTAAGCTTAAGACCGAGGCCGACGGCGTTTCGGCGGAGGAGCACAAGCGCTTCGTCGACTTCATCAGAAATAACTTCGACAATGAGATGACAGATTTCATCAAGTGGGTCAATGTGCAGAGGGAAAAGGGCAGGCTCGGTGATCCCAAGTGGATTAGGTTCTTGGCATGGATGCCGAAGTCCGCGATCGAAAAGCTCTCGAAGCCCGCTGACTTTGCTCCATATTTCAAGAAGGTAGCGGCCAAGAAGTTGAAGGACGAGCTCCGCAACGCGTTCGTTGAGTCTGCACGCTTTCAAAAGGATGAAAAGCTTCTCGAGTTTATGCTAAACAGGCACCTCTGGAACGCGGCGTGGCCTGAGATCGAGAGCTTCCTCAAGGGATGGATCGAGAAGAACGGTGGCTGAGAACCCGAAGCTTACCTTCGCCCACGACGGCGCCAGGGGCGGGAAGTACGTCGTTCCGAAGCAACAGCTCGGAACTCTCGATTACTCGACCTCTGACTGCGCGACCGAGGAGGCGAAGTACCTCGCGGAGCTGATGGCCGAATCGCTCAACATTGCGGCTGGACCGGTCAACATCTTTCCGCTCCTCGGCCTCTACAGCCAAGGCTCGACGATCGACCAGGCGGTCAACGGTTTTCCGATCTCGTCAGGCACTCCGTCAGGGTATGACGCCGCAGCTGCCTTCAACGTCAACGACGACTCGTGGCGGTCGGTTCAGCAAGGCGCCGCGGTCCTGACCGCGCCGGCCTACATCGGCTACAACTTCGGCACCAAGAAGGTCTGGGACGGCTCTCAGGAGCGCTACGTTCCAGCCGAGCCTGTTCGCAAGAAGATCGGCACGCTCAAGATTCGCCAGGGCGTCGACTCGCGTAACCGAGCGACCCAGGTGCGCGTCGAGGCGTCGGATAACGGCACGACCTGGCATCGTGTCGACGTCGTCACGCTCCCCGACTCATCGGCGCTTGAGACCGTTGGCATCCAGGCCGTCGCCGAGTACGCCCAGTGGCGATTCATCCCGACGTTCTTCAACGGCGTCGCCAGCAACTTCCAGTGGGAGGTGGTCGAGATGCACCTGCTCGAGGAGACCCAGGTGACGCTCAACGCGATCGAGGACTACATCTTCCTCGAGAACCGCGATCGCTCGTACGCCCAGTCATCGACGATGATCAAGTGCTCGTACGACCTGCTTGACGTGCAATCCGAGCTGGCGAAGTTCGGCATCAACCTGCCTCAGACCTACATCTTCACTTGTGCGTTCTCGACCATGGTCGGCGCGCTCGGCCGGCCGGTCGTCGTCGGTGACATCGTCGAGCTTCCGGGAGAGGTGCAGTACGACGCGAACCTTCGTCCCGTGCGGAAGTGGCTCGAGGTGACCGACGCAGGCTGGAGCACCGAGGGCTATACCCCTGACTGGAAGCCTCAGCTTTACAGGTTCTACGCGCAGCCGGTCAACCCGTCAGCCGAGCACCAGGACATCCTCGGCTTGCCGGGCGTCACCAACTCTAACCAGTCTGACGACAGCATCCTCAAGGACGGCTTCCTCTCTGACGACCTCGGCGTCAAGGTTAGCCAGGCCGTTAGCCAGGCGTCAAAGGAGGCCTCGCCGCAGCTCGGTCAAGACTCCTCAGGGATCGCCAGCGGAAAGCCCTTGGTCGGCAAGCCAGGTGAGTATGACGGGAATGACCTCTACGCCGAGGACGCGATTCCGCCTGACAACGCGACCTACACGATCGGCGACACCTTGCCGCTCCCGAGCACGATCTCCGACGGGCACTATCACCGCCAGACCTACGCTCTGGTGCCGCAGCAGATTCGTCCGCCTGACCGACTGCTCCAGTGGAACGCGACGACTGCTCGCTGGATCGTGAGAGAGACCAACATCAGGTCCGAGCCGACCTCGCACAAGAGGACGATCGCGAAGATGATCGCGTCTGACTCTAAGCACTTACCTGACCAGAAGCTGTGAAGTTAGCCGATCTCCTCCTCGAAAAGAGCAGCTACGTGATCGATAAAAAAGATCTCGTTTTCCTGAGCCACGCTCTCGACAAGTACGAGAAGGGAGCGTCTGACGAGTGCTTCTTGAACGCGCTAGTGCAAGCGATCAAAATCGCGACCGACGGACAGGTCAAGCTCTTGATGAGTGACCTCGAAGAGATTCTCGCCAATGATCACGGAATAGTTCCGACCTTGCATTACGTAGATGTCAAGAAGAAGCTAAAGAAGAACGTCGTCACGACTCATGACATGAACAAGGTTCACCTTGATCTTAAGCTTAAAACTGTCAAGCACCCCTCGGAGGTCATTCCCTTTCTGAAGCAGGGAATTCCGGTGATCATCTCGATCAACATTAATGATGCATTTTGGGACAGCTACGGCGCGGTAGTGGGTTGGAGAACTGAATTAATGATCAGGTCAACGCTCTCTAAGTACGGGGACACGCTGCCGAAGTCATACTACAAGAAGCTCAAGGCTGGCATCATCCCTTACCCGACCGTCGAGATGATGGATAGAGTTACCAAGGCTGGAACAGACATCTTTCACGCGATCTTATGCGTCGGGTATGACGCAAAGGACAAAGCGTTCATCTGTCGTGACAATCTCACGAAGGAACATAGGGTCAAGTTCAGCGGGCTCTTTAAGGTCGAGGAGCAGTTCTTCTGGGACACCGAGCTCAAGAAGCGAAACCTGGCGGTAGTGCGTCACGGGCTGGCGGTCGACGTCGTGGTCAGCCACGCGGAGGGCCCGTCTGATCGCGTCAAGGAGCGGCTTGAAAATGTTCGCGCGAAATACGATGACGTGTTTCCGCCGTTCTTCATCGAGCTCACTAGACACATGGTGAAACTCTATAGGGATGAGGTGAGAGAGAAGCTCGTTAAGGCTGACTGGTCGAACATCAAGGATGAGATTCACAATTATCTGAATGATAACTCCGCTGGAGAGGCCAGATACCAGCTCGCCTCAAAGGTCACGAAGCACTTCAACGTCGAAGGCTTTGAAATGGAGGTTCGGAAAAATATCGACCGTCACCTTTACGCGATGCGCGATGCTATCGAATTTGCGCGTAAAGAACGGAGCTTTTTCAATCGAATCTTAACAGATATTGACGCGTACTTGGACAAGCTTGACGTTAACGCTCTAGTTCAACACGTACTGGATCGGCCTAAGCCAGAGACTAAGCCAGAATCCAAGCCTAGCAGCGAACCGCAGATCTTTGACAGCTCAACTTAAAGGTTTACTTTTGGCAGCGGATGGATAAAATCCAATCACGATTCCAGCTCTTCCTGAATGAAGGCGTGATCAAGCTCCCTCAGAAGCTGTTGAAGGACGCGACAGACCACTTCAATTACTGGGCGCTGGCTCACGTCTTGCACCACGGGCTCAAGAAAGCTGGGAGAGATCGCGACGAGCAGCAATTTGTCCTCGCAGCGATCAAGAAGGCTGCCTTCGACGCCGGGGTCAAGATGCCGACCTCGACCGACATCGGGAAGGCAGGTCGGAACTCGACGCTCGTTCGTCGCTTCCAGCTGGGTGATCTGCCGGCGTCTTACCTCAAGAGCCTCACCCGCGTGAGCGGCGCGGAGGAGAGGGACGTCAAGCGACTCTTCGGCAGCATCGACATCAAGTTTAAGATCTTCTTCGTCCCCCACTCTAAGACGAGAATCGGTCCGTACTGGTCGGCTGACGACCAAGAGATCGGAGTCTCGACCGTCCACGCGCACCTCTCCTCCAAGGACTTTAAGAACTTCTCGGATTACTCGCCTGCGACGATCTCGAAGCGGATGCACGTAGCTCTAGGGGACATCGAGCACGAGCTCACCCACGGAATCCAAGAGCTTGTGCTTCAATTTCTGCACAAGGAGCAGAGCGACCCTAAGGGAGACTCCGCGCTTCACGGCAAGGGCGAGACCGAGTACTACTTGCTAGCTACCGAGTTCGACCCGTGGATCAAGACCTCGGTGCGCCGCTTTAGAACGGTGGTGCAACACCACAAGGCGGAGCGCAACCTCACCAAGCAGAAGGAGCTCTTTCAGAGCTACTCTCAAGGTGACGGTAGCGACTTCTTCGCCGTTCTCAAGAAGCACGATCCGGAGCGCTGGAAGAAGGCGGTGCGGATCGCGTGGTCTAGCTACGAGGACAAGTACCTCTAAGCACCACTAAATAGGTTCGTGAGTCTACGAGCCTATTACTACAACAAGCAGCTCAAGAAGTTCATCACGGCGTTCGCCAACGTCTTCACGGGCCTCGAGGTGAGGACCGGGAAGGGCAAGGACGGCAGCGTCTCAACGATCCAGGTGCCGATCGTCTACGGGTCACGTGACCGCGTCGTTCAAGCGATCGCGTCCTCACACACCCAGAACAAGCTCTACACCTTGCCGATGATGGCGTGCTACCTGCAGGCGATCATCATCGATCCGACCAGGCTTCACGGCGTTAACCAGATGGACCGACGCCGCTATCTCCCGCAGGGCGGTGTCATCCCTGACGACATCAAAGCGCTCGTTCGGGTGATGCCGATCCCGTACACGATGCAGATGGAGCTGTCGGTTCACGCGTCGAACACCGATCAGCTCTTCCAGATGATGGAGCAGATCCTGATTCTCTTCGACTATGACATGCAGGTCGAGTTCAATGACGCCGGGCCAGACTGGGCTCGCATCACGAAGCTCGTGCTGACGTCGATCAACAACGAGGAGGTCTACCCGGCTGGCACTGAAAAGCGGGCTCTAGTCTGGTCTCTCACCTTCGACCTTCCCGTCTGGTTGTCGCCGCCGGCCGAGATCCGCACGAACATCATCAACGACATCAAGATCCGGTTCGGCAACATCGACGGCTTCGAGCTCAACGAGATCGACGCCGACGGAAACCCAGCTCCGTTCAACGAGATCTTCACGTCGATCGACATAGCTTCCGATGACGTGCTACCTTGACCTGAAAATTCACTCCTAGATAAATACCCTCGCTACCACTTGGAGCACTAGGAGAACGAATGGGCACTCTCTCACAAATCGGCATTCCGGGCATCGGGAACACGATCCTTCACCCGAGGCAGAAGAACCGTTGGCGGGTCATCTTCAGCGGACTCGGCGGTCTTCTGGGAGCAAGCTCGACGGCTCCTAACGACCTCTCGCTCCAGCTGACCACCTTCACGCGTCCGAGCCTCTCGTACGAGGAGGTCCAGCTTGACCGCTACAACTCGCGCGTCTACGTCGCTGGCAAGCACACGTTTGACCCGTGCACCCTGACTGTTGAGGATGACATCACCAACCGCGCGGTGAGCGCGATCCAGAACCAGCTCGAGGCGCAGCAGCGCTTGATCGGCGCGACGGGCCCGTGGCTCAACACTGAAGCGACCGCGTTCGGCTACAAGTTCGGCATGATCTTCGAGGGCCTGGACGGCAACGAGACGGTCACCGAGACCTGGAAGTACGAGGGCTGCTTCATCCAAGCTGCTGACTTTGACCAGGGCGACTACGCGACCGGCGAGAAGTTCCTCATCACCGTCACCGTTCGTTACGACCACGTTCGTCATGACCTCGCCCCATCCGTCACCGGATCTGCCGTCGGCGGGTTGGTAAACGCGTAAGTAAGGGAGGTCCCCGATGGACCTCCTTCGGGAGCTTACCCAGATCCTCGAGGGTCTTGAGGATCATAAAAAGTATCCGCTCGTTGATCGGGTCAACGCCGACCTGGTCAACGAGTTTATGCACAAGAAGCCTGCCCGCTGGGCTGACCTTGACAGCTCTGCCAAGAAGATTCCGCTTGAGCGAGTCAAGGCGATCTTCGGCGGAGATCTTCGCCGTCGCTCCTTTACGATCAAGAGCCTCTGGGGTGAGCGCCCCGAGAGCCCCTCCTCAGAATTTGTCGACTCTTTTAGAAATTACAAGGAGCCGATCGTGGTCGTAGATGACAAAAAGCACCCCAAGTACGTGATTCACTCCGGTGGCTTCAATTATCCGCGCTACATGACGGCCGTCAAGTGAAACTTCTTGAAGAGCTCGTCCTCCTCCTAGAAGAGATCAGCGATCCCTACGTGGTTACGCTGGGGCGCCCTAAGAACTGGCGCCCGTTCAAGGATACGCCAGCAGGGGCGAACCTCGATGAAGATCCGCACACTTACTTGATGATCAAGACCAAGCAAACCGCTGGCATTCCCATGGCGGTGATCCGCGATCTGGGACTTAGTTACACAGACGGTGACGGCAAGATCCGGGGGAAGGCGCGCACTCTAGGGGTCGTGAAGGTGTCAACTCTAGAGGGCAAGGAAGCTGGCAAAAAGAGCCGGTCTGTCGGGTTCTACAGTTGGAAGCCTACCGGATTAGTTTTCTGGTTCAAGAATAAGTCTGAGAGCGAAGCTAAGGAAGCCATCGAGCAGCTGTTAGAGCCGGTGCTTAAGCGACAGAATAAGTACGTGGCCGCTCGAGAGAGGGCGAGAGAGACCGCGCCACGGCGTCGAAAGGAAGCGGCAAAATATTATTCAGAGCGGCGCAAGAAGGAGCTTGAAGAGCTCAAGCAGAAATACGGAGCCGACATCGTGGAGCGAGTAAAGGTCAAGTCGATGTCCCACGAGGGTGATGACGGGTACCAATGGGCGATGTTCGTCGACGGCCGTCGAGTTCGATCAGGGATGAAGCAAGCCGAAGCTAGAGCCGCGCAACGCTCACAGTGGAGCTATCTGAAGCGGCTAAAGGAAATGACCCCCGAGGAGCGACTTAGGGAAATCAACGCCGCCCGCGGCCTGCAAGCTTACTTCATGCTTCAGGCTATGGAGGACGACGTTGATTTGCATCTCGCCGTGATCAAGCAGCACGCGAAAGAGCTAGTTGACGCGAACGACTTAGCCACTGATACGATCGAGAACGCAAAGGTTAATGACGAACAGGCGAGGAAGATCTATAACGACCTCATCGCTAAGCTTAGGAAGAAGACATGATCATCGTAGAACTGCTCGCCATCCTCGAGGCTAAGATCGATCCGAAGAAGTGGCCTGAGCTCAAGGCCTACTGGGACAAGTACGGCCACGGCACCAAGTTCGAAGACCTCGACGGTATCAAGGTACGAAGTGACGGCAACTACGTCGTCGTGCGCTGGAAGGAGGAGGGCGGCAAGGTAGGACTCGCCGACCTAGCGAAGTACACCGGAGGTCCGTGGGAGATGCAGAACGACAGCTTCGACGAGATCACCGAGGGTGACTGGCGGAAGCTGAAGATCGTTCCAGACTGCGACTGGTTCACGATTCCCGGCCACCCCGACTACGACGAGGAAGAGTAAGAAGCCTTGCACCACCAGGTCAGCTAGGCTAAATAGGTAACCACCTCCGCGGTAGACGCGGTTAGCACGGGAAAGCTCAAGATGGCGTTGGAACTTCTACTAGAATTGCTGGATTCGACCAGCGAGAAGTCTCCTGAGATTCAGGAGATGGCGCCATTCATCCACGCCATCGCGAGACTCTTGTTCGGTACTAAGGCTCGCGCCGTCAAGGACTCTAAGCGCGGCAAGGAAGCCAAGTTCTTCGGGGTCGCTCACGAGCGAAGCCGGATCAAGGACCCGAAGGGAAAGCCGCTGATGCTCACCTTCGATAACAGCACCGACTCCGGCGAGTTCGAGATCAACTCGCTACTCAAGCTCGATATCGAAAAGGACGGCGACATCGACCTGGAGATCAAGAAGCTCTTCAAGGAGTTTCAGGTCAAGTCCAAGAAGAAGATGAACTACGTCATGCAGGGCGACCGCTACGTTCTGCGCGAGATCCACCTGGGCAAAGAGATCAACGAGCTCACCGTCGCGATGGTCGAGAAGCTCCTCAAGTTGCTCAGCAACAAACCCGAGAAGGTCGAGGAAGCCATGACCTCTGGCGAAATTGTTGAGTTTATCAAGAAAGAGACAAGAGAAACTCAAAACTCAGATCATCCGGCTGGCGATCGCGCTTACGCAAGGGCGATCGACGATGTCATCAAGAAGGCTAGCAAAGCTGATTTAAAGTTTGCGCAAGAACAGCTAAATGCTGCGATTAAAGAGGGCAGCTTCGGAACCGACACCCTCACCCCAGCTGCTGCAGGTAAAGTTTGGGGTAAGTTTGCTGGATGGCGCGCTGCCGTAAAGTTTCTCGGAGGTAAGCTTCCCAAGGACGTAGAAAGCGCATCGTACCTCGACGATCTTTGGGACATCAAGCCGGGAAGGGTCGAGGAAGCGATGACGAAGAGCTTCATCACAGAGGCTGACTTCAACTTGATTCTTGACTGGTTCTCGTCGACGTCTGGCGGCCCGCAGATGGCTGACTACGCGGACAAGATCAAAGAGCGGATGCCAGGCGTGCAGCCTTGGACCTGGAAGCAAAATAAGCACTCTCTCATCAAGAAGCTCTCCAAGAAATAATGGCGGTCAAGCAATCCGACGTCCCGCAGATCGCTCAGCAGGTCGGCGTCGACCTCTCGAGGTCGAGCGCTGAGAGCGCGTCTAACCTGACCGCGCAGATCGCCGCCTGGAACGACCAGAACGCCAGCCCGGGTGACATCCTCGCGGCGACCCGCGGGATCCCGGGCACGGTCGGCGGGATTCCGGGGATCGGTAGCTCGATCCCCCAGATCGGCCGAATTCCGCTCCCGACCGCCGAGATCCCGAACATCTTGGGGCCGCTCAACCAGATCAACCTCGGCGTCGCTGGAACATGGGAGGCGACCCACTACGCGAACGATCTCAACGCCCACCACCCGAAGTTTAAGTTTCTCTTTAAGGTCGAGTTCCAGGGCTTCACGGCGAAGAACTTCTACCGGTATGTCCATCGCATCGACAAGCCCAAGGTGCGCTTCAACCACCAGGACATGAACTATTACAACTTTCGGACTCGCGTCTTGACCCACATGACGTTCGAGCCCCTCGCGATCACGTTTCTCGACGAGATCGGCAACAGCGTCAACAACTTCTTCGCCACCTACATGGCCGAGCGCTCGGGGCAGGGCGAGGGCCACGCCGACACTGACGCTGGTTTGGGCAAGGCTACCTCGACGAAGTCTTATCCCAACGGATATTCAGCCGGTCGTAAGATCATCGTCGAGCAGATCTTTGCGAACGGCACTCACTCGAACTGGTTCACCTTCATCAACCCCCGCATCGAGGCGTTTGACTTCGATGAGCTGAACATGGAGGACAGCCTGGGCTCGCTGCTCACGGTGATGTTCTCCTATGACGCGTTGACCTGTGACACCCACGAGCGATCGCGACTTTACGGCTGGGGTGAGACTGACCTGCTCAAGGGCGGCGACTATCCCGGCAAGAACGCGGGCGACGAGAGCGGCATGTATCGAGCTGGAGCCATCTCCGCGACGGGGAAGCCGACAGGCCGAGAGGTTAAGCCACCGACGACCTCGTCGAACTACGCGGCGCCTGACCTCGGGGAGTATCCTGACGAGGCCACGCAATCCGCGGCGCTAGAGGGACTAACCGCGCCGACGTACGAGGGGCCAAATCCAGAGGGGGCGCCAGCCTGGGTTTCAGAGAACTCCACCGATACGATCATCAATCGTAACGTCCAAGAGACCTTTACCTCAGTTCGCTCCGGGCTTAACCTCAATCCCCTGCTAGGCATCACCGTCAAATAGCCTTCTAGATCTCGAAGCCGTTAAATATTCTAATGGCTAAAGGAATCTACACTCCAGAAAATCCAGCGAAGTATCACGGTGACGCACGCGCGTGTAAAGAATGCGGCTTCACCTTCAAGTCAGTAATGAGTCTTGCTCGTCACTTGACTCAAAAGCATGCAATAACTTGTCAAGCATACTGGGATAAGCACTTTCTGATTACGAATTGTATTGAATGTGGAAAACCAACCAAGTTCAAAGGCATTGGCAAAGGGTATGCTAAGGTATGCTCACATGTTTGTGGCGGGGTTAACTTTAGAAAGCAATTGAGAGCTGATCCTTACAAACAAGAGCAGTTTGCACGGCGAGTTTCATCTAATCAAAAAGCAATTTGGAGTCAACGTTCAGACAGCGAGAAGAAAGCTATTTTTGAGAAGATAGCCTATACTTCATTTAGATCTAAAATCGTTAATCGCCCAACAACGATCGTGTTTGACGACGCATGGTGGAAGTTACAAGCTCGTGTGTCACGAAATCTTGACGAGGTGTTCTTTGACTAATTTAGGAAAAAAGTCCAGGAACAGGGGAACGGCAAAGGGATTATTTAGACCTACCAATCCCCACAAATATCTGGGGGATCCATGCAAAATTCGCTTTCTCTCGAATTGGGAGCGCTTTTTCATGCAGTGGTGTGACCGAAACCCGAACATTCTCAGGTGGGGATCGGAGGAGTTTCGCATCCCCTACTTTCACCCTGTCAAGCAGAAGATCTGCAACTACATTCCGGACTTCATCATCAAGTATCGGGACAAGGATGACCGCATCATCACCGAGATCCTCGAGGTGAAGCCGGCCAAGGAGGCCGTTCTCAACCTCCCGGGACGCAAGAAGATCTCGACCTACGACCAGGTTCAGCTGGCGATCAACAACGCAAAGTGGAAGGCCGCTAAGGAGTTCTGTGAGTCACACGGCATCAAGTTTCGTGTTCTCACCGAGCACCAGCTCTTTAGAAAATGACCAACAACTCAGATAACTCGCACGTTCTCAACGATCTCTTCAACGTCGGTGCCGCTCCGCCTCCTAAGGAGATCCAAGCGATCACCGACCCTGGCATCACGACCGCCCTCGTCCGTCCGTCGACCGGTGAGCGAGTCATCAGGCCTGAGGCTCCGCCAGCGGAAGAGGTGATCGCGGGTGAGGAGCGACTTGAGGATCTCGCGATCGACTCGAAGCTAGAACGGGTCCACGAGTCCGCGATCGAGGCTTACAAGTCACAGTTTAAGCTCTCTCAAGAGGTCGAGTCTCGCTTCTCAGCTAGAAACGCTGAGGTAGCCGCCCAGTACTTGAAGATCGCGCTCGACTCGGTCAGCCTGCGGGTTGACTCGAAGTTCAAGCGAAACAAGATCAAGCTCGCGCAGGAGAAGAAGGAGGAGGGGGCGAAGGGAAGGGGCACGATCCTCGTCGCGGACCGCAACGAGGTGCTTCGGGTCCTCAGTCAGGCGCTCCAGCAGAGCTCGCCGGCGGAGAAGACCGTCGAGGGTGAGGTGCTACCGGAGATGAAGAGTGAGGCTGAATGAGCTCGTCGGAGTCAAGAAGCTCCAAAACTTTCGGACGGATGAGCTCGTCGACTTTCTAGATCTCTACACGCCCTACAAGCAATCTGGACGGGGTAATTTTTCGAGGGTCTTCGAGAAGGACGGAGAGATCTACAAGTTCTGGGCGCTTGACCCAGCTTATGAGCGCTTTGTCAAATATTGTTTGGCAAACAAGGGCAATAAGCATCTGCCGAGATTCTTATCTGACGTCAAGACCTTGACGGCGTTTCACACTAGGCACCGTGATCACCCGAGAAAGCTCAAGTACGTCAAGATGGAGATCCTCGAGCCGTCTGAGATAAAGGACGCGTTCTTCAAGACCATTAACGATTACCTGTTCGGGCGTCCTCGTCGAGTGAGCGCCGACATCTTGAGGACTCGTGAAGAGGTATATCAAGAGTACGAGAAGCTTTACGGTAACAAGTATCAGAGCTTTCTTGAGACGGTTCTAGACGTGTGCGACCACGTGCGAAAGGGAGCTTCGTCGACCTTCTACCCCGACATCAGATCGGTAAACGTGATGGAGCGCGACGGGGTGCTAGTCCTCACGGATCCTGGGTATGACGAGAGGGAGACGTACGACTGGGGAGACATCACTAGCCTCGAGGTTAGAAATCCCGACGAGCGAGTGAGCGGTCCGAAGCGTGACAAGAAAACTTTCAAGGGTACTCCATGAAATTTGCCGCATTCCTGCAGCTGAACGAGGGCCTCTCAGACGACCTGGACAAGGCCGTCAAGCAACTTCTACCTCACTTGAAAGCGCTTGACTACAAGAGCACCGAGGAGAAGGTGCTCGACGCGGTGCAGCTCTTGCGAGACGGACTCGAGAGCGGAAAGATCTACAACGTCGACTATAACACCGCGAAGCAAGACCTCTCGCGCGCTCTCTCGCTGATCTGGGACGCGCAGTATAACCACAAGGTTGAGAACCACGACGGTAACACGAATAGGTGGGTATCTGAGAAGATCGGTCACGACTTCTACTACACCAACGTCCAGCTCAACACGCTAGCCAAGGCCAAGCGCTACCTGGACAAGGTCGACCGTCAGCAGCTAGTCGCTGACCACGGGGAGAGCGCGGGGAAGATCATCGACGGCTTCAGGGACATGCTTGAGGCTGGATTAGTGTTCAACGAGGCGGTCAAGCAACTTAAGCCAAAGATCGTGATGGGACGCAAGCCAGCTCAAAACGCCGATCCGAACGCCTTCGTGTCGAAGCTGGGGAGCGTCGAGTCCCAGCAGCTGATTCACGACTCGTTGCTCAAGAGCGTTGAGGCTCAGCTAGACTCTTACGAGAAGAACATCAAGGCCTGGCTGCAAGGCCAGCTTGACCAGATCGAGAACGCAGGCGAGTACGAGTATCCGACACACCGGCAACGCGATCCGCAAACGATCTTTTTGGTCCAGCGTTGCTTCGAGTTCAAGCACGAGTACATCAACGGCAAGGAGCGGGGCGCCAGGTACTCGAACCTCAAGCTGAACGAGACGGGAAAGCACTTCCCAGCGAAAGAGGCGAAGCAGATGCGTGACTTCATCCAGACGCGCTTCCTCAACAAGGCGATCAAGAAGCTGAGCGACATCGTCGACAAGAAGGGTAACCTCGAGAAGATCGAGGAGCTCCCGCGTCGACCGGTCCACGTCAGCCGCGGCTCGGCGACGGTCGAGTGCGCCTTCAAGTTCTCCTTCGCCGACGGCTCTCACTTCTCGGTGATCAACAAGGCCGTCTCGAAGTTCTCCTACACAGGCAAGCCGTTCGACCAGTACCCGACCACCTTCCACGACGTCGTCTTTCCTGACGGCAGCAAGCTGCGGATTCCGTCAGAGGAAAAGATGGTCAAGGTCTTCACCACCGGGAAGAACGAGTGAAGCTCTCAAGCCTCCTCGAGGCCCCGCTCGTTGACGTCTCTTACCACAAGGGCGAGACGAGTGACCGAGACTATCAAGGCTCTGGCTTCTCAAAGGCGGATCTTCAAGTGATCTTGAAGAACATTCGTGAGGAGACCTATCTCCGAAAGCTCAAGAAGATCCCGTTCGATCTCTACGTTTACTTCATCGACGACGAGAGGTTGAACGCGTTAGGTAGCATTTTCCCCGAGCGACCGATCGCTCATGGAGAGCTGCGCAAGCACTTAGATAACGCGAGAGAGCACTCGAAGTCGGGATCGATCGCCACAAAGATTCACGGAACGATCGCCCTCTTCATCGGAGAAAAGATCCTCGCGAGGCTCGACAAGGAGCCCACCTCGGTTCACTTCGTCATGGGAGACAATTATTCGGATACCCACCCGATCGCTCCCACCCCGTGGATCGTCGTCCACCGCTTCCTCCACGCGGTAGCTCAAGATACCGAGATGCTCAGCGTGAAGCCGATCGAAAATCTCAGATCACTCATTAGCAAAAACTACCGCAAGCTCGTGAAGCATCTTTCGGGGAAGATCTACTACATCTGATGAACCTTCTCGAGATCCTCAACAAGCCAGCGGACTACAAGATCGACGTTGCCAAGAACGATCGCTTCGTCGCATCTGCGGTGATCAAGGGTCGAGAGATCGTCTTCGCCGTTGAGCTGATCGGGCGTGTGGATCCAGACTCAAAGTGGGTAGTGCGTGATGGTGATCGCGGGCAAGATATTTGGGAGATGTCGTTCGCCGAGATGCAACCCACCCACGCCGGGATGAAGAAAGGCACCTATCAGCTCACCAAGTCTGGCGGTGAGTTCGAGGTCTTCGCGACCTGGCGAAAGTTCATGGAGGAGTTTCTCCAGCGCTACCATCCTGGCAAGATCGTCTTCACGGCCGACAAGGATCACAGCCGAGCTGATCTCTACGCCAAGCTGCTCAAGCGCTTTAACATGCCTGGCTACAAGGTTAATCGCGAGGAGTTCGGCAAGGTTGACAAGTTCGTGATCATCAAGGAGAGCCGCGAGTCTTACCAATATCCACCCTTCAAGAACGGCGAGATAGTTACGAGGGAGAACATCAAGGACTGGGCAGACGTAAACGACGATCTCGGCGAGGTCGTTGACGAGCTCGGTTCAGATCTTAAACTTGTTTACGAACTTGCAAGTTATGAGTCGCTCGGCAAGGTAGCAGCTTGGTGGGATACCTTCGAGAGGGGCGGAATCAAGGCGCTCGCGGAGGATAAGTGGTGGTACGGCCTCGAGGTAGATCGAATCAACGACGTCGTCGAAGCGGTCAAGAAGGACAAGAAGATCTGGTTAGTCTTCGTCGCTGGCGATGCCGGCGAGACGATGGCAGCGAAGGGAGACGTGATCACCGGTTATCACAGGCTAGCAGCATATAAGATCCTCGGTCTCAAGAAGATTCCGGTGATCTACGCTTACAGGGACGAAGATGTCAAGTAAAGAGTTTACAAAGAAGCCAAATCAAGAATACGCGTATTCGGCGCACGAGCTAGATGAGCTCAAGAAGTGCATGGCCGATCCGGTCTACTTCATCAGTAACTACTGCTACATCCAGAACCAGGAGCTGGGACGAATCCTCTTCAAGCTCCGCCCCTACCAGGTTCGGATCATCAGAGCGTTTCAAAACAATCAACGAAACATCCTTCTGATCGGACGCCAGTCAGGGAAGACCGAGACGACCGCCGCATACGCGTACTGGTTCGCGATCTTTCACCCCGACAAGAACGTCCTCGTCGCCTCGAACAAGCAAAAGGGAGCGACCGACATCATGAACCGAATTCGGTACATGTATGAGAGCACACCTGACTTTCTCCGGCCGGGCTGCCCGTTCTACAACCGCGGCTCGATCGAGTTTGACAACAAGTCAAAGATCTTCTCCGAGGCGACCACCGAGAACACCGGTCGCGGTAAGTCTAACGCGCTGTTCATCTGCGACGAGCTAGCCCACGTCAAGAAGCGCATCCAGAAGCCGATGTGGGTGTCGATCTACCCGACGATCTCCTCAGGGAAGCTCAAGTGCATCATCATGTCGACGCCGAACGGAGACACGGACCTCTTCTCCGAGCTGTGGCGCCAAGCCCTGTCGGAGACGAACGGATTCCACGCGGAATACGTTGACCTCTCAGAGGTGCCCGGACGCGACGAGAAGTGGCAGAAGGCGCAGATCGCTGACATCGGAGAGCTCGAGTTCAGGCAAGAGTATAAGTGTGAGTTTCTCTCGTCGGATCCCCTCTTGATCAACTCGCTCGTTCTCAACAGGCTCAAGCCAGAAGCGCCGATGTACGTTGACCGCGGGTTCGCGTTCTGGAAGGAGCCTGACCCACGAAAGACCTACGTGATCGGGGTTGACGTCGCGGAGGGCGTCGTCCAAGACTTCTCGACGATCGTGGTCTTCGAGCTAGACACTCTCGACCAGGTCGCCGAGTTTCGCAGCAACAAGGTCAAGGAGAATCAGCTCTATGACGCGATTTGTTGGCTAGTAGGCAAGCTGCTCTCGATTCGAGATCCCCAGACTCGCCGTCGCGCCCAGATCTTTTGGTCGTTTGAAAACAACTCGGCTGGCGCCGCCCTCGGCGCTCTTCACCTTGACAATGACAAGTTTCCAGAGGAGGCTGAGCTGCTCAACAGCCGCAAGGAGCGCTTCGGCATGCGGACGGTCAACAAGGCCAAGATCGAGGCTTGCCGCTTGCTCAAGAACCTCATCGAAAAGAAGAAGGGACACTTCAACATCAAGTCTGAAAAGCTGATCCACGAGCTCAAGAACTACATCTCGACCGGCGCGTCGTATCAAGCCAAGCACGGGTCGACCGATGACTTGATCGCCGCGATCTTGATCGTCTGCCGAGTCATCCAGCAGATGTCGACCTTCGAGCCTGAGGTCTTTGATAAGCTCTATCGTGACCAGGGAGAGCAATTCGACGAGGTCGAGGGTAGCAGCGGATACCTCGAACCTATGCCGTTCATGGTGGTATAAATATTTGCTCTTATGGCGACCGGCACTGTAGAAGTAAATTTTGGAGCTTTTCCAGGAGACTATGAGAAAACCGTGGACGTCACTGGAGTAGCAGGATTCACCAGCACGTCTCTGCTCGAGGTGTGGGTGATGCCCATAGCCACGGCGACGCACACGGTCGACGAACACTTGATGGAGAGAATTCGAGTCCAAGCGTACTATCTCTCCGCAGGGTCGTTTCGAGTGGTAGCTCAGGATAACTCTGGGGTGATCTCGAAGCATCCGAACGATTCCCTGCAACCCCGCAAGCGGCGCTTGTATGGGTCTTATACGATAGGGTGGGCAACGACATGAGCGCGCAGATCGCGGGAGATACCGGAGTACTGGTCGAGGTCGATGAGGCGAAGAACTTGCAGGTGTTCCAGACTCATCCAGGCTATCCCTCCGCGGGGGGTTGGTACAGTGTTGCTGGCCGAAGCGGAACCGCGGCGATCGCCGCCGCGCTCGCCACCGACACCTCTCTCATGTCGGCTCGTCTATCCGTCTCCTCCACCCGCCGAGCGTATATCATGAGGATGCGAGTCAACATGGGAACGCTCACCGCAGGCGCAGCCGGTGGAGTTCCATCCATCTTAGGCTTGCAGAGATTCAACGGCGCTACCCCGTCCGGCGGCGTCCAGCGCACCGCGGCCCGTTTCGCTCTAAGCAAGGGCTCGGCATCGGACATCACCGACATCAGAGACAACAATGCGGCGCTGACGATGACGAGCGTAGCGTTTCTGGATGAGATCGCTTGGACGTTGACTCCGACCAACGGCGCAGGTGTTTCAAACTATGACTGGATCATGGAACCGGATGCTCCGATCGAGCTAGCCCCGGGCGAAGGCCTCTGTCTTCGCACGAGGCAGGTCGGTCCAGCGACAGCGACGTGGTTTTTCACCTACTCAATGTATTGGTACGAAAGGTAAAAATGTCCCACAAGGAATACATCTCAGGATCGGCTTTCACGACAGACGAGCTTCCGATGGATTGCATCCGTTGGATTCCGCCAGCAGGCGGGACGTATCACGTCACGATCGCAGTGGTCGGACGTCGCATCGATGGGCCTGGCGACATCGCTTTTACTCAGTTGGCGCTGTACACCAGCCGTGACGGAGTTCTCTCGCAAGTCGGAAAAGCGCCAGAGTCGAAGGTAACTTCTCACAACCAATATGCCGTGGACGTGACGATCAACAACCCTGAGATCGTGGTCTCCGTCTCTGGGTTAGCAGGTCACACCATCCAGTGGCAGGGCGAGATCAACGGGTTCCAGCTCGGGCCGTTTTAAGATCATTGTAAATAACCTCATGTCAGATCTTCTCTTTCTTCTCGCAATCTGCGTCGTTGTCGGATTCTCTCTCTATTTTTTCTCGAGACGCGAGGACGAGCAAGATGAGGAGGTAATGAAGAAGACCGACGCGTTTAGGAGTCCTGATCCTGCCAAGGATGAGGTAGCTCCGAGCGTCGTCAAGGAAGAGGTCTGGCCCTTCCCGACGGTTCGCCCAGAAGATCTAGGCGCAATCATCGGGGATCCAGACGTCCCAGCCCCTAAGAAGAAGCGCGTCACACGCAAGCGTAAGCCTGTAGCAAAGAAGCCACCTAAGTAACTCCAAGCTACTTGATCTAAGTTCTCAACCATGAGGAGATCGAGTAGTGTCCTACGTCATCGAAAGTTCTTGGAAGTGCATGCACTGTGGTCAAGTGACAGAGTTCAAGTATGCTGGTGCCAACCCCGAGTTTTGTAGCAACGTTTGCAAGTTTAGGTGGCGCGACGAGCGCTGGCAGATCGAGAAGTTAATCGCAGACCTCTCAAGAAAATTTCCCGGTACTAAATTGGCGGATAAGATGCTTTCGCTATGGGATTCACGACGCAAGAGCGAGAAGCGGTAGTCGCGAGATATCAGCGCAGGATCGAGCTCGGGCGTCTCACGTTTGCACCGATCGGTGTCGGGAATTACTGCACCGGCACGATCGTGCTAGTGGGAGAGCAAGCTTCAAACCCGACGGAGAAGACCGCCAACCAGCAGCCCTTTTGCTCCGATAAGGGCTGCTCTGGCTGGTTGAACTTGCTTCTCGAGCAAGAGCAGATTCCAGAGGAGAAGCTCTTCTGGCTTAACGCCAAGAACAACGACGGCACGCTGATTGATCCCAAGGTGATCGAGAACATCGCACCGAAGGTGGTGATCACCCTGGGAAAGACAGCGTGCGACCTCCTCTCGAGGTCTAACATCTCTTACCTCCACCACTATCATCCGCAGTATTGGAAGCGCTTTCGGAACAAGCAGCGTTACCCGCTCTTGGACACTCTCGACGCCTTCGTCAGATACTGAGAAAATATCATTAAGCAAGTCAGCGGTTTAGTATGGCTCATGAATAAATACTTCGTGAACGCATCGAGCGATGCCCACACATTCATAACTGTGTAAGACCGCAATAATCGTAATAAGGGAAAGTCATGGCTCTTGACCTCGCGCAGCTGAAAGCTGCATTCGCAAAGAAGTCCGAAACTTCCGGTGGTGAAAACACCGGCTTCTGGGATAAGTTCTATCCCTTCTACAAGATGGGCTTCGACGAGACGGTCGTCTTCCGCTTCCTTCCGGATCTGGATGACGAGAACCCGCTGGCGTTCATCGTCGAAAACATGTATCACAAGTTCAAGGTGAACGGTCAGGACAAGCGAGTTGCTTGCCTGAAGATGTACGGTGAGAAGTGCCCGGCCTGCGACCTGTCCAAGCAATTCTACGACCAGGGCAACAACGACATGGGCCTGATGTTCTGGAGGAAGATCGATTACATCGCCCAGGGCCTGGTGCTGTCGTCTCCGTTCGAGTACCCGATCGCTCCGACCGAAAATCCGGTTCGCATGGTCTCGCTCATGAAGAAGATCTACAAGAAGATCGAGACCGAGATCGTCAAGGGCGACATGGACCAGATTCCGTGGGACCTGGTCAACGGATACAACTTCAACATCAACAAGACCAAGCAAGGCGAATACGCCGACTACTCTGGCTCCGCCTTCGCCCGTCGGTCGTCAGCGATTCCCGAGGACCTGATCGCGCGCATGGAGCTTCACGACCTCAAGAAGTTCCGCTACGCCAAGGTCGAGCGCGAGCAGATCGAGGCGATGATCGAGGCCGCTCTCACCGGAAAGTCCTACGAGGCTGAGAAGGGCGCAGCGTCGCCGGCCGTCCAGGCGGCGATCAACGCGCCGAAGGCTGCTCAACCGGCTGAGGCCGTCGTGCAAGCGATGACCCAGGCAACTCCGGCGGCGGCACCGACCGCAGCTGAGGCAGGCGGACAGAAGCTCTCCGCCTCCGAGATCCTGAAGAAGCTGAAAGAACGTTCGGCTGCTCAGCAGAGCAAGTAACGAACGCGCGAGGCTACCTGTCTCACGACAGGTAGCCTCTCATCTCTCTAAGGATTCACGATGTCGAAGGTAGTTCTTCCCTTTCTCAAGAAGTTTAAGAAGCAGATCTCTGACCTCGAGAACGTCTCGCTCGAGTTTCGCCCACCCGCGTATTGGTACTCGACCGGAAACTACGCGGTCAACCGCATCCTCAGCGGTGACTACTTCAGAGGCATCCCGCAGGGGCGTGCGACGATCCTCGCCGGACCGTCAGATTCGGGCAAGTCCTTCCTCCTGAGCAACATCTATCGCGAGGCTCAAAAGGCCGGCGCGTTCATCCTCTCGATCGACTCAGAGGGTGCGCTTGACCCGACGTACCTCGGTAAGCTCGGCATCGACGTCAGCGAGGACAGGTTCCTCCCCGTCCAGGTCGTCACCGTCTCGGACGTCATCAAGGTCATCTCCGACTTCATCAAGCAGTACCAGGACACCTACGGCAAGTGGAACTTCAACGCGCCTCAAGTCGTCATCGGCGTCGACTCACTCGACATGCTCCTCACGGACACCGAGGACGAGAACGTCAACAAGGGCGTGCAGAAGGGCGACCAGGGCCAACGGGCCAAGCAGCTCAAGGCGTTTCTCCGCGGCAACGTCGTCTCGCGGATCAAAGCGTTGCCGATGTCCTTCATCGGCACGCACCAGGTCTATCCGGCTGACGTGCTGGAGGGTGAGGGCAAGTGGAAGATCAACGGAGCGATCCGCTACTCCGCGTCACAGATCGCCCTCACCACCAAGCTCAAGCTGAAGGCTGAGGACCAGGTCACCGGCATCAGGATGTACGTCGAGACCTTCAAGTCGCGCTTCGCGAAGCTCGGATCGAAGGTTGAGGTGCTGGTCCCGTACGACAAGGGCATGGCTCCGATGTCCGGGCTGACCGAGCTGCTCAAGCTTGACGGCGTCATCACCGAGCCGTCCAAGGGCTGGATGGCGGCTGAGTTTCCAGGCGAACCCGTCATGAAGTTTCAACGTAGCGACGTCGACGAGAAGCTCGCGATGAAGCTCCTCACTCACCCAGCTCTCAAGCGGATGGCTGCTCAGTTCGACGAGCTAGTCTCGACGCCAGAGCTAGATGTAACCGAAGAAGATGACGTGAAGGTGGTCACCGCATGAAAGCTACCGAATTTTGCTACTGGCTCCAAGGGTTCTTCGAGCTCTCTTCTGCCGGGCACCAAGTTGGAGGCCTCACTGCTCACCAGGCGGCGATGATCAAGAAGCATCTTGATCTGGTGTTCAAGCACGAGATCGACCCGTCGTATCCGACTCACCAGCAGGAGGAGCTGAACGCGATCCATGCCCCCAGCGGAGGCAGCGGAGTGATCAACCCAGGGATGTTCGACGGCCTGATTAGGTGCTGACATGAAGGGAATGCTACGTGACCTAGTGATGATCCTTCCGATCTCGGAGGGAATGGGACAGACCGAGTCTGGAATCACGGTCGTCACCCATGACAAGGGGCCTAAGAAGGGCGTCGTCGTCGCGGTCGGACCAGGCAAGATGGTCAAGGGAAAGTTCGTCCCGACCACCGTCAAGCCAGGAGATCAGATCGTCTACGTTCTCAACAACTTGCAAGAGGTCAAGGTCAAGGGCGACGTCCTCCACGTCGTTCCAGAGACCGAGGTCCTCGCGACGCTTGCGCCGTGAAATCGAAACCGCGGATAAAGCTGACGACGGTGGCACAAGCCGAGAGATCGGTCATCCACGCAGCCAAGCGATTGGTCAACGAGCGCATCGGGTACGAAGACTACGATAACCTTCTCCCCGGGGGAGTCGTAGGTGCGCTAGAAAAGCTGGAACGCTCCGTGGCTAAACTCGTCCGAATTCGCCGGGCTCAGGGAGCTAAGTGAGCCGCCTCATCGCCGACGCGAAGCGTGCGATCAAGCAGAACCAGGTGCCTGCCAAGATCGCCGAATATGAGTTGCTGATCGACGAGTCAGAGAAGCTCTTCGAGCTCAACGGCAAGAAGCTCGAGGACTCGGTCAAGAATCACGCCAAGGACCTCATGTTCTACGACATGATGCTCCAGGAGTGCAAGACGATCGAGTACATCGTCAAGCAAGAGATGGAGGCCGTTGAGTCGAACCTCTTCACCAAGCTGACGAGCATCGGTCACGGTCAGCGAGCGATCGGTACCAGGGAGGCACCCCAATACATCAAGGGAGATCCGGCGTACGTGAACCTCTACCAGATCTTGATCGAGGTGCAGTACACCCGCACGAGGTTAGAGGCTGTCGTCGAGGCTCTCAAGAGCATGGCGTACTCGCTCAACAACATCGTCAAGATTCGAGTGTCACAGCTCGAACATACCACACTGTGAGAAAAGCATGAAAGATAATCTAGAAGAGATCGGCGTCAAGCTAGAAACGCTCGAGAGTTTTCGTGAAACGATCAGGAGATTCTTTTCTGAGGCTGAAGTGATTCCGGTTCGCGGACCCTCTTTCGAGGTGCGTGACGGCAAGTATACGAAAACTCTCACCACTCGAGCGTTCGGGATCCAGGGAAAAGCTCCCTACAACCACACCATTCGCCCGGTCAGCGGCTACTGGATGGAAGATGACTCGGAGAGGTCACGCTCGTTGCTCATCGAGCTCTGGTACTCTCACTTCGCTGAGCAATTCAAGAGCGCGAGGCAGATCTTCGTCAATCAGTTGCCGAAGGCAACGATCATTCCCTACTACACGATCTCGCCAGAGATCTACGAGAAGGTAGAGATGGAGACGTCGGAGAAGCACGTTCTCATCGACCAGCCGATCTTCTCCTTCAAGGACGTTCACCCCGTGTACATCGGTACGTGCTACGCGTCGCTCCACGTGATCTCATGAGCCCAGACGTCATCGAAGAGCTCCTCGAGAGGATCATCGATCGCATCGACAACAGCTCACTCCTCGGAGCGGCGTGGGACTGCCACTACGCGGATGAGCAAGAGAAGTTCAAGAACAGGCTGCGGAAAACTCTAAGGGAGGTACTAAGTGGAAGGTGAACAATTGACTCTACCCGGGATCGAAGTTCAGAGCTTTTGCCCGGTTGGCTTGACGGGTGAGGACAAGGATAAGACCATCGAGGAGCTTCAGCGGATGCTCTCGCTACAGTTCGAGGTCATCGACTCGGTGCTCAAGCTCAACGATCAGCTCTTGAAGATGCTTGAGGCAGAGATTCTCTCACTGGAGAAGAAGCTTGGAGACCAGAGACCCGAAGAGCGAAAGCAACAGCTCTCTCAGCTCCGCGCCCAGCAGCTCGACCGTCCCTTCTTCCGGTAGAGTCGTCAACCTTCGGGTTGACGACTTCGACGTTTACATCGGTCGCGGCACGAAGTGGGGCAACCCCTTCGTCGTCGGCCGAGACGGAAGTCGGTCCAAGTGCGTCAAGCTCTACGCGGAGTGGCTGGCGACTCAGCATGAGCTGGTCGCCCAGGTTCGAGAGCTCAGGGGAAAGGTGCTCGGCTGCTATTGCAAGCCGAAGGCGTGTCACGGAGATCTTCTAGTAGAGCTAGCTAATGCTGACGACTGAGAAGCTGATGAAGATGTTCGAGAGCCAACTCTCCAGGGCCATGGCTTTTCAAGAGAGTCAAATCCCGACGGTCTCAGACTTGACCGCAGAGCAACTCGAGATCTCAAAGAAGGTATACGGTGACGACTTGAGCGACGAGACGCTACGAGCTCGCTACGAGTCATGGGTCGGGAAAAAGCAACTCTTTTTCATGGCCGAGACATTCGTTGATGGTTTACTCAAGATTCAGGTCTTGGAAGTGCATGACACCGATATTCCTAGCATGGCGGACAAGTGGGTAATCTCTCCATACGCTAACGACGACGGAATGGACAAACACGCTATCACGCTACCGCGGCTGAGAGAGCGTGTCTAAGATCTGCACCATCCACGTCCACGACGAGGTCAACTGCCGCGTCGACGGGCTTCAACCCCAGGACCTCCAGGTCATCTGGGAGAAGTTCGGGATCTTCGTTGACGGCTACTTTCACATGCCTGCGTACCAGCTCAGGCGGTGGGACGGGAAGATCCGGTTCTTCGACAAGAACGGCAAGACCTACACCAAGCTTCTTGACGAGATCGTTCCCTACCTTGACACGTGGGGCTACGAGGTCAAGCTAGAGGATCACCGCGTTCAAGCGCCGGTGATCACCGACAGGATCGGAGAGGAGTTCTTCAATCTCGACGACGGGTGGAAGCTCCGCCCCTACCAGGTCGAGGTCGTCAACGCGCTTCTCTCGGAGGGCTCAGGCTTCGCGGTCTGCGCGACCGGCGCTGGCAAGACGAGCATGTGCGCGGCGCTCGCGACCGTCCTCTACCTGAACGGTCTCCAGGTCCTCGTCATCGTGCCGTCATCCGACCTGGTCACTCAGACCGTCGATGACTTTCGTGACAAGCTCAGGATGTATCCGATCACGGTCGGCGAGTACTCCGGAAGCGACAAGGACATCGATCACCCGATCGTCGTCGGCACCTGGCAAGCGCTTCAAAATGTGCCGCACTACATGCAGTTCTTTCAAGCAGTTCTCGTTGACGAGGCGCACGGCGCGAAGGCGAACGTCATCAAGGACTTGCTGAACAACCACGGAAAGCACATCTCTCACAGATATGGCTTCACCGGAACGTTTCCGAAGCCCAAGGCTGACCAGTATAACCTCAAGGCGTCGATCGGCCAGATCATTCGTGAGGTCACCGCGCGCTGGCTGATCGACCACGGCTACCTAGCGGAAATCGAGATCATCCCTGTCGAGACGGTCGACGAGGATCCTGACCTACCCGACTACGCCTCAGAGCAGGCCTACCTCGCGAAGCACGGCGAGCGGACCGCCGCGATCGCGGCGTTCATCGCTGAGAAGCGCGCTGAGCTAGGCAACACTCTCGTGCTGATCAACCAACAGAAGCTCCAGCAGGGACGCGAGATGGCGGAGATGATCGACGGCGCGGTCTACATGGCGGGCGAGACGAAGAAGGACTTTCGGCGCGAGTACTACGACCGCTTTGACACCAACGACCACGAGTGCGGGGTGCTGTCGGCGGGGATCGCGGCGGTTGGGATCGACATCCCACGGATCTTCTGCGGTGCTCTGGTCGACGCACCGAAGTCGTTCGTCAAGTGCATCCAGGGCGTCGGGCGGACGCTCCGCAAGGCGGATGACAAGAACAGAGTCGTCGTCTTCGACGTCTACTCGAAGTTGAAGTACAGCAAGAAGCACTGGAGAGAGCGCAAGAAGTACTACGCTGAGGCGGAGTATCCGGTCAGCGACACCATCAAGCTGAGGTATTGACATGCAAACTTTAAAGTTGGCGCCTGAGTTGTTTCTGGCGCTAGAGAGAGGCATCAAGAAGGTTACCATCCGCCTGGGTCAACGCGATGTCACGCTCGGACGTTTGCTTTTTGAGAGCACGACAAACGTTGACGTCAAGAAGTCGGTTTTCGTGAGAAGTGTCACCCTCACGCGCTTTATCGATCTCTCCCCTGATGTTGTACAAGCCGAGGGAGCTAAAGATCTAGATGAGCTCTACGAGGCGATGCGGAAGTTCTATCCTAACCTCATGTGGCATGACGTCGTCACGGTGATCACATGGCTCTAAGCGTATCGCCGAGTCGCAAGATCTACTACGTATTCTCTGAGGCTGGAGGCGAGGTCGAAGCGATGTTCGACGAGCACGATAACATGTTCTCGTACTGGTATTGCAATGACGCTCACTGGCGCAACGAATATTTCGGACACTTCATGAAACAGCTCGGTGTCGAGGTGATCGTGGCTTCCAGACATCCCGAAATCTATGAGCGACTGTTCCAGATCTTGAAGCGAGAACTCATCAAGGACGGAAACTGGAACGAGGAGGACGAGTGAGCATCCTCTCCCATCACGGACCAAAATCCAAGTGCTTCGCTCCCTGCCAGCCCGGCACCTTCTGCGCGTGCACAGGCAAGATGATTCCCTACGAGCTCGCCGCGCTCCCCTCAGAGAGCAGCCTCATCGCGACGGCTCTCACGATGTACGCCGAGTGGGTGCACGTGCATGACGGTGATTCTCAGCTAGAGGAGAAGCTCTGGGAGCTAGCCACTAAGTATCGAAAGAAGCCCAACGATGAGACGTAAGATCTGCGTTCAGATTCAACCGAAGAAGACCGGACCGTACGGAGCCGCGATCGCGATCACGCGCTTGCTCGAGCTCGGCAAGAACGATGACATTCGTGAGCTCTTCATGTACCGCGGACGAGACCACGTCACCTTTACGTTCGTCGCGCGCAAGACAAGCTTGATCATCAGAGAGATTCGCACGATTGAAAAGATCCTCTGGAAACAAGCCGAAAACGGAGGGATGATCGCGGTGCGAGAAGGCTCTCGCGGCTGGGATAATTACACCATGCTCTACGGCAAGGGTGGAGCCTACATCAAGGAGAACACATGAAGATCACGATCGCAGATTTTGACTACACCAAGTCCGACGGCGACACGACCCACCGTCGCATCCTCGTGCTCGGCCGGCCGTCCGACTCTTACTTCGGCGTCGAGGTTGACTCGGAGAAGGACATTGACCGCTACGCCGCTTACCTTCTCGAGAAGGAGGAGATGGACGAGAAGCTCAAGAAGAAGCACAAGATCAACGACGCGACCGTGAGGTATCGTCGCTTCAAGGAGGACGGGATCACGGTCCTCGCCGAGGACAAGCGAGAGGTCTGATGGCTAAGAAAAAACGGCCTCCTGAGATGCAGGAGGCCGTTGACCTCTTCATGAAGTTTCTCAACGAGGTCATGGAGGAGGACTTTCGCCGCATGCGCGCGGGTTACGAGACGATCGCCGAGCGCTCAGAGCGACTCTCTCGACGCGACGCGCGCGGGCGCTGGAAGAAAGCCGAGTCCTAAACTAACAATTTTCTTTCACGGAAATTTGAGTTACAATCTCAAGGTCCAATCCAAAGGGAATGATGCAATTCTTAGCTGACTTCAAATTTCCATACATCATCGACAACGTCTCAGGTCCCGTCGTTCCGAAGTATTGCTGGTACTACGACGTTGAGGTCAACGACTTCCTCCTCAGGCCGATCCACCTTCTCGAGGAGACCACTGGCCCGACGGTAACGGTGATGATCAACGGACTCACCTTCAAGGTTCCCGCCTCGTGGAACCTTCTCGTGGTCGACGAGGAGACCAAGCTCGTCGACACGGTGCAGATCACGCAGTGCACCTCTAGCAACTACCAGGCGTTTCTGATGCACCCTGACGAAAACCGTCCCGCGTTCTCGTCGGTCGTGTTGCTTGACCTCTCGATGAGAGAGGCCTGCGTTCACGTCACGATCCCGAAGATGCACATGATCCTCCACCCGGTCGGACCGATCACCAACGGTACCAAGGACCGCAACTTCTCTTGCTTGCTCTCGCCCCAAGACCTCGGCAAGCACATGATCGGGATGACGGCGATGGAGGTGTTGATCTGAACCCGTACCTCTCGCCGAAAGCGATCAAGTTAGCCTCTACGTCTAGCAAGAGAGCCTCAATCATGAGGCTACAACGTGCTGGAATTCTCACGAAGACCGGCAGATTGGCAAAGCCTTACCGATGAAAAAATACGAACAGCTCCAAACCCCCCGAGAGAAAGCGGCGCACCTCGAGGATCTCATGACTACTCTCTACAGCGGCCTGCGCGGCTGCTGTGGGCAGCTCCACGCGTACTCAGATAACCGCGAGCTCATCAAGCGCCTGCTCCAGGGAGAGCTAGAGCGCCAACAAGCCATCGCAAAGTGCAGAAGTACCTAGGACCAGAACGCCGTGAAGGCACCTACGTAAGCGCAAAGTATAAGCAGAAGTCAGCGATCGATCTAATGGCCTGGGCAACTCTCTGCGGCATCCCCGAGCCGCTCCCGTTCGCGAAGTATCACACCACGATCCTCTACAGCCGAGTTCAGCTCCCCGCCGCTCACGGCCTCATCTATGACTCACGGAAGAGCGATGAGGTTTGGGAGTGTATGCCGATCGAGCTCAAGCTCTTCGAGTCACGCGGCCGTCTCGGCGAGGTCGGAAAAGCAGCGCTCTGCCTCGTTCTCAGCGCTCCTCAGATCGAGAACATCCACGTGCAACTCCGCGCTGCAGGCGGCACCCACGACTTCGATGACTATGTTCCTCACCTCACCCTCACCTATAAGTGCCCACCCGACTTCGACCTCACGAGCCTGCCACTCCCGACCGAGGCTCTCCTGGTAGATCAAGTCAAGGCTGAGCCGCTTGATCTAGAGTGGGCTGAAAAGAAGAAGGTAAAGACCGATGAGAAGCAAGCCAACTAACTCAAACTACCGCGACAACTATGACGCGATCTTCGGCAAGAAGAAGCCAGAGGTGACCTATGAGCTCTGGCAAGATCATCCCGGGAGCAACTCCTTCACGTTCATCAGCGAGACGAACGAGTCGTCTAGACGCTCCCTCGCGCCAGACGCGATCCTCCTAACGAAGATCACGTCGTCGTCGTTCTACCGCGCGAATCAGCTCAAGAACTCCTTCCTCAAGGAGTACACGAAGGAGCACAAGTGAAGGCCGCGATCGACCTGATCTGCCGCAAGCTCGCGTCGAGCGAGTACTCTCACCAGGTGAGCTGGGCTCACCTCAGGGCCAACCAGCTCCGCAACATCGCGAGAGAGAACCCCGGCTGCGGGATCCCTGAGACGATCGAGGTCCAGGACTTTGACGGCCCTCGCCACTCCCGCGACTGGTCAGAGTACGACGTCGTCTACATCTACCACGGGATGGACTACAAGCCAGGCCCGTACATCAACGTCTTCGACGGTTTGGTCGAGCACGCCGCCAAGTTCTTCGAGCGCCTGATCTGGCCGCAGCATCGCCACATCAAGTTCGTCTCGCTCGACATCGAGATGCCACCCTACGGTCGTCTCTGTCGAGACAAGAAGGGTACCCGCTCTGCCTACTGGGCGAACGTCGACTGGAACGCGGTGCAAGCCAAGTGCGAAGCGATCACCGAGGTCGTCCGCGACCCATGCAAGCACTTCGCGCCGGGCAAGTACCGACATCTCGTGATCGGCGACTCTCACGCGCACTCGGCCTACAAGGCTACCTCGATGGTTCTCCGCAAGGACGAGCGTACTCTCGCTGGCGTGCTGCGCAAGGGCATCGAGAACGAGATCAAGGAGTACGGCGGTTGGGACATGAGCGAGATCGACTCGCTCACTTGTTACTGGGGAAACATCGACATCCGTCACCACCTCTGCCGCACCGCTGATCCGCTTCAGGCGACTCGCGACCTGCTCAAGACCTATGAGGACGCGTTGCTCAAGTTGAATCGTCCGATCGAGCTCGTGACGATGCTACCGATCGAGGATGAGTCGCGCCCCCTCCCAAAGTCGGGCTATTACGGTGATCGCTCTGACAACAAAACGCCCTTCTTTGGCTCTCGCGCTGAGCGCATCAAGGTCATGACCGCCTTCAATGATCTCCTTCGCGAGATGGCTGCGAGAAACTCAGGCTGGACGATCTACGAGTGGCCCAAGCTCTGGTACGAAATGGACGGCGTCGAGTTCATGGACACGATCATGGAGCGCCCACGCTCGGTGCATCTAGCGAGAAAGTACTATCGTTGGGACCTCCTCAACAACGTACCCAACCCGAACCACGCGCCCGCCGCTGTGCCTGTCCCAAAGAAGAGCCTCCTCGAGTTCTGAGATGAGCGCTCGGCTCTACAAGTCGCACACCTACGTCGATGACTACACGGTCGTCGTACATGCCACCGGGTTTGACTTGAACGACCACCCGGACCTGCAAAATGATCTCCACATCAAGTGCGAAGCTATCTTCACTAAGTCGTTTGCGATATTTGACGGCATCGGGATGCTTGAGAACCTTCACACCGCGGAGACCGCGAGGGCTCTCCTCGATCGGCTCTCTAGCATCTTGACGGAGCAGATGGGGATTGAGGTTAAGATCATTGACTTTCAAGCCTCTTTAGACTTGCTGCACATGAGGAATCTCGCTTACTTCAAGGTCAGCATCGATCCAGAGGTCTATAAGAACGCCGGAGCTAAGAGGTTGCTTGAGCTCCTCTGTCAACCAGCTCAAGAATAAATACCCTCACGATGCGTTGCTTGTTAGAATAGCATCGTCGACCTACTCTCTGCTGAGCACAGTCTCGGACGAGCCAAAAGCCGGCAACACCAGGTGGTGTTGATCGTCGTAAAACTGATTCCGGTTCATAGCGGTCATCTAGGTTCATCCTCCTTGATCGTCGACGCAACGGCCGTGTAGCCGTTTTGAGCAACAGACGTACAGGAAGCCAAAATGTCTAAGAAAATTCGTGTCGCCGTAGCAGGCATCGGAAATTGCTTTTCCTCTCTCTATCAGGGTCTCGAGTTCTACAAGGACACCGACCCGGACAGCGGGATCATTCCGGGCGTGATGCACATGCGCATCGGTGGCTATCATCCGGCCGATATCCAGATCGTTGCGGCATTCGACGTCGATCGACGCAAGGTCGGTCGCCCCGTCGGCGAGGCGATCTTCGCTGCACCGAACTGCGCTCGCGTGTTCTGTCAGGATGTTCCGGACGGACCGATTGTGCAGATGGGTCCGGTCATGGATGGGGTGTCGGATTACATGCAAGAGCAGCCAGAGAAGATCGGCTTTCGCGTCTCGAACGAGGAGCCGGTCAACATCGTTCAGGTTCTTCAAGATACGAAGGCAGACATTCTGATCAACTACCTCCCGGTCGGCTCCGAGACCGCCTCTAAGCATTACGCTCAGTGCGCGATCGCTGCTGGGGTCGCTTTCATGAATTGCATCCCGGTCTTCATCGCCTCTGATCCGGAGTGGGAGAAACGGTTCATCGAGGCTGGGCTTCCGATCATCGGCGATGACATGCGCAGCCAGTTCGGGGCGTCGATCATGTCGCAGATCCTCCAAGAGACCGCCTTCGATCGCGGCTGTGACGTGCTCTACCACCAGCAGATCAACATCGGGGGCAACACGGACTTCAACAACATGATGGTGCAAAGTCGGCTGAAGTCAAAGAAGATCTCGAAGGAGAACGTGATTCGCGCTCAGAACGACCTGCGCGGAATCCCGGTTGACCCCGACGCGCTCTTCGCCGGGCCCTCGACGTTCATCCCGTACCTCAAGGACAACAAGGTCGCGTACATCAATCACCGTCTGCTCGGGTTCGGCGGCGCTCCGATCGACATCGACGTCAAGCTCTCGGTGCAAGACTCCGAGAACTCGGCGGGGGTGGTGATCGACGCGGTGCGCTACCTCAAGGTCGCGAGAGAAGAGGGGATCGTCGGCGCTCTGCGCGGACCGTCGGCCTTCACCCAGAAGACCCCTCCACAGCAGATGCGCCTCAACGACGCGAAGGAGGAGTGTGACGCGTTCGCGAGGCGCGACCTGGCGGCGCTCAAGGCGGTCAACAAGTTCAAGAGCAAGATCTAACCAAGGAATCAATGAGCACCAACTCGATCTACAACTTCAACGTCGGAGTACACAGCGCAGAGGAAGCGGCAGGCATGTCGATCCTGGCGATGCAGGAGCGCTTTCGCAAGCTCGGCGTCTCGTTCTTCAGCTGGGAGAAGGAGATGGTCGTTAACATGCCGAAGAAGCTCTTTCTCGACGAGGTGCTCAGGATCATCGAGGAGCTAGACGAGAGCATCAGCTACACCAACGTGATGGTGCTCTCGCCTGGCATCGTCGAGATAACGCTCTCGAAGCAACGGCCAGAGAGCATGCTCGAGACCCAGGACGAGCTTCGAGTCTACATCAAGCTCAACAGCTGGGAGTACTACGACGAGTACGGTGAGGAGACTCAGTTCCCCTTCGTCACCCAAAAGGACGAGATGGTCTGCGTCGCGAACATCGAGGTGATGGGACAGAGCTGGCTCGCCGAGATCTTCATCCCGAAGCTGCTCGAGTGCGTCAATCAGCACCGCCAGTCCGACAAGATCTCGCTCATCAAGTGGCTCTACTCGTCTCAGCATGGCACCGCGAGCAAGGTCTTTCAGATTCGCAAGGACTGGGAGATCAACCCCGTCTACTACCCGTGGCTCAAGCAGCATCTCAGCGAGCTAAACATCGCTGGGGAGGAGAGCCTTCGTCCCTACTACCACGCCTTCCTCAAGAGCCAGTCACAGATCCTCGTGCTCTTCGGTGAACCTGGCACCGGCAAGACGTCGTTCATCCGTGACATGATCTGCGAGATGGGACTCAACGCGCTCATCTCGTACGACCTCAAGGTGCTGACGTCGGATCACACGTTCATCGAGTACCTGACGAGCGACATCTTCGACCTGATCGTGGTCGAGGACGCTGACGACCTGCTCACCTCCTCCCGGAGCGAGAACAACAAGGTCATCTCGAAGATCCTCAACGTCTCGGACGGCATCATCAAGCTCCCCAAGAAAAAGATGATCTTCACGACGAACTTGCGCGACGTCAGCGAGATCGACAACGCGGTCTACCGTCTCGGTCGCTGCTTCGACGTCGTTAACTTCAGAAAGCTCGACCACGTTGAGGCTCAGAGCGTCGCTGACGCGCTTGACATCAAGCTTCCAGAGAAGAAGGGCGACAGCTACGCATTGTCAGACCTCTTCTTCTTGAAGAACCTCGGGAACAGCGATGATCCGTTCGTCAAGCGCAACGAGGAGCGTCTCAAGAAGAAGCTAGGCTTCGTTTGACGATTCACAATCTCTTTCCGATCCCAATCGGCTCTTACAAGATCGGAAGAGAGCTGACGCTTGATGAGCTAAAGTATCTCGACGGCTTACTAAGACGACCGAACGTCGGAAACGCTACCAGTTGCAGCTCAACGATCCTTGAGAGCCAGGAGCTGAGCGAGCTTACAAGGTTCATCCTCGGATCACTTAAGAGCTACTTCATCCAGGTCTACGACCCGCTCCACGACGTTAAGCTCAAGATCACCCAGAGCTGGTGCAACTACACGAAGCCCGGTCAGCATCACCACAAGCACAACCACGGCAACAGCTTCATCTCAGGCGTGTTCTACGTCAAGGCCGACAAGATGATCGATAAGCTTTACTTTTATCAGGACGCGTATCAGCAACTCCAAATTCAGCCCAAAGTTTGGAATCTCTGGAACGCGCGCTCGTGGTGGCTAGAGGTAGGAGCTGGTGACTTACTCCTCTTCCCCTCTGCCTTGACCCACGAAGTAGCCGCGGTTGAGGGCACCGAAGAGCGAATCAGCATCTCCTTCAACACCTTCCCCATCGGAATCCTCGGGGACGAGAGAGATCTAACGCTGGTAAAAGTTTAGCAGAGCTTGAAAGAGCTTAGGTCTGTCGCACGCGTACATCCCAGCGCAGTTTAGGCAATTGTATTCAATCACCTTGAAGCTGCCGTCGGTCATCCGCACGAAGTCGACAACGTAGTTTCGAGCTGGCGCGTAGTGAAGCTTGACGACGTTGAAGAACGACGTGACGTCTCGCACCTCGCTAGGCGTCAAGCGCTCGTAAGTGATCTTCGCTCCGATCTTGTAGACCGAAGAGGTGATAAGCTTGCCGTCAACGACGAAGTTGCGGTACTCCCTCTCCATCCCGTCGACGAGAGTTGCGCACAGCACTTGCTCGTCGTTCGGATGGTCGGAGAACGATGAGTCTTGGATCGACTTGCCAAAGATCGCGGCGTAGGGAGTTTGACCCTCCTCAACGATCGTGCCGGCGAACGCTTTCAAGTCCCGCGTCGGCTTGATGAAGACGGGAGCAGTGACTGGCACGTCGCGAATCGTGCCGAAGCGCGCGAAGAAGGCGTGCGAGTTGAGGAGCAACTTTCCGAGGGCCTTGTGGTAGAAGGCCTGATCAAACGCGAGCGGGTCATAGTTCACGACGGCGCTGTGCGGAAGCACGCCGCGCTCCCGCATCTTCAGCATCTTCGTCGATCCGAGCATGATGACTCGGTCGTACTCGTAAAACTTCTCGAGCTCGACGATCTCGTCACTGAATGGGATTAACCCGAACCAGATCGGATCATGAACTCCGATCGACTGGAGCGCGAGCTGGTTCTCCATCAGCTCTTGCTCGCGCATGTGACTCAACTGAACTCCGAAGGTGATCTTAGGGATGTGATTTTCTCCAGGGACACCAAACGGATGGCCATTGCGGATGACTAAAGATCGAGCGCTTGCAGTGCTTGCACACGGGGATCATGAGAAATTGTAACATCTCCGTCAACTATTGTACATCGCGTCAAGATCTATGTTAGAATTTGACGATGGTAGAGTTGAGAGATCTCGAGCTGAAAGATACAGCGGAGCTTTACGCGCTGATCGAGATCTCGCGCAAGGATCTTCTCAATCTCTGGTGGGCGGAGTCAGCGACGTTCGAGTCGACAGCCCAGTTCATCGAGAACGCTAGACGGAGCTCGAATCACGTCAAGGCGATCGTCGTTGACGGTCAGATCGCCGGCTGCATCTCTCTCATCGACATGCCAGACGGGAGCTTTCAGCTCGGGTACTGGTTAGGGACTCCGCATCGCGGAAAGAGACACATTCAGCACGCGGTCGAGAAGATCAAGACCTTAGCAGAAGCGTACAGGCGTCAGATCATCGTGCGCATCAAGTCCAAGAACGTGAAGAGCCTGAGCGTCGTCAAGGGCGCAGGCTTCACGCATGTTGGCAACGACGGAGAGTGGACCTGGCACGTTTGGCGGCCGTAAACATTCTTCCCGACTTCAAGCAAGATCTGGATCGTAGCCTCATCCCGCAGATCCAGCGCTTCTGGACCAAGATCAACGAGCGTCAGCTCCACTTCATGGGAGTGCCAGGCTTTGAGACCTACGACACCGACGGAGATGAAGCTCTCGGGCGAGACGTCGAGTTCTTCCACTTCAGCATCTGCGCTGATGCCCGCATGCGCTACCTCGGAGAGAACTTCGTTCTCAACGATGATCAGCTCCTTGACCCCGTCAACAAGCTCTCTAACGCGGTCGTCGCGCACCTGTACGGCGGCCGTCGGATTTACTCGCTCTTCACGGGCGTCACTGACCCTCGCAAGGCGTACCTGGACTTTTCGCGAGTGGGAAGTGACCCTGACTACGTCAGGATGGTGCGTAGCAACGCTGAATACGCGAAGCTACACGGTTTCAAGTTCTACGGCACAACGGAGCTACACACGTCTCTCCAGACTGCTGCGCGAAATTTCTGCCGAGACAAGTATGGTGATCCTGGCCGACCCGCAAGCAATGTCGACATTATCGAGTGGATCGCCTCCTGGCGCGACAAGGGGTTATTTGAAGCGCTTCTCGGGGCGACATCACTGGGAGAGACCTTTGAGCACATCAAGTCCCTACCAGGAGTTGGCGCATACTACGGATACCACCTCGCCGTAGATTGCTCGCTCTTCCCGTTCACGAGATACCACCATGACGAGCCGTTTTGCGTGCCCGGCGGCGGTTGCCAAACGACGTTGAAGATGCTCTTCCCGAGGCTCACCGCGTCGAAGAAGTTTCCCTTCGGCGAGGCGGTGGTCTGGATCGAGCAGAACCAGAAGGACCTGTTTCCGACGCTCCAGTTCCATCCGGCCCTTTGGAACATCGAGCGAGACGGGAAGAAGGTCTTTCCCTTCGAGCAGAACAAGCTGATGGTCTACGGTCTCGAGGTCGGGCTTTGCCAATTCGGAGTTTATTGCCACCTCAAGAAGAATCCTCACCTGATCGAGCGCCGCAAGGTCGGCGTCGATCCTGACCTGACGCCCCTCATCCTGCGAGAGCAGGGCGCGCCAGTTACCCCCGAGGAGCTGCGTGAGCTTCAGAGCGAAGCCGCGGCCCCGACGGCCACGAAGGGTCTCCTGGAGTTCTGATGGGTCACTACTCTGAGCAGTACGAAGCTTCCGCTCGCGAGGAAGCGAAGCGCGAGAAGAAGCGTGCTCGACAGCAGCTGACGGCGATGGCGGAATTTCGCGACCAGCTGATCGGCAACATCGGTGCCGACGGCATCTCGCCGCGGCACCTGGACGCTTTTCAAGACATGATGAACGAGACGAAGCTGCGCGCGAGATGAAGCACAGCGAGCTTTTTTTAGACGTGTACATCAAGCCCGTCCAACCAGTCGAGTACTTTACCGTCTCGGTAGATGTCGGTGACGGCGAGGTGATCGTGCGAGATCTCACGATCTTGAAGAGCCGTAACGCAGATCTAACGCCAGAGCAGGAGAAGCTCTGGGAGATCTTCGCCTCCGCTGGATTCGTAGCCAGTCGCAAATTTTCAATTAACAAAGACCTCAAGATAGGATAAAATCTAACAAATATGCTCACTGGCTCTTACTATAAGAAGGGCGAGGGGTTCGTGGATGTACCCCTTAAGCAACACAAGACCGGGCTCTACTTCCGTCCTGGCTCCCACGATCGCGCGGCGATCGTCGACTGTACCGGCGGGCGCGACTACGTCACCGTCAACTGCGCTGGGCACCGCGTCCTCGACCTGGGCGGCAACATCGGCGCGTTCATCTTCAAGGCCGCTAGGGAGGGAGCAGAGCGAGTACTCTCGTTCGAGCCCGAGCCCAGCAACTTCAAGGTGCTCCAGGCCAACCTCGAGCACGCGATCAAGCCGCTCAACAGCTCGACGATCGTCGAGGCTCGCCAGCAGGCGGTCGCCGACAAGCATGACAAGCTCGAGCTGATCGTCGGCGGCAGCTACAGCACGGGCACCCCGTCGCTGACCGCCAAGAAGGGCAAGGACAAGGTCGGCATCCTCGTTGACGTCGTGCCGTTCAAGGAGGTCTGCGAGGAGTTCAAGCCGACGCTCCTCAAGATGGACATTGAGGGCGCCGAGTACTCGTTCATCTTCGACGGCCTTCCGGAGTCGATCCGCGAGTTCGTCTTCGAGATCCACGGTCAGAACGCTCGCGAGAACGAGCTGATGCACAAGTGCTGGGAGATGTACACGAGGGACTGGGACGTCGTCTCACGCTTCGATCGCAAGTTCTTCGGTAAGACCCACCTGATCATCGCTCACCTCAAGCGGAAGTGACCACGACGCCGATCCTCCCGACCGCGGGGGAGGAGATGACTGGGAATGAGCTGATCGCTCAGCTGCGTGAGCATCAGCTCACGCACAAGATCTGGGCAGAGTGGTTCGAAGCGCATCCGGAAGATCCTCGACAACACACCGAGGGAATCGGCGACGCGGTCTTCCATCGGCAGATCGAGGCGAAGTACTCAGAGATGATCCGCTGTGTGCAACGATTGATGAGTGAAGCCTGATGCGCGTCGTGATCATCGGACAGCAGCTGAACCGCAACCACGCGGATCGGTTAAAGGGCGGCATTCAGACCTGTGAGCGCCTCCACGTCAAGCTGCTCAACGAGCTCGGGCACGAGATCCACTTCATCGCGGCCGCCGACACCGAACCCTTCACTCCCCACGCCAAGCTTCACCTCCTGGAGCTGCCGTCCGAAGAGACGCTCGGCGAGCTCTCGAGAGCTGACAAGGCTAAGGTCAGCCGCCAGAAGACCGTTGAGATCCGTGACACGATCAGCGAGATTCGTCCTGACTTCATCATCAACCACAGCTACTCGAGCTCGCACGTCCGACTGCTCGCTGATCACGTCGAGCAGGGAATTCCGGGAATCTTCTTCAACCACCAAAATCCAGTCGTCGCGAGCGACATCAGTCTGATCGCCAAGCTCGAGCAGTACATTCGCATGACTAAGCTTGGAGGAGCGCTTGTCTGCGTCTCTCCGTTCTCCCGTGACCTCTGGCGGAGGGCGATCCGCAAGCGCCTCAAGTCAGCGTCGTTCGCCTTCGTCGAGGAGGAGATGATCGACCAGGTTTATAACATGGTCTGCCCGCCAGCGTATATCGACCAGGTTAAGGTGTGGCGCTCTGATCCGAGCAACATCTTCGTGATCATCAGTCGCCCGACCAGGGAGAAGAACGTCGCTGGCTTTCTTGAGGTCTACGAGAGATCGCGTCTTAAGAATCCGGTGGTCATCTTTCTCGCTGTCGGCGGTGACCTCGAGAGCAACGAGTACTGGTTAGCCGAGCTGAAACCGATCATCGAGAGGCTCAAGGAGCAAGGTGTTCCGATCAAGGTGCGATCGAACGCTCCGCGCGCTGACGTCCTCTCTGCGCTTGAGACGGCCGCCTTCAACGTCATCCCGTGGGTCGACGAGTCGGCCTCGATCGTCGCGCTTGAGGGGGCTCAGTACGGCACGATCCCGCTCATGATGTCGAAGACGCGTGAGGACGGATCACTGACCGGTCACGCGGCCCAATCACTCATCCAGCTCAACTCCCCCTACCTCGAGATGCTCCCAGCAGGTCGCAAGCATCAAGAGCGCGCGGCAGCCAGGCTTCGCGACACGGTTCAAAGCTACGAGATGAGTTCGCCCGACGAGCAGTACAAGATCAGAAACTATTTGCGAGATCGTACTCTACGAAAGCACTCGCTTACGTGCCGAGTTAATGATCTTGCTGACATCATGGCTGAGGTGAGATTTCGCGTGAGCTCGCATGCGACGATTCCAGCCATCGTACGTTTATTGGAGATGTGATGACTTTTGATTACGGCCTCATGGCGCAAACGGTGAAAGCTTTCTCAGACGTGATGGAGCAGATCCAGAAATCTGAGCAGTGTTCTACCGCGATTCGGGTCGGTGCGCTCCAAGCTCAAGCTGGTCTTACTCCGCTGATGAGGGCGATCCTGGAAGAGTATAAGAAGTGAACTCGTTCGACATCGACGGTGTTATCTACATCAGCGCTGAGTTAGGCGGAATCTTTCCAGGACCGCATGACGTGATCATCACCGGGCGCAGCTTCGAGGAGGCTCCTGAGACGATCGCGATGCTCACTAAGCGTGGCATCTCGAACTACGTCTACTTCAACCCGCTCCCGTTCGCTCAAAAGACTCGGGTATCGTCTGGAGAGCACAAGGCCCGCATCTTAAATAATCTAAGAGAACAAGGCATCAAGGTCGGCATTCACTTCGAGGATGACCCGATCCAGGCTCAAGTGATCGCTGATCAAGCCCCACACGTCGCGATCGTTCTCCTCCAGCATGACCTGACAGAGAGGGAAAATGTCCGTCACCCGATGCCAGACTGACATTTTCTGGGGAATAAATAAGCTCATAGGAGACTTATATGATCCCAGATCTTCCCGAAAATGGCATTCTCATGCCTAAGATGGTCAACCGGTTTCGTGTCACTTTTCATCGATGTCACAACCTCAAGCGCGTCGCTGAGGGGCTCAGCCTTCAGGTTCTCGACGTCTCCCTGCCGTCCGTTGATCGGCTCCTCTCCACCTCGCGGAGTCGAGGTAAGAAGGTCTACGGGCTCGAGACCGAGGAGGGGGCTCTAACCCTCACGTTTGAGGATGACCTCCAGTCTCGCGCGATCACGGCGATTTATGACGAGCTGATCGTTGATGAGGGAAACAGCTTCACCGTTCGCGTCGACTTCTTTAACGGCAACGGAGACGTGACCGAGACGTATGAGTTTAGAGGATCAGTCGGACCGATCACCGGCCCGATCTTTGATTATTCTGGCGGTGACTCAGGAAATCGCTCCGCCTCGATCAGGTTTCCGAGCTATGTGAACACGACAACCGACGCGCTCAGCAAAGAAACGCTCGCTCTCATGAAGTTGATCTCGACCGCTGAGCTTAATTACGGTTGGGGTGAGAAGAGGCCGGGGGTAGTGCGCCGTAGCTTGAGCATCAACGTCGGGAACGCCTTCACTCACTCCATCGTCACCAAGCGTCCGACGGAGGCGAAATGAGCTTGAAGTGGGGAACGATCGTTCCGCTCATCGGCGGGCTCACCTTGGCTGGAAAGCGAGCGACCGGCCAGGACCCAAACTTCCTCCTGACATATACGCCGTTCGGAGAGAACGAGAAGAACGTGCGCGCCTACTTCCCGAACGTTCCCTATCACCAGCTCGACACCGAGGACCGCGGCGGCTTCGACGTCGCGGCGAACAGAGACGTTGACTTCGTTCAGGCCCTCTGTCCCTGCGCCGGACTCTCGCTGCTGAGCTCAGGCTCCCCCGAGCAGCGCGCTAAGCAAAACTACTGGATGCTCGAGACCGCCAAGTTCATGACGGGCGAGCTTCGTCCGCGGGTCTTCTGGGGCGAGAACGCTCCGGGTCTCTATAGCAACACCGGCGAGCACGTGCGTAACGAGCTCCGCCAGATCGGGGAGAGGAACGGCTACTCGTTCTCCGTCTACGCGACGTCAACTCACTTCCACGGAATTCCTCAGACCCGCAAGCGCACGTTCTACTTCTTCTGGCGTGACGGTGAGGCGCCGGTGATGGAGTACTACCGAAAGCCTGTCAAGAACTTCACCGAGTACATGCGTGAGGTGCCGAAGGACTCGATTCACCACACCGCCGACGACATCCAGGCGGCGCGTGACACTCTCAACACCAACCCGTTCATCATGTTCCTCCAGGAGAAGCATGACGGCAAGGGCATCGAGAAGATGCGCGAGTGGCTGGTGCGAAAGGACATGAAGAGCTTCACCCTCAACACTTACCTGTTGCTCAGCGAGCAGTTCGAGGAGTGCATGGACTGGCTGAAGCAGCGCGGCCACGACAAGCACCTTCGTCTCGCTCAAAAGGTCTGGGAGAAGGTGACCTCGAAGGGCGGCTTCTGGGACGGCAGCTTCCCGATGTATCGCGGCGACCTGATGTTCGCGACCCTCATCTCTCGGACGCTCTACGCGATTCACCCTGAGGAGGAGCGCGTTCTGACGACACGCGAGATGATGCATCTGATGGGGATGCCGCATGACCTGCCGTTGGTGACGGGCGGCTTGAATCACATCTGCCAGAACGTGCCGGTGTCGACGGGCGCTGACATGACTAACGAGGTGATCGCTTACCTGAGGGGCGAGCGGGAGAGCAGCGGGGCGCGGTTCACGATGCAGAGCAACATCACCCAGCGCATTGACCACAGCGAGTCGGCGCTGCTAAGCTTTTAGATCCCCTGGTCGAACTTGGTGACGTAGACGCCCCTCGCTTCGGCTAGGATCTTCTCAAAGATCCTAGCTCCGCTCTCTGCGAGCTTATCTAAGCCTCGTTGAAGGACCTCGTTCTTCGCCTTGGCGAACTCGACCTTGTCCTTGAACATGTATTGAGTGAAGAGCTCCGTGGTCAGCTCCTCTTGTTGCACGTCGATCAAGTGCTGCTTCGACTTCGTGATCACGAAGTTCTTGATGAACCAATCCATGGGCGTAGAGTCCTCGCTAGGTTCGTCACCCCAGCGGCTTGAAGCCCAATCGTCGATCTCTTGCTCGTACTTCTCTAGCTCCTTGGCCATCTGTGACGTCGAGAGCGTGATGGTGTGGAGGAAGTCGTGCACGAATCCCCAACCCGAGTAGTGAGTGATGTCCTCGTACCCCCTCTTTGGTCCGTGATCCTCGAAGACGTAGACGTTGATCGCGTTAGAGTGATAGGGCAGGAGCGCTTTGACACGCTCTGAAGAAGAGTTGATGAGATGTGCGATCGCAACGGCTAGATACTCGAAGTCAACCTTAAGGTAGAAGAAGTCGTTAGTCGCGTCGCGAATCCGCTCTGGGTTGTGTTGCTTAGCGTCTTTCCAGATCTCGTTGTAGGTAACGCCGCGCACGAGGTTGTAGTAGATCGGCGTCTTGACCTTTCCGAGCACTCGCTTAGCGACCTTTAAGACCGACTCATCTGTCATCTTGCCGATCTTGGATTTCGCGTAGCGCGGCGCCCTGAGTTGAACGTGGTTGACGTCCTCTAGAGGCGCCTCTGTGAGGAGCTCAGAGATCTTCACGAGCGGGGTGCTTGGGCTTGCGACGAAACTGGGTCTGATCGCGAAAAGATCGGCCGCTAGGGATCGGCGGGCGGCGAGAGCCTGGCGTGCGCTTGCAGTTCGACGAGTGCTTCTCCGTCGTCGTCTTGCAATCGGGGCAAGGTTGGATTCTCAATTTCCCGCTCATGATCTCGATCAGCTCTCTCAGCAATTCCATGTCTTCTCCTAAGAGCTTATTTACCTCTAGACGAGGTGAGAAATCATCTCTGGCTCAGTCCTGTACAGGTCCTCAACTCCAGCTTAGGCATAAATATCCTAGGATCGCAACCAAGGTTAGAATAACTCAAGCTGTAACGTTTGACCGCTTAGCGGCTCAGAACAAGTACAGGTCAAGTAAGAATAATTGCCTTGCCGGCGATCCTAACAATAAAAAGACTGCGGTCGAGCATGTGACCAGCGGACCGGCGCAAGCGGCGATTGCCCTTCACAGCGAGAGCTGATTTAGGAGCTGCCGTGTTCATGAAAAGTGATCACGGAGCTCCTTTTCTTTTTCGCTGTGCGACATAGCGACAGAGAATGAGAGATGTCGATCCAAGTTACGAAGCGCAACGGAGAGCGCGAACCGCTCGACGTTGAGAAGATGCACCGGGTGTTGGAGTGGGCCTGCGAGGAGCTAGCAGGTGTTTCGGTCTCCGACATCGAGATGAAGTCCCACATTCAATTTTACGACGGAATCGCTACCTCAGAGATTCACGACATCACCACCTCGGCGGCCGAGGACCTGATCTCGGAGGAGCGCCCCAACTACCAGTACGTCGCCGCGCGAATGATGATCTTCGACCTGCGGAAGAAGGTCTTCGGCTCGTACGAGCCCATCCGCCTTCTCGACATCGTCAAGCGCAACGCTGAGAGGGGCATCTACGACAAGAACATCCTGTCATGGTATACCGAGGAGGAGTGGCTCAAGCTAGGCTCCTATCTCAAGCATGAGCGTGACTTCAAGCTGACGGCGGCGGCGGTCAAGCAGATCAAGGATAAGTACCTCATCCAGGACCGGTCGACACGTACCTACTACGAGACCCCGCAGATCGCGTTCATGTTGATCGCGGCGACTGGCTTTCACAAGTACCCGAAGGCGACCAGGCTCCAGTACGTGCGCGACATGTACGACGCCATCTCGAAGTTTCAGGTCTCCCTCCCCACTCCGATCCTCGGTGGCCTTCGCTCGAGCATCAAGCAGTTCAGCTCGTGCGTCTTGATCGATGTCGGTGACAGCCTTGAGTCGCTGACCGACGCGACCAAGATGATGACCAAGTACGTCTCGAAGCGAGCCGGACTTGGCATCAACGGCGGGAGGATTCGTGCGCTCGGGTCGAAGGTCGGCAAGGGTGAGATCGTCCACACCGGCGTCACCCCGTACTATCGGATGTTCGAGTCGGCGATCAAGAGCTGTTCAGCTGGCGGCATCCGTGACGCCGCGGCGACGCTCTACGCTCCCGTTTGGCATCGCGAGATCGAGGACATCATGGTCCTCAAGAACAACAAGGGCACTCACGAGACCCGAGTGCGTCGCCTTGATTACGCGATCCAGTGGGACACCTATCTGCTTCGCCGGGCGGCCAAGAAGCAACCGATCACCCTGTTCTCTCCCCATGAGGTTCCTGATCTCTATGAGGCGTACTTTGGCAAGGATCGCAAGAAGTTCGAGGAGCTCTACGAGAGCTACGAGAGAGATCCAGCGATCAAGTACAAGAAGGTGGTTGACGGGCGTGAGCTACTGACGACGTTTCTCAAGGAGTCACAAGAGACCGGTCGTCTCTATGGGTTCCTCGCGGACAACGTCAACCTCCACACCCCGTTCAAGGACCCGATCTTCATGTCGAACCTGTGCGTCGAGATCTGTCTCCCGACGACTCCAGTTCTCAACAAGTACTCGAACTTTGAGGAGCGTGACGACTTCGCCAAGGACGCGACGGTAGACTTCGAGGGACTCATCCAGCTCTGCACGCTCGCGGCGGTTAACCTCGGGAGCCTCAACCTCGACGAGACGCACGACATGGAGAAGCGGATGGATCTCCTCGTGCGCTTCCTCAACGAGCTGATCGACTATCAGGACTACCCGGTGCCTCAAGCCTACCGAGCGACGATGAAGTACCGTCCGCTCGGCATCGGCGCGATCAACTACGCGTACCTCCTGGCGAAGAACGGACTCAAGTACTCCGACCCGGAGAGCCACAACCTGACTCACCGTGTCGCCGAGCAGATGTACTACTTCGCGCTCAAGGCGTCAAACAACTTGGCCAAGGAGCGAGGCGCTTGCAACGGCTTCGTTGACACGATCTACGCGGACGGCAAGCTCTTGATCGACACCTACGCCAGGACGGTCGACGAGGTGCACACCGAAAAGCTCCATCTCGCGTGGGACGAGCTTCGCCGAGAGGTCAAGGAGCACGGCGTGCGCAACGCGACGCTCCTCGCTTTCATGCCGTCAGAGTCATCTAGCTCTGTTTCAAACGCGACGAGCGGGGTCGATCCGATCCGCTCCGTCGTCACCCGAAAGGCGAACAAGAAGACGTCGTTCGTTCAGGTCGCGCCCGAGGCGATGCGATTGAAGAACCAATATCACCTGCTCTGGGACATGACCGCGAGGGACATGGACGGCGTCATCAAGAACATGGCCGTGCTTCAAAAGTTTACGTGCCAGTCGATCTCGACCAACTTCTCCTACAACCCAGAGCACTACCCCGAGAAGAAGATCCCTCTCGAGGTGCTGATCAACCACTTTCTCCTGGCGACAAAGCTAGGCCTGAAGACCAGGTACTACGTCAACACCAAGGGAGAGCGTGACCACACCGAGGAAGCTGAGAAGCAACCCGCCACCGTCGTTGAAGTCACCCCTGAGCTAGCCCCCGAGGGTGACTGCGACTCTTGCAAGATCTGAGATGACCAACACCGTCTTCAACCTCAACAAGGTTGACCTCAACGAGCAACCGATGTTTTTCGGCAAGAAGGCGAACATCGCTCGCTACGACCAGGAGAAGTATCCCGCCTTTTCAAAGGCTACCAAGACCATGAAGAGCTTCTTCTGGAACCCCGAGGAGATCAACCTCCAGAAGGACGCATCGGACTTCAAGGCGTTATCAGACCACGAGAAGCACATCTTCACGAAAAACATCGCGTACCAGGTGCTGCTTGACAGCGTTCAGGAGCGCGGCCCGCTCTATGCCTTTTTGCCGTGGTGCACTCTCCCGGAGCTCGAAGCCTCACTGATCTGGTGGGCGGCGTTCGAGCAGATCCACAGCCAGTCCTACCAATGGATCTTGCAAAACCTCTTTCCGGACCCCGCGACGATCTTCGACACGATCATGGACGACTCGAACATCATGACCCGGGCCGGCGCGATCATCAAGTACTACGATGACTTCGTCCAGTACTCCGAGCAGTACCGTGTGCTGGGGCCGGGCACTCACCGCCTGATCACGTATCCTGAAGGGCCGCACGCGCCCCAGACCAAGGAGGACTTCGAGCTCTCGGAGTACGAGCTGAAGCGCAAGCTCTACCTCGCGCTCGTCTCGGTCTACGCTCTCGAGTCGATCCGCTTCTACGTCTCGTTCGCGTGCAGCTTCGCGTTCGGGCAGCAAGGCAAGATGAAGGGGAACGCAGACATCATCAAGCTGATCGCGAAGGATGAGGCGCAGCACGTCGGGATCACAGTAAACATCCTCCGCAACTTGATGCGCAAGGAGGGCGACAAGGACTTCGTCAAGATCGCCAAGGACGAGGAGGAAACGGTCTACCAGATCTTCGACGAGGTGGTCAGCCAAGAGAAGGAGTGGGCGGCATACCTGTTCAAGGATGGCTCGATCGTCGGCTTGAACGAGACGCTCCTCTGTCAGTATCTCGAGTATCTGGCGAATAAGCGCCTTCGCGGTCTCGGCTTGAAGTCGCGCTATGACGCGAACGTCAATCCGTTCGGCTGGATCACGACCTGGCTCTCCTCCGAGGACGAGCAGGTGGCCCCGCAGGAGAAGGAGGTTACCTCCTACCTGGTGAACGTGCTCGACACGAACGTCAACGAAGAAAACCTGATCGAAATTTGACATGAAGTTAAACGAGCTCCAGCGAAAATTCTATCACGTGACGTTCGCCCAGAACGTGTCAAGCATCTTACGGCATGGGTTGGGTGGCAAGAGAGCTACCCAGCGCTGGAGCTTCTCGAATGGAAGGGTTTGTCTAGCCGATTCGATTGAGAAGGCTAAGAGATATGCGAACTCGGTCGGACAGCCAGATGAGTGGGATGGAAAGTTCGTTGTTATAGAGGTCGAGATTCCAGATGAGTCGAAACTCAGCCAAGACTCGAACATCGACGGCAAGACCGCCGATGGATACTTTGAGTATGACGGCGTGATTCCTCCCTCACATCTCAAGGTGCACGACACTTACTAGTTTGAGATGGGTGGAGCTAAATATGCTCCATGAAGATCTCCGAGCTCTACGAGTCAAGGTGGATTGAGAGCCCCAGGCTTGACGTCTCTACTGAGGGTAACTCCAAGCGAGTCTTCTTCACCGCTAAGCTGAAGAAGGACCACCGTCGTGATTGGGACAAGGACGAGGTAGCTGTCGAGGCGACCGTTGACCTTGACAAGCCAGTCGCTCGCATCAACCAGATCAACGCGTGGATGTCACACCGTAGCCTCGGGCAAGAGCTTCTCTCGCACATCCTCTTTCACCTCAAGAAGAACGGCTATAAGAAGGTGACCGCTTACACCGAGCGGTTCAACTTCAATCCGCAATCCATGGTCAAGCGGCTCGGAGCTGTTGAGACAGGGAAGACCGAGCACGGCGTGACCTGGGAGTGGGACCTTGAGGCTTGATGAGATCTCGCAGCGCGCCAGCAGCTGGGAGGATCTGCCGTTCAGAGCTGCTACCGGTGAGGGGCCCTCTCTAGAGGACGTCGTTCCTGAGCGCGCCCCGAACGGCGATTTCATCTTCTACCACGGTACGTCTCTCACAACCGCCGAGAAGATCGTCAAGGACAAGATGATCATGCGAGACGACCTCGGTTACTCAGGGATAGGTACTACCCGCGGAGCCGTTAGCGTCTACGGCATCATGAAAGCTTCTAAGGAAAATCTCCGTCGCAGACTCAAGATGGTGCCAGGGATGATGCATGACGACCCAAAGGCTGAAAAGAGCGCGGTTCTTCGAGTGCGCATCTCCCGAGATTGGTTCAAGGCCCATCCAGATTCGGTCTCTAGAGAGACCGGAGGCTCTGGAAAGAACCAGTTCTTGATTCGCCCGCCGCGCGGAGAAAAGGGTGTGCCGCTAGAGCACGCTGAGATCGTACGGGCAGCTGGAGAGGAGCTGCGCGAGACGGTCAAGAGCCAGGACGTCGGAGTCTTCGTCACTTCTGCCTTCGAGAACGCGGGGATCAAGAACGTCAAGATCGTCGGGTCGCTGATGCGAAAGGGCAAGGGAAACGACATCGACGTCAAGGTCGACGCACCAGGGAGATTTGAGGCCGTCGAGTCAAGGGCCTTCAGCGTCGCTCACAAGCTGTCCAAGATGATCGGCGAGTACTCGAGAGGAAAGCATGATCGCGTCGACGTCTTCTTGAAGATGCAACCAGAGTGGGTCAATGACCGCGCGACCGCTAAGCTGATCATCAGGCGGTACCTGGATGACCATGACGAAAACTTCCCGAACTACGGCGGATCTGACGGGATCTATCATGAGCCTGAGGTCGTGGACATCAACAAGGTCAAGTACTTGATCATCTCCGTCGGCGGAGGGTGGATGATCCAACGTGGATATTGGCTCCATGAACCTGAAGATACGGTCAAGGGGTAAATAGCTAGCAACCGCGGGGAGAGTGTCATGAGCGTGAACTGGAAGCGCTGGAGAGCGAAGGTCAAGCTCTACTTCATTAGGCTCTTCGTGTTGTGGCTTCCGTTCTCGCTGGGTTGCTTGGTCGCGATCCCGGTCTCCCTCGTCGCCGTTCTCAGCAACAGCACCTACGCGAAAAACATGTTGCTCGGCATGGATCGGCTCGCGGCGTCGGTCCTCCATTGGACCGGCAAGAACACGATCAGCGCCGAGTGCGGTGCGGTTCTACAACCCCCGCTTACCTTCGCTGAGCTCTCGATGCGTTGCATCTTCTGCATGCTTCTCTGCAGGATGATCGAGCTGTTTGACGCTGGACACTGTAAAAACAACGCGATCGATGAAAAACTCATCTAGAAGTGATCTCGTAGATAAATACTGGTCGAATCGGTCGCAGGACCGTAACCTACTCAGGAGATCTACATGACTGCAGGAAAGCTTTGGACCGTCGAGGTCACCGATACGGGCGGCGGTGTCCTTCGCCTCGATTCAGCGTTGTACGAGGATGTGAACTACAACGCCGTTGCGCCGCACAACGCGTCACACGTCGTTCAGGTTCGCCAGAACCTCATCAAGGACATGAAGCCCTTCACGACTAGCAACACCGCCGTCAAGGCGTCGTACAAGGTCGAGAAGTTTCTCATCGCAGGTGACCTTGCGGCTCACGTCGCTAAGTCGCTCACGACGCTCACCTCTGACGCGGGTACCGACATCGGTGCCGCGGGTTACACCGTCAGCGCCGCCTAATAGCGGTTCAGCAGATGTGACAAAGGCCACCCTCGGGTGGCCTTTTCATTTGGCGCGGTAGCCTAAGATTTTATCGCGTAGTTGATCTCGTGGTACGCGCGCTCAAGATTTTCAAGCGCTTCTGCGATCGTGTTATGGGTGTCGATGAGATAGCCCTTATAGTTGGACGGGGCATGATCGCCGTGCGCGATGCCGTTAGGCTTCTTGGGGAAGTCGGCTTCATGCCTCAGGCGATTCGCGATCTCACGATGCTTAGCAGCCTCCGTGAGAAGAGCCTTTTGATCACAGATCGTGGCGAGGGCTTTCGCGAGCCTGTCGTACTCTTTGAAGCCCTCCATGTCACGTCCCTTTTTAGGTTTCGAGGGAATTCCCTTGGGCCAGGCTTCAACGAGAAAAGCTTTAAGTTTCATGGTGATTTCCTTTCGTCTATTTACCGCAAGTTCTTTCCTATAGCCCAACCATTAGCCAAATAAGCAGCCAATTCAATTATCACCGCCGAGGGCTTTTGGGATAATGTGATGGCGCTCTTTGTAACCTTTGATCTTACGGGCTTTGGATCGATGACAGATCTCGAGATACCATTTTGTGTACTTATTATCTAAGAACATGATACTATACCCGATATGGCGATCGTAAACAAAAAGCGGCTCAAACAATATCTAGAAGCAGAGCAAAACGTGCTTTTTCGGGGTGCGCACGGCATCGGCAAAACGGCTATCGTTAAGGAGATATTTGCCGAGGGCGGAGGGAAGTGGAAATATTTTTCAGCGTCCACTATGGATCCTTGGGTTGACTTTGTCGGTGTGCCGAAAGTGATTACAGATTTGTCTGGAAATCATTCTCTAGAGCTTGTTCGCCCTACCGAATTTGATGATGTTGAATACTTATTCTTCGACGAGTTCAACCGCGCGCCTGACAAGGTGCTCAACGCGACGATGGAGCTCATCCAGTTCAAGAGCATCAACGGTCACAAGCTCAAGCGCCTCAAGGTGATCTGGGCGGCGATCAACCCCGAGGACGACGCCGACACCTACAAGGTCAACCACCTCGACCCCGCGCACCTCGATCGATTTCAAGTTCACATCGACCTGCCGTACGACGTTGACGTTGACTACTTCAAGGGAAAGTATCCCACGCTGTGGAAGGCGTTCGTTGACTGGTGGAAGGATCTCCCGGAGGACGTCAAGAAGGAGGTCTCACCTCGGCGCCTCGACTACGCCGCGACCGCTTACCAGAAGGACTTTCGCCTCGAGGACTTTCTCCCGTTCAAGTCGAACGTCAAGAAGCTTCGAGACATGCTCAAGTCGATCCCGTTCGCCGAGGAGCTGAGCCAGATCAAGAACGGCACCGAGGCGCACTCGTTCCTCAAGAACCCGAACAACACCCTGCAGCTCCTCAAGATGGTGCGGCAGAACGACTCGAACGCGACAGACTTCTTCACGAAGTACGCGTACGGCATGCCCCAGGAGCTTGCGGCGCCGTTCACCGAGCTCCTCGAGGCCAGGAACATGGGCTTCATGCGGAAAGAGGTCACCACCCTAGCAGCCATCCTGGAGAAGATTCCAGTCACTGGCGCTAGCTCGTCGGGTACCCTCGTCGCCGGAATGATCAACGCCGTCGATTGGGACGTCATCATGAAGGGGAAGTCACCCGAGAACGAGATGCGCGCCCTGCTGACGACGAAGGGGCATCTGGTCTCCAGGTTCACGAATCGAGCGAGCGACGCCTTTCAGAACGCGACCAAAGCGCAGCTCGAGCGCATCTTGTGGGGCCCCCTCGGGAGGGTCGGCAACGAGATCTCGAACTTCCAGGTCATGCTCGCCGCGGCTAGCAAGATCAGAGCGTTTGACAACGCGAACGAGGTGCGGATGATCAACGCCAAGCTCGAGGCGACCGGGCTCTTGGACTGGAAAATCATCTCTCCGCCGTGATCAAGCCTGTCCCCGAGAAGGAGCTCCTCAAGATCGCGGCGGCTCTAGAGGACTACCACAAGATCTTCTACACCTTCTGGGAGATGTCGGACGTCTTGTATGACGACTCTCTCCCGACCGCGGCCGTCGAGTTCTTGAAGGGGGAGCGAAAGCCTCGGCTGTTGATCAACGAGGAGTTCTGGAAGAAGCTCAACCACCGGGAGCGGCTGTTCGTCGCTTGCCACGAGTGCCTCCACGTCATCCTCGATCACGGACAACGCAACGGGAGGGAGGTCAAGGGATCGACCCCGCACCTGGTCAACGTCGCCCAGGACATCACGATCAACGAGATGATCGTCGACGTCTTCGGTTACGAGCGCAAGGACTTCAGGAAGTGGAAGGATCTCTGCTGGATCGACACGTGCTTCGATGACCCGACGATCGTCAAGCGAAACCAGAAGTTCACGTATTACCTCGAGATGCTGATCAAGCACGGGAAGAAAGATCTTCCGAAGGTCTTCGATCGGCACCAGCCCTCTCAGTCTGACGAGAAGAAGTCGGGATCTCAGCCCAGTGACCCGAAGCCAAGCCCCGGCGACCCGAAGTCTGCTGATCCTGCGCCGACGGGTGAAGAGGAGTCTCAAGAGCAGCGTGACGCCAGGCAATCGGCGGCTGAGAAGCTCGCGGCTGATCTCTCGCCTGAGGAGATCCATGACATCATGGAGGCTGGCGAGCTGGGCGGTGACCTGGCCGCCGCGATAAACGCGGTCCTCGGCGACAAGAAGGAGCGAGCTCGGGTGAGGTTCGCGAAGATGGTCGCTCGGCTGAAGCGGACACGAATGAAGCTCAAGGAGAGCGAATTCGAGACGTTCTCCCGAGATGATCGGCGCTTCGACGATGTCGTGCGATCGTACGGCGCCGTGCTTCCCGGGAAGGGTGAGGCCTTCAGGCCCGCCAAGGATCGCATCCTCGCGTACGTCTACATGGACGTCTCGATGTCGTGCGTCGCGTATCTGCCGATCTTCGAGAAGATCTGGGCCGCGTTTGACGCCGAAAAGGACATCTTCGAGTGTGAGACGTACATCTTCGACACGAAGGTGACCCCTCACAAGCCGGGAGACGACGCGCGCGTCGGCGGAGGGACCTGGTTCAACATCATCGAGGAGAGCGTTCTCGGGCGCAAGGCCGAGACAGGCCGCTACCCCGACGCGGTCTTCGTCATCACCGACGGCGACTGCGCGCCGAGTACCGCGGTCGACCCGCTGGTGCCTGAGCGATGGGTCTGGCTGCTGATCGATCGCGCCGAGCTCAAGTACATCCCGAAAGGATCTAGGTGGTACTGGATCAAGGACGTAGTTTTCTAAATCACCGCCTGATGTTACAATCTATCCGATGGTAGGCACGAAGCTCTGGTCGCGGTTGAGGAAGCGTCGCGAAGCGGTTAAGGCGCAGACGCCGAAGCTCGAGAAGCCAAACTGGAGAGAGGTTCAAGTTTCAGCGGCGAGGTTTCAGGCCCAGCAAGCTCGTGAGGTCGCGAAGCGCCGAGAGCTCAATCCTGATCTCAGCCACGTGCCCAGCCTCGGCGAGTACGTGCCGCAGCCGATCGTCGATCCGCTCGCGCACGTGCCGCCGGAGGACCGGGAGGAGTATCGCCGCCGCGAGGAGATCGCTCGCCGCGAGACGGCTGAGAAGATGAAGAAAGTGGCGCCGCTCTACAACAAGGGCGGTCCGCAGTACATCGGTGACGACCCGCAGCTCGTCGGTAGCGTCGCGTCAGGAACAAACAGGAGACGAAGCTGATGCTCAGCTGGTCGATCGGATTTTTCATCATCGCTGTCATCTCAGCCGTCTACGGATTTTCGAACATTGACCCGGCTGGCGCGCCTGAGATCGCGAGGATCATCTTCGTGGTCTCCGTCGTGTTGTTCATGTTCTCGCTGCTCGCAGAGCTGTTTCGTCGGCCATGAGACTGAGCTTGCTCTTGCTCGTCCTCCTGGGAGGATGCTCGCCGATCGTGGTTCATGAGGACGCGATCATCACCTGCTGGGCGAATGATCGTGTCGACGCCGACTGGATGTACTGCAAGCGAAAGCCGCGCTTTGACGGCACTACTGGCGATCCTTCGAAGTGAAGCGTTTGATCGGTGACCTCTTATTCATCGTCGGAACGTTTACTCTCTTTCTAGTCTTGATCGCGCCGCCGGGTTCAATTCTCTACAGGTGGCTTCATTGAAGATCATCGAGACCGGCCATGTCTACGACCTGAAGAACCTGGAGTCGCCTGGGTTCCAGAGGCTCACGTTCATCAAGCGGTCAGGCGGCGCGATTCAGTACGCTGACGAGCATCCGGGCACGAACACTCAAGAGGTGCTTCGCGCGCTGATCGAGCGCACCGAGTATCTCAACTCGGTCATTCCCTGCGCCGAGACTCAGGACGCAGTTTACTTTTTGCGAATGGCGCTGTACAGCTACGAGGTGAGAGCCTGGCGAAGGAAGCAAGAAAAGCTGAACAAGAAGGCGCCGCAGCACAACGACGCGGCGACGATGAGCGCTCACCGCGACGATTTCAAGGATATTCCCTTTTCATGGCACAACATCGAGGAGTTACCCGTGGGAGAGGACGGACATGTCATTGTACAGACCTGAAGAGTTTGCTCTGGCGTTAGCTAGAGAGGTCATCGACGCCGAGGCGAAGGGTCACACTCACACCATCTCGACTCTCGCGCTCGCGAGAGTGCTCACGGAGCAAGTGAGCACTCACACCGCGCTGACGCTCGCCCGCGCCGTTCTCAAGCTGAAAAATCCTTTGGCTCCCACGCGAGAGGATATAGAATATTTCGACCGGCGCCGCGATGAGGCGTTCGAGAACTTGAAGCTCCCTCAATTCAGGAGGAAGGATGCTGATCTCAAGAGAGGCGATCGAGGCCTTCCTAGCAAGGCCAAAGCCCAGGATGCCAGCGCACATGCTAGAGACCTATCTCCTGGAGCTGGAGGCGCGAATGCGCCTCAACCCGTCGAGCTACACGAGGGAGACGGAGGACGGTCCAGCGCTCTTCAACGGGAACCCGGACCTGTCGTATCCGGTGATCTCGGACACTCTCCTGATCATCGAAATCCTGAAGAAAAGGTACCCGGACCTGACTGACGAGGAGAAGCAAAAGGGTTGCTTGCGTCCAGTCTGGAGGGACATGTGAAGATCACGGTAACCGCGCGCACGGTTAAGCCCGAGATAGAGTCTGGTGACTGGACTCCTGAGGGGCAAAAACGCAGGGAGGGTCGATGGAACCAAGTCGGAGAGATCACCAATCGGTCAGACTCGCACGGCACCGTCTACGAGCTGACGTTCAAGGACAAGCATAAGGCTTGGTACGAGCCCCGGGAGCTGATCCTGGAGTGAACATTCTAAGGTAAAGGGCATGAGCAGAGACGACATCGGTGACAGGTTCAAGGACTACGAGGCGAGCTTCGACTATACGCTCCCTCGGCGAGTGCCCATGATCATCAGGGTAGACGGACGAGCGTTTCACGGCATCAACCTCGAGAAGCCCTTCGACGAGCAGTTTTGGGAGTACATGGCCGCGACCGCGGTGGCCCTCTGCAAGGAGATCCAGGGCGCAGTCATGGCCTACTTCCAGTCAGACGAGATCTCGATCGTCGTGCGAGACGACTTTGACGATCGCACCGAAGCGTGGATGAAGAAGCGCTTGTCCAAGATCTTAAGCCTCTCGGCGGCGACCGCGTCGGTCTCGTTCAACGCCGCGGTGCGCGGCGCGCTGATTCAGCGTAACATCGGTGATCGCCAGTTTGACAGCCGGGTGCTCCTGGTGCCGAGCGTGTCCGAGGTGGTCAATTACATGATCTGGCGTCAACAAGACGCGATGCGCAACTCGATCAGCATGGTCGCCCAATCGATCTTTACCCAGGGGCAGCTCAACGGAGTGCCGACGATCGATCTGCTCGAGATGATTCGTGACGCCGGCCACCCTTGGGAGGATTACGCTCTCAAGTTTCAACGCGGGTGTGTCGTGCACAAGATCGCGACGATCTCTCCCTTCGTCGATCCCCGCAACGGGAGCGTCGTGACACCGACCCGAAGACACTGGAACGTGGACATCGGGACTCCGATCTTCACGGAGCATCGTGACTACCTCAAGAGCATCTACGAAAATCACCCGTGACGTTTTACGTCCTGCTCGCGGTGATCCAGATTCTCCCTTCTCACCCTGACTTCGGCACCCTCAAGCTCCCGGCGGTCTCTCTCACGGAGATCGTAGCTAGCTCAACCGAGTGCTACGCTAAGCTGAGGACGATCGCCGCTAACGTTGAAGCCGAGGGCAATCTCAAGATTCGCGAAGCGAGGTGCAGCCGCTTTGAGTAGGATGTTTACTTTCTCGGCAGCTTGATGTACAATAATCGGGCATGAATAACATTCCAAAAAGAAAAAAGATTGATCCAAAAAGAAGAACAAGCTAACGATTGGTTTAGCTCCGACCCGCACTACCACCACTCTAAGATCATCCAGTATTGCAACAGACCGTACGCCTCCAAGCAGGAGATGAACGAAGCGCTGATCGCCAACTGGAACGCGGTTGTCAAGCCTCAGGATAACGCTTATTGCCTGGGCGACTTTGTCTTCGGTGACGAGCGAGACGCGATCAAGATCGTCAATCGGCTTAACGGTAACAAGCGTTGGATCCGAGGGAATCATGACAGCAAGCTGTGGCGAAGCAAGGAGCTGCGCTCGCTCTTCTCGTGGACCGGTGACTACCTCGAGCTGAAGATCGCTGACCCCGACGCCGATCGCGGAATCCAGATGATCTGCTTGTTCCACTACCCGATGATCGTGTGGAACAAGTCACACCGCGGCTCGTGGCACCTGCATGGCCACTGCCACAACAAGCTCAAGTACCCGTTCGAGGCTCGCATCCTCGACGTCGGTGTCGACGGTCACGGATATCGCCCGATCTCATATCAGGAGGTCAAGGCGATCATGAGAAAGAAGAAGTTCACCGCGGTAGACCATCACGTAGAGCTCTGAGATGTAAATAGGCTCATGGATCTCCTCCGTGAACTTATCAACGTTTCAGAAGCTACAGAGAAAGAGCTGATCGACCAGTTTGAGGACTGGGACGACAAGCAGCTCAAGCAAGCCGCTGAGATGGGCAACGAGGAGGCCGGGCGTGAGCTGTCTCGACGCGCAAAGTTCGGCACTAGAAACTACGACAAGCCGGGTCAAAAGCCCTTCATGGAGGCGACGATCGACGCCTTCAAGCAGATGACCGAGATTAAGTTTGATCCAGATCGCACCGATCCGGCCGACATCTTCATCGAGATGCGCAAGATCATCGCTCAGGTGGCATATACCTTCCTGGTACACGAGAAACAGCAACACGACAAGCGCCAAGCGCATGATGAGGACGAGGACAAGACCGAGTTCAACTTCTCGTTCGACGCGCTCGCCGACGAATGCCAAGACGTGTGGCGTCAAGTCAAGACCTTCGCGGATGACAGAATGAACAGCCACAGTGACTGGCTCGAGTACATCCATGACGGCACCTTCCTAGATCTTCCGAAGGATCCTCCGCTGTCAGGTTTTGCTGGAAAAAAGAAGTCCAAGTGAAGCTCAAGACGTTTCTAGCTGAGGGGAAGGGCAAGCTCACCGAGAGGGACGTCGGCCGAGACGCTGAGGTGATCTTCCGCATCACCACGAACGCCGTGAAGTTCGACGACGACATCTATGGCTTCGGCTACTTTGGTAAGATCATCGAGGTCACTGACAAGCACGTAGTGTTCGAGGCGGAGCGCGCTGGTCAGTATACGGCTTACACCGCTCCTGGAAACGGCGTCGAGCTCAAGGGCAGTCACAAGATCAAGATCACGATGGATCTAGATAAGGCGAGTCGCGTTGACGCGCATCCAGACGATGACTTCATCGCAATTCACTTTGCTGCTTAATTTCACTAAAATCCGTATCACTCTTCTCAAAATGTGATACAATCGCTCTGATATTCAGAACGGAGGCGTTCTTGAAGGCAGAGATCAAGTGGAACGGCACCAGAGGGAAGTACGAGCTGGTCGCCAAGGGCAAGGTCCTCTCCCGCTCAAAGCGGTTTGAACACTTAGAGTACCTGGTCCGCACCCAAAAGTACGACAAGATCGTCAAGGCGGGAGTCACCGACTGCGAGGTCGTGTCACATCCTGGAGACGGCGTGACCGTCTCGACCCCAGACGCGACGGAGGTTTACGCGGGCTTCTCGATCGATGAGCGCTTCGCTCACACCGAGCAGCTCGTTTACATGGTCATCAACGGCACGGCGAAGTCTTGCCTGATCACCGGTGAGGGCGGCGTCGGAAAGACGTACCTCGTCGTCAAGTGCCTCGAGACCGCCGGCAAGGTCAACGTCAACAAGTGCGCGCCGACGATCGAAGAGCTCGAGGAGGTCAAGGTCTCCGTCGAGGACGACGAGATCGTCATCGAGCAGAAGGTCGCCAAAGCGATGAACCGTCCGACAGGTGACTTCGTCGTCGTCAAGGGCTACGCCTCGGCCGCGGCGCTCTACCGCATTCTCTGGGAGAACCGCAACCGCATCATCATCTTCGATGACTGCGACTCGGTGTTCAAGCACACTGACGCGCTGATGCTGCTCAAGTCAGCGCTCGACTCCTACGAGGAGCGTTGGGTAGCATGGAACGTCGAGCGCCAGCGAGAGACCGACCTTCCGGACTCGTTTCAGTTCAAGGGAGCGATCATCTTCATCTCTAACCTCCCCCTCGAGAAGATCGATGAGGCGGTGCGCACACGCTGCTTCAAGGTCGACATCTCGATGACCAAGCAGCAGCGGATCGCTCGGATTCGCTCACAGCTTCCGAACGTCATGATCGAGAATCCAAAGGTCACGCCGCAGGTTCGCGAGGAGGCTCTCGCCCTGATGGAGAAGCACCTCAAGGTGATCAAGGATGTCAACTTCCGGTCGCTGATGAACGTCATCTCGGTGAGAATCGACCCGAACGTCGGACAGAAGCCCGACTGGGAGAAGCTCGGTCTCTTTGTTCTCTTGGAGCGCTGACATGAAGGCGACGATGGAGCAGTACTTGGTATGGTGGGTCAATCAGGTGGATTGCGAGGCGATCGGTGAGAAGCTCAACCAGGCTCTCCCGACGGCGCCGGTCTACTTGCAGACCCAGTACATCTCCAGATATGGCCGCGGCGGCAGAGGGAGACTCTGGATCTCTCCGCTGTTGAACTTGCCCAGCGACGTCGCGATCGACCCGTGGCCATCCACTCCGCTCGGAGAGGTTCTCGCCGGCGATTACGGCGGCATCGTCATCAAGGCCGAGGACGCGCCGTGGGCGCTGCCAGGCGTCATCACCGATCTCAAGCTGCGCCGAGTCTACCCGATTACCGTGGAGCGCTAAATCATGTCCTCTCTCCGTGAGCAACTCCTCCAGCTTCTGGCCAACAAGGGGCACTCGCCCGTCGTCGAGGTCATCGGCATCATCTTCGATGACCAGTATCTCGAGAAGGGCATGCAAGCTCGCGTAGTCGAGATTCATGAGGGGGTCGAGGGCGATCCCCAGATGGACGAGATCATCCTCGACTTCAGCGACTTTGTCAGATCGAACCGGGCTCTCGAGCGACCCTCCTACTACGATCGAGCTGGCGTGCCGCGCTTGACCGCGACGGAGTCAGGGCACGTCCCGAAGAACAATCGGGAAGAGATCTACATCATGCACGACCAGTACGACAAGTGCTTGAAGCTCAACGACCGCCCGCTCTTCTTCGAATATCTTCGTCTGGTCGAGAGCGGAGACATCGGTAGATCGACTCCGATGGTCACCTACGTTGAGTGGCTTGAGCGCGGCGACGCGGCGTTTCGCAAGGCGGCCGAGATCGTGCGCGAGCAGGGTAAGCTCCACAGGTGCAGCGCGCTCTCGATCGAGAGCACTTGCGCGGCGCTCTACGCGGCGAAGCTCGATGGCTAAGGAGCACTTGAAGCTTCCCGAGTTCGACAGGGTCGAGAAAGAGCTCGAGCTCATCTCGAGCGACTCCAACGTTCGCCTCGTGGTTGACTTCGACGACGTTAACCATGACGTCGTGGAGGAGCTGACGAAGCTGATCGTCAAGGCGGTCAATAACATTCCCGTCGAGGAGTGGAGAGGGGCTGTCAAGGCGGGTAGAGATCGTCATCGGGAAGATCACTAAATTCCTAGCTCTTCCAGAGTGTGTTAGAATTTCACTCTGTGAGACAACGAAAATCTCTCGATGAAACTTATCTCAGAATGGCTGAGGAGCTGGCGGACGGTAGAGTCTACGCCACCCGAGCTCAGGTCGGCGCCCTCCTGGTCAAGAACAAGACCATCATCGCCGAGGGATACAACGGCATGCCCGAGGGGTTTCCGAACGAGGACGTCGAGTACGTTGACGCGGAGGGGAACCTCCGTACGAGTCCCCTCGTTATTCACGCCGAGGCCAACATCTTCGACAAGCTCTCGAAGAACGGCTCGAACGCTGGTGCTCGTGACGCTACTCTCTATTGTAGCTTTTCTCCTTGCGTTCCCTGCGCTCTCCGCATCATCAATAACAGGGTCAAGAGGGTCGTCTTTCGAAACCTATATCGGGACGTCACTTGCTTCGAGTATCTCAAGAAGGCCAACATCGAGATCGTTCACCTGCCATCCAGGGAGACCGTAGATGTCGAATCAGTGCGCGCTTCTCCACCCTATTTCTCGCGGAGTTGGAAGTTTCTCGCCGAGATTATCGCTCGTGTCAGTCGTCGTGGATCGCGAGCGTCGTAACAAGATCTACGCGATCATTCGCGAGAGCCGAAAGGTCTTTCCCAAGGCCGAAGAGCAAGCGCGGCGAAAGAAGTGGGTGAGAGCTCGCCTCTTCATGACGTTCAGGGGCATCAAGGAGGTCAAGGTCCGCATGGACGGCGCGAGGAACGTCACGACCGCGCGCAGCTTGCCAGGGCTTGAGCTCTAAGCCTCTCGACCTCGGAGACCGGCTCCTCTGGCCTGACGGCGTCAGCACGGTAACGCCAGAGAAGCTTTCCGACTACATCGTCAAGGTCGGAGCTAGTAAGCTGGCGGTGACGGAGCTCACGCCAGAGATCGAGCAGTTCAACCAGACCTCCGACGCTCAGATCGGCGTCAAGACCGACGTTGACCCGACTCTCTTTCCTCCAGCATGGACGCTTCCAGAGCGGTATAAATATCTGGATCTTGAGTCGTACCTTGTCGGGCTAGCTGATAAGATCGAGCGAGACGAGCTCTACGAGAAGCGATTGCAACGCCTCTCGGAGGAGATCGAGCTCTTCGATAAGCTAGGGTTAGATCAAGTGCTTAGAGCGCTGATCTACGTCCTCGACATGCTGCGCGAGAAGGGTCAAGTGTGGGGCGTCGGGCGAGGAAGTTCTTGCTCTAGCTACCTCCTCTACCTCATCGGACTGCATGACGTTGATCCTGTTAAGTACGGCATCGAGGTGACTGACTTTTTGAGAGAGTAATCCGTGAAGATCACCGAGCTTCTGAGCGAGAGCAAGACTAGCATCAAGGCCACCACGGTATTCACCGTGCGCCTCGTTCCGCAAGATCAGATCAAAACTGCGGATCACTTTGGGTCGCGATCCGAAAATCCTGGGGTGTACATCGAGCTCCAGAAGATCTTCAAGGCCCTCGGAAAGAAGGTCACCGAGGGTGGTGTTTGGGACTTCGATGAGGATTCCCAGCAAACTCAGTTCAAGAAGATCGTCAAGAAGTTGGGTCTCAATCCCGATGACATCAATCCAGATAAGTTGAAAGCTGCTGGATTCACGCTCCTCTATACCGGCAGCACCATGCTCCTCTGGCAGAATAAAGAGCGCGAAGCCTTTATCTCGATCACGAAGCCAGGGCATCGCGATGCCTATACCCCGACAGTCGTTTACATCACTAGCTCAACCAAATAAGGAAGAAGAAATGCCACGCAATGTACGCACCGCCCGCGGCGAGGTCGTTGACTTCGACGCCATCATCATCAAGCAGCAGCTGGCGCAGGCCCCGATGAACGTCGAGGTTGCTCGCCGCCGCAACTTTATCGACTCGAAGGAAGGCAAGGGCCGCGCCGCTAAGACAGCGACTCAGGTCGAGGCCCTCCCGGCTGGCGACAATCTCGGTGAGATCGCTCCCATCGTTCCGCCGACGGAAGAAGCGAAGTAACTCGTGATCAAGCTCTCTCTGAGAGAATCGCTCGTCCTCGCCGAGGCGCGCGACCCCGACAAGCGCTACAAGGAGATTTACGCTAAGAATGAGGTAGATCGAGTGATCCTCGCGCTCACGGGAACCGATTCGGCGGTCTGGACGAAGCTTCTTCGCTCGTACGATCGCATTCAAAAGCTAATTGAGCGGGCGAAGTTTAAGCACGAGGAGAAGAACAAGGAGCTTCGCTCTAGGATCTCGGAGCTCTTCGACGCGGATGATGTCTTCGTCACTCGTGTCGTCGAGACAGCTAGATTCACGGCGATGCTCTACAAGAAGGCCCGTCCCGATTCGACGCCGAAGGATCCGCCGACGGTGACCGACTGGGAGGCCGTCGCGAGGGATCTCCAGAAGCTCTTGACCGATGATCTCATCCCGCAAGCCGAAGCGATCATCGCTGCGCACACGAAGCTCAAGAAGGTCAACGCGGAAAAGGCGCCAAATCTCAAGGTCGAGCCGAAGCCAGATCACTCAGGCCCGCTCGAGGAGGGATTGGGTGACGCGTTTACCGCGTTAAAGAGGGCAGCTCAAGCTCTCCTCAAGCAAGTCACTCGTTGGGCGCTGGGATACGACAAGAAGCTAGCCAAGCTGAAGGCCAGAGCCGGTTTAGTAAGTAGCAAGTAGTACCTCATACTAAAGGAAAGTCATAATGAAGATCCTTCCGATCAGGAAGAACGTCATCTTTCAGTTCGCCGAGAGCACGGTCAGCGGTCGCTTCATCAACTCGACCGAGTCCGGGATCATCGTCACCTCGGACGATAAGAATCAGACAGGTTCACCGCGCTGGGTACGCATCACTCACGTCGGTCCTGACGTCGACGAGGAGATCAAGCCCGGCACCTTCGCTCTCGTCGAGGCCGGTAAGTGGACGATCGGCTTCTACGTTGACAGCATTCGCTACTGGAAGACCGAGGAGAGCTTCGTGATGGCTCTCTCGGATGAGCCCTACCACACTTACTGATGTTCTTCATCGCTCTCGTCTTGCTTGTCGCTCTCTTGATGGAGGGCATCGGATCGTTCATCTCGGTGATCGGCTTCGGCGCCCTCTTCTCGATGAACCCGATCATCATGACGATGGCGGTGATCCTTGACGCAGCTAAGATCGTCTCCGTCACCTTCCTCTACCAGTGCTGGAGAGACCTAGGCTGGTGGTGGAAGACGACCTTCATCCCCGCCGCCATCTTCCTCGTCATCATCACTTCAGCGGGCGTGTTCGGCTACCTGACAGGTGAGTTTCAGAGAGCGCTTCAGCCCAACATGCAATCGGTGTTGCAGGTGGAGTCGCTCAAGCGTGAGAAGGTGAGCGTCGACGCCGAGCGCACGCAGCTGCTCGACGAGAAGGCGAAGATCGACAAGCAGATCGCTCAGCTCCCGGACGAGAGCGTCGCGGGACGTCAGCGTCTCATCCGCTCGTTCGCCCCAGATCTCAACAGGATCCGCGGACGGATGGACGTCGTCACCAAGCGCGGTGACGAGCTGACCAAGGAGATCTTGCAGGCCGAGAGCGAGAACGTCGAGAAGGCCGTACACGTCGGGCCGATCCTCTACGTCGCGAAGGTGTTCGAGATCACCGTCGAGGAGGCGAGCAAGTGGATCATCCTCATGCTCGTGCTCGTGTTCGACCCTCTCGCGATCATGCTGGTGCTCGCTGGAAACTTTCTCATCGCGAGGAGGAGAGAGAGACTAGCTCCTGCCGTCGAGGAGAAGCTCGCGTTCAAGAAGGTTGAGCCTGGAGCATGCCCGATCGGGTTAGATCACCAACCGATGATCTGCAGCGCAGGGGTGTGTGACTTCTGTCGCGACTATCGCAAGAAGGCTAAGGACGAGGCCGAAAAGCCTGCCGGATATGACGAGGAGCCGTTTGACACCACAGGCTTCGCTGACTCATCCTCTAGCGTCGACGGCGTGACGAGGACGGAGGCGATCGGGAAGATCGAGCCGATCAAGGGCAACTTCGAGTCGACGCTCTCGTCAGCTCAGACCAGGTTTGAGGAGCCGCTTCCGCCAGCTCCGTCATCAGAGGAGGCCGAGCAGCTCATCGAGGAGATCGCTCCGTTGGTCGAGGGAGAGCCGGTGATTCCCCCGAGCGAGCTTGAGTCACTCAACGTCACTCTTCCGAGCGCGCTCGTTCGTGAGGGAGCTCGCACGTTCTCCGTGCGACGTCACCTCTACGAAGCTCTCTAAAATTTCACCGTTGAGGTTTGGCGGTTACAATCCTCTCTCGGTAGCACTCACTAACGCGAGAGAGCATGGCAGCCAAGAGACTCTGGACCGAGGCCCACCGGCCGAGGTCACTTGATCAATACGTCTTTCAAAACGAACAGCACCGCGAGCAGATCAACAAGTTCGTCGCTGAGAAGGACATTCCTCACCTTCTCCTCACCGGCACTCAAGGCTCCGGGAAGACCACCCTAGCCGAGATCCTCATCTCCGAGCTAGGCCTCGAGGACGTCGACGTTCTCCGCGAGAACGCGTCGAACAAGACAGGCATCGACTACATCCGCGAGGTGATCATCAACTTCGCCAGCTCCTACGCGATGAACGGGCGCTTCAAGGTCATCAAGCTCGAGGAGTTCGACCGAGTGTCTCCCGCCGGCCAGGACTCGCTTAAGGCGGTGATGGAGGAGTGCTCTGACACGTGTCGCTTCGTTTGCACGGCGAACCACGAGAACCGAATCATCGCCCCTCTCAAGTCTAGGTTTCAGCACCTCCGCTTCAAGGCGCCCGGGAAGGATGACGTGATAGTCAGGGCGGCTGAGATCTTGATCGCCGAGGACATCGAGTTCGACCTGGATGTTCTAGACAAGTACATCTCGCAAGCCTACCCCGACATCCGGAAGATCATCAATAACCTCCAGCTCAACGCGATCGGCAAGAAGCTGAGGACTCCCTCAACCGACGTCGACGGCAACGACTACCAGTTTCAGCTCCTCGACCTGATCGCCGCGGGTGACCTCCGCGAGATTCGCCGTCTCGTCTCGGAGCAATGCACGTCAGAGCAGATCGGTGAGGTCTTCGAGTTCCTCTACCGCAACCTCGACAAGCATCCCAAGCTCAAGGATCGCGCCGCCTACGAGCAGTGCCTAGTCATCTTGGCCGAGGGCCTCTACAAGCACGGAATGGTCGCGATCCCGCACCTCAACTTCGAGGCGACATGCATCCGCATGTTCGCGCTGACCGGCGAGTGAAATTCTACCGAGACCAGGACCTCGACTGGATCTACATGAAGGGCTATCGCTTCGCGTACGTCGTCGAGGACGGGGTGCTCTACAAGGTCGCGCAAGCGATGGTCAAGCATGCTTCATAAGTTGCTCTGCTGGCTGGGTCTGCATGAGGCTACCGCCGAGCGAGAGCACGTCTTTTACAGCAACCGCACCATGATCGAGATCTACCGCTGCGAGAGATGCCAGGGATCCGTGATGAGGGAGTACGGTGGCTAGGGAGAGAGCGTTAGACATCTTTCCGCTTCTCGAGCGGATCGACCGTAAGGATTACGGGATCTGGAGCTCTCTCAACGAGGCTCAGCGCAAAGAGTTCTCGGCGCTGATCGTCATGCGCTGGATGGCCGGAACCACCGATCCAATGCAGCTCATCTTTCTCAATGAGCTGGTGAACGTCCTCGTCTTCTCGCTCCCGAATCACGACGAGCTGATGTTGAAGCTCCTCACCGTGTGTTCAAACGGCCAGCGAAAGAGATACAATTGGGTGCAATACAAGGTGGTCGGATCCAAGAAGGTCAAGCGGTCGATCGAGCTGATCGCGAGCCACTACGGCCTCTCGATCGAGGAGGCCGAGGACTCTCGGCGTCTCTTCTCCGACGAGGAGATCATGACCCTCGCGGAGATGGCTGGCCTCCAGAAGGATGAGATCACGGAGCTTAAGAAGGAGTTGAAATGACCGAGGAAGAGGTAGCTCTCAGGGCGATCTTAGCGCACAGACGGTTCAAGGCTGAGATCGCGGTCGAGGGAATGTTGATCAACCATCGAGGATCCTCGAGGTTGACCGCTGACGCGATGGTTGACGCGGTGATCAGGATCATGGACGGGGAAGAGGTCGATGCTCCCAAGCCCTGGCAAAAGTACGCGGTTAAGCTATGACCCATCGCCTCGATGACGTTCTCTCGAGAATGTCTTATCAGGATCTTGTCGTTCTCGCCGAGGATGGTGCTGGAATCATCTTCACGAAGAGCTCGCTGACGAAGGCCCAAGTGATCAAGTTTCTCTCGGAGACCCTTATCCACAACGTGAATCGCTCGATCATGATCGGGCAACTTAAGGCCATGCTAAAGGATTGAAGTGATCTCGCCTTACAAGTGCATGTTCTGCAAGAAGGCGCTCCCCTCGGAGCGTGTCTTCATGCGGCACCAGTGCACTCAGATGGTGCGATCCAAGGAGATCCAGACCGTCATCGGCCAGGTCGCCTTCGGGCTCTACAAGCATTGGCTCGAGAAGCAACGCCGCACCCCGCCGTCGATCGAGACCTTCTGCACGAGTGCGTACTACACCCCGTTCATCAAGTTCGCAGAGTGGGTGCGCGAGACTGGCATCATAGATCCGAAGAAGTACGTCGAGGTCATGCTTGAGAAGAAGATCGCGCCGTCGCTCTGGCGCCGCAACGAAGCGTACCAGTTTTTCCTCGAGCACGTCGACAAGCGAACCAATCCCTACGACCAGGCGACGACGACCGTCGAGACGCTCATGACGCTCGCTGAGGGCCTCGAGTGCGCGCCGGGCGAGGTTTTCGCCAAGTTTACCGCGGGAGAGATCCTCGAGCTGATCCAGCAGCGTCGCCTCTCGCCGTGGCTTCTCTTTTGCTCGAGAGCGTTCAAGGACTGGGTCAATACCCTCCACGAGGGTGATCGGTCAGCGCTGATGAAGGGAATCGGCATCGACTACTGGGCGCTCCAGCTCGAGAAGCGCCCGGAGGTGGTCAAGGCGCTGAAGGAGATCGCGAGTGAGCTCGGCATCTGACATCGAGGCGCAGTTCAACACCATGCTCTCGCTGTGCGAGAATGGAGCCATCTCACGTCGAGCTTTGGTAGAGTGGATCAAGAAACACATCGATCCTGGATTTGCTGACGCGCTAGAGGCGTGGCATGACATGACGGGCGAGTACATCTCTCCTCCGCAGAACATGAAGTTTGAGGTAGATCTTCTCCCCGAGCAAGTGAAGATCTACGAGGTCTTCAAGAGGAACGGTCTAGCTGGCTAGAGAGTAAATATTCGGGCGTGTTGTCAGCAAGAAGGAGGTAGTATGAGCCGAGCCCGATACCTCAAGCTTCTAGAGCGCCAAGTCGACGCTTCTAGGCGAGTCATAAATGACCTCACCCGTGAGCTTCATGAAGTTCGCGAGATGTTGAAGGAAACGCAACAACGAGATGAGCGACAACAACGTCAAGCCGCCCCAGCCAACTAACGAAGAGCTGGCGTGGGCGAGGTACAAGGTGATCGACATCCTAGCAGGATGCGTTCTAAACATCCACCTCAGAGACGCACAGATGTGTCCCAAGTATCTCCACGAGATGACCGAGGCCGCTGAGGTGAACGACTACTACGAGCTTCTTGACAAGTTGTTTTCAAGAACCTCCACCTAGATTACAATGCTGGATGATCATCAAGGTCATCCTCCCCGCGGCTGAGATTCCTCTTGACTCCGTCGTCACCAAGCGTACCGGTGAGAAGGAGTACACGCTTCGTGACAGAGTGCGCGTCTTCGGTGAGAGCGGAGAGCGGCGCGAGATCGTCGCCTCTGGAGGATCTCGCTTCATCGTCTCTCCGAACGGAGATGCTAACGTGGTCAACGCTGACACGGAGCTGTGCTGGCTAACTGATCGTGAGCAGCTCTTGGCGTTCTTGACACCTTTAGACGACTAGTGGACATCGACGTTGACACCCCGTCGTCGTTCGATCCGGCCAAGGTCTTTGACTTGGCCGTCAGGGCGTCACAGTACAAGGATCAGAAGCTGACGCCGCACCCGTGCGGCGTCTACTTTCAGGCCGTGCCGAGGGACCCCATCACTGGCCTCGCCGCCGTTCCCTACAGAGAGGCCGAGGAGCTCGGCTGCTTTAAGATCGACTTCCTTCACCTCTCGGTCTACGACCACTTCACCTCGAAGGACGAGATCAGGGAGCTGCTTAAGATCGAGCCTGACTGGGAGCTGCTCAAGATTCCGTCGGTCGTCCAGAAGCTCTTTCACCTCGCTAAGCACCACGACCTGCTTCAGCAAGCTAAGCCTCGATCGATCATCGAGCTAGCTGACTGTCTCGCCCTCATTCGCCCCGGAAAGGCGAAATATCTACTTCAAAAATACTTGCAGGATAAGGCCAGATGGCGCACCGAGTTGTACAAGATCTATCCCGGCGAGGAAGGTGGGTATACCTTTAAGAAGGCACACGCGATCGCCTACGCCATGGTGATCGTTCTGCAACTTCACCTCATCAAGGGAGGAGCGCTTTGACTCACGTCTGTCGGCCGTTTGACACCGGTTGCGTCTGCAACACCGCTGGGCTAGAGCCGAGCGAGGAGTGTCCGCTCCACGGCCGTGGTCCGCTGGTGCATCGCTGCAGGTGTGGCCGCTTCTTGAAGCGGCAAGATCCGGACATCGGAAGCGGTGACAGCAAGATCAACATCAATGATCCGGAGCTACGATGGGATTGTTGGTCGGCGATCTAGTCGTCCTCCGCGGGGTGCCTGACTCCATGTATCACAACCTGGAGCAGGAGGAGATCAACGCGATCAAGGCGCAGATCGGAAAGACGCACAAGATCGTTGGCTTTAACGAGATCGGATGGGTAGAGATCGAGTTCAAGCATGACGATGTCTTTCACTTCATCTGGGTGGAGCCGATGTATGTAGATAAAACGACGCGGCTCCAGCCCCTCTTGTGCTGGCTCTTTCGCAAGGTTTACGCTCGCTGGCTCTGGAACGTCCGAGTGATCAAGGTGATCAGTTGGCGCACGGCGATCGTTGAGCGAAAGACCGAGCGCACGGTCATGTCACCCTGCTTCTGGTGGTTCCAGTGATCGAGCTTGGCTTTTGGGTGATCGCGTTGACTAACGTTATCTTGGTTGGTTTGTACCTCGACTGGTGGTGATTCTGAGAAATTAGCGGTAAGCTCGCTTCTTTTGGTGAAATTGTCTCAATCCTGTTTACTTTTTGAGCAAATGGGATTACAATTCACCTATCGTCAATCGATCTTGGAGGCAAGTCGAATGAAACTCTTCGCGAACGCCCAGCCGATTCAAGCCCCCGCCACCAAGGCCAAGGGCAAGGGCAAGACCGAATTCACCGTCCCTGGCCTTCGCGAGTTCGCGATCGCCAAGGCGGTCGTCAAGGCGATCGAGTCGGTCTGCAAGACCTTCGAGACCCAGGTCAAGGGCGCCGCGATGGACGAGTTCGTCAAGATCGCGCACGCCACCGCCAAGCGCCCGGACAGCCTGCGCGGCGTCGACGGCAACGCCTCTGGCTCCCTCGAGCTCCGCAAGCGCAGCTCCAACTCTCCCCTCTCCGACGCCGAGCGCGCTCTCCTCGATGAGCACAAGGTGCCGGTCGAGAAGAAGGTCTCGGTGCCGAAGATGTACGGCATCAACCCCAAGTACGACCAGGACGTCGACCTGATGGCGAAGGTGGAAGCCGCCCTCGTCGCCGCCGGCGTGCCGACCGACCTGATCGTCCTCCAGGAGGAGAAGTACACCTACACCGTGTCCGACGAGACGATCGAGGCCGTGTTCGCCGCGAAGGCGCCGCGCGAGGTGATCGAGGTCGTGACCACCCAAGCCGTCAAGCCGGTCACCAAGGACCTGGACCTCGCCGAGGCGCTGACCTTCGTCAAGGACCTCCTGATGCCCGAGGCGAAGGACGTCGCGGTGGTGGTCGGCAGGGTCGGCGACAAGGTAGCGGTCTAACATGAAGGTCAAGGTCGCTACTCTCAGCGGCTACGCGCTCGACTGGGCAGTAGCCGTCATGTGGGGATTGAAGCCGAACGTCAGCTCGTTCGGCCCTCTCTTCGGCAAGGGTTATCTTGCCACCGCGATCAGATGCACGCGGTTTTCGCCCACTAGCACGGACAAGGTCTTCTCGACGGACTGGGAAGCGTTCGGACGCTTGATGCAGGCGCTCTCCAAGTGGGGTTGCCGCATCAACTGTGAGCCTTCTGGAGTCTGTACCGTGGTCATCGCGAATCACACCGCGGTCGGCGCCAACATCAAGGAGGCTGTCTGCCGCGCCTATGTGCTCGCGCGCCTCGATACCACCGATGAGATCGAGGTTCCTGAAGAGCTTCTCCCAGCGGCCATGAAGGCGGTGACCGCGTGAGGGGCGAGGAGATGCACAAGCGCTTGAGCGGCAACCTCGAGCGCTTCAAGAGCGGCAAGAACTTCATCGTGTTCGCCGCGCCCAGGGACGACGTCGCCAAGCCGGCCATGATCTGGGGCTATCGTGACGTCGTCAGGACGGACGAGACCTGGGTCGAGATCGGCAGAACTCTCGAGCGAGTCGGCAGTCCGAAGCTCCTCACGCTCGAGGAGGCCTCGGCGATCATCAAGCAAGCCCAGACCTTCATCCCTGGGAGCAGCGACTACACCTTTCTCATCTCGATCATCTTTCCCGAGGAGAGCAAATGAGCAACATCGTTCCCCGACATGGCTCGAACGTCACCGTCGCCGGCTCGACCGCTGTCGGCCGGCGTCAGCTCAACGACCAGGAGCTGACGCTTCTCATCGGCCCAGCCGTGATCGATCGGGTCGACGCGAAGAAGACCTTCACCGCTTACGAGGTGACCGTCGAGCTTCGCGGCAAGAACCCCGGCTCGGAGATCGACCACGAGCGTTGCAAGGCCCTCGTCCACATCGCGATGAACTACTTCCTGACGCGCGGTGACTACGACAAGCGCTCGGTCAATCGCGGCTGGAAGACCTCGGCGTTCGAGTATTTCCCGGTCGCTGTACCTCAGCCCTCGACCGCCGTACCGACGCCCAAGGGCCTCATCCAGTTCTGATGGAATTTCCAGCAGAACTTCGTGGCGCCGGTAACAGGGTGCTCTGCGCGATCTGGCGCGAGCGGTACGCTGGGGTGTGGACCATCTGGGGTTGGGATGGCGGCTTCAAGCTACCGCGCCACGTGCGCGCTCGTAGAGCCTACCTTGCTCGCAAGCGGAGAACGAATGCAGCGCCGCAGATGCTGAAACCCGCGAGGGCCGGTGGGCCACGTTCGCACGGCCTAGCCGACCGCGAAATGCTGGAGGCTCGTACCAGAGTACGGAATGCCCTGCTCGCCGCCTTCGACAACGTGGATAGCGGGGTGGGCGGTGTATCAGATGGCTAGGTACGAAATCACCATCAAGACGCTTACCGCTGATGGCGAGGACGCCAAGGTGGACGTGTACAAGATCGTCAGCGCCAATGTGGTCCGGTGCGCGCTGGTGGCAGTGATGCAGGCCGAAGCCTACGAGGAAGGACTGCGCGCAATGCTGGAGCGCGCGGAGAAACGCCGCGACGACTAAGAGGACTCCGAAGATGAGCCCCGAGCGCGGTGGAAACCTGCTCACAATTTCCAGCCAAAAAAGGACATCATGACCGCGAAGTTCATCGGGAGCGAGAGCTTAGGAGAGGCTCTGCACGTCGCGCTCCGGAAGGGTTGTGACTCTCCCGCCACCACCGCGGCCCACATCTGTGTCGGCTTGATGCCGAACTCTCTCTGGGGCGAGTACGTCGAGACGGTAGGCGACTACCTCGGACTCGCCAGCCAGCAAGGACGCTTGACGGAGGCCAACGCGTGGGAGCACTTGAAATACGTGTCTACAGGCGAGGACACCGACCAGTTCAAGCAAGCTCATGTAGCCTTCCACTCGAAGCTACGTCAGTGGCGCCGGGTGAGCGCCACCCCCGCGCTCACCAAGATATACGGCGAGTACAAAACTGCTCCCGTGAAACCGGCGCCGCCGAAGCGCTATGAGCCACTCAAAGCACCGATCTACGACCCCGGCTACCACTTCAGGCGTGACCGAGACAACCACAGGTACGGTCGTTCGCTCTCTACCCGCGTGAACATCTTCCCGAGCGAGGAGCTGATCCAGAAGCGCGACCGCTTTCGCTACCTGTTTTTTTCCATCCTGCGCACCTTCACGGACGACGACTGGAAGGGTTACGCCTGCTTTCTCTTCGAGACCGAGCACTAGCACTCAAATTCGTGTACTTTTTGAGAGTTTTGAGTTAAAATTCTCTTATGGTATCTCTCGGATCGTTGGAATACAGGGATTACGCGTACCTCTGGCCGCCCCGCCCGGAGACGAAGAGCCCTCCGGGTATGATCCCCTTCTACCAGCGGATGGGCTGGCAAGCCCAGGTCAAGAAGAACGGGTCATGCACCCTCGTGTTCGTCCGCGCCGACGACGTCATCTTCAAGACCCGTCACAACGACGACCATCGGCAGTGGGCGCCCTCTCCCGAGCACAAGCGCTTCTTTGCGAACGGCCGATCCGACTGGGACGTCTACGTCGGCGAGCTCCTTCACAGCAAGATCAATCCAGCTGACACGAAGAGCTGCGTCCGCAACCACCTCTACCTCTTTGACATCATCGTTGACCGCGGATACCAGCTGGTCGGCACCACCTTCGCGGCGCGCCAACAGATTCTCCAGTCTCGCTGGGAGAAGCTTGAGGACGGTTTCGATCACTCGGTCGTTCACAAGTCTGCTCCGCTGCCGGGGGCGCCGAGCCAGCCCCTCGTCTCCGTCGCCAAGACCTTTACCGGCGGCTTCACGGAGCTCTGGAAGCGCATCAACGAGATGAACGGCGCAAAGCGCGTGCGGCCCGAGGACGAGGGCCTCGTCTTCAAGGACCCGAAGGCGGCGCTCAGAGCATGCTTCAAGGGTGACTCCAACAGCGGGTGGCAAGCGAAGATCCGCGTGCCCCACAAGAACTACCCCTTCTGAGTGAGAGGACGCCGATGACAAACCCGAGCGGCTGGTATGAGTATGATCCCGTGATGCTCTTGTACTGCGACGACCCGCGCAACAAGCCAGCCGTCAAGAAGAAGGGTATCGTCGTCGAACCCCCTCCCTCGGACGCAAAGCCGCCCTATTGGATGCTCATCGACGTCGAGGGCAAGGAGTACATGGTGCGCGGCGCCGAGTGCGTCAAGCCCGACGGCCCGCGCCCCTCGATGTGGGTGAGCCCGAAGAAGCTCGCGGAGCGGATCGTACGCATGGGTAAGACGATGCGCGAGCTCGAGGCGCTCAGCGGTCCCTGCGGGCGTCACGCGACGCTTCCGCTGCGAGAGGAAGAGCTGCACATGCTTTGCAAGATCCTCGAGCCGCTCATCCCGATGCTCTCTGCCGAGAAGCAGCCTTGCGCGAAGAGGAAGGATGCCAATGGTAGTTGAGCTCGTGATCATGGGCCTCGCCCTCGCGCTCTTCGGCGAGCTTGGCCCGGCGATCGTCTTTTTCTTCATCGTTGCGATGCTGCAAACCGCCGTCATGATGTTTGCAGGCGCCGACTTCCTCACCATCTTGACGTGGACCTCGATCTGGTACTTGCTGATCGGTTGGGCGATCTACGTCACCTGGAAGACCAAGCAGCTGAAGCGCCGAGCCGCGCTCGACAGGCATCGCTACTGGTCAGAGCCTGACCTAGATCCAGAGATGCAGAAGTTTCTGGACGAGCATCTTCACGAGGTGCCAGAGGTTGATGTCGAGCTTGACGCCGACCCCAAGCCAGTCGTTAGCTCAAGACCTAACATCCCCGGCATCAGGTACTTGCGTCCTGCGGCGACGTCTCGAGACGCTCTTCGCGCCGACTGGGAGCGTCGCTTTCCGGGAGCTAAGTGGCCCGGGGATGGCCACTGGGTTTAAAGCGAATCTCGATCGACTCTGGAATCGGCTGTACCTTCCGACGCTTCACCTTCGGCTTGACGTTCAGCGCGTAGTTGAAGAGCTTGCCGATCACTCGTGAGGTTGAGCTGAAGTTGAAGGTCTTCAAGACCTTCTTGACGACGTCGCCCTTTCCCAGCTTCGCGAACTCGAACGAGAGCGGGTACCGATCGGACGCCGAGTAGAACCACTTGGTCGCGACCCCGAGGAACCACTCCTGGTCGACGCCCTCGGCAGCGAGCTGATCAAGCACATAGGCCTGGATCTCGTCGTCGATGACGTTCTCGATCACGGTCAGGTACTTCGCCTTCTTGTACTCGATCAGCGTCAAGAACAAGAAGTTCGAACTGGTCTCTAGACTCTCAAAGGTAAGCGGGGGAGCTTTAGGCATTTTCTCGTTCTGGTATGAGGTTATGAGAGTATTTATGTAGCCAGAGGAGCAGGGTTTACAAAACTTGCGGCACGTGATACAATCTCTCATCAAATCTTAGGAGCTTTCGAGTGCAAGCCTCGAAGTCTGTTCCACGAACTCGCGCCGACATCCTCGCCGACATCCGAATCTGCCGCGTTGGCCTCGCCCGTGTGCGGGGCGCGCGTCGCACTGGCTATCGCGAGGAGCTCGAGCGGTACTTCCAGGAGCTTCGCGAGCAAGCCAAGCGTGACGATTACTACCGCGTCAGGGTGTTTGGCGGGAGAACGATGCTCGGAAAGATCCGCAAGGTCACTGGCGACTTCGTTAGGCTCGTTCGCGTGAACGGTGACGGTGACGAGCATGGTTCGATCGACGAGCTTCACCTCATCCTCGTGAACCGCTCAGATCTGATCGAGCCGATGGAGCTCGACCAGTACTACGGAATGATCGTCCCGGCTGGCACCTCGAAGATCCACGTCGCCAACCACAACCTTGATCAAGTGAGGTAGACATGGACGTCTCTCGCTATCCGACGCGCGTTGACACAGCCGCCGAGATGAATATCTACGAGCTGATCGTGCACGATCATGCTCCGGTGATCAAGGTCTCGGGTAAGCCCTTCAAGAGCGGCGAGAAGATCGCGTTTCCTCGCTCGATCAGCGCCCACCCGAAGCTCGGTAACGCCGTCTACATGTTCGACGACGGCTCATACGTCGAGTGCTGGCGCTGTTACGAGACCGAGCTCGGAACTCACTACCCGCGAGTCAAGCTCGCTATGCACTATCCGTCCCATTGGGCCCTCGGTCACTTCTTCGGGTTCATGCCCTTCGACAAGTCCGAGGTGCAAACCTACTACTGCGACAGCTGGGTCAACAATATGGGTTTCTGGATGACTAACGTTAACGATCCAACCGATCGTCGCAACGTTTCGGAGCGGGCTCCTGACCGGACGTACCACGGGATCAGGAATTACGACGGCCAGAGATATCTTGAGGCCAAGCGGGCGTTCGAAAAAAACGTGAAGCCAATCCTTCGTACCTTGCCACACTTTCACGTAGAGCTTGACCGTTAAGTGCATCACCGCTTCGTCGGTTGGCACTACGGGATACCGTCTCACGTTTCAGCGCGTGAGACACGTGCTTTCATCGAGACCGACGCGAGCGGCACGGTCATCGCGGCCTCCAAGAACTTTCGCTGGGCTCTCGGTAAGCCGCTCAGCGAAGTTCTCAACTGGACGCGCGCCACGCGTCTTCGTCACGCGCAAGCTGACACGCTAGAAGCTCTCAAGAAAAAGCGCGGGAGCATGAACTACTGAAAGCGCGATTTACTTGCGCGTAGTTTCGTGATATAATTCTCCATCGATCGCGGAGGCACCGTGAAGTTCACCAAGCTCTTTTCGCTCCAGTACGGCTCCCGCCTCTACGGCACCTCCACCCCGGAGTCCGACCTCGATCTCAAGCACGTCGTCCTTCCGGAGCTCGGTGACCTTCTCGCTGGCAACGCGATCGGCAACGTCGTCAAGAAGACGAACAACCAGGCAAACACCCGCAACTCCAAGGACGACGTCGACGAGGAGTTCATCCCCGTCCAGGTCTTCGCGAGGGACTTCTTCCGCGGCCAGACGTACGCGCTCGAGATCGCGTACGCGCTCGAGGGCACGCACTGCGGCCAGACATTTTACTCGGACATCGAAACTCCGCTGGCGCCTTCAACGTACGACGTCAAGAAAAAGATTCTTCGGCGCGAGCTACCATACATGGATCCCGGGATTAAATTCTTGGAGTTCACCAAGGAGCTTCGTGCCAAGTTCTTGACGTCCAACCTCAAGGCGATGGTCGGTTACGCCGTCGGTCAAGCGATCAAGTACTCCGCTAAGGGCGAGCGTCTTAACGCCGCACGGCGTGTTCTCGCCGTGCTCAAGGACTACGCTGATCTCCCCCAAGGCAACAAGCCCTTCGGACCAGGACAGCAGCGGCTCGCTGAGATCGCGGGCGACAATCGCTTCGCGAGCATGGCGTCGGCCTGGTTTCAGGTCACCGAGTACGACATCGGTGACGGACGCATGCGTCCCTGCTTCAAGCTGCTCGAGAAGACGCTTCCCTTCACCTCGACCGTCGACCACACGATCGGCGTCGTCGAGGCGATCATCGACAGCTACGGCTCTCGCGCCGACGCGGCTGCATTCACGAATGCCGACTGGAAAGCGCTGATGCATGCCCTCCGCATCACCGAGGAGGGCCTGGAGCTGCTCAACCATCACTTCATCACCTTTCCACGCCGCAACGTCGAGAAGCTGCTCGAGGTTAAGAGGGGCATGCACTCTTTCAACGACGTCGAGGCTGAGATCAACGCCAAGGTTGATCAGCTCAAGAGTCTCGAGAGATTGTCCTCTCTGCCGAAGCACACTCCCGAGCTCCAAGCCGTGTTCAACGTCTGGCTGACGACGTGGATGAAGCGCTTCTACGGAGTGAAGTAATGCCGATCTATCGTCGCTTCGACAAGAATCGCCCAGAGATTGTAGACCCAAAGGACCTTCCCCTCTCTCGGGAGGAAGCCTTGGCTTGCGCCACGATCACAGACCAGTGGCCTGGTGGGCTGGGAGAGGTTCTCGTGCCCGATGCCAAGCAGAAGCGCGGCTTCAAGCGCGACCCGTCCTTCAGCGTCTTCAAGAAAGATTACTCGTGCCCGTCGGACGCACTCAAGTGCCCGGTCATGGTCATCAAGGAGATGCGCGGGTGGCCGCACGGCGAGTACGCGAAGCACCTCTCGGCGTGGAGAAGTCTTCGCGACGCTTACGCGAAGGTTCTCGGGCTCGATCTCAAGGCCGCTCACGAGCTCTACAACGAGCACCTTCGCTCGACGCCGAGAGAGATGTCGAAGGTGCTCCGACAATATGCTGAGCTCGTATGAAGGTCGATCTCATCAGCGTTATGTTCGCGGTTCGGTACATCGAGCAGCGTCGCCGAGAGTTCAACACACAGATGAGAAGCTTGCGCGCGATGGGCGTGCGCAAGAAGGTACCTATCCTGGGCAGCAATTATCATCACTTCTGTGAGCGGCTGATCGAGCGAGTCGACCGGAGTGATCGCCAACGGGTGCTTGACGCGTTTTTCAACTTCATCTCGACGCAGCGCGAGCTACCGATCGGCGAGAAGGTCGTCCGCTCAGCGAGCTTGGGTTACACGCTCGCGTACGAGGTGTCACCAGGAAAACCGACGCCCATCGATGACGAAGGGACAACGTTTCTCATCAGTCTTAAAACCGTGATGAAGAACGACAAAATTCTCTAGAAGTGTGTACTTTTTGAGAGCTTTTTGATACAATTCTCATATCGTCAATCGTTGAGGCATTAAATGTCCAAACCCTTCGCCGACGCCATCCTGACAGCCGAGCAACACTCGACCCACAAGGAGAAGCACGCGGCGCTCAGCGGCATGGACAGCAACGGCGTCCGCCTCGTCGTCGAGGCCCTCAACCCGTACCGTCGCTTCCATGTCAAGAAGTTCGACAAGCCGGTCGCTTACGCGACCGTCGACGCCGATCTCGGCGAGTTCTTCAAGCTCCTCGATCAGCTCCACGCGCGCACGATCACTGGCAACGCCGCTCGCGCCGCCGTCACCGCCGTCCTCGGCCTCTTCACCCAGCGTACCGCCGCGGTCCTCGAGCGCGTCCTGATCAAGGACCTCGACTGCGGCGCGTCGTCGACCACCTTCGAGAAGCTCTACCCCGGCCTCAAGGTGCCGTGCCACAACCTCGGCCTCGCGGTCAACCAGGACACCGTCGCCGACGTCTTCGACGTCATGCAGCCGAACGCCAAGGGCGTCTGGAAGCCGACCGGCGCGCGGAAGGACCACCTGATCGCCGAGGTCAAGTACGACGGCCATCGCGGCAACCTCCTCGTCGAGAACGGCGGCGTCACCCCGCTCTCGCGCGGCGGCCGCGTCATCGAGTCATGGGAGGGCCGCTGGGACGCCGAGCTCGCCGAGCTCGAGAAGATGCTCGGCTACCCGTTCGTCCTCGACGGCGAGGCGATGGGCGCCGACTTCCGCTCGACCAGCAAGAGCCGCGGCAAGGACAAGAGCCGCTCGAAGGACCTCAAGTTCTACGCGTTCGACCTGATCCCGCTCACCGCGTGGAAGGCCGAGAAGTACGACCTGGTCCAGTCTGAGCGCTCCGCGCACCTCGAGAAGGTGCTCCGCCTGCTCGGCTCGAAGGACATCATCAAGTCTGAGTACCGGATCATCAAGACGATGGCCGAGCTCAACGCGTGGTACAAGGAGGTTCTGAAGCTCGGCCAGGAGGGCTTGATCCTCAAGGACCCGAACGGTGTCTACGTCTGGGACCGCTCGCCCCTGTGGATCAAGTACAAGCCGTACTACTCGTACGACCTGAAGATCACTGGCTGGTACTACGGCAATCCGGGCTCGAAGTACGAGAAGATGTTGGGCGGCTTCGAGCTCGAGGGCGTTGACGCCGCGTCGGGCAAGTACATCAAGACCCGTTGCGGCGGCGGCCTCTCCGACAAGCAACGCGTCGAGTTCCTCGCCGCCATCCTGTCGGGCGTCGACACCCCGATCGGCAAGACCGCTGAGATCGAGGGCAAGGAGCTGTCCCTCGCCGAGAACGCGACAGTCTGGGCGGTGCGCGAGCCGGTGTTCGTTCAGATCCGGGACGACAAGTGAGGTACTGTCAGATCAGCGAGGCGCTCCTGGAGAGGCTCACCCAGTTTCTCGAGCGACAGCGAGTCAAGGAGTACCTCTCCTACCTGGTTCAGCTCCCGTCTGGCGAGCAGGAGCTCGTCGGCACGTACGTCCCGCTCATGGTCGGTAATCTGGTGGTTCTCCCAGACGGCACGCGTTGGAGAGTCGTGCTCGTTGACCAAAAGTTCGCGAACAATCGGATGTGCCAAAATCCAGTCGCTCACGTGGAGCCCTGGGAGTGAGCGCCCTCGCTCAGCTTCAAGCCGCTCTCGCGCGAAAGCAGGGGAGTCATTCCCCCAAGCAAGAGGAGCAACCCCCTAACGACCAGAACGCGTTCTTCATCCCGTTCAACTTCATCGAGACGTCAGGCACTTACTACGACGCCAAGGGAGTCGCCTACACGATCACCTACGATCGGGACCTCAAGTGATTCGCACTCCAGCTGAACAGGTCGAGAAGCAGATCGTGCACTTGATCGAGCACGCGCAGACCCCAGAGCTCGCCGAGCTAGTGCGTGAGCGCACCGCGCTCCTCGCGAGCCTCTTGAAGCTGTCTGGCTCCAAGATCCATCACACTCGCGGCGTATACAACTCGCACACCCCTGAGCATCCGCTGTACAAGGACAACGGCGTGCCGTCTAGCGCTCTTCTTGAGCACGTCGTTTACAACCTGTTCTATCGCCCAGGCCGCGCGTTCTTCATCGACGGCAAGTGCGTCGAGCCTGGCTATCTCGGTTGGAAGCGCTGTCTCGAGCTCGAGAAGACGATGACGTGGCCGACGATGACTCGCGACACACGTCCGTACCAGTAGATCTTGTTTCACCCCGAAGCTTATCTGTGATACCATTGAAAGTATGAGCGGCATCGCCATGGAAGAGATTCACGGTTGGCTCGAGCGCGGAAAGCTGCGAGGCTCGACCCACGTCCTGGTGATGCAAGACACTTTTGCGAACGAGTACTACCCGATCTTCGTCTCCCCCACCGAGAACGCTCGAGAGGTCGTCGAGAAGATCGAGAGCGACAAGCGCGAGCTCGCTGATCGCGTCATTGAGGTGTACAACCTGGCCCTTCCGTTCGTCGAGCAGCTCAACGAGAAGCGAGCTCGAAACTTCTGATGCGTCCTGTGGACAAGCTAACGGAGGCCGAGCTCCTCTCCGCTACGAGCCCTGAGGCGATCTTCACCGATGACGCCGACACGATGAAGAGAGAGTGGCGCGCTCTCGTTAAGATCTGGCATCCTGACCAAAATCCCAAGGCCAATCGTGACGTGATGACTCACGTCAACAAGCTCTACGACGTGGGGTGCGAGAAGCTCAAGCTCGGAATCTGGTTCAACCCGTACGCGCTGCGCATCAAGGCGACGAACGGGAAGGAGTATGACCTCAAGTTCAAGAAGCACCGCACCTTCGAGCTGGGTGACGTCTACATCGGGGTCAAGCAGGTCTCCTATCTCCTCGATAAGTCACCCGCCGCGGCCGCGCTCGTCGAGAACATGAAGCAAACGGTCGCGAGCTTTAAGTTCAAGGACGCCAAGATGGAGGAGCATGCTCGAAAATTTCTACCGAAGATCCTGGCGAGCGTCGAGACAGCCGACAAGCTAGTTGTCGTCCTGGCCAAGGAGCCGGACATGATCCTCCTTCGCGATGTCATCGAGCACAAGGGTGGAAAGCTCGACCCGGTGCAAGCGGCGTGGATCATCACCAGGTTCTACAACGTCGGGTCTTATCTCGACATCATGAAGCTAACTCACAACGACCTGTCGCCCGACTCGATGTTCGTGTCACCCGACCACAAGTCGCTGGTGACCGGCTGGTGGTACGCGACGCCCCGCGGGCAGAAGATGAGATACGCCTCATCTCGCACGGTCCTCTACTCGCCGATCGACGTCACGACCTACAAGGACGCCAACCACCGCATCGACGGTGAGCTGATCAAGGCGACCGGCAGAGAGCTGTTCGGCGACCCTGCGGGCTCAGCTCTGAACTTCGATCCCAAGATTCCGCGCCCGCTCAAGGAGTGGGCGACCTCTCCGAGCTCCGACAACATCGTCGAGGAGTTCAAGAAGTGGCAAGAGACCATCCTCAACAGCTTCGGCAAGCGTCGCTACGTCGAGCTGGACGCAAAGTTTAGCGACATCTACCCGTAAAGGAGAAGCAACATGGGTTCTGGAACCTTCAATCCGCATGAGTGGGACGCTTACCGGACCACGACGGCTCACAAGACCACCAAGGGTGTCGGCGGCATCTACAAGCGCTCGACGCTCAAGCCCGAGCTCGACCCCCGCACCTTCAAGGTGCGAGAGTCCCGCGACTCGGTCGACAACCCGCAATCGACGCCGATCATCGTCGCCCTCGACGTCACCGGCTCGATGAACCCGATCTCCGACAAGATCGCGCGCGAGGGCCTGGGCATCCTCTTCAACGAGATCCTCAGCCGCAAGCCGGTCACGAACCCGCACCTGATGTTCATGGGCTTCGGTGACGTCGCGGCGCGAGACCCAGCGCCGCTCCAGGTCTCGCAGTTCGAGGCCGACAACCGCATCGTTGACCAGCTGACCGACATCTGGCTCGTCGGCGGCGGCGGCGGGAACGATTACGAGTCGTACCACCTTCCGCTCTACTTCGCGGCGATGCACACCTCGATCGACAGCATCGAGAAGCGCAAGAAGAAGGGCTACCTCTTCACGCTCGGCGACGAGTCGGTGCCGAAGTCTCCGCTGACGCCCGACCACATCGAGACGGTGTTCGGCTACAAGTCGCAAGTGTCGCTCTCCTACAAGCAGTGCCTCGAGATGGCGAGCCGGATGTACGAGTGCTTCCACCTCGTCACCGCTCAAGGCAACCACGGCTCGCGCTTCTTTCCGCGGTGGCAGGAGGAGATCGGGCAACGCGCGCTCCTCGTCGAGGACTACACCAAGATCGCCGAGGTGATCGTCTCGACGATCCAGGTGATGGAGGGTGACAACGTCGCCGCCGTCGTCGACAGCTGGGACCCGGACACCTCGATCGTCGTCAAGCGCGCGGTCGGTAGCCTCGTTCCGGCGGACCTGAAGAAGCTCGGCGCCGTCAAGCTGTGAGGTTCGCGCTTCTTCTCTTGCTCCCGCTTCTCGGCTGTGGGGGACCTCAGCAGGTTCACATGTCTCCTGAGGAGGTCACCCAGGTTCAATCGGCGTGCGCCGCGATGGGTCTACAGTCGGGCTCTCTTCCTAACAAGGAGATCTCGGCGGGCGTCGTCTGTTACAAGATCGCGTACCCCGAGGAGAACCAGATCATGAGATCGATAAAGAAGGGTGGCTGATGGATCCAGTCACCAAGGCGATTTTCTTTCTCCTGACGATCGTCATCTGCGGACTTCCGGCGACCCTGATGGCTCTGCGCAACAAGGGCGACCCTGTCATCGCGACCGTGATCGGGCTCTTAGTCGCCTCGTCGATGGTCAGCTACATCTCCAAGCTATGAAAGCGTGCGTCGTCATCGGAGCGAACTACGGCGACGAGGGAAAGGGGCTCGTCACCGATTTTCTCACGTCGCTGACCGGCGCTGAGCTGGTCGTGCGCTTCAACGGCGGCGCGCAGGCCGGTCACACCGTCGTCACTCCTTGCGGTCGGCGGCACGTCTTTCATCACTTCGGCGCCGGGACCCTCGCAGGCGCCGCGACGTACCTGAGCCACCACTTTATCGTCAACCCTCTGCTCTTCAACAAGGAGCACGAGGAGCTGCTGACCGACTATCGGATGCCGGTGGTCCACGTCAATCCGGAGGCCCCGGTGACGACGATCTACGACATGCTGATCAACCAGCTCGCCGAGGAGGTGCGTGGGGCCTCACGTCACGGGAGCTGCGGGATCGGGATCAACGAGACCGTTCATCGCCATGAGACGTCGGACTACAAGCTGTGCGTCGGGGACCTCTTCGTGCGTGACGAGAACGAGCGCACGACGATCCAACGCATGGTCCACATGATCGCGACCCAGTGGGTGCCCCTCCGCCTGGTTCAGCTCGGCATCACGCCGACGAGCTACTTCTCGTCGATGGTTGACTCGCTAGGAGTAATGAACAAGTGGATCCAGGAGGCTCTCGACTTCACCGACAAGGTCAACCTAGCGGGCGAGGAGGTCATCCTGAGCGCTAAGGGCGTCATCTTCGAGGGAGCACAAGGGCTGCTTCTCGACCAAAACAATCGTGACGACTTCCCCCACGTCACGAGATCTAACACTGGCCTCAAGAACGTCGTCGAGATCGCCGAGAGAGTCGGGATCTTCAAGCAGCTCGACGTTCACTACGTGACGCGACCCTACCTCACTCGTCACGGGGCAGGTCGGCTTCACAAGGAGTGGCCGACGCCGCCCTTCAAGGTCGACGATCAAACTAACGTTCACAACCAGTACCAAGGCGCGATGCGTTACGCGCCGATCAGCCCGATCTCCGTCGCCTCAAGGGTACACGGAGATGTAGCTCAGGCAGAGCAGCAGAGTGACCTCGAGATTCGCCCGTACCTCGCGATGACGTGCTCGGATCACATGCCGTTCGACCCTGAGTTCTTCGACGTCAAGATTCCCCGCAGCCTGATGTCCACTGGCCCCGCCAGAAACCAGGTGAGGTGGTAGTCTAGCGTCACCCGCCCTAGCGGGCGGTGCCGTGGAAGGTCTAGCAGTGCACATCATCAAGAACAGTGACGTCCTCTCGGACAAGGCGGTCGCCTACTTTGAGACGGTCAAGTATCCAGGCTCTAAGTTCATCCTCGACTCCTGCGTCAAGGGGGCCTGGGGGTGGACAGACTACCCAGCGGCGATCTTCTATCAGCCCAACCCACCTCGAGGTCGACCCGAGTGTACCAACTACTTCGGCATCGTCATCAAGGGTAGCCAGATGTTTATCTGCCAAGCGATCGACATCACGACGGTGCGCATCGACGCGGTTGTCGCAGATGATGGTGACGTCATCTGGAGCCGTTATCGCCACGATTATCGTGAGTCGAATGACGGATCGGTGTGGATCGACGGCGGTCGAGACTACACTCGTAGCGGCGTCTTTGATCCGCATCCGAAAGGGTTTCCTCGCTTCGTCTCGCTGATCGTCGACAGGGACCAGCTTCGTTTCGCGACGGAGGCCGAGGTGTCTTGGCCATTTCAACTCACTCCCCCTGACACCACCTACACGGAGGCTTAGATGTTCTCGTATCTCACCCTCATCATCCTTGAGCTGAATGATCGTATCAACAGCGAGCTCGACACTGGCTTGGTCATCTGCGGGCTGATCGAGCTCCTCGCAGAGATCCTCCTGCTCGGAGCATTGTTTTCTGGAAAGTGCTGAGAAGTTAGCCTCTTGACTTGAGCCGTTTACAGGTGAACGGATATATGTTACCATTCGCCTTCATCCTGAATTTAACGTGCGTTCTCTCAATATAGCTAGATTCATGAGCTGGCGGAAATATCCTCGTACTCCGCACTTCTCGTTCAGCCCAGGCGCGACCTCGGATGACAAGATCTTGCGTGACCTCTCCGCGTTCGAGGGAGTCGACGTCGTCGTCTCCGAAAAGCGCGACGGCGAGTGCACGTCGCTCTACACCAATTACTTCCACGCCCGGTCGATCGACTCGAAGAATCACCCGTCGAGAAACTGGCTACGCGCCTTTCACGCGCAGTTCGCATACAAGATCCCGGAGGGTTGGAGGATCTGCGGTGAGAACCTCTACGCGAGGCACTCGATCGCGTACGATGACCTGACAAGCTACTTCGAGGGGTTCTCGGTGTGGGACGACCGCAACGTCTCGCTCGCGTGGGCCGCGACTGAGCACATCTTTGTTGATCTCGGGATCACTCCCGTTCCAGTGCTCTGGCGGGGCAAGTTTAACCTTCAGCGAATCAAGGACACGATCGCGGAGCTAGATTTCAAGCGGCAAGAGGGCATCGTCGTGCGGGTGGCAGGTGAGATCCCGTACGACCAGTTCGGGTTGAAGGTGGTCAAGTACGTGCGGGTCGACCACGTTCAAACCGATGATCACTGGATGCACGGAGAGATCGTGCCCAACCGATTGAAGTTGACGAGCGGTGGAGCAGACTAAGAAGCCGTCGGCTCCACCACAAGTCGTCCCAGAAGCCTCGTACGATCTAGACATCGCGGCGATCGCCAAGCCGCGACAGCTCTACTTTTACTCGAGTCTCTTCGACGCTTATCTTCGGGTCTCCGAGGCCGATCTGGCGTACTTGAACGACCTCGGGCCCTTCTTGCATGAGATTCCGCCCGGCGCCAGGGTGATCAAGACGATCCAAGAGGGCATGGCCGCGCTAGTGAAGTTGAAGACGAGAGCCACGAAACCGTGGTGGGATGATCCAGATCGAGGAGATTTGCGAAGATGGCAGCCTAACTGGGGTGAATGCGATCCGGAGCCAGAAAAGTGATGCCCCACAGGGTTAACGAGCGTGACAACTTCATCGGTGGATGGTACACCGAGAGGCTTGACATCTGCTCGAGCTTGATCGGCCTGTTCTGGGACTCTTCAGAGGAGCACAAGGCGGGGCTCATGAGCCGCGGGCTTGACCCGGCGATCAAGGAGTCTACCGAGCTGAGCTGCGATCAGCAACCCAAGGTGATCGAGTACTTCAACGAGATTCTCGTGCCGACGGTCAAGCTCTACCTCGAGAAGTACCCGATGTGCGGTTATTACTCGAGCTGGGGCCTCGCGTTACCGGCTAACCTGCAGTACTATAAGCCTGGGCAAGCGTACCACGGCTGGCACACCGAGAGGTTCGCGGCGTCGGAGCCCGCGGGTCGACGACATCTCGCGTGGATGACGTACCTCAACACGATTCACGACGAGGGCGAGACTGAGTTCTATCACCAAGGAGTCAAGGTCAAGCCCGAGATCGGGTTGACGCTCATCTGGGGAGTCGACTGGACGTTCACTCATCGCGGCGTCCCCTCACCGACCGCTCACAAGTACATCATCACCGGTTGGTTCAACTTTATCGATTGAGCGAGCGCTCGATCGACGCATCACCAAGCAAAGGTAGATTTGGAAGTGAGGTAACACATGCCGTACTGGGACGTCGAGGAGCACGAGGAGAGAACTGGTGAGAAGCTCACCGAGTCGCAGCAAGAGGCGCTGAAGCAGATCTCGGACAAGCTGGCGCAAGCCGACGCCGTGATCAAGGAAGCCGAGGAGATCGCGCGCAAAAACAACCTGCCGTTCAACAGTGGCGTGCGCGGCGTCGTCGGCCCGGACTTCTTCCACGACGAAGAGTGGTCCACCAGCTCGATCGGCTGCTGAGATGACTCAACAAGAAGCCCTCGAGGAGATCTCGAAGAAGCTAAAGATGGCTCAGACCCTCGTCAGAGAAGCTGAGGACCTGGCGAGAAAGTCAGGAGTGTCCTTCTCCCCGCAGCTCGGTGACATGATCAACGAGGAAAACTTCACCGACTATTGGGTTTCCTCGGATAGCTGCTTCTAATGGACGAGACCCGAGCTAGAGAAGAGATCGAGAAGAAGCTCGACGAGGCACGGAAGCTCATCGAGGAGGCTGAGGCGATCGCGGACGAGGCGGGCGTCACCTTCAGTTTTGACCTCGCCTACGGAATGGGCGGCACGTACTATCCCGACAAGGTCGCGGAGGAGCGCGGATACGTCGAGGAGGAAGATCTTGACAACGGCTGGCGCGCCAGCTCGAGGAGCTGCTGATGAGCTTCATTCTCGGATGCATCCTCGGAGCGGTCGTGGTCGCGGTGATCGTCGGCCTGATCGTGCTCAAGTTCATGATCAACGGTTGGAGAGCCTGAGATGATCGCGCTGCTTGGGAGTCAAGCGCTCGTCAGACGACTCGGGGGCAACGCTCTCACGATCGGACGTGTTCCGGTTGACTGGGACGTTGTCGGACCGTACTCGGAGGTGACCGAGTTCGCTAACCGCATGCTCGGCACGATCGAAGCTTGCTACCCCACCTCGAGCGGCAATAAGCTCGTCATCAAGAAGCGCAGTCTCGATGGTGTGAGGAACGGTCTTACGATCATCGACGCCGAGCTAGCGTGGCCCAAGGCGTCGACGACCTCATACGCTCTCTGGAAGCTGATCAAGAGCGACCCCGAGACGGTTCGACAAGACAAGGTCCTCATCCCGTCGATCCACGTGCTCTACCTCTTGAAGATGACGCATCGCTACTTGAAGAACTCGCCGCACTTCCTCAAGACGATGCGAGACATCCACCTCCTACGAAGGCACGGCGCGGAGATCCAGCCGCAGCATCGAGACTTCTTCAAGGAGCGAGAGCGCGCGACGTACAGCTACCAGCACCCGAAGCTGAACGTCACCAAGGGTGACTTCTTCAAGGGCGACGGCGTCGAGTACGTCTACGACCATGACTCGATCCATGAGGCGATGAAGCACCTCGACGTCCCCGCCTACCAGCTCTACAAGGCGGAGGGAGCCGAGGTCAACTGCGCGAGGGAAAAGTTCTTCGAGGCTCCAGAGCACGTTCGGCTCTACGGGGTGCTAGAGGAAACTTACGTGCTAGCTCTCGAGCGGTCTCAGATTCCCTTCCCTGAGACTGACCCCAAGCGAAGCTTTGAGATCGCGCTGCGGAAGGTCTGCACGAGCATCACGTCAGGCTGGTTCAGAGAGTACGCCTGGGAGAGCTACGACAAGATCTGGGAGATGTATGATCCCGAGTACGTTGAGAAGTTCAAGAGGGGGATAGAGGCAGGCGTCGTGATGCCGCATAAATAGTGGCATGCCTACTCATGACTTCGGCGACGGCCGCGGCGCCGTACCAGCTACCCAACACTCCAACGGTGGGGGCTGGGTAGAAGACACCGCTGTAGTCGCTTCAACCGTCTACGTTTCCGCCACTGCCGAGGTCTACGGGCAAGCGAAGGTCAGCGATAACGCCAAGCTCTACGACTCGTGCGAGGTCTTCAGCACGATCGTCACCGCGTGGGCAGGAACTACCGCGAAGAGCTTGAACGCGCTCGTGCGCCCGACGGTCAAGAACGAGTTCAACTATAAGTGCACGACAGCGGGCACTACGGGCACGAGCGAGCCGACCTGGCCGACCACGCTGGGTCAGACCGTCATCGACGGCACGGTTACCTGGACCGCGGTCACGATCGAGCGACCGATCGTGTCTGGAGATGCTCAAGTCTACGGCACCGCCAAGGTCTCTGGAACTGCGCTAGTCCGTGATCGGGCTCAAGTGTATGACACCGCCGACGTCACTGGCGCCGCGATCATCGAGGGCGACGGCCAGGTCTATGATGACGCGACCGTCAACTTATCGGCTAAGGTCTCAGGCTTCGCGACGGTGCACGGCACCGCGACGATCACCGACTCTGCGGTCATCACCGAAAATGCGGAGGTCTTAGGAGCGACGCCCGTAAGCGGCTCAGCCAAGATCGCCGGGGACGCGACCGTTAACGCCGCTGAGGTCTCGGGCACGTCACAGATCTCGGGGAGCGCAGAGGTGATCGGCGGGCTCGCGAGAGTGCAAGGCGCGGCTAAGATCTACGGGTCAGCTCGCGTCCAGGGCAGCACGGTCATTCTCGGCGCAGCTCAAGTCTCTGACAACGCCCTCGTCGAGGGCACCGCGACGGTGGGCGGGGCGGCCAAGGTGAGCGGCTCAGCTCTGATCTCAGGCGCTTGCAAGATCCTAGGAGCCGCAGTCATCAAGAACCAAGCCAAGATCCGCGACACTGTCACCGTTCAGGGTGCAGCGTCGGTGGGTGGAAACGTCGAGCTGACCGGGTCACAGGTCGTCGAAGGGGTTACGGTGCTCACGTGAAGCTAAGCGAGATCACAGAGTCGGTCACCGACATCGAGCAGATCGTGCCTGACGCGAAGGATCTAGAGCGTGCAGAGGGCTTAAGCATGCGCGGCCCCACGTTTCACGGCAACAACGCGCCCTTTCAGTCCGAAGCGGTCAAGATGTCTAAGCTCATCAAGGACAAGACCAAGCTGATCCGGCGTGCGAAGGCGGTTGCCGCGACCTGGGGAACTAAGCCGATCAGGAACGGAAAGGGAGAGTCTCAGGATGTCTGGGGACCCTTCGCGTACGCGCTCGAGAAGGCAGGGCTGACCGCCCAAGAGATCGACGCGATCTCGAAATACAAGGCTAAATAAGCGAATGGACTTTAAGAGATACCTGGCCGAGAGCCAGAACCAGATGGCGGACAAGGTCGGTGAGATGGCCGCCGAGCTTCGGCGAGCTGAGCTCGCGATAGAAGCTAGGAGACACGATCTCGACAAAGCTACTCGTGACGAATATTACAACGGAGATGTGAGAAAGTTACAGCGTCTCTACAATGGGGCGATTGCTGCTCTCCTCAAGCTCAGCGAGCATCTTCGTAGGAAGCCGTCTTGAAGCTAACCGATCTCAGCACCGAGCTCCTCATCTTCGAGGTGCGCCAGCGCACCGCCGAGATGTTAGGAGAGTCGATCTCTGACTACCTGTCGATGACGATCGCCAAGATCAAGGCCAAGAAGCCAGAGGAGCTCTATGACGGCGAGGAGCCGCTGGTTGACCTTGATCGCTTGACCTCCGTCGTCTCCGCAATGCGCGTGCTCGGTAACGCCGACTTCAGGAAGGCGATCTCGAAGGAGGACATCGGCATCAACCCGAACAACGTCAAGGAGTTCGCCAAGTTCCTCGACAGCATCCCCCGTGACGGCAAGAAGCTTCCACAACTGACCGCGGCGGTGATCACCGCCCTGAAGGGGATCGCACCGAACGTCTTCAAGAAGCAACGCGAGCAGCTTGACCGCCTCAAGTCTCAGGACGAGACTGAGCGCAAGGACGCGCTCCAGGACCTCTCTAAGTTCGCGACGCAGGTCAACCAGATCTTCAGCAAGGTACGGTCTGGCACGTCTGGCAAGAAAGATGTCTCCAAAGAGCTCGATCGAGCGGCAAAATCCGCCTGAAGATCGTCACTAGACGGTCATCTTAGTTTACTTTAGGTACCTGCTGGTATAAAATCTCCTCTCGTGTAGGTTAACCGCACAAGAGGGTGGGCATTGACGAGCGTCACGCCGTCATTCTTGGACTTTTGTAGGCTCTTCCTCAGGAAGGTCTACGGCAAGGAGCCTCGGTCTAGCGCTAAGCTAGCCCTGCTTCATGCCCAATTTGTCCGGGACTCGGAGATCCAGCTCCACGGTGTCTACGACCTCTTCGTCGATTACTCTCCCTTTCGCGCCCGCTTGTTCTTCTCACGCAACGGGTTCAAGAACACCCCGTCGGTCGCCTCCTTTCCTGAGTCATCGATGGGTGACGACTCGCTCTGCTTAAGCGTCTTCCCTCTCAACGGCTGGGAGGGTGTCCAGATCGATTGGCTAAAGAAGGAATTTAAGATTGGCAAGCGTCAACGTGATGGAGCTAAAGCGCATCGCCACAGGACAGTATCGCGTGCGCGTCAAGGCGGTGATGATCTCGGATCAAACCTTCGCCGTCGGGGTGGGCGAGGATGAGGACCCGTTCAAGGCCGCGGCTCAGGCAGGAGTCGCCGCTGGCATGGAGCTAAACAAACTTTTGACTAAGAAGGAAAGAGCATGACGACGAGCACGATCATATTCATCGTGGCGGTGATCGCGATCACCGCCGTGGGCAGTCTAGTCATCTTTTGGCCTCGGAAGAAACAGCCTGAGACAGATTGGACGAGCAACATGGATTTCATCCGAACCGAGCCGCCGAAGAGCCTCTCGAGCGACAAGGACGCCGTTCTTACCCAGGTTACGATCCCATCCGCTGCCGTGACGATCGTAAAGCCTCTCAACCACGAGTTCGTCAGCAATCGCATTCCGTCGGCGACCATGGATAACGAGATCGCCCGCACAAACGCAGAGCGAGAGCGTGAGCTGGCCAGGATCAAGAGAGTCGCTGACGAGCAACGCGCGCGTGACGCGCGCGTACGTGAGGAGGAGCGGGTGCGCCGCGAGCGCACGTTTGAAGCCGTGCGGAGAGCAGAGGAGCGTGCCCGCCTAGCAGAGGAGCGTGCTCGCCGCGCCGAAGAGCGCCAGGACGTCGTTCTCTTGAGCGGCGGCGCGGCCGCCGCGACAGCTGCTTATCTCATGAGCGCGAGCGCCGCGGCGCGTGAGAGCCCTGAGGTGATTACATCGCTGGGCGCGCCGAGCGAAGAGGTCATCACGTCTCTCGAGAGAGAAGCTCCGCGAGAGAGCACGATCACGTCATTCGATCGCCAGGAGGAAGAGCAAAGACCCTCCTTCTCAAGCTCGAGCGACGACAGCTCTAGCTCGTACAGCAGCGACTCTAGCTCTTCCTCGAGCGATAGCTCCTCATCGTTCAGCGGGGATTGATGTACCAGCGCGTCATCTACATGTCTCGGCGAGACGTTGAGAGAATCAACTCTGGCGACGTGCCTCTCATCTCGATCACCAGCCCTCCAGACGGTGACTGGAGCAGGCCAGCTAAGCTCGCTGCGTGCTGGGGAAAGATTCTTCGTCTCGAGTTTCACGATGACGAGCACCCGCACATCTATCCAGACGGCACCACGCTGGTGCTCATGAGCGACGAGCAGGGCTACCAAATTCTTCGCTTCTTGCGCGAGAATGAGAGTTATAATGAGCTGGTGGTCCATTGCGAGGGCGGAATTAGTCGGTCAGCAGCGATCGCGCGCTTTGTCTCTGACTACTACGGGATTCCCTACCAAACGGTGGTGAACGGAATCTTGTACCAGAACCCGATCATGGAGAAGTACAATCGGTCGATGTACGCGAAGTTGGTGAAGCTCTACGGCTTATGCTTGAGTGAGAAGGGAGAGATCCCTCGCGGCGAGCTGCCTGCGTTGCAAGCGTTTGAAAACTACATGAAGGAGAAGGTTGATGGCCAGGAAGGTTAATCACACTCCGAAGCTCACGGGCGACGCCGCGCAAGTGGCCGTCGCGAAAGCTCTCGAGGACTTGAAGTCGAACCTAAAGAAGTACAGCGACATCGTCAGCGAGATCGACGCCCTCAACTCGGCTAACAACTTCCGGTACCTCTCGAAGAGTCGTCGAAACGAGCTGATGGCCGGCTTGATCGAGCGATCGGCGGACCTGTCTGACGCGTCGAAGGGCGCCTTCAGGGTGCTCAAGAAGGTCAAGCGCGAGCGCGCGCCAGAGAAGCTGATCGACACGGTTCTGGCGAGGATCGTCGTGCAAACCGAGCCGCTAGGCGGAGATGTCGAGATCACCGCGCCGTGAAGCTCGACGATCTGCGCTTCAAGCCCGGAACCTATCTCGCCTTCTTGCTGAGCGAGAAGAGCCGGGCTGACCTCCTCACTCGGTGGCCACCGCTCTATCCTGACGTGCGCTGTCACCACGTCACGCTCGAGTTCAACCTAACCGATGAGAAGCTCGCCTTCTTCATGAGAGCTCTCAAGGGCGGCGCTGACGTGCAGGTGGTCGGGTACGCGAAGAGCGACAAGCTCGACCTCTTCGCGGTCACCCTCAACGGGCAAGCTGTTCGCCCCGACGGCGGCTATTACCACATCACCCACTCCCTCGTTCCGCCCACCAAGCCGAAGGAGTCCAATGACCTCTTGACGCGACTCAAGGGAGAGACGGACAAGTTCCGCGGAACTTGGAAGCTGGACGGAGAGGTCATTCTCCTCAAAAAGTAAGCATCTAGTTTTACTCTCAGCATTTGAGGTGATACAATTCACCTCAGATGCTTCGAGAAATTCCGCAAGTTCTTAGGTCCCCGTTTGACGGCTTCTTCTTAGATCTCGACGGAGTATTCGCCGACTTCGAGGGTCGCTTCTTCAAGCTGACCGGCCGACAGTGCCGAGAGGTGTCGCAGAGAGAGCTGTGGAAGGTCGTCATGGCCGACCGCAACTTCTTCTACGACCTCGAGTTGATGCCGAACGCCGACGTCCTCTGGCGATATTGCAAGCAGTACAACCCTTGCTTCTTGACCGGGCTGCCGGTCAAGCAAGCTTTTCGTGACCAAAAGCTCAGGTGGGTCAGCGACAAGTTCGGCGCCGAGTGGGTTTGCCACGTCGTTCCCAAGCGAGACAAGCAGAAGCACTCAGGTCCGAACAAGGTCTTGATCGACGACTCTCTAGAGAACATCGAGCAGTGGATCTCCAAGGGAGGTCTGGGAATTCTTCACGACGGCGACGTTTGGAAGACGATCGACCAGGTCGAAGCTCTTCGCCTGGCGTATAACATCTAACACGGTGGGGTAATGGGAAAGACGAAGGGAAAGGGGAAGGAGCAGTTTCCGGTTCACCTGTTGCGGTATCCGGCGGAGCTCGTCAAGGACGCCAACGCGTGCAACCTGATCATGAGCGACGAGTATCTCTTCGGGACGTACTTCACGGCGATGCTTCAGGGAGCTCAGAACGACTCGGGAATCGAGGACGTGATGGTGATCCTCGAGCGGCATCTCGGAGATCACTTCAAGGCCGACGAGCTTGAGGACATCACGTCGGTCAAGAAGCGTGACCAAGAGCGAATGATGAAGATCGTCGATCACCTTCGCTCGCAGTTTGGTGAGCAAGTGACCTCGACGTACGTTCGCGACTTCTTCATCGCTACGGCTACCTATCGTGGGATTCTCTCCATGGAGAAGGACTTCACGAGATGCATCTCGCTCTTTGGGGCCATCATCCAGAGCATGATGGAAGCGTTTCTGGCGCAAGCTCCCGTCGGCGGGGTCTCGTCGATCACTGAGAACTTGAACAGGCTCACTAAGGTGATGAGCCTGACTCAATCAGAGGGGCGTCTCCTCGAGGTTAGCCTTCTCTTCGCGATCGACACGCGGTTCATGATCTTCCGCGACTTTCTCCATCAGCTAGTGAGAAACCAAGCTAGCTACACGAACTGCATCAAGGTGATGCTAGCGCTGGGCGGTAACGTCTTCGATCGTGAGGTCGACGCGGCGCTGTTGCCTCAGACGAGCAAGCCGCTAGCTCTGGGAATGATCAGCTACGATCAGCACTTCAAGAGGATCGGTCGCCTGAGCGAGTTTTGGTCGTTCGCGATCACCACCATGGCGAAGACCGAGAGCGAGTTCTACGCTCGGTTTGTCGAGCCCCTCAAGGATAAGAAGAAGAACTTTGCTGGCGCGCTCGCAAAGCTGAACGAGCACGACGAGGAGCTTCTCAAGGAGTTCGTCCGACACACCGTCACGGGTGAGATCGACGCCGACTACTCCGTTCAGCGCGCGAAGGTGCGTAAGCTGATGGAGAAGATCGTCGCCGTCAGCGAGAACAGCTACGTAGATGACATTGACGCGTTCTCCCTCAACGTCTTCCTCTACGGTAGCAAGAAGCTAGACAAGCTTGGATATCTGTCTAAGCTCTTCGAGGAGGAGGGCGTCGAGGGTTACCAGGTTCGGACTCGTGACGCGAAGGACCACGACATTCCCGCGATCTGTTACGCCGCACAGCAGATCGTCGGCAAGCGGGTCAACGTCGCCAAGGACGACAAGGTGATGCTCGTCGTCGAGAACACCGAGTCAGCCCTGTCGAAGAGCTTCAGCAAGCCCGCCTGGTTCCTGGACGCTTTCGGCGACGCCGGTCTCAAGACGAAGGAGAAGGATGAGCTGGACAGTGACGAGCTGATCTTGACGAAGAATCCTGTCCCGACCGTTTGGCTCGCCTCCTCAACCGCGTACATGGAGCAAGAGAACCTGGGTCGATTCTTGTTTCACTGCGAGCTCCGCGGAGGGTCACGCAAGGACCGTCGAGACGAGGTTGATCGCATCATCAAGGCTCTCGGCTTCTCCGAGCAGGCGGTGCAGACGCTCTCACGGTACGTCGAGCTCAGCCCCGAGCAGATCAAGAGCGCAGCGCGAATGATCGAGCTCGTGGATCAGCAGGGAGCGGCAGGAGAGTCAAACCTGCTTCATCTGATCTCGAACAGCCAGCGCGTCCTCGATCGCGAGAAGATGGAGGACCTCCGTGACTCGGTCACGAAGTACAATCTCGACTTTCTCAACATCCGGGGCAACGTCAACGTCCCGCAGCTGATCAAGGCTCTCCAGCGCACCAAGCAAGGCACGATCTGCTTCTACGGAATGCCTGGCACGGGGAAGACGCAGCTCGCCGAGTACATCGCGATGCAGTGTGACCAGCCGCTCTTGATCAAGCCGGCCTCCGAGCTCCTGAGCATGTGGCTCGGGGAGACCGAGAAGAAGATCGCCGAGGCCTTTGACGAGGCGAAGTCCGAGGGCGCGATCTTCCTCCTGGACGAGGGCGACAGCTTCCTCCAGGATCGTAGCCGCGCGCAGCACTCCTGGCAGGTGACGCAGGTCAACGAGTTGCTTCAGAAGATGGAGCGCTTTCCGGGAATCTTCATCCTCGCGACGAACCTCTTCGAGGGGATCGACGCGGCGGCGGTGCGCCGCTTCACGTTCAAGCTCGAGTTCCTCGCGCTTCGCCAGGAGCAGCGCGTCAAGATGCTGTGCAGCGAGCTCGACTGGGACTTTGAGAAGTTGAGTGAAGCCGAGCGGGGCAAGATCGACGTCGAGGTCGGGACGATCCAGTACCTGACGCCGGGTGACTTCGCGACGGTCAAGCGCCAGGCCAACATCCTCGGCGAGAAGCTCACCTTCGAGGACTGGATCGAGCGTCTCAACTCCGAATCACGGGCCAAGCTGGCTGGTCTGCGCCGTAACGACAACTACGGCCAATCGAATAACTTCGCGGGCGTCAAGCCGCGCGAGCAAAGGTGAAAAGAGGGCACATGGACGAGATCATGTTCTGCATGGGCATGATCTTCGGAGCCGTTCTCTTCTGGGCGGCTCAAGTCATCGTGCGCCTGATCTCATGATCGAGCAAAAATCTTATCGAGTAGCTGACCTTCTCTCGGCGGCCACGCTGACCGAGAGGTTCTACGGGCTCATCCACGACCTCTCGGGACGTGAGAAGGACCAGATCTACTACAATCCAGGCACCTCTCTCAAGAGCTTCATCATCGCGCACTGCGTCAAGCGAGACATCGTCTCGGTCGACGGCCAGATGCTAGACATCATCAGAGAGTGTGAGCAATTTCAGAGCAACAAGACCATCCTGATCGCGATCAACCAGTGCCTGATCAGCACCGCGGCCGCCCTGGTCAACCAGATAAACACGATGCCGAAGGACGCTCACCTCGAGCTGATCGAGAGAGTCGTCGAGCTTCACCAGATCGGCCAGGTGATCAAGGCCAGCTTCGACGCGTTGCTGTCGACTCAAGCCATTGAGGAGGCTCGTGTCGACATGTCGTCCTACCCGGCCTTGACTTACAAGCAAGCGCTCTACGACATCCAGGACAAGATCGACGAGATCACCGATCTGGTGCGCGAAAAACTTCAACCTGAGCCGGAGGCTGCATGAGTTGGCATTCTGACATGAGCGCCACGGACATCGTGGTCGCTTGCTTGATCATCGCCGTGATTCTCTTCGTTCTGATCACGGTTCCGCTGATGGTCATGAGGGACAAGCGCTTGTCCGCCGAGTGCGTCGCCAAGGGCGGTGTCCCCCATCATGACCGGGGCTCGTTCTTGTGTCTCTCTCCTGGAGCGATCATCAAGTGACCGTCGAGCTCACTGGCCTCGCCGCCATCATTGCGCTGCTAGTGTGTGCTGGAGTCGCGACGATCGTAGTCGGTGTCATGACTTACATCATCCTTCACGGCCTCAGCGGACAGATGAATGTCGAGATCTTTCTCGTAACAGCCGCCGCTGCTGTCCTCAACGTGTACACTCTCTCATTTCTCGTTGCAGCTGGTCTCGTTTGGGTGGGAACAGCGTTAGGTGCGACAAGTTGAAGAAGTGTAACTGTAGCACGGTCACGTATGACGAGCGCGCAGGATGCGTCGTGGGACGATGCATCAGCAGGAATCGTGAGATCGGAGATTGGCTCTACGCCTCTCGGGCGAGCGGAACGCCATGGCACCCTAACATGTATCCGATCGAGGACGAGTTCACGACCACTCCATATCAAGAGCGCAAAGACGAGAGCACCGTCGGCTTCAAGTGGTGAAATGTTCAACTCTAGGTGAGGGGGATACAATGTCCTCCTCACCTAGAGAGGTCTCCCCTTGTTGAAGCAGCACCCCTTAGAGTTTTTCAAGCGCGAGCAGTTGGCGGCACGTGACCAGCAGACGCAGATCCTCGACCAGATCGCCGCGAGCTGGGACAAGTACAACTACTTCGCTCTCAGTCTCCCCACCGGGGTGGGCAAGACGTACATCGCTACCGCGATCGCCGACTCTGTCAAGGGGTCGGCGTACATCCTCACCTCTACCCTCCAGCTCCAGACCCAGTACGAGCACGCCTGGGACGCGATCGTCAATCTCAAGGGCCGCAGCAACTACCAGTGCAACCTCAACCACAACTTCACCGTTGACGCCGCGCCGTGCTCGGCCAACAAGGAGCTTGTCGGGTTCTGCAAGATGCGGTCGATCTGCGCTTACTACAACCAGAAGAACAAGGCTCTCCAAGCTAGGGCGATGATCACGAACCCGGTCTACATGCTCTACAGCACGCACTGCGGGTTCGCTCAGGACGAGGACTCACCGTGGGTGAAGCGTGACGTGTTGATCATCGACGAGGCGCACAACATCGAGAACCACCTCGTCACCTTCGCCGAGTCAGACGTCGATCCCGAGTACTACTACCTGGAGTTCGGCGTCCCGACCAACAAGATTCAATTCACTGGGGTGCCTGAGGATGACTACCTCAAGGTCGTCGAGATCCAGGACATCTTAAAGATGAAGGCGCTTGAGCTTCAGCTCAAGCTTGAGCGTGAGTTTCCTGCCGCTAGCATGCTCGGAATGGATCCTCGAGAGTGGGCGAGAGGGATCACGAAGAAGGCCGCCGAAAGGGTCGAGCGACTTAACGCCAAGATCTACCGGCTCGACAAGGCGATCCAGCCGCTCAAGATCTTCTTCAACACGCACAGCACCCCCGATGAGCTGAGCAGCCGTTGGCTCGTGTCGAAGGTGCCTGACAAGAACGTCTTGAAGCTAGCTCCGATCTACGGTGACTTTCTCTTCAAGGAGTACTTTGGCACCCTGGCCGACAAGTTCGTCTTTCTCTCGGCGACCTTGGGCTCAAAGTACGCGTTCTGTAAGGAGATCGGTGTCAACGAAAAGGATTGCCTCTTCCTTGAGACGGGATCCCCCTTTGACCCTGCTCAATCGCCGGTCATCATCATGCCCGTGATCAGTCTGGCGAGGGACGTCAAGGACGAGAACATGCATAAGCTCGGTCCGATCATCGACGACATCCTCAAGCTCCACCCCGGCCAGCGCGGCATCATCCACAGCGTCACCTACGACATCGGCACCAAGCTCTTTCAGCTCGTCTCGCCCGAGAACCAGCGGCGGCTCTTGTTTCGGGACATGGTCGAGCTTCGACTAGACCTGTTTGCCCGAGCTGGCAAGAACCCGGGTAGAGTTAAGCTCACCAACGAAGAACTTCTCAGAAAACATGAGATTGAGGGCGAAAAGTACGGAAGCGTCCTCGTTTCACCGTCAATGATGGAGGGTGTTGACCTCGTTGATGATCTGTCACGGTTTCAGGTGATCGTTAAGCTGCCCTGGCCCTACCTGGGGGACCTGAGAGTGCGAGCCAAGAGCAAGCTCGACGACGAGTGGTACGCTAACAAGATGTGGGTAGCGGTGATGCAGGCCGCTGGGCGGAGCACCAGGCACGTCAACGACTCCTCCGTGACCTACATCCTTGACAAGAAGTTCGAGCACTTTTACCGCTTGTGGGAGAGAAAGCTGCCAGATTGGTTCAAGTCCCGCCTGGTCTTTTAAGAAATTTTGAGTACTAGTTTACTTTTTGTGACGAGCGTGATACGATGGGTTCATGAAGATCTTCATCGTGCTAGCCGCCTTTTTGTCGGTCATGACAGCAGCTCAGGGCCAATCTCTTCAAGAGGGGCCGGGGAACAAGATCGATTACGCGCGGGTCACTCGAGTCGCGCCGATCTACGGGATGGCCCCGCCGGGAAAGTCGCCGCCGGTCATGGGCTACGCGTACGTCGCTGAGTACAACCGGATCGTAGTACACGGACAGTCCAAGCGACCGCTCAAGGTCGGTGAGATGGTCAGGGTGAGGGTGGTCACCTCGATCGTCCCGGCAGAGTGAACAAATAGTTTACGCTCGGCTCTAACCGAGTTCGGGGCAGTTTACCCCCTAAACTGCCCCGCTTTTTCATCTTCTCCGCCAGAAGTACCCCTTAGGTTCGACTTTCGCCGTGTAGTACAAAGTACTACAATATGTAATTGGTTGTTTACAGGCGGCCTTTCCAGATATACAATTCCCTTAACCTACCTGTTACCTGGCGGTCACACCCACGTGACCGCCAGGGCGTAGGAAGTACCCCGGGTGGGGAGCCTACCCCGGGCGCACACAAGACGAAGTCAAGCGGTTGGTAACGGATGAGGAACTTGCTTGGGGGATCCATCTTGAAGTGCTTCTCTACGTTCTACGCCGTCGGCGGCGCAGAATACATGTCGTATGTCTTTGCGGCCTCGAGATCAGAGGCCGACCAGCTAGTTAAGGCACGCAACATCGGCGAGAGGGTCGCTGGTCTCATGGCGGGTGCACGCCCGACCCTGATGGCAAAGGACCTTCCGTCGGTGCTCTATCGGTCGCGACTCTTGCCTGATTGTGCTCACAGCATCGCATTTCTCTCCTGGATCGTAGCTAGGAGCGGGCAGATGAACAATCAGCAGGTAGCGGATTGGATCCTCGGTGACCAGGGGATTCTCCACGACGTTCTTCACGAGATTCACCACCCGAAGCAATTCGGGTTTCGTGAGGTCGTCATGGCGCGCATCGAGGAGCTCGAAGAGCGTGTGCCGGGCCTCGCTAAAAAGAATTCAAAAAGTGAAAATATGGCGTCAAGCCATGGTTTCACCGCGAAAGCTCGAGGTGTAGCGGTGCATTGAACTAGATTCTCCGCTAAATCTGAGTATACTCTTAGTTTTGAGAGCCAGCATCGAGTTTTTGGACTCGATGCCGGTTTACTTTGCATTTTCAAAGGTATAAAGTTATCTCAAGTTCGCCCTTCGGCGCAACCGGCCGTCCGATACGGTCTTTTTGTAAACTGCGAGGAGAAGCAGAGATGACAACCGCAACCGCAACCGCAACCCCCACCAGCGACAAGCCCGCCGGAAAGCGCGGCCGTCGCAAGTCCGCCGTGTCCCGCAAGCCCTCTGGGCGCCCCCTGAAGCGCGACTTCATGAAGGACGTGGTGATCGGCAGCAACGCCGCCGTGATCAACGACGCCGCGCTGAAGGACATCAAGGCCAAGCCCGGCAGCCGCGAGTTCCGCAAGGAGCTCAAGGCGCGCGGCATGCAGGTCGTACGGATCTTCCAGAAGGAGGACTACGACAAGGCGACCCAGGCGCACCGCGACACCGCCAAGGAGCGCATGGTCAAGGCGAAGGAAACGATGATCTCCAGCGCTTTCAAGGACGCCGGCGCCAAGCCGGAGCCCCGGATCGAGCGCGCGGTGAAGACCGTGCTGCCGCTGTTCCGCGGCGTGAACGAGAAGCGCGCGGCGCGCGCCCTCCGCAACATGGTCCGCAGCGTGGTCGCGGTCGTTCCGACTCCGTCAGGGCGGCGTCCGCGTCGGGCGAAGAAGGACGATCAGCAGGCCCAGCCGGCTCAGCCGCAGGGAGACCAGAAGGGCGGCGACCAGAAGGGCGGCACGGTTCACTAGGACCGGGCGAGCTACGCGATGGTCACGAGGGCGCTAAGAGCGCCCTCGTCATTTAGACGGCTTGCACGTCTGAAAAGCGCGAGAGCATGCCGATGTTTCGATGGAAGAGGAAGACGTAGGTTAAGTCGCTGAGCGACTCGGGGTCATTGTCGAGAAGGGAGAACATGAACGTCAGCTTGACCTTGCGCCCGCAAACGTCAGCGTCTAGCTGAAGCTCGACCTCTGGCTCGAGGGCACCCGGGAGCGCCTCCTTGAAGACTCGATTGCACTCCGTGAACTTCTTACCGTTGGTAAACTTGGAAGCTTGATCGATGATCTTTTGAGAGAGCTCGGCAAAGAAGCTGGGGCTAAAGCGAATCTCGTTCTCCCCGTCGGCCACTTGATTGATCACGTCGCAGATCCGCTTTCCGACCGCTGCCCCCTCCTCGATGCCGAGAAGCTTCTCTCCGGTCTTGTTTAGCTGAATGACGTTGCCTTGATGATCGACCAGGAGAACTCCCTCATGTAGCTTCTTGGTGATCGAGGTAAGTGACTTCTTGGCGACCTTCAGCTCCTTCTTGAGCTTCCCAACCAGATCGACGGACAGTTGCTTCGTTTCAGAGACGGCGATCTCGAGCTGGGAATTGACTCTCTCAACCTCCTCAAGCTTCCTCTTGATCTCCTCACGCTTCTTGCTCATCACCTCGAAGGTGACGTCTTTCTGAGATGGTTTAGATCCTCTGAAAGCGAACATTTTCTCTGTACTCCCTTTAGATCTTAGCCCCGATCGCCGCGACAAGAACCTTGATCTCGTTGATCGCTTGAACCACGGTCAACTGCCCAGCTTGATACTTCTCGATCACTTCTAGCATGTCCTCTTGCTGTTCCATGAGCTTGTCCATCAGCTCCGTTCTCTCACGGCGATGCACATCCTCACGTTTCCAGCTTAAGTACCCTAGAGCTGCAGTGATCAAGAGCAAGATCGCTGTAACCGCAGGTCCTGCCTGCAAGATAGGCATCAGCAGGGCGCTGATTAATTCCTCTACCATTTTGACTCCTCTGCAGGCTATGGTGCGTTTGACATTCTATTTAATCTTTTCCAGCGGAGCTGGTCCAAAATGAATTTACTCTATGAGAAAAGTAGGATACAATCTCTCTCAATGGGAATCATCAGAGACGGCGGAGTTAGCTTGCGGAGACTCCTCCATAACGGATCCAAGACGCCAAACGTCAACGGTTACACCACGCTGATCGGTGCCGGGACCATCTTCCGCGGTAACATTACCTTTCTCAAGTCGATCAGGATCGAGGGACAGATGTACGGCTCGGTGAAGAGCACCGACGGCACCGTGGTCATCGCGGGCGACGGGCTCGTCGAGGGGCCAGTTCATGCTCAGCACATCTTCCTCAAGGACAACGCAGTTGTGAAGGGTGAGGTCATCGCAGGCACCGGACTCAATCTTGAGAGCGGTGCCCGAATCAACGGGGACGTTACCTGCGCGGCGATTCAGATCGACAGAGGCGCGCAGGTCAATGGCAAGATAACGATGACAGATCCGACACAGGTCAAGTGGCCGCGTGGGCCTGTTGGCGCAGAAGGTGCAGAGGCGAAGTCGTACACTCCGCTTTGAAGCGGTAGTAAATACCGCAAGGACAGCAGCACAGCATCCCCCTCGCTGGGGATCAATGTAGTAAAGCAGGAAAGCAACACGCAAGATGGGCATTCTCGAGTCGTTCTCCAAGGAATATCAAGAGAAGTACGCAGAAAAAGAATCAATCTCGCTCGAGGAATACCTCGAGGTCTGCAAGACCGATCCGATGTCCTATGCCTCTCCCGCGCAGAGGATGCTCAAGGCGATCGGCGAGGCCGAGATGGTCGACACCCGCTCCGACCCGCGGATGTCGAAGGTCTTCAGCAACAAGGTCATCAAGATCTATCCGGCCTTTCGTGACTTTTACGGGATGGAGGAGACGATCGAGAACATCGTCTCCTACTTCAAGCACTCCGCCCAGGGGCTTGAGGAAGCCAAGCAAGTGCTCTACCTGCTCGGTCCAGTCGGAGGCGGTAAGTCTTCCCTCGCTGAAAAGCTAAAGGAGCTGATGGAGGTCATTCCGGTCTACGTCTTGGACGGATCCCCGGTCTTTGAAAATCCCCTCGGCCTCTTCGCGCAAAAGGAAGATTACATCCGCGCGCTCGAGCGCGACTTCAAGATTCCGCGCACTGCGATCCGCACGATTCCCTCCCCGTGGGCGCTCGAGAAGCTGAAGGAGCACGGCGGTGACATCTCGAAGTTTCGCGTGCGCAAGATGTATCCGTCGCGTCTTCGTCAGGAGTGCATCTCGCGCGTTGAGGCTGGCGATCGCAACAATCAAGACATCTCGGCCCTGGTGGGGGAGGTCGACATGCGGATGGTCGGGAAGTTAGCCCAGAACCATCCATACGCCTACTCTTACTCTGGCGGACTCTGCCGCGGCAACGGCGGCATCATGGAGTTCATGGAGATGTTCAAGGCGGACCTTGAGATTCTCAATCCGATTCTCGCGGCGACTCAGGATCGCTACTACGCTGGCACTAAGCCGATCGGTAGCATCCCCTTCGACGGCATCATCCTCGCCCACTCGAACGAGTCGGAGTGGAAGGCCTTCAAGGAGGACAAGACCAACGAGGCGTTTCTCGATCGGGTCTACATCGTCAAGGTGCCGTATTGCAAGCGCCGCACCGAGGAGATCAAGATCTACGAGAAGCTCCTCAACAACTCGGAGCTCTCTCGCGCACCCTGCGCGCCCGGAACTCTTCGCCTCTTGGCTGAGTTCTGCGTGATGAGTCGCCTGGCCGATCCGGAGAACTCGGCGCTCTACTCGAAGATGCGGGTCTATGACGGCGAGAACATCAAGAACGATGACCCGAAGGCGAAGCCTCTTCAAGAATATAAGGATGACGCCGGAGTGAACGAGGGCATGAACGGGCTGTCGACGCGCTTCGCGTTCAAGGTTCTCTCCAAAGCCTTCAACTACCCGACGGAGGAGGTCGCGGCTGACCCGATTCACCTGATGTACATCCTCAAGCAGAGCATCGCTGAGGAGGAGTTCGAGAACGAGGGTGAGCTCTTGGAGGTGCTTGACGGCGTCCTTCACGACAAGTACCTCGAGTCGCTCGAGAAGGACATCAGGGCGTCATTTTTGGACAGCTTCCCGGAGCTCTGCCAGAACGTCTTCGACACGTACTTCTACTACGCCGACGCGTGGGTTCAGGAGCAAGACTACCGCGACCCGTCGACCGGGACGATGATGGACCGCGAGGTGCTCAACGCTGAGCTGTCGAAGATCGAGAAGCCAGCCGACATCGCGAACCCGAAGGACTTTCGTCAAGACATCACAAACTTCGTGATTCGCTACCGTGCGGCGAACAAGGGCAAGCTGCCGCGCTGGAACGAGTACGAGAAGATGCGCCAGGTGATCGAGAAGAAGGTCCTCCTCTCGACCGACGAGATCCTGCCGGTCATCTCCTTCGGCCCGAAGCGCTCCGACAAGGAGAAGAAGGAGCACGATCAGTTCGTCGGCAAGATGAAGGCCCGCGGTTACACCGAGCGGCAGACGCGCTTCCTGTGCGACTGGTTCATGCGGAATCGCAAGGCCTCGTGAACGATGAAGCTCTCTCCTCTGAGGTCACTGATCTAGAGGACAGTGACCTCAGAGAATTTGAGATGCTTCTAGGCTCGAACATCCAACCGTCGCACGTCGACGTCGGCGGCGAGCATCCGGTGCAACTCGGTGAGATCGTTTGCGGCGCGCAAAAACAGAGCGGGCTCTCTGTCAAGCAGTGGAACGCGCTCCCCTCGGATGAGCGAGAGGCCTACATTCAAGATGAGATCTTCAGGCGAGTCCTCAAGAATTTTCACGATGCTCTGCAGCTAGATCCGGCACCTCGTGAGGTGTCCCCAGATCTTCTCAAGTTGATCACGATCGAGACCCGCCAAGCTTCACCTCCAGATCTTCACGGAGAAGCTCTCGAGAAGCTCAAGGCCCAGACGTGACGATTTTACTTGAGCTCAGTTTCCTGATAAAATAGCTCAATGAACTTTCGCGTCATCTCTGGCGGACAGACCGGCGCGGACCTAGCAGGGCTCTGGGTCGGTAAGCTTCTCGGTCTCGAGACCGGCGGCACTGCCCCGGGAGAGTTCATGACCCTCGACGGCCCCAAGCCTGAGTTAGGGAGAAACTTTGGCCTGGTTGAGGGACCAGCTGGCTACCGTGATCGAACCCGCACCAACGTTAACGACGCGGACGTCACCCTCATCTTCTCGAGGAACATGGCGTCGCCCGGCACCGTTCTCACCGTCAATTCAGCCATCAAGGCGCACAAACCTTATTTTGCGATCAAGGATACGAGGTCGCCCGGAGAGTCGTTGAAGAGCTTCTGGTGCGCCGACAATTGCCCTATCACCGCGCAGGCCGCGGCCCAATTCATCACTAACCTCTGTGACGTCAAGAAGCTGACTAGCGAGCTAGTGACGATCAACGTCGCTGGCAACGCTACCAAGAACGCGCAAGAAGCTTACGAGTTTGCGTTCATGGGTCTCATTCACGTCTTCATGATGCTCCGCCATGACTTGATGCCGTGGCGTGTCGGCGAGATCTCGATTTCAGACTGGCTCGTCATCGCTCGGGCGACGAAGGACCAGTACGAGCTCGCCGGGGAAGTCGCTGAGGTACTAGCATGAACGAGGAGATGGAAGCTGAGATCCAGGGCTCTCTTACCACCTTCCAGGTGCTGAAGGAGATGCGCACCATGACGCTCGGGCGTCTTGGAGCCCTCAGGGCGTGTCAGGTAGCCGGGCTCGAGCCGTTCTTTCACTTTTTCGACGAGTACAATCCCTCTCTCCTCGCGCCCTACCATAACGCGTACCACACGTATTGCCTGGTGCTGAATTGCTTTGAAGGAGCTTTTTACGAGAGGCTCTTCGACGACAATCGACGCATCCTCATCCTCGCGGGGCTCTTTCACGACTTTGACCACACCGAGGGCCGCGAGGAGGACAAGGTCAACATCAGAAAGGCGATCTTCGGGTTGTCGACGGCGAAGAAGTACGCGCGAAACAATCATTGCTTCATCACCGATGAAGAGTTTGAAGTAGCATGCGAGCTCATTCGGGTGACTAAATACCCGTATGACAGAGAGCCGGAAACTCCTCTAGAGCGCATCATCCGCGACGCGGATCTGATGCAACCCTATGAGGAAGATCCGACGGTACTCCGGAAGCAGTTTCTGGGGCTGAAGGCTGAGATCGAGGTGCGGCGTCCCGTCATGACCAACGAGGAGTTCGGCAACGGCCTCCACGCTTGGTACATCGAGCACGCTCACTTTTACTCCCTCTGGGGTAAAGAGAAACAGCACAAGCTTCACTACGGAGTCCGTCTGGACAACTTGAAGGAGCTTTTGGTTAGGGCGTAGACTTGGGCTTGACCATCGTTGATCGGCGGACTGTCACTAGTGACAAGACCACCGAAAACCGGGCGCGGTTTCTACGCAGAATCAAGGGCTCCGTCAAGGAGCAAGTTCGGAAGCTGATCGCAAGCAGGTCGATCAAGACGCTTGACGGGGCTGGAGGCGTCATCAACATTGATCGCAAGTCGATCCATGAACCGACGATTCACCACGCTCCCGGCGGCAACGTCGACTGGGTGCTGCCCGGCAACGTTAAGTGGGTCGAGGGAGACACCATCCCGAAGGAGGAGATCTACGGCGACGGGGACGGTGACGGAGACGACGATCAGGCGGGTGACGGCGACGAGACGATCGACGAGAGCCTCGAGGTCGAGCTCACGCGCGAGGAGTTCTTGCAGTACCTCTTCGAGGATCTCGAGCTCCCTGACCTTGACGTCACCGAGGTTTCGAAGCTGACTGAGACGATCGTCGAAAACAAGGGCTACTCCAAGGACGGCGCCCCAAATCGGCTGCACCTCTTGAGGTCGTACAAGGAGTCGCTCACTCGGCGTCTCCCCCTCATCAACTTCATTCAGGACCTCGAAAAGTTCATCGGCGCATTGAAGAGCGCGACAAATCTTGTCGACGTTCCCTCGGAGCTGATCAACGACGCCGAGAACTTTGACGTTAAGACGGAGATGCTCGCCGTCGTTGCAGCCACCTCCCTCTCCCGCGAGCTTGAGCTCACGTCAGCGGTCCACGTGCTTCTCACGGCGCGCGTCCTCGAGGAGCCGATCTTCGACCAGATGGATCTCAGGTACCGCGCCTCACTGAGGCATGACATCCCGATCTCCCACGCGACGATGTTCATGATCATGGACGTCTCGGGAAGCATGGGTGAGGAGGAGCGCCAGGTTGCTCGCGCCTTCTTCTGGATCCTGTACAACTTCCTCAAGAAGCAATACGGTGAAGATAAGGTCGTCGACCGCTACATCATTCACACCACCGAGGCTCGTGAGGTCGAGGAGGATGAGTTCTTCGACACTCGCGCGTCAGGCGGCACGACGGTGTCGACCGCGCTCGACCTGATCTCCGAGATCATCCAGAGCGAGGGGCTTGAGGCCCAGACTAACATCTACATCGCGCAGATCTCGGACGGAGACAACGCCGAGGAGGACAACGGTACCTGCACCGAGATTCTCGAGGACGACCTCCTGCCTAAGATCCGTTATTTTGCGTACATCCAGGTCGACGACCACAACTCGGTACCGTCCTCGTACACCGACAAGATGTGGCGCTCGTACGAGATCGTGTCACAGAAAAATCCCAAGCTCCAGATGAAGCGCGTGTTTAGCCAGAAGGACATCTGGCACGTGTTTCGGGAGCTCTTTCAGAAGAGAGGTAGCAAGTGAGAGTTGAGATCAGATACTTGAAGTTCGTGTCACACGTCAATCGCCCGGTCGCGGTGGGGCAGCTCTGGTCCGTCGAGCAGAACACCGCAGGCGGCAACCAGGAGCTGATCATGGACGATCGGGTAGCGATCCTCCTCTCGATCATCAAGGAGCGCAACTACGTTCTGGTGAACTCGCAAGAGATCCTCGACCTGATCGTCAGGGTGAACGGATTCGCGGCGTGAAGCTTAGATTGGTGCGAGAAGAAGGCCCGACCGATGAGCCGTTCAAGTACCCAGCTTCTAAGATGTACTACTATCTCGAGATCATGAACGGAGATAAGGTGGCGGTGACTTGTGAGCTAGGAGCGGCCCAGTTTCAAAAGTTGAAGAGGCTAGGAGTCAACGTCGTCAAGGAGATCAAGTTCAGATGAGCAAGCTTCTCTTCAAGTGTGACGACAACTGGACTGAAGCCATCCTCAAGCGAGCCTGGGAGGAGATCGAAAGGGTCGCGCGAGAGGAGCTCAAGGCCGACTACTACGAGCCTGAGATCCAGATCGTCAGCGCGAAGCAGATGCTGAACTCTTACACGTCGGTCGGCATGCCGATCTACTACAACCACTGGTCGTTCGGCAAGGAGTTCGTCAACAGCGAGAAGGCCTACAAGAAGGGTCACATGAACCTCGCCTACGAGCTAGTGATCAACTCCGACCCCTGCGTCGCCTACCTGATGGAGGAGAACGACGCCCTGATCCAGACGCTGGTGATGGCGCATGCCTCGGTCGGCCACTCCGCGGTCTTCAAGAACAACTTTCTCTTCAAGGACAAGACCGACGCGACGGCGATCGTCGATTACCTCTCGTTCGCGAAGAAGTACGTCAAGATGTGTGAGGAGAAGTACGGGGCTGCGGAGGTCGAGGTGGTGATCGACGCGTGCCACGCGATCATGCGTTACGGAGTCGACAAGTACAAGAAGCCCCGCAAGCTCAGTCCCGCGCAAGAGGAGACGCGCGCGCTCCAAAAGTTCGAGCAAGAGCTCCAGGACTACGATCACGTTTGGGAGAAGATCGGCAAGCGTCGCAAGCCAGAGCAGGCGAAGAGAGACGAGTCCTACATGCTCTCGGATCCGGAGGAAAACCTCCTCTACTTTCTCGAGAAGCAAGCTCCCCATCTCGCTGGCTGGAAGCGTGAGATCATCAGGATCGTCAGGACGATCGCTCAGTACTTCTCGCCTCAGCGCCCGACCCAAGTTGTCAACGAGGGTTACGCGACCTTCTGCCACTACTACATCATCAATCGACTCCACGACAAGGGACTGATCGACGGTGGCTCGATGATCGAGTTCTTCTCTGTTCACAACAACGTCGTGGCTCAGCGACGCTTGTCGTGGTTCAACCCGTACAAGCTCGGCTTCTCGATCTTTATGGACATCAAGCGGATGTGCGAAAGCCCGACGGATGAGGATCGCTTGTACTTTCCTGATCTCGTCGGCCAAAACTGGATCGAGCAGGTCAACTACGCCATGGCTAACTTCAAGGATGAAACCTTCATCCTTCAGTACCTCTCTCCTAAGGTTGCGCGTGACCTACGGATGTTCGCTTTCAATGACCCGTCGCTCTACTCCCCCGTCTTGACGGTGACCGAGATCAGCAATGAGCGGAGCTTTCGCGAGCTTCGTGCCAAGCTAGCTGCTCAATATGCGGTCGAGAACCAAACTCCTGACATCCAGATCACGGGCGTCGACTCGAAGGGGTCACGCAAGCTGCTCCTCGAGCACTTCGTCAAGAGGAACGCGCGTCCGCTCAATCTTCAAGACGCTAAGAAGGTGGTGAAGTACGTCGCCGATCTCTGGGAGTACTCGGTCAGTCTCAAGACGATCAACTACACCGATGAGGGTGATCTCGAGACGGTTAACATCTCTGAGCTCGGAAAGTACTCAAGAAGCCTAGCTGGCGCTTAACTTTCATTTACTTTTGCCCCCAGTGATGATATAATTCTCTATCGTCAATTTACCTGGAGGCGGGTAAATGTTGCTTCGCGAGACCAACGACTCACAGTTTGACAGCAATCTCGACGGATCGGCTAGCACCACGACGGTAGCCACCGTCGACGTCAGCTCAAAGATCTTCTCGATCCTCTCGGACGGCATCTACAAGGACAAGATCCTCGCCGTTGTCCGTGAGGTCTGCTGCAACGCCTACGACGCCCACGTCGCGGCTGGCAAGAAGTCCGTTCCGATCCACATCAAGATGCCGACGTGGAACGACCCGTCGTTCGCGGTCGACGACGAGGGTACCGGGATCGATCCGTCCCAGATCACCAGCATCTACCTCTCGTACGGCAAGTCGACGAAGACGAGCTCCAACGACCAGATCGGCGCGCTCGGCCTCGGTTGCAAGTCACCTCTCGCTTACACCAAGAACTCGTTCATCATCAAGAATCGCTGGAACGGGACAGAATACACCTACTTCATTTACCTCAACGAACGCGGCATCCCGGCGATGTCGAAGACGAGCGAGATGCCCGTCTCCGAGGCGAACCGCCTCCGTGACGAGAAGGGGCAGCGTGCGGTCAAGGACTTCGGCCTGACGGTCGAGTTCGCGGTGCGCAAGGATGACACCCACGTCTTCCGCAGTCGGGTTCAGCGCTTCTTCCGCTACTGGGGCGGAGCGCTCCCAGAGGTTTCGGGCGTCAACGACGACCTCTTCTCCTCGACCAAGGTCAAGAAGGTTCTCAACGGGAGCGACTGGTTTCTCGAGGCTAAAGAGGACGACGACCGCGACTTCCGCGGCGCCGTCGCGATCCAGGGCAACGTGCCCTACCCGATCGAGTTCGACTCCCTGCCGAAGCTCCCGAAGGAGCTGCAGGTCATCGTTCGCAATCCGTTCGTCATCGTCTACGACATGGGCTCCCTCGCGTTTCAAGCCTCCCGCGAAGCCCTCTCGTACGATGACATCACGGTCAAGAACCTGGTCGAGCGCTTCGAGGACGTCAAGGCGGACCTCGTCAAGACGTTCAACGCGACGGTCTTCAAGAAGGGGCGTTCGCACCTCCAGTTCATCCACGACCTGGTCGAGAAGTTCCGCACCTTCCAGAAGAGCGTGTCGCACATCACGACGAATTCGACCGACGTTGACGACCAGTACTGCCAGTTCCTCTTCGGGCAGCCCCTCGAGACGGCGACGGTCAAGTACGACGGCGCGACCTTCTCGATCAAGGATCTCCTGCAGGGTAAGATCGTTACCCGGCACACGACCGGGCACCAGAACTTCACGCTGATGTGTCTCGAGCCGAAGGGCCGCAGCGGTCGCCGCACTGTGCTGACGCACAAGACGACGGTCAACTACGTGCTAAACAAGGAGATGCGCGAAGAGGAGCTCTTTCCGGAGACTGACCATCGCGTCATCCCGACGAAGGACAAGAAGATCGCTAAGGGACAGTGCTTCTCGATGCCGTGGCGCACCGACCGTGTCAACAAGAAGGACGACTCCGACTTCGCGAACGTCATCCGACACGCAAAGAACTTCAGCATCACGACCGTCAATCGCATCCCGGTGCAAGGGCGCTTCGGCGTCGCGAAGGTCAAGATCGTCCTGAACGACTGTGTCAGCACCGGCGACGCTCGAATGAAGGCCCTTCTCACCCACATCGAGTACGCGAGCAAGGCCGTGTCGCCGCACTTCATCTACGTCACCTTCGACCCAAAGGTGACTGACGTCGCCGAGGTCAAGAAGCAGATCGAGGTGCTGATCCAGACTGGCTTGAAGGGCGCCGAGATCGAGCTGCTCTCGTCATACCCCGACCATCGCGCGATCGTCGATCGCGAGGCGAAGGAGCGTGGGAAGTTCAAGCTATCGACCCGCGAGATCGCTATCTCGAGAGAGTCAACGACGATCTCCCTCGGCTACAACCAGTCGGCCGATCTCAACGACGTCACCTTTACTGACAAGCAAGAGGTCTTTTCCCTCGACGCCATGCAGGCGATGCCGATGGTCGTCTATTGCTACAAGGGGCGCGGTGCTGGCCAGTTCTTCGATCGGAGCGTTAACCCGGACGATCGTACTCTCTCACTGGCGAACAACAGCGACGCTCTCAGCCTCGCCCATCATCTCGGCGTGCTGACCAGGGTCTTTGACGAGGCGAAGAGCTGCAAGGTCTTTACTCTCGCTGAGAGCCAGAAGAACTGGTTGGGGGCTCGGGGCGTCAACCTCGTTCCGTTCGAGGACCTGATGATCAAGTACACCGCTGAGATGAGCAAAGCGGCTGGGGACTACCGGAATCGAATCGCGAAGACGATCTGTATCCGAAACATCGGCCAGATCAACAGCTTCTATAGCAACTACGAGCGACTGTGCGCCAAGAACAAAACGCGCTTCGAGGGCTGGGCGAACCCGAGCCCTTTCATCGACACGGTTCTCACGATCATGAACCAGTCGAACGACAAGCGCGACTTCATGGTCGAGGCCCTCAACCAACGCCTCAACGGAAGCTCGATCCAGATCAGCGCCAGAGAGACGGCTGCGATCACGAAGGTGATCGAGAGCCGATACCCGCTGCTTCATCGCGTTTACCTGTCGACGCACGACAAGTCGATCTTCGAGGCGATCCTCGATTACATTGATCTGGTAGATCAGCGCGCGGCGAGCGCTCCAGCGGCGCAAGTTGGCTCAGACGACACGGCGAGCGCTTAGAGTTGTTTACTTTGAGGCGTTCCTAAGTTATAATCGCACCATCAAATGGAGGCTACCACTTGACCGACTTTCACTTCGTGACCCACACCACCGGTGTGGCGATGGTCCGCAACGGACGGCACGCTGTCGTGATGAACGACCAGCCGAACTTTTCGTACGTCATGGACGTTCTCCGTAGTCTGAAGGGACTACGCGGCGAGGCCCTCGAAGCCAAGCTCAAGGACCTGGACAAGGTCATGACGGTCGGCGGATTGGTCGAGAGCTTCGGCCAGCCGAAGGACCACAAGCTCAAGGACTGCCGGGTCTTCGTGGAGAAGGGCAAGCTCTTTTACTCGGAGTACCGCGGCCACAAGCAGGAGCTGCACGGCGCCCTCGCGGAGAGGATCCTCCAAGACCTCGGGAAGCCGTCCAAGGCGTTCGCGCGGTACGGCGACGCCCTGATGCGGTTCATGCAGAACATCCGCAAGAACAAGGTCAAGGACATCCGCAACGAGCTGTACGAGTGGCTGATGTCCGGCAAGGCGCCGATCACGTATGACGGTTGCTTCCTGGCGTACAAGAAGGTGCGGAGCAACTTCATGGACGGCCACACCGGGACGATCGACAACTCGCCCGGCAACGTCGTCAGGATGCAGCAGTCGGAGGTCGACACGAACCGAGAGAACCACTGCTCGGTCGGCTTGCACTTTTGCTCGAAGGGGTACCTGGATCACTTCGGCGCCGGCGGCGCCAGCAAGATCGTGATCGTCAAGGTGAACCCGCGGCACGTGTTCGCGATCCCGACGGACTACAAGTTCCAGAAGGGTCGGGCCAGCGAGTACTTCGTGGTCGGGGAGTACACCGGCGCGCGAAACACCGATGACGGCCCGGTCGCGGAGGCATTTAAGGACGCCTTCATCGACGAGGACACGAAGCAAGACGCGATGCCGGACGTCAAGCTGGTCGGGTGGCTCCGGCCAAGCTTGGAGAACCTGGCCAAGAGCTACGGGCTCCTGACCGATGACGGCAAGGTGCTGATCCTCGAACGTCGCGGTAGGATGGTGCCGGTGAAGCAGGCGGCAAACGGCAAGTTCGAGGACATCGTCGGAATGCATCAAGCAACCGACGACGGCTTGGATGCGCCAAAGTCGATGTCGCTCCAGACCAAGTCGGTCCGGCAAGCGGTGCGAGCCGCGATCAACAAGGTGGAGAAGGGGCTCACCACGCGTTAGGTTGAAATCGCCTCCCAACCTGACGTGATCCGGGAAGAAGGTTCCCGGGTCGGTGAGGGCGATCGGGCGACCGGTCGCCCTTACTTTTTGCAATAAATAAGAGAGGCATAAGGAAGAAGACACATGAGCACGCACATCCTGGCAGTTGACAAGTACTACCAGCCGCACCGGTGGATCGGCGTCGAGGAAGCTATGGTCCTCGAGGCGAAAGAGCTCGTCCTGGAGCGCAAGGGCGAAGCGATCTACGTCTACCGCGGCGGCATCAACGGTAAGACAGGCGAGCAGTCTCGCCTGGAGACCAGCTCGATCATCGTCGTCGACGGAGCTCCGTCAGCGCGCAAGCGCAAGGACCCGGCGCTGACGAACGCGTCGCTGTTCCAGCGCGACCGCCACATGTGCGCGTACTGCGGTGGCCTCTTCCGCGCGGGTGACCTGACCCGCGACCACATCGTGCCGACGTCGAAGGGCGGCCGGGACGTGTGGATGAACGTGGTCACGGCATGCCGCGGCTGCAACATGCTCAAGGGAGACTTGATGCCGGGCCAGAAGCTGCACGGTTTCAAGGAGGGCAACGTCGGCCCGCAGGGTACCGGCCGCATGGACCCGCTCTACGTCCCGTACGTGCCGTGCCGCGCCGAGCACATGATCTTGAAGAATCGCTCGATCAAGGCCGACCAGATGCAGTTCTTGCTGGGCCTGGTCTTGAACGAGAAGTCTAGGATCTTCAAGTACGCGGAGGAGCTGATGAAGGGCATGCGTGCGTAAGATCCCCGCTAGTCGGGCTTGGAGGCCGTGGGCGCGAGCTCACGGCCTCGCTTCATTGGTAAGCCACTTCGTGACCTCCCTGACGTATACGTCAGGGAGCCGGAGTTGCGACCAGCAAAAGCGAAGTTCAAGAGGTTCAAGCTTGACACGAGGTACGCTCATCACCGCAGTGAGGGACTGACTCACCGCAGAAACAAGGGCACCAAACTCCAAATTGGTGTACAATCGCGTGAATCTGTGTTAAGATTCTCTAACTTCAACGAATCTTGAGCGAAAGGAGCAGAGAATGAAGCATTAGATACCTTAACGAGGAGATCTAATGTCTCGCACTCTGCACCACGGCCTCAAGGCCAAGATCCGCCGCTTCGGGTTCGGCTACCGTCCGACCGGCTGGTATGACATCGGCGGCGAAGAGTTCCCCGCCCCGCCCAAGCGCCCTCGCCGCGGCCCTCGCGCCGTCAGCATCAAGGGCGGCGGCAACTTCCACTACCGTCTCCACCTCCCCGAGGCGACCGCTCGCGCCCTCTCTCGCGAGTTCTGCACTAAAATTCTCAAGGCCGTCGACCTCGACGACCTCCCGCTCTTCCCCGAGCTCCGCAAGCCGATGGACTGACTACAAGGGAGGCAAGGATGGCCTTTGACAACTACTACCCGAAGCGCAAGGACTTCAAGCGCGTTTTCAATCGTGCTCGCCGCGCCGATCGCATCAAGGCGACCGTTCGCGGTTGTCGCAACGGCGGGAGCTGCGATCACTGCCGTCGTAACCGGATGATCGGAGCTCTGCGGCTCAAGGCCCTCCTGCTTACCCACGATGAGGTGCACGATCTCAAGATCAAGTAGAGGTAGGTAACCTTGGACCTCATGGAGCTAAATACTCCATGCTTCTCAGTGAACTCTTAGACTCCGAGGCCGAGTGGAAATGGCTCAAGCAGAACAACGACGTCTGGAAAGCCGCATTTAAGGTTGATGGACGAGAGTTCGAGCTAGCGATCCACGCTTGGCCAGACATCTTTTCAGATCCTAAAAACGAGAATAACCGGTGGGACTTTGAGTTTGTTGACCGAACAGATGACGTCGGAAAAGCCTTCGGTAACACAGGAAAGATGGATCGTAGCGCGATCACCGTCTTCGCGACGGTGATGAAGATCGTGCGAGAGTTCATCGAGGAGAAGCGTCCAAACCGGATCTCGTTCACGGGGAATAAGGCAAAGAAGCGCGACAAGCTCTATCTCACTCTGATCAGAGCGATCGGTAATGACATCAAAAAGCTCGGATACAAGATCGAGCATCGCCCAGATGATCTTGAGAAGAACGGCTTTATGGCCGCTGACGTTTTCACTCTTGTTCGCGAAGGTCATCTTGATGAGGGAGTCAAGGAGCTCATCACGGCGTTGATCATCGGAGCAGCAGCGATCGGTGGAGTCGACAACGTTGAGGCCGCCAAGAAGAAGCCAGTCGCGGCGAAGACCAAGATCGTCAAGCTGATCCCTGACCAGAAGCGGCTTCAGAAGCTCTCCGCGGCCGCCGCTCAAAAGTACCAGAAGGCTGATCCTAAGATGATCGTCAAGATCGTCAAGCTCGCCAAGAAGCATGAGGATCCGGTCTTCCCGAGAGCCGAGGACATCCTCGCGACGATCGGGGTCGAGAGCAGCTTCAACCCGAAGGCCAAGTCAAACCTTCCAAAAGACCCCGCGATCGGTCTCATGCAGGTGCGTCCAGAGATCTGGGGGATCTCACCGTCTGAGCTGAGTGACGTTGAGAGCCAGATCAAGCACGGAGTCGTCATTCTCAAGAAAAAGTACAATCGCTTCAAGGGTGATAAGATCAAGACCATCCACGCTTACAATGTGGGGATCACCGGCGTGCTTCAGGGGCGTCGAAACGAGAACTACGTTCAAAAGTGGAATCGAGAGCGGGAGCTTTACACGTGAAGTTGACGGAGTTTTGCCAGGAGATCGGTGAAGAGGTAGTTGAGGTCGTCGAGGCGGTTGAGGACATCGTCGGTGACATCTGTGAGGAGCAGCTCGACGAGAAGAGCATCATGCAGGTGATCGCCGCGCTGCTGATCGGCACGGCGTCATTCACGATCAGGGCGGAGGAACAAGAGAAGGCCGAGGCCGTCATCCAGCAGCTTAACCTCTCGAAGGCTGACCTCGAGTGGATCCGTGAGATGAACAAGAAGGCCAACGAGAAGATCCTCCCGACCAATGACTCGGCCGAGGAGCTTGCTCGTAAGATAAAGGAGCTCTACAAGATCGGCGGGTTCTCCTTCAAGAGCCGAGGGCTTAGCATGCCCCTGGTGAAGGACAAGGACGAGGAGGTCAGCGTGCGCATCGGCAAGAATCCCGTGCAAGGACTTCCTAACGCTGGCAAGGGCATCGGCATCAACTACAAGAAGACGTTTTAGATGCATCTGCATGAGCTACTCGACTCTAAGGTGCCCTGGCGCTGGACCCACAAGGGGCACGTCTTGCGCGGTGCCGAGTTTGAGATCGGCGGCAAAAAGTTCATCGTAGATCTAGTTCGTGTCGTGGGGCTTAACACCGATCGCTGGAAGGTCTCCTTTGCACAGATCATCAAGATGATGACTGGCAAAGATGAGCCGTTCTACTTAAACATGCACAACATGAAGAGAGAAGCGATACAAGTTTTCGCGACGGTCATCAAGGTCATCGAGGACTTCATTCATGAGGTGAAACCAGATGAGATTAGCTTCGTCGGTTATAAGCATGACAAGAGGGACAAGCTCTACTCCCTCTTTCTAGAGAAGTTCAAGCCCAAGCTCCAGCAAGCTGGATACAAGGTCTCCTCCAACGCTCCAGAGAACTGGGATGACGAAGTCACTTTTTCTATAGTGAAGGACAAGGATCCAGCTAAATAGGTTCATGCCGGACCTACTTACCGCTGACATCCTCTTGAAGGTGATGCCGAACGTCAAGACGCGGATCGACTCCAAGAACCCGAAGTCGAAGACGCGCCTCGAGGTTTTTCTTGAGCCGCTCAACATCACGCTTGAGGCCTTCGAGATCAACACTCCGCGGCGCGCCGCGATGTTCCTCGCCCAGGTCGCCCACGAGTCGGGAGAGTTTCGCTACCTGGCCGAGCTCGCCGACGGCGTCGCGTACGACACCGGAAAGCTGGCTGAGAACCTAGGCAACACTCCTGGAGCGGACGGTGACGGTCAAAAGTATCGTGGGCGCGGCTTGATCCAGATCACCGGCGCGGCGAACTACAAGGAGTGCTCGATCGCGCTCTTCAGAGATCCTGACTTTCTCCTCACGAACCCCGAGGTGCTCGAGAAGCCCCTCCACGCGTGCCGCTCGGCGGGTTGGTTCTGGAAGTGGAAGAAGCTCAACGCTTGCGCTGACGCCGATGACTTTCTCAAGTGCACGAAGATCATCAACGGCGGGACGAACGGTCTTGACGATCGTAAGATGTACTGGGAGCGCGCCAAGCGGGAGCTGAAGGTCACTTAATGGACTTCAAAGCCTTCGTCATCCAAGAAGCAAGGGATCCGCTCGTCATCACCGACTTCGGCGTAGCCACCGACGTGGAGCACCAGGGCAAAGTGATCACCACGATCCCCCGTTACGGCGTGTGGACCGTGGCCAGCAACGAGCTTCAGCGAGTGATCGACACCGGTGACGACCTCGAGGCTCTCAAGGTGAAGCACGGGATCACGTCTGATCCTATCAAGCTAGGAAAGAGGTGACCATGGACTTACTTCGAGAGCTGATCAATCTCCGCGAGGTAGAGGAGAAGAAGCCAGATAAGCCCGCCGAGAAGCTTAGAGCTCGCCCTGACGCGGTCAACTTCAAGGAGCTCGAGGGTGAGACGATCACGAATGTCAAGTATGGTTCGCCCCACTATCCTCGTGCTGGAAGTTATGGCGCCGTCACGATCACCACGAAGTCGGGGAAGGAGTTCGTGCTCACCCAGGGCTTCGGTGAGGTTAACCTTTCGAAACTCATTCCGCTATGATCTTCAAGAGCTTTCTAGCAGAGACGTTCGGCGAGACCGTCCTGAAGCAGATCCCGCAGCAAAAGCAGCGGCAAGACGCGCTGAACGACCAGCTCAAGGATCTCTACGGCGTCGCGAATCGTCTCGGGATGTATGACGCGGCCGACTACTTGAGGACGATCTTGGTCAAGGCCGGGGAGATGGCGCGATGAAGCTCTTGCAAGAGTTGCTCGAGATTCTCTCAGAGGCGATCGTCGAGCCAGAGCTCACCCGTAAGGCTGAGCTTCACCACGGCACGCAAGACTACTTCATCGGCGTAGACGCGTTCAAGAACGCCCTCGAGAAGAGCGACCTGCCCGAGGATGTCAAGGCTGACGTGATCGACGAGATCTACAAGCATGACTTGCGTCAGCTGAACTACACGATCATCTATCAGCTCTGTCAAGACGCCGGGCATGAGGAGCATCTCGGCAAGATCATCAAGTTAGCAGGCTTTCGCAAGCACTAACTCAAAAGCAGTGTACTTCTGAGAGAGTTTGAGTTAAAATTCTCTTATCCCATCCAGCAAGGTCATCTCCCAAGCATGTTCTTTGTTGAGGCCCGGTACCCGTACGAGAGCAACGCCGTTTTGGGCGGTCGCTCTACCCTCGAGGCCGCCGTCGCTCTGGCGGAGAAGTGTGCCCGTGACCAGCGCTTCATGCACTATGACCAGATCGCGGTCATCGAGATTCCGTCCGAGGACTTCGACACCGGCTACTTGACCGGAGCCTGGGGCATGGACGAGTACGTCGGCCCGCGGACGGTGCACTGCATCGACGTCGAGCAGTACCTGCGCCTCGTTGACCACGAGGCCTTCGAGGCCGAGGAGGCGTCGGGCCGTGAGTACGACGCGCTCGCAGTGTTCGGCTGCTTCGGCGGGAAGGCCGACTACCGGAAGACCACCGGAAAGAGGGCAAGCTGAGAGAGCAGACAGGTTGGTTAGTCTGTGACAAGCATGTTTGCTTGTATGACGAGCGCACGAAGCTACATCGCTGCGTGAAGCACGGGGCGATCTTGGGATACCGTCACTGGTTGACGGGACTGACCCGTCAAGAAGCTCGCAAGAGATTGAACGAGGATCGAGATGCTCAAGGGCGTTGAACGTACCCGAGGTTGTTGGTTCGGCTCTGGTAACTCTGGGCGCCGTGGGCGTCGGCAGCTAGAGCGTAAGCTCCGCCGTGCAGGTAAGCGGCATCTCCGTCGATCGGATCTGGCTCGTGAGCTGAGCGTTAGTCTAGCATGAACCTCAAGCCCTGCCCCTTCTGCGAGTCAGTCGCCGAATTTGTTCCGGCCGATAGCGTCGACGGAGCTATGATCGGTTGCTCAAATCGGAAGTGTCCCGCGTTTCTGCTTCTCCTCGTTGAGCCCGGTGACACGGTCGAGCGCAACGTTGAGCTCTGGAACAATCGGACAGAGAAGAAGCTGAAGGCCGCTGAGAAGATCTGTCGTGACGCCGCTGAGCGACTAGGGAAGGCGGCCTCGGAAGAATGGGCGAGCCATGACGTTGAGGCGGCTAACATCAGGCAAGCTCAGAGCAGTCTCGCGTCACAGCTCGCTGATGGAATTCGAGCCCTCATTCGCGATGGCTAAGTGTCCCACCTGCGGAGCACCTGTCGCTAGGCCGGGCGGCGGCCCAGATGCCCAGTTCATATTCAAGAAGAAGCCGGTGCGCCGGCGCGCCGCGGCGCCGAAATTCGAAACTCTAGAACGCACTCGTGAACGCTTCGAGCAGTGGTTCAAGATGGACCTGTTCGGAGGCGAGCGCGACATGACGTTGAAGCATCAGCTTTGGACGGCGTGGCAGGTGGCTCACCTTGGTAGGTCTGGCTAGGCTTCATGACTTGGCGTAAGCCGCTGAAGCTTAGGCTCGTTGAGACGAGCGACGGCGAGTCTTTCAAGATCTTCTCAAAGGACACGACTGGCGTTCCGGTCGGGAGTCATCCAGGAGCGTTCGGAGTCGTCCGAAAGCACCACGTCCACGAGGGCGTCGACCTCTACGCGCCAGTGGGCACGCCTGTTTACGCGGTAGAGTCAGGTGCGGTCGTCAGAGTGCTGCCGATGACCGGTCCAGCCGCAGGGTCACCGTGGTGGTTCGACACGAAGGCGGTGATGGTCGAGGGGCGGTCTGGAGTCGTCGTCTACGGAGAGATCTCTCCTGCGGTACAAGAAGGGCGAGTGATCTTCGCAGGTGACGTCGTCGGACACGTCATCCGTGTCCTTCGCCATGACAAGGGGCGCCCGACCAGCATGCTTCACCTCGAGCTCCATCGCATGGGCTCGCGCAGCTGTCTGGACTGGAATCTGCCCCCGGCGAAGCCGCCCGAGCAGCTGCTCGATCCTACGCCGCACCTGTTGCAGATCTGCCGCAGGCATCGTAAATAGCTCTTTATCGGAGATCACCACGTGGAATTCAAGAACTTTCTGAGAGAGGCTAAGATCGACCACGACGAGCTGATCAAGAAGGGCGTCGAGGCCTTTAGAGCCGTCGCGAAGTACCTCACAAAAAAGTTCCCCAAATCAGAAGACGGATGGACCGACGAGGCCTTCTTCGACCCGAAGACCGAGTGCTGGTACACTTACGAGTACGTCAGCATGAAGTCTGGAGATGAGGTTTTCCTCTACCTCAAGACCGACCCTAGCGGAAAGGTTGAAGAGGTTAACGAGTTCACAGACGCTCAAGTTAAGTCTTGGGTGACCGATGATGATCTGATCGCAGAGATCACCGAGCAACTGCCGTGAACTTCAAGAACTTTCTCGCGGAGGCTGCGGCCGACGCTTACTACCACGCGACCCTCACCAAGAACGCTGACCAGATCAAGGAGAAGGGTCTCACCAAGTTCAACGCCTCGAACTGGGTCAAGGCCGCGAGCAAGGAGCGCTACGGCGACGGCGCGATCTTCGCCTTCGAGAACGAGCTCGACGCGCTTCGCTGGGCAGGCAAGATGGACTGGGAGTTCAACAAGGGTTTCGGCACCGGAAAGGTCTCGATCGTCAAGCTTCGCGTTTCAGATCCTGAGGCTTGGAAGGTGGATGACGCTGACCCGCTAGGTCAAGCAGGATCCAAGGGGCGCTGGATGAAGAGCCAGGACGCGGTCAAGGCGACCGACATCATCTCGATCACTCCCGTCAACGCAGCCGATATCAAGCGCGCGACCAAATGAGAATTGATGAGATCGTAGGCGAGCTCCCGGTCGGTGCTCGAGTAAAGGGTACCATCCTCGAGACGTCCGAGGAGGGCGACAAGGAGTACTTTGGCACGGTGATCGATCCCAAGCTAGCCGATAGCGGCGAAGTTGACGTGGAGGGCGATCATGGAGAGGTAGGTCTCTTCATCAAGCCAGATCATGATGACATCGTCATGGCTTTCACGCGAGAAGGTGATCACTGGAGGCATGACGCCTACGGCGGTTACTACGAGGTGACGAAGTTCCAGGTCGTCAAGACCGAGCAGTCGAAGAGGGGTCGTTGCCCGCACGGGGTGGCTGCTGGTAACCGCTGCGAGAAGTGCGACGGATAGGCTCAGGCTGGTGGTAGTCCATCCGGATACACAAAGTTGTTTACTTCCGTCGAGAACTAATATATAGTATCATACCATGACGAACGTCCTATCACTTAGCTTGAGCTGGTCCCTGTCCTCGTATCTCGGGGAGAGGCCCTAGTCTCTATGTGATCTGACGAAAAGTCGACAGATTCTAGACCTAGGGCCTCCAAGTGAGGCCCTAGTCGTTTTTGCAACGCGCTCTTTTACAATTCGGAAGCAGTACCTTGCCAGACTGGCGGAATCGGCAGACGCGCTAGTCTCAAAAATTAGTACCCGTGAGGGTGTCCCGGTTCGAGCCCGGGGTCTGGCACCAAGGATGGTTGGCAGAGTGGCCAATTGCACCTGGCTGTAAACCAGGCGCCCTGACGGGCTTCGGTGGTTCAAATCCATCACCATCCACCAACATTGGGTCTGGTCATAAGGACGGGTGGTCCTGTCAGGAGCCTGTAAAGCTCTTCCTCAGCGAGGCACGGAGTTCGATTCTACCCCAGACCCACCAAATTGGAGAGTGAACCGCACGGGGTGTGGCACTGCCTGGAAAGCAGTCGGGCTGGCGTAAGCTGGTCGCGGGTCGGGACCGCCGCTCTCCTCCAAGTTGTAGAAGTAACGCTGCCCTCGTGGACAAATTGGTAAAGTTGCCAGGCTCAGAACCTGGAGCCGCGAAAGCGTATTGTCGGTTCGACTCCGACCGAGGGCACCAACACGAGACCCCTCGTGGCAAATGGAAATTGGTACACCTACTAGATCGAGAGTCTAGGCTTTTCTCGGTTCGAATCCGAGCGAGGGGACCAGCATGGAAGACGAACCGAGAAGGTCTCGGACTCGCCTTGAAAGCGATGGGATCGCGGCCAACCCGTGATTGGGGATCATCTCCTCCGTCTTCCGCCAGTATGCGAGCGTGGTGGAATGGTATACACACGTGCCTTAGGAGCACGTGCCGCAAGGTATGTGGGTTCGACTCCCACCGCTCGCACCAAAGGAGACGACATGAACCTCAAGTCTAGAGAAGCAGGTGAGCTGATCCAGGGCATCCAGGTAAACGAGTCTCGCAGGGTGAAGTACTCGTCCTGGTACCACGCGATCGCTCGAAACAGAGGAATCACGATCAGGACGAGGAGGGTGAGCGATGACGAGATCATCGTCACCCGGATCGAACCCAAGGATGACGAACTAGTCAGGGACTAGCGCTGCCTCGAAAGCAGATGGACTCGGAAACGGGCTGGGGGTCGGGACCTCCGTCATCCGCCAAGGAAGCAAGCAGGCGCTGGCAACGGCGTTTGGAGACTCATGACCTTTTTGACGTAGCTTTTGCATGCTGCATCAGACGAGCGACCTCTACTTAGGAGCCTTTATCATGAACGACACCGAGCTGCTGAACGCGATCAACAAGTACAGGTTGCATCCGCTCCCCTCAAGCTTTCTGGGTGGGGAGTACTGGAGGTGTCTTTGGACACCCTCGAGTTCCAGCACCAGCTGAGGGATTTCCGAACAAAACGAGAAGCGTCGAGGTAGTCGGGTTCGGACGAACGGTCAGAGCAGCCGTTCGTGACTGTGTCGAGAAGATGAGAGCGACGATCGCCGACGGAGGTAGGATGGCGATGTTCGACGGCACTGACGATGGAGAGTGAACCGGGGAGGCCCTGGGACCGCCTGCTAAGCGGATCGTCTGGGAGCGCGAGCTCTTGGATGCGGATCGAGACCGCCGCTCTCCGCCAGAGCAAGGTGAAATTTCGCGGCGAGAACCAAAGAGCGTGACCGGCTGCTACCGGGCTACGCATCGAATCGCGGTAACGAGGATCCTAGCAGGGAATTCCCTCACCTTGCTCTACCTTGCCTGCGTGGCGGAACTGGTATACGCGCAACGTTGAGAGCGTTGTTCCCTAACGGGATTGAGGGTTCGAGTCCCTCCGTAGGCACCAAGACGGATGAGTGGGGGAATGGGCAATCCCTGGGTTAATCCCTGTGCGAGTCATGTCGCGCTGCCTGCCAGTAGGTGGAATTGTAGGTTCGAGTCCTATCTCAGAAAGTACTGGCCGCATCGTCTTATCTCGGGTCGTTGGTGTAGTGGCAGCACAGGAGCCTCCAAAACTCTTAGTCAGGGTTCGATTCCTTGACGACCCGCCAGCTGTGTCCAGTGCTAAAATACATCGGTACCGCAACGGGCGAAGGGTACCGAGCAGTTCAGTAGGGGATTGGTGTAGTGGTAACTACGCGGAGCTCCAAACTCCGAGTCGGGGGTTCGATTCCCTCATCCCTTGCCAAGCACATCACGATGGTGGCGAGTCGTCCCAGCTCGTCTGGGCGCAGCCGAGGTGAGATTCCTCGGTGGCATTTCCGGTTGTAGCCCACCCGCTCGCGCCAAACCGGCTAGGTGATGTGTGGTTCTGGGTCGGCAGCTCTTGGCAACTGCGTGGGACCCTTCCCAAGGGAAACGCGACGAGGGTTCGATTCCCTTCCGATCCACCGGGGCAGAAGGCCGAAGGAAGGCCACTTGTAAAACACGGACGAGCTCCAGTAAAATGGGCGTCTCCATCAAGAACGTCGTCGAGTACGGTTAACAGATTGCACCGGGCGAAGCTCCTGCCAAGGGGTTAGCAGGGAAGCAGGTTTCCAACGGCGGCGTTGCCTGAAGTAATGACTCAGGTCGGAGGCGTTTGCGGGTTCGACTCCCGCCTGCCCTACCAGAGGTACTGCTTTCGAATCACGCCGGCGTGGCTAGGACAAATTGGGACAGTCACTGGGCTTAAACCCCAGGCTCGTGAGGGTTCGAATCCCTCCGTCGGCACCACAAAAGTTAAATAGGCGGTGAGCTCCTTCCGCCAATTTCTTCTTGAAGCCAAGTCCGTCAAGGACTATCGGCACGAGGATCGCTTCGACGACCTCGCCTACTGGCCCCGCAGAGAAGATCCTCAATTCATGGCGCCCTCCGAGGGATTTCATTTTACCTATCACAAGGGTGATCTCATCCTCCACAGCACCGACAATGCGGTCTATTCGAGCGTCGTCGCGACCGGTCAGATCGAGGCTAAGCGGGCCGGCAAGATCAAGGACTACAAGATGGACTCCAGCCTCTGGAATCACTTCGGCGGCAAGGTCGACCTCAAGAACAAGGTCATCACCGTGAGCAAGGAGTCTGTTGGTGACAAGATGCGCCAGCGCTCGATCAACGACGTCAAGGACATCCAGGCCGCGTTCAAGAACCTCCGCAAGTATGGCGTCACGGACGACTTCAAGCTCAAGGGTGTCCCGTCTCCATACAATGGAATGAAGATGGGCGACTTCCTCAAGCACCCCGACCCCGTTCAAACGATGATGGGAGGCGGCGGCCAAATCATGTATCACGGAACCTCGAAGAAGCGCTGGAACGAGAAGATCTCTCGAGAGGGTCTGCGTCCAGGAAACACGGGCGAGATCTACGTCGATCTTGTCAAGGGCTATTCTGAGGAGAACGTTTACCTCGCAACGACCGCCAAGGTCGCCGAGTTCTACGGCAAGCGTCAGGCCGAGAAGGATAACGATGATGGTTACGTCATCCTCAAGGTAGAGGTACCTGACTCCGCCAAGCTCCGCCCCGACGATCACTTCGCGGTCTTTCTAACGAAGAACAAGGACAAGGAGCACGAGATGCAGAAGAGATCGGTTCAGGAGCTCGGCTCGCTAGCTTATAGAGGTAGGATCCCGGCGAGGTTCATCAAGATGCTCAGCGCCCGGAGAGCTTAGAGCTTTTTCTCGCAGCTCTTGAACTTTAGCTACTCTAGCTGCGATGTTGTCGCCCTCCCGCTTCCAACCTAGAGCTCTCCGATAAGCTCCTAGCTTTCCGTTTCTCGCGAGCTGCTGTTCATCCACCTCGATCTCATGCGTAAATGGGGCTACGTAGATCGCGTCGACAGGACAATAGACCTCGCAGATGAAGCACGTTTGGCAATCTTCCTTCCTAGCGATGATCGGAATGGTCTTAGTCGTGTCGAAGACGTTGGTGGGGCACACCTTGACGCACTTGTCGCACGAGATGCACCGATCGGCGCTAAGTAATTCGATCACGACGTACCCAGATAGAATCTAACCCCCCGATGTTGATGTAGTCATGTTGGGCAGGATCCTGGTGCGGATGGTCGAGCCTGATGTGATATCCGCGCGTCTCCGTTCGCTCTAACGCGGCGGTGGCTCCCCAACGGGCCGCGATGATCATCGCGGCGGCTTCACGAGATTTTACCGGAGCAGAGTGATCTGACCCGTTCCTTATCTGCTCCCAGAGGCCGTCAAAAATCCTCAGAGAGCTTAAGAGCTTTTCTCGGGTCCTGAACATGGTTTTATCTAGGGGAAGGATTTCAGCTTGTGTTGCTTTGATCACTCGGCGAGCGTCGAAGCTCGCGGATCCTAACCCTGCCGCTGCGCGAGACGTAGCGTTGATGATCTGGCTGCGTTCACGAGCAAAGGATGCTGCTCCCCTCCCAGCTATGTTTCCGCTCCCGACGACCCAGGTCATGTAAGCCTCTGGAATCAGCCACGCGCCGACGACAGGCGTCCTGCACGCGACATCTCCTGCGGCGTAGAGCCCGATCGCTGTGGTCATGCACTCGTCGGTGACGTGGATACCTCCGCTCCCTCTCATGGTGCCCTCTAGGACGCAATCGATCTCCCACCACTCCGTGAAGGGGTCAATTCCGAGCTTCTCGAACACGAGAAAGAGGTTAGGTTGCATGACCTTCATCACGCTGCGGAGGTGCGTCGGTGCCTTGTTGAGCTTACACCTCACTGGACCGCGTCTCAGCGCTTCTGCAACTTCAAACTTCTCGGTTCTGGAGATCTCGCGCCCGTCGGCGTCAACGAAGGTGGCGTATTTGTAGTACAAGCCCTTCGTCATCGACGTTCCCTTCGGAGCGTAGCTGTAGAAGTTTCCAAACTCCATCCCCGACAGCTCAGCTCCGACCTCACTGGCCATCAAGAGCCCGTCGCCGGTGTTAGTGTTTCCCCCGAGGGTCGAGCTTAGCCAAGAGCATCCGCCTGTCGCTAGAACGGTCGCCTTCGCCTCCACCTCCCACGGCGTGAACTCTCGTTGAGATTGACGTCCGCGCGCGCCTGAAACTATTCCTGATTCATCGACGAGCAGCTCTAGAGCTGGCGAGTGATCTAAGATCTTGACACCCGACTTTAAGAGCTGACGTCGAAAGATCCGCATGACCTCTAAGCTCTGGAGGTAACGATAGTGCTTGGTCCAGCTCTCTAGCTTATGCTCATTTTTAGCTACTTCGAGGATGATCTTGAATTGACGGTACTTTCGGGCGAGATATCCTCCGGCGGCGTCATACGGGGTGAATGACGAGATGCTTCTAGCGGTACCGCAAGACGCGGCAGCCATTGATCCGCTGGTGCTGACGAAGCCCTTATCAGCGATGACGACCTTGGCCCCGTGACTCAAGGCGGACAGGGCGGCCCAACATCCAGCAGGTCCTCCTCCCAGAATCAACACATCTGCTTGCAGCTTCATCACAATATTTATTTGGCCAAGGGAGGCACGTCCTGACTCTATAAATACCGAGAAGTTCTGGTGTGCACATACGCATATCTAGTCTCGGAGATCAGAGTGAAACTTGTTCTCGCAGCACTCCTAGCAGCCTTTTCCCTCCTCGCAGCCCCCGCACAAGCGCAATCCGGTAGACCAGACATCCTCGAGGTGATCAAGATCGAGGGCGGCATCGGTGATCACACGACTCGAACCGTCAAGGATCAGGTCGAGAAGATCAACGACAATCAGCGCATCAAGGCCGTGCTCATGATCGTCGACTCCCCGGGAGGCTCCGCGGTTTCAGCCGCGGCCGTTCACGAGGAGCTCGGCAAGATCAAGGTCCCGGTCGTCGCGTGGTGCAACAACATCTGTGCGTCGGGCGGAGTGTACGTGATGATGGCGACCTCGGTCAAGTACATCGGGGTTCGCACCGAAGCGATCGGCGGAAGCGTCGGCGTGATCGTGTCGGCGACTAGATATCACCGCTTGCTCGAGTGGGCGAAGATCGACAGCGAGACTTACAAGAGCGGATCTCTCAAGGACGTGTGGAACCCAACTCGGGCACCTGACGACGAGGAGAAGAAGTACATTCAGGGCCTCGTGGACGAGCTCGCCCAGACCTTCTACGGCGTGGTCAAGGCCGCTCGGGGCAGCAAGATCAACGAGGAAGCGTGGCGCGAGATCAAGCGCGCGAAGATCTTCTTCGGTAAAAACGTGGTGAAGATGGGATTGGCCGACTCCGTCATGACGCTTGAGCAAGCCGCGGCGAAGGCGAAGGAGCTCAGCGAGTCGAAGGCGATCTACACCAGAGACGAGCTGAAGAAGATGTCACAAGCCGCCGAGGACAAGCCTGGGCACGGTCCGTACATGCAACCGTCGCCTCATCCGATCATGGGTGGCCTCCCACAGAACGTCGGTGACCTGATCGACATGGTCAAGGAGATCCGAGAGGGAGAGTCGGTGAAGTTCGAGTACAGGATGCCGTACAAGTTCTAGCAGCATTGACGGCTTGGTGACGGAGAGCGATCGCTCTCCGTTTTCATTTACAAGACTCGCAACACTTGATATAATCATCCTCTAGACATCGGAGGCGATGTGACTACCGAAGAGCTTTACGCGTTTCTCAGGGAGAACCTGAGCATCGAGATCACGGAAGGGCCGGGCGGTTTCACCGACCCGAACGGGAGAACTGTCAATCTCAAGCTCGGTGACGACGTCATCTCGACGGCGTACTTCAACGTGCGCCAGACTAGGGAATACGACGGATGAGTGACCAAGATCTGATTCGCTCAGTCAAGCGAAGCTCACGCGTCACGCCGCTCGCATACCGCGGTGACGAGGTCGAGGGCGGAGAGTACAAGTCCGTTCCTCTCGGCGTAAACGGTCCCCACGCACCGATGAAGAGGGAGTCCGAAGCGATCCGACGCGCCATGGCAGAGACCGGTCGTACGGAGGAGGACCTCAGGCAAGATCCTCACTACCGAAAGCTCTTTTCAGAGGCCGCGAAGGCCAAGGGCACCAAGACGCCTCGTGAGCGAAAGATCCGCGAGATGCTCAAGGCGGTGCTTCGAGAGGTGAAGCTTCCGAAGGAGCACCCGAAAACCCTGGAGACGTTGGCCGAGATGTATCGGGCAAAGAGAGGACCGTTTCGGGCCTGGGGTTGGTCATCCGCGACGACGATCACTCTCGACGAGCTAGTCTCCTACCTCAAGCATAGCTACTGACGATTCCACCGAAACTCTACGCTCAGATCTGGAGAGTCTAAAGCAAGAGTTTACATCTCTCTCCTGAGGTGTTAAGATTTCACGGTGTCGTGGTTTCTCTTCGCGGTCGGCGTCGTCGGTTCGGTGCTGACCTCTCTCATGATCTGGGCAATTCTCGGACCTGTGCCCGCGGCGCTGTGGTCAGGGGCTTGCTTCGGCTTCGGAGCAATGTTCGCAATAGGCAAACAAGAGCTAGACAAAGATGGCTGACGCAAAGGTTGGATCAAAGAAGAAGGGCACGCAGCGCGTGCGGATGCTAGACGGCAAGGTTGTACGTCCTTGCCTCTACAATGGTCGCGCCTTGGGTCACGGGCTCTATTACGCTGGCTACGTCGAGCAAGCCGACAAGAAGGGCAGCTGGCCATCAGATCTCTTCGTCTATGACGAGAACGGAAAGCCGCGTCCGTACAACGAGATCGGCGAGCTAGTTTTGGAGTGAGCTTGCCCACCGTCCTCCCCAACGGCAAGGTTTTCGACCTCCCCTGCGAGAAGCCTGAAGATCTGACGGGGTTCATGACAATTCACGTAGTCGGTCGGGGAGAGCTTGCGCTCGAATTTCACGTCAACCCTGAGTCGACTCCTCTGGCAGCCAACGACCCGAGGATCAACCCGTGTGACGCCGAGCAGAGGCGCAGGTGAGCGAACCTAAGCAGGTCATCGTGATGCGCAAAGATCTCAACATGCGCAAGGGCAAGATGGTCGCTCAAGGGGCTCACGCGTCGATGGCGGCGATTCTCGCGATCGGACAATACATTCCTGCGACGCAGTCTCACACCAGTGAAGCTCGCTTTGAGATCCCCCTCACTGACGAGGGAGTGCGTCGATGGCTCGTCGGCGGGGCCGACGTTCCGCCTACAGGCTTCAAGAAGATCTGTGTCGGAGTCGACAGCGAGCAAGAGCTGCTCGACGTCTGGAAGGCGGCTCAGCCGATGCTCTTGTCCGGGAGGTTGCCTGGCGCTCTCATCAAGGACAACGGGCTCACCGAGTTCAACGGCGTCCCTACCTACACGTGTCTCGCTCTCGGCCCTTCCGAGAAGCTTGACCTCTTTGACCTTCTCACGGGACATCTCAAGCTTCTATGAATCGACTTGACCGCACTCGCGTCTTGACCGCTCCCTACTACTCCGAGGACCTCTCGCCGAGCGACCCCGCGATCTTTCTCGCTGGTCCGATCACCGACGCGCCGAACTGGCAGCTCGACGCGGTGCGCATCCTCCGAGAGAGGGCGAGGTCGCCGATCTTTATCTTCAACCCGCGGCAAGAAAAGTCTCCGACGGTAGTCGAGTTCACCGACGAGATGTACTACGAGCAAGTCAATTGGGAGCTCAACCACCTCAAGCACTGCACCGGTTACGGCGTCATCCTCTTCTGGATGGCGTGCCCGGTCATCGCGCGCAAGGCCCCTGAGCGGGCATACGCCCAGACGACGCGCCTCGAGTTCGGCAAGTACTCCGCGCTGAGCAACTTCGGCGCGAAGGTCGTGCTCGGAATCGACGAGAGCAGCCCACGTTACCCCTTCGGCAACGAGCGGTACATCCGTCACTACGTGGCGACCGAGTGCCCGCACATCCCGCCGATCCAGACGACGCTCGAGCACACGTGCGAGACGGCTCTCGTCGCTCTCGAGAGCATGGGGCGGGCATGATCGTTCAGCTCTGGGGAAACCTGATCAGCCTCAGCGAGATCGTCATGGTCAACAAGCTAACCATCTCGATCATGGGTTATCCGCAGCACTCGTCCGTCGCATTCACCGTCATCTTCAAGGGCGGGAAAGAGCTTCCTCTTCACCGGTACATTAGAGACGACGAGCTCATCAAGCAAACGGATAAGTCTCGCGTGATGATCTTCAAAAAGACGGATGCCCTCTCGAAGGATGAGAGGTTAAAGGTTTACCCTCTTGAGGATGGTCAACGTCCGTCTGACGATGAGATGTCTCTCCTTGAGGCTAACGCGACGCATGAGCGCCAAAAGCTCATCGATCTCTGGCAAATAACTATCCAGTCGGATCGCCCGATCGAGGTGATCGCGTGAAGGAATTTCCCTCCGTCCCGAGCTGGAGGGAAAAGTCAAAGGTGCCCTTCGGCGAGCCGTGCTACGGCTTCTACAAGTACGACGGCTCGAATCTTAGGTGGGAGTGGCGGCGCAAGAAGGGCTTTTACAAGCACGGCACTCGCAATCGGCTCTTCGGCGCTGACGAGTCACCGTGGAACCAGGCGATCCCGCTCTTCCTCGGATCGATGGCCGAGCAGATCGAGCGAGTCGTCACTAGGGAGCACAAGGGCATCCAAGAGTTCACGGTCTACACCGAGTTCCTCGGGCCGAGCTCGTTCGCGGGAAACCACGTTCTTGACGAGCCGAAGGAGCTCAAGCTCATCGACGTGTGGATTCACCAGAAGGGTTTCATCCCACCCAATCGCATGGTTAGGATCTTTGACGGCATGGGCGAGGGCGCCGAACCGTGGATGCCAGTTTGCCTCTATTACGGAAACCTCAATCGCGAGCTGATCGAGCAAGTCGCGCAGGGACACGTGATCAGCGGGGGCAAGGCCTTTAAGCTGGATGAGGGTTTGATGTGCAAGGGCGTCGATCGACGCGACCAGCAGTGGATGGTCAAGATCAAGACGATCGCTTGGATCGAGCGACTCAAGCAGCGCTACGGCCAAGACTGGGAGAAGTACGCGTAACTAAAGGAGAATGAACGATGGGGACGACGATGGGGTTGGCGATGACGCGAGCGATGGAGAACGTGGCGCGGGCACCCGGCGGAAGAGCTTCTCTGTCTCGAAAGCCTCGCGTCACTTGGGTGCCCTCCGAGGTTCAGAAGATCCAGGACGAGATGTTTAACATGCTCGCTCGGGAGAACGCGTTTCCGCTAGATCACTTCTCCCACGTGATCTTTCGCAAGGCACAAGAGTCGCTCGTCTCGAAGCGCATGCTCGACGGCAACCGCACCCGCGAGCACTTGAGCGAGCAAGATGTCGGCGCCTGGAGGAAGATCCTCAACGAGCGCGGCCACAAGTACAACATGGAGATCTACGACGGGACACGCACCCCAAAGGGAGTCCTCATTGAGCAGACGAAGCCCGCAGAGACCAAACAGCCAGAGCAGCAGCAACCTGTAGAGAGAAAAGATGCTGCACCTCTACAAGGCACCGCATCTCCGCTCGAGCTGATCGAGTCGGGAATCAAGATGATGATGGCTAACTACCTGCGCGGCCTCGGTAACGTCTTTCAAGAGACCCTCAACGAGCAAGAGCGCATCCTTCGGGACACCCTCATCATCGTTGACGAGCTCCGCGAGGACGTCACCAAACTGCGCGCCGAGGTCGAGGCGTTGCGACCCAAGCCGTCTGAGCCGTCAACCTACCAGGTGAACACTGGCCCGCTCACGACCGCGATCGATACCTTCTTGAAGGCCGAGAAGGTACCCCAGCTCCAGTTCACCCGGAAACCTCGGATCGCGGTCGTCGGCCTGTTCGACAAGTGGCGGCGCGAGCTTGAGGGCTACGAGCAGTTCTTCGACATCAGGTACTTTCGAGGTGACGAGCGCCCTCTCGTTTTCGACGGCTTTCAGAGGGTTTATTGCATGATCCGCTACATGGGTCATACTCACACCGACACCGTCAAGGCCGTCGCGCGGAAGCAAGGCCAGGATGTCTACGTGCAGGTTCCGGGCCGCTCGCCCTCCTCGCTCAAGCGAGAGATCGACAAGCACCTAAGTGCGGTGGAGATCAAGGTGAAGTAGGTTAAATCCGTGTACTTTTCGCGAGAGATGAGTTAAAATGCTCTATCTCTACGCGGAGGCGCGTACATGGAAGCGACGACGAGGTCAGGACGCAGGGAGCTTCTCGAGGACATCGCGGCCAAGCTGACCGAGGCTCGGCTTTGCAATCCTTACGGCGGTGACGTCACCAAGGTGCCGAGAGGTCGGGGTGGGGCTTTTTACCAGACGCTCTTCTCGTACCCGCGCAACCTGGACGGGTACATCGCCGTCTATAACGTCAACCACATCGTGGTCGAGTTCCAGACGCGCTATCATCACCTTCCGCACCGAGGGCGGTTCGTCTTCAAGAGCGCGGATGACGTCAAGGAGTTCATCGACGCGGCGTTCGTCAAGCTGAGCCAAGACGCGACAGACGCCGTGCTCGCGAGAGCCGTGAGGGAAGGATGATGTACGTTCTCGGGGTCGGATCTTGGGTCATCGCGTGGCTGAAGCGCCGCGCAGATCGCAAGATGCACAGGCTGACGATCGAGATTCTCGAGGATCACATCAATGACCTCGAGGGGGAGATCGACGCGGCGCAATCCGAGCTTCCCTGGTCGGCCAACCACATCAACGTCTGCGAGGTTGAGATCAGAGAGCTTCGCCGAGAGATTCAAGCTCGTCGAAACCTCGCGCAGCTATGAACACTAACCTCGTCGAGGTCATCTTTCAGGTGCTCGACTCCCAGTCCAAGCCTCTCACGAGAGCGCGCAGAACCCCGACGCGCACCGAGGCGAGAGAGTTTCTGCGAGAGCTCGTCTCTCAGGTACACTCGCAGGGCGGAGCGGAGATCATCGCCGATCTGCTCGGCCTCGACTCACTTAAACGATCCGATCTCAGCTTGGATGATATAATGTCCGAGCTTGAGGAAGTCAAGTGCCCGATCACCGTGTACGGTGTCGCTCTCGCTGGAGCGATGTTCTTGAAGCAGGGCTACCTCAAGTGCCTAACCCACTAGAGGAGCTCTCATGCACTTGATCGGATTCATCCTTTGCTTCATGGCGGCGTTGCTTGCGCCAGTCTTCGCGCTCGCCGCTGGCGATCCCAACTGTCCGCCCCTCACCGGGCTTCAGAAGGTCGCTGGCTTCATCGACTTTCTCTCGATCCTCAAGATCTCGGCGATCATCGGCGGAGTCGCTTGCGCAGGTTACCTCCTCTTCAGCTGGGTCAAGTGGCTTCGCCAGCTCTTCATGGCGGTCCCCCTCGCCGCTTACGAGGCGCTAGGCTGGATCGCGTCGATCGGAGCGATCCTCATTGCAGGCGAGGTCGGTGAGACTAACCGTCTCTGGCCCCTGCTCGGCGGTTGCCTAGGCATCGCGGCGATGATCCCGATCACCTCCTTCATCCACAACATCAAGGGTCACCCGCGAAACTACTTCATCACCCTCACGCTCGTCTGGAGTGCGGCCGCGGTGATGTACATGGATCCGGTCGTCGCCTTCTTCGCTGTCGGCGCGCTGATCTCGGCTCTCGGCTTTGCCTTCCACGTCTTTCCCGGCTTCGGCTGGGGCATCGGGTTTCACGGCGACGAGGAGCTCTTCTCGGGTACGGCAGCAGCGGCCGTCCTCACCATCTGCGGTGCTGCGCTGCGCATCAACGGCGGTCCAGATGTCTTGAAGCTCTTCGAGACGGGCCTCCTCTGGATCGGACCGTTCGTTCTCTACCTCGGCCTCTTCATCATGGCGTCGCGTTGGACCACCGACGGGTTGAACGGCACCTACGTCATCCGCAACCTCTACATGCTCGTCGCGACGCTCCTCGGCATCTACCTCGGCACGGTCTACGACGTCGGCCCGCTGCGCGGAATGGCCGCGACCTGGTTCGTGCTCTGGGTGCTCGAGAAGCCGTTCGAGCTGCCGGTACAGAGCCGCTCGGCGTTCGCCGCAATCGGCCTGTGCGTCGCCGTTGCGGTCGGGGCCGGTGTCTACTGGGCCCAGAACCACATGGATCTGGTTCGTCCCTATCTGCTCTTTTGATGAAGAGGGTCTACTTCAAGTTCGCGGGTGACACGCTCGCTCAACACAGCCAGTCACTATGGTTCTACGTCAAGGACAACTTCAAGGCCGCGGTCGGCAACCACGTCGCCACGTATCTCCAGGAGGCGGAGAGGGCGGGCTACGTGATCAAGATCGAGACGATCGACGACGCGGAGACGGGCGAACCGTGCGAGCTCCGCATCGTCCTCAAGGGGAGCCAAGCGCAAGCGATCTCGGTGTTCAAGCAACTCATGAACCTGCTCATGCCGATGATCGTCATGCCGAGCGGCCCCCAAGAGTACGACCAGGCGGCTTGAGCCACGACCGGCACACGTACGGCAAGACGCCCGCGGCGATGTATCTCGCGGCGAGGCTCAACGAGCTCAACGATCCGGTCCTGGCGCGTAAGGTTGGCAAGCAGATCACGACGCTCCAGGAGCGCGTCGCCGAGCTCTATCGCTCAAACGTCGTCGGCACGCTGACGGCTCACACGATCGGGTTTCTAGTGACGATCCTTCGGGGTGACGTCAAGCGCGCCCACGACGAGATGATCAGAGCGAGGTGCGACAAGCTGGCGATCAACCTGATGGCGAACGTCATGATGGGCGAGCTCAAGCGACTGAGCCGACAGGTGATGGAGGCGCGCCACTCCGAGCAGCATCGCCAGCGAGTGCTCGGACGTCCGACCCAGTTCTTCGACCCGAGCGAGAAGCGACCGCAGCGCATCTTCACCGCCGAGGAGAACGTCGTCGTCGCGGAGTACGTCAACGGACAAGCGCGCGGCGCGAGGATCAGGATCGACCAGATGAGCGACCCGATCACCCCAGAGGTCTTGATCAAGCGCTCGAGGGCTAAGTTAGCCAGACGAGGCAAGCCCAGCGATTTTTATTGACCGTAGATACCCATTAACCCAAAAGCCTAGGTTAGCTCAGGAAAGCACATGACCGCACCATCGAAGGTGGCGTACAAGTCTGGTAACATCGTACGCGTCGAGATCATCAAGCGCGAGGAGTACGAGTTCAAGGTCGCTGGACCGCGCGGCAAGCCAGTCGTCCCCAACTGCTCTGAGGGTTGCGGATCAATTCTTCGGCAGAAGTGCGCGTGGGATCTGGGAGGCTCTTGCCCGCGCCACGAGCTTACGCAGGCTTACGAGGAAGCGCTGCGGATCTGGCGCTCCCAACACGTCGCTGCCAACGTCCTCGACTTCTATCGCGAGGAGTTTCCGGTCGTGTATCGTGAGTCGGAGTCGCATTCGCCGGGAAGCGTTTCGTCGCCGTTTCGAACGTTCGACATCAACTCGGTTCAGAGAGCCAAGTTCGACTGGCTCGAGACGGTGCACTGCTACATCCAGTGGATGTTTCCGACCGACGAGGTCAGTCAGTTCAACCCCGACGCGCCCCTGGTCACGACGTATGTCCGTCGAGTGTTTCGTGAAAACGGCGAGCTTCGCCGAAAACTCATCCGCTCCCTTGAGCGCATCCTCCGCTTCTACGGCCTAGAGGTGATCCGCCCGTTTGGCGGACCCAAGTGGAGAGTGTCCGAGCCTTGGAAGGGCGAGATCAAGGATCGCCCGGAGGTGGTGCTTGTCACTGACAAGTGGCTGATCCCGAACCAGATCGCGAACATCAATGCCGGCCACGTCGAGAACTACCGCTTCGAGGCACGTGCCTCGAACTGGTTGCGACCAGGCAACCACAACTTGTTGCGACTGACGCGCATCCTGCGCTCTCTGACGCTCCTCGGCCTTCCGGTACATGCGCTGGCGCTGCTTAACACCCTGGAGAAGATCGCAACTGAGCGACTCGACGTCATCACCGACACGACCCTCGAGTTTTGGCGCGCCGCGGTGAACGAGCCGGTCGGCGCACGAAGAGATTAGGAGACCGATGACCTTTCGCAAGCGTGAGCCGCTCACCGAGAAGCGCCGGCGAAGCGACGAGAGGTACCGCGAGTGGATGAACTCGTCGGAGTACAAGGCGATCATCAAGAAGCTTGAGGAGCTTCCCCCGATCGCCGCTTGCTTGCGCGAATACGCTGGCTCAAACATCAAGTCGCAGCTCCGCGTCAAGCTCTGGCAACAGGTCGAGGGGACATGCAAGTGGTGCGGCAAGCTAACATTTCTGCTCAAGCCCTCCGAGAAGTTTCACCACGGCAAGGTCGAGCGCGGCGGCCGCGACCCGAACTTGATCGCGACCGTTGACCACCTCTTCTCCAAGTATCACCCGGAGAAGGACTCGGCCGCGCAAGACTTCGTCCTGGCTTGCGCGCTCTGTAACAACACCCGGCAGCACGAGGAGGCGATGAGGTACGTCGGACTTGACGAGCTGAGGAAGCGGTCAGGTCGTCTCCCTCTAGATCCAAGCTGGCCATTTCCGCAACCGAGGAGGCCGCGTGCCTGAGGGTCCCGAGGTCAAGCGCTGCGGAGACGTTCTCCGCGGCATCCTCAAGGACAAGGTCGTCGTCAAGGCGTCAGCGCTGTCGGGAAAGCTTCAACGGCTGGGGGTCCTCGGGCTCAACGAGCTCAAGCTCCCGCTCAAGATCAACAACGTCTACACGATCGGGAAGGTGATCTTCATCCAGACGCTCAACGACAAGATGATCTTGTCGACCCTCGGGATGTCAGGATGGTGGTATCCGCCCGCGAGCCAGCTCTCTCCAACCGACACCAACGGTGTCGCGTACTACCAGGGAAAGATGCTCAGGGTCGGTGACGTCGTCAAGCGAGCCGAGAGCTACGCCAGGTTCGCGCTCGAGACCGAGGACGGTTCTCTAGCTCTCTACACCGACCCGAGAAACTTCGGCAATCTCAAGGTCTTGCCTGACGTCGAGGGGATGCGCGTCGCGCAAGGGTTAGGAGTAGACTTCTTCAACGAGCCTTGCGCGTACGGCAGCGCGGTCATGGCTCTCAAGAGGAAGCCTAACAAGGCGATCGGTGAAGTGCTCTTAGACCAGTCACTCATCGCGGGCATCGGCAACATCTATCGCGCGGAGGTGCTCTACGCGGCAGGCATCTCTCCGTTTAGGCTAGTGAGTGACCTCTCGAGCCACGAGCTTGACCTGTTGGTAAAGGCCGTCGAGACGGTCCTCAAGGTCTCGTATCACCAGGAGGGTACGATGACCTACACGACCGAGTTTCTCGCGATAACGCTCGGGAGGCACCCTGGCCTGATCGACAAGCTTCGCTCCCTCGGTCGGCGAGCAGGCGGGCTCTCGTACATCGAGCGGATGCTCTGCTACGGTTACAAGATCGACATCTTTGGTTATAATGTCCAGACCGCAAAGCTGGGCGGGAGAACGATCTGGTACGTGCCGGAGGTTCAACGGTGACTCAGAGGTATGAGCGGCTGAGGGTGATCGATCTGAATCGAGCGCTTGGCTTGATTCGTGAGAGCTACGAGAGCACGGGAGAGCCACACAAGCGGCGACGCGGGCGTGACAAGGGACCCAAGGTAGACATCGACGGGGTCTCGGTGCGCATCGGCTCTCTCAGGCTCTTGACCTTCGCTCTGAAGGGAACGGTCTGCGTCGAGTGCGGAAAGAGGGCTACCCACTTTGCGCTCGAGAGACCGCCCGGACAAGATGGTTCTTATCATCTCAACCTCTGGGCAGCCAACCCAGACGGCACCGAGACGCTCTTCACCCACGATCACATCCACCAGCGAAGCACCGGTGGCCGAGACGAGCTTGACAACTGCCAGCCGATGTGTCAACCGTGCAATCAAGCGAAGGCAGCCGAAGAGCAGAAGCTCTTCAACGCGCTCTCGAAGCGCTGA